TCATAGCATCTTCAACCGAAGTCGAGCCAATTCTTCAGGGAGGAGGTTTTTGTATTGTGGTCCCGTGTAATGAACACTTTGGTATTTTCCAACTTCACTCGCCTTGAGATGTTCCCTTCCCCTATTCACAAGCCCTCCCGTCGCCATTTTCAATCCATTCTCCTTCACAAACCAACTAATCGGATATTCATCATTCACCCAGCCATTGGGATGGATCATGAACTTATTCCTAACACTCAATAGAGCTTCCACGATTTTTTGATCTGGTCTTGGAATCCACATAACCCCTGTATTGTAGTGAGGATATGTCTGCATCTCAGGGGTCAACTTGGATGTATCCGTGTAGCTTTGGTAAAGATTGAATGGTGAATCAGTTGGTAATTCTTCTGGAAGGAACCGCCGCACCAAAATCACATCGCTGTCAACGTAGATGGCCGGCTCGTCGAGCAAACCAAAGACCTTCAACTTGGCATAATTGTTCGGCTCCAGGTCTGGATCGAAATGGTACACCACGCCCTGCTTCTTCATGTTCACATTTGTCAAAACATGAATTCGGTGATCTTTGTAGATCGTTTTGATTTGCTCAATCATCAAATCGTGATAATACTCGGAATGTTGGTAGTACACCCGGAGATGGTCCTGCTTGTACTGATGTTTGTACTGAACGAGAATGAAATTCATGCCATACTCACATTCAATAAAGATTCACGGTATTTCTTCAGGGCCGGACACGCTTTGAACAAAGCATGACAACTGCCGATGTTGCGCAGTCCGCTGTAATGGAAAAACACAACATCTTGTAGTCTCGTTTTGTTCTCAAACACCAAGTTGTTGTATTTCGTGGCTATTGGCTCCCTGGGTACTCCGATCATGTCTGCTGCCAGCGTTGTAACAATTTGCGGGAAGTAGTAGTTTTTTCCTATGACGTGGCTAGTTTTCTTTATGACATACTGAACCGCCGCCTTCATCGGCGTAAGCCACTCGGATGGCATAACAATGACACCGTGGTTAATGTAGAACGGGCACAAGCAATTACCCCTGGCAGCGAAAAAATTCTGCTTGTACGTTCGATAGAAGTACCAGTCGGGCGGGTGTTGGATTCCACAAATGTTGTACAAGGACTTCCACGTTTGGAATGAGTTGCCAACAAAGGGGCTTTTGTGTGCGATCACTCCTGCCAATTTGTCAAACTTCAACAACCCATTGATGTCGCTAAGAGCCAATACATCAACGTCTAGCGCCAAAAACGGGTCGCCACGAGGCTTGATGTCCCACCTGGGACAACAATGCCACGGGCGAACATAACGACGACCTTCCCTTCGATATGTTTGTACTTCAACGTCGTCGAACCCCGTGATGAGATGCTGCTCCCCTTTCTGAACAAAAACCGTGCAATGAAAGTTTTTGCAGCCGCCAAGTGTGCGGATAGAGTCCAACAACATGCGCAACTGAAATAACTGGTTTTGATCGGGGGTAAGAACGATAGATAGGTGAGGAATCATGTTGTACTACCAAGACCGCCTGGAGTTTGCTTCCAACATGCCTGCTGGCATTGTTGCCGAAATCGGTGTGCAGTGGGGAAAACACGCAAGCATCATTCTTGAGCAATGCCGTCCCACTAAATTGTATTTAATCGACTGTTGGGAATTTCAGCCCGGAGTTTACGAAGAAGACCCGGCAGATGTTCGAGATCAAAATCCAATTTACCAAAGCGTTTTGGATCGCTTTGCCAACGTCCCATCCGTAGAAATACGAAAAATGTACTCCCTGCAAGCCGCTTCGACCTTTCCAGACGAATACTTCGATTGGGTCTATATTGACGCCAACCACAGTCGAGCGGCGGTGTGGGCCGATATGAAGGCATGGTGGCCCAAAGTTAAAACCAACGGCTACCTTTGCGGACATGACTACATCAACATCGAGTTCATCCAGGTCAAAAGGACCGTGGATGAGTTCTGCGCAACCTACCACGCCAAACTGCACGCTCTCACGAGAGAAAAACTAAGCAGTTGGGCAATCAAAAAATACAAGCTATTCAAATGAGAGGCAATATGCGGTCAGGAGGGCGGTCCATCTTATTCTCAACAAGGGAATAACCCATCTGAACCGCCAGTGTTTGATTTGTTATAGCGATGCGATATTTCTCGAATATCCAGTTCTTCCAGAAATCATCATTGTCCCAGGGCCGCTCGGAGTAACATCGTATCATGTAGTCCCTGATGTTTTTGGAAAACAAGATGCAGTGACTTTTGAAGATGCCAGAAACTACCGTGTACTTGCCGGGCGATTTGTCTTTGTCCTGGGTGTCTTTGTTGCCAAATGAAAGGTAAACAACATTTGCCTCCTCCATGTACTCGCAGGCTTCATACACTTCCTTCAAAAACACATCAGGTGGCACCAACAACAAACAATCGCACTCACAAACCATCAGAAAATCCAGGTCGTCGCTAAACTCCGTTTCTACAGCCCGACGCCAGGCCAGGAACGCTCCGTAATGTCCTGCCCACAACTGGCCTGGCACCCCTGGGTTGTTCTCCGTCACCATGTTCGGACGACGGCAAAACTCCCTCGGCGGGGTGTCTTTGTAAGGAGGGTTGACATGAGCGACATATTGCACGCCCATGTCGCCCAGGGGACGAATATGCTGAACTGATTTGCGTTCTCGCACATCATCTGGAACACATAACAAATGGACAATTTTTATCTTATAGGATTTTGACATGGGGTCTTCTGTTCTCGTGAGGGAAAGGGTGTTTAGGAATAGGTCTGCCTAAAAATGGACATAACTTCTCCCACCCATCACCCTGCGTAACATCCAACACAAGTAAGTTATTCCTGTATTTGAAATGTTCTTGTATTTTGGCGATGTGTTCATCCCACGCACGGCCAAAACCATCAACAGTAAACTTTAACTGTCCAAACACGGCGGCATGTAGAAAAAAAGTAAACCTCAAATACCGCTTCATGTTCTGATTGAAGTGTGCCGGCCAATCGCCCGAAATATACAAGTCCACCAACTCGTTCCACTTGCCGTTAATCAACACCGTGTCCCAAAACGGACCTACCGAAGCCAGCCATGCCCGTTTTTCTCGCACAGTCAAAATGAACTTGGCGTCATACAACTCATCCAGTTCCTTGAAAAATGGAACAGGAGTGATGTCGGTAATCGCATCATGGTTTTCAAGGAGAGTCAGCTTTCGCTTCCCTCCCATCAATTCCTGAACTGTTTTTTCGTCAGTCGGATAATGAACAGATTTGAAACCAAGAATCGTCAGCGCCTCATTCAAAGTCGCCGTCCCGGTCCTACTTAGCCCTAGTCCAAATACCTTCATAGTCCTTGATTGCCTCGATCACTTTGTAGACATCATCATCCGTCATGCGAGGGTGGAGCGGCAAATTCAACCCTTCTTTCTCCAGTGTATCACATCCAGGGAGACACCTATTGTACTGTCTGAATGCCGAGCAGGTGTGCAGGGGGCGGAATCTCAATGTCGTGTAGATACCCTGCTCCTTCAGGTATCTGGCCAGTCCGTCCCTTTGCCCACAAGCGACACGGACAAGATATGTGAAGTAGGAGTGTTGAACATGATATGGAGGATCGGCGGGGTTCACTATCCAATCCAGGTCAAGGGCACCCTGGTAAATGTCCCACAACTCCTTTCTGCGCTGTTGATGTTCTGGTAATTTCTCAAGCTGCACCAGCCCAATAGAAGCTGCGATGTCGTTTGGCGTGTACTTCGGAAATGCAAATTGTACATCCTGATCCCACCACCTTGGGTCATTGGTACTGGAATCAAAACCAGTGGAAGGAATGCCACAGTGTCTTAGAGTTTTGGCGAGAGAAGGGTCGTTGACTGCTATGCCTCCCATGTCCGGCGTGGCGAGATTCTTGACGGGATCAAAACTGAAGGCTGCCACATCGCCAAAAGTGCCGCAATACTGGCCGTCTAACTTGGAATCAACAGCATGGGCAGCATCCTCAATCACGGGGAGGCCAAGTGCCAGGATTTCCTTCATTGGCACGGGGAGGCCGGCATAATGGACCACCATGATGGCCTTGGTTCTATCCGTCAGAACATTTTTGATGGTTCGCAACGACACATTGCCATTCAGTTCGCTGTCAGCAAAAACAGGTACATGCCCTTCCAGGACTACGGCATTGGCGCAAGCAGCCCAGGTGAAAGAAGGAACGATTATACACGAGCCAGGCGGCAAATTCAGGTAACGCACGGCCAAATGCAAGGCGTTGGAACAATTGTTGGTCAAAACAAAAGGTCTGCCGAGTCGGGCAGAAAACTTCGCCTCGAACTCGGCAGATTTTGGACCCATGCCCATCCAAGCATTGTCGATGCTGGTTTTTACCGAAAGAAACTCCTCATCGCCTAGTTTGGCTCCAAATGCCAAGATCGCCATTTCAACCTCAAGTTTCGTCTTCGCTCAGGTAGTATTCGGGCGGCAAACAGATGACCTCGATACCAGCCTGCTCGAACAACCATCTGGAGCCATGAGAGTAATCCGCACCCCAATCAATGGTGAAAACCTTCCTGATACCGGCGTTGATGATGAGTTTTGTACACTCCACGCATGGCACCCCACACCAGCAGAACATATACGCCCCGTGAAGATCATCCGTGGAGTTCACGATGGCATTGGTTTCCGCATGAGCGCAGGAACACAGTTCCAACCGCTTACCAGAAGGAGCGCCGATGATCTTGCGTGGGCAAGTTTTGCTGTTGGCGTACTTGTCGCAAACCAACTGACACATCTCGTCGTCGGAATGTGTACCCCCGAACATGGCCCCACCAGCAGCGTGGAAGGCTTTGGCCTTCTCGACGGGATCGAGTTGCGGCCAGAAGATTTCCTGAAGATACCCACGCTCATCACAGTGAGGAGTTCCACGAGGCGGGCCGTTGTAGCCCGTCCCCAACACACGACCAGAACCATCGTCATATGCCCTTACGACGACAACGCCAATCTTGCGACTGTAACAGGGGTTTTTGTCTTCGCCAACTTGCTTGGCGAGTCGCATATATTTGCCAATGAACTTTCGCTTCATTCTAAAACACCTTGCTTGGGACAACGCTGATCCTAACCGCAAAACCTGTTTCTGAACATACACCTTCGAGCATCGTGTCGTCTACTGGAAACAGCCTATATCCGCAATTCGGCCTGTCATTGAACACCATCATTATGCCGTCACCTACTGGTGCCCACAAACCCGGAGAGCCATGTTCAGAAACAAACCGATGGTTATTGAAAAACACGCACCTGTTGTGTTCTCCGTCGTCCTTGGTGAACTCCCATCGCCTATTGACCAGTATATCACTACAGCGGTTAGAACCAACATCAAGAATGAGCTTTAACACGTCCATCCAAAGAGTTTCAACCCGATCAAGCTGAAGATGGACATGAGCCATCTTGCCGCCGAACAAAGTGAATTCAGGAACTTCTTCATGCCTGTATGACATATACCCAGCTTGATACGGGTGTATTTTGCAGAAATACAAAGCAATACCCAAACACTGATCGCCCAAACCTCCCGGCAACTTCAATCGCTCGGCGAAATATGTCTTCGACTTCTGGTTGTCCTGCATCTCCATCAGGGCTTGCCGAGAAACAACAGCCCCCTCCCATTCATGCCTAATCCTGTGACTATGGTGGTAGCTCGCCCCGGTCCCTCTATGCTGATAGTTGATATTGCCATGCCGCCAAAACCGCCCAAACAAATGTCCGTAGCCCATACCCTTGAGAATGATGCTTTCTTTTTCTTCAATCTCGTCACGCAAATCCGTGACGGCATAAACTGGCCTTTGGCAGTCAAAATCCTCGTCCAGCCAGGTGATTAGCTGGTCAATATCGTTCATGGTATCATCGTCAAATCTGGCGTGCCAGCGAGCAGACTCAATATCCTCCTGAGTCTGCGTGGCGTAGAAGTGAATAACCTTGCGGGCAACATCCATATATGGGCTTCTGACCACATCGACATCCATTCCCTGTGGCCAGCCCTGGGTTATATCCTCACCCTCGAACTTTTCATGAGGTCCGACAAGAAGCCTAAGTTGTAACTTCCTGTCCTTGATATTTAGATACCCATATTTTTTCTGGTCTTCGTATCGCCTGAAGAAAGCCTGTGTCGAATCCGTTATCGGCATTGCGACACTCATATCATACTTTGGTTCTCTCATGTCATTATTTAGGCCCAACAAAATCCATCTTCAACGGGAGCCTCGTATCTGGACAGATGCCCTGAAAACCACCATCTTCTGATGGCTCCAGGTCGAAAGCGAGCCAGGGACTCGATTGAAAAACCACAACAATGCCATCACCTTGTCTGGATGGTCCCCACAGCCCGGCAGCCATATGGTTGAAATCTATCATCCTGTGTTCGGCGCTGAACAACAATTCCCCGATGTAATCCCTCGAATCACCAGTGCCCCTGGCAAAGAAAAATCTATTGTCAGCGGCCCTGGCCAGACCCTTGTTCTTAACCCCGTCGATAATCGCTTTGGCGACAGCGAATGTACGAGGCTCTGTTTGATCTTCTTGGTGCATGTGAACGTGCGCAAACTTGCCACCGAAAAAACTAAACTTCGGCAACTCATTCCAGAAGGAAAGAAAACTTGCTCTGACAGGATGGATTTTGCAGAAATACATCATGATACAAAGGGCATGATCGCCAAACCCTCCGAAATACTTCAGTCGCTCCGTGAGGTATTCCTTGGCTTTCTCATTCCGACGCACAGTCATCATCGCCGCCTGAGAACAAACAGAAACTTCTAGTTCGTGGACAAGTCGCTCATGATAGCGAAGATGGTCATACCCAACCTTCCGCAACGACTTCATCGTATTGTCGTCAAGATCGTAGTGAACATCCCCTGCTAGGTATTCTGCACGAGTCCAATCGTAATCCTCGTCCAACCACCGAATCAATGTGTCGATGTCGTTCAGGCTGTCATCATCCCATTTTGCGTGCCACCGAGCCTCCATGATTTCTTCATCAGGGTTTGTATCGAAAAACCAAGCAATCTTCCTGGCTACGTCACAATAGGGCGTTTCAACAACCACGACATCAATACCACTCGGCCAACCCGCCTTGATGTCATGGCCGTAGAAATCCTCGCCCGGCCCAATAAGCAACTTGAGTTGAATTTTTCGATCCTTGATATTCAACAGACCATATTTTTTGTGATCTTCGTAGCGCTTGTAGAATGCTTTGGTAGCATCGCAAATAGGCATGGCGATGCTAAGATCGTATTTCGGCTCTATCATTTCACCCTTTCAGAACACTTTCAAAAACCTGGAAGTTCCTGCTTTGCTTGCCGGGAATAGCAAACACAACTGTCTCGAACACACCACGGAACTCATTCTCCAGATATTTCTTGAACAACCCGGCAATCTCATCAGGGTCGTTACGGAACGCTCCACAGCCCCAGGCACCCAAGATGAGAGTCTTCTCGTTGTTGTCGGCGGCGATCTCCAGAATGCGTCGAACCTTCCTCTCCGTCATCGGATGCTCCAGGCCAGGATTGACCAGTGCCGCCACAGTGATGAGAGAAAGGAAGTACGGATCGTGCTGAACCAGCATTTGGTCCCGATCCACCTGCACGTTGTTGCAGTACAACCCTTTCGTAGTGTTCAGCGGGTAGTGCTGCCGGACATGCTTGTTGTCCATCATCTCCGGGAGATTGGACCTGCGGAACAAGTCTTCTTCCTGAGTTTTGATGGGCATGGGAATATGTTGCACGCTTTTGTACCCGCCGCCAGGACGCTTGTGCGAAGCAAAATTCAGGCAGCAAGGGTCGGCATATTGCTGGGCGGCACCCAGCGTATCAATATCCTCGACCGTGATCTTGGTCTGATACTGATCCCTTTGAACGGGGTTGAAAACGTGATGTTCTTCGTAGACCTTCATGTTGACCTCAAATAACGTAGTTACACAACGACAATCTGGCGTAATGCTCAGGAGTCATCTTCTCGTTGCCACATCCTACCAGAATCCGGGTCGGGTCCGGTAGAGGACACTCGAAAATCTCCATCCTTTGGCAAAGAGTTCCCAGGTAAATAGGTTCGGTCCCACCCATCGGAATAAGCCGGGGTGAATGACTGAACCCCTGAAAACAAGCAGTCCCCACACAGGGATGAACAGCCGCCCAATAAGTCATCTGTTTGCCAATTTTCTGCGAGATGACCCCCGCCAGTTCCAGCAACTTCATCCACAGACTTTCATACTTCTCACGGCAGGTAGTGCCCAGGGCGCAGTTGAAATCCCACAATGATACCGTCCCTGCATTGTCGAACAACTCCAGGAACTCATCGAGGGTCATCACATCCGGGGCGTCGGGTGGCGTGTCGTCGTCAATGCTCCGGTACTTGCCACGCTTCTTGTCAACGTACTGAATCATGCCTCACCAAATAACGCTTCTTGCTCCCTATACGGCAAGCCTCGCCTCATGGCATCGTGATAACAATACGAGCCGGCGATGTCGTGAAAATCATGTGGTTGATTTTCCATCACAACCCTGTAGGCTTCCCGCATCTGGTAAGCTGCTACATTGTACGGAAGTCGGCCAATGGCGGTGCCCAAACCTGGACAAATGACGGAATTGATGGCTTCTGGAATGATTGTTTTTCCCGAACGTATCGAGTCGTACTCGGCCTGGCGCAAGTTCTTCTGGTTGAAGTGTTTTACTAGACGAAGGATCGCACGCATCGCCAAGTAAGCATTCACGGTTCCGTCGATGTCAGTCGGAACCCTCATGGTTGGTGCCGAGATCAGGTACTTGTAGGATTCGGTAGGAACCTCAATCGGGATCATAGTTGCTTCACCAACTGGCAATTCACCATCATGGTTTTCGTACAAGTGTTTTTGTAACCTGTTCTGAAGTTGCCAGCCGAAACGCTTGCTGTACGCCAGGTCAATACCGCCATTCATGAAACCAAAACTGTTGGCGGGACTAACAATGGCATCAGCGGGGGTGTCAAAAATATCACCGCAGCCAATTTCAACTTCAGGAAGGTTCTTGAAGTGAACTTTCCAGGCATCAATCATGCCCTGGTTTCGATCTCGAAGAATAAGTTTCATGTTCCTCTCCTACATATGATGAAGTGTTTCTTTGGAGGTAAAGCTATGACGAAGTATCTTCTGGCAGCCCTTGTTGCCTGTTTGTTCCTCGTTTCGCCTGCGCTTGCTCAACATCGTGGAGGACATCCCGGAGGACATCCAGGCCATCCTGGACATCCAGGCCATGTTCCGCCTGGTGCCCGCAGTGTTCACTACTTTGGCTACAGCTATCGTGGTTACACCTACCGCCACTACTGCTACCGATCCACCTGGGTCGGCTATAGCTGCCGCTCCTGGAGCGTTCGCTATGGGTGCTGGTGCTACTGGTGTCCGGTTCAATACTGCTGGTTCCGCTACGACGGAGTGGTTTTCATTCCGTTCGATGGCTGCGTGAACATCAACATAGTACCCTGATTTGAGGCAACTGTAAAATGAGTGAGGCCAGGATTATTTCCTGGCCTCTCCTTTCACTTGTCCGGCATGAAGTCCATCTTGAGGTACAAGAACTTGTCGTTTCCCTTCTCGTTCTTGTAGTTCATCTCTAGGACAAAAGGTCGCTTCACTTTCATCCAGATTTCTACACTATCCGACCAGTAGCCGCTCCCTCGCCCTGTGCTGTTCCAATCCTGAGAGTTCTGGATGGTGACGAGTTCGTAGTCATCGCATGTTTTGAACTTCCACTCCTGAGCGTGCTTGGCCCTCAACTTCAAACAAGTGATGACATCTTTCTTCAACCGAACAACTTCTTTGTGGTTGTCCTGGGTGACGGTATTTTGGATCAGTTGTTCATTTTTGAAGTGTTGAACACAGCCATAAATACCGAAAGCAATCAAGCCAGCGATTCCGAAAATGACGACCGGGATCAAACAACCAACCCAGCCTATATCATTCGGGTCGTTGCTCATTTTCGTCCATCTCATTTTCCCTGACACAACAGTTCCTCGACTGCCCGTTCGTGTCTGTAGGGGTGGCCCAGCACGAAGCGGAAGTGATAGGCGTCTTCAAACTCCCCGCCTACAAGAAAGAAGTTTCTTTCCACCCTTGTTGCTCGGAAGCCCATCTTCCGAAGGAAGAAATGAGCGCCTTGGCAGCGCTCAGAAACTTTCATGTGTATCGCAGATCGACGATGAGTAGACAATTTGCCTTTCAATTTCTCCACCATCTCACGGCCAATACCCTGGCCCTGCCATTTCGGATGGACCGCCAGATTTACCAGCCACAAATGGTTCTTGTAGAGTTCGTAAACCATATACCCAACAACGAACTCCTGAATTTCGGCAACCATACCGATGCAATTCCGTTGTTGCAAACAAGCGATGAACTGGTCCTCAGTCCAAGCGTCCTCATGACAAAGGCGCTCTGCTTCCATCACTTCCGGCATGTCCCTGCGTATCATCCAGCGAATGTGAGCCATTGGCCGCTCCTTGTTCGTGAATACAACAAAAAGTTGTACCACAATCAGGGCGTTTCGGCCAGACCATCTTGCGGCGTTGTGCATACCATCGTTTCACCAACTCCCACTGCCGAGTGTAGCTGTGGAAGATGATCGACTCGTGACACCTGGCAACATCCTCACTTCGCTCAATGTTGTAACAATCCCTGGCCTGGAAATACGAATAACTTGGATTCATCTCCGACAAGATCAACGTACATGCCAGTTCCTCTCGCAAGCAGCCGTTGTAGTAGTTCCATGACCAGTGAGCCAGCGGTGTATCATGCCCACTCAAACGGTCAAACGCTTCTGATAACGCCGAGAACATTTTACGGTGATACCCACCGTGGAACAACTGAACACCCGAATTGACCGGCTTGTGGCCATTAGGCAAGAAATCATCCTTCCAGCCCTTGCCATATGCCCACTTGCTCTCAATCGCCGTAAACTCAGTGCGATATTTGTCAAACAACGTCGATACATCGCCGTTAATGAACAAATCCACGTCTAAGTATAGCACAGAATCTTCTTGGAGTTCATGCAGCCAATACTTGTTGATCGAGAAGTATTGAGCCTCCGGGCGGAACCACGGCCTTTGAATAACCTGGACGTTATATCTGGCACAGCCACGCATGAAATCCTGATCTTTGCCGTCAATGTATATCAATTTCACGGGTATCGTTGCGTTGTGCTTTCGTAACATCCCAACGGCGTGCAGGAACATCTCCTGATAACGTGGTGCATCATTGATGCAAAATACCACTGTTCTGTCCTTGGGCTTGTGGAAAGGACACCCGTGCGGCGCAATAACTTCAGCCTTGGGTTCCATCGCCCCACCAAGACACCGAGCTTTTTCTTTGTAGAAGGTGGTGCCATCCTTCGTGCGACTCATATCCGGCAACAACGCCTGCTTGCCGCCTTTGGCAAACTTCTGCTCATTGAAATTCACCCAATACTCGAATACCCGATTTGCTTCCGGCGTGTCCCGATTCACCATTTCTTCTTCCACTTCCCACTTCTCGGCAAACCCTTCACGACGAATTACCTGAAGCTGGGCCAGTGGAGGCCAACCATCTTTCCTGAACTCCACCCACTCACCAGGTTTGGTGAAAACAATGTTTGTCCAGATGTCCTGCTGCATGAAGTCGGTTTCCAGGACGCCTTCCATCACATAGCAGGAACGTGGAGGCCAGTTGATCGGACTGCGGATATGCAAACACCAGCCGGGCGGTGTCTCAAAGATATTTCCCGTCCACATCTGGACGACACCATCTTCCACCGCTCCCCAAGTAAATTTGTTCCTACCTTCCCCTTCCAGGCTCCAAACGTCCAAATGGGCGGCATCCTGCGGCAAGATAAGCCGGCGAACCAGGCGATAGTCTTCATCGTCCCAATTCTCGTACTGTCGGATGTCGAAATCCTTACCACCCTTCCACATAATGTCGATGTCAACAGGGGGAAACAACCAGTAGCCAGATTTGTTGGCATTGGTGTAAGGGCCACAAAGTTTCAGCGCCCCAGGATGACCAGTGCCATTTAGTGTACGTTCCGCAGCAATCACTCGCCCGTGCTTTGGATGAAGATGCCAGACTTTCAGCTTGAATGGTTCAGTTGCCATTTTTCGTTTACTCCCCCTACCTATTTGTATTATGAGAGGAGGTCCATGATAAGATTCTTGTTGTTTGCGGCAACAGTGTTTGCCTTGGTTGTAGCGTCAATCATCTGCATTCAACCAAAGACACAAACCAAACAGAAGCCGTTCAAACCCATCATTGTAACAAATTCCATCTCCGAATATGTCGGAGAAGTTCCACTCCCCGCTATTTCCGTCCGTATTCTCGTCCTGAAGCACTGTCCTGATTCTATCGCCAACACCGACGCAAATGAAGTCGTCCAGGCCGCTAAATTGGCGTCTAGCAAAGGCTTGACCATCGAAGATGTCGGCAATTTCCACGTCGATGACAAAGGAAAAACCGACCGAATGGTGTGGAGCGACCCAACCGATCTTTCAGGCTTGAAGAAGTTTGTCAACGAACAAATGAAGGTCAAAGCCGCTCCAGGAGATACCTTCGTTATCTACACCATCGGGCACGGCAGCGAGAATGGTTCCGTCATGCGCCTGGGCCAACGGGCAGGAATCATGAAGATTCTTGCCGAATGCGCCGAAGAAAATGACCAGGAAACCTTCTGGTGGCAAACAAGTTGTCACGCCGGCGCTCATCTACCACCTATCTCCTCACTGACGCCGAAACAACAAGACTTGTTCTCGATGTCAGCCAGCAGCCCGGCCAGCAAAGTCAGCTACTTCTGCACCCAGGGCAAGATCATGGAGAAGGTTTTCTGCGCAATGGCAGCCCGTGATCCCGTCATTTGCCCTAACGGAGAAGATATTGTCACAGCCGCCTCCTTGAGTGCCTTCATCTCCAAAGAATGCGGCAAGGAACGTGGCGAATTGATCTACGCCAAAAGTCCCGACAAAGCCATCTTCGGCCTCCTTGGAGGATTGCCGAATCGCATCCCGATCATCGACCGCATGGGACCGCAGAAGGAATACCCCAGGACGTACATCCCGATCCCTAAGCGGTGTAGTATTCCGACCAGTCATCAATTGTTCTATATTTCCTGCCGTTCACGGGTTCAGGAGTACGAATAATGACCGGCGTAGAATCTGGAACAATCGCTACAGCCCCTTCCTGAATCCACTGGAAGTATTTGTCGGCGGGCGCATCATCCTCGATGATGTCGCCCGGCCAATAAATTCCCGTGGGGTACTTACTCGTCTGACAACTGATGTAACCATATTTGTGAAGAACAACCAGCTTCACGCCAGCTTCCTCCTGTACGGAATGATGTCGAACATCTCCAGAACATCTTCCGGCTTGCCCTTATTGCCGGAATAAGCGTTCCAGATCAGCAAATCGAAGTCCGCCACGCTCATCCCCACTCGCCTCGCAAGCATGATGAAGGTTTTCTCCAAATCCCGATAACGCTTGCCAGTGGGTGTGCCCTTGGGAACCTCGTACCCCAGGTCGCCCATGAATTTAAGGACATGCGTATCCAGGCCGGCGTGTTCGGCGTCCTTGCGGCTGTGCATGAGGAAACACCGGGCTGTTTTAGGACCAATGCCTGGTATTTTCTCAAGGTCTTCGACCGTACACTTCTTCAAATCCAACCCAGCCCATATCAAACAAAGAAGTGACCGAGCCTTCTGATTGTAGCAACCAATGCCGTGAGATTTCAGTTCTTCGGCCAGATTGCCACGGTAGTTGATTTGCTTGATGATGTCGAATGGCGTAGGGTTTTTCCCCATTGCCATAGGCTTCCATTTCTTCAGAAGCCGGTCGAGGCGGGGTGCAATTTGAAGGGCGGTTTTGCCAGCCACACAAATCCAGAAGATCAGAACTTCTTCGAGTTGGTGACGGGTCTGCTTATAGTTGGTGATCTTAGTAGGGTCAATCATCGTAGTGTCCCGGATCGTCAATGGAACGGTACTTGCCAGGTTTCGTCGGATTGGGCGTCAGGAGCGAATAGGGGTCAACAGGCTGTCGAGGTTCATTGATTTCAACCAGGGCGACATAGCCTTTGTAGATCAAATCTTCCCAATAAGGATGCCAGTCGCCCTCGAAGGTAAACTCCATGCCAGGCTTCACCATCCGATAGTGCGAACTGGAAGGTATGTTTATGTACAAATCCCTGTCGAGCATGGATTTGAACTTGTAGCATTTCTTCATGACGCCTCCCAGGGGTCGTCAATCGAGCGGTATTTCTTCTTCTCGTTGATCTCACGTTCCTCACGCTCGGCAAGAAGTTTTCGCCCGTATCGGGTGAGAATTCCCTTTCTGTTTTGGTATATTTCGGGAGCAAGCGACACCGGATGTTCGTAATCCGTCATATTCCACTGCCACTTGGGAAACTCAACAGGGATTACGCCGTTGTCAATTGCTTCACAAATCTCGTCGTAAGTCATGTCTGCCACGGATCGTCGATTGACCGATATTTCTTCTTCTTTTTCTTCAGCCATGCTTTGTTCATCGCAAAGTAGTCGTCACGCCCAGGACTCACGATGGGATTCTGTTTGAGGAAAACAACCATATCCCCCAATGCTTCCTGAGCCTTTCTGAACATCTCGTCCGCCCGTTGTGCCTGATATTGATCCAAGGCATTTTGGATGTAATCACTCATACGATTCCCAGGGGTCGTCAATGGAGCGATATTTTTTCTTCTTCTGGTCAGCTACAACATCAACTGTTTCAAAAAACATGGAGGCCACTTCGGGAGAAGTAACAACCCAATTAGCCTGCCCTCGAACCATCTTCCTGTTAATTACGTTGGAGACTTCGACGACTTTGACATACAAAGACTCGTATTTCTCCCGAATGGTGTCACCCAGGGCAGTCTGGAAATCCCATTTACTCTCCATTTTGGGGAAGAACCTCCGCAGACTTCACCTTGAAAAAATCTTCGTCGATAGCGACCGTGGCATCTTCCGGGAGCGGGCCGGGCGTCTTGTAGATTTCCCGGTGCAACTTCTCCATCTCCTTGCGTAGCGTATGCCCACGGTTCTGAGCGTTCTCGTGGTTCTTGTCCCACGCCTTCAAATGGGCTTTGATAAGCGCAGCAATTTCCTTCGCTTTCGCCACGTCCTTGCGACCTTGGTTCACAACGGGATCGGCCAGGGCAAATTGCTTGGAGCGGGTTTCCGTCCAGCCCATGTCCTTGGCCTCGCAGTATTTCTTGGCGTAGGCTTCCTCGTACAAAATCTCGGCGTCCAGACAATCCTTGTTGGCAAATTCCAACTGTTTGCCGAAATAATCCACCCAGCCATACTCCTTGTCCATGTACTCTGACAAGGACGCATCGCTGAACTTCATGTTGTCGGGATCAAGGATAACATCCTTCCCCCGCACTTGGACTGTAACTTTTTCAATGGGTGCATCATTCATGTTTTATTCCCCACGCAGTTCTTCCTCAGTCGGATCAATCGCTGCGTTCGGTTTGAACCCACTGCGGCTGCGCTGTTTCTTGCCGCCCTTGCCCATATTCACCGTGTCGATTTGAACCTCATCCGACTTCTTGTCCTGAATGGCGTTCATCGCCTCTCGATACTTGTCCTTGCTGATCTCGAAAATATCCAAAGTGCCCAACCGATAATCAAAACCAATACGGAAAGGCTTCCGAGAAGCACCGTTTCGATGCTTGATGATGAACCCACGCCCGACTTCCGCATCCTTCTCGATTGTCTGCTGGTTGATGGACCAGAATGCGTCCAACGGCTTGAACTGATCGAACGACGTGCCGATGTTGGACTCGTCGATGTACTGGCCGATTTCCAGTTTCGCTGCCGACGCATTGGGCTGAATGGCGGTCATGGTGCCGTGTTTCTCCTCAATGCCGAAGGCCCGCAAATCACGAAGGATTCGGTAGGCCGACTCGTACTTCTTCAAGTTCGGGTCGTCGGCCATTTCGCCAACATAGTCGATGATGATAAGGTTTGGCTTCCAGCCACGCAACACCAACTGGTTATGATATGCACGAATATGATTGACCGTCAACATACCACCAGGGAACTGCGTAATACGCAGAAGATTCTTGTCGGCCTTGTCGAAACAAAACTCCTCAATATCTTTCTTGATTTCAACTTCCATGTTGAGCAAGTTGTTGATGTCCTTCTTCAACATCTGGCTGGTGAAACGCTGGGCGATACCAACCTCGTCCATTTCCATCGTGAGATACAAAACCTTATGCCCCAGCAACACGTTCGCCACGGCAGCTTTCACCAAGGCCAGCGATTTGCCACTACCCGGCAAGCCGATCCAGGCCACAATCTGGCCGGGAAAGAAACCTCCACCTGTGAGGGCGTTGTCAATCGTTTCAAAAGCACTGGTGAAACGATCTTTGCCCTGAAAGATTTCTCGCATTCGACGGAACATCTCGTCGATATTCAAGAAGTATTCCAGGCCCGGCTCGAAATTGCGTTCAACAATCATGGCCTGGCGCATCTGATCGTACACAAATGACCAAGTTTTGTCGTCTTCAGGGGCTTCATTCATCTTCTCGACGCACTTGTGGAAGGCGACTTTGACGGCCTGGACCTTGGCGAAGTAGGTGATCTTGTCGCAAAGGTACTCACGAGTGTCGAGGCCGGGAACGTGGAAGGTGTAGAGGGATTCCAACTGCCCCAGGTAGTGAATCTGGACGGCTTTATCCCGGTCATTCAGTTGGTCGGAGAGTTCCTGTTTCAGCACCCAGGCGGGCGGCACGTCCTTCTGTTTCTGAAAATACTCAAACAAAATCTTACAGATCATGACGTAGGCTTCGTTGGAGAAGTACGCCGGCTTGATCTTGTCCTGACTTTGAACAAGCACGAAACGGTCGGTGAGCAGCGACCCCAGGAGTTTCGACTGGAACGAATCGTCCCACTCGAATTTTGGAGTATTGTCGGCACCCGCACCGAATCCGTCGATGCGTGCTTGTTCTTCGGGGGTGGGTTCTCGCATGGAATATCTATCCGTTGGTAAACGGCTTCATGATAGGCAATTGTACGATCACCCCATGAATATCGGAAGATGAAGTTTGGTCCACCAACTTCCATCCCGTAACTCCCAAATGAAGCATCGGCACAATAACCTTCAGATTGGGCATCAGGCGGTCGTCAGCCCATGCCTCCTTGAAGGTAAACCACTCCACCTTCTCGGTTTCACCCTCACGAGGCTGAAGCGTTTGACTGTCATACGGGTCCACATCCACCCGAATGCAATGAATGATGCAATCCACGCCGAAAATCATCCCGCAGTGCAACACCGGCTGGGACGGGATTGGGTCCAGGCCCGCTTCCTCCTTGAGTTCTCGCACGGCACATTGCAGGGGACTTTCATTTTCCTCGACCTTGCCCCCAACAAGATTCAGCCGCCCTTTCTGCCAGGCGGGTTTGTCTTTGTGAATGAGCAACACGTCGTCATAAGCCCCATCCACGTCAATGCGACGAGTGTGAACGACGACATATTCTTTCAGTTTTGTTGACATTACAACCCTACAAAAAAGTACACCGCAGGTGATATTGCCTGCGGTGTATTGTAACGTCATGCGTATTGGCTGTCGATGTCAGATCGCCGTGCCAGCCAGATAATCATATTCAGACAATGACACCTGGCCTGAGCGTATAACCTTCTCACGAGTTATGCGTTTGCCCATGCTTTTCTGACCGTTCCAAACAATAGCCTTGCAGTAGGTTGCGAACTTGGAGTCGATCCTGAGATCATCGCCACGGTCGGGCCGTTCTTCCTTGGGAACGATCCTGCGCACAATACGTTCGAGAATACGTTCCTGGAACGGGCCGAACTTCTGGCGATTTGCGCCATGCCGAGTGCGGTTTTTCCACAGTTCTTCGAGAGAGTGTATGATTCGTGACATGAAGGTATCCTCGCCTGCATGTTCTTTGGCAAGGCTGAGGCATTTTTCGATGTAGACTTGTCGCTTGTAGTAGGAGCCTGCCCGGAGCATGGCGGACACAAGTTCCTGATAGATGTCTTCGGCGTCGTCTGTGTAGTTGTTTCTGGAGTTTTTTCGTTTAAGTTCGTGAGCAGCGTGCCAGCATAGTTTTCCGAAGTGCTTCTGTAGTGATTCGTACTCCTCATCGTTGATGCGAAACTTGATACAGATGTCTTTCATTGCGCTCCTTTTGCCTTTGCCAGCGGCTTCAGATTATCGAGAGAACGCCCGGCACGGCAAGCCACTTTGAACCGTAAGCCGGGACACATCGCACTTTCACTGGTCAACGTGTTGTATCCCTTCTGAAAGACCTCCTTCCAGTTGTTCTTACTTGCATACACGCAATAGCCATCATGAACGCTGTAGGCAACATCAGTAACGCCCTTGAGCGCAGCATGTAGCTGTACCAGTTTGTCCAAACTAATTGTCGAGGCGGGTGCCTGGATTGAGAAATTGCGGGCGAGGTATTCCTCCCCCTTGTCGAATGAACGGCGCTTGCCGAATACATCCTTCGCCGATCCCGTCGCCTTGGCCTGTTCTTGATATGTTTCGACCCACTTGAGGGCAGTGGGAAACAGGGCGTGTATACGGGTAATGATCTGCTCGGCTACTGGAATAGCGATGCTCATTCGCCGTGCTAATGTAGTAGCACCGGCCCCGTATATAACCGGCAGGAACATTTTTTTCGCCTTATTTCTGGCTTCGCTGTCGCCCTCGATGCTCGTTACTGTCTCATAGATCGCCGTGTACGCATCTTCCCTGCCAACCAACTCATTCAATTTCTCGTCCTTCGTCAGCGCCGCCAACACCGAAACCTCGTAATGCCTGTAATCGAAGTACATGAACATCTCGTCCTGAAATCGAGGCTTCAGCCGCTTCCTCTCCGACTCACTCAGCGTGTGCGGAACGTAATTGTCCCGAAACGAGCCGTCGCAGTTCAGCCGCCCGTTCGCCTGATCGCATATCTCATAGTGGGCATATAACCGCTTCCCCTTCTCCGGGTCCAATATCCCCACTGTCTCCAACGCCGGCACCACAGTCGTCACCAAGGGCATCAGGACGCCCTGGTAGACCTTCTGAGCTTCTTTCCAGCCGCCGCCCTGTACAACAGCCTTTACACGTCCCAGGGCCGCTGCAAGCGATCCTGGAGCCTTCTCCTTGATGCCCAAATATAGCTCGACCACTTTCAGGTCGATCAGCACAGTGCCTTCTTCCAGCCGCAGGGCGTGACCCGTTTTGCCCAGGAAGTAGCTCACCAGGTTCTTCCAGTTCCAGGCGATCACCTTCATGCCCTTCAGCGCCACCTTTAACACGCCGAACAGATCGAAGATGTTCTCCTTGGTAATCTCCACTTCGGCTACGTTGCCTCCTTGCCCCATCAACAACAACTTGGTTTTCGCTTCTGGATCGGTGAAGTCAAAAACTTCCGGCTCCAAACACACGAAGATGTTCGGTCCTGACTGTACAGCTTCGGCAAGTGTTTGAACCAATCTTCCCAGCATGTACAGCCGCCAACTTTGTCATGGTGATGAAAGAACACTGTGTAGAAATGATACCACGCAACGTCCATGTTTACAAGACGTTGTAGTATTTGTCTAATATGCGCACACCGAGTCCGCAATAAAGGAGGCTGCCATTGTTTTGCAAAAAAGAACAGAGAGTAGATAACCCCCTGTTCTAGTTGCACTTAGATCGAGAAGCAGCTTACTTTACTTGAACAAAAACTCAGTGCGTCAGTTTACCCTTCACTGTTGGTAAAAACAGGTTGGAGTAAATTAGGTGAGTCCTAAGTAACCTTTCGGTAGTCTCTCACCAGGACCGTCTAGTGGAGAATGCGTATTGCTACCGGGTCAGAACTTACTCACACTCTTGTCTTTTCTGCGGGCCTCGTGGTCCCGACGGCGCTAAAGTATGGCCGAAATACCGTCACCTGATGCCTCAAGGACGGATTCTTGCGCTCAGACAAGTTCTGGATTGTACACCCTGATCTTTTTGGAGACGCTACCTTATGGATCAGAGCGCAGGAGGGATGCCTCCACTTTGTAGGTTAGTGGTCAGTGTATAGTGCCGGTCAATATCGCTACTATATCCCAAGAAGGCTGCTGGAGCAAGTCCAGATTTCGATATATACGTCGGAGTAAAAAGGAGGTAAGCTGATGTCGGAGGACAAAGACATGCGACTTGATGCCATCATTGATTATGAGATGGACAACCTCGAAGCAAAAGCCTACAAGCTGCTGCTGATCTGGCTGGACAAAAGCCGGAAGATGTTTCCCAACTACGCCCATGCCAAGATGAAGGGCGGTGATCCCCGGAAGTCGCTGATATTCAGATATTGCTATACCCTCGTCCGCAAGACCCAGGGTATATTGGAGGAGTCGGAATACCCGCTCTATGTGCGGGCGCAGTTGGAAATCCTCAAACACATCACCAGGGGAAATGAACATGCCATGATCGACCCCAACTGTTTGGTGGGAGAGAAGGCATGGGTCCGCTGGAAATTTTGGAAGAAGAAATACGATGAGCGCACCAAAGTCATCGAAGATAAAGTTCCGCTCCCTGCGAACCAAATCAAAGTTGCTGAAGCCCTCGACCGGACACGGGAGTTTCTTGTACAAACCTTCAGCGGCGAAGTTTCTCTCGAAAAATTGCAAGAAGCGGTTGTGAATAAGAATTTCTTGCGGTGGGTTACTTTGGGGAAAATAAGCCCGTACTACCTGGCGCTGTCACCCTTCGTGGCGAAAGTGCTGGATGTGGACAAGGCCGTGAAAAACCTGGATGTGTATCGCCAGGCCATCACGCCCGAAATCCGGGCATATTTTGCCAAGACCTTCAGCAAGGAGTACGAAAATGCCGATAATGAATGCCTACTGTCCACACTGCGACCTGATGTGTGAGCATGATGTCCACACCAAAGAAAGCATGATCCGCAAGGAGAACGAAACCTGGTGGAAATGTACGAAATGTGGCAGTTCCAGAAACTACAAAGCCAAAAACCCGCCCATTGTACGAACTTTCGAGTATGAATGTTACAATTGCGGCGTGCAAACCTTCAACTGGTGTAAAGATTGGGGATTTGAAGATAGCAAAGGCTGGGATCGCTACGAATGCTCGAAGTGCAAAGTGAATATGTCACTGCCGGTCGATGAGAAAGCCCGTAAAAAATATCGAGAATGGCAGAAGAAGGGCTGTCCGCCGCCCTGGTGGTTCCGCCCAACACAATTTCTGGTCCTTCTGACCATCATTGTGTTGTCGTATATGTTCCCGTGGGTGATGCTTACTTTGTTCCTGGTAGGCACTTATGGCCTGATGGGATATATGCTTGTCAGTGGTGAGTTGATACCGACTGGCGGGTGGCCGGCATATATTTTCTCCTTCTTGTTTGCCCCTATATTGGTTCCGTTGTTGATCGTATTCTTTGCTTTGCGTGCGCCGATATTGTGATGGAGTGGCTAAATAACGATATGCAACCCGGACGAATTATCACTCTCGACGCCAAACACGGAGACGATGACCGTTTCCTTGGCACTATGAAGCTGATTTGCGGCACAGGAACCAGTTTCATCGACCTTTGTTCCTACGAGGCTCGCCTGACACGGCGATTGCCATTTGCCGACCGAACCTATGTCGATATTTCCTTCAGGAATCTCGACAACGTAGGGCCAGGCGAGCAAGATAAGTTCGTACAAGCTGATGTGCTTGGCGATCACCCTGTTTTCAACAGACGTTACGATGTAGCAATTTGTTCAGATGGTATTGAACATTTGACCAAGGAACAAGGCTGGAAGTTGTTGGAAAGGATGAAGCAGCTTGCTGACCGGCAGGTGTTGTTTACTCCACTGCACGCCTGGATGATGGACCCGACCAATCCGGCCCCGGAATCGCACAAAAGTTTGTGGACGCCCGAAGATTTGCCGGATTGGGCGCATATATCCGTGCCGGAATATCATCCCACATTAGGGATTGGGGCATTTTTCTTCTGGAATTGTCCCAATCTGGATGAAGATTGGAAGCGAGTCGCCAAAAATATCCGAGATGTCTGGAATTAAGGTGTTTCCCACGCTTCGCTTTGCGAGCCGGCAAGCCACTTCTGGAAGTTACTGGCGTTTTTATAGCCACTCCCGGTTTTCACCACCCTCTCATTCTCATCAACAATGGCGTAGCAAGGAACACCTTTACCCGCTGCTCCTAGTTTGGAAGCTACATCTTTCTCCTGATCCACATCGACTCGGACATTGATGTAGTGAGCCAGATCGTTCTGAAGTTCTGGTGATTTGAGGGTTTGTTCCAGTTTCTTGCACCAAATACATCGTTTCTCGGCGCTGAAAACTACTAGCATGGGGACATGGGTTTGCTTGCTGACGGGCAGGGCTTCTGTATATTTGAAGATTTTGCCTTTGAAGTCAGGCGGCGCAACAGGAGGGTTCAATTCTGGCGGGGTGTTGGGATTTTTCGATTCGCCTGGGAATTGAGGCCCGTGATCTTTACAATTGGGGTCATTGCATCCAGCGAACTTCTTCTGATATACAGTGAAGCCGATGATGCCGACAAGGGCGAGGACAATGACAATGAGTCCAATACGAGGATTGTTCATGATGTATTGTATTTCACTCAGTAAGTAGCTTCAATAGGGCCATCCTGACGAACAGTCCATTCTTCACCTGCCTCTCATGATACACTGCCCTGGGATCGTCGTCAAAGTGTTGTGGAATTTCATCACCACGAGGCAGTGGATGCAACACGATGGCTTTCTTGTTTAGTGTTTCGGTCCATCCCTGGAGCCGGAAGTAGTCATCGACGTGAACCTTGTCCTGGCGTTCTGTCTGGATGCGAGTCATGTACAGAACATCAATCTTCGGCAGCAAATCCAAAGTTTCGCTTAGTTTGACTTCTTTGACTTTGGGATGTTCTGGATTCGGTTGCAGGTCGAATTTGACCCTGGTTTCCCGCCCGCCCCAGGTGAATGTACCACTTGCGGGGTAGGCGTACACTTCAGGATTGTACCGTTTCATCAGATACAGAAGCGAGTTGACGGTTCTGCCGAAGGCGAGATCGCCGCAAACGAGAATCTTCAGCCCTCGAAGGTTGCCGAGTTCTTTCTGAATCGTGTAGACATCCAGGAGTGCTTGGGTTGGATGTTCCACATGACCGTTGCCGGCGTTGATGACTGGAATCCTTGAGTATAGATCGGCGGCTCCGACCCAATCGACATCTCCGTGGCGACACACGATGATGTCGCCATATTGGGAAAGGGTGCGGAAGGTATCTTTCCAGGTTTCACCTTTGCGTAAAGATGAAGAAACGCTGGCATCGGCGGCAGTCAGTGTTCTCATCCCCAGGCGGCTGGCAGCAGCTTCAAAAGAAAATCTCGTCCTCGTGGAAGGTTCCCCGAAGAACGAGATCAAGGTTTTGTTGATGGAAACGAGATTTGTAGCGTGTTGGCTTTGTTCAAAGTAATCAGCTAACGCAAAAATCTTGATGACATCAGTTTCTTCAAGCTGGCGACAACCCAGCAGGTGTTTCATATGGCCTCCAGTACAAACTGAGGTAGTATAACCCACTTGCTTTGGTTTTTCAATGCTAGTTGTTGCCGCCCATCGGTGACGTTTGGGCCGGATGAACCCGATTGAACATGGCCTTGGCTGGCGATGTGCCTGGTTCCTGGCGAACGCTTACGGGGTCGGGGCGGCTTTGGCCTACTCCTTCATCAGCAGCAAGGATGGCCCATCTGCCGAACGGTCCCCAGGTGATCTTGACGTGGACTTCGTATTTTTGGTGGAAGTAATCTTTCACTCGTTGCTCGAACCCCTTGGCGTCGGTCCCCTGCATGAATGCCTGAACTTGCTCGTCAGGTAGGACGTATTGTTTCATTGGACCTTTGGCTCCGTGGAAGGTGGTTGTCATCAATCCATCTGGCCCTTTCTGAATATCTGCCGGGTTGTAGAGTTGACCGGCGATACCTTCTTGCAGTGCTGCGTATTCTCTAAAGCTAAACATTGTTCCCCTAGTAGGTAAGAAACAGTTTCTTCACACATTCGATTATTTCATCAACGTCCTGACTTGGTGCAAACCACTCATCAAACTCGGATGGTTGGACTTGCCAGGAGTGTTGTTTTGCCTGGGAGTCGATGTTGTATCCCCAAATGCGTATCAATCCCTTCTTCTGGTCCCAAAAAATGTCGATGTCGAATTGTTCCGAGCGGGCGTTGCGGTTGCGCATCCGATTTTGTCCATGCCCCCTGTACTCGAAGTAAATCTTGTAGTAATCTTCATTGATCTTCTTGTAGCCCGCTGGGAACATGCAGTAGGAAGGGTAATCCAGTCGGACGGCGGTGGTAAGTTTGTCTACCAGCCGTGCAAAATCGGGGTAGAAGATTTTGGGGGAGTCGATCATGGTCATGCTCAGTTTCTCCAACTCCTCGTGGATTTCGTGAGCAACGCTGGTTTCTTTGTCGTTGAGTTTATTCTCGGCGGTCAGGGGCCAGACGTACTTGCAGACCCAGGTTTGTTCGCCTTTGATGTCTTTGATTTTCCGACGACCGATGATTTTGGAGGAACCAATGGGGCTGAATTCGACACGCATGGCTCCGACTTCTTCGCCCCATTCCACGATGTCGGGCCGTGAACGTGGTTTGTATATTCCCAACTTGCCGAGATGTACGAGTTCTTGGATGATTTCTTCAGACTTGACGGGTGTGAGCGGATTGTCCCCTTTGATTTCCTGGGTGCCGCCCTGGGGACCAAGTACGGATTTTCTGTCAAATCCGTAATCGGCCCATTCAACATAGTCGGAGAACTTGAGAGACTTCATGCAGGTATATAGCATTTCGGTCTATATACCTGCACAGGAGGAAGCATGAATAACAACGGTCTTGGTGCTTTGCTGGTTGGCCTTCTGCTGGGGGCGATCATTGGTTTCTTTGCCGGTTACAAATATGCCGAGCATTACAGCAGGGAAAATAACACTATTCGTTTCGAGCTACGGGGATGCGACAAGTAACTTTCAAACACTGGCTCACTGAGGAAGAAGATGCTATGTCCAAATGGAAAGGCATCCTCCTTGGATATTTGAACCTTGATCCGGTGAATGGGCTGTCGCAAACATTGGATACCATGAACAAGCCCAACCTGAAGCGCCGGCTGCAAGGTCTAGGGGAGTTTACGAAATTACCAATGCAAGTTCAACAAAAAGTTTTCGCCATGATTGATGGGCCGCAAAGTGGCACGGTCGGTGATCTCATCAGGGCGATAGCAAGTACGCCGCTGATTGGAGAAATATGAAGGAATATCTCAAGAAGGTAGATGAGTCTATTTGGGTATGGATGCAACGACATCAACATTTCATTTGGGATTATTTTTGTAGGGATTTGACGGGAATGGCAGGCAGTGCTACTGTTATTGCCATCATTTTGTTCACCAGTGTCATGTTGATTATGCTGGGCGATACCTGGCAGGCGATGGTCAACATGGTCGGATATGCTTTCGGTTGCATCATTACTTGCAGCTTGAAGGAATTGTTTGCTCGCTCCGGGCCGCTTCCCTACGACCCATTCCACACAGGTTTCGCCAAATCCATCAAGGTTCATCATTTTCCAGCCTTCCCCAGCGGACACACGGCGATGGCGGTGTTTTTATATCTGAGCCTGGCGATATTGGGCGGCGTTGCTGCGCCTGTTTGCGCTACGTTTTTCATCTCGTCTGCTCTTATACTAGCGCTTCTCATTGGGGTTGGTAAAATGTACCTGGGGGCACACTGGCTTACCGACGTGATCGCTGGTTATGCCCTGGGACTGCTGTTCGTGTACGTTTGGTACACTTTCAGCTTTACAATCAAATGAAATCGGGGTAAGATATGCGAGAACTGATACTGGTCCGGCATGGTCAAAGCCGTTATAACATGCAGCTTACTGACCATCTGGACAGTGAGTTGACTGAAGAAGGACACCGCCAGGTTCATCTGACGGGTAGGTTCCTGAGACAGCATCTCGGCCACCTGCACGAATTTGTAGGTCGATGTTCGCCGTACCTACGGTGCTTGCAAACAGCCCGGATTCTCCGAGAGGAAACCGGGATTGATTTTTGGGTCGATGATGGTCCCAGGGAGATCATGGTTCGCCATGAGAAAGCCCATGTCCTTTGTCGTCATCGAGAGTTTCCTGAATTCGCATGGGATCGGTTCCTGGGTGATTGTTCTTACCATCAAGAAGATGTTGAAACTTTCAACAGTAGGATGAAGAAATACGTCGAGTGCTTGACGGAGAACCCCTTCAAGGCGCTTGTCGTAACCCACGGTACACCGGCCACGGTCATTTCACAGATGATTCAGGGGATTTACGATGGCATTCCTGGTGTTCACACCGGGCAATACGTCGATAACTCCAGTATCTCATACTTCCGTCACGGCGAACAAGTCTGGTTCAACAAGGTGGTTTATGGCTTCCAAGACCCGCAAGTGGCTGGGCCTGGCGACAATGACGTGGCAGTTTGAAGCCGAAGCAACCGACTCCGAATCCCACAAAATCGCCCAAGATCAATTCGACCTGGAAGTTCGCAAGGTTCTGGAGGAACACCTGCCTCCAGAAGTCTGGCAGAAACTCACCATCAAAGTCAAGGCCAATCGTTGTGCCGAGCGGGTTTCTCGTAAGGCACGGGTGGGTGGTCCGTTCAATCCCGAAGAAGTCCTGAAACATCGCCGTGTCAGTCGCTACGCCGGCAAAGGCAATGAGGTAAGCCAACATCATACCAGTCCCGATGAAGATTTGATGGACTGGAAGGCTGAGGACGGCACGATCTACAAGGTCAGCATGGTGTCGCAACGATACCATTTGTTCGCCAGGGACAACTGCACCTGTCAAGCCTGTGGCCTCGTCGGTACAGAAATGTACCTGGAGCGTGATCGCTCGACCAAGGAGGGGCGGGCACACTTCAACCTTTATGCCATCGAGGACGGTAGGCAGGTTTTGTTCACGAAAGATCACATTCTCGCCAGTTCCAACGGCGGTCCCGACCGGATGGACAATCTGCAAACTTACTGTGAAATATGCAACTTGTTGAAAGGAAAGGCATTTCTCACAAACCAGCAAGTCGCCGAACTTCGGAAGGTTTACAACGAGCGCAAAAACGGGCACAAGAATAAGCTGGCGGCTATTCTCAAGCAGACCAAGGCCGGTATTGCCGAAGAAGCCAGCTACGGCAGGAAGAAAACCCATCTGACGAAAGTGGCGGAAGCCAAGCAGAAGGCTTTGGAGCCTCGCCTTCGGTTGAACACCACTATCGCCGTCATGCCGCAACCGAACAAGCCTAATTTCTACCACGGTATTCGGTGGGCCGAGCTACGGGAGAAAACTCGCCAGAAGGCGAAGATGGTGTTGGAGGCGGGCACCATTTTGCAAGTCAACCGAAGTTCAGCAACCGCTGTGGTTTGTTTTCTGGATGAGGAAGGCACGAAGATTACCATTCCTCATCTTTTTCTGGAGCCTGTCGATGAGCAAGAAAAAAGACAAGCGGGCGGCGCTGGTGGAGAAGTACAAGGCCAAGGGCTTGACAATCGAACCGAGTTGGGCGGACAACCCGAAGGTGTCGTCGGTGGTCCTTGACCTGACACCGGAACAGTGGGTTGGCTGTCTCAACAAGGAAGGGGAATATCTGCCAGCCTGTTGTGGCAATATCAGCCGGGTCCGGGACATTTTGTTCGGCGTCATCCGGGAGGAATTCTACATCGACGTGGAACCGCTGTGGGAGGCATCATACCTCCTTCGCCATCACCACGATGAACCGAACGAGGTTCAACAGAAGATTATCGACCTGTGGGAAGCAGTGAAGAAAGATGCCGATGTTCGAGTCCGGGCCTACGGTAAGGACTTGGACCACCTGGAAGATGCTGTTGAAGTCATCGCTAGTGGCGTCAACTATCTGGCCTGGGATCATATCGGCAAGAAGGATCAGAAGCAATTGTACCAGAAGGACGTGAACTGGTACTGGCAGTTCTACAAGATGTTGCCGGCCTTCCGCAAGGTCTACAAGTCAATGCAAGACAACGACATCTGGCAGCCGAAACAGGGCTGGGCCGTTGTCGAGCAAGGGCTGGTGTTGGAATTTACGTTCGGCCTTGCCATTTTCGAGAAGAAGAAGGACGCCGATGACATCGTGGCCGAGATTATGCAGTACCATCCGGTTCGGCATGATCGAAATCTGAAGATGGACGTGGAGCGCAAGTTCGATGTTCGGCCTGTGGAACTTACCATCGAGAAGGGGTTGGTGTTCCTCGACACGGACGGCGGGCCGGAAGGGTACGATGCCGTCAAGCCGCTTGAGAAAGTTACGTTTGTGGAGGAGTAAGGTCGATCTTGGCGGATCGGCGTGCTGTTGGTTGCTGGGGCAATTGGACAGCGTTCCAGTTGTAACCATTGTCCATTAGCTGACGATGGATTTGACTGATGAGTTCGTTGTCTTGTTGAACTCCAGCGCTGGTGGCACGCATTTTTTCCAGTTCGTCGAAGGTGGCGTGACCGCCTTCTTCTGGAAACGAATCCTTCAATTTGCGGAGCGCTCGTTCTCGAACGAAATTGGGGCGAGCGCTCCAGCTTTTGATATAGTCACCAATGTCGTATACCACCTTGTAGGGAAGTTTTTCCTGGTTTTGCATCCTTTTCATCAGGCCATCCCAATGTCCAGTGTCCATCATTTCCGGCCTCCAACCTTGTGGTGGTGGGGGTGGTTGCGGCTCGAACCAACGCAATAATTTTGCCAAGGCTTCAAAATGTCCTGGCTGTGGTTGTTGAGGTTGGTGCTGGGCCGGGTGCGGTTGCGCAGGTGGGTTGCCACGCAGTCTGAAGAAGGCTGGGACGATCTTCTTGGCAAGTTCCGGGTCCATGCCAACGGCGTGCTGGCCGACCTGGGAGGTTATAATCCAGCGGCTATGCGTAGTGTCTCCTTGCTGGGCCTGGATATTGGATATTGGGCCGATTTGTTTGCCATTTGCCAGTTTCAGGAACAAGCCGCCTTTGTCCGGGAGGTTGAACATATTGACGACCACCGGGCCGGCTTGTTGTTCCACTTCTACTAGGAATTTTCTGAATGACCACATAAGGCTATCTAGCTTTACAGCCAGTAACTTTCGTGGTATGATGCCGGTGAGCGGAAAATCCGAACTCACGGTCATCAGATATGAAAAAGGTGAAACTCACGAGCCTGCTGCCGGAATACCCTGCAACTCGGCACCTGCCCTGGAAGCCGAACACGAAAGGGGACCGCATCGCCTCCGAACAAGAAGCGGCGGTCATTTTCGGCTCTCGCTGCATGGTTCAGGAGAAAATCGACGGGGCTAACTGTGGTATGGCATTGGTGGACGGCCATCCAGTGATTCGGAACCGAACGAAGATTCTCCGTAAAGGCGATCTGAGCAAGGACTTGAACCCTTCGCTGTCGCAGTTTGCCGGGGCGTTCAACTGGTTCTACAAGAACAAGGACAAGTTTGAGGAAATTACGAACCTTGTCGGCCCCGTCACGGTCTATGGAGAGTGGATGGTTCAGCAGCACGGTATGGAGTACGACTTGTTGCCGGACTGGTTCATCGCCTACGACTTGTACGATCAGGAGGCTGGGAACTACATTGACCCGCTGACGAGTCTGGATGCCCTGAACCGGGCCGGATTCCAGGTGATCCCTTTGGACGTGTGGGGATCGGCACAAAGCTACGAGTTTCTTGAAGAAATTGCCAACAGGCCGTCCCACTTCGCCTCAAAAACCAGGGAAGGTATTTACATCAAGGTGTCTGACGGCAAATGGGTAACGGATCGCTTCAAGATGGTCCGAGAAGGTTTTCAACAGGGATGCCTGTTGGGGGATGAGATCAAGAAAAACAAGCTGAGGTAAAATGGATATTGTAACCCTGTTGGCAATTGCCGCCCTTGCCTGTGGTTTGGGCGGTTTTGCGTGTATCGCCATCGGAATCAAATGGCGAAATGAAGATTGGGCCTGGATGCTGATTTGGGGCGTCATTGCCTGTTGGGGTGGTGCCGCCTGGTGTGTCCAGGAAGCCGTGAAGAGAGGAGACGCCCGTGAACATCAACGATCCCCTGTTCCAGTGGATGCAAGACCCGCTCAATGAGTTGACGCTCATCCTGATGCGTGGCTTGCCTGCATCCGGGAAGAGCTACCGAGCGAAGGAATTGTCGGGTGGGGATGATACCGTCATCTTCTCGGCTGACCATTATTTCGGCTTGACGAAGGAGGAATACGTCGCTTCCTGGACGAAGGATAAGTTGCATCACGCACACTCCTGGTGTCAGCGTCGTGTTCGGGAGTCCATGCAGCGTCAGCGCCCGCTGGTGATCGTGGATAACACGAACACCCGGATCGCCGAGATGATGCCGTACTTCGACATGGCGGTTCAGTACAAGTACAAGGTGCAGATCGAGGAACCCACTTCGCCCTGGTGGATCAACGACATTGCTCCATACTTGCTGGACAAGCAGTTGTACAAGGCTGAACTGGAAGCGGCAGCGCAGCTTCTTTTTGAGAAGAACCAGGAAACCCACTGTGTTCCGTTGGAGAGCATCCGAAAGATGCTGGCCCGTTATCAAACGATGGTGTTGTTCAGCGACTTGGTACGAGGCTACTGTCGTCGCAACCCCGATGAAACTTTCGACTACTTGGGTCATGCCAAACTTGCAGGAAACTAGCACTTAGCTAGTTTCCTGTCTTCCTACAGGAGAAGTGTATGTTCGACTGGCTCAAAAACACTTTCACCAACCGGAATCGTTATCGCACGCATTCCGAAGCCGTGATCGTGTCATGTTTCTTCAACCCGCAATGCTCGCCTTACCGCCTTCTGGCATTCCAGAAGTGGTATCACTCGATCAAGCATTTGCCGCATCGGATCATCGAGTGTCTGGTCGGCCCCGATGCGAAACAACAGCTTCCTGACAGTCCGAACATCACACGGGTCCACGCCGACACACTTCTGTTCCACAAAGAAGCCCTTCTCAACAAGGTCGTCGCAGAACTTCCCTCGCAGTACAAGTACATTTTTTGGGTGGACGCCGACGTGTTGTTCACCAACAAATGGTGGCTGCCGCAAGGTGTCGAGGCGTTGCAGCACGCCGCCGTCATTCAACCGTTCGAGTGGTGTGTTCACCTGGACAAGCACAAGCTGGTTCCTTCTTTCAACGTGGACCAGGTGAAGGTCTACTCCAACGACGTGGAGCATCGCAACAAGAAGGTTTGGCGCAGTTTTGCCGCCAATTTCGACACGAACATGGTTCTTTCGCTCAACGAGAATTACGACTTGCATGGGCATGTCGGTTTTGCCTGGGGCGCACGGCGGGAAGTGCTGGAGCAGTGCCCGTTGTACGAGAAGGCTCTCATTGGCGGGGCCGACCATATCCTCGCCCATGCCGTCGCCGGCCAGATTCCGCATCCCTGCATCCAGAAAGGCTATGCTGACAATCTGGATGACACCCTGGAATGGTCGAGGCGGTTTTACCAGGCTGCTCGTCTGGTGATGGTGCAGCAAGACCTGCGTTCGCCTTTGTCCTTCGTGGAGGGTGATCTTTACCATATCTGGCACGGCGATATTGGCGACCGGAAGTATCTGAAGCGAATTCAGGACTTCACCAGTGCCGTGCCCGGCATGGAGAAGGACAAGGCTGGCTTCTACAAGGCGACGGGTAGCCGTGCTGCCTACGTCAAGAAGTATTACCGCAAGCGTGAAGTCCATCAGATCATGTATGACGATGATTTCGACAGCTTCTACATGGAGCCGGAATTCATCGAGGACATGGGCTACGCCCTGGCCGACATCGTGAGCAACTTCAGCCAACCTTCTTACATGCGGGATGATCCGACCGGACTTCCTGGTATTTTTTGGGAACAACAACCCGACGTTCCCGATTCGACGCCTGGTGTCGCCGATGCCATTGTGCCTGTGGCTGATGGCTGGCCGGCGCAGGCGGTGGTTCCTGATTCGACACCTTCCGGGCCGGATGCTCCTGGCACGGACTGGACACCACCCGCAGCAACCGAACAGGTTTCGCCGAGTGACTGGCCGGCGCAACCCGACATTCCCAACTCGGACCCGGTTCAGGATGACGTTGGAGCGTCGATTCCTGATTCGACGCCGAGTTTGGAAAACGCCAGTCCCTATGTCCCGGACTCGACGCCGCCACAATCGTTCGCCGAGATTCCGGTGTCCGACAACTGGAGTCCTCCTGCCGACGTGCCGGATTCGACTCCTGACAGCAGTAACTTTTCATAAGGAAGGTCCAATGACCAAAGACATCGAGTTCGTTCGCAACACGTTGGAGTACGCCTTGAGCGAGATCAATCGTTCAGGGGGCGTTTCCGAAGCCACCCTCGCCAACCTGAAGGTGGCTATCGGAAAGCTGGAAGCAAAGCCGGACTTTGTGGAAGACCACCCGGCGCATCACGAAGAAAACTAACCCCTCAACCGCCCTTTGGTAAGTTCCAAAGGGCGGTTCCCTATTCTCCCGGAGACTACGATGGATAGTTTGTATAACCGGAACGGTCTGATTTTCTGGACCGAGAAGGAAATCCGCCTGCGCAACATGATGGTGGATTACTTCGTGGCCGGCATGAGGGATATTCTCAAAGCCGAGAACCGAGCCTTCGAGATGATCCAGGTGGAAGCGCCGATTCTGACGCCACGAGACTTCATCAACCCCAACTATACGCCCGCTGACATCTACGTTCCTGCGGTTGAGCGGGAAGAAGGGGCTGTGGGCGGCACATACGCCAATACGGTCCTGGATTACGATACCCTGGCTTTGCGCCCCGAAACGACGATGGGATCGTATTTGTTCGGCCAGTGGCTCCTGGACCACACCGAAACGAAAACGAGGCTGCCGATATGCGTCTGGCAGCATGGCAAGTCGTTCCGGCGTGAGCAGGACCAGGTGACAAAAAATATGCGACTCAAGGAGTTCTACCAGTTGGAATTCCAGTGCATGTACGGCGTCACCACGCAGAACGACTACAGCAAGGCTGTGATCGGGGCGGTCAAGAAGATGATTTCTGACATGATCGGCCTTTGCTACGTCGAGAAGAGTGACCGGCTGCCTTCCTACAGTGAGGAAACGGTGGACATTGTTTGCGATTCCACCAAGATGGAAGTCTGTTCGATCTCGAAGCGAACGGACTGCAAGTGGACACAATCTTCGGGGCAGGTGTGCCAGGCCAAGGTGCTGGAAGTCGCCATCGGCACGGACAGGTGCGTGTACAACTTCCTGGAGAACCATCATGTCGGATGAGCAAAGCAGACTCTACAAGGACAACGAGGAGTTCTTCGCCTGTCTGGACGAAGCGATGAAGCTGATTAACCAGCCGCTTCTGTGCCAGGAGCCGGCTGATGGGGACAAGCCCTCGCTCAAGAATTTGCTGGCGATGTACATGACGGGCGTTTTCGAGCCGGAAACGCTGGCCAGGGGCGCAGAAAATGACCCTGAGATCACGCAGAAGGTGGGGATCATTCGCATGACCCTGCTGGCCGGCTACAATCTTGGCAGGATGCGAGGAAAATGGCAGAACGAGGTTTACAACCCCGAAAAACCGGAGTAGTATAACCCTTGTCATGATGGTCGGGAGCCACGACTTAAAACTGGCCCATCTGGAGTCCGATGTAAACTGACCGGGCTTTTGCTGTTGGCCTTAACTCAACTCCGTCTGGATTCAGACGTAAAACGAACCGGCTTTTCTTGGCTGGTTTGGGCCGTAATCAAACCGCCTCCCGGAGAAGTACGCAAACGGCAAAGCGGGCGGCTAGTACCCAGGTGTATTGTTCCAAGCATTCCCTGGGGAACTCCCGCCGACATTGTAGGTTCGACTCCTACCTTCTCCGCTGTGTACGATTGGACCACTAGGATAACGAGTACCTTGATGGAACATGGAAGGGTTGCAAACCGACCTTGTTTTTGATGGGGGAAAGTGAGGTTTCCAGGGTTGGGGCCACCGGGGGTGTACACGCCGGTCCAACCTCCAGGTTCGACTCCTGGGTGGTTCGCTAGATGGTTGCGGCGCAGTGTAGCGGGATTACCGGCATTGCCGGGTTCCGCCAGGGAGCCAATATATCGGCCACCGGGAAACCGAGATCGAGTGAGGCAATGAACTGGCTGCTGTCCGGCTATGTCCCGGCGTGCTGGTGTAGGGGAAATTGAACAAAGCCAGCCAACCGTCGAAACAAGGGGGAAGAATTTTTCGGAACTTCCCTTGATTTTTTGAACCAGGGCGACTACCATAGTCATAACCTGAACAAAAGGGAAAAACCGTGAATTTCTTCTCCTTGTCACTTAGTCTGTTTTCCTCGTCGTCGCTATTTTCGTATAGCGCTGAGGGAGGCTGCACGGTCTGACAAGGACTTTGTGGGGGTAGAACCCCGGCAGCCGAATCCTCAAAAGGGAAACAGGCTGCCGGGGTTCTTTTTTTATACCCACACAAAGGCGGCAAATATGGGCTGGGCAACCGGCTACATCTCGAAGTTGCAGGCGGGCGAGACTGTGAAGTTTCGTCCACGGGGTTCCTCGATGAAGGGAAAGGTCGATAGCGGCCAACTCTGCACCGTGGAACCCATCAGCGGTGATATTGAAGTTGGTGATGTTGTCTTGTGCAAGGTCGCCGGTCGTCAATATCTTCATCTGGTGAAGGCAGTCCAGGGGGACCGCTACCAGATCGGGAACAACCGAGGCCATATTAACGGCTGGGTTGGCCGCAACGGGGTCTTTGGCAAATTGGTGAAGGTCGAAACGTGATCCGGGCGGATTCCTCGCCAAAATCCGCCCGGAACACGAACCTTGCAGCGTTTTCGGTGTCTTCATGGTAGAACATTGTCGCCAGGGGTTGTGTCAGACAAGCTGGCGCATGGGTGGTTGTGAATGCGACTGTGAACGCTGTACTGAGGCAATGATGGTGAAAGAAGAAGTTTCAGAAGCCCCCATGAAGGGAGATTGGGCTGTCGGGGCGTTGAAGCCCAAGGCAATCGACAACAAGCCATCGGAGTACCTGACGCAATTGGCGAAAGACATCGCCATGAACCTGGTGTTTACTGACCGGCATGTTCGGGAATTTGACATCACGCACCTGGGCATGATTTTCATGCCGCTCGTCCTGGGAGCGTTTGCCGACGCCACGGACGAGTACAAGCAAGACATCGGCATGATCTACGAGTATTACGACAAAGCTGGTCCTCGTGGGGTGAATGGCTATCCTTGCTTTTTCTCGTTCGGTTATATCAACAAGCACGACGCTCAGATCGTGTGGGAGAAGTACGCCAAGATCAAGGACATGCTCGATGCTATTTAACGAGGAAGAAATCGCCAACCTTCGGGCGGCGGGCTGGAACCTGGAAGAAGCCTTCGAGCTACGAGCCAGGACTGTGTGGGAGTGGGAAAATCTGAAGCGATTGTGGGATGGCAAGCCGCTGCTGAAGAAGCCGAAGTACCGGAGCATTGACGACGATGCGATTCCGCAAAGCGAAGGGCAATAAGAAGGCGGTCGTGACCCTGACGGAAAGTGAAATCGTCGAAGCGTGCCAGAAGTACCTGGCTGAAATGGGAATATCGACCGGGCAATACTGCTGGATGAGAATTGATTTGAACAAGGATGTTAAACGACGTGGGCGACGTGTAGAATTTGTCAGTGAGATTGAGTGATGTTTGGAAGGTAGGTGACTATCGGTTCGTCACGCCAACCTGCTAAGTTGGTGCCCCCGCAAGGGGGCTGAGGGTTCAACTCCCTCACCTTCCGCTTGGAGGATTTGTTATGGGTGATTTCATCACTGGCGGTCCTGAAGACATGGAGTGGTTGAAGGGTGTCCGAAGGACTGGTACTCTCATCTTCGAGACGGCTATTTTTGATGGTCGGTCGAAGGAATGGCGAATTCTCAACCTCAACACGGCGTCGATATACACGATGTCGTATGATACGGAAGAAGAGGCGCTGGCGGCGATTGAAGATGGTGAACTTCGTGGTGCTTACACCGTTCGTCGGATTCGATGGTGTGATGTCAGAGCAAGAATGTAACTGGAAGGTTTGGGCATTGGCAGGCCCACCCCGCTCGAAACGGGACACACCCTGAAAGGGGTGTTGCGAGTTCGACTCCCGCACCTTCCGCTGGATCAGGTGGCAGAAACGGCAGAAGCACTAAGCCCTAAAAAGGTAAGGTACATGGGGGTCTTGTAGCAAAATCGCTACCCAAATTCATGTTGCGGGTTCGAGTCCCGTTCTGATCCGCTGGTGTAACATGGCAAACAAGAACATTCCGACAAATACCGGCAAGCACCTTGAACGAAAGAAGGTTCACAGGGGCTATGAGAAGAAAGATTTGTCGAAGCTGAAGGAAGTCAAATGTCCCTGGTGTAGCAAGGTCGTGAAGGTCCACAAGGGGCGGCTGGGAAGTCACGTTGTCCAGGCTGGCGTCAAGTGTGTCGGCATCGGACATGAAGTGAAGGGTTCACTTTTCGAGCGTTCGGGAGACGAGTCGTGTTAAAAATGGGTGGAGTTGTGTGCGACGGTTGCCGCACAGTGATTGAAGGCCCATATCACACGGTTCGTGGCAAAAGGCGGCTGCTGCATTTCTGCACAGCCGAGTGTCAGGCGAAGCGGCATACGCCTTGGTTGAAGAAAAGGCCGCAACCTGGGAGTAAATAAAATGGTCATCTGCGTCCTCTGCAACGGCGTTGGAAACTACCAATTCCTCAACTGCGGAGGCAAAGTTGAAACAAAGGAAGAAGAAAAAGTCCCAAGGCGTCTGGAGGCGAAAAGCCTACTGGAATAACTTCCGGTTCAACCGTCGCAGGAAGCGAACGGTTCACGGGCGAGTGAGGGGCTAAGGACCAAGGGCGTGCAGGGTGTGACCGTAATGAGCAGTTGGCAGCGAGTCCCCAAGCGGCGCAAGCCGTGCAAGGTAGGTACAGGTGGGTTCGAGTCCCATCATCCTGCACGCCCTTTTTTACTGAATGGTTTGGCCCAGGTAGCTCAGTTGGTAGTAGCGTCTGCCTGAAGAGCAGAAGGTCGTCGGTTCAAGTCCGACCCTGGGCACTGGTAGAGCAAGGATGGATGATGAGTCGATCAATGCCATCAACAGCGGAGCAAATGGCGAAATCTGGTAGCGCAAGCCTAAGTGGAGAAGGCAACGGCACAAGAGCCGCCGAGCGGGAAACCGCCTTATGGGTTCAATTCCCTTCGTTACCGCCAGGAGAAAAAAACATGGGTTATTGGAACGAGTTTCTTCCGCCTGCTCTCGATGACGAAGAAAGGATCAAGCAGATCAATCACTGCTTCCTGGTTTTCGTCACAGGTGAGTACGAGGCGTTTCCGGTTGAGGCGGACCCGACTCAGGTTCGGGTGGTCAACCATGAGGGCGCAAGCGAGGTTTATGTCGCCGAGCAGTTGTATGCCGCCCTGGAACCCATCGGTAGTTCTGCTGAGGTTCGAGAAATTCTGGTCAACGGTGGTTTGGAGTTGTAATGCTATTGCCTTTTCAGTGGTCAGTGCTTACTGTGGACGAAGCACGGACGTTAGTGAAGTTCATCGAGGAAACCACGGCAACCAAGGGCGAGTCTCGGAACTACAATAAGATGCAGAAAGCCGGGATATTGGAAGTTTATAACAGCCTGCGGGCATTCGTGGAGCAAGTCGATCACTGGTCCGGCAACTTGCAATACTTCAACCCGGATGATTACGCCAGGGACGATCACGACCATCATCGGTGGGGACGACCGGAAGATTGAGGCTTCCATGAGAATTGTTGAAAATAACAACACCATTCGGGTGGTATGCGAACACTGCAAGTCGGTTCTGGCGGTGACGGTAGAAGACATCAAGGATGCGATGGAAGTGGGAGCCTATTGCGTGTGTGCGGCGTGTGACAAACCGACGAAAATCCCCCTTGCTTCTATCCCAAAGCATTGGCGGTATCAGTTGTGGGATGAATGATTGCCTCTCTGGTGTAGTGGTTCCATTTGGTCTGCACATCTGCCTGAAAAGCAGAAGGTTAGGGTTCAATCCCCTGGGGAGGCACTTGGAGAACAGTTATGGCGATGTCGATGAAGGATCGCTGGAAGCTGTGTGAAATGCTGGCCGAGAAGTTGACCATCAGCAAAGGTGAAGTTTTCAATTTCCTGGCGGCTCTCAACGAACGTGGTCTGGTGCAACGCATCCTCGAAGGCGACGAAGAAGCCATCGCCGAGGCTCGAAAAATCGACAGGTACGGCAAGCATGACCGCAATGGAGATGCTTTCCCAATCCCGCAAACGGCGCTGGAGGCTCAAGCGAACGACTTGAGGTTGATGTTATGGGCGGTCAACAAGATCGGGGACAAGGAACGGGCGACAGCAGCGTTCAACGCCGTGATGAAGGCGCTCAAAGATACCTGAGACGGCTCATAACCATCAACGGCCCGGCTGGACCATACAAGAAGATGGACCCCCGCCGACTTCGCAAGTTGTACGAAGATGGGGCGATCACTTGGAGGGAGTTTCAGGCCCGGTCGATTGAATGGAGTACCGACGCCAGTGGCAGGAAGTTTTACTACGTTTGTCCGAACTGTCATGCTCCAATGAGGCATTGCCCGGACCCGGCTTGTGCTGAAGAAGGTGTTGGGCATCATTTGCTGGAAGAAGATTGTGAAGGGTGTGACACCAACATTCCTTACGCTACGGCCTGGAAATACTACGAGCCGATCTTGCAAGAAGTTGGCGGGCATAAGGCGTGGGGCGCAGAAATGAGTGTGATCGAGAAAATCAAGAAGGAACTGAACGAGGCCATTCAGGGTGTACTGGCGAAATACAGTACGGATGATTATCCCGAAGGCTGTGAGTTCAACGGCGAACTGATCGGGATTCTTCAACAGACAGGGCATCCCGAAACGGCGACCGGATGGTATATTCCGGTTGGCGATGGTTTGCCAAAGGGTTGGATAGGGCCATTACCAGGAAAGTACCGATGTCAGAATCAACAAGAATCGGAATCATCCGAGGGGAAATGCAGTCCCGACATCGGGCGGGACAACAACTCGCCCAGCGACGGGGAATCTACGGCGGGCACATGAACCTGCGGAAGCAGGGGAGTGTCAAAGAACTGGAAGGTTGGATCGCTTACTACCGTAGAGAAGTGAACGAGGGCCGCTTCTGCCCGGTGCGTGGAGCCAAGGTCATCGCTCACTTTGAAGAAGTTCTTGAAAGGAAGAAACAGACGAATGAGTACAACGACTCTGCCCGACTTGGGCATCGACGTGGAAGATCAAACCGACAACGAGACGAAGAACAAGATTCTTCCTCCGTACAATGTGATCTTGGTCAATGACGACGATCACACGGTTGACTATGTTATCGAGTTGTGCCAGAAGGTGTTTGGACACTCGGTACAGCACGGGAAGAAGGTTGCCGAAACGGTCCATCACAAAGGCCGGGCCATTTTGAAGACTTGCAGCAAGGAACTGGCGGAACTGAAACAAGAACAAGTTCACAGCTTCGGCCCTGACAAGCGTGTGGCACGCTGCAAGGGGAGCATGAAGTGTGAGATCGAGCCGGCGAACTAACATGCAACGACAACTGCACGAACTGACCAAGGAAGAACTGATCGCAGTCGTTCAGGACTATCAGGAGATGGTGAGCGAGTTGGAAGAACTTTCCCACAGCCTGATGACGACCGAGGCGAAGGCGGGGTTTGTTTACGGCGATGCCATCAACGACATTCTCTACAAGGAACGTCCTGGGTGGCGCATCCACGATAAGGAAAAACATGAAACTGCGTGATTTGGTTGAGATGGCGGAAGCCGAGCCGCACTTGTTGGATTATACCATCAATCTTTCTCAGTTCATGCGGATCGACATGCCTGCGGAGGAAGAAGGCGACGAGGCCAGCGTGGAACTGGAGGAACCGACGACCATTGTGGTTGACTTCCCAATCCGGGCGGTACTTTCCAATGACGAAACGCAAGAAATCCGGTTCGCCCTCTACAACGAAGACTTCGACAAGATCGAAAAAGCCGACCGCACCCTCCGGGAAGTCGGCGATGACGAGCGATGAGTTTACTGGTATCTCTGAAAAACAGTGGGACCGCTTCGAGAGAGGCGGTCAGATTCAGACGAGAACAGTGGACAATTACATGAGGTTGTTGTTCGATGATTCCCCTAGCCCCTGCTTACGCCGTACTGAGGCTGGACTTAGAACCAACCGAGATAGCGTCGGGAGCGGTGAAACTGACGCCGGACGAGTTGAAGATGCGACTCACGGTGAAGAAGGTAGTTCCGACGCCGGAACGGGCAGAAGCGGAAGTGAAGCGGCTGAACAAGTTGAACAGCGACAAGGGTAGCATTTACTTCTGGCAGTACACGAGACTGGAAGACATTACTTGCAAATGACAGATATGTTTGCTATAATGTCTTCATGGGAAACAAGACGAAATACACCAAAGAGTTGCTTGGGGAAATTGCCAAGGAGTCCATTTGCATTCGTGATGTTTTGCGAATGTTGGGCCTCAAGCTGACCGGGGGGAGTCAATCGCATATTAAGGCTCTTCTCAAAAGATACGAGATTGATACGACTCATTTTTTGGGGCAAGCGTCACGGAAGGGATTGACGAACGGACTGAAGAAGCACTGGTCTGAAATACTGGTGTTGTCCGAGGGCGACCGCAGAACTCACGGGTATATGCTGCGGCGGGCATTGATCGAATCGGGAGTTGAGTATAAATGTGCGTGTTGTGGTCAAACGGATGTATGGAACGGCAAACCGTTGGTGTTGGAAGTTGACCACAAGAACGATAACTGGCTCGACAACAGGAAAGAAAACTTGCAGTTTCTATGTCCTAATTGTCATAGCCAGAGAATTGTCCAGGTAGGCAAATTGGCAAAGCCGCCAGGTTGAGAATCTGGTGATTTTGTGGGTTCGAGTCCCACCTTGGACACTGGCAAGTGGCGGAAGAAGACGCAGCCCCCGCTAGAGGGGGTTGGTAGGTTGACGAATCTACCGTGTGGGTATCGAATCCCACCTTGCCAATTTCTGCGAGGCAACTATGAAAGCTGAAGAAGTCATCAAGGGTTACGACGGGGCCGTGCGTGGCGAACGCTCGGTGGTGATCTCGGCAACGAAGCAGGAAACTGACGAGTTGCGGGCTGCCCTCGCCGTCGTGGAGAGGTTTAAGAAGGTGGCCTTGCAAGCGGCGAAGGTGAAGGAAAAGGACGCCGACTGGACGATGCTGACCTATGCGGTGAAAACTGACAAGGTGATCGTCAAGATCGAAGATGGAGCGTGTGGATAAGGAGAGAATAATGGCCTGGAATGCGGTTCCCAGCGAAGACGAAGTTCTCAACGACATGCAGAACACGCTGTTGGCTTTTTACCAACAAGCTGACTCCCGTGAGGCGTATCAACATCTCTGCGAGGCGAAGGCCGACGAGAAGGGGATGCCTCCTGATGTCAAGGCGAAGTGGGTTGATTTTGCCTTGCAAGTGTACGACGAAATGAAGAAGTAAGTTGCGGCGGTGGCGAAACGGTAAACGCACAGCGCTCAGAACGCTGCGGGCGAAAGCCCTTGTGGGTTCGACTCCCACCCGCCGCACTGCATCGGTTCTTTGACAACTCTGGCATTCACTCGTTGTGGTGAAAAGACTCGAAAGGGTTGGGTTGGCGGGACTAATGGCCCTGAACGGTTCCTCGTTGGAACCAACTAGGAGTTTGAAGTGGAAACGAAGAAGATTCACGTCAACGTCGGTACGATTGGACACATCGACCACGGCAAGACGACGTTGACGGCGGCGATCCTCGCCGTGCAGGAAACCAAGGGACTTGCCAAGCGGAAGAGCTACCATGACATCGCCAAGGGCGGGACGGTGCGTGACCCCAGCAAGGTGGTCACGATCATCACCAGCCACGTCGAGTATGAGACGAAAACTCGACACTACGCTCACATTGACTGTCCTGGTCATGCGGATTACGTCAAGAACATGATTACGGGGGCCGCTCAGATGGACGGTGCGGTACTCCTGCTGTCGGCGGCGGACGGGCCAATGCCGCAGACGAAGGAACACATCCTGCTCGCCAGACAGGTTGGCGTTCCCAACATCGTGGTGTTCATCAACAAGATCGACCTTGTTGAAGACACCGATCTCATCGACCTGGTTGAAATGGAAACCAGGGAGTTGCTGACGAAGTACGGGTTTGATGGCGACAACGTGCCGGTCATTCGAGGGTCCGCACGCCCGGCGCTGGAGAACCCGGAAGACCCGGCAGCAGCGAAGTGCATCGACGACCTGTTGGCCGCACTGGATACCTACATCCCGGACCCGGTTCGGATCGTGGACAGGCCGTTCTTGATGGCAATCGAGGGGGTCCACCAAATCTTGGGCCGTGGTACTGTGGCTACGGGCAAGATCGAACAGGGCACGGTGCGGGCCGGCGACAAGGTTGAAGTGTTGGGGCTGGGCGGCATCCTTGAGAGCGTCGTTACCAGCGTCGAACAGTTCAACAAGCCGATGTCCGTGGCCGAGGCCGGCGAGAACGTCGGTGTCCTGCTCCGTGGCGTCAAGCATGACCAGATCGAACGTGGCCAGGTCATCGCAGCGCCCCGGACGATCAAAACGAGGACGAAGTTCAAGGCCCAGGTCTATGTTCTGTCGAAGGAAGAAGGCGGTCGGCACACCCCGTTCATCACGGGCTACAAGCCGCAGTTCTACTTCCGCACGACGGACGTGACCGGAGGCATCGAACTCGAAGATGGCATTCAGATGGTGCTGCCCGGCGACAACGTGGCCTGCCTGGTCACGCTGGAGAAGGGTATCGCACTGGAGAACGGCATCAAGTTCGCCATCCGGGAGGGCGGCAAAACGGTCGGTTCTGGAAAAGTGACTGAGGTTTTCGATTAAATTGCGAACCTCTTGGACGCAGGTGCGTCTAAATACTGTAGGGGCTAGATGACCCCAAGCGAAAGCTGTTCTCAACTACGGGGAGCAAAGGTCATCGAATACGTCCCTACAATATGCCCAGGTGATGCAAAAATAGGCAGACATCTCTCGCTCAGAACGAGGGTCTTGTGGGTTCGAGTCCCACCCTGGGCACTATGGGTAAGATCAGACACGAAATGAAGTTCACCCGTAAAACGGAAACTCACTGGTGTACTTGTCGCAAGTGGCGAATGAAGGTTCCTTCTATCCCCTGGACAACGGAGCCATCACCGGAATTGGTCGCTCAGACCGAGATGTTGATGGAAGAATTCGACAAGCATGTTAAGGAGAGCGAGGGCGATGGAAGCGACTAATGCTGACGACCCATATGAACTTGTGGCGCTGGTTTATGCCGGGTTCATTTGCGAGAAATGCAACACCTACGAGGACGGCAAACAGCACGAGCCGGGAGCTACCTGGGCAAGTATGGCACAAGTAGCCAAAGATGCGGGGTGGCTGGTTGAAGACATCACCAGGACTGAAGGGGGCCATTCCTGGGAAGATTGGACAGTTCTTTGCCCTACATGCAGGAGTAGCCATGTGTAATTTCGTTCGTATCTCCGGGGAACAGAAGCCTAACTTCTATTCCCATTACGGAGGTACTGATGAAACGATGGCACGAAGATGAGCGGATTGCTCGTCGTGAGTGGAAGAAACATCGGCGTATGCACGTCGAGAGCAACAAGGACCGAGGCAAGATCGGCGCTGATCCCTACGTCGTTGATTGTGAATGCGACGAACAGATCGGTCGGTTCCGCAAGAAGGACGCCTGGGACTGCGGCAATACTCAGTGTGGAGTCTGCCACAGTGACAAGTTTCCCAAGCGGAGCAAACACGAACACGAAATCTTGTCGGAATTGTCCTTCAAGGAACAGTTGAAGGAATTCAATGAAGGTGATGACCGTTGAGCGTGTGTACCGAGTCAAGGGCACACAGCTTGTTGGCAGACTGGAATGCGATGTGCGGGTTGGTGAGAAACTGACCATCGGCTCGCACACCGCCGTCCTGTCCGCCATCGAAAACTACGCTCGCTTGAGGGAGTCCGCCAAGGCCGGCGAGGGAGTGGCCTTGATGTTTCGCAACATTCAAGATGTTGAGATTCCAGAAGGAACGGTGGTAACGAAAGATGGCTGAGTCTGGCGTGGCGGCGGTGGCCCATACTGACAATTGGGATGTAATGCTGGGTGACGACCTGGAGGTTCAGGTCCAGACCAGGGCTGTGACGTTCCAGTTCAAGCTGCTCAGTTTCGAGATTCTGAAGGAGATCAAGGAGTTCTGCCAGAAGAAGTGTCAGTGTGTGACCCATGTTGGTCGCTTCGGCAAGACGAACTTGCACTTGTTTTGGGACGAGGAATATCCCGACAAGACGAGAGCCTTCTTGAAGGCGTATCCATTCATGCCTGAGATGAGGGATGTTGAAGCGGAACATTTGTTGGAATTCACTTTCGAGGGTGAATCGCTGGTGGACCTGGAAAGTTGTGTGGATCAGTTGTTGGAAGATTTGGCCGGGTGATGCAATCTTGGCAGACATCTCTAGCTCAAACCTAGAGTCTTAGGGGTTCGAGTCCCCTCCCGGCTACTCGCCTTGGAGAACCTGAAATGTTTGGTTTCAACCTGAAAGACGAAAACGGCGACTTGTTTTACAAGGAAGTTTCTTGGGAGGAATTGGAGTCGCTGGTCGAACAGATGAAGGCAAAGGCGAAGGCTGATCCGCCATTCGACTTCCTGAAGGCGTGCAAAACTGCTCAGGCAGACGAGACAGTGGACAAAGAAATGGTCGGCCCGATGTTGAGGATTCATGGGCCGGACGCTACTTCGGCTTGCAAGGAGTACAACAAGTACATCCGTCTCGGACTGCACGCTCTCCAGTTGTGCTATTATGAGATGGACGTTCCGCAGATGGGGCGGGTAGGGCAGTTGACCATCGTGGACAATTACAAACTGCCGTTGGAGAAGGAACTGGTCCTGGGTTTTGTCGATATGTTTTTCGACTACAAGGCCATGAACTGGAGGCCGATGGAAACGCCGGCGCATGTCGCCGTCGTCGTTGAACCGTGTAAATGAGTGTTGGCTACGAACGCATCCGTTGGGCAGTGTGGTGGGCCTAGCTGACTGTAAATCAGCTTCCTTCGGGACTTGCAGGTTCGATTCCTGCCGGATGCACTTTGTAACGGTCGTATTTGGAGGACAACCTAAGTGTGCTTTTGGCGCTGAAACCATCCTTCATCGGGATACAGTAGTGATCCCCGCCGTGCGTGACGATGTACAGTATTTCGACACGGTTCGGATCGAAGTATTTGATGGTTTGGCGTGATTTGTTGCCGCCCTTGGTAGAAAGAGAAACGTAGTATTCCAATTGTCCCTTGCTGTTTGGGCGAGCGAAATAAGTAGTTTTGACTTGCACACGATTGAGCGTGTCGTCAATGTCTACGATCAGGTCATAATCCTGACTGTCGGTTAATGGTATTGATACGCCGTAGCCCTTGTGAGTGAAATAAGCGATTGCACCACCGAGGCAGGCATCACCTTGTTTCTTGGAGTTTTTGTGCATGGTGAATTGTAGTTAGCAAGACCTGGTTTACAATGCCCTAAAATTGGGGTATGATTTGGGCGCTGTTCCTGGTGCGAGTCTGTAAAACTCGTGACGTTAAACATCCAGGCGGTCGTCGAGGGGTTCAACTCCCTCAGTGCCCACTTGAGAGGTTGTCATGCCGAAGCGAGAGAAACATCACTATCAGGGTGAGCCTCAGACTGAGGTTCAAGCCCAAGCAGAACCAGCCAAACATGAGCGACCCTATGGGGTTATCTGTTATTGGGAGCATCGTCAACCGGCGAAGTATCGAGATGACAAGCGGTGGTTCCTCGTCGAGTTCTATGGCATCGACCACGACGGCTATCCGACCGGCGAAGTCAAGAACCGTGGCGATTTCGCCGACGACAGGCATAACACCGCTGAGTACATAAACTGGCTCACGAAGAAGGAACCCTACGATCCGCCGCATCAGGACGAATATGAACGTGGGCCGGTTCCCGGTCGGGTCGTGACACTTTGGACGATTCATGGCGTCGAATTGATGGGTTTCAACCCGCCTGGCGAGGAAGCAAACTCTCATTGGCTGGCCCAGGAGTTCGACAAGAAGCTGAAGAAGGTTCCCAAGTGGTGGGAATTGCTGGAGCGAGGCGATGATATGCTGGCCGGAACGGAGCGCCTGGTCGAAGACCTGATGGATGCCGAATGGGATTTTGCCAAGGTCCAGGCCGAGCGAGATGCCAAGAACAAGTCGGAGGTAAGCCACTAACTACAGTCCTTTGGCGTGTTATTTGCAGTATACCTTCCTGAAAGAAGGTGCTATATGTACTGCAAACAACTGAAGAAGCTGCCCATCATTGCAACCGACTGGCAAATTTTCGCTGCCTGCCCTGGCTGCCAATGGTATAAAGACGGAAAATGCCTTGATGAGAGGCGAAAACACTACAACGATCCGTGCGAATTTGAGATGAAGGGTGAGAGGATGCCGCTGAAGTTTCTCGGCCCACCCATCCCGATGCTCGAAGACTTGTGACAAATACGCACAGTCAGTGTGCGGGAGGAACCCATGAGAGGAAAGGCAAGGTGTCCAATGTAAGTCTCTAACCAAGGAGTCTTACATGATGGGACATCGCTACAAGGCCCGGAATGGCGACGAACATGACTGTGTTGGTTCGCCTCCGCATCGTTGGCGGGATTGCATGGCGAAAAATGCCGGTCGTTGGCATTACGTCAAGAAGTGCATGAGCCGCCGAATCCGCCGTGAAAACAACTCGCACGCTCTACATACTTGGTATGAAGAGTTTCAGCGAGTGGATGAACGAACAACCTGGGGAGGCACAACCAAAACCGACAGCACAGCCGGTCCAGGGAACGCCCTCGAAGAAGCCTGTCCAGAAGAAATGGAAGGCGACTAAGGACCAGATTGTACAGTATTGGCGAAATCTTCGGCCAGATACGCCGATCCAGATGTCGCCGATTCGGTACGATCACCAAGGTACGACGTATGCCCAGGACGGCGTTCGGATCACCGGCTCACCTGAGTTCATTGGCTCGGTACTCGCTCGTCTGAAGGAATTTCTCAATTTTGAGACGCCTCAGACAAAACTACAACTGGTTTACCGGGAAACCGACTCGCCGTCCCAGGCATTCGAGAACAAAACTTCTTTCGTGTTTTACGTCCAGACAAAGGCTCGTGGTAGTGGGCAGGACAAACCTGACGCTCCCAGCTTGCCGAAGCCGAAGAAAGTTAAGCCCCCGGTCAATCCGCCAACGGGGGTAGGATGACGAAGAAAACGCCTGACACAAATATCAAGAAGGCTATCGTGGACATGGCGTCGAGCCTGTCTGGTGTCTTCAAGAAATACGCCCGACAAACCAGGGAGAAAGCCTGGAAGGATTTGACGGGCAGCACGGGGCAGCGTGAGGTTCAGAAGTTACTTCAAGACCCCAGCCGCCCGATCAACACGTTTCAGAAACTCTCGTTCAGGGAGTGGTTAGATGGGCTTCAAGAAACATAGCACGCTCAAGTGTCACACCTGCACACGGAAGCAACCGCTTGGGGGCAGTAAGAAAAGTGGCGGTTGGGGCGAAAAAGATGGCTGGAAAATGGTGAGGTTGCCAAAGTCCAAGCATTATGTTATGCTTTGTCCTGTCTGTGCAAGGAGACAAGACAATGCCAGTGCCACCCAACCCGTATCCCCCGCACAATAACCCGCCGTTTTACCTCTACAAGTTCGAGGTAGGCGACATCATTCGGATTTTGCCATCATCAGGAAAATGGGCCAGTCCCGAACTGGCGTCGGGCCGTGACTACAGCGAATGTGAGATCACGGACAGGTATGTTCCGTGCAATGGATATGGATGCGGTCTGGATGGTCGTGGCGGGGAGCCGATGGCGGCATATAACGTCAAGTCAATTCGTGATGGTAGTCCTGGTACTTGTTGGGAAGTTGATATAGAATTGATTCGGAAGAAGCCCGAACCAACACCAAAGCAACGCAAGTACCGGAGTATCGACGATGAATAGGGACGAGGCCAAGCAGTTTCTTGTGGACAAGATCATCTCCCTTCAGGGGTGCAAAGCAACGCAGCTTGCTGCGGACGAGGAAGTGGTCACGAAGCTGTCGATGAACGACATCGACGTGCCCGACTTACTGGATGAGTTGGTGAAAGAAGGTAGGATCATTGAGATCGAATACGTCCTGCCGGAAATGACATGGAGGGTGAAAAGTTTCTACTTGCCTCCAGGGACGTGTTTTGTTCAGGTGCAAGATGAGAAAACCGCCTCCAGGGTATCGGTTTCTTGAAGTTGGTGAAACCGTCCGACCGGAAGACAAAGAATGGACCGGGAAGCGATGGTTTGGTAAAGGCTGGGGCGGTCTTGTGGTAGACGAAAGGCATTACGGGAGGTTTGCTCGCAAACTTCCACCAGCAAAACCGAAAGATTGGAGAAGCATAGACGACGATTTTTGTCCAAGTGGCGAAACGGTAAACGCACCAGCTTGAGGGGCTGGCGTCCGCAAGGACTTGTGGGTTCGACTCCCACCTTGGACACTTCCTTCATCGAAATGGTTGGGCATCCACCAGGATGAAGGAATCGGGATATATCACGGCGGGCTGTATAAACTCGCCGCCAAAGCTAAACGGAGATAGCCAGGATGTTGGCTTAGAGGCAGCCACCATTCAAAGAGTGGGAGTAAACGCACCCAGGTTAGGCTACCTGGTGTGCAATCCTTTTGGCGTAATAGCACACTGGCTGAGTCGCTTTGGACCCGACAAGGTTGTGCGCACAACCTTGCCCGAACGAGAAATCCTACAAGCCTGGGAGGACTGTTCGACGAGGGCCGTATCCAAACAGTATCCGAGTGAATAGTTCAAGCTGCCTTACCGACTCCTATGGTTGAAAAAGACCTTCGCCTGGAGCGCCGGGGGCAAGAACGAAAACACGTTCGGTAAGTCCGGCTGGAAAAGTTGCGATACATTCGTCGAGGACTATGATGGTCGCAGCACGGTCCCTATTTATGCCGCATCCAGCACCAGTTAAGTCCTGTGTTGGCCGTCAAAAGCCGTTCTCAGGCCCGGTTGCGAAAACTACGATAGGCGTGGGGGCCACGATGGTCGTAGTGCGGCTCCAAGGAAGAGAGGCAGATGTTGTGATTGCTGCACCAGTCTCGAAAACTGGCCCGGCTTAATTGTCCGGCAAGGGTTCAATTCCCTTCTCTTCCGCTGAAAGGGTGAAATATGTGGAAAGAAATTCGTTGGTATGTTTTGTTGTTCGCCGTGGTTTTTGGCATTGCCGCCATGCACTACGCCTACATGAAAAGCCAAGGCTACCACATGGAGTGGAGCGGCAAAAACTTCCGCATGATTTGGGTCGATCAGGACGGTAAGCCATGATCCCGCCGAGCATCAAAGAAAAAATGGGGCGTAACCTCCATCTGAAGGAACGACACCCGCTCGAAATTGTCAAGAAGGCTATCTATATGGCCTTCCCCGGCCACGAAATCTACGAGACGTTCGGGCCGGTGGTGACAGTGGAAGATAACTTCGACCATCTGCTGATTCCACCCGACCATCCCTCTCGCCGGCCTTCTGACACCTACTACGTTGACGAGAAGCACGTTCTGAGGACGCATACCAGCGCCCATCAGCACATGCTCATCAACAAGGGACACATGAAGTTCCTGGTCTGTGGCGACGTGTACCGGCGAGACACCATTGATCGCACGCATTACCCGGTGTTCCACCAGGTTGAAGGCGTGGGCCTTTTTCACAAGGCGAAATATCAGACATTGGACCTTGAGAGGATGTTGAAGGAACATATGTTCGACATGATAGAACGAGTTCTCAACATCCCGTACAGCCCACATAACCGGCAGTTGAACTACAGATTCGTGGACTCCTACTTCCCGTTCACGAACCCTTCTTGGGAGTTGGAGATCGAATGGAATGGCGAGTGGCTGGAAGTAGCGGGTTGTGGCATCGTCCATCCCGATGTTATCAAGCGCTGTGAAGCCCTTGGGCCTCTTGGTGACAACTACAGTGACTACACCCAGGGCTGGGCGTTCGGTGTTGGCCTGGAGCGGCTGGCAATGCTTGTTTTCGACATCCCGGACATCCGATTGTTCTGGAGTGAGGACGAACGCTTCCTCAACCAGTTCAAAGACCTGGACTCTAAATTCAAGCCATTCTCGGTCCAGCCGCCGTGTGTCAAAGACATGGCGTTCTGGATTCCGGCTGGCTACAGCGAGAACGATTTCTACCAGATTGTTCGTGATCTACACGGCGATCTGGTTGAAAGTGTCAAGCTGCTGGATTCTTTCAAAAAAGGTGAGCGGGAATCTCATTGCTACCGCATCACCTACAGGTCGATGGATCGGGTGCTGACGAACGAGGAAATCAACGCCCGTCAGCAACAGCTTCGTGACCGGATGAAGGAATTGAAGGTCGAGATTAGATAAACCAAATCGGTTGAAAACACCAACTTTCAACCGATTTGGTTGAATGGCCTCGTGGCGGAACGGTATACGCAGCCGGCTTAAACCCGGTGCCGAAAGGATGTGGGTTCGACTCCCACCGAGGCTACTTTACACTTCTTCTAAATCGGGGTACTATGGGCGCATGAAACTGCACGACTCCCTAACCCGGCGTGAAAAAGAAGTCCCTAGTGACCGCCCGATCACTATGTACGCTTGTGGTGTAACGGTCTACGACTACTGCCACCTGGGACACGCCAGGAGCTATGTTGTGTGGGACGTGCTGAAACGCTGGCTCAAACGCCGGCAGAAGGTCTACCACGTTCAGAATTTTACGGACGTGGACGACAAAATCGTGGATCGGGCGGCAAAGGAGGGCGTGACCAGCAAAGAACTGGCTGACCGCTTCATCGACGACTATTTCAATGACATGGGCTGGCTGAACGTCCAGAAGGCGGACTTGTACCCCCGTGTGACGGACTACATGATCCCGATGAAGGTTGCAGCTACGGCGCTTGTCGAAAGTGGCCATGCTTACCACAAAGATGGCGACATTCGCTTCAAAACGAAGACGTTCCCTGGATATGGGAAACTTTCACGTCGGAAAACGGCGGAAGATTTCGTTTTGTGGAAGGGGCCGAAGGCCAATGAGTCTGAATTCCCCAAGGGGCGACCTGGTTGGCATCTTGAATGCTCCATCATGATTGAAAGGACCATTGGGTTCACGGTGGATATTCATGTGGGCGGCGACGATTTGAAGTTTCCGCATCACGAGAATGAGATCGCTCAGTCCGAATGCCTTCATGCCGGATCGCCCTTGGCGGACATCTGGCTCCACAATGGGATGGTTCAGATCGGCGACAGGAGGATGGGAAAATCCGAGGGGAACGCCGTCAACATCCGGGACTATCGGGCGAATGGCACGGACCCCAACGTGATTCGCTTCTGGATTCTCTCGGCCAGTTATGCCAAACCTTTATCCGTTGAAGGGTTGTTGGATGGGACTTCGGCGCAACAGTGGAAGGCTTTGAGGAATCGGCTGAAGTCGGCACCAGAACATGGAGTTTCGGAAGATTTCGCCAAGGCGATGGACGCCAACCTGAATACTTCGGAAGCCATCGCAGCGACTTTCGTGAATCCCAGCCTGGAGCAAGCCGAATTACTCGGTTTCCAGATGTTCTCGGATGAGGATGCTCCCGACGACGCCATCCAGCTTGCCAAACTCCGAGAGGAATGCAGGCGGCAGCGAAATTGGGCTGGGGCCGATGCCCTGAAAAGAAGGATCATCGACCTGGGTTGTGAGATTCGGGATCGGAGCGATGGTTCTTCGGTGGTGTTGAAGAAATGAGAAATTTGTGGGAGAAGTGTCGTGATGCCGTTGGTAAAACGGTATACTTCCGAGGCACCAACGGCAACGAATACGACACAGAACATCACGGAGAGCCGGTGGAGGGAGTCGGGTACGTTCGAGAGTACCACGACTCCCACGGTCTTTGTATAATTGTGGAACTGGCAGATGGGAGTGTTGTTTGTGTTGATCCCATCGAAGTGGTGGTCAACAAGAAACACAGGAGCATCGACGATGCTACATGACACGACTTGTTGCATCTGCGGCGGTGATTGTGAACTGGACCTGGAATACATGGAAGATCGGTACGCCGATCCGTACAAGGCTCCAGAAAGCGAGCGCATGTGGAAATGTACCAGATGCGGGTATGCTTTCACCAACTCCATTATGGAGTCGATCCAGAAGGAACGAGAAAAAAAGGAAGACACGCCGTAGTTTTCTACAGCCAGGCTACTACAATATGTCATGAGAATCAAATATACTCGTGACATGCTCCAGGCGATTGTTTCTGATAGTGAATCGGTCGCCGATGTAATCAGAAAACTAGGGCTTAGGGAGGCTGGTGGAAACTTCAGTCATATCAAACGGCGATTGGCTGAGTATAAGATTGATGTTTCGCATTTCAAAAAGCCGACCGATTTCTTGCAGCCCGGATTGAACCGGAAGGATGCAGAAGACATCCTGGTGTTGCGTGAGAGTGGATCAAGGGAAGCAGCCGCCCGATTACGGCGGGCGATGATTGAAAGTGGCGTGGAGTACAAGTGTGCCTGTTGTCCTGTCAGAGACACTTGGAACGGACTTCCGATTGTGTTGGAAGTCAATCACAAAAATGGGAACTGGCTTGACAACAGGTTGGGAAATTTGGAATTCAGATGTCCTAATTGTCATAGTCAATATGGCCGGGTGGTGTAATGGCAGCCACGCAGCGCTTAGAACGCTGTGCCGAAAGGCGTGAGGGTTCGACTCCCTCCCCGGTCACAAGGAGAAGATAATGTTGGCGCTGAAACAATTGCGTGAAGCCTGTAAGAAATCCGATCATGGACTTGCTGGCTACTACAACGGCGGTGAATTGTTCATCAATGATCGGCAAGGTAAAACGGTCTACAACCGCTCGATGGAGGCTGCCAGCGAGTTGTGTGAAGACCTTGGATTGGAGTTGACTGAGGTATGAGCGACACCTTCATGGACCTGTTGGTGAAAGCATACAACCGCCCGGACCCTAAACCCTATTTGTACGAGCCAGGTCAGAAAGTTCGTGTCCTGAAGGGACGATCCAAGGACGGCCAGACGCCCTACTACTGGAATGGCGCAATTGCCGTGGTCGTCGGTCGCTACACAACTGGAATCCATAAGGAACACTGGTACAAACTCCATCACGTCGAGAAAAACGTGGTGGATGAGTTCCGGGAAGAAGAGATCGACGGTCGATACAGGAAGAAGAAATGAACGTCATTGACAAGTTTTTCAACAACTTGCCCAAACACTGGCAGGACTACATCAAGAAGAACAACTGGTTCGACCTGAGCCAGTTCAATTCGTTCGTGTCGATCCAGTTTGAGGACGGCTCGAATATGTTCTTCAACTACGCTTTCCTGGTGCGTGACGAGCAGCGAGAAGAAATTGCTGTCTTCACGGAACACTGTGGGTACTACGTTTTCCCGACCCGTGGTCTGGAACACTACCATTGCTTGAAGCACGAGAAGACGCAAGATGCCGTTACTTGACACCGAGAAAGTTTCCGTCATCCTCGAAGAGTTGGTCCACGCAACCAACGAAGACCGCTTCATCTGGCACACCAGCGGGGGCGAGCCGGAAGTTTTTAATCTGAACCTTGAGCGGGCTGAGGCGTCTTTTAGTGTAGACGACAGCTTCCATATTCTCTCCAGGGGAGGCTGGGAGATGGGGCGGGTGACGGTTCAGGATCACGGCGGCGCACTCGTGTCGATGCTTCGGGAGGCAATCGAAGCCAGGAGGAACAGGTTCCTTCGTGACCTTTGTAAGCAGATTGAGAAGCTATGAAACCTGGCACCCTAGTAAGAATGTCGGAAGAACTCAAGCAGGCCATGATCGGCAATGGTTGCGCTGAACATATTGAAGAGTTTGGTGATTGCATCGGCGTTGTGGATGGGCTTCTGGACTACGGAACCTTCCAGGGGCCGGAAGTGGATGTGCGGTGGCAGCCGAGTAACCTTCGTTATGGTTACAATCCCGATGACTTGGTGGTTGTCGGAGAGAAGCAACACAGGAGCATCGACGATAACGACGAAAGGAAGACTCGCCAGGACAGCCCGTTGCTGAAAAGCAGGCTGGCATTACGGGCGAGGATGAAACTGAGGCCAACATGACACTTGCTGAATGGGCAGCCCAGGAAAAGCGGTGTACGCCGCATCTGCGGAGGCATGTCGAGGATGATGGTGATCGGCTTGACGTGTACCTTCATTTCGACGACCCGGATGACGTGCCCGCAGGCGTTTACGACAAAAGACAATGGCGCAAGGATCACGCCGACGAGCAACAGAAAGGTGTGAAGGCTTACCTGGATACGACTGGCATTGAGTATACAGCCATGTCGCTGGTTTGCGGTGTGAGTTTTTCGATCCACAAAGATGACGGTGCAGTTCAGCGTCTCGTCAATATCGGGAATTGTGAGCCGGCCCCGTTGTGGTTCGACCATATTAGTCCGGCCTGCCCTCAGTGATGTCATGAACGGCATTGACTATTTCAAGGCGACCTACGGGCTGTCGGACAGGGATGTGGTTCTTGTCCCCTACGGCAGCCGGGTTTATGGTACGCATAGCGACAAGTCGGACTACGACTACATGGCTATCGTGCCTGAGAATCGTCGTGCCGATACCGGGACTGAGTTCCGCCACGACAATGTGAACATTCACATTTACAACAAGCGGGACTGGCAGCAACAACTGGACCTGCACAAGATTCACACCCTGGAGGGATATTTCCATCCTGACGGTCAGGTGAAGAAGCGATTCAAGTTCAAGCTGAACCTGGGCAGCCTTCGCAACGAGTTGTCGGCGAAGGCGTCTCACAGTTTCGTGAAGGCGAAGAAGAAGATCGAGGTTGAGAAAGACTTCTACATCGGTTGGAAAAGCCTATTCCACTCGTTGAGAATACTCAACTTCGGCAAGCAAATCGCCGATCATGGGCAGATTTTGGATTTCGGGGCGGCGAACCAATTCTGGTTTGACATCCTGAACGACCCGCATTATGATTGGGCTTACTTCAAAACCAAGTACCAACCCATCTACAATGAGTTGGCTACCGAGTTCAGGAAGGTGGCCCCGAAGTGAGAAATATCCTGCTGGGCACGCCGCCCAACCAGATCACCGAGGCCGAGAAGATGAGGCGATTGCAAGACCTTGCCGACCGCAGGGTGGCGCTCAAAGTCCCCACGACCGGCAATGTTGAGGACGCCATCGCCTACTTCCGAAAGTTGAACAAGCTGATTGAAGAAGAACACGAACTGGACCGGGTATACCCGGATCAACCACCATGAACATGAGCGTTCATATCGACAACCTGGGCGAGATACCGCCCAGGACTGCGGCAAATATCCTGATCCCGACCATTGGCCTGAAGGATGGTCAAGTTCTGGATGGTAGTGAACTTGACATTGAGTACCAGTGTGTCGATTGTGGGTTCAAGACTTTGGCCCTCGAAAGGATGAAGGAACATCAGCATCATCAACGCATTTACCATACCTGGTGGCAACGACTCAAACGCTGGTGGACTACACGATGACATGGCGCTGGCGATGGAGAAAGAAAAAACTCGCCCCCAAGGTTGAATGGCAACACGAAGCTGCCGAGATTCGGACGCTGCTCGAAGCAAAGCCAGGCAACAAGTTCCTCGAATGTTTGTTGTATCTTCGCCTGGGCTACAAGCCGGAACAAGTTGCTGAGATGGCGAAAGTTCCTGTGCCTGAAGTTTACAGGAACATCAGAAACTACAAGAAAGGGATGCCGAAGGCAAAGCCGGTGAAGGAAAAACCAAAACCGCTCGTTTTCAGGTTCCCGGAGATTACTGGCAAGCAGGGCACGGATTTCTTTCTCAAAAGGGAGTACAGTAAAGAAAAACGTCCCTGGCAAGTGTTGTTTCTGATCTACTTGAAAACCAGGCTCTATCCGAGGGATCACGAAGTAGCTCTGGCAGAAGTCGCCAAAGAAATGGGGATGAAACAAGCTGACGTGCTGGTGATCCTCAAGGCGTATTTGGATGGAGAATTGCATGAAAGGGAGCGAGAACCCAGCCGACGACCTGCAAATCGTCAGGCAAGTGATGAAACAGGCGTCGGGAATTTTGGCGGACTTCCCCTTCATCTCCGAGATGTCGTTAAGTTACGGCGGGGTGAAGGTCACACTGAGGAAGAAAAATGAAGAAGGTGGAAGTGTACCTACTGTGGAAAGACGGAACCTGGACGAAGATGACAGTGGAAGTTCCGCTTGAACCTTGGACCGACAATGCCGTGGAAGTCGCAGCGTGCGAGCGGGCGTGGTTGGAAGTTACCAAGGCTGGTGGCGCAAAACCAATCCAGATTGGACTCATCATGTCGTCATTCTACAATACCACATGATGGTTGGCCTGGTGGCGAAACGGTATACGCAGCAGACTCAAAATCTGCCGGTCGCAAGACCATGTGGGTTCGACTCCCACCCAGGCCACTATGAACAACGTGACGCCGCTTCCTCCACAACCTACACCACCTGAGCCGGGCAATGCAACACAGAAAATGCTCGGCCCGATAGTCATTGACCCAAGCAAGGAGTTGGAGGAATACAAGAAGTTCGCTTTCAACAAAGATATGATGCAAGTCGCTGTGGGTCTTATTATGGCGGCTGCTTTCAACAAGGTCGTGACTGCAATTTGCGACTACGCCCTGATGCCAGTCGTCAATTATTTTGTCAACGGAGGGGCTTCTGCTGGGAACTGGCGGGATATGGTGATCCATCCGGTCGCCGGCATGAATGTTGAGATAGGCCACCTGATAAAAGCATTCTTGGACTTCCTCATCATTTCGTTGACTTTGTACATTGTGTACATCAAAGTCTACAAGAAGATGTTCCCCGATGACCCGCCACCAGAAAAAAAGAAAAAAGAAAAACCCATCGAGATCGTCGAAGGTGAGAAGTTGATCGTTGTTGATGGGAATAAGGTGATAGTGAAATGAACCCGAATCATCGTTTCCTCGAAGAAGCAAAACAACTGGAGGCACGGTGGAATAAGCATGGCTTGCTGAAAGGCATCTCCGATAAGTGGTCCCGACAAACCACGGCGGTCTTGCTGGAAAGTCAGCGGCTTATGAATGAGCAATGCACCAAAGACCTTCCAGTTGCCAGAAGTACGTTTTGTCCGAGATGCGGCACGGTTCTTGAGAAGAAAGAACCGTATTTCGTTGAGGCCGGCGACCCTGTACGGATGCAGTGTCCTGGATGTCACTACTTCTATCAAGCTGGATGGTAACATGGACAGTCCTGATTGGGAACTTGGAGCGTTGAAGCCGATTCTTGTTCCTATTCACAAACTCGTCGATCCCGACAACCCACTCAAACGTGACGAAGGTTTCTTCGAGGATGATCCGACCCTGAGTCGGATGGCGAATTGCGTTCGCTACATGCGAACGCATCAGATGTATCTTCCTCCCAATAAGTGGCCGGAAGGGATGTTTCTCATCGGCATCGACGAGGAGCATCGAGTTTGTTGTGCTTTCATGATGCTGCTCGACCAGTTCGAGGAGATTCCCGAAGGCGAACTGTTCGAGCTATGCAACCCGACCACAATCACCTTGTACTTCATTCCCGTGCCGACAATGCCGGCCAGTAACGTCGAGGCGCAAAACTGGATCAACCAGTATTTCAGCCGGGTGCCGCAGGAGGAGTTTAACGGAACCCTCCAGTACCTTGAAGCAAATCGGTGGTATCTTCGCAAGGGACTTTACAACCAGGATTTTTCAGGGTAAGATGGGGGTATGGACGAGCAGCCTCCAACCCCTGATGTGCCTGTTCGCAAGCCATACCTTATCATCATTACGCCTCATGCTCGTGAACGCTGGATCGAGCGCATCGCTGATCCCAAGCGTTACGAACACCTGGGGAAGTGTCCAGGTTGTGTGACTTGTGCCAATCTTCAGCGGGACATTCGAGAGGCCATTTACATCGGGGCCAGGTACATCGACCGTTCAATTGTTCAGCGGTATCGGGAGGCCAAGGAAGCAGGGGCCAGGGTTGTCGATCCGTTGTTCTTGGCAGCATTCAAGAAAGAGCAGCGCTCCGAGGGCGAGGAATTTGAGTTCTACCAATCTGGTAGGGCTGTTTTTTGCATTGGAGAGAATGACAGAGAAGGCGAACCTCCCATCCTGATTACGGTTTTGACTGAAGAAATGATCGACGGGACCGTGCTTCGCCGGGCTTCCTCACCTGAAGAACTGAAAACAGTGTTCAAGTGCTGGGCGTTTGAAAACCGCCAGCGTTCCCATTACCGGAGGAAGAAGCTATGAGAATTCTGTCTTTGCTCGCCGTGTTGGTATTTTCCGCAACTGCCTTCGGGCAAGCGCCGGTGATCGGCGGACCACCGACCTTCTCCTGCAAGAACGGAAAATGTACGGCGCAATGTGCGCCGACCCGTGCCGATCTGATGAAGGCATTGCCGACGCTGCCTTCGACACTCACGACTCCGTTGCCGACCAAGACGTTGATGACGCCGCTCGATTACTACAATCAGCGACTCATGCTTCAACAGCAGACCTGGGCGGCGCACAAGGCCATCAATATCCAGCGGGCACAGAATCGAGCGGCAGCGAATGCTGAAGCGCAGCAGCGCATGAGCAACTACAATATCCTGATGTCTGCACAACGGGTGGCGGCGGGCAAGCAATGATCCCGAACGACGGTGATCGCAAAGAAATGGGCATGTATATGGCCCTTGCTCAGTGCGGCATGGAAATGGTCGCCCCGATGATCCTGGGCATATTCCTAGATTCCCGTCTAGGAACTATGCCCTGGATCACGATCATATCCGTAGTGCTGGGGTTTGTTGGCGGTTTGACCCACATGGTCCTCATGTCGAACAAAATCGCCGAGTACGAAGCACGCAAGAAGAAAGGCAAGACGAAGATGAAGAAGTACGTCCTGACCCTGACGGCGGAAGCCCTCGACTCGACGGCTACCCTGGAGGCCGTGAAACAAGCTGTGGCGGCGCAGGGCGCTCGCAACATCGAGATTCACGGCATGGGCCTCATGACCGTTGACAGCGAGGTTCCCCTCAACTTCGCCGCCATCAGTGGCGTTGAGAACAGCCAGGAAGTGAAGGAAGTTGGTCAGTACCAGTATATCGTGACCCTCACCGATGACGCCAACCCGCAGGCCGTTCAGGACGCCATCGCCGCCCTGGGCGCTCGCAATATCGTGCTGCACGACGCCGTGGGCACGCTGGTCGTGGACAGCGAGGTTCCCATCAACTTCGCAGGGATCGCTGGGGTCCATGCTGCCGAGCCGAGTGTGGAAAGCGGGACGCAGTGATGGAGTTTACGCCGCAAGAGGTCGAATACCTCGCTGACGCTTGCTACGCTTACATCAAAGCCACCTACCCAGCCATTGAAGACCGATGGCAGGGCAAGGTGGCCTGGAATATGCGTGATAAGCTGGAAAGAAATGAGCCACTTTCTATCGAAGAAAAAGCGAACCTTCTCGTCTTTGTCGATGTCTATCTTGCGGAGGGACTGCTGGATTCTGACGCCGAGGCAGAGGTTCTGGCCTTGAAGGAAAAATTGGCGGCATCTATACTACCATAAGAGCAGTTCCCTTCACGGTCGATGGAAGGTAGGTGACTGTTGGTTCGTCACGCCACCCTGGAAAGGTGGTGCCCCCTAACGGGGGCCGAGAGTTCGATTCTCTCACCTTCCGCTTGCAGTCCTCTGGCTATTGCTCTTATGTTATGGCATAATCAACCAGGGGTTTTGGAAGGTAGGCAGATATTGGTTGGCTGCGGCGCTCTTGAAAAGCGTTTCCCGAAAGGGAAGAGGGTTCGATTCCCTCACCTTCCGCTTGTAAAACCCGCCATCGTGCGGGTTTTTTCGTTTTCATGGAGGGACCGATGCCGAAAGACGCAAAGATTCCACTGATCCCTGCCATCAAGGACTTCATCGCCGATCACCTGTTCGACGACAAGCCCCGGCGTTTGCATATTTCCAAAGACCCCATCGAGAAGTTCATCTCGAAGCGCCAGCGTATTGAGATGAAGCCCACGGGTATTTGGTATGGATTCAATGACTCCTGGTTCGACTGGATGATGGAAGCTGGGTGTAACTGGTTCCAGCCCTACATCTACGAAGTCGTCGTGGATGAAGAAAGGGTGCTTCGTATTTCCAATCTGGATGAGTTCGACGAGTTCGAGGATGAATATGGGAGCCTGCCGGCATACATGCTTCGGGCTAAAAATGCTGGCCTGGATTTTATGCTGCCGGCCATGCCTGATATGATGCGCCGTCTCAGCTTGCATATCGACTGGCCGAAATTGTCCAAGCAATACTCGGCACTGGAAATTACTCCGTATCAGTGGAAGCGCCGGCTTGAATCTATCTGGTATTACGGGTGGGATTGTGCCTCCGGGTGTATCTGGAACAGGAAGGGACTCAAGGAGTTACGTCTGTTCGCTCAGTACGACCCTGACAAGAAGCGTTATGTTCTGAAGTGACTTTACAACCGAGGGGGAAGGTAGTATCATCTTCCTGTGTGCTGCGGTTCAACTGATTCAAGGAGTTCAACCATGTTCGCAGACTTGACCATTCCTGACAATTTTTGGGTCGGGGCTGCCGGTTCCGGCATCTTCGGGCTGATTGGGCTGTTCCTGCTTATCGTGGGAATGGTGATCGGTTACAAGGTGTTCGACCGACTGCTTCCCGATCTGCATTTCACCGATGAACTGAAGAAGGGCAACATCGCCGTCGCCATCGTGGTGTCGGTGACGATGCTCGCTCTCATCGGCGGCATCGCTTACATCGCTGCCAACGTGATCCATTAACACTGGCCGGGTATGCAAGGCTTTGCCTTCCCGCTAGGTTCGGTTAATGCCTTATAAGCATTTCAAACCAAGGGACAAACGACTTCCGGCCACCGGCTTGCCGAGTTCGGAAGGGTTGAGCGGTTATACCCGGTCAGTGTATTTTGTCCTGGTGGGCCATGAAACTATTACGTCCGTCAAGGTTGACGAAGAAGATCGGCCTCGTGTTGATTTCTTCGTCGCTAATCTTGAGTGGATGCTCTAGCCACTCAGAAGAAAAAGAAGAATCGGCCCCGCCTGTTCAGACTGCACCATCATGGTGGTATTTTCAAGGCGGGCACGGCGGTTATGTTCCAACAACGCCATCCGGCGTGACTGTTACAGCAGGAGGATCGTCTAGGGGTTTCAGTTCGTCACCATCAGTTAGCTCGGTTCGTGGCGGTTTTGGCTCTATGGGCCATGCGGCCACGGCGGGCGCATAAGGAGATTCGGAATGGCAACAAAATGGACCCAGGAGAAGGTGGAAGAACGGCTTCTGCCTGCGTTGAAGGAATTGGGCACTGGTCCCAACAAGGTCGCCGAGGCGCTTCTTGCCAAGAAGTGCATGGGAGAGCGTGGCAGTGCTACCGACTGTCCTACGGCGAAGTTCGTGAAGAAACTTTTCAGGAGCGCAACCGAGATCGCTGTCGATAGCGATACTATCGACATCGAATTCGGTGATGAAATTTTCAGTGTGAAGCCGCCCGCCGCCGTCGTGAAATTCATCGAAAACTTCGATGGTGACAACGAGCGTTACCCGGAGTTGGCGATTGCTGGCGAGGACTAAATGCAACGGCACACAACGGATGTTCGTCCCGACTGGCAGAAAACAGTCGAATCCCAGGGCATGTACTACCACACGGTAGACGGCGTGCCTTATTGGGACGAGAGTGTTTACTACGAGTTCACGCCACAGGAAGTGGACCAGCTTGAAGCCGCAACTTACGAGTTGAATCGTATCTGCCTGGAGGCGATTCAGCACGTCATCGACGAAGACCGTTTCGATCAGTTCCTCATTCCTCGTGAGTTTCGCCAGTACATTCGGGACTCCTGGGAGAACGACGAACACACCATCTACGGTCGGTTCGATCTTGTGTTCAATGGGTCTTACGAGCCGAAGATGTTGGAGTACAACGCAGATACTCCAACCGGGTTGCTGGAAGCCGCCGTGGGCCAGTGGTTTTGGTTGAACGACAAATTCCCCACCAGGAACCAGTTCAACAGCATTCACGAGCGGCTGATCGAAGCCTGGAAAGCCGTCAAGACTCAACGCCCTGGAATCATGTACTTCGCCGCCCTTGCCGGCCACGTCGAAGACTACATGAACGTCAACTATCTCCGTGATGTCGCCACGCAAGCGGGCTGGGAGACGGCTTACATCGACGTTGAGAACATCGGCTGGCATCCCGAACGCCGGGTTTTCACTGACCTGGACGAAAACGAAATCACCAACTGCTTCAAGTTATATCCCTGGGAATGGATGCAACGGGAGCAGTTTGGCCCGATGGTCCTGGAGCGAACTACGAATTGGCTGGAAGCGCCGTGGAAAGCCATCCTTTCCAACAAGGCGATCCTTCCTGTCCTTTGGGAGTTGTTCCCTGACCATCCGAACCTGCTTCGTACAACTTTCGACCCACCCGCTGACGGCAACTACGTCAAGAAGCCGATTTTCAGCCGGGAGGGAGCGAACATTCAGATTTTCGAGCATGGCAAGTTGTACCTGAAAACTGAGGGACCATACGACGGACCCGGCATCTACCAGCAGATTTGGGAATTGCCCAACTTCGATGGCAAGCACCCCTGCATTGGAAGCTGGATCATCAACGGATGGGCTTGTGGCGTCGGCATCCGAGAAGACGACTCCATCATCACCGGCAATCTTTCTCGGTTTGTGCCCCATGTTTACGGGAGCAGACATAAATATGGCAAGTGATGACGGACGCCCGGTGAACGCCCTAATCAACCTGAAGCTGACCTACGCCAAGTACAAGGAAACGTACCTGGGACGCATCGGCGGGCCGGAAGGCGATGAGACTGTCGTGACTTGTCTGAGCGTCGGCAACGACGAGGAAGACAGGGTTGATGTGAATCTCATCATGGACATTGGCGACATGCGGGCGATGTTGTACAACTTCCTTCGTGCAACGCATCATACCGACAAGGTGTCGGAGAAGTTGTTCGCCGCCTTCAAGAAGGTGTTTGAAGATGAGCGCAAAGAAGAAAAAGCCGACGTACCGACTGACCCCTGAGTATCAGGGCAGGTTTGTGTTCAGTGCCAAAGACCTGGTTGACTTATTTCTTAATGAGACAGCACATTGGTACAGAACGAAGGACAACGGCCTGTACGGGAAGCGATCACAGGTTCGCCGGGTGCTGACGAAGTACCTGGAGACAGGGGAGGACATTGCCGACAAGAAGGAAATGATCTACGCCCTGAACAAGTTTCAACGGGAATGGCTGGAAGACAAGCCGATGTTCGCAAAGGTGACATGAAGAAACGATTGGTGGTTCTCGTTTCCGGCGCTGGCACGATTTTGAACGCCATCGCCAAGGCGATTGAGTCTGGTATCATCAAAAACGCCCGGATCGACGCTGTAATCACCAATAAGCGGGAATGTGGGGCGTCGGAAGTTGCCAAGCGGAATGGACTGGTTCCCTACGTCATCATTCCGAAGGACTTCGGCCACGATACCGACTGGTACGGCAAGTACAGCGACGAAGAACACAGCGGCAAGATACTCGGCCATGCCAAACGTAACCGGCACAAATCACCAAGTCTGGTCGTGAAAACTTGCAAACTGGTCGTGACTCCTGAATGGGAAGGAAAAATACTCAACATCCACCCTTCTTTGCTCCCCAAATACGGCGGCAAGGGCATGTATGGCCTTCATGTCTACCAGGCTGTAATGGCGGCAAAAGAAAAATGGACTGGTAGTACCGTTCATGTTGTGGATAACGAGTATGACCACGGAATGATCTTGGCGCAAACCAGGGTGCCAGTGCGTGAGGACGATACGTTGGTTTCCCTGGCCTCTAGGGTGCAAGAAGCCGAAAGGATCATGTACCCGCAGGTCATCCAATCCTACCTTGAAGGGAAATGGTCATGACAGTGAAGCATCCTTGGATTATCGGGCTTTTCTTCCTGGGCCTTGTTGTTTTCGGCGGGCTGGGCTGGTTCGGGTGGAATGCCTATGTCCAACAAAATGCCGAGAGATGGGCGGAACTGGAACGGCAGAAGCAAGAAGCCAACAGACAAGTTGAATCTTTCGCCGACCAGCTTCACGGAGATCGAGACGGAAAGAACAATTACAAATACCATCACTTCCACGGAGAAGTGCCGATTGATCCCTGGGGAAATGCTCTCCGAATCACCTACCAATCGACCGGCATCATCCGTACCGGCGAGCGGGTGATTGTGGTTTCAGCCGGACCTGACGGCGTGTTCGACACCAGGGACGACATCAAAACGGAGAGGAAAACCCGATGAAACAGCGTCCCAAAACAAAATCGAAGCAGGAAGTAGACAAAGAACACGCCGAGGAACTGTTGGATAGGAACCTCGCTGTTGTTCGCAAGATCGAATACTATCAGACTTCGCAGTGGCGGCGGTTCAAGTTCTGGTATCTGAAGCAACGGAAAGAACGAACGCTTGTTTACCGGACATTTTGGGCCGTCACCACCGGGACCATCATCGGCCTGTTTGTCGGGCTGATGATCTGGATACTCAGGCTGAGTGGCGTCGAACTATGAAGAAGGAAATCCGAGAACGGTTTCGTACTCGAACTTTCGAGCGTGATAAGCACCGTTGTCGAATGTGTGGGTTCACGCCTACAGCGGAAGACTGGAAGTGTGAGAAGTTACCACTGGACGCCCACCATATTACCGACCGTAGCTTGATGCCGTTCGGGGGTTATGTACCTCAGAACGGCATCAGTCTTTGCCCCCAATGCCACGAGTTGGCCGAGTTGTATCATGTGACCGGCGTAGCTCACCCAGGATATAGCCCGTCTGATCTATACGCAAAGGTCAGTTCGAGTTATGATTGGGCTGTGCAAATGTCGTTTGGCCTCGATCCAGATGACGAGAAGGCCCGATCACTAGATAGTTGGAATCGTCTCACAGCAGTCCAGAAGGTTGAGCGGCGGCTGGTTCTTGAACTCAACGAAGGACCAAGCAGCGTCACCTGGGAGTTGGCTTGCGAAGAAGCCGGTGAGACTGATCCCAACATTTTGCTATATGGCAAGGGGAGATATTGATGCAGCTTACCACGGAACAGAAAGATGTCCTTCGCAAGATTGTCAAAGACCTTGACAACAATCAAATTCAAACACTCGGCGGATTTGCAGGCACCGGCAAAACGACGTTGATTCGCACCCTGGCGAAGATGAAACCGATGTTTGCTTGTGCAGCGTACACCGGCAAAGCGGCCAACGTGATGAGGAAGAAGGGACTCGGTGGCGCTTCGACCATTCACAGCTACATTTACCGCCCGTTCCAGGACAAGGACGGACAAACGGTCTGGAACCTGGCGTCCAAGTACGATCCGTGGCTTGAAAGGATCGGAGGTTTCATCATCGACGAAGCCTCGATGGTGAATCAGGAAATCGACGCCGATCTTCGTAGTTTCGGATTGCCCATCATTTATGTCGGGGACCACGGACAACTTGAACCTGTTGGTGGCACCAAGTTCAACTTGATGGCGAAGCCGATGCACAGGCTGGAGGAAGTTCATCGCAATGCAGGCGAGATCGCCCACTTCGCCCAGCATCTTCGCACTGGTGGTGTGCCAAGAAAGTTCGCCGGCACAAAAAGCGTCCAGATCATCGGTGAGAAAGCCGTCCAACCTCGACACCTGGCAAGCACCGATCAGGTGATTTGTGCCTACAACCGGACCAGGGTGAAGATCAACGAACAAGTTCGAGCCGAGAAGAAGATCAACTTCGCCTACATCTCCGTGGGCGACAAGATCATGTGCCTCCGCAACAATCGGCGTGAGCGGTTGTTCAACGGGATGCAAGGTGTCGTGACCCGTGTATGGACACTTGAAGAATCGGGTGGAGATGAAGACAAGTTTTACTTCGATTTTGTTTGTGATGGCGAGAAGTTCGAGAAGATTCGATACGACCCTGAACAGTTCGGCAGGGAAACCAACGATTTCAACTTCACGCAATCCGCCAATCCATTCGATTACGCCTATGCCATCACTTGTCACAAAGCCCAGGGTGACGAGTGGGACAACGTGATTGTGTATGAACAGGTTTGTGACAAGTGGGACCACCGCCGCTGGGCCTACACAGCCGCCAGCCGAGCCAAGCGTGGTTTGATTTGGATCGAATCGGCAAGGTACATTCCTTCGTATTTGGCGTGAAGCTACTTTCTTAGTACATGGAGATCGAATTCAAACCACTGGATAATGCCCGGCGCTTGTTCTTCACCTTGGCTAACAACCGCCTGATAGTCGAAACTTATACCCAGGAGGGCCGGCATGGGTCTGTTATCGCCCTGGCAAGTAAAGCTGCTGAAAAACTTGACATTAGCGCCAATTTCGGTGTTAGTGTTGCTGATAGGGGCGATGTAGAAGAAAGGATGTATGCTTTCTCCACAAAGAAGGAAGATGCCAACTGGTGGTTTCCTTCTCCTTTTTTTGACAAGTGGGCTGAGGGTAAGATAGACGATTATCCAACCATGATAACGTCGCTGGTGGAGGCTGGCAAACAAGACCCTACTGTTGAGAAGGCTTTCTGGATCGGCACGCCTGGCTCGCATCCAAGTCGCAACCAGATGATTTACCTTGGCTGGAAGCGGGGAAAGGATGTTTGTGATTTTCGGTCTTCGGATGAGTCGGAGTTTGTGCCCCTTGTTGATTTCTGCAAATTTTGTCTACTTGTAGACATCCAAGGTTGGGGGTTTAGTGGAAGATTACCATTCCTGTTGGCAACTGGCAGGCCAGTGGTGGTGATTGACCGTTCTTTCGAGCAGGGGTTTTATTTCGAGTCGTTGAAGCCTTGGGTTCATTACATTCCAGCGAAGGAGAGCCTGGCGGATTTGATTCCAACCATCAAGTGGGCTTTGATGAACCCGAAGAAAGTTAGAGAAATCGGCAGCGCCGGGCAAGCATATGCTTTGGAGCATCTGACGCAGGCCAAAATGGTGGACAGAATTGCCGAAGTGTTCTCGGCAAACCAACTGAAGAAGGGATTTAGACCGAGGTTTGTACATCATGAAGCTGGACATCGAACTCGTCAAGAAGATGCGGGAAACAGCACTTGCCAACCCGCACAATCCGTGTCGTAGCCCCTTTGCCCCGGAAATCTGTCTGTGGGAGAATGTTGAGTTCAATGATGAATTGCTCAACATCATGTTGACCTACGAATACTTCACGCCCGAAATTGACAAACAAGCCTGGCATCTTTCGGTTGGCCTCGCTGACAATAGTGGCCATGCCAAGAACACTGTGCGTGTCGTGCTAGGTATTCTTGGACAGGGAATGTACTACGAGATCACGGAGCAGATGCCGGAACCTCTTCGCACCCTCATGCGACAATTCGTTCAAGAAGACGATTCCTACGACCCCGTGAAGAAGGAGTTCAAATGATCTTCGTCACCGGCAAAGATGGTTCGATGTTTTTGATGCTTTCCGAGAAAGACATCGAGATCATGCGCCAGGGCAACACCAAGTTTGTTGATGAGCGACAGACAGGTGGCATTCCCTTCAACCGTGTCGTCCTGTCGCTGCACAAAACTGACGAGGAGGCCGTTGCCATTCTGAAGCAAGCCGGCCACTACGTTCCCAATCGTGAAGACATGCGGGCGGCTTCGCCACGCAAGAACGAAAGTTTGTGCAAGGGTTGTAACGGCATTATCGACAACGGCAGCCTGATGGACGGCATTTGCATCGTTTGCTGGCGCAAAATGGCGCTGGGGTCGCAGCCCGTTCAAGATGGGCAGAACCGGAGAGCTACGAATGGATCAGACTTTCATTGATTTCCTCCAGCAAGTTTTCGGGGATTCCCCGCACACCTGCGATGACGAAACCTGGCATTGGGCGCAGGAAAACTTCGAGAAACTGGAAGAAACTGTGAACCGTGAGCGGATTGCACGGTCTATCTTGCAGGAATGGGTGGATCAGCAGGGGCATAATCGCTGCTGGTATTACCCGGACTTGTTCAGGAAGCTGGCCGCTATCTACGGTGTCAAGATGACCGTGGAGCCGGCCCTACCGCCAGAAGAAGAATTCAAGGCGGGCTGTGACAAATATCGTGGGGAGGAGTATAGCAAACCGGCCAAAATCGTGGTACAATCAGGGACGGAGAACCATTCCGAGTCGTCGCTGGGGAGTAATCCTTAGAGGAAGTTCTGGACACTACTGCTTAACGAAGGAGAGACACCCGCAAGGGAAGTATCGTTCGCACTTCGGAGGGTGCAAGCCAAATTTGACCTAGCCGGTGAGCAGGGCTGTGACGGTCTGGTTGGTGCAGCCGCAAGGCCAGGGAAACCTGAGATAAATGACGACATAGAACAGAATCCAGGCTACGGGGATGGTTCTCTGAACTTGAAGGAGGACCACGATGAGGGCCGAAATCGTGCATGTGACCGACCATGCACTGCTCCGCTGGCGACAGCGGGCGGCGGTTCACGCAAATGAAGGAGTCAATGAAATCGTCAAGGCCGTGAAGGAATCGAGGGTGGTGAAGAAAAAGGAACTTCTTCCCTATCCCATGCCCCGCCTTCCTTACTCCGTATACACAGTCAAGGACGAAATCCTGTTTGTGCTGGAGTCCGTAACAATCACTGAGTATCGTTTGGTGACAGTCATCACCGACGAACACGGCGCTAAGATGACGCCGAAGAAGCGGGCGAAGAAGCCTGTGCCTGAACAGAAGGAAATCTTGGAGTTTCCCAAACCCAAGAAACAGCCAAAGAAACAGAAAACCGTGGCTGTGGCTGCCACCGCCCCGTCCAAGATGTACCAACGCCCGCCGATCATTCTATCGCTGGCTGAGGTCGAGATGGTCAACGAAGCCCTGATGGATGTGGCGCAAAAATTGGGATTGGTCGTGAACCTTTAGCGAGGAATTCGTGTCACACAGAACGTCCGGCAACTTCGCCGGACGTTCTCGTTTGCGAGACAACCATGAAAGATCATCGTGAAATCGGTCGTGAGATGGACCTGTTCATGTTCTCCGACCTGGCCCCCGGCTGCCCCATCTGGCTTCCCAACGGCAACATCGTTTACACCATCCTCCAGGACAAGATTCGGGCCATCCAGAAGCAATGGAACTACCAGGAAGTACGCACTCCGATCCTGTGGAAGCGTGAGTTGTACGAAATCTCCGGGCATTGGGAACACTACAAAGAGAATATGTTCGGGGTCCACGGCAAAGATGAAGATGTCCTGTTGATCCCGAAACCAATGAACTGCCCCGGCCACATGGAAATCTACAAGGCCAAAGGCGCTCGCTCCATCGAAGAACTTCCCCTCCGCATCGCCGACCAAGGTGTTCTGCATCGTGACGAGGTTTCCGGCGCTCTCAGCGGCCTCACTCGCTGTCGCTCCTTCTGCCAGGACGACGCTCACATCTTCCTCGCTCCCGATCAAATCGACAAAGAAATCACCATGCTTTGTGTCATGGTCCAGCGTGTCTATTGGAAGCTGGGCATGGAACTCCGGGCCGTGCTGTCCACCAGGCCGGTGAACTTCATGGGCGAAGTGGCGACCTGGGACAAGGCTGAAGACGATCTTCGGGCCTCGCTCCAGGGTTCTTACGCCAATTACACCGAAGACCCCCGTGGAGGGGCATTCTACGGCCCCAAGATCGACTTCTTCGTGAAAGACAGCCAAGGCCGGGAATGGCAGACCGCAACGATTCAGTTGGATTTCCAGCTTCCCATTCGGTTCGGTTTGGAGTACACTGACCATGACAACGCCCGCAAAACCCCTGTGGTTGTACACCGTGCCATTTATGGCAGCTTCGAGCGGTTCATCGGCATCCTGCTCGAACACTACCAGGGGCACCTTCCTGTGTGGCTCGCCCCCATTCAGTACGCCATCCTGCCTGTTACTGACAAGGCCAGGGGCTACTGTTTCGATCTGAAGGTGAAGCTGGAGAACTGGAAACTTCGTCCGATGGTTGATCTTTCCGGCAAACGGGTGGCGCAGATGGTTGCCATCGCTCAGGAGAAATACATCCCCCGAATGCTCATCATCGGGGACCGGGAAGTGGAAGCCGAAACCGTCACTGTTCGAGAGCGGGACGGAACTAACAAGACCTTGCCGAAGCGAGATTTCTTCGCCGAGGCAGCTTACCTCAACGAGTTCGATTTCGGGTATGACTATGGAAACGAAGAAGCGAAGTCCTGATGATTTCGTTCCCTACACCATCGCCGCCATGATTCAGATGGGCGTCGAGATGAGGGAAGCTGCGGACAAGTACCCGGCTGAAGAAAGCCCGGTGTACTCCAACACCGAATGCGAAGCAGTGGAGCGCAGTCGATGGCAGGTGGAGAATCCCGACAAATGCCCTCGAAACGGCATGTGGCAGGTTGAGGTTGGTTTGTGCCGGGTGATCGACCGTCGCCGTGATGACCACTGCATCATCTCGGTGGAGATGTCGAAAGATACCTACTGCACGCCTCATCGGTATCATATCAGCATGGTGAGGATCACCGGGCCTGGGCCGACCTTTGCGGCGGTTCCGCCTTTGGATGCGGCCCTCATCGCCGCCTGCCTCCTGGGACAGAAGGCGGCAATGATTCCCAACCCCAGCGGCATTGAAATGGCTCGCCACTACATTCGGGAGATTGAGGGGACGTAGGCTAAATAAGGGTGTATGATGCACCCTATACGTCATGGGAATGACGGAAAATCCTCCTACCGCATATTTGCGGTCCAGATAGAAAATACCACGCTGTATTGGGCCAATAAAGGCAAGACTGAGGCCGATTTCCAGAAGGACATGCACGATTTTGTAGGCTCCTACAAGAACCTGGACCCACAAACGCTCGAACATATGTTCAACAAACATATGTACGACCGCAAGTACATCCCGGTTTCGAGCCTTGTTTGTGACACATTCAAGGCTAGAATTCTGCATACGAAGTCGAGATTGATTCCTACAGGGGACTGACATGACTGTATTCTTCAACAAGGCTGGCTTGTTCTATGAGAAATGGAACGGCGACAAGCAGAAATACATCCGTCGCCGGGTGAAGAAGCTGTCGGTCTGGAGCCATCTGCGTGACGCCTGCGAGATCGAGGATGGCGTTACCCTTCTCGACATCTTCCGCATTGTCGATCAGTACAAAGCGCTGAAGATGTTCATTGCCCAATACTCCTGGTGTGGGGCCATCGACGCTTTCCATGCTCAGGCCGAGGAACCCGACCTGAGCGGCGAGGAAGAAGACCCGGATGAGAAGATGACTCACCTGGAAATTTACTGGCACGCCGACTACAGCAAGTTCACCAAAGACCCTGCCTACATCGAACTTAGCCCCAGTTTCCACGGTGTTGGCCCCGCCCTTGGCAAGAACGCCGAACACAGCAGCGATGGCATCATGCGCTGGGCCATCGACTTCAGCCCGATGTACAAGTTGGCCGATTTGCCGGTTAAACTTGACAAAACTGTAGAGTTTTTCAAGCCGAAGGACTACAAGGTTGGCCGCAAGCCCATCGTGGCAGGTGAACGCTGCTTCAGCCTCCAGGACGTACTGGACGCTATTTATTGGGAGATTAGCTTCCACGGCGATCCCCAGGACAAACGTGAGAAGTTGGGGGAGTTGATGGAGCGTGTTGATTCCATCAAAGACGGCACCGCCAAACTGATCCCCGCCGATGAAATCTTCAAGGAAGATGAAGAATGATCTACGAAGATGTTTTCCCCAATGTCCTTCTGCTCCACGGTTTCTACACACCTGAAGAATGCCAGGCTGAGTTGGAATACGCCGACGCTGCCGGCTGGCAAGAACAACGATACACAAGCCAAGGTCAACCCGAAGCCCGATACAGGGCTGTGAAAGATGACCCAATACGGGCTGCGCAGATATGGGACCGGGTTCGCTTCTTCCCATCCCTTGAGCAGTTCTATAAAGACTTGCGCCCGGACCCCTTCGTGGACTTCGATAAGTTGTGGGAAGAGAAACACGAGTTCCACAACCCTATTGGCCTCAATGAGCGGTTGCGATATTACAAATATGAGCCTGGGCATCGGTTCGCCACGCACTTCGACATCATGTTCAGGATCGACGACATTACTAGGACGTTCTTGACGTTCATCGTCTATCTCAATGATGACTTCGAGGGTGGCGAGACACGTTTTGAGGGGCTGGGTATCGTAAAGCCGAAGCTGGGAACGGCGTTGATCTTCCCGCACGAATTACGTCACGAAGGTATGATGGTCACAAAGGGCGTCAAAACCGTCCTGCGATCAGACATCGTGTACCGCCTCGATCAAGAATGACAAACGAAGAACTGGCCGTCGTTCGGCACTACTGGTTCGAGTTTCAGAAAGACCTGAAGACTCCCCAGGGAAGGCTGAATGCCGCTGCTTTTTTATGTGAATTCATGTCCTGCTGGCCTTGGGGACTGACCAATTTGGGTATAATAGACACAGTGCGTGAGAAGCTGGAGCGAGCGCAGTTTGCTGTTTCTATCGCCAAGTTTCTCACGAACGAGTTCAAGGTCAAGATGGATGAAGCGGGCGAGTCCATTGCAGAAGTGAAAGAATATCGCCCCTGGCTCCAAGAAGACATCGCATATCTGTTGTTTCTGCGTCACCACGGCGTACTTTCTGCGAAGCAAGTGCGAGATGTTTTCGAGGAATGCTGGGAAGGCGTGGCGGCTTTCGATGTAATTTGCCGAGACGGATTTTTTGGCGAGGGCGGGGACGCACTGGCCGATGCCGTTGACAAGGTGATTGCAGGAAACGCCAAAGCGGTAGCCGACTTCAAGAAGGGCAAACAGGCGGCGCTCAACTCCTTGGTCGGCCAGGTGATGAAGGAACTGAAGGGCAAGGCAGATGCCAACGAGGTCAGAATTTCGTTGACTGCGAAATTAACGACCTGATGTTGGACACCTTGTCACGTTTTGTTGTTTCTTCGCCTTCAATCCATTCAACGTCATAGCCATTGTCTGTTTTCCTGCCCCACACGACGGCCTCCTGGTCGTATTTCTTAGCCAGGCGGATCAAATCCGCACGAGAAATATCAGAAACCAAGAACGACTGTTCTGCGGCTCCTTTGTAGTTGCCTTTGATCGCCCACGGGTCATATCCAGTGGCCCGCAGATCGTTCCAGAGCCGTTTATTCAGTTTACGGTTCTCACGGGAGGATATTGTTTCACCATTGGGGTTATATGCCGTAATGATACCAACAGTTTCTCCCTGGAAGCGGAATTCATGTTCAAGGAATTGACGGAAATTCATGCCAATATATACCCTGTTGATATGGACATCCTCATCGGATATGCTAAACTGAACAAGCCCCCAAGACGTAACTGTTGGAGTCAACAATGCCTACTCGATATATGGAGCGACTTCATCTGCCGCTCTACCCGACCGAAGAAAATGTCCGCTTCATGACTCCCAATGGCCTGCCTTTGGCTGATGGCTATAACGGAGTTGTGATGACCGAAAAAGGCCCGATGGTGGAGTTTCTGGAGAAACACCTGAATCTCGCCAATATCTGTGTCCCACAACCCATGCTTTGGCGGCGCAAACACCCGGAAGCCTACTACGTCGAGTACAGGAGCCGGGACTACTGCTCCGTCAAGGTGTTCGAGCAACGTCGAGAAGCTGGAAACCTGAAACCTGGGTACTACTACATTCTGGCTTTCGACATCATTTCCGACAAGTACCCCATCCTTATCGAACGCCTTCATAAAAGGCGGGTGAATGATGAATGAGAAGTCCGCAACAGGTGTCCGTGGTTTCTTTCTCTACAACCCTTTCACGAAGCGACACTTCTTCCGTGTCTATGACGAGAAGGACCGTAGCAAGTTCACGGACTACAAGGTGTGTGCCGAAGACATCGAAGTAACGATTCATGCAGGGGGTCTGGCCCTTTACGAATCTGAAGATGGAGAGAAGAATCGCCTCGACTGGTCCAGTGAAGCCCTGGGCAAAGACCTGGTAGTTCAACAGAAGATCGCCGTACCTTGCAAGGAAGAAGGCTGCGACCAACAGATTGAACTTCGTGTCTACAACAAGCCGATTACTTCCTCCATCCGATGCAAAAACGGACATCGGCATCACTATCAAACGGGAGGGAAAAATGAGCCAATGCAGTAAATGTCCTTGGAGATACGCCAAGGACGTGGGTTTCCTCCCGGAAGATAGAGTCCATCCCTGCCACAAGGACGTTTCTCGTCCTTGTGGCGGGTGCATGGAAAATCGTCCCGATTTGCCGTGGATACCGCTCACCGAAAAACAATTGCGACCTTACAAACTCACAAAATCGTAGTATCATCTGGCATGGACCCAAAATACCTTATCGACGTTCCGCCGCCGACGATCTCTGGCCTGTTGCATATGGGCCATGTTTTCTCGTACTGCCACATGGACTTTGTTGCCAGGGCCAAGCGTTTCCATCTCACCGAAGATGGCCAGAAGGAAGACCCCCTTCTGTACCCTTTCTGTTTTGATTGCAACGGCCTGCCGACCGAGAAGTTGGCACAGAAGGACAAAATCTTCGATACGCCCGGTATCGTCAGGTTTGCCGAGAATACGTCGAAGATGTACTCCGACTTGTTCCAACAAATCGGCATGGGCTGGAGCAAGCATCACTACCACACCTATGACCGCCACGCCATCGCCTTGGCCGAGATGTCGTTCCACGATCTGGTCAAGAAGGGCTACGCCTACAAAGCCGTCAGGGACTATTTCTGGTGCCCCAAAACCCGTGTCTCCGTTTCTCAGGCCGAGATCGACGAGGAAGGCCGCTACGAGCGTTCTGGTGAGAAAGTCGAGCTACGGACAGGCGAGGGCTGGTTCATCAACATCCGTGACCACCTGGACCGTCTCAGGCAGGCTATCGACCTGATCCAGTGGCATCCCAAGGTCTTTCAGGAGCGGCTGCATCGCTGGCTGGATGGCCTCACGATGGATTGGTCTATTTCCCGTGAGCGTAACTACGGCATCCACATTCCGGGGGAACCCGACAACATCGTTTTTGACACCTGGTTTACTTCCAGCTTGTCGCCGCAGATGACGTGGGCGGCACACACGAAGATTCCTACCCTTCATCCCCCGATCTTCGACGCCAGGTTCCAGGCGCACGACATCATCAGGACGTGGGCATTCTTCACCATCGTCAAAAGTCTCTATCACAGCGATCAGGTTCCGTGGAAGAAAATCATTATCAGCGGCCACGCCCTGGACAAGCACGGCCACAAGATCAGCAAAACGGCGGGCAACTTCGTCGAGCCGCACGTCTACGTTGAGAAGTACGGCATGGAGGGTGTTCGTTATTGGGCGGCGTGCAACCAGGTCGGCACGGACACCCGCTGTGATGAAGCCGTCATGAAGAAAGGCAAAGCCCTGCTCAACAAGCTGGTCAATGCCTACAGGTTCATCCACGGCAATGGGAAGTGGGGGCTGGAGGATTGGGAGCCAGGTTGTCCTGGGGGAGAGAACCAGGAATACTACCTGGAGTGGATCAAGACCGCTGGGAGATTACAAACCTACATCGAACACGACCTGAACTGGCCGCTGGGTTTGAAGACCCTCACGGACTTCTTCTGGCACACCTACTGTGACAAGTGGATTGAGGAGTGCAAGAAAACCCCAATCTATGACACTCTCCAGGACATCATGCACGAGATGACGGAGTGGTGGGAAATTTTCTTTCCCAACTTGGGCAAGATTCTTGAGGCGGAAGACCGGAAGTTGTATTAGTACGCCCAATCTCGCCAGTTGTGCAGTTTTGCATACTCATACAAACCGCAGCAGGCCGCAGTGAAGTAATCTTTCGCTGTGGCCCTGCCTGCATCGTATGTTTTCAACCTGTCGTAACAATACGGGATCGCCGCCTCCACAAAATCTTTGGGGACTTCTTGCCACGTCCCTTTATCGACGTTTTCGATGAAAGGAATCCAGCGCCAGTTGTTATGCCAATCTTTCTTGGTGGTAGTTTTTAGAAGGTACACCTGCTCGGCAATTCTCCTGAAGCACATCTCCAGTTCTGGTTCTTGTTTGTTTTGTACGATGTACTGAAAGTAATCATCTCTCACGTCAATTTCATCGTGTTTGATTTTGGGGCGAAAGGCTTCTTCAAGCACAGCTTCGTCGTGGACCTTCTTGAAGGCTGCGTTGCAATCTTCTTTTTTGTTGTCGGCGCAATCTCGACAATAGCATTGGGAAATGTACCCCATGCTCATGATGGGTGCTTCTTTCGATCCGCACACTGCGCATTTGAACCATTCGTCAAGCATTTAATTCACCGGGATTTTCTTCAACGCCTGCCTTGACTCGACATATTCCTTAGCAAACTTCGGATGACTTCTGGTGAGTGGTTCCAACATCTCCAGGGTTTTCATCGTGCGCCAATCGAAGATTCCGTCGCCTTTCTTGTGCATTTCCTGAACCCTGTGGTCCGGGTTACTGCCCGGTCCCCAAAACCAACTTTGCATTGACAAAATCTTCTGGATGTGTTTCTCGTCCTGTCGCACCATGCCGTAGTGGAAGATCACGATGTCGTCAATGTACCTCTCGGAGCAGAAGGCCGGGTCCACACCCAGGGACTCCGCATCACCAACAGCCGGGTTCTCAATGGTCGCCAGTCGAATAATCACGTCGCTACAAGGCTTGTTGGCACCATCCTGGTTAAGTTTGATGTAGTGGTTAAAATCGCCAAAGAAGTTCAGGCGACGATTGAAGTAAGACTTCTTGGTGGGGTCATGAATAACACGGCGGATTGTATCGAAACTATCTTCGTGGATAACTTCGTCGGCCTGGAGCATGAAATGCCACTCGGTATTGAGATGGGATTTTGCGATATTGGCAAGGATTGGGAGTCGTACATGGTTCGGGGCTTGTTCCCACGGCACGCCCGTAATTACTTTGATGGGAAGGCGTTGCGCCAACTGAAGGCATAAGTCAGTTGTCCCATCGGTGCTAGAAGCATCAAGTAGGACTACTTCATCGCACAGCGCCGCCAGACTGGATACAGATGCTTCGAGGCAGTAGTCGAATTCGATACCGTTATGGATGAATACCGACCCACCCAACTTCTTCTTCATTTTGGTATTCCCTTCGTTGTGAGGAAAATATAACATAGCGAGGTCGCCTATACACAGGAGTAACTTCAATGAAGTATGTATCCATTGATATTGGTTTCATCTATTGATATTGAAACTTATTGTGGCTGCCCTATAATGTTCTGGAGGACATCATGGCAGCACACAAAGGCGGCTTCTCCGAAGAGGAAAAAGCTGAAATCATTAGACTCTACACTGTAGAACACCGGGGGAAGAAATATATCGGATCGTTGTTTGGACGCTCGGATTACAATATCGCCTACTGGCTTGCTAAGTGGGGTGTTGATTCTATATCCAGGTCGGATATAAGCAAGACAATAAGGCAGGTATACGGCTCGACTCCAGGGTTTAGTGGTCGCCATCACACAGCGGCCTCAAAGAAACAAATCGCTGCTTCTGGCCGGAAATCATGGCGAAAAGGCAATCGAGAAGCGATCATTGGCAAGTCAAGAACCTATCAAACAGTCGTTGGTAAGGTTCTCGGCAAGTACGAAGTGGCGTATTTGCAACATCTTTTCGAGAATCAGATGCCTTTGCCTAGTTTATGTCGTCGCCGGCTGCGCACCCCTCATGGAACTTACAAGCCAGACTTCGAGGAATCAGAAAGTTTCATAGAAATCAAAAGCGAATTTACGCTCCGTGTTGCTCAAGGACGATACAAAACAAGTGAAGGTATCTATTGCGACAAGCAGTGGAAGAAGATATGCTACACCAACGACCACATCAAGCCGGTGCGGGTCGTGGTGTTGGATAAGAAGGAAGCCGAGAGACTGTTCAAATCTGCGAAAGAAGGTGTTTTGTGCATTACATAGCTCTTGATATTGAAACAACTGGCCTCGAACCCAAACTTCATGACATTATCGAGTTCGGTGCCGTCTTCGACGACCTTGCCAACCCGCTGCCGCTCGACCAACTTCCTCGCTTCCATGCGTATATCAAGAAGTCTGTCTACCGGGGCGACCCCTATGCTTTGTCCATGCACCCGGCGATTTTCAAGAAAATCGCCAAACCGGGCGATGGCGACAACGTGATCCCTCTCAGTGGCCTAATGTGGTCGCTCGTCAACTGGCTCGACAAGATTCACTACCCTTTCAACGAGAAAAAGAAGCGGTACGAAGTCAACGTCGCCGGCAAAAATGCTGCCGGATTCGACATCCCGTTCTTGAAGGAACACATCCCCGGTCGCTGGCCGGATGAGAAGAACTACCACGAGGTTTATTTCAAGCATCGGGTCATCGACCCGTCCATCCTCTACTTCGACCCCAGCAAGGATGATGGATTGCCTGATACCAAAACGTGCCTTGAACGGGCCGGACTCGGCGGCGAGTCTCCGCACACCGCCGTCGAAGATGCCCTGCTGGTCGTTCAACTTGTCAGGAAGAAGTTGGGCAGGTAAGTTGGCCCTGCTTGAGCAGGGCCATTTGCTGTGCCAGGTACATTCCTGCAATGGTACGGGCCTCGTCTTCGGGAATGAGTTCATTTTCGTTCCACAGACCGTTCAGGGTGTCTTGATACAAAGGGAGAGTTTTCCCATACGTCCGCTTGTTGTTTACCAGGCGGACGTGTTTTATTGCTATGGCTTCCAACACACCTTTAGCGGCTTTGGCGGCGTTAAAAACAATGGACCCCTCGCCGTACTTGAAGTACAAGAATATGAATTTCTCAGTTGGGGCACAGCCGCCTACACTTACCCCGCCACTTCCGACACATTGGTAATTCATACCTTCACCACCCTCATGCCGGGTATGACGTTCCCAATGTTGGGGAACTTGTTCAACAAGTAGATTTTCTTCTGTATGTCCATATACCTCCAGTAAAGTATTTATTCACTTCTCCCACGGATCATCAATCGAACGGTACTGCTTGCGGGCTTTCTTCTTGACGCCCCACACTTCAGGTTTCGGGGCGGGTGGTGGGATGTACTGTGGGAATGGATTTATAGCATTCCTCAAGTCGTTGAGTATTTCCTGGTCGATCTCGGCGTTGATTTCTGCCGCTATCTGCGCAGCGAGCGCACTGGCTGCCGGGATGTTGTGCATGGCACGAACATCTTGCTGTGCTTCCATCGACCAGACAGCTTTCAACTTCCGGTTCTGGTTGCACACCACCAAAGGATCAAGTTCGAGAATCGGCTGGATCATGAAGTAATTATACCCGACCATATATACCCTGGAGGCAATATGTGTTGTGGAAGAAAACCCAAGAAGAAGACTCGACGCCGGGGGCACAAATCGGGTAAAATATCCCTCGCCAACCCGATACGCAACCAGTTGGCATCACTGAGCAAAGGTACTAATGAGCAACAGCAACAACCTCCTCAAGATCAGCAATGACTACTCGTATTTCATCTCCGATGATATGGGTATCAAGCATGTCTTGTGGGACAAGCTACGATTTCGTGAAAGGAATTACTTCCACAATCGACGTTACAAACAACGACTATGGGATGGCTACACCGAATTCTTCAAAATCGAGACAGGAAAGTTTCTGACGGGGCTTCTGCCTGAAGTTCAGTTTATTCTTGATGATAAGCTGGGAGTCAAATACCAGGTCATCGACGAGCGCCAGCGTATCAACACAGGAATCGAGTCGGTAGATGACCAGTTTCTCAACCGCTGGCTCCAGAAAGGCAAAGACCCGATCACCCTCCATGATTACCAGGTTGAATTCATCAACTTAGTCAACAAACACCACCGAGGCGTGGTTTTTGCCCCTACTTCGGCTGGTAAAACCAACATCATGGTTGGTATTTTGAAGGCTTTGCCTCCAGGCACTCCTACTTTGATCCTTCAAAACCGAGCGGGTCTGGCGCAGCAAAACTACGATGAAATCTGCCAGTGGGGGTTTCCTGGTGTCGGGGCGGTTTGGGGTGGTACGTTCAAACCCAATCTTATCACAGTCGCCACAGTCCAGTCGGCACAGAAAATCGAACGCCTCCTGCCAAAGTTCAAGGCTTTGATTGTTGACGAAATTCACGACATGATGTCGGCCATGCCCAAAGCTGTGTACAGGCGTATGAAGTTGGCGTCGGTACGGATCGCCATGTCCGCCACGCCATTCAAGTTTGGCGAGACGGACACAGTACAGAAGTTCTACGTCAAAGGTTTCTTCGGGCCGGTTCTGAAGCTGAAGAAATCTACGACGACTGGAATCCTGACAACACAGGAATTGCAGAATCGTGGCATCTTGTCGGCCTCGAAATGTATCTTCTACCCAATCGACGAACCAAAAATTCCTCATGACATCTACATGGATGCCGTGACCCGTGGCATTGCTGAAAGCTACTACTTCCACGACATCGTGAAGCGATTGGCGACCCAACAAACAGGCCGGACGTTGATTTTAGTGGATCGCATCGCTCACGGAGATGCCTTGCACAGCTTGATTCCTGGCAGCTTGTGGGTTCAGGGCAAGGACAATGCGACAACCAGGAAAAGTGTCATCAAGCAGCTTCAGAAATCGAGCCAGGATGTTGTTGCAATTGCAACGCAGCAAATCTTCAACACAGGCATCAATGTTTTCATTCACAATCTCATCAACGCCGCTGGCGGGCAAGCAGATCACCTAATCGTTCAGCGCATGGGCCGAGGTCTACGCAAGGCGGAAGATAAGGCTGGCTTGAATTACTACGATTTCGTGTTCGACATCAACGATTACCTGCTGGATCACTCCAAGAAACGAATTCGCATCTTGCAGGAGCAGGGTCACGAGGTTATCATCAAAGATGGTATTGATTTTTGATTTACAACCTCAAACAAACGGAGTACAATCATGTGGTCCCTGATCTTGCTTTGGAAGAAACTCCGTGGCAAGGCGAGCGAACCTAGTCGTTTTTGGGAGTATCGTGGTTACAGACGAGCCTTGGGCGGGCGATGGGGAAGGTGGGAAGTCAACGTCATGGGGCCGCTACTTGTGTGGTGGCCTTCTCCGTGCGAACACTACCCTGCGCCGCCTTTGGCAACACATACAGAACCTTTGGAAACCGAGGAATACGATGTCTCAACACACAAGCATTGAGTCCACAGTCCGTTTGGCGGGGTCTTCGACTCTTTTTTCCATCCAGGGGTGGGTGGACGCCAAGCGTGACCACGGCAAAATGACCTTCATTGACCTTCGGGATGGTGAAGGTTACATCGTGCAGTGTGTCGGTCGCAACAAAACCCTTGCCGGGTTGAATCTCGAAGATGTTGTGAGGTTTCATGGCCAGGTGAAAGCCCGCCCTGAACACATGGAAAATCCCGATATGTACACGGGCAAGGTGGAGTTCGTGGTCGGGAACGTCGAAGTTCTCAACGCCACGAAGCCGCTGCCGATCACAGTTCAGTCGGACGGATACGAAACCGACATCGACAAGCGCCTTCGCTACAGATACATCGACCTTCGCCGCAAGCGTATGGCACGCAACCTTCGGGTTCGTGCCAAGACCCTTCAGGCGATCCGTGAGTGTCTGGACGGGCGAGGTTTTCTGGAGATCGAGACGCCAATCTTGGCGGCTCCCACAAAGGAAGGGGCACGGGACTTCGTTGTTCCTTCTCGGCTCTACCACAACGAGTTCTATGCCCTGCCACAAAGCCCGCAGCAGTACAAGCAATTGTTGATGACGGGTGGCGTGCCGGCCTACTACCAGATTGCTCGGTGCTTCAGGGACGAGACTCCTCGTTCCGACCGGGGCTTCGAGTTTACCCAGGTTGACCTGGAAATGGCTTTCGGCACCGAAAGTAGCGTGTTGCACACAGCTACGGAAGTTGTTCGTTCTATTTTCTACAAGCTGAAGATTTGGGACTACGAGAAAGAAAAAGAACTCTACGAGCCGTGGACCTATGAAGGCGGGCAGTTAAAACGCTATCCCTATCTCGGCGGCATCGGCAACAGCTTCCCGATCTTCACCTACGAAGAAGCGATGAATCGGTGGGGCACGGACAAGCCCGACATCAGGACGCAGGCACAGAAGGACGCCGGCGCATTGATGTTTTGCTGGATCGTCCGCTTCCCAATGTTCAAGCCGGCGAAGGAAGATGTTGATAAGCTGGACAGCAAGTCCTCGTGGACCTTCATGCACAACCCGTTTTCGGCCCCGCTGGAAGAACACAGTGATTGGCTACTCCAGGGTCAGAACGTGGGTGACATCGTTGCTCATCAGTACGACCTGGTGTGCAACGGCATGGAGATCGGGTCAGGTAGCGTTCGGGCACATACCAGGGCGATGCTGGAAGCAACGTACAAGGTAATGGGATATTCTCAACCGGAGATCGAACGCAGCGTGGGGCATATGCTGGAAGCCTTCGACTACGGCACTCCACCACACGCAGGGATTGCTCTCGGTATTGACCGACTGGTGATGTTGGCGTGCAAGGAGGACTCGATGAAGGAAGTTATCGCCTTCCCCACGACGACGAGCGGACGAACGGCTGTGATGGGCGCTCCTTTGCCGATTGACAAAGTTGCCCGCAAGGAATTGGGCCTACCGTGAAATCATGCCCGGCTGGGCTTTTTGTTGCTTTCGCTTCATGAGCCTGGCCGGGGTTTTGATCCCTCAAAACCTCACAATATGTATGCCCGTCGCTTCAATAACTCTTTCTCGACGGACGCCGCCCAGCATTCCGCCATGTAGCGATCTTGCCAGAAGTACACTTCTTTGAGCAATCCCCGGTGCATATTTTTGGTTATTTCGGGGTTATCTCTCAAGTAGAGAATATGGTTGATGTACGCCTGCGGGTCTGCTTCAACTGTGAACACATTTTTTAGTTTTTCTTTCTTGTCTGAAAGTGGAATGAGTCCACACGCCGCAGCTTCAATGTTGAATGGGATTACGATCTTACATTGGTTGTAGATGTCGTTGCGATCTTCTGGCGAACAATTTTCAGTCAACTCCGTGAAGTGAACCCCATGTGGTTCTAACGCTTCCCGCACTTTCAACCAGATGTAGTATTTCTTCAAATCCGGGTCTGTGTAAACTACGGCAAAGCCCCTGTTTTTGAATCGGATGTCAGGGCCGAAAATAAGACCGTCGTAACCTTCTGGTTCATGTTCCAACTCCAGATCGTAGTTTTGATGTTTTCTGAAGGTATCAATTTCCAGGTCTGGCAGGTACTTCTGGTAACGAGCCGCACCTGGACAAAGAATTCTTGGTTTCGGACTGAAGTACATTAGCTGTATTCCCAAATAACCACCATTCCATCAGCGCCGCTTCCTCCTAGCTGGGCGGCAGATATGGCACAACCACCGCTGCCCCCGGCTCCTGGTGTAGCGCCATTGCTTCCGACAGCATTTGCGTTTAGGCTACGACCAATCGGGCCGTACACCGTGCCGCCGCCACCACCACTTGTGCAAACGCTACCGGAGAGCCGAATGCCATTGCCGCCATAGCCGCCAGCAATAGCGAAATCTCCTGTGCCTGCTGTTCCGCCAGCACCGCCCGCCGAGATTGCCGCCGTGGAGCCTGTTGTCATACCGACACCGCCTGTACCGCCGTTGGCGCTGACGAAACTGCCGAATGAAGAAGTATTGCCGCTACCGCCCGTGCCGCCCGTGTTAGCTCCACCGCTGCCACCTGCTCCTACTGTGACGGTTTGGCCTCCTGCAACTTGTAGTGCTGTTAGTTTAGACCGGCTGTAACTGCCACCGCCCCCACCGGCACCAACACCACAAGCACTTGATCCCCTTGTTGCACCCCCGCCTCCAGCGCCAGAGCCTAGACATTCAACAACACAAGTATTCATGCCGGTTGTTGGTGTGTAGGTGTAGCTTCCATTGACGTTAAAGATTTGCACGTTCAGCAGATTGCCATATTCCCAAATAACTACAAGACCATCAGCACCAGTGCCACCCAATTGGTTCGCAGATGTGGCGCAGCCGCCGCTGCCCCCGCCTCCAGGTCCGATTCCATTTGTTCCTTGTGCGTTGGTGTTCAGGCTTTGGCCAGAACGAGAATAAAAACCCCCGCCTCCGGGTCCGCTGGTGCATACCGTACCAGAAAGTCTGATGCCTTGGCCTCCATAGCCACCGACGATAGCCAAATCTCCCGTACCTGTTGTTCCTCCTGCGCCACCTGCGACGATGCCAACTGCCGAGCCTGTTGTTTGCCCAGCACCACCTGTGCCGCCGTTGGCGATTACGAGACTTCCGAGCGATGAAGGGTTTCCGTTGCTACCTGTGCCGCCTGTATTGGCTCCACCACTGCCACCTGCTCCTACCGTGATGGTTTGACTGCTGCCAATTGCAGAAGAAGTAAGTGTCGATCTCGAATACCCGCCACCACCGCCACCGGCACCGGCCCCACATTGGCTGGAGCCTCTAGTTGCACCGCCACCACCCGCACCAGAACCTACACATTCAACAATACAAATAGACATGCCGGTAGTTGGCGTGTAGGTATAGCTGCCATTGGTGGCGAAAATTTGTACGTTCAACAAGCTGCCTACAGATGTGTTTCCGCCACCGCCGCTTGCCGCAGCAGGTTGCCATGCACCACCACCAGCACTCCAGGTTAGTACATACTGATCTGTTGGGGCTGTGTTGGACACCGGGTAGCCTTGCAACTGAGCTACAGTTGGGTTTGGGTAAGTTCCCGACAAGTCACCGCCGGCGCTGCCCGTGGGAGAACCACCAGAAATAGCTACAGTAGTTGCGGACGTAATGCGTCCGTTGGCATCGACAGTAATTTGCGGTACATCAGTAGCATCGCCGTAGGTTCCAGCACCAACACCAGTGGTGATAAGTGTTGGATTAGGATAAGTTCCTGTTAGATCGCCGCCCGCATTCCCTCCTGGTGGAACGCCAGTTATGGCCGTGGTGGTTATTGACGTGATCCTTCCTGTTGCATCTACCGTGATTTGAGGTACGTCGGTAGCATCACCATAGCTGGCAGCCGAAGCGCCGCTGGCAGGGAAGTCGGCAGTTACCAGGGCACGGAAGGCGGGCGAGCCTGTACTGCCATCTGCTGGGCTGGCGAAAACCAAGTTGCCTGGCTGAGTGAAGGCGTATTGTTCTGGTTGTCGGAGTTGAACGAATTTAGTGCCAGATTTGAAGTCTACCAAGCTGTTGCTGTTGCTGCTGGCTGAAACAACATCTCGACTGAGGGTGTTTGGGCTGCCCGATGTAACAGTGCCACGCCCAACTTCCCAATCGCCGTGAACTTGATCGAGAATGAGATAGTAGATGGTATCGCCGGAATTGATCGTGCCAAAGTCATCAGCGGCCCCCAAAATAGCCTGGTAGCCTGCTGATGCACCGCCCAGGTCGATTGTCCCTGTGCCGGTTGTCGTGGTATTTTCCCGAACTCGTTGTGCGTAGCTAACTGCCATTTATCTCCTTAGATGGGAAATGTAGTCATTCAACTCGCCCGCTGTTTCCATGATGGCTTGTTGCTGATCGGCGGTCAAAATATCTTCCCATTTGTTTACAGACCCCGTGTCTACTGCACGCTGGGCATTGGTGTTACCTACAGCCATGCCATTGGTTACTTCGTCATGGGCCAGTTGGTGGTGTTGCATGAGCATATCACTCCACGGTATATTTAGAGTTTTCATCAAAATACGCATGTGTGATTCGGGCCTGTCTACGAACTTCTCGTAGAACACAGGTACAACACGCCAGCCGAGAGCCACCATCTCCAGGTATTTGGAGGTTTTGTATCTCCAGTACAAAGCAGCTTTTCTGTAATCGGCCAGGGGCATAGTTTCTATTTTGGCGAGTTCGTCCCCACAGGTTTGTAGAAATTTTCGTTTGGGGTCGATGGGCCATTTCTTGGTGACGGCGTTGACGGCTCCCTGGAACCAAACTCGGTCTGGTTTGGTGCGCAGGGAGAGCATTGAGGCAATGACGGCACGCACATCTCTCAGCATGAAAATAATGTAATCATCATCCTGGTAGTATTTTTTGAAGTCGTCGCAATCAACCAGATATTCGGTCCAGTTGGGGATTTTGAAGCCGAGTATTTCGGCGTTCTTAGCATTTGCGAATTCGTCATTCTTCAGGGCGTCGTATGCCTTCCATTCGTCGAAACAGTGAATCAGGGGGTGCGAGTCGAGAACCAAGCGCATGAGCGTGGTCCCGCTTCTGTGGCATCCTACAATCAGAATCCTTCTCATTTTCCTCCTTGGGACAGTTATATACCCCCTTGGAAGACAACAAATTCTGGATGGCAAACCTAAATACGAGTAGTATGAATACTTTCAAGTCATTCCTTGAGCAGAAGATGTTGATGGAGGTCGGGCCTGCCCCGGCCCCAGGTGGTGCCCCTGCGCCTGGTGGGTTGGGTGCGCCTGGAGCGTTGCCTGGTGCCCCGCCTGGTGGTGCTGGTGCGCCGCCTCCTGGTGGAGCGATGGGTGGAATGCCGCCTGGTGGTGGAATGGGTGGAATGCCCGGAGCGCCAGCCCCAGGTGGCGGAACGCCTGCTGAGAAATTGAAAGCTACAAACGTGTGGGATGTGTTGGAAACTTTGTTGGGCGGGGGCGATTCCGCCCAACAAGAAGGTAAGCCATCATCTAGCGAGAAGAAGTCCGCTGGCACGAAGGGCTAAACCGGCCATAGGACGCAGACCGCATCCGAAGAAACAAAGTCAGCCGCCCCATTGCTGGAATCGGTATTCCGAGTTGTCGGGGACTTCTTCTTTCGGCACTGCCGGGCCAGGAATTACCGTGCCAGGACTACCGCCGCCGTAGTGTCTGTGCATTAGCTTGTGGGTAACACACATCTTGGCGCTGATGTTGACGAGTTTTTGTACTTCTTCACGATCAACGCCTTGATTCAACTGGTCCTGGATGTACATGCGCATGGCGTCTTTTTCAATCTGATCGTTGATCCAAACGCCTTCGTCAACCCGCCAGCCAGTTGCCAGTTGCGCTGTTTTCAAACCATCGTTGAACTTCTTGCGGGCTTTTTTGAAGTAGTAGGCTGACAGGTCGTAGCCCGTCATTTCCTTGCACCAGCCTTTCGGCCCGGTGACTTGCCCCTGATTTGCGTCAGGCGGGTCCGTGTCTTTGACGATCTTGACGCCTTTCGGGAAGCGATGCTTCTCATCAAGCATCCAGATGCTTGGGCAAGGTGGCACATCTTTTTCTTTGCCGTTGTAGTAGACGTTGTAGTACGCCTCGACAATTCGCCCAGCCCGTGCTGCACGCTCCAGGTCACTATCTTTCTGTGCCGCAATACAGGCAGAAAGAGCCTTGTACCCCAGCTTTTTGAGTTTGGCAGATGCAGCTTCTCTGGTCGGGAAACTGTCATCGCCCAGGTCTTTGACGAGCGCCTTGATCTCATCCGTTGGTGGAGGCGGACCCTTCACTTCAGGTTGTGGCTGTGCAGCCATAGTCAAGGCGAGAAAGCAGAAAGTTTTGAACATTTCCATCATCTCCTTCAGATGTGATGGTGACACCCAACGGGGTATATGTTATCTTCCTGATATTGCGAAAGGAAGATCAAAATGGCGACGAAAGTTGTTCATTGCAAACGGGCCGAATACGATGTCTATATCGGTCGCCCGTCGAAATGGGGAAACCCGTTCAGTCACCTGTCCAATACTTTGGCTGAATATCGGGTGACTTCGAGGGAGGAAGCACTCGCCAAATATCGAGAATGGATACTCACTCAACCTGACCTGATGGCGGCTTTGCCGGAACTCAAAGACAAGGTGCTGGGCTGCTGGTGTAAACCCAAAACCTGTCATGGAGACATCTTGGTGGAACTTCTGGAGAAATATCATGTCTGATGAGGTTTTGATATTCACTGATGCCCATGTCCACCCCCATAAGCGCAAGGTCGAGCGCATGGAGGATTGTCTGAAGGTGGTCGATTGGGTATTCAAGACAGCCCGCAAGCGAAATATCACAGACATCCTTTTCGGCGGCGACCTTCTCCACGACCGGCAGAAGATCGAGGTTTACACCTACCAGCGGCTCTACGAAACTTTGGCCCGCAACCTCCTGGGTGACATTCGCTTGTGGTTGTTGCTGGGAAACCATGATTTGTGGTTCAACGACAATACCAGCATCAGTAGTGTGATCCCGTTCTCGTCACTGCCCGGTGTCACGATCATCGACAAGCCGATTCGTTTGCACCAGTTGTTCTCCGGTAGCACCTGGGACTTCATTCCCTTTACTCACGACCCCATCAGTGCGCTGGAGCAACTGAAAAAGAGTCCTGGCAAGCCCCAATACTGCCTGGGGCATATTGCCATCGACGGAGCCGTGCTGCACGGAGAACACACGGCGGACGTGGTGATTGAGCATGACGGAGATATGATGCGTATTAGTCCCGATCTGTTCGACTATTACAAGAACGTATTTTTGGGACATTACCACGCTGCCCAGCAACTCAACGATATTGTGGAATATGTTGGGTCGCCGCTGGAACTTTCTTTCGGTGAGGCCAACCAGAAGAAGCATATCTTGGCCTTCAACGTCCACACGGGCAAGAAAACCTATATCGAGAACGACTTCAGCCCCAAACACGTCATCTTGCGGCAGAAAGATGTGAAGAAGAAGATGAAGCTGGATGGCGATTTCGTTCGGCTGGTGGTGGACGACATTGGAGCGACGGACCTGATTCAGATGCGCAAGGAGTTGTCGGAAAAACACAACTTCGGGAGTCTGGAGATCAAGCAGCAGAAAAAGAAACTGGAGGAGCATGTAATCCAGGACGCCAAAGCTATCTTATACAAGGAAGATGAGATGCTGGCCCGGTACGTTGATGAAGTCGGAACGGACGGTTTGGACCGTGACCTGTTGCTTCAAATTGGGAAGCAAATCTGCGAAAAAACAATTTCTTGAGGTAATATGGGTTTTATATACACTGTTACGGGATACACCCCAGCATATTGGAATGCTTCGGGTGTATCTTTCTTCGCTTCTTGGAAGGAATTTGCCGGTGATTCTAGCAGGCTGATATTGGTTCATGACGGGCCGCTGCCGCCTGTTGCCGAGAAAAAACTGCTCGATGAACACGTTATTTTGATCCCTGCCTCCGGGGAAGGTGATATTCGTTATCTTACCTGGAAAGCTATCAGCGAATACCATCATGATGGCACATTTGTCTATTGGGACGGCGATTCCTACTTCCAAGATAATGTCTACACTTTGTTCCAGGCTGCTGAGAAGAAGATGGTGTTCACGGAGAACCTGGACGCCGGCATGGTTGGCGGTCCACAACATTTGTGGAAGTTCTTCGTTCAGTTCTATGAAGCAGTGAATAATCTCAGTCCTGGCACTCAGCCCCAAGATATTGTCGGTGCATTCATCACTCACTTCCCAAAGATGGTGTCGGTTCAGGACAATACCTGGAATTTCACAGCCCTCCCTTCCCTTCGTCATATTGAAGGCAAACTGGCCTACAAAGGTAAACCTGTTCGGGTTGTACACCCAACAGGAATCTACAAGACAATGCCTGAAGCCAAATCTTTCTTCTTTGCGGAGCAGCAACCCGGATTGTACAGTCGTTGGCATTCAACAATGACCAAGGGGGTCACGCACAGTTTCTTGAAGCGAGTTCATCATGTTGAGGCTGTAAAGCCAGAGTAGATATTTTCGCAGCCGGTCGATATTGCTGAATAGGCTGGCGGGGTATATACTCTCGTCATGCGAACACTCAAATTCTATTACGCCGGTGCCTGGAACTTCATTCCTTTTGGGCCACAAGGCATCGAGTTGTTTTTCGATAAGCTGGGCAACATCATATTCGTCAAAGGCGAAAATCTGGATGTAAAGCCCATAGACAACAATCTCCCATCCGACGAAGTGAAAATCTCCAGCAATGGTACTGGCAAAAGTACCTTGCAGGAGATTCTGTGTTGGACTTTGTACGGCAAGACCATCAAGGCACCCAGCAAGATCAAGGTGGACGATGTAATCCATAACTTGATGGGGAAGAACTGCCGTACTGCGATTATTGTTGACAAATACCGCATTGAGCGGGGCCGGAAGCCCAATTACCTGCGCCTGTGGGAAAGCGAGAAGCATGAGTGGAACGATTCCACTGAGTTGACCCTGGGCGACATGCGGATCACGCAGAAGAAGATCGAGGAAATCATTGGGCTTTCCTACGAAGCCTTTGTCAACATCTGCGTTTTCACTGACGACCAATCTTCTTGTTTCCTGGAATGTGACGCCAAAGCCAAGCGTGAGATTGTCGAGAATCTTCTGTCCCTTGGGGTCTACAGGGGCCGTCACGAGACAGCCAAAAACGAGTTGAAAGAACTGAAGATTAACATCGCCACACTCGCCCGTGAGTTCGAGATTTTGATGGGCACTAAGCAGGATGCGCAACGCCGGCTGGAGCAGACCATCCAGAAGGAGAAAGATTGGGTCCAGACCAAACTGACCGAAGCTGCCAAGATGGTGGAATTGGTCAAGCTGAAGACCAAGGAACTCAAGTCTACGGACACAGGAATGGCTCTCCTGGCGTACCAGAAGGCTCAGGACGACATCCAGACCCTTACACCCAAGATCGAGGCTCTGGAGGCCCGCCAGGAGGATCGTAAGCGTGCCCTGAGCGAAGCCGCCAACAGGGAAGCAGCGATTCGAGAAGAAGCTCGGACCCTGACGGACGAATTCAATCAATCCCAGCGACTCATCAAGGAATACCAGGAGCGGATTAAGGACAGGAAGCACTTCGTCAAAAACCTGAACAACAAGCAACAGGGGGCACGCTGCGAGCAGTGCTATGGCGTCATCGACGAGGCCAATTACGAACACGTTTGCAAAGATGCCGGCAGAGAAATCGACGAGTTCACGACGTTTATCAACGCCGAAATGACCAAGATGAAGGATTTCGAGGCTCGCATTGTCCCAATCAAAGCAAAACAGGAAAAAATCAAGCAGCTTATCTCGGATGGCGAGGCGAAAGTCGCTGATGGCGAGAACCAACTGCGAAAACTTCGTAGTGAATTGGTTGCCGCTTCCCAGGTGCGGGAACCAAAGGCCGACAGCGCCGAACTGCTCCTTCAACAACAAATCGAGGAGTTGAAGGAACGAGCCAAGCAGAAGAAAGCCGAGGCAGAAGGGCCAAGTCCGTTCGTGGACATTCTTACCAATGACCGGGCCGAATTGGAGAAGGTTACGAACATCTGTGCCAACAAGGAAATTGAGGTTAAAAACGCCGAGAAGCTGATTCCCTACTATGTCTACTGGATGACTGCCAATGGCGATAATGGCATCAGGAAGTGGGTCATTGATGGAATTATCCCATCACTGAACAGCCGTATCGCATATTGGTTGCAGTTTCTCATTGACAACAAGATTACCATTCAGTTCGACAACCAGTTGAACGAAGTCATCGAGCGGAATCCGCCTGATGGTGATCCTTATGTCTATCATGCCATGTCTGCTGGTCAACGGCGGCGCATCAACCTGGCGGTTTCGCAGGCGTTTGCCAACATTATGATGACTACTACGGGGAACGTACCCTCACTTGTTTTCCTGGACGAAGTGACTACGAATATAGACCCCCTGGGAGTGCAGGGAATCTACAACATGATTGGCGAGTTGGCCGAAGAAAAACAGGTTTTTGTCACCACGCATGACCCGGATTTGATCCGCATGTTGAATGGGGCGGACACACTTAGCTTGCGTCACGAGCAGGGAATTACCAAGCTGGTGAACTAATAGCTTTCTCTCACCAGGCGGCAGAAGTAATAGCCGAAAATCTCGGCTCATAAGTGTTAGATACTCCCCCAGCAAACAGAAGGTAAGGGAGACGAATGAGCATTTTTGACAAGAGGGTTGCGTTCAAACCCTTCGAGTACCCTGACATCTTGGAGTACAAGAACGCAATCAATCACAGCTATTGGCTGGTGAGTGAATGGAATTTCACGTCCGACATCCATGATTTTCATGTGAAGTTGAACAAAGTCCAGCAAAGCGCCATCAAGAACGCTATGTTGGCAATTTCACAGATCGAAGTTTCCGTCAAGAAGTTCTGGACGAAGCTGGGGGACAGGTTCCCAAAGGCCGAGTTCGAGCAGGTGGGCGTGACATTTGGCGAATCGGAAGTGCGCCACTCGGACGCTTACTCGCACTTGCTTCAGGTTTTGGGCCTGAACGACGATTTCAACGATTTGTTGGAGAACGAGTGGATTCAAGGTCGAGTGGATTACCTTCAGAAATATCTGAAGGGGGCATCCGACAACAGCAACGAAGCATACACCCTGACACTGACGTTGTTTTCTATTTTCATTGAGAACGTCAGTTTGTTTTCTCAGTTCCTTGTCATCAAATCTTTCAACAAGCACATGAATGCGTTGAAGGACATTGACAACGTGGTGCAGGCCACGCAGAAGGAAGAAGTCATCCATGCGCTGTTCGGCATGTATGTCATCAAGCAGATTCAGAAAGAATTCCCTGAGTGGTTCAACGACGATTTCTACGCCAAGTTGTACCGTGCGTGCAAGAAAGCCTTCGACGCCGAATGCCGGATCATTGACTGGATATTCGAGGCGGGCGAATTGGAGTTCTTGCCAAAGGATGTCGTGGTGGAATTCGTGAAGAACAGGTTCAATGATAGCCTCACTATGATCGGCGGCACCAAAGTTTTCGATGTGGATGTCGAGAAGTTGAAGTCGGTGAAGTGGTTTGAGGACGAAATCTACGCCGAAGTCAACACTGACTTCTTCCATAAGAAGCCAGTTACATATTCCAAGAAAGTGCAAGCGATCAAAGCGGAGGATATTTTCTAATGACAGGTTACACATGGCTAACAGAAGCGTCTCAGCAGTTTCTCGAAAGGGACTACTTGGACGGGCAGACCGTCGATGAACGGGTAAATGAAATCTGCGGGGCAGCAGAAAAACTTCTCAACAAACCTGGTTTTGCCCAGGCGTTCAAGGAAAACATTCAGAAAGGTTGGTACAGCCTCAGTACGCCCATCTGGACGAACTTTGGCAATGACCGTGGCCTGCCGATCTCGTGTTTCGGCAGCTACATGGCTGATGACACCGAAGACATTGCCTACACGCACGCCGAAGTCATGATGATGACGAAGCACGGCGGCGGTACGTCTGGCTACTTCGGCAACCTGCGTGGGCGTGGTTCTAAGATTCGTCGTAATGGCGAGTCATCTGGCAGTGTTCACTTCATGCAGTTGTTCGACCTTCTCATCAACGTGGTGTCCCAGGGTCGGACCCGACGTGGCAATTTCGCCGCTTACCTGGACATCGACCACAAAGACATCATGGAATTCCTCGCCATGCGGAGCGAGGGCAATCCCATTCAAGATTTGTCTTTTGGGGTGGTCGTGCCCGACTGGTGGATGAAGGAGATGATTGCTGGGGACGCCGAGAAGCGGAAAGTATGGGCCAAGGTACTTGAATGCCGGGCCAACATCGGCTTCCCGTACATCATGTTCGGCGACAATGCGAACAACAACACGGTGGACTGCTACAAGAACAAGAAGATGCGAATCTCGCACTCGAATTTGTGCAGCGAGATCATGCTTCCTGACTCGTGTGACGAGTCCTTCGTGTGTGATTTGTCGAGCATGAATATCTTCCGGTATGACGAGTGGAAAGATACCAACGCCGTCGAGTTGCTGACTTACTTCCTGGATGCTGTGATGACGGAATTCATCCAGAAAGCCAGCAAGATCGGGTTCATGAAGCGGGCTGTCAAGTTCGCCCAGCGTCACCGTGCGCTCGGTATTGGCTGGATTGGTTGGCACAGCTACCTTCAAAGCAAGATGATCGCCTTCGAGAGCCTGGAGGCGAAACAGATCAACGTCGAAGTCGCCAAGAACATCAAGGAGAGGGCTTACGCCGCTTCTGCGAAGATGGCCGAGGAATATGGCGAACCAGAAGTCCTGAAGGGATATGGTCGGCGTAACACCACGTTGCTTGCCATTGCGCCCACCAAGTCGTCGGCTTTTATTTTGGGGCAGGTGTCGGAAGGTATCGAGCCACACAAAACCAATTATTTCATCAAGGATTTGCAGAAGGGGAAGTGGACCGTCAAAAATCCGCATCTGGAGCAGGTTCTTGAAGCGAAAGGAAAGAACACGGATGAAGTGTGGGCCGACATTCTGAAACACGGAGGAAGCGTTCAACATCTGGATTTTCTTTCCGGGTTGGAGAAGAATGTGTTCAAAACCTTCGCCGAGATCAGCCCGAAGGAAGTCATTATGCAGGCGGCAAGCCGGCAGAAGTACATTGACCAATCGCAGTCACTCAACTTGATGATTCATCCCTCGATTCCCATCAAGGATGTGAATGCGCTCATCATCGAAGCGTGGCAAATGGGAATCAAGTCGTTGTACTACCAGATTTCCATCAATGCTGCACAGGCATTTAGTCGCAACATCCTGGCTTGTACTAATTGTGAAAGCTAACGTCCTTCGTTGTATTGCCAGCGGGCCTGCGGAGGCGTTTCTATAAGGAAAAACGGCGGGTTTTTAGACCCGCCGTTTTCCTTTTCACACCTGGCGGGTTCACCCTAAATACGGTAGGATATTACTTATCTATTGTGTGAAGAAAGCGGGAATGTCATGGCAAAATTCGTCATTGTGGCTGGCGGTGTAATCAGTGGAACAGGGAAAGGAGTCTCGGCTGCAAGCCTTGGGTTGCTGCTCAAGCTGCGTGGGCACACTGTCACCATCATCAAGTTCGACCCCTACCTCAATGTCAATGCCGGCATTCTCGCCCCTCGTGAGCATGGCGAGTGTTTCTTGTGCGATGATGGTACAGAAACAGACCTGGACCTGGGCCACTACGAGCGCATCTGTGGCATCACTGTGTCAAAAGACAATATCGCCACGTCTGGCACATTGTACAAGGAACTGATCGACGAGCAGGAGAAGGGCAAGTTCCTGGGCCAGACCGTCCAACTCATGCCGCATCTGACAGACAAAATTCAGGACCGGCTTCTGGAGTTGGGAAAATCCAACGATATAGTCATCGCCGAGATTGGCGGGACGGTAGGCGATAGTGAGTCTTTCGCCTTCTACGAGGCCATGAGGCAGTTCAAGGGTGAGTACCGGGACGATGTTCTTGTTGCTTTGGTGGCTCCCATTTTGTGGGTGAATACCATCAAGGAGTTCAAGACAAAGCCCTTGCAAAATTCCGTCAAGGAACTTCAACGGCACGGCCTTCAACCCGATGTGATTTTCTGCCGAGTGGACCGCCAGCTACCGGAAAAAATCATCGACAAAGTGTCTCGAACGACCAACGTGCCCCGAACCCAAGTTTTTGACGCTCCCGACGTTTCCTCGATCTACCAAGTCCCTATTTGCTTCTACGAACGTCAAGTTGATGATATGTTTGTTGATTTGTTTCGCCTGAATCGTTCCCGGTGCAGCATCCACAAGTACCGGGAAGTCGTGGAGAAGTACGTCAACAATCACCTTCAGGGCGTTGAGATTGGCGTATTCGGCAAGTATGACAACTGTGACGAAGCGTATATGTCGCTGAAGGAGGCTTTGATCCACGCTGGTATTGCCAATGACGTGAAGGTGAATGTTCGCTGGATCAAGGCCGAAGACCTGGAGAAATACAAAGACAATCGTGGACTCGCCAAGCACTTTGAAGGGCTGCATGGCATCATCGTTCCCGGAGGTTTTGACAGTCGGGGCATCGAGGGGAAGATCAAAGCCATTCAGTATGTCCGAGAGAAGAAAATACCTTTCCTGGGCATCTGCTTGGGCCTCCAGTGCGCCGTGATCGAGTTTGCCAGGAATGTGCTGGGGCATGTTGACGCCCACAGCCTGGAATTCAACAAGGACACCAAGAACCCTGTTATTCACTTCGTAGAGGGCCAGGAGGGTCTGGAGAAGAAATCTGCCACCATGCGCCTGGGGGCTTATGATTGTGATTTGGTGAAAGATTCCTTGGCGATGGAGTTGTACGGAACCAAGTTGGTGAAGGAGAGGCATCGTCATCGCTACGAAGTCAACCCGGAATACATCTCTCAGTTCGAGGCGAAAGGTTTCAAGGTAAGTGGGAAAAACCCAGGCAGTGATCTCATCGAAATGATGGAATTGGACAGGAATCTACACCCTTATTTCATCGGTACGCAGGCTCACCCGGAGTTCAAAAGTCGGCTGACGGCGGCTGCGCCGTTGTTTCGTGGGCTGATTGCTGCTGCTTTGACGAGAATATCGCCAGATAACTCTAAATAAGGGCATGAGGTTCAAAGAATTCCTACTGATTGAACAACGTGCGTATCTTGGACAGAAGATCGGTGATATTCTCACGGCAGCCCAGGAGTTGCGAGACGACTCCAAACACATGGGTACTCGTGACCTGACCCGCTTCTCGGAGAAAATTGTCAATCAAATCCGGCGCATTTTGCATAGCCAGTGGCCCCGTGAGGAGAAGAAACATCTGATTCATCTCCAGAAGATCGGGGTCGCCATCATGAAGGCTATTGACGAGCGTGATGATCTGCCCAATGTTATTTCTTCTGCCGCCAGTGAGTTAGAGCAATTGAGCGGCAAGCTAGGCGTTCCGCTGCACAAGCTGGCTGGTGACGACAAGGCCGAGGGTGAGGAAGAAATGAAGGGCACGGCAGGGCCAGAAAAAAAGAAATCTGATACAATGCCTGGTACAATGAAGCAGCCAGCCGGCCCGCCGCCCCCAGCGCCAGGAGGCCCACCGCCTGACGCTCAGGCACCGCTGGGAGGCAATGCCGGGCCGCTACAAGCCTTCTAAGGAGTCTCCATGAATCGGGAGTTTCACTGCGTCGGCGGCGAACCCCCAGCCGATGCCAAACCCTGGCTCTACAACATCCACAAGATGCGGTCGAGGCTGGAGCAGATTCGGGATCGCTATTTTCGGGCTGTGATTGCTTACCCGGAAGGGCACCTGGTTCACTTTGGCGATTGTGAGACGCATCGTGCGATGGAAATGTACAAGTACGCCCCTTGTACTTGTGGTTTGCTCCATGATCTTCGCTACATCGACCACAGCCTGGCACTGAAGATTTTCCCGGAGATGGAAAAAGATGAAGCCAAGCAGGAAGCGATGGTTCCCGGTCATCGTTACTGGACGGGACCGCCTTCGGAGGAAGAAAGGCAGAAGATGGCGGCTTTCATGGAAGAACATTTTCCGGTGAAAAATCGCATCGGGCCGACTATTGAAGAATACGAGGAGTTGGAGAAGCGGGACTGGAGCCTGATCGAAGAGGTTTTCGGCAAACCCTTCCGAGAACGCATGGAAGTGCTGTGGAGTCACCAAGATGGGATTGAGTAATGTGTGGTATTGCGGGGTTTATCGGTGAAGCAAAAAAGCCGGTACTTACATTTCAACTAATCTCCAAGTTGTTCGAGAAGAGTGAGATTCGGGGCGTAGACGCTGCCGGGTATTGGGGAGTCGAGTCCGGGGATAGTGGCAAGATTCTCTATCACAAGGAGCCAGGCAAATCGAGCGTATTCGTGAAGAAAGACGCCTGGCGAAAGGTAGCTCGCTACAATCCGAATCTCCTTCTCGTACATGCTCGTGGCGCATCCAAAGGCGTCGGCGAACCTACTTGCAACAAGAACAATCACCCTTTCACCAGCACCGACAAAATGATCGGCCTAGTCCACAATGGCCGCATCGAGGACCATGAGTACGGGCCGCTCAAACAGAAGTACGAAGTCAAGTCGGAATGTGATTCTGAGATTTTACTCCGCATCTTAGAAGCCGCTGAAAATCAAACCCCTCAAAGTTTAGGCGAATTATTCAGCATGGTTGAGTCCCACAGGATGGCCGGCATCCGGGACATCTTCTCTCTCATCAATGATGGCCACATGGCAGTTGCCATTGGCGAGCGGGGCACCACGGTCAACAACGACCGGAAGCTGTGGTTGTTCCGCAATAGGCATCGGCCCCTTTGGATTGTTGACATGAGAGAGGCATTGGGCCAGGTGTTTTTTGTGTCGGAACCCAAGATTTGGGAAGATGGCGTTCGTGAGTGTAATTCAGTCGCCCGCCTTGTACAAACACAGAAACTAATTGAACTACCAAACGATGAAGTTTGGTTCTTGAAAATTGACAAGGGTGAACCTTCGCCGACTGTTGCACATAGATTTGAAGTCAACAAGGACAAAATTTCTACCCCCTGGACGTTCGATGGCAAGCGTTGTGAAATTACCAAACGTAATCCAAAGTGCGATATTGTAACATCACTCAACGACCTCGATGAACTTGGCTCGGCTGGTTTCCGGTCGAAGCAGCACGAGGAAAAAGAAGAAACTTACAACGTCCAGGAGTTGGAAACAAAGGGCCAGGAGATCAAGGAGTTGGTTGCCAACATCATTGCTACAGCTATGAATTTGGCGCAGGAGAGTTCTATCAAGCCGGAAGACTTCCAGGAGATCATCGACAGCCTGGATAATGTACACAAGGACTTGGAGGGCACCTACTCGATCATTGAGAAATGAGTGTTGCCGCATATATACAGTAGACGTGCAAGTACGCACGCACACTACCCAAGGAGGGATATATGAGGAACCTAATCGTTTCCATCATTTTCGGTGTTCTGTTTTTCCTGTTGATTACTTCTTGCATTAGTTGTATCCAGGAAACTGTTGCTCCAAACACCACTTCTCAGCCGACCCCAACTTTGAACGGCAGTCAGGCTGGAGATAACACGCAAATCAATGACAACAATTGTGGTGAAGATGACGAGTACGGCGTAGATGAGTATGGCCGTCCTCGCAACAAAAGGGACAAGAACCACAGGCGATTCCCGCACTTGTTCCCACGCCGTAGGTAATGTAGAGGGCTGCGAGAGATCGCAGCCCTTTTTGTTTTCTTCCAGAAACACTACATAATTACATACGGAGGCTAATGATGAGTGACATAGATGACGACGACTTCTTCACCGACGACTTGTTTGAGGAGAGGAAGAAACGCAAGCGGAAAGCTGACGGAAAGCGCAAAGGCAACCGCACTGAACTTGAGTTGGTGAAGGTTTTGACCGAGCGTTTCGGCGAGGGGTTCTCACGTTCTGTTGGGTCCGGCAATCGCTGGGGGCAGGTAAGCTATCTTCCAAAGCACGCCCAGGAAGTGTTTTCTGGCGATCTGATTGTGCCCAAAAAGTTCAAATGGGTGTTGGAAAGCAAGGGCGGCTATGATGGCATTGATTTGAACACTGTGTTCGTGCGTGGCAATAGTGAGCTAGATAAATTTCTGGATCAAGTCACCAAGGACAGCACCCGTTGTGGGCGCAAGCCGATGTTGTGTTGGAAGCGAGACAGGAAGCCCTGGCTGGCGTTTGTGCCGACTAAGGAGTTGAGGGGTTATCAGTTCAAGTACCGGATGTTGTACAAGCACTGGTCGGCTGTAGATTTGAAGACTTTGTTGAAGTTGGACGACGAGTTCTTTTTCGATCAGCCTGAAACCTCCATTTCTTGAATGAGGTTGTTCAGGTCACGCTGCTTGAGCAAAATGTCACGGCGTTCTTTTTTGCAGGCTGCTTCGATTGCGTAGAAGTCAATATCTTCGCCGCCATCCACGACGCCGAGTTGAGAGAGATACCACGCCCCCTCCTGGATAAAATCCAGACGCTCCAGGTCGGAGGCGTAGCACTCAGCCAGCAGTTTGAATTTCTCAAGTTGCGACATCGGCTTCTTCTGGCTCAGGGTCCAGCCCAGGCAGCGTGTCAGGGTTCCAGCCAGGAATCAAATCATCGGGCACGGTCCAGTTGTCATCCCACTCGAAGATGTCGCTTTCCAGCGGCCTCAGTTTCTTGATGGTTCGCCCTTCCATGTAGGCTTTGGCCGCACATACCGTGCGAGCATATGCGGCCACGGTATCTTTCCCACTGTGTCGTTGGAGGAACCTCCAAAGTTGGTGGGCCGGGTCGTATTGGCCCTCGAAGTTGCAGTTTTTGATGGCCTTGGCGAAGGCCGAGACTTTCTCAGGGCCGTACTTGATGAGGCACTTGGTCAGGACGGCACCAACAGCAGCACTGCACCGTGGAAGTTCGTTGACCACCCATCGAATTTGTCGAGCGTGCCGTCGCCTGAACAGATCACGTTGTCGCTGATTCCCTGGCAGGCGACCGTAGTTCGGCCCTTTCATCATCTGGTTCGCTACCATCGTAACGAACGCTTCTTTGGTTGGCATATCTGATCCTCACGGTTTCTTCGGGGTTAGAAGTTTCAGCCTCGATTTTGCCTTGTCGTATTTCTCCTTGGTTTTTTGGTATTCTTCGGCGCTGACGTTCGCCTTGTAGTTCTTCGACTCCAGCCGTTTCTTCAGAAATTCGACGTACTGCCGAGTTTCTTCCACCGGGTCTTTTTTCTTCTTCTTGCTCATAGCGGCTGTTGTCCTCTCTGCACACGCCGGATGTTCTCCTTCAGCCCTTCCTGAATCTCTCGCTTGGCCTCTCGGAAGAGGCCGGTCATGACACAACGCCAGTGCGTGTAGGCGTCCTTGGGGATGGGCGAGTCTTTGCTGCCGTACTTCTTGACGGAGTTCATGTGCATGGTCCGAATTATCTCCAACAACCTGTCGTAAAATTCCAGGTCGTTGGTGAGAACATACTGCTTCAGCTTCTTCAGGTCTTCCTTGGCCCGAATGAAGCGACGGGTGACGATATTCGTCACCCGTTTATCCCCCAACCCGACCAGTATCTTGTTGAGGGATATTTGGCTGGGGGTGGCCCCAATGGTTCCGATGTCGATCATGGTGTTACCGTGGGCAGGGACACAGACCCCGCCTTCGCCTTTTTTTTCTTTTCCGGCAACGGGACGTACTTGTACCCGATGGGGAACTCCTTGTATTCCACGCCATCCAGCGTGGGGTCTTCGCCGCTGTACAAGCTGCTTCCCTGCTTGTAGAAGAAGGCCACGTTTTCAGCCCTGCACCGGGCCAGCATGTCCCGTGCCCACTGCGGATCGTGCTGGCGGAACCCGTGACCGGACTCGCCGCCGAAAATCATCCACTCGATGTCAGCCAGGGGCAGCTTGTCCAGCGGCCCCACAGCAGGCTCGTAGCTGATGAAATGGCACTTGGCCGGGGAAGCGATCAGCATTTTGGCCCTGGGAGCAAACTCGTTGCTCTCGATGGTCGTCCCCAGCCAGACGTTATCATAGCCATTCCCCCAATCGGAGGGAAGGCTCCTGACAATCCGATGCGGTCGCTTGGTCAACAATTGCCAGGTCAGGTTCGGCGTGGCCCGGATTACCGGCCACAACTTCTGCAACTCCTGGATCACGGTCGGGTGATCCTCAAACACGTCACACATGGAGCTACAAAAGACCAGGGCATTGCGCCCGTCTTTTGCCGCCGCTTTGTCCCAGCGGAGCGGGTCGTTCCAATGCTTGGCGTCGAAGACACGGCGAGGCTTGTCCGGCCCCCATACGTCAAAACCGAACCGTGCGGAGAGCGTGCGGGCGTAACAATTGTCACAGGCGGGCGATACTTCTTCACACCCCCAAACGATGTTGAAGGTGTGGTGCGTCCAACTGATGCCGGTTCTTTCAGCCATCTTTTTTACCAAACCCTTCTGTGCTGTGGACTTCCAGGCCGAGGGCCGTGAGTATGTAACCTTTCACGATGTCGCCTTGGATCAGTCCTTTCTTCACCATGTTTGACAAATACCAACGGTCCAGTTTGGAAATATCGCTTTGTTCCCAAAAGCAACCATCTTCCTTCAACTCCTCGATGCCCTGCTCGACATCGGCGATCCGTTTGGGCGTCGGGGTCTGCCCCAGGCAGTGTTTTCTATGGTTGTCTATTTCCCGATGCCTGAGCCGAAACCATTCGGGTTTTTCCGGGTCACGAGGCTCGCCGATACGGAGCCGGGGCCGAATGTTCCAACCGTCCATGAACATTCGGAGAAAGATCAGGTAGGTGATGGCTGTACGTTTCTTCTTCATATCTGCCACATCAGGTCAACGCCTGCCTTTGTAGACAACAACTTGGGGTCCGGCGTGATGCCAACCCGTGTCAGGTCCAGCCGGTCGGCGTCCCAACAGACTCCGATGGTCGGGTTGTCGCTGACCTGGCCTTTCTCGTGCAGGCGACAGGCGTAGGTCAGAAGTTCCTTCTGGACGACGGTAATAGGAAGTTTTTCTTCCTTGTACAGTTTCTCGACAAACTCGGCAGCACGGTCGCCATGCTCCGGGTCGTCATCTTCGTTTTGACGCTTGCTGTCGTGAACCAGGGCGAAAATCTGGCACACGATCTTGTCGGCGTCAGGCGTGGCTTTGGCGAGCGCCAGGGCGTTGCGTTCGACCTTCTCCCAATGCCATAGGCCGTGAACGCTGTTCTTGCGGCCCAACGAGAACCCGGCCCAGGCGTCTTCCAGGATGGGTTGCAGCCAGTCGGGACGTTTTGCTGGCTTGACCGTTTTGACGTTGGTGACGAAATCGGGATCGACCACGATTTCGTACTCGTTACGTCCATCCAGATAGCCGATCACGTCTTCCTTCTTGACGTTGGCCCGGATGACGGCTGCGCCTCGTTGGTCAAAGCGTTGAGCGAACCAGCGTGCTTTGAAGTAACTGAGGGACCATGACCAACCCATCCGGTTGCGGCTACCCTGATGTCCACGATAGATCGTGAAGTATTCGGGCAGGTTGTTGAGGAATTCACGTTCTTCGTCGTCCATGAATTTCTCACGGTGGGCACGCTCGGCGGTCATCAGCCAACCGAGGCTGCTACCGTATTGCCACAGGTTCTCACTGTCTGACCAGATTGAGCCGAGCAAGTCCCAATACTGCTCGTCAGACAGCGAGTCTTGAATCTCCATGAATTTTTCGAGGCGATGGGGTCGCTCGAACATCCAGATGTAGCTGCTGTAGTTTCCTTCTTTCAGCTTCTCGTTGGTATATTCCAACTTGTGGAGGTATTGTTTGTTAATGCGGGCGTTCTGATGAGGGCTGTAGAAAATCTCGAAGATGAGCGGGTGTTTCAGCACCGTGCCCAACTGTGGGCGGTTTTCGAGGTACGGAACCAGGTCGGGATGAAGGTCTTCTTCCTTCATCATCAACTCGAAGAACTCACGTTCTGCTGGACTCAGATTCATCTGGTCCAGTGCTTGCTTCTGATCCATCTTCTTTCTCCGGTCGGAGGCGCTGCTCCCAAAAATCCTCCGTGGCCCACTCGACAAAAACATGCCACAGTTCTTTGTCGTGATCCCAGGTGATGAAAGCCTTCATGACGATTTCGGCTTTCGGCTCTCCTTCTTTCGGTCGCTCGCCCCTCCGAATGTCAACTTGTCGAACGATCTTGCAACCCTCAACAGGAACCTTCAAGGAAGCCGCAACAGGCAGGTTGTTGTGGATGTCCTCAATGATACTCTCGATGTGGGCTTGTATCGTTTCACTAGCCCCCGTCATGAGTGTCGCAAGCCTCAGAAAGTCCGACAGCGAGGCAACATATGGAATGTGAAACATGGTGTACCCTATGGGCGCAAGAAGATCATACCCCGAATTTCTCGGTTTGTAATGTCCCTAGCCCAGATTTTTTAGTGTACGCCTATATACCGCCTTGCTGGTTCGGGTCCAGGGCGTACTGAACTGGAATCTCGACCAGGTTGAGGCAGGCTTCCTTCTCATTGGGCGGGAACAGGAAAGCCATGTTAGTTTCGGGCGAGAAATGTTCGTAGCGATATTTCTTGATCTCGTTCCAGTTAGGAAGTTGTTCTGGCGAGATTAGTTTCCCGTTTTCGCCCTTGAGATTGATGGGAACCTCGATCATGTGCAGGCAGGTGTCGTGGAAACTGTAGTAGAGGCGCATGGGCGGGAACATGAGCGCCATGTTGACTTCAGGCGGCAGGAACTTGTAGCGAGCCTGTTTGAGTTCTTCCCACGTCGGCAGCCGGCCCGGAGCGTTCATGGATGCGCCGGGTTGCCGGAACATCATGTTGTGGCTCATGGAAAGATGCCAACGACCATCGGGGAAGCCTTCATCCCGACCGGGGCGACGTTTCTGGACCATGACGATCAGGAAGCCGGGCGGAACGGGCTTCTGGAAATTGCTGCAATACTTGAACATTTCGTGGTCGGGCAGGACGGTTTTCACCCAGCCGTCGCCGGCATCTGTGGGCGGCAGGTGTCGCACGGAGGCCATGAGTCGTTGGATGAGTTGAATGTTGGCTGCTTCTTTTGCACGACCTTCAGGCGTCAACATCTTCGATCTCCTTCGTTATTTTTTCACGGCGGGGGCGATCACGTTGATCGGTTTCGGGGAGGCATTCGGGATGCCTGATGGCGTTGCTGTAGGCAGAAACCTGAACGGCTTTGCCGGGTTCGATGCGCTTCTTACAGACGTTGCATTTGCCCCCGGCGACGGTCACGAGTTGTTCTCCGGGTCGCAGTTCCATTAGTAGTAAATCCCCTTCCAGGCCCAAAAAAACTTCCAGTAGAAGTAGCAGATGAGGGCCACAATCATCATACCGTCAATGTAGTGTTGGGCTTCGTTGACGGTTTTCCACTTGTACTTCTTGGTAACGAAGTGGAGCGGGAAGGCAACCAACAGGTAAACCAACACGCTCCACCACACGAAGTTATCGAGGCGTTCAATCAACAACCAGCGCTCGGTGACGGGATTCATCCATCCCTCTTCGGATGCGCCGTGTAGGTGACGGAAGTGTTTTTCACGTCGCCGAGGAAGTACCGCTCGTTGACCAGTTTTGGTTTGCGATAGATGGCTTTGCGGAGGCTGCTCATTGGGCCGTGGGGCTGTTGTGCCCAATGTCCCCGCCGCCAGTGAGTTCGGGGCGACTTGTGCAGGCGTTCCAGTTCGACGGGATCGCCAACGGCAACTTGTTCTTCGATCTCGTCGTAGAAGTCGATCTGTTGCTCGAAGGCAAGCATGTACATGGCCGCTGCCATGTTTTCTTGGGCTTCGATTGCCCGGTGCGTTGGGATACCGCCCCGGCGAGTGGCCCTGCTTTCCGCCTGCCAGCGCCGGAATTGTTCGGGGTTCTCAACACCCTGATTTTTGACGCCGAGCAACGTCATCATCATGGCGAAGTTCATTGCCAGGCGTTGTACGTTCTCGGCGGCATCGAAATCGGCTTCTGACTCCGGGTTCACGGCAATGCGCCCGACATCAGCCAGAATGTGATCTTTGCGCCGGTTCCGGTTCTTGGTGATGGAATCCTCGATGTTTTCGTATTCTTCACGCTTGGGCGTTAGGTGCGTGATGATATTCGACATCGACAAGAAGGCGCTCACACTGATGTAGTTGTTCTTGTCATCATGATGAACAAGAACATGGCTGGGCGTTTCGGAAACGTGGTAGCGCTCAACCAGGTGTGTGCGATAGCCTTCCGGGATTTCCAGGATGACGACCGGATAGGGCTGCCGGTACATATCGAACGGGAACGTCGCTGCCGTGTGTTCGAGGGCAACACACTGCTCGGTCGTGGGGCGAAACAACTTGGGTCCACCTGCCAGGCTTTTGGAGAGGCAGTTGTACCAGAAGGTGCCGATTACGTCGAATTCCAGCACACGGAGCATTTCCTTCAAAATGGTCCAGTGTGTTTTTGGATAGCGTTCGTACTCGCCCTTGTAGACGACGATGGCGTTGGGGTGGTCGCCGGGCTTCGTCCCCTGGGGCGGGTTGAAGACGAAGGGACGTGGCCGGATGGAAACAGATCGCTTCTCAGGGTAATCTTTGAAGTTGGTCCATTCCCGTTTGCCCAGCCACGTCAGGATCGGGAGATGTTCCCGATGGTCAAACTTCGTGAAGTCCATGAACTGTTACTCATAGTCGTCGAGGTTGAAGAAGTTACAATCCTTGTGGATGTAGCTTCTCGAACCGCCAGCGGTGAGGAACCAGTACCATTTCTCCGGTTTTTCCGGGGAAACACGGTCGCCGTAGCCATCCGTGATGACAAACACCGCTTCCGGGTACTTGGTGTTGCCATTGACGCCCTGTTGAATTTCCTTCTGGATATGGGCTTCCAGAATCGAGAATGACGTGCCGCCGCCACCGTAAATCTTCTGGCTGGCGAGCGTGGTTTCGACAACTGTGGTGTCGAAACAAAACAGGCGAATGTCGAACCGTTCGGTCGGCAGGCTCATGGCGGCGGCGAAGAAGCGATCCTTCAGCCCCCAGCACGAACCAGAAGTGTCGAGATAGAAGTAGACCTTGATCCTGGTCTTCTCGTCAGCTTCTTCTTCAACTTCCATGTCGGACGGCAGGAACATATCTTTCGGCAGCATCGCCATGCGCCGATTGAGGCGTGCCCACTGTTCGATTTCCTTGTCGGATTCCTTGAGGTACTTCTTGCTCCACTTCTTGATGACGGTTTCCCACTTCTTCTTTTTCTTCACCTTGGCGATGTTGGCGAAGACCCACTGACCGCCCGTGCCTGTGCCGGCCTGTTGGTTGGTGGACTGCTTCTTGTTCTTGTCCTGTTGGAAGTGCTTCTGCACCAGTTTCTTGAGAGATTCCTTCTCCTCGTCGGACAAGCCTTCTTGCAGCTTGTCGATGACCTTGCCCCAATCGCCGGACTTTTCGCCGCTCATCATGGAGTGGTCGTCAACCGTTCCACCAGGGTTGGAACCCATCTGGTTATCGCCGTCACCGTCGCCCCCATCACCCTGTCCGCCGTGTCCGTACACCTTCTCGAACAGGTTGTAGTAGAACTCGTACATTTCGTCATCGGGTGGAAGCGGCTTCCGACCCTTATAGACAGTATCGGTCCAGCACAACTTCTCCTGGTTGATGATCTTGTTGCGCTCGAAACCGAAGTTGCGGAGCAGCGAGTGGTTCACCACCACGTCGAGGGCGGCGTTGCAGGCTCCACGGTTCACCCTGGCGGCATCCGAAATACGGACGCCGTGATTGAGAATGACGTGCAACGCCTCGTGGGAAATTACGAACAGCTTGTTGTAGAAGTCGAGGGACTTCCAGAATTTCGGGTTGAAGTGGAACCAGACGAAATCGCCGGTTTCGTCGAACTGAACCGCCGCCGTCTCCACGTCTTCAGTGAAGTGGGGGCGACCCATCTGCCACACCTTGTAGAAAACGGCGTGGTGTTCTTCCAGACCGGCGCTGATCTCGAACCATTCGTCCCGGCTGATCCTCATGCGCTTGCTGCGGTCGTAGGGCGCTGGTTTTTCGGCGACGGCGGTGGTATCCTTCGCCATCAACTCGCCGTCCTTGAATTCGTCCGGCACAGCGGTTTTGTCGCCTTCAGTCATGTTCTCATTATCCATAGTGGTGGTGTTTCCTTAAAGGGGATAGTACCACGATTGCTCGTGGTTGTAAAGCAAACAGGGCGGCGGGGTTGCCGCCGCCCTGGGTTGATGTTACTTGGCTCCCGGAGCCAACATCGTGGCGGTCAGACCGGACTTCTTGAGGTTCGAGAGCAAGTCTTTGAACTTGGTTCCGAACCGATTCAGGATGCCGGTCCAATCCAGGCCGGTGTTGCGGTGGATTTCCCCGATGCAGTGGTTGACGATGCCCATCAGGTTCTTCATGGGCTGGCTGGTCAACGTCGAGGGGAAGGCGTCCTTGGTGGAAGCCGACAGCAATTCCAGGGTGGCGAGCGCTTCGTCAGCGGTCATCTGCTCCGGGATTTGCTTCTCGATCCGCTCGAACACGGCGAACTTCTGCTGTGCCGTACCTTGCGGGGCCATCTTGAGATCGGCGACGACCTTGCCGTATTTCTCGGAAGGTTTCTTCACGAAGAAGGCGGCAGTGGGGGCGTGCGACCCGCCGTCCTGCACGCCGGTCGTGAAGGAATTCGCCAAGTCCTGGTTGTCGGTCAAGGCCCGGCGAATCTTCTTCACCAAGCGCTGGTTAGTGTTCGCCGCCAGGATTTCTTTGCAGACCGCTTGGAACAGCGGCACCCGGTCGCTGCTGTTGATGATATGCTTGCAGCAGGCGTCCTGGTCGGCCATCAAGCTGCCCAGCTTTTCCTTCGGCAGCAACGGCAGGAAGAAGGACATCATGGTGTCGGAACCGGGGATGTACTTCATCGCCGAAGCGTAGTTGTTCTCGTTCGACATGAACTGCCGAGCGCCGGTCACGTCGTTCGCCTTCATCAAGGCTTCCAGCTTGTCGGGAGTGTGCCCGGTGTTCAGCGCCGTCGTCAGCTTGCTGACGTTCGACGTGATCGGCAACACGTCCCTCATGTCACCCTTCATGCGACGGACCATGAGGGCGTACTCCAGGCGGCGAGGAGAAACCTTCTTCTTCTCTTCTTCCGGGAGTTCCTGCCACCAGGCGATGGCGATCTTGGCGGTCTGCTCGCCGAATTCCTGGCGGAACCATTCGCCGTTCGGGGCGTAGGGAATCTCGATGGTGATATGGAAGCGGTCGGCCTGGGCCGGGTCCAGCTTCTCAACGTCGTACTCGGCGTCTTCGTCGTCGTCGGGGTTGATGGCTGCCCACACCATCTTCAGGTTCTTGAACTTCTTGCCGTTGATGGATTTGAATTGCAACAATTCCATCACGGCATTTCTTACCTTCTTCGGGGCACGGTTGAATTCGTCGAAGAACAACGCTTCCACGTCGTCTTCGGCGAACATCTTGGGGCGAACAAGATCGAGGAAGGCGACCTTCTCGCCCATCTTGTCCATGTAGTTGAGGATGCGGTCGGCAGCTTCTTCTTCCATCTTCCAGTTGGAGACGATCCACTGGATGGCCAGCTTCCGGTCCCAGGTCGCCAATTGTTTGACGACCTCGAAACTTTCAGCCATCTTGTTCTGGTTTTCCTTCGGGACGCCGATGAAGTCTACCCACGGGTCCATCGTGGCAGCGGAAAAATACAGCCAGCGGAGTTCGTTCCGCTCGTAGGCGTCTTTGACCATGCTGGTCTTGCCGACGCCGTGCTTGCCGATGAAGAGGACATTCAGGTTGTTCTTGATCCAGAAGTCCAGCTTCTCTTCCCTAATGTTGCTGCTGCTCACGATATTGACCCCTTTCGTCGCCTTGGTTGTCGTCCTGTAAAGTAGACCGTGTTGTTCGCCGAAGGTTCGCAACTTTCGCAACTTTTTTCGGCTCGGTCGTGACTTGAATATCCTACCCCATTATATCGTGGTTGTAAATGCGAAAACTCGGCGAGATAAACACAAAAACCCGCCCACCGCAAAGAATACGGTGGGCGGGTTGCGAAGCTGGGCCGACGTTACTTCTTCTGGAGGGTGGGGGCGGTCTTGGGGAGTTCCCACCCCGGCTCCCACTGGAAGATGTCTTCGTTCGACTCGTGCAGCTTGTTGATCTCCCGCTCGTCGTGGAGGGCGTGCATCGCCTGTAGCGTTTTCTTGTACGCCATCAGCGCCACGTTGATGCGGTTCTTCTTGGCGGCGTCCAGCGCCCGGAAAAGCGCCTTGGCGGGATCGCCGTCGTCGGGGAACTTGATCTCCCGGAGGCGGTAGCAGAACGGCTCGACCTTCTCCGGGCCGTACCACAAGTACGCCTTGCCGATTGCCGCCTGGACTTCGGCTCGACCGATGGGCAGGTGTTCGGCGACCCATTCCAACAAATGGTCCCACTTGTCGGCGAAGGCGGCGATCTCGGCGTCCGTGTACTTCACCCTGGGCGTCAAACCCCTCATGATGGCCTTGCAGAAGCCGCTGGTGCGGTTGCCCAGCTTCGGCTCCACGACCATCTTCAACCGCTCGGCCAGCGTGCGCTTGGCCCCGGACTCGACGAAGAACTTGGCGGCATCCAGCACGTTCCAGGTGACGTACATCGGCATCGGCTTGCCGGACTCGATGATGGCCCACAGCCGGTGCTGGCCGTTGTAGACCTCGAACGACAGGTTGATGCCGATGGCTTCATCGCTCGGCACCCAACAGTCGTTCATGATGTCCCGCTTGTACGAATCGACGAGGCCCGGCTTCTTGTTCCGGTTGCCTTCCTCCTTCGACCAAAGGAAAGCGAGCATGATCCTCGCCATGTCCGGCGTGACCATGACGAACTCGCTGTACTGGTAGGGGTAGCGGGGGAACATGAACCAGGGCTTCGGACCACCGGGGGACTTGTTGTCCTCCATCTGCATCAGGAGGTAGTAGTCCTGGTTGTCCTGCGCCATCTTCCAGATGAGCGCCTTCTGATCGTGGTTTTGCTGAACCAGATCGACTTCGGCCTTCGACGGCTGGACCACTGCCGGGGGCGTCAGCGGCGGGGCCGGGGGCAACTTGGGGGCCGGCATCTCGATCTTGCCTGCCGGGGGCAGCTTCGCCGGCTGGGGCGGGGGAGCGGGCAACGTGGGCACCGGCCCTTCGTTTCGCCCGTGCAAGGCCAGACCTCGACTCAAGATGCGGTCGGCGAAGCTCTTCGTCTGACCCATCTGGCCGTCCTTCAACATGGAAGCGGGACTATCACCCAGCCCTCCCCGAAGGTTGTTGGCCTGGGCTTGACGCTCGGCTTCACGGCGCTTGCGGCGTTTGCTCGACATCGGAGACTCCCTCCGTAGACACGGGATGAAAACTCGACGCACAATCCGAGGATACGCTAAAAAGTCTGACTGTAAAAGCCCAAAACATGAAAAATTCCAGATTTCTTTCCTGATCTGGCATTTTGTACACCAAAAAGTTAGTGCGGAATCCCAGCCATCTTGCGGGACTTAACCGCAGCCGTGGCAACGACTTGGGTAACGCAGAACACGTCCGCTCGGACGCAGTATTTCTGGTGAAAAAATCTTCCCGGCTCACTAAATAGGGGATACGGTGAAAACCGGGTTACTCTCTTAGAAAGGCACAAAGGAGAAACAAATGGATGACAAGAAACCGTGGGACGACTGCTTTTACTTAGGCCAGTGTTCCCACACCACCCTGCCTGCGTGGGCAGAACCGGAACCCGAACCGCTATTGCGGGAAGGGTACGAGGAAACGGCTGAAATGCCGGATTTGAGGCGTGAAGACTCGCCCCAGGCATTCGCTGATTTGGCTGCTGCTCGTGTGCGGCGGGTCAATTTTGAGAAGAAATCAGATGAAGAAGGGGCTGTTGAACTTGGCGATGCCGAGCGAGACATGATGAGGGAACTCCGTATCCTTACAGGACTTGAGAGCGCCAAGTCGCTCAAGCAGGAGTCCAATCTGGTAGATCGACTCGTTGAGTCCCCGCCGAAGCGAAAGAAGCTAAAAAAGAAACGAATGGACTCGTGGACTGAGGCTACAAAGGCTAACGACCCCGATCTGTTCGATGGTAAGTTACCACCGCCACCTGCCGAACCAACCCGTCCGATCTTGGAACAATACAAGGAATGTGCCGAAGGCACTGTTCGTCGGGAATGGGCTAACAAAGCCGAGAAGGGCGAATTGCAATCTTCGGGAATGCCGACATACATGCAAATGATTACTGAGGGCAAGGAAGACCAGTACGACGAGGAGATGTTGAAGTATTGCAAGTTGGCCGGTCTGAAATACGTCACGACCAAGGAAAAAATGAGGAAGGAAGTAGAGGACATCAAGAACAAGCTGTTCCAGGCGCTATGGGATGCTGAGAAGCGTCTCGATAAGCTGGTTGAATCCTTCAAGCAGATGGAAGTGGACTGATGGAAATGACAGGGGGCATAATGAAAGTTATGCCCCCTGTTTTTTATTTCTTCGGAAGGTCGGCGGCGATTTCCCATGCACAGCGTTCTTGTGGCACAGTGAATTTCTTGACCATGTTCTGGTAGCCCAGCGTGAGTTTGTGCTGGACAACATCGCTGTTGGCGTAGTCGTAGTCTACCCGATGTCCGGCTATCTTGACACCCTGAAACTCAAGAATATAGAGTTTTTCACCGCAGCCATCCAAGGCTGTGAGTGTGAAGTCATCGGCGTAGCCGTCCTGGATCATATCCATGATCCAGTCATGTGTCTGGAGCGTTACTCGCTCATATACGCTGATTTCGATACCCTTATTGAAGTAATCAATACCCACCTTATTGGTGAAGTAGTGCATATCAGGGTTCTTCTTGGATATGAAAAGGAATCGGAAGGTGCGTGGGAATACTCGTTCTGATCCAATTGGGCCAAGGCCCATCGGGACTGGTTTGCTGTCCATTATCCTCCAATGTTTGGTGGTTCTGCGACCCGCTCGACGGCCTCGAACTTCAGATGAACCATGTGCATCAGTGACATTGGGTCGCCGCCGATTTCGGTGCGGGCGGCAACATTGAAGGTGGACTCATGATCGAGCAAGGTCAGGTCGGTGAAGCGAAGCATACAAAGGATTTTGCCCTTGGTGTCTAGCGACATGACTGTGACTATATCTTTCGACACTTCTTCTTTCGCCAATCCCACAACCCAATTGAGGATGGCGAAATCTTTCGTTTCGGCGATGTCCAGTTCCAAAATGTTGTGACAGAAGTTGAGATAGCAGCGTTTAACTTGTCCGGTTAAGCTGCCACAGTTTTCCGACACTACTTGAAACGCATCTGCGTGCGGGACTGGCACCTGGGTCTGTTCTTGCTGATCCATATTCACTCACTCGTATATTTGAAGTTGATTCTTCTCGGATACAAATACGTTCTCACCGTAGCACAACTCAAACCAAACATCGTATATGCCAGGGTCCAAGTCCTCCGTATCCAGGAAGAAGTAAGCTGTTCCTTTTTCCCGATAGTCCACGAGTTGCCGATCTACCACAAGGCGTAGGTCTTTTTCTTTGGGGACACACTCCCCGCAGTTAAGACTGATAGATACCCTCAAGTCAGATACTATGGCGAGGTTTTCGTAGTATGGTATGATGTCGGCCCCTCGTGGGACATTCGGGATTATGTTGATGATGAGATACCGCTTACTGCCTTTCACCACCTTGTTGGGGCGGAAAGTAAAATTGAAATCGTAGACAGGTGGGATCGGCGTCGTAAACCACAAGTTCGGATAAACCTGGAAGTGATTCTCGACTGCTCCCTGGCCGCATGTTGTATCTTGCACAAACTGGAGCGTCCATACATCATGGTAATTTCCAATTGTGTATTGCGGCGCAGTCAACGTCAACGGCAGCATGTAGGAGCCTGTGTCCAGGAGTTCTACCTGGCTGCCGTCGATGGTTTCAATCAACCTGCGTTCTTTGTCGTTTACTTGAAAAATCTGAACCTGGACTACGGATTCTACATTTGAAAGGTTGTTGGCGTTGTACACGAACAACCTCAAATTCACCGTATCCCCGCAGGTTGGGTTTTGGTATCTTTCTTTCGTACTCATCAAGTTTCCTCACGCTGCGATCAACGCTTCTTGACGCCGGCACTTGCTTTCCGACGCTGGGCCTCCATAGCCTCGTGTTCTTTTTCTTTCTGCTCGATGTAGCGTTCGATCATCCATTTTCTCAGGTTGATCGGAAGTGTCATCGACGCAGCCATAGGCAAGTGCATGTGATACTGGAAGAAGAAGATTTCTTCTGCAAGCTGCTTCCACATCGTTAGGCTTGCCTGCTCTCCTTCTTCTTCCGAGGGAAGAAAAAATTGGCCTCCAATGGCAGGTCCACCTGGAACTCATGCAAGCAAGAAGGACAAATAATCTCCACGTCGGTATCCACGCCGAACGGCGGTTCATTCACGCAGTTACGAATGTAAGCCACGTCGTTGATTGGCAGGCTTTTGATGAGCATCTGAAGTTCACGCTTGTCGGTCAATCCCTCAATGTCAACAAGCAACTGTGCCGTGCGGTGCGTCAGGGTATCGTCAGCGGCGGCATCGCCGAAGTGCTTGATACGACGATCACGGTAGTCCTGGATTTCCTGCTCATCTTTACCTGTCGAGAGGCGATAGGTGAACTTGTATTTTGAAGTAGGCAGCACGTCGGTCAGGTCCGGCCCGAAATCTTCAGGACACGGTTCGACGTACAAGGTGTTCAAGTCAATGGTCGTGGCGAACTTCTTCTCGCATTCCGGGCACTTGACTTCAACATCGTACTGTGGGCTGTAGGAAATACCACGGAGGTAAATCAACAGGTAAGTGCGGTCAACTGTCAACAGGTTTTCCGGGCGAAGGTCATCTTTCATGCACTTGGAGAAGATCATGTTGATGGCCTGGCCTTTACGGACGAACCTTGGGGTTGCCAAGATTTGTTCTTCCTCACCCGTCATTGGACGAATCGCAACGACGCCGTTGGTCGGCCCGTTAGTGCCATCGTAGAAACGACCCTTGGAAGGAAGTTCGATTTCTTCATACAAAGTGGTCGAACCCTTCAAGCCCTCAAGCAATTCCTTCAACTGTCCACTGCTTGCGGACAGGATGGCGCTTTGCTGGTCTTTCTTCTTGGCCGGCTTCTTGCCTTGCTGCCCCTGGCCCATCTGACCAAAACCACGTTTTGGTTCAGCACCAGGCACACTACGACCGCCAGACTTCATGGCGTCCAAGAAACCCTGCGGCACTTTGCCTTCAACTTTGAAAGGCAATTCAGCCGGGCTTACCTGACGTTCACGCTCAGGCTGTCCTTCTTCTCTTTCTTCTCTTTCATCTTGTGCGGCAGCCTGACGCATTGCGTCGATCTTGGCGAAAGCTGCCACTCCCGGTCCCTGACCTTCAACCTGGTCTTCGTCACCCGGCTTCGGGGTGGCTTGACCCATTGGGCGTCGTGGGCGGAAAGTTTCATCAGCCATAATTATCTCCTTGGTTCTACTCTCTAATGTAGAGTAGGCTAAAATAGTGTCATGGAACTAAATCTGCAAAATGTCGAGGAGGTTATTTTCTTCGACAAAAATCTGCAATCACTGCTCCCGGAATTCCGACACTTGTTCGATCAGTGGAGTCTCAGCAAAAGAGTGCCAGGGCTACAAACCCTTGGCAAGAGGACCATTATTGAATTCCTCAACTCCTTGAAAATAGAACACGTCCGTAGGCTAGAAGAGTACGTCGGTACAACAATTCTTATCGACAAAATCGACGGACGGCTTGTGCAGCACCATGAAGGTGGTTTGGACCTTATCGAAACTGATTTGTGCAAGTTTGTCGGCTTCCAGGATTTTTGCGTTCATCGTGACGCAGACAAAGCATACATAACGTACTGGCGATAACTCATGAAAGGAGAGCCAATGGACGAGAAGAAGATGGAATCGTGGAGTCCTGATGCCGTGTGGGGCAAGCAAGGTGAATGGACTATGTATCAACAACACGAACAAGCCGAGCCTGGCAATGGTCAAGATGCTGAATGGGACAGCGGAAAAAAAGAAAAACTGAACGACTACGTTCGTGGTTGTCTTGTTTTCTACATCGACGTAGGACAACTTCCCCCTTTCAAGGCAGAAGCGTTTGTTGAAAGAATGAAGCAACAGCTAAACGACAGGGATGGGCTGTGTAGAATAAAGAAAGATCAAGAAGTATTCTTCATCCCCGTCCGTGGTGGTAGGACTAGAGTGGAATACATTCCTTTCAACTAAGGAGTCGCTATGGACTTTGGACTGGTATTGTTGTTCGCCCTTTGCACCATCGGCATGACTCACATTATCATTGATGGGTCTATACTCGCCGGATTCAGGGAGTGGTGGAAAAAGAAATTTGACGGGACGAAGCTGGGCGGTCTTGTCGATTGCTATCTTTGTTGCGGCACCTGGGTCGGCTTCCTGATGGGTTTGATCTGGATCAGCTACAACCCCTTCAAGATTGTTGCTTGTGGGTTTGCGGGCGGATTTCTGGCAAACATGGCGGCAGTGCTGTTGAATTACTACGAGTCACAAACAATGGTAGCGCTGGATGAGCAGGAGCAAAAGCAGGAGGGTAAGTGAGCGTCAAGTGTTACCAATTGTACTGTGATTATTGTGGGTACAAGCGAATCAGCGATGGATCAGACTGCCAGGATTTATACGAGATCAAGCAATCTCCAGTCCCAGGAGGCGTCCCTCAATTAGACCCAATGGCTAAGAAAGAACGTCAGCCTGGAGGGATGCACCAACCTGCTGTTGAAACAAGTAAGTTGTTTGTTCCAAAACCGAGTCTTCAAAGAAAGAAGTTTCGGTGTCCAAAGTGTGGTCGAGTCATTATGGCCCGTCAGATTCAGAAGACAGAATATGAAACAAATCAGCCTGATGGAAGTGAAGCAAGCTCTACGGGACTCTCGTTTCCGTGATAGCCTGCCACAAGAATTCAAAGACGACGTTCAAAAATTTCTGCACAACCCAGGATGCGCCTGCAATCTGCCGATCTACAGGCGCATCCTCCGTGAAGCCAAAGATCAGTTGATGGCTTACTATCCGGGCCGTGAATTGCTCAACGTCGAAGAAGAAATCTCCAACCTGGCGAAGAACAATTTCTCCGTCATCAACTGCTCCAAGGATGAGTTGGAGGAGAAGCTGCGCCGGCTCGGCCCAGGAAGGAAACAAATTGCTGTAGCTCGTTACGAGGACCAGGTTACGGTCATCGTAAATGAGTTGGATTTGATTTATTGAGTGGCTATATACTCCAGGGTATATTATGAATGAATACAAATCGTTCTACGAGAACTCGCCCATTGCCTTCTGGCGAACATCAATTGACGGCGGACAATTCCTCATGGCGAATTTGGCTTGTGCCAAACTGCTAGGGCATGACTCTGTAGACACACTATTGCAAGATAACTCAATCCATCTCTATGTCAACGGCGACCGCAAGCACATCCTTGATGAGTTGACGGCGAATGGCGAGATCAACGATTACCACGTCGAACTCGTCCTGGGGAACGGCAAACATATTTGGGTTTCCGTCACTGGCAAGGTGTATCCAGAAGAAGGCTATATCGAAGGCTCTTTGACCGACGTTACCGCACTCAAAGTGATGGAAGACCGGATGGCAATTGAGACGAAGAAACTGAGCATTATACAAGAAGGCATGAAGCAGAAGATCAAAGAGTTGTCCGTGGCCCTGCATAAAGCCTAGACGCTCCGATGACCTGGGCGCACGCTTCCATCATCTTGGCCGGGTACTCTTTGTACTTGGTGATCTCGAACGGCCAATCATCATTTTTCAGGCGACGACTGCCAAGAATCGCCGCATTCTCGTAGAAAACCGTCGCCTTCTCATATTGTTTCGTGGCGTAAAACACGTCCCCCAACAAGCACCAAAACTCGGCCATTGTTGGCTTCTCGGCGATGCTTGGAAGTAGGTATTCCAAAGCCTTCTGGTAGTTTTTCTTGACGTAGCAATTGACCATCGCACAGTAGTAGCGGATCATGGTCAAGGCCATCTTCGGTTTCTTCTCCGTGAAAATGTAGTGATCGGCCACGTTCAAGAAGGAGTCCCACTTCTTCTCGATCAGTAAAGTGCAGGCTTCGTAGTAGATTGGTTCCGTCGCCAGGGGTTTTTTTTGTTTCCAGCGGGCCACCAGTTCTTTGTGGTCTTTGTGCCCGCCCGCCGAGTGGACATACACGGGCAAATCTTTGGCTCGATCTTCGATGATTGTTTCGTACACAGGGTTGATGAATTTCAGCCCAAGGTCTTTGTGCCACAGGCGGACTTCCTTGGTGATGATGTCGCCCTGAATGACGCTGAAGCGGTAGGCTGCTGGCTTGTTTTTGATGACATTAGCGATGTTACCTTGCCCTTTCATGATAGCTTCCCACGGTTCGATGAATAATATCCAATCTTCTTCCGTGTCGGCGATCATGGTGTTGCGAATCTCGCTGTAGTCGTCGGTAAGGTAATATCGTTTTATCTTGGCTCCGTAGCGCTTGGCAATGTACAAGCTACCGTCGTCCGAGCCTATGTCTCCGACGTAGATTTCAGTGTTGAGCGGGAGAATGGATTCAACTGCCCGTTCCAGCGTGTGTTTGTTGTTCCTCAAGATCAGATGGGTCGCCAACTTCATTTTTGCCGAATCTCTTCTCTATTAGGTGGCTAACTGCTTCAGCTTCAACGACTTTGCCCTGGGAGATGTAGAAATCTCTCATCTGGCGATAGTGTCGTGGGGCGTTTGGCCTTTCGAGCAGTTGCACGAGTATTTGGAAGATGTCCATGCCCCAAAAGAGCGACACGAAAACCGATTTGGCCCCACTGCGGGGAAAGTTAGCACATCAGCGACCGTGGGAAGGGTCATGCACTCAGAAGCCCTGGAGCTACCAGGTAACTGCGGCCATTCCTGTTATTGATACTTTCGAGCAGTTGGAAATATGCGTGAAATTGTTGAATCTTCAGACCATCAAACCATACATACTCGTCATCGACACTGGCAGTACCCCGGAAGAGTACGCTAAGATCGAGTCCCTGAGAAGCGACAACATCGAGGTACACGCCATTCGATTGAACGGAGTCCTACATCCATCTGATTTCCCCGCTATGGCTATGGATTTGGCCTTCACTCTTTGCCGTACTCCATTTTTATACGCTACCCACGCCGATTGTTTTCTCAAAAAACGAGATTTCATTGAGTATTTGCTGACTTTGTGCCCGGCCACATCCCCCGTGGTTGGCTATGAACTCAGTCCACGGAATCATTCCGACTGGCATGGCATGGTGAGCCATACGGCGACTATGTACCATATGCCTTCGATGGACAAGATGGGATTCGGATGGAGCCAGCGCAGGCTTTGTAATCTCTACGACATGGAAGATTATCGCCCGACACCACTGCGACCAAATTGGCCCGACACTGAAATTTTGGGAAACTACATCTTGCGCATGTACAAGGTGAAGCCGCATCTGATTGGGCACGACAAGAATTTTCAACGACAAACTGACGAAAACATCGACCATTTCCGCAGCTTCACATCCGGCAAATTATACAACCCCGACTATTACGAGACTGCCAACGGCTGGTATCAAGATGCGAAGACCGCCGCCCTTGCGAGGATTGCCACCTGGGAGAATGAATGAATGAAAGTGAAAACAACACTAGGCGCAGTATATAGATACCCGATCTTTTCAACTATTTCTCCCCCACGGGTGAGACACAAGGAGCTAGATGGCGACGGAGTATTTGAACAACAAAAACTTCGAGAAGATCATCTCGAAGTTCCAAGAAGCGAAACGGGAGCGGGCAAAGTATGAAATGATAATCGAAGACATCATGGCAACGGAAGCGAGAACGGCGAAAAGAAACAAGTATCAGAAGCCGGAATCTTGGGTTCTTACCCAGGCGGCATTTGAAGTTGTGAGCAAGAGGTTTATTGATGCGCAGAAGGAACTGGCGACGGCGTTCTACACTTTGTCGGAGAACATTGTTCGCTATGCCAAGTTCAACCTAATCGACCAGGACGATGCCATCCAGGAAGGGGTGATGATATGTTTCGAGAAGATCGACAGGTTCGACCCCGCCAAAGGCAAGGCTTTCAATTACATGACTACTTGCATACTCAACCATTTTCGACAACTATATCGAACAGCCAGAAACTACAACGAACTGAAGAAGAAATACCATGATTTCATGCAAACGCAGGTAGATCAGTCAGTTCGGACGCAAAAAACGCAACGAAGTGTTCACAACAATAGTACGAAATCTTGATGTACATTCATGTGTGAACTACAATTTCCGGGTGGCTAATGGGGAGTCGATCCCCATTAGCCTTTTTTCTCTAGGAGCCTGAATGAAAAACAACCTTATAGAATTACTGGAAAGGCAGGAGTTGATACAAAAGCTAATCGACCGTGGTTATGGACCTTTGATCGACGCCCTCCTGCTTAATGACAGCAAGGTGTATACAAAGAAAGGCCGGCTTAACAAAAGCGGCGCATGTAGAGTCCTTGGCTGGAAAGCGAAGGAATTAGAAGATGCCTTGGAAGCCTGCCGTGAGATACTGAAAGAAGATTGTTCCCTCGACTAATTGCTTTCTACATAAGCACGGTCGTACCGGAGGGTTAATTCACAAACCACCAGATCGCTCGACGCCATGTCAAGATCACCAAACTCGACGCTTTGGACCCACACATTCTCGAATACCCAGGTTTCGATGACTTTACCGCAACCATCATACATTTCCAGCGTGCATTGGTTTTGTTTGAATCCATCGCAAGATGGCAGGAATTGCGAGTCGCCAGCCGGGTTGTAAATGTCTTCTATCCAGTTGAAAACTGGATGTCCGCCTGGTCGTTTGACCTCGTACAAGGTCAAGTTGACGGGTTTCCATTCCGGTTTCATAGGGTAGTAGACAGTTTCCGAGATGTGCTGTGCCTCACCTTCCTTGAATGACAAATTTGGTCTTGCACCCTTCGAGGGCGGCAAGGAATTCACGCCGCTGGCGCTCACATCAGGAATTGTGAAAAGCCAGCGGTGTTTTCGTTTGAAGCATGACTGCGGGTCTTGAAGCCCGAAGTCGAAGCCCATTGGTCTTCCCATCTATCCTCCAAATACAAAGAAAAAGCCCACAACTTGTAGGTCGTGGGCTTTGAATACCAGACCCAATAGTACAAGAGTCTGATGTATGTTGTTTTCTTGCGAGACGGGATTAGTCGCAACCGTCGCAGCAAGGAGTGAAGCTGACACCGCAGTACGGGGTGTAGGTAACTTCGGAGTAACGGAGAGTCAACTCAATCGTAACTTCTTCAGAGGACGAGTAGTCCAACTCACCGAAGTTAATGGCCTGTGGCCACAAGTTGCTCAGGTGCCAGTTTTCCATGATGTTACCGCAACCGTCATAGAGCGCCAGGTCCGCCTCACCGGAGTAACCTGGGGTAGCTCCACCGTCACCACGACGAGACGACTGGTAGAGATTCACCGGGTTGGTGAAGTCGTAGATCGTAGCAAGCCACGAGTACAAACCACTCAGCGTCGGGTCGTTGCCGATGTCGTAATAGGTAACGGTAATGGTTTCCCATGTACCCTTACCCGGAATCCACATCTTGCCGTGCAAGAAGTTGATTTCAGTTTCTTCAATCGTCAGGTTTGGCCTAGCAGCCAGTTTGACGACTTGCTCGCCGATTGGCGGGCCGCAAGGAACGTCTAGGTTGAAAGTCCACCTATACTTCCTTTTGAACACGATGTCTGGACCGCCCAGCAGTCCCATACCCATTGGTATTCCCATATTGCTCTCCTCTTATTGAGTTCTCATATGTTAGAAACCGTCAACGCCGTTGGCGGTGACGAAGGCACCAGTTTTGAATACGTCGAACTCAAGGAAGATGAATTCAACCGCTGGGACTGGCTGGATACCAATCTTCGCACGGAACTCATTCCTGTCGATAACGTCCGGGGTGTTCAGGTCAGCACCGGCATCAATGATGAAGTCATAAATACCACGGCCAATCTGGACGGCCCGCAGGATGTTCGTTGTCAACGTCACGAACTGCTGCTGGAATTTAGCATCGTTCGGCTCGAACAGCAGGGTGCGGCAAGCCTGACGCATCTGCTTCTCGATGTAGAACAGACATCGCCTGACGTTCACACGGTCAAGCAGTGTCGGAAGCCTTTGCAAAGTCTTCTGGCCCCAAATGAAGAACCCATCAGCATCCGGGAACGATACAATCGGGTTGATTGCATTTGCGTTGCCATACATCGCATCACGTTCTGTGAGAGATGGCCTGTTGTATACGTTCACAATTCCAGGCACCTGTCCACGGTTCAGACCAGCCGGGGCGAACCACGGTGCGGCCAAGAAGTCGGAACGGGCGATGGTTGCCATCACGCTACCCGATGGTGGAATCCAGACCTGGACACGGTTGAAGGTGTCGGTGATCTGTACCCACGGCCAGTACAGCGCTCCGAAGTCGGAGTTGAACTGCACCAGGTTCAGCGGGTGGGCACCATTCTGCCAAGCGATGATTTCCTGTACGGTCAAGCCGAATGGCGGGTCAACAATTGCCAAGCAGTCCTGACGGATGTTCTGGCAAAGGTTCAGCATCGCCATAACGACGCTTGTGCTGGAGTGTCCAGGAACAGCAACCAAGTCGATGTCAATCTGCTCCGGGTCGGAGATGGAGTACATTCCGGTGAAGGCGAGATTGTTACCGATCAGCAATGCGTCCTGATCGTCCGGGTCAGCCGGGATACCGTCCGTACCACCTGACAACTGGTAAGTACCAGCAGTCGGTCCAGCAGTGGTGTTGGTGTTGTCCACAACCCTGATGAAGTCGGATACCAACGCCATGTACGTTTCAATGTAGTAGGCGCTCGACTGATCCTTGGTCAAATTGCCCCAGGCTTCGACCGGCCCACCATTGTTGAACACGTTGATGATGAACGTGCTGTCGCTCACATCGTTCGTAATGACTACCTGAGTCTGGTTTCCTTCAATACCCGTGCTGTCAGCCAGAACGGTGAAGGATGGTGTACCAGCGTTGTTGACGCCACCAGAAACGATAGCGAAAGTTTCAATTGCCGGATCACCAGTTACGCCGCTCGGCGATGTACCGATGTGGGTGATGGTGTCCAGGCCGAAGATGCCTGCTGCGGTGCTGGAGGAGCTAATGCGAATGCGAGCGTCCTGACCAGTGGTGAGGGTCTTGAAGGCGAGGTTGTTGCCAACCGCCACAGCCTGCCAACCACCCGGCAGCGTTCCACCGTTCGATGCCAACTCGTTGTTGATTGCTATGACGACCTGACCGATGGTGTTGACCTGGCCCTCCAAGGAGGAAAGGTCAATGACCTGTGCAACCTGGTCGATCAGTACGTTGTCCGTGCCGTCTACCAAGACAACCAAGTTCAGGCCAGTCAGACCCGTGAAGTCGTAGTTACCAGGTGTCTGGTAAGCTACGTTCGGGTACATTGCCAAAGTACCAATGACTTCGGCTTTCGTCATGCCCGTGCCCAAACCAGTTGGGTTGCCGTTCAGAACCGTGTCGCCATAGATGGCGTCCTGTACAGACACCAATTCCAGCGTTGCGTTCGGGCCGTATGCCCACAGCGTCTCGACACCAATGGTGTTCGTGTTGCTGACGAAGAACTGGATGCCGTCGTTCTCGGTGTCAACCTGTGCGTTCAGGTCAGCGACCAGATCGCCTACGTTGTATGTTCCAGCCAAAACCACTAGGGTCTTGGAAGAAAGGACACCATTCAGCCTCCAACGGAAGAACGAGTCCACGTTGAAGGTGTACGGGCCAACTGTGTCGGAAGTGATCTGCACAACCGTACCAGCAGCCGGAACCGCAACCTGAGCAGTCAAAGCCTGCTCGTCACTCAATGGATCGGTGACAGCTACACGAACACAGTACAAAGTGGTCGAAACCAAAAGATACTGCATCGCAGCGTAAATCAAGTACGGGTCGCCTACTTCCGGGTGCGGATAGCCGAACACGGTGTTGAGTTGTCTTACCGACGTGATGTTCACCGGCAGGTTGACTGGACCTTTGCTGGCGAAACCAACGATACCCGCATTGGCGAATGTCAACGCTGGCGGAATGAAACTCAAATCTTGCTCTGTGATCCGAATACTAGGGCTAATAGTATTGGAAGGCGGAAATCCCTGTAGAATCGCCATAGTTATTCTCCCTTTGCGCTAATCTTGTTTGGTATGTGCCTTGTGGAAATCAATCCTTCTTTCTCGGCCCTGTCTATATACGGTGTTTCTCTTCCTTCTTCCAAGAGAAAGGTATTTTTTCCGGCACCTACTCCTGGAATGTTTAGACAGGTGAAAGCACGAGGAGCCTTCCTTGAACGAATCACCAACTGAACCGGATGTTTCATGTTATTCTTGATCTCTAGCATTCTAGCTCCTTAACAGCTTCTTCCAGTCTGGCCATTACCTGCGTGATTTCGTCCTCGGTCATGCCATCCACAAGTTCAACTTTCGTTTTGAGGATGGCCTTCCTTCTTGCAATTGGCTGTGGGATGTATGTTTCAGCCGTTATGTTGAACTGAAATTTAATCACCCTGATCGCCTGATCTCCCGGTTCCGTATCCAAGTTATTAGCGATGCTGTCTAACTTGGCGACGACTTCCCAGGATACGCCTCTTACTCGTATGTATGCAATGGGGCTGAATTTTAGAAGAATTTGTTCGAGGATTTGGTTCATGTCTTCGATGTACATCGTCCACGCTATCAACGTGTAGGTGACGTTCACCGGAATACCCCGTGTTTTCCCGAAAATTGTGCTTCTTTCCAGCCCTCCTTCATTCAACGTCATGCCCGGCTTTCTGTCGGGACGAAGGTATCGCATGAAGTCCAACGCCTGGTGGTAGGTGTAACGATTCATGTCGTAGGAAAAATCCGTGGAAGAAACTGCCAACATCGGCAGCCTAATCCGATCAACCACCAGCGACTCGTCCTTCCTGACGTTATCAAACATAATGGCGGCGACTGCCTTCTCTTGACTGCCCCAAATGATTGGGACTGGATGTGCCTTGCCATCCTCGTCAATTACTTCAATGTCACCGAACATATCCAAGATAGCTTCATCAGTTCCTCTCAATGCCTTGGAATAACGGTAGAGAGTGTTCTTGTTCGGCTTGTTGGGATCATTTCGGATGTGACCCGTCATCATCGGGTCGCAGTCAACCTTGGCTCCGTAGCCTTGTTTCTGATTTAGGTCGTCCTTCAACCAGTTTGAGAAATCGTCGTTGATAGCACGCTTGCTCACCTGGTCGTCTTCGTCACGCCCACAATATGGTGGTGCCGGGTCCAGATTCGGTGTCGGAGTTTCCGACTTGATCTGGCATTCAGGCAAACTTTTCTGTGGGTCTTGTGGAAGCTGGCTCATGTAACTCCTCTAATAAGGTAGATAGGGTATTAAGCCGCAAAAATCGGCGTCTAAAACTAAAAGAGATGACTTGTCGTGAATCTGGAGAAAAATGAAGGCTTGCAAAATCAAAAGACGTGAAGGCGTACAACCAAAAATCTACATCAACTACTTAGACCCACCAGCACAACTCCCCAAACCAAAACTCCCGTGTGCGTTCATCACGAATGTACACGGGAGTCAGCTTGCTATTGACCGGGCTGTTTTGCTGCGCCTGCCTGTGCTGGAGGTTGGACAGGTTGCGGTTTCGGTTGTGCATTTCCAGCAGCCTGATGCTGTTGGTTATTGCCTCCTTGACCCAACACACTTTTCAGGGCTTCCTTCACCTTCGGGTCTTGAATCTTCTCAATGTGTCCCTGAAGTTGCGCCGCCAGCGGATTGAGTAATTGTTGAATTTGTTGTACTGCCGGATCAGGAGGCGGTACTGGTGGGGCTACACCTTGTCCGCCTCCACCTTGCTGACCTTGTTGACCTGGCTGACCTGGCTGACCTGGTGCCCCTTGTCCTGGAGGCGCTGGCGGTTGGCCAGGAGGGGCTGCTGTTCCTGGTGCTGGTGGGGCAGCGCCACCTGGCGCTCCACCTGCCGCCTGTGGCTGACCTGAATTCTGCCCAACAGGAGCGGCTGCTTCTTTGAGAACTTGCTGATAGAACTTGTAGAATGACTTCATGATGCTCCTTAGATGATCTTGTACTTGGGCGTTGGATTTTTTTGTGTAACTTTTCCTTCGCCGGTAGTTGTAGATTCCTGGAACCTTTGTGCGATGATTGTCAAACGCAACGCACCCCACATCTTGAACTCACCAAGGTTCCTTTGAATGATTACCCAATTTTCCCGCAGGTGAGGAGTGTATAACCTCGACCCAATTTTGGGTGGGTGCCCTACCTTCTGCAACACGTCCCTGTAGTTGAATTCAATCTCCAATTCATCAGGAGCGTCGATGCCGAAGGCATTTACCAAGTTTTGGGCGTTCTTCGGATCGTAGCTGCAATACAACGACACCGGGAATTGGCTGAATCTCTTGTTTCTAGCTTCCAGGTATTGTGGATCAACATCTTGCGGCGAGATGATTACCTCGTAGTAGAGAATGGGCGATCCACCCTGTCTGATAGCCTCCTGATCCCACAAGTTGAATAACTCATGTTCTGGATCATTTGGATCAAACTGTTCGATGCTTCCCGTCAGCTTGTAAGGAGTCCCATCCGGGTTCAATATCGTCATCCGTGTTTCCTGGCCCTTTTTGCATCCTGAATACTAGCAGTGTCAATGCCGATCTTCGACGCCGCAGCCGTGGCCGCAGCCTGAATGTCTTGCAAAATCTGAAACAACTTCGTTCTGCCCACTTCCGGGAACATTCCTTCCAGTTCGTCCAGGCCAGGAAACTCAGGCGGGTTCTCCATTCGCTTCTCGGCGACCCGTTTCGCCAACTCGAAACGCTCCTTGGTGCGCTTATCGTTAGCGCTTTGTTTCATCTTCTCTAGTTCCATCATGATGCCACGACGCAAAGACTCCATGCGGTCTTCGGAGTCAGTCGGAGAACTTCTATCTCGGACATTGTTTACAGCAGAACCGCCGCTCGCCGAACCTCCGTCAATAGCGCTGAAGTGTGTCGTCATTTGATCCCGTCGCCGATGGAACTGGCCTGCATGACGACGGACACGCAATCGACCTGCTGTGGCGAAGAAGTTTGTTAGTTCTTCTGCTTTCTGTGTTTCGTCCGGTATGGCGAGGATATGTTCTACACCCTGAACGAACTGGTCGCCGGCTGGTTTGGTTTGTAGTAGTTGCAACATTTCTTGGGCAGCATCGCTGGCGACCGTCAAGATGTCCTGACCTTGGGCGTAGCGCTGTGCCTGACTAATGAGAATGCCGAACCAATTCTTACGGATGCCACCGAATGCTTGTGCGAACTGCGCATTGAAAGAAACCATCGCCGCATCGAAGGCGTCGGTTTCCAGGAGGATAGCGCCAAGCAGAGATCGCCAGTCCTCGTCGATTAGCCAAAGTCTGAATGTTGTGTCCATCATGGGGGTATTTAGGAGTTCGGCAACAAAAAACCCGTCCTCAAAATGAGGACGGGTTGAAGTGTGATTTCTGGTATCAAGGGTTGTTCATTGCGAACTGTGGGGTTACACCTACCTGACCTCCACCATCTGGTAAGGTCCAAGGAGTGTTGGTGAATACTTCCACCCACAATAGTTGTGGCGATACGCCAATCGTGGTTACATAATAACCGTAGAGAGTCACGCCCGTTGTGAATGTGAAGATTTGTTGACTGTAAACAGCAAGTCCTGAGCCGTTTGTGATAACTGTCGTCCAACTAGCGCCAGCCAAAGTGATCGGCTGATAACCTGTTGGAGTAGTAGCTTCAGTTAAGTCATTGATGGCGGTTGTATCGCCTGGAGTTATGTTGTTCGTGAACAAGCGGAGACACCGCTGCCCGCCAGATGGTGCTGATCCACCGTCCTGGCCGATCATGTTGGTGATGTACTGCAACATGAGACATTCGGCTGTATTTGGCACTACTATTGACATAGGTTATCTCCTCTCAACGTATATAGAGTATGGCACTGAAGAATCGTGACGGCACACTGTACAAATTGCGTGGCCCCAATCCAATGATGAAGGGTCAGGAAACCTGGCAAGATTTCCAGGTTCACAATATGAAGTTTCAGCCCGAAACTGCTCTCGATGATCGAGAAATCAACACTATGGAGAGCGATTTCAACCTTCGGGATGATTTCGCCCAGGCGTTGGCTGAAACCAAACCAGACATCGTTGTAACCGAACAACGACCCGCTCCCATTGAGGAAAAACCCTCACAGCCACTCCCCGAAGTCAAAGAAGAACCCGTTAAGTTCGTTCCCGAACCAGAACAACCTCGGAAAAAATCTTCCGTCCCCGACAGAAACAAAACTTTCATGTATTGTTTGCCAGCAACCATGCGTGACCGCCGTGATGGTATGTACGGCGAGAAATATCAAACAATTCAGTATGGCAAACCATTTTCATTCGAGGGTGTCATTCTCGAAGAAGAAGATATGCGCATCGTTCTGTGGACAAACGTGGCATTGGTGACGAAAGGTTCTGTGGTTTATCCCAAAAAGAGAAGAGATGGCGTGATGGACGCTCAAAGGTGGTGGAGGGTTCAAGAACTTGAAGAAAAAAATGGTGGCTGGTTGATGGCCGGCTATCCATCCGATTTCACACCTGCGTTTGATAACGTCGATTAGCTCGGTGGTTTGACACTGACTTTCAATCCGATCTTGGCTAATTGTTCTTTATGGTCATCGACCGCCTGCATGTAGCCTTTCTCGTAGACATCAATCATCAGTTTAATGAACGCCTGCACGTCTCCTTCAGTTGTCAAAGAAGCCGACAGGCGTTCAACGATCTGGTCATTTCGCCCATATCTTTCCTTCAAAAACTCGAACATCATCTTTCGGATGGCAAATCCTTTGGGATTCGCCAACATTGTCAGCCAATTCATTTCGTATCTTTCTCCATTTCGGCTTTAGCTTGGCCCTGAGTCATGCCCGCCGTTTCAGGGGCACCCCACCAGTTGTAGTCTCGTTTGTTGGCGGGCAGTGGATTTTTCTTGGTTGGCGCAGCGGCGGGAACTTGGCCTTTTTCTTTGCCGCCCGGCCATATAGCTCCAGTGCCAGCCATTTCTCTCAACCTACGCCATTCCTTGTAGCTTATCATTGTATCTTGTCCAATCCTGTTTTTGGAGCCTGCCGTTGCCTGAGCAATGTTCTCAAATGGGCAACAGCAAACTCGTGGTTGTCACGGTCAAAGCCCTGCAAGGACTGCATCGCTGCTTCCAACTTGCCAATGATAGCCTGAAGCTGTACTTTGTTGGCAACGTGTAGGAAATAAGCGTTGTTGGCTAGTCCGAGCCAATTCTGCGAACGAATCATAGCGTTTGCTTCGTCCTGCGGGCCACCGGCTGAAGGTTGAGTTTTTTTCGCTTGTGGTTGTGCAGCGGGTTGCGCAGGTGCAGCCCTGCCAAACGCTTTATCTGCCATTGGCTTCAATACAGCCTGCACTTCTGGCGGTTGCTCAGAAATGTAGTTGTCGATCATTTGCTGCGTGGCTGGCTCCTTCAGCTTGTTTGGTGGAAGTTGCTTCAGGATTCCATCAAGTCTTTCTACAGCATCTTTTTGCGCCAGACTCATCTGCTGGCCTGGTCCCTGTTGGCCTTCCGGGGCTGCCAACATCTGCCGAATATCTGCATCGCCTTTGAAAGCGGCGATCATTTTCTTGGCCGTTTTGCCTTGGGAGTATTGTTCGACTTTGGCCTTGGCCTGAAACTCGGCTTCGTTGGCCGGCGAACCAGCGTGCAGGTACAACTGAGTGAGCAAATACTCCAACTTGATGGTCAACGCAGCCTTGTCAGCAATAGCATCGCCGATCAGGTCGGCAATCTCGTCGCTAATCTGCGACTTGCTCATCTGAATAGCTTGGTCACGAGCCTGGTCAACTTCTTGGGCTTCACGCTCCATTTCGGCAATCGTGGTTCTCAAGTTGTCGATGTTGTACGGGAAGGCGTGCTGCCCAGCCCCAGGACGAATCTTCTCACCCTGACCAATCTTGGCCTCGCCGGAATCTTTGTCTCTCATCCTTTGTTGAATGGAGTCACGCAAGCTGAGGCTGTCGCCGCTTTCACCCTGAGTTGTTGCGTCCATACTGGCACTGCGAGCATCTTGGCTCAAACGACGAAGCCTACGAGTTCCACCACCCGCACCCAAATCTTGTTGTGCCCAGCTAGAAGCGACGTTACGAGCGAAAGCCCTCCGACCTTTCGGTGTGTCAAGGCGTTCATCACGAAGATTCATCATCATGCGCTGATACACCATCTGGTGAAGATCGTGTACGTTTTGCTTCATGATCTCGACTTCGTGATTCGTCATACCACCGCAGGCACTACGAATACAGTTCCAGATGCCCTTCACGATGTCGTAGAAGTATTCGCCCTCACCATTTTGTGCTGGCTCATTCTTGGCGTTCAGCCCTGTTTGCTGCATCTCGCTTTCAATGTGTTCCTTCCGTTCCTGGTATTCAGGATCGGAGGGATCAAGGTGCATACGACCGGCTGAGTTGTGAGTAACATGCAGAGCGCCCCCAGCAAGGTAGCCTTTGGCTTTCTTGAACTCGTTGTGAGGAACGTGAACGTAGTCTTGGTTGTGTCCACGAAGCTGGTCATTTGGAACCAACATCATGCCGGTTTCCTTGTCGTAGTCTTCCGGCTCGCTGCCCAACTGACGGAGATATTCCATCGGATTGACCAGTGGTACATCGTGCATTTCTACCGTTGGCGGTCCATTACCATTCTTGACACGAACCGGCATCTTCTTGTGCGGCAGGTAAAGCGGCGGGGCATCGAGTTTCTTCTTGCCGCCTTCCGATTTTACCTTCACAGGTAAACCTTCCGGGGCGATCCCTGGGATCGGCGGACCTTTGAGTTTGCCTTCTTCTGCCATCTTGATGGTATCAGCCATTGCCAACCTGTGGGCTGTGGCACGTCGCTGATTTTCAGACCTGAAACCTCCTTCTGGCGGCACACGATCCCCATTGGGCAGCGTGAGGCTGCCAGGCTCGGCGGAAGACAGGCGAGAGTTCCAACCGGAAAATATCTTGTTGTATATTTTCTTCCAGGCCCAATTGTCTTTGTACATAGTGCGGCCAGACCCGACTGGCTTCCAGGTAATATCTGGATCGTCAGCCTTGATCTTGCCGTACATCTGGTGGGCGTTGTGGTTCAGGTAGTCGCTCATACGGGTGGCAACTTCATCTCGTGGAGGAAGCTGCATACCACGAGTGACGTGTGGATGCGCATCATCGCCATCCTGAAGTCCGTACAAGTCGTACCCGTACTGTCCGTGAGTCATGCCAAGTTGCGGCAACCCGGATTCCGGGTGATGTTCATGTCCCCTTGTACGTTCCAGTTTGTGAACCAATCTGTTTATTTCTGGTTTGGCGACGAACGATACAGTTTTGTTGCCATTGCGACTTACCTTGAAGGTGTATCGCTTGTAGCCAGGCGGCAGACCTTCTTCTGTTTCTGGCGGGTTGGCATGAGGCGTATGCTTCTCAGTTTCGAGTTCGGCCCACTTGCGAGCGGCTTTCTCGGTGAGATCGTCATCCCCAACGACGTGCTTGAAGTCGCCGTTCGCAAGGCGAGTCATCATTTCTTCAGATACCTGACCACGGAGTTTATCGTAGTTGCCGGTGAAGAAGGCTCGTTTGAGAAGTCCGTACAATCGTTTCTCGACCGGCGCACGACGGGCTTCCCGATCTTTCAGGGCATTGCGAAGGTCGTCATAGTAACGCTGATGGAGTGCTTGTGCCCAATACTGTGCAGGAAATTGTTGTAGGAAGGCAATGTCATCTTTGTCTGGCTTAATAGGGAGCTTCTGGATGTCCAGGGGGACGGCCATTTCAGCCAGGACGTTGGACATAGTAATATCGACGTACTTCCTGTCTACATGGAAGAACTTGTCTTGGAAAAAGTCCCTGAATGTCACGGAAGTCTCTTGCAACATGCCTCGTCTATCCTTTAGAGATTTCATTTCTGTATCGGTATATAGCTTCATGAACCACAATATGCTGTTTGTTTCCAGACCTACCAAGGCCGACTACGCCAACGCTCAATGCAACAACTGTAACTCATTGGGTCCATGCGATCCAACTTACGTCCGCTTGCTCGGTCCCAGGAAGGAACGGGAGGTCGTTCGTGAGCAGATCAAGCATTATGTTCTAGGTATGCTCGGTGCGCCATCAATTAAATTGGAACTTGATGAACAACAATTGGATTTGGCCGTCGATGAGGCGTTGATGATTTTTGAAGATTACGCCCCGATGGAATACTTTCAGTATCACACCTTCAACACCGTCCCCGGCCAAAGCGTTTACGAGATGCCGCCAGATGTTGGTTTGATCCGCAAGGTTTCTTACCTCAGCACGCCGGTCTATGCTTTCTCGGCCTCTGACCTGGGCGGCGTTATCCCCCTGGAGTACATGGGTGCTGGTGCTTATGGCTCCATCGCTGGTGGTATCAACCCACAGCAACCTGTGTGGGGCAAGATGTCGGAGTGGGTACTCTACAAGCAATACGAGGCCATGTTCCAGCGTATTTCTTCTCAGCAGGGCGGTTGGGAATGGCTGGGTGGTTACAACCATGTGAAGTTGTACCCTGTTCCTTTCCGTACATATACAGTTGTTGTCCACTATCTACAGAAGAAAGCGAACTTCAGGGAAGTGAAGCAAGCCATGCAGGAAGGTGCCTTGGCTTTCGCTCGGATTATGTTGGGTGAGATTCGTTCCCGTATTCAGAACCCGCCAGGACCAAACGGCGGTGTCCAGTTGAACGGACAAGATATTCTTCAGCGTGGCACTAAGGAGAAGGAAGAATGGGAAGAAAGGCTGATAACGAGATTCGGCGATGTTCTCGGCCCGACCTGGGGATAACCTTCAGACAATGGCTGGAGAATGACGAAGTGTTGAACAGAAAGGTTCAACTGCCGCCCGACTGCCCATGCAAGAAGAAAAAGCCAAGGGATACCGTGGGCTACCCCGTCCCGGCCCAGCAGACGAATCAGTTGTTCGCCGTGCCGTCGAGAGTGGCTGGAGGATATTGATGAAGAGTTTCCAAGACTGGAAAGATGAACTAACTGTCGATCCGGCTGTCATCAAAACGATCAGCCGAGAGGAATTCGCACGCATATGCCTGGAGTATTTCAAGGCAACGCTGCGTGGTGACATGAAAACTGTATACGAATATCGTCAGGAAAACCTCGTCGAAGCTGTGGAAACTTCTCGATACGCCATTGAGGTCAACTTCAGAACCACGGCGGCAGAAGCGCAAGAAGGGTTCGCCAAGATCGCACTCGGATATGTATCGGCAGCCTTGAAGAACCACGGTTTCCATACCAAGCATGTATTCACGGAGAAACCATTGCGGCTCATGGTATCGAGCCGCAATTGGGACGATGGCGAATGGTGCGGCGTCGTCACCTGGAACCACGAGCATAACTGCTTCGTAATATCCAAGGGTTTCTATAACCGTGAACGAAAAACCACTTCCCTCCAGCACAGCAGGAAATGCACGGGGGACTCGGCGGCTGATGTCGCCAAGGAACTGCACAACCTCATGCACTCGGTCAGGAACGAGCCTGACCGTCACATGGAGAAGCTGAAACCCGTCCCGCTCAAGCGAGGCCCGAAAACATGACCGATTATAACATCTGCTGCAACTGCGGGAAGCCAGTTTCTTCTTCCTGGATTCACTGCCAGGGGGCCATTTGTTCACTATGCGCAGAATGGGGGATCACACGAGAAGAAGTCTTCCCAACGATCACCGATCTTTTTGAGGGCAAGGGCAAGGGCGACCTGGGCCGGCTCGGAGCCGGCATCATTTACACGGACGGGAAGAGCATCTTGTTGCTCAAGCGAGAGAAAGGCGACGAAAAAGAAACGTGGTGCATCCCTGGTGGACGGGCAGACGACGGCGAAACGCCGATGGACTGCGCCATTCGAGAGACAGGGGAGGAAATCGGTAAGTTGCCTGATGCCAAGCAGTTCGGTCATTTTGACATGAAGGACAAGGCATACCATTTCCACGTTTTTCTGATGGCGGTCCCCAAGGAGTTCAAGATCAAACTGAGCGACGAACACAGTGACTACAAGTGGATTCCATTCGACGATCTTGACGATTACCGCCTCCATCCTAAGTTGAAGGAGGCTATTCCCGCATACCTGAAAGCCATTTCCGCACACTTCGGCGTCAAGGCCGAGTCGTTTTCTTCCTGGTTGTACAACAAGAAAAAAGGATGAAACTGCGTTTTACCGCTTGCGAAGCGACCATTTTCCAGTTAAATTACGTCCATCTAGTGGTGTGTACAACCACAGAAAAAACTTCTTCTTGAAAACACCCTCGTTGGCATCGTAGCTGCGATGAGTGTAAAGGAAGATCAGACCGAAGGAGAACAACGATTAGCGCTGGAGTCCTTGAAATGGCACACGAAATTGGCATCCAGACCGCCAACCTGGATAACTTGCTTCAGGAGATCGCTCACGATCACCCGGACGGGCTTCGCCATGCCGAGTTTGTCACGGCCTTGTTGGAGAGGGGCTACATCAACCGAAGCAGGGAGCGCTTGTCGAATGTTGTTCATCAGGCGCTTATGCGCCTCGTCAACAATGGCGTTCTCGTCAAGCAGGAGGATGAGGGAGGAGTGAGGGAGTACATGCCCGCATCTGCCTGCGCCTGAGAAGCCTTCAACAGACTTCTCAGGCGTTTAGCGTTTTCAGGCAGAGGCTCGTTCACGAATGGCCTTGAAGTTGGTGGTTTTGAGGACTTGTCCGTTCTTGAATACGGGTTCAAGAATGTCGTTGCCGGCTTCGGTGACGGGGACAGTAATGAAGCCTTTGGTTTGATCTTTCACCAGCTTCAATCGCCCGGCCTTGGACTTCTTGCCTCCGTCCGTGATGGGACGTTTGAATACGTCCCTCTCGATATTGTTCACTGTGACGGAAGCACACTTGAAGGCGAATCGCTCGGTATCACGATTCACTTTTTGCAGTAGCCCGCCGCCGCTGCCGAAGGCGATATTGTCAGCAGACCAGTGGTCGTTCTTCATCGCCTCCAGGATCAAGCCCAGCATCCTGTAGTCGATTCCATCGCCTTGGATCACTCGAACCTTGGGGTGAAGGACTCGGTATCCTTTCTCATTGAGGGAGAAACCGAACTTCTCCCCAAGGAGTTCGAGAACTTTGCATACGACCCTGGGCGGATCACCACTATCGGGCCGAACGACGAGGGTGCCGTCCCTCGCCAGCACTTCTGCTTTCAACACCCCGCCCCAATACTCACTGCACGCCCGGAACACATCGAAGCTGTCGGAAACGACGGCGACCAGTCCCGTTGGATAACTGCGAAGCATGTTTCTCATCGCTGCGACTTCGTTTTCCTCGCCCCAGCTTGTGATGGTCGAGTGTTCGGCAGCAGGGATGCTGAAGCCAGCGATGGGTTCGTTGTAGAATTCTCGTGCCAGCACCAGGCCGGCGACAGTATCCGTCCCCATGAAGTTGACCAAGTGTGCGGCACCGCCCAAAGCGGCCTGCTCCGGGCATGTCACACCACGGAACCCGAAGTCGTGCAACTTGAACGGAATGAGGGCGGGATCGCCCGTGTCGTTCAAATATCCCAGGATCACCTTCTTCATGGCCCGGCTTTGCGTGGCGACCGTGGAGGGATACCATGTTTGCACGAGCAGGGTTTCGAGATAATTGGTGAGCCAGTAGAATTCCGGGTCGGTGTTTTCCACCGTCATCAGGACGTTGGATTCCGGGACCACGGTGCCTTCCGGCACGGCCCTGATCTCGATAGGCAGCCGCCCTCCGTGCTTGTAGTAGAGGTTCTTCCAGCCGTCCCGGTTGAAAACTTTGCCGCCGAAGTGCAGGTTGAACAACTCCTCAGCAGTGTCGATCTTCTTGTGCGTGACGACCGGACCCTCCAGGTAAGTTTTCAGGAAATACTGGAGGCCGAAGAAGGTGACTTCCGGGTAAACGCTGCCAGACCGGGACTCGAAGTACGAGTACACCTTCTGCGTGCCGGGCGGGTACTGCTTGAAGTGGCTGACCTTGTAGGAGTCAGTGAGCCAGCAGATGTTGTTGAGCCAGTCGTTCATGGTTTTCCCCTTTTTACGAGTCGGTTCTTGATCTTCTTCTGCGTTGGTTTGACTTCAGCTTTCATGGCAGCGATACTGAACAGCTTCTCCAAAGCTGCCTCGCCTCCATTTTTCCACGCATGGGCCATTACTTTGTATTTGTCGTTGAAGCGATGGCCGTCATGGGCGGTCCAGTCTTTCCTGCCGATCTGAGTATCGTAGAAGTAACTGATACGCTCCCAGCGTATACGCTTCTCGGCCTGCTCATCGGTCATGCGGGCAATATCGTACTTGACTTTTTGGGGAAGGATAAACGCCTGGCCGTAACCTTCATTCTTGCGAAAAATATGTGTCTGCCCTTCCGGGGGCATCTTGAAGACAATGAAGAATGTCCTGGTCCACCATTCGGTCTGAAGGTGTCCAGGAACAAGCAGGGGTACAGTGCCAGTGGTGTCAACGAAATATCGTGGATGGGGTTCCAGGCGAAGGATGTGGTTAGGCGGAACCTGAATATCCAGACCAGACCCGAACCCATAGTGGCCCGGAGCGAAGGCTTTGAAGGGAATGTGACCTTCAAGGCGTGGTTCGTTTCCTTCAACGATGAGTTTGTTGTTCTTGGTAGAGATGCGGAATTCTTCCCAGGGAAAAACCAACTCGATGCCGTAGATGCTCGCTTCTACCCAGGGCATACAGTGCCAGGGCTGTGGTTTGGCACCGTCGCCGCTGGTTTTCTCACCCGCCCAGCCGGGGATTTCCAGCTTGGTCGGCCTGGGGCCGATCTCGTGCGGGCTGTGCGAGCGCCAAAGAACCGGGATGTCTACGACTTCTTTCATTTGATGTAGAGTTTCTGAATCCCTTGGATATTACGAAGGTATCCTTCCTTCATCGCCTTGCCGTGTTCGTCATCCCCCAAAGTGTTTTCCTTGGCGGAAAGGTGGCCGGCGTAAGCGTTTAGGGCGACATGAACGGTCAGGGCTTGCCCTTGGGTCAATCTCACGCCGTTGACAGTGATGACAAGTTCATCCATTGTGGAGTTCCTTCAGGACTTCTTGCATATCATCCCACACTTTTGACTTATCTGCTGGATTCCTCAGCAGATACGCAGGGTGGAAAGTTACTCGCACTTTGGCCTTGACAGGCTCATTGACGTAATGATACCACGAATTCCGCAGTTTGCTAACTGGTTCGGCACACTTTAGCAGATTTTGTGCAGCCGTCGCTCCCAGGCACACGATGATCTTCGGCTTGATGACTTTCAGTTGAAGATCGAGGTATGGCCGGCAGTTGGCAACTTCTTCCTGGCTGGGCACTCGGTTGTTGTCGGGATGGCACTTGACTGTGTTGAGGATGTAAACTTCATCTCGTTTCCATCCACATGCCTTGATGATGTTGTCGAGCAGCCTTCCAGCCTCGCCGCAGAAGGGACGACCTTCTTTGTCTTCGGTTTTGCCGGGAGCCTCGCCGCAGAACACGATGTCGGCATTCGGGTTTCCTTCACCGAACACGACCTTGCTACGACTGAGCAACATTTCCGGGCACTTGTTACAGCCGCAGACTTTGTTGCTCAACAGTTGGAGAGCTTCACTTTGCAGCACTTTCTCTCCCCTTTCCAGGCGTAGGGTCTTTGATGATGCCGTAAGTATCACGGGCGTAGTGACCTTCCGGCAGGTACTCCGTGATGGGAAGTCCTTCGGGAGTGGTGAATAGCAGGCAGTGGCAGAACTTGTATTTCTTCATTTCGTCACAAGCACAAAACCACTCCCTGCCCCTGGCAACTTCAGCCGCCTTGTCCGGGTAGTAGTTGCAGGGGCAAAGCGGGCGACCGAGTTCATCCAGATTTTGCGCCAGACCCAACACAACACCCTCCGTCACTGCCGGATCGGGGTGTGCAGCAGTCCCGCTTTTCTCTCTGTACTTCAGAACGTACAACTCGATTTTTTTCCTGGCTTGCTCGCTTGGCATTGAATTGACTCGCTTTGACACAGGATGCGAGGTAGGCGTCGATGCTTTCGCCACAGTCGGCCCACCATCCGTCGATTTTATACGCCCGCAGTTTACCTTTCGCAAGATAGCGGTTGTTCAGATCGGTAATTTCCAATTCATTCCTGGCCGATGGAGTGAGGGTGCGTATATATCGCCACACCCCGCTATCATACATATACACACCAATCGCCACCAGCTTACTTTTGGGTTGTTTGGGTTTTTCCTCAATACTCAATACCTTGCCCTTATCGTTCAATTCAACAACGCCGTACCACTCCGGGTGTTCAACCTCAGTGAGAAAAATCCTCGCTCCTTCAGGGTGAGCCTCGAATTCCTTGACGATCTTCGGGAAGGGATTTTCCAACACGTTGTCAGCGAGGATGACCGTTACTGGCTCGCCGTCAGCCCATTCTTCTGCCAGGCCCAAGGCGTCGGCAATACCACGAGGTTCGCTTTGATAGGTGTAGTGAAGATGTTTCAGGCCGAATTCTTCACCATTGCCCAAGATGCGCAAAAACTCGCCGGCTGCGTTACCGCCGCAAACCAGCAAGATGTCATTGATGCCGGAATCCACCATCGTCTGGATGGGATAGTAGATCATCGGCTTGTTGTAAACAGGCAGCAGGCATTTATTTGTCACTTTGGTCAATGGGTATAATCTCGTACCTAGACCGCCCGCAAGGATAATTCCTTTCATTGTTGCTCCCTTCTTTTCTTGATGATTTCCATTGCTTCGATGTAGGCGCTCTCCAGTTCTTCTTCACTGAGGCTGGCAAGTTCTTCTACTCCGACATCGACAGTTGGCTTGATGGTTTCCCATGCCCGGTCTTTCTCAGACCAGCGCACGCCATATTCTTCCTGCATGTATTTTTCTGCGCCGTACTGCTCAATGTTGGCAGCCGCTTCCGCCTCGAAAGAGCGTTGGTTTTTCTCAAACTCGAACTTGGAAACTACGGGCGGGTATCCCTTCAGTTGGATGATTTCGCATTGGCCAAACACGTCCGAGAAATCGAAAGATTCAGGGTGAATGTAGGTCGCTGCATCTTCTTCTGCGATGTAGACAGGACAACGACGAATGCACGACTTGTCGAATTCTAGTTTCTCGATTTGTTTTACAACATATTCCGGCAAGGGTTTTTCAATTTTCAAGATCATACGATCCTCCTTGCCCGTAAAAGAGTACGACCCCAGCAACAATGCTGGGGTCGTATTTTTAGCCAACGACGGGTTCCTCGCCGTTGTAGATGACATTGACCCGGTTGATGATTTTGCCCAGGGGCGGCATGTCAACACGAACGTAATCCGTTCGTTCAACGATCAGGTCCGGGTTCAGACGAGCCTGGTGCTTGGGCGGCAGCGCCTCCAACTCGTTGGTTGTGAACTTCCGCTCGGTTTTGCGGCGCTGGATGTAGCTGCCCCGCTTGAAGAAATCAGGGTAGTCGTTCCAGTTCACACCCTTCTGCCACAGCATTTCTTGCTTGTCGGAACCATTCTTGCCCATCAATTCGTTGTGGCTGTAGTAGTGCTGGGCAGCCATGCTGATGCTGTTCTTCGTGGCGTCCCATTCCCGCCACAGGAAGCAGTTGGCACCTTCTTCCAGCGTGGGAACATTCCACACACGGGCGTCGAAGTGCGGCAGCTTCTCGGCGTACTCAGCCGGCAGGAACTTCGGGAGCATGTAGAGGAAGTAGGTGCTGGTCATACCAGCCAACACGGATTCCATCTTCTGCACACGTCCGTTGAAGAAAATTTCGCTCTCGGTCGTGGGAGTGTACCACGTCAGCGAGATTTCGTCCGACTGAGTGTAGCCACAGTTGGCGTTTGTTTCCTGGACGAGATATTTCACTGTCTCGATCATCAAATCCGACAGGCGGCTGTCGTAAGGCCGTTCCAGACCACGAGTGAAGGCCGAGAAGGAGCGCCCGTCGATCCGAGCCATAACCGGGATCAACGGGAGCAGGCGACGGCCCGCCTGCTCCATCTCGTAGAATTTCATGCGGTCGCCAAGTGAATCGTTCATGCTGTCATCTTCTCCAATGGTGTAATTTGCAGGATCGCCTCGTAGGGCGTGACCAGGGAGATGTAACGGGACTTGCTGTCCACCATGATCTCCAAGATGTCGTCCAAGATGCTCTCATACCCTTTCGGGTCGATGGTGACATCTTTCACCGTGCCGGGCCTGCTCTCAAGAATACCCATCACCCAGCCCCGCCGTTCATGGCGACGATAGCCAAGCAGGGTTCCCTGGAAAGAGCGCCGACGCAGTGTCACCTTCAAGACATCGCCCTGCTTGAAGAGGTTCACAAATTTTTGAACTTCTTGCAGATCGCTGACCCGCATGGTCCCGTTGACGTAGGACATCCGTTCCTCCTGCTCGATGGCATCGAGCGTGGATTTTTTGTCCAAATAGCCAATGCTGCGGACGTTCCGGTTGCGACGGTGCAGATGTTTCATCTCTGTTCCCTCCCTTGAATAATACGCCGCTGGTTAAGTCTCGCTGACAGGTAAACGCTTTCAGTCGTCCGATTTTTCCCAACATTCTTGAAGACGGCCAAGCGTTCCACTGCATTACATCCCGTAGAAACAAAAAGTCGCTCGGCGGGCGGATTTCTCCCCCGTTTTTCCCTCTATCTAATATGGGACTGAGAACGGCGATCTGTAACAAAGAAAACAATCGAGAACGGAAAACCTGACACAATAAGATACGCACGCCGCCCGATTTTGATTACCTCCTCATAGGTATGTCCATGAGAAGGCATCCGTGTGCATACAAAAACGAAAAAAGGGCAGCGATTTGGACATCGCTACCCCTTAATACGTTCTTGATGTCAGGTTTTTTCGGCTTACTTGAACTCGGTCCCATCTTTCCGGTTCAGGTAAGCGAAGCTGATGCACTTCAGTTGTGCCCGCTCCATGACCTTCTTCTCCGTGATGGCCGGACGTTCCTGCGCCGTAGTGACGACCACGCCTTCCCGGAAGGTCATCTTGTCGCTCATCGCCGATTTTGGTTCCTCGGCCAGCTTCTCGACCTGCTCGAAGCTGTACGGGCCTTGCCACAGGACTGGAACTTGTTCGACGCCGAATCGCTGGAACAAGTTGGCCTTCACGTCATGGTCGGCGTACTTGCCATCCTGGGTCACGTCGAAGGCTCGGAAACCGAATGCCCCGTTCGAGAACCCGTAGTGCAAGTCCTGAACACAGCCATAGCGCTCGCCGAACAAAACAACATTGAAGTTGGTATCGCCCTGGACGGGCGGCTCCTGGTCGATTTCTTCCGGCGTGTAGCCACAGTTGGTCATGTGGCACAACAGTTGCCGAATGGCGTCGTTGAAGCACTGCCACGGGGCCGACAGGATCGGGTCGCCGACCGGCTGGCCGGTTTCCTTGTCCTTTTTGTACCAGAACTTCTTGCGGCGAACATCGTGCGTGCCTGCCGCCCACTTCCAGACGGCCTCGCCCTTGTCGTTGGTGTCCCGGATCAGACCCAGGCGACAGTTCTCGCCGTGAATCTTCTCCGTTACGACAACTTCCTCGCCTTCCTTGAAGACATCCAGGAAGTTTCGGATGTTCTCCATGTCGTAGTAACGGTGGAAGGCCGGGTGCGGACGCTCGGCGTCACCCTGGTTGGCCCGGAGCGGCGGCTCGTACTTCGTGACCTTGTAGTATTCGGCCACGTCCTTGCCGACTTCCCAGGTCGGGTCTTCCAGATGGCCAGCGAAGCCGTAGCTTTTGAAGCCACGGAGGTTCGCCACGAGGACACGCCCGCCCGGAGGCCGGGTGCCATCCTCGTTCTTGGGCAGGTGGCCCAGGTATTTCGTCACGCCGAACTTGTCAGCCACGTCGGGCTGAAGAACGCTGTCGGGCGGGAAGTAAACCACCTTGTCGCCGGCCTTGCACCACGGTTCGCCGGTAGTAGCGTCCTTCGCCACACAAACGTACCATCCCTTGATTTTGGCGACGGCCATCCGGTCGGCGTTGGGATGAGGCGTAACCTCATCCACTTTGCAAACTTCAACAATCAAGCTGCTCATTCGCTCCTCCAATCGTCGTCGATACTTCGGTACTTCTTCACTTTGACTGGCTTCATGCGTTCTGCTTGCATGGCGGCATCAAGCATTGCCAGGTTGATTTGTGGACATTTGCAATGCCCACCATCGTTGTACTCGGAGCCGCAGGCCGGGCATATAAACTTGGGTATCGGGTTGGGCGGCAATATCGGCAGCGTATTGGCACTGATCGGTTTTGCAGTTATCCGAATCCACAAGTACACCAGCGTCAAGGCAAGCAAGCCAATCAGCCAGGGTATCATAATAGACAAGGTTTCGCTCCCCAGGTTCGCAAGAAAACCGGCCAGGGGCGATCTGGCCGGTTCTCCATTGTACGCCGGGGGTTACTTCCTGAAAGTCTTGGCAGCCTCGGCGATGGCCTGCCAGTCCCGCTGGTAGCTGCCGTCCAGCAGCCGTTCACCACCTGCCAGGTACGACCGGACGATGCGAGGGTCGGTGACGCCCAATTCCTGGGCCATGAGAATACACGGATTGATCCAGGCTTCCTCGCCGCCGTTGCGGTGGACTTCCTTCAGAAGAATCTGACGGAGAACCACGTCGCTGGGCCGGGGGAAGTAAATTTGGCTGACACAACGGCTCGACAGAGCGCCCGCCTCGCTGCCATCGGAACCCATCATCTTGTCGAACAACGTCTTGTTGTTGACAGTGCAGATGAACAGAACCTTGACTTCACGAAGCTGGTTGACCCGGAAGTTGACCTTCCGAATCTCGCCACGGTCGTCGAGGGCACCCAGCCAAACCTTCAACGCTTCCGGGTCTGCCTTCTCAGCTTCTTCCATGAACACCAGCGGCGGAATGACGGGCAGATCGGAGAAGAACAGCTTCTCGATGCCTGCCCTGGTGGTGCTGGTAGCATCCAGGCGAAGGACGGAGCCAGGTCCGAACATTGCTTCCAGCGCCAGCAAGGTGGTTGTCTTGCCACAGCCGGCGTGTCCGTAAAGGACGCCGTGGTTGCGGCTGCGACCATCCGTGTCGTGCGCCCGCTTGATGTTGGAAAGCACAGTACGAATCTGTGCCCCGACGCCGTACAACTCGGCCCAGGCCGGGTGTTGCGACAGATGGAAGTCACTGTCACGACCGAGCAGTTCAGGGGGAATCTGAAGGTCGGACCAGGATTTGACCACGCTGAAGGTCGTCTGGACTTCCCGGACCCCACCCAGGCTGGTCACGATCTTGTTCAACTCGCCCACCACGTCACCGATGGATTCGGCGTTGGCGTCGGGCGTCACGGCGTTGTCGGGAGCGGGCGGGGGCGGGGCCGTCAGTTGGGGAGCGCCACCCAGGTTCGCCAGGGCATTGTTCGTGCGGACTTCTTGTTGAGCCGCCCGAATGTTTTCAGCAGTTGTGCCGATGGCTTCTCCGGTTGGCTTGAAGATTTCCCAGGGGTAGTCGCCGAATTTGGCGGCAGCACCCTGCTGGATAATCATCGCCTTGATGTCTTCCCACTGCCGGTATTCGGTGTCCGTACCACGACCACGACCCCCGGTTTTTTCAAACGACAGGTCGTAGCGAAACTCCCACCAGTCGCCGTTTTTGCGGGGCGGGTGACGACGCTTGTTGACTTCCCATCCCTTGCCTCGGCTGCCATGCAGCCCACGTCGGATGATGTAATCAACCTGCGCCTCGATCTTGTCATCGCCAGTTTTCTTGCCCAACCGCCGCCGAAGAATCAGTTGCTCAGGCATGAAACGCTCTCCGTTTGACCTTGTTGCTCCGAAGGGAAGACGCCCCTAGCCAATACAAGGTTCGGAATTTTCCTCTTCGGGTATTCAGCAGACCGTATCGCCAAAGTATGCCACGGAGCCTATCCTACCACGTTTTAGTGGGGTTGTAAAGTGCAGAAGCCCAGGGCAATTCCTGGGCTTCGTGGGAAATTACGATGTGCTGGGTGTTATCCGAGAATGATCTCGACGCCATCGAGCGGGTCTTCGTTGAGCAGCACGTCAGGTTGCTTCTGGTTCGGGTCCGTCGCATCGTTCAACTTCTGCTGCGGCGGGCCGTCTGCTACGACATGCTCGATTTTGCCCTGGTGTCCGATCTGATCGGGCTGGTCCAGGATCAACTTCTTCTGTTGCGTCATGTTTGCCTCCACGAGTTGTTGGTTGTCTGGCTTGTTGAGAAGCGCCGGGTCTACGACAGTAACCGTGTCGATGAATTTCAACAGGTTCAAGGGCGGTTTGACCCATTGCATGTAGTAACTGTCACCTTGAAATCTTCCTCTTGGTCCGACCTTCTTCTGGCCGGATGCTGTGGGGCGAGGTAGTGATAGGTCGCCGTCTGTGTTGTTTTCAAAGATGTAGACTCCGGTTCCGGCCATGCTGTTCTTCATGTTCCGTTCCCGGTTTTCCTTCTTCTCTTGTTTGGTGAATCGCCTGTGTTTCATTTCATCCTTCCTATAATTAAGCAGCGCCCCAGGAAGATTTTTTCCAAAGGGACCGTATTATACATAGGGTGTAACCTTTCAAATTTGGAGGTCGAAATGAAGAAACCCAGGAAATGGACCGACGTGTACCCACAGGGCACGAAGGAAGGGGATGAAGAACAGGCTTTCTTCATCTCCCTAGCACGCAATCCGAAATGGCAGTGGCGTTCGACTGCGGCGATTGCGAAGGAAGCTAACTTGACGAAGGAGCGGGTAGAAGAACTGCTCAACAAGTATTACAAGAAGGGGATGGTGTTCCAGAATCCCGCCAATGAAGATCAGTGGGGATATTGGGAACGAGTGCCCGAAATGTTGCCCAAAGACGATGATTCCATCACCGACAAGGATCACAAAGATCGAATCAAGAAGGCAGGCAAGTAATGTTCAACAAAGGGCGGCGTCCGTGGAAACGTGGGCCGAAGATGCGATATTCGGTTTACAAAGCAGAAGATCGTGCCGAAGGCGAGAAAGATTACGAGGAGTGGTCCAGACGCATTGCTGATGCAAAGGGCTACAATCTGGAAGATTTCATGGCACACGACGTTCGCCCCTCGTTGTTCTGGCGTGAAACCCACGCAAGACTACACAACTACTGGTTAAATCACGGTGGAGAGGAGTTTTTGGCATGTCGAGAGACAACTTCATCGCAGGACTGATCTTGGGAGCCATCATCATGTTGGCTGGACTGTCGCTTGGTTTTTGGGCCGGCTGGCACAAACACGAAGTTGACTCGATGAGGGTTCTTAACGAATTCATCGAGAAGGAACTTCAAAGAACAAACCAACTCTCCAAGTAGATGGAAAAAATATGGCGAATTGGCTAAAGTCCACTCGTACATCTGACGATATTATTTTGTTCAACATATGTTGCCACTTGTCGCAACATATGTCGATGGTACAATGAAGCAACGTGGGCAGAAACGTCCCTGTGGCGTTACAGGCAGATACGTTCTCACGTTGAAGGATTAGGCGAGCATAAAAGTTCCTGTGGTAACGCAGGCAGAACCTTTCTCCCCAAAATCCTACATCCAAAATAAGAAAGTGAGATGTAAGTTGAAACAATTTGCGAATGGTCTGAAAACCAACAAAACCGTCATCCTGGGCGTGGACTGGAGCCGGAAGGTAATTGATGTCTACAATGGCGAAACATGGGATGTGGTGTCCAGCTTGCCAGAACTTGCGGCCAAATATCCTCATTCGATTGTGATTTTGGAGGCAACGGCAGAAAGTTTTGAACTGTGGAAGCGGCTCAAGGCGCTGGAGGCTTTCAAGGAGAATGACGTAGAAGTGTACTGCTTCCCGACGCACTGGACTGCGAAGTATCGTAAGATGCACAACATTGCGAAGACCGGCCCGGCAGATGCGAAGTCAATCTACGAGATTGCAACGACATGGCCCAGGACGCTTTGCCGGTTCAAGGAACGAAGGACCGATGACAAGCTGGGGAAGGAAATCGCCGCTTTCCTCATTTTTGACCGCAACGCTTGCGATGGCGAAGAAACGATGAAGTTGGCCGAACAATATCTTCAGAATTACCCCGCCGAGTTCAAGGAATTTATCGAGGCTGGCAGCAAGTCGAAACCAACAAAGGCGACGGCGAAGCCACGGAAATCCAACAAGCCCAAGAAGCAACAGTTCCGTAAACAGCCAGCGAGATTCCTCCATGTTGCGGTTGAACTTCGCAAGGCCGGGGAGGGATATGAAGAATTCCGGCGACAGATCGGCAATTATGCTCAAGGGTATGGGCGCATGACCCGTTCTGAGTATTATCACTGGTGGGTCATGCCGATCACCAACGCTCGCATTAAGCAAGCAGGACAGAAGATCAGGAAGAAGAAGGAAGAACAAGAGTCGTGGTTCAATCGCTTGACTGACCAGCAGAAGCAGATTCACCGCCAGGTGATGAAGGATGCCAACAAGGTGTTGAAGTACATCTGGAAGTGTACGGCATCTGTCCAGAAGGTTACAAAAACAGTGGCGTGAGCATAAGACTTCCTGCAATGCAGGCATACCGTTTCTTACGCCAAACTACATCGTGAGCAAAAACGTCCTTGTGAGCAATCGCAGGCAGAACCGTCCTCACGATGAATTTAGCGAGCAAAGACGTTCTTGCGAGCAATTGCAGGCAGCACCGTTCTCGCTTAACGAAAAAGCCCACCATATGGTGGGCTTTTTCTGTTAGTCGGTTTCGTAATCCACTTCCTTCTCCTGCCTTGGCGTTCCATCTGGCCCGATGGCAAAGTCTGGAGGAGTCTCGTGGCTGACGTGATGCTTCTTCGGCGTGAAGGGCGGTCCAGGAGACATTTTGAATATCGCATCTGCGGCAACGGGCGTAAACCACAAGTCCGGGTAGTGCGAACGGATATATCCGTCAGGATACGCCCAAAATGCAATGCCCGCCCTGGTGGTAGAACTTTCGTTCTGGTTGAACAAGGGGAGTTCTTTCTTGTTCATCCAGGCCCATTGGATGAACGATTTCATGTGTTATGGTGCCTCGTTAGATGGAGCCTTCCTGGAAGGCTGGTGCTTACCCATCTTGAAGAGTGCGTCGGCCATATGCGGTACGAAGTACAAGTCGGGGTACTGCGAGCGCACATAGGCATCTGGATAGGCCCAATGAGCGATACCGCCACGCTTGGTGTCTTCGCCAATTGGCTGGAACAAAGGCAGTTCCTTCTTGTTTTCGCCGGCCCAATTCAAAAATGTCTTCATATGTGTCTCCTACTACGAGAGTATATAGGGGCGAGTCTGTTTTTCGCCCCAAAGTTATGTATGCCTTCGGTTTTGTTTTCTGGTAGAATCCGAGAAGTAAAACCTTACGCCCATCAGGAGACGAAATGAAAACACTTTCTTTGTGCATGTTGGTGTTTTTCCTGGCTGTGACTGCTGTTCCGGCACAAGACTTCAAGTTCAGGAAGGAGATTCGAGAATCTACCTTCGGCCTCCAGACCCTCGATGGAGATGGTACTGTCACGGGCTTCGGCACGGGAGTTGTCGTCAAAATCGACAAGGACGGCACTACTTGGATGCTGACCGCCGCCCACGTCACGCACAAAGCCAAGAAGATCAAAGTGTGGGATGAACTTCGTGAAAACAAAAAAGTTGTGGGCGAAATTCTCTACGAGGCCGAAGTCATCAGGGAGTCGCCGGACGAAGATTTGGCGTTGCTGAGGGTTAAGAAGAAGAACCTGGGCAAACCAGTTGTGTTTGGAAACCACAAGGAAATCGACATCGACTCCGATGTGGCTGTGTGCGGCACGTTCAGCGGCGAACACGTCCGGGTGGTCACACTCGGCAAGGTTCAGGGCTTCGACGTGGAAGGTTTGCACAAGAAGTGCAGATACAACATGGCTACAATGACTGTGTACAAAGGTGCTTCGGGCGGCGGCATGTATGATATGAATGGAAAATACATCGGCATGTTCGTGGCGCTGCGAGGCAACTCGATGGCTTACTACATTACCGTAGAAAACATTCGGGAGTGGGCCAAGTTGAAGAAGGTCGAGGTTGATTTCATCTTCGACGACAAGGCCAAAAGGCCGAAGAATCTCAATGCCCTTGAGCGGTAATATGCAAGACAAGTTTTGTGTGTCGCAAGTAAAGCTGACGCCGCTTCCGGTACTTACTGACGAGTTATCCGAACAAGTGTACCGGAAGTGTTTTTTCTGCGAGAAGGATTGCTTGGTCATACCCATGACCAAGCACTACTCGGAAAAATTGGCCGGGCCTGATCGCTATTTCTGTTCGTTTTGTTTGCGAAAGTTCTTCCACACCAAGATCAGTCGCAATATCCTCGTGCTTAGTTTTCGCAGCATTATCGGGCATTTCTACTATCAAAACTACCTCCATGCCGCTGCTGGTCGTCGCATGTATTTGGCCGACATCGACGATTATATCCACTCCCATGTTGATGTCGGCCTGATGAACCCGGTATTTGATTACGACCCGGATACGTTCTTGTGGTTTGTCGATTTCAGTCGGGTGGGAAATTCCAAAAAGAAGTTGCCGCTCGACGATGTTCTGAAAACTGTGGTGGACATTCTTGCCTGTTTCAACCTGACTGAAAATGTGCCTGGTGTTAGCTCGGCGACTTTCTATGCGAAATACAAGGAGGCCATCACGAACTTCTACGAGCGCCGCTACCGGCCACCTGACAAACGAATGCTGATTCCAACGCTGTCTGGATGTTTGCCCGGAGGCGACAAGACGCATGAAAGGTCAAGAAATTTCACGGCAAGTGAAATGAACACGAAAAAATGACGAAGAACTATTGACCTGCTACTATGATGAGTGTAATATCACATATACCGTGTTGGTAAACCAAACACACAGAAAGGAAAACTCGAATGAGCAACGCATTGGAAGTGAAGGTCACTTCACGCAAAAGTGACGGAGAAGAATGGTGGGAAGGGACTGTTTCCCTCGAAGGCACAAAGCCGACTAAGTTGGCTCGCAAGAGCGACGGTTCCACCAGGTTCACGAGCCGGTCTGCGGTTCAGGGTGCTGCCCGCCGCTTCGCCGACCGTTATGGTTACAGCGACGTGGACTTTGGGGCTGAGAAGCCCGCTCTCAAGAAGGCTGCCAAGAAATCGGTCAAGACCACCACGACCGACAGCACTTCGACGAACCCGACGTACTAACGAATGGTTCAGCAGAAAAAGCCAGATGGCCTTCGGGTTATCTGGCTTTTTCTTTTTGTATCTTCTCAAACTGAGCCAGCACTGCTGCTTGTTGCAATCTGTTCATTCCTTGAGAGAATGCCTGATGTAGTAGTGTATTGGCCCCGCCGTAAAGCGCAGGATCGCCTCGCATTTCATCGAGTATCATGCCCATTGTTGTCATGATGGGCCAGTCTTCAATCGTGTTGACTCCAATATCCCCGGAGAATGTCAGGTCGATGTGACATGCTGCTCCAGGTATCGACACGGCGATGGTGCGTCCCTTGCCTCCAAGGTGTTGGAATGTCTCGAAATCCAAGGGATGCTTGCCCTGGGTGCCTGTCATCCAGTCCTGGTAATCTTCTCGCAAAGTTTTCACTTGTGCAGCAAAGGTCATTGTGGTGCTTGACGTGAAACGCCAGTGACAGCTACGAGTGCGGAATACTTTGCTTACCTCCCCGCCATCATATATCTTGCTGTATTTATCGGGATGATCGTACACAGTCACATAGTCGGCGTATGGGATTGCCTGAGTAATGGACCGAGCCGCCAGCGGCAGATGAAGATAATCATCTTCTACGAAGTAGACAACTTGGTTTGGGTCTTCGAGTTCGCAGGCCAGTTTCAAAGCATGGCGAAACGAGCCGGCATTGCCAAGGTTTGTTTCGACCTTGTTTAGCTTCAATGACTCCAAGTGCTTCAACAAGGGTTCGTGGCAGTTGTCAGCAATCACGAGGAAGTTCTTGCCGAATACGTTGATGAAATTCTGGAGGCAGCGCTCCTTGGTAGCCCCAGGGAGTTTTTCTTTCGGGTAACTTTCGCTGCTGATGCGGTAGAAGATTTTACAATCCATCGACTAAATCCCTCGCCAGTCCAGGGTTCACTGTGTTGATGAAATCCATCATGCGCTTGATGTCTTCGACTGAGTTGAAGAACTGATACAAACGAGTGGCTTTGTCGGCGCATCGTCCTTTCTCGATCATCTCCATTTCTGGATCGTAGTAGTCATCTACCTCCAGGTGGCAAAACTTTGCGTAGAGATATTCGGCGATCTTGCTGACGTTTTCCTTGTATGCTGCTGCTTTAGCGGCGTTTTCTTTCTGAAAGTCGTCCATTGAGTATTTCCTTCATTTGTTGGAAAGGTGTGTCCCAATCACCCAGCACTGGCTGGCGGAACAACCGCACGCTGGGATACCATTCTGTTTTTTCGCCCTCCAGCCCCCAACGCCAGTCATTGTTGGCCGGTATCAGCGCCCATGTTGGGATGTCAAATGCCCCGGCCAGGTGAAGGGTTGCTGTATCCGCACTAATCACCAGGTCTAGTTCTTTCATGATGGACGCTGTGTCCTCGAAGCTGTCCATGCACTTCGACATATCCACTAGCTTCATGCCGTCGCTTCCTTCCGTTAGGTCGATTGGTTTTTCCTCGAACCGATATTGCCTCAACCGTGTGTCGGTCTGCAAACTGAACAATTTGACGCCAGGGAGATCGTGAATGGGCTTGAATTGGGCAAGTTTGCAAGACCTGTAACGGTCATTGGGATGTTGAGGGTTTCCGGCCCACACAACACCGATCTTGAAGGAACGACCGATTGTATCATCATAAGAGTAAGACGCCCCTAGATTGCACCAGTGGTCCGTGAACAAGTATGGAGGTTTTGGAATAGGCGGCAATTCCAACAAGTAAGGCAGACTCACCACAGAAGCAAAATAGTCGTATTCCGGGATCGGGAAATCAGGCTGTCTGAACTCGTGCAAGGGGATTGCGCCAGGGTCAGTTGTGTAGACTTCATCACACAAAGGCTTCAACAAAGAGGCCAATGATGGCTGGCAGTGAACAATGACGTAAGCGCCCTTCTCCCTGACCAGTGGAATATATCTGGCGAACTGGATGCAATCTCCAAGTCCTTGTTCGCTATGAATGATGATTTTTTTGCCTTCCAGTTTCTCTCCATACCAACGCTTCTCGATGTCGTATAGCTTCAACCAAAACTTGGTCTGATCGAAATGCTCGAATCGCCATTCGTACTCGCCCCAGGCCCGATTGTCTTTCTGGAGATGATAAACAGAAGCTAGATCGACGTGAGCGGCAGCAAACTCAGGGTTGATGGCAATGGCTTTCTGGAAACATTCCTCAGCTTCTTTCATCATGCGTAGCTCGCCGTAACACCCGCCCAGCATCGTCCAGTTCAGATCGCTTTCTTTGATGGTGATGGCTTTCTTGAAATGTTCGATGGCCTTGTTTATATCCCGCATGTTGCGATATAACAGGCCCAGGTTTGCTTGCATATAATGACAATGTGGAGCCAGGGCTACGGCCTCCAGCATATGAGGCAGGGCTAGGTCGTATTTGCCCAGGTTTGAGTAACACAAGGAGATGTTGTTGTGGTTTTCAGCATTCTCCGGGGCGTATTCCAACGCTTTGGTGAAAAAATCAATACCTTCTTCGTATTTGCCCGTGTTGTGTCGGATTAGACCAAGTAGTTGCAGGGTTTGTACATTGTCGGGATTTACCTTCAAAACCTGGTTGAGAAGTATTTCTGCTTCAGGATACCTTTTTTCACTGAACACTTTGAAGGCGGTCATCACTGCCTTCTCAACCAGGACCATCGCTTGTTCTTCTGTGAACATCTGATTCTCCAAAGATTCGGGTCCGAGTGATAAATAGAGTATGGCAAACCAGCAAGTTCCCAATAACCCGACGCCCCCTGTGAAGGAAGCGCCCAAGCAGCCGCAGAATGATTGCGGTTGCAACAACAGTGTTTCGGCTATGGCGGAACGCATCAAAGCCAGGATACACAAGGTCTATAGGACAAGACACAAGCTGTTTTAACAGGAGTCAATTATGCCGTGCGCTTGCAAAGCTAAAGCAATGAGAAACACCACGCCCCGTACAGGGAACACACAGCCTGTCGTCGGGAACCCACGCCTTGCCACGACCCAAGGTATTGCAGCCGGTCCTAGCCCACTTCAGGTCAGGCAGGCCGCAGCAGCAATTGCCAATAATCACAACCCGACCCCGCCTAGAAGTCCTGCTGGGATGAATCATGAAAGGCGGCTTGTCGAAAAAAAACGACGAGATGCCATACGCAATGCTTTGGGCAAAGTCTAACGTCGTTTGCGTGGGGTAATCATTCCTGTTTGCCCCATATCAATCGCTCCTCGCATTGTAGGCATGATCCAATTGCTTGGGTTAATTGTTGTGTTGATTCTCGGATTGTTGAGAGTCCATTCCAAACTTACGCCTTCCGAGTACCAAATGATGAACATTTCCTTCGGAACGATGAATCCGTTGATGTTTTGATGGGATTTTACCTCGGAACTGGCTTGTAACTTGCCATTAGCTCCGTATAAGTAGTGGCCTATTACTGCTTGTTTCTGAGGGTCGATGAGGGTAAAAACGGTCACGTTCTCGCCGTTAGCAGCAGTTTTTGGGGCTAGGACGCCGTAGTGCTGACCATATCTGAAGACTTCTGCCCCGGTTGTGTCGATGGTGCCAAGGTTGAGGCTCCCCATCATCCAGCCTGGGTTCAATGGAGTCTTCAGCATCGACTTTCCCAAATCTTCATGCTTGGCGTAGTGCAACACAGGCGGGTTCATCCGTTTCGACCAGAACCAAAAGTGAGTGTCGTTTGATCCCAAGTCCAACTCCTGGCCGGCAATTGATCTCACCTTCATGCGAAACTTTTTTTCCTTCTCCATTGCTATCGTGCCAGTGATGTGTACTCGAATTTTTTGGTTGTATTTGATGTCCACGTTGTCACAAATGAAATTGCGCAGTTTAGCGTTCCGGGCATTGATGGCATTGATGGTTGCAATGATCTGTTGGTTCGACGCTTTTTCTGCGGGAGTTGGTGAGATTTGCTGTCCAGGGGATAGATACAGTGGATTGCTGTCCGGGGTCTTGAGGTAGAAATACAACCCCACAAGGAATCCGACGAAGACTAGGAACAGCAGGACTTTTTTCATGAAGCACCTGTTGAGAAAGCTAATAGACAGCAATATATACCCGTAACAAGCTGGAGAAAAATCATGTTGTCATACAAGCAATGGAAAATGTTGAACGAGTCCTTCGCCGGACCCATCACCCTCGGTTTGGCCCAGCCAACCAATCTTGGCATCACTTCGTCCAATGGATTTGGACTTCCTCTCGACGAAGAAAAAGCCAAGGCCATGAAGAAATCCAAGAAGAAGATGTTCGGTGGTGACGATGATGGCGGCGACGAACTCGTTAAAGCCAAGGCACCCAAGGACCACCCGGACGTTGACGTAGACGTTGATGGCGGCGACGATATGGGCGGCGGTGATGACATGGGTGCGGGCGACGATGACATGGGCATGGGCGACGATGAAATGGGTGGAGACGCCTGCGGTCGCATGTGCGCCAAGAAGTCCAAGAAGAAGATGATGAAGTCCAAGAAGAAAATGTGGTCCGACGCCGACGATGATGCAGGCGAGCCTTCTGATGACGACGACGATGATTCCGGTGACGGCGACGGCGGCACCAGCGATGAGGGTGACGATGAGGGCGGAATGGACGCCACGATGGACAAGAAGGCTCCAGTTCCGATGATGAGCAAGAAGGGTTCCAAGAAGAAAATGAAGAAGGAAGCCTTCCTGGATGACGAAGCTGAGTGGATGGCGAGTGTTAAGAACATGCTCGATCCTCAGCACACAACCCGCAAGTACGACGACGGCTTCAGCCGCTACTACGAGGACGCATTGTTCACTCCAGTTGATGTGAACAATTTGACTCAGGCGGTTCGAGATGAGCCGCAGGCAGGCGAGCCGGGATTTGCTCCGCAGGGACGAATCGGTGAGATTCGCTAACTTTCAAAGGCCAGGTTTCAAACCTGGCCTTTTTTCATTTCTTCGATCAGTTCCCTGATACCCCAATTCACGTCATAGGCTGGAGCAAATCCAAGTTGCTCCTTGGCCTTTGTCATGTCGGCCTGCGTGAAGTCTTGGTAGGCATTTTTGAATGTACAATCAATCCAGGTAGGGTGGATGTCGGTATAGAGATATTTGTTGATTACATCGACAAGTTCATTGAAACTGACTGCTTTCCCGGACCCACAGTTGAATACGCCAGATTTGCCGCCGCCGCTCAGGTAACGTACAGCCTGCATGTTTGCTCGTACTACATCTTTGATGTAAATCCAATCACGACGTTGGCTTCCATCCCAAAACAAGTTGGGACTATCGCCTTTCATCATGGTCTTGACCATCTGGTAGATCATGCTTGCCCGTTTACCTTTGTGTCCTTCACCGGGTCCATAGACGTTGGTATAGCGAAGCCCTACAGCACGGGTATCGTACCAATTGTTGGCAAATTGTATGATGCGCTTGTCGAATTCTGCTTTCGACTCGCCATATGGATTGAGTGGAATTTCTGGAGTTTCCTCTTCCCTGTACGGGGCTGGTGAATTACCATACACAGCGGAGGATGATGCGTATACAAATTTGCGGCAGTTGCAACAGTTGCGAACCTCGCCGAGAAACTTCATAGGAGCTTCGACATTACACCACATCATCTCATCTCGGTCCATGTCCAGGGTGTCGTTGTTGGCAGCCTGGTGGAAGCAGATGTCGATGTTGCCAAGTTTCTGCAAGAAGTCGTAACTTCTGCCTTCGAGTCCCAGGTTAAGGAAGCGGGCCGCTTTGGGTGATTGCTCTGTTTTGGTGCCTACTACGATGACTTCGTGACCTTCGTGGGTCAAGTAGTCAACCAGGTGTGAGCCTATAAAACCAGTACCGCCTGTGACTAGAATACGCATTGCTTTTTCCTCCTGGCTCCATTATAGTGAGGGAACCTCATGAAACTGCGAAACTACTGGCTGGACAAAACAAGGGAGCGGGCGCTGTTAAAGATTATTGAGTGGGCGCACCGCCACAACAAACCAGTCGAAAAACTCACTCAAAACGACATTCGAGAAGCCTTCAAAGCCCATTTGCGTGAGGCGTCTCATGCCTCCTAACCCCCACAGGGCCGGACATGCTGTTGAAGTATTTCGATTTGTACACCCTCAAGGGTATGCAGATCATTCCGGTGTACAAGAACTCCAAAGTTCCTGTAGGCAAAAACTGGAATCGTAACTGGAACAAAGAAAAATGCCGGGAGATGATTGCAACCGGCAACTACAACCTTGGCATCCTGCTCGGCGACATCGTGGATGTCGAGGGCGACACGCCTGAAGCCAACGATCTTCTCACTAGGATGATTGATGGCCTGCCACACCCCATGTACCGTAGCTCTCGCTCGATACATCATCTATTCATCAATCCCGACCCGCACCTGACCGCAACCCGTTTTCAGGACATCGAGTTTCGTGGACAACTGCACCAATCCGTACTTCCTCCATCCACGCACGAAGATGGTACTGGATATTTGTGGCTTCGTGGCACATCGCTGGATATTCCAGATATGCCACAGGAACTTCGGGATTTTTACTTCAAGAACCGACGTGAAGTGCGGCCCAGGTACTTTTTCAGGAGAGGACCGAAGCCACTGCCGCATGGCTTGAAGAAAACGACGTGTAGTTGCTGCGGGAAAGTGGAGGTTATCCACAAGAAGCGTTTGATGTTGGAAGTGCGAGCGTTTGCCGAACACCATCTCCCGTGGATGTGCCATTGTTGCCGGAAGATGGATGTGCGTGAAGCATGTCGTCGTATTCGGCAAACACTCGAACAACCCAAAGTGGTTATTTTTGCTTCAAGTTGAAGTAGCCTTTGTAGCGGCTGCCATCGAACGTACCGTCAAACTTACCAGGGGAAGTTGGTGACATCTTGCCTGTCCACTGGTAACTTGCTCCGTCGATGGTAGCCTTGCCGGTCAAGTTATCGGGAGGTCCGCTGAACTCCACGTTGTAGGAGAACTTCTGCCCTTCCCACACCCCGGCGAAAGTACCCTTCCACTTGTTTTCGCTTACTTCCGTGATGGTAGCTGTCATGGTGCCGTTCAATTTACGGTTGGTCGTCACCCAGGTTCCTTCATACACCAATTGGTAGGTGTCGTCCGCCAGGGCCACACCTGCGCCAACCAGTAACAGCAAAGCAATTAGAAACTTTCTCATTTCCTCTCCAGCAGTTTGGCGAGCGCTTTGAGAGCATCCTGCATATCGCTGTGCTGAATATGATGCCCGCCTTTGTTGTGTTCCTTGCACACCACGTTATAGCCCTTCTCAATCAGGGCTTTCTTCGTCGGAAGGTAACGCTCCTTCCAGCCGAAAACACCATCATCCCTGGCGTGGTATAGGTAAATAGTCGGATTGTGAACCTTCTTGTCGAGAATACCAGGTTCCAATACGCATCCGTTGTGGCAGATGGCTCCTGCGTATTTGTCGTGCAGGGCCAACTGGATCGCCATGACGCCGCCTGCCGAGAATCCAACCAACACGACATTTTCTTTCTGGACGTGAAGTTTGGCCAGCAATTCGCCGATGTAGGCGTTCAATTCCTTTGTAGTTTTCTCACACCCCGTTACGGCGCTGTCTTGATCGTTTGGTCCGTTGGGAGGTGGATACCAGGAGGCATTCTCCGGGTCGATAGCGATGAGGATTTTCTGGTCCTCGTCATCAAGGTAATCTTCATATTGCATCATCAGACTGCGAGCGGACGCCCCACGACCAGGCAAGAAAACAACGGCGCTGCCGTCGCAATCACCTTCGGGGACATACCACTGATGCGAGAAGTTCATTTGATGCTCCATTCTTCGCTCAGTTCAAGGGGTTGGTAATCAATCGCCGACTCGATGTCCTGATACAACGAGCCAGGCAGTTCGTTGGCGATCAGTGTCAAGAAAGGTTTGGCGAGTTTCTTGTCGTATTGGTCGATGGCCTGGCGCAGCACATTCACATCGTAGCCATAGCAGCGATGAGCGACTGAAGGATCATCCTCATCCAACAAGTCTTCGTCGATCTGCCAGAATTTCAGATGGCCGTTCTTGGTGACGAACTTCAATACGAAGTCGCAAAGATCGTATACGAGGCCGACATATACAGGGCTAGAAAGCCAGTAGTTGCTCAGGGGGCGATATTCAATACCGTAATCCGGTCTGCGGTGCGAGCCGGCCACGCCATATACCTGGCGGCGATCTCGTGCGGTTTTGTCCTTGTTGAAGAACAACTCCGGGATGCCAATGAACAAATCCATCATCTTGATGATGTAGGGCTGAAGCATTCCATGTTGGAGAACTCCTTCCCCGCCCAGGTGGATGTGTCCGCCTACCGTTCGGAACGACGTGATGTGACACATCTCCTCGGTGTCTTCATCTTTGACAACGAATTCCACCGGGGGAACGATCCGGCGCAGTGTGTAAGCCGAGTATTCGGCAACACAGCCAGCCTCCATAGCTTTTTTATGCTTGAGTTCTGTAGCCGGGAAGTTCATCGAGGCCCGAATCGTGATTTTTGCCGGGCGAACCAGTTCTTGCAGGTGTTGCAAGGCAGTACGAATGGCAGAAGTGGCTTCCTGCTTAGTCTTCGTCGGGCGGACACCTACTTCAGCCAGCACGTTGTCGAAGTAGAAACTACTTTCGCCAAGTTTGATAGCTTTTTTCTTTTCGGGAAGAACGCCGATGGCGCTCCTGAACTGGCCTTTTTGTGCCAGTGCAAATTCAGGGTCCGATCCGAAGGTGAAGTTCATGACAGGCTCCTTGAGAATATCCGGGACGTGAGAAATCCTTTGCCTACGATTACCGCAAGAAATACTTTGCTCACGTCCCGGTGATGATATTATCAGTCCTATATGCCTCGATTTCAATATCAACCTGGATAAATACAGCATGTATGGTTTTAGAGAATTCCTGACGACCAACGGTATCGACGAGCAAATCATCCAGATGTACTTGGAAAATCCCAAGATGCCCGTGTCGGAAATTGCCCATTGTTTCGAGCGGTCGCAGGCTGAAATTTACCGAATCCTTCACGCCAATGATGTTGCGCCAAATCGACTTAAAGCAAATCATCAGAAAGTACACAACCTCGCTAGTTTAGGATGGGGCGTCCAGGAAATTGCGGAATTCACTGGCTACACCCCTCGAAATGTCCGCTACATTTTGGCTAAAACCATGACCGAAGGACAAAAATGATAAGCCCTTCCGACATTACCTTCTTATTTTCTGGTGGTGCTTCCAACAGCGATCCCACGAAGTCCCTGGGCGGGGAGCCTTCTGCCGTGCCGTTGACTGGACAGTTGCTTCCTGATATTACCACAGCCCAGGCCCAGGCTGGCTACACGGACTACCATTGCTTGTACATTGTGAACGACAACAGCATTGACAGTTTGTACGGAGCCTCGGTGTATATCGACGATGAAAGTTCAGGCGGTGTTCCTGTAGCTTTGGGGTTTCAGTTTCAAGATGATACCCAGCAAGTCACTGTTGCCAACGGCGTAAATGTCACGGGCGGCTCGATGACACTTCAATACGAAGGAACGAATTTTACGGTGAATTGGGCTTCTTCTTTCAGTGCGTGGGCTGCGAATTTTCAAACTGCTATCTCAGCGCTAACGAATCTCACTGATGTCACGGTCACTGGCGGCATCAACGGCAGTGCTTTTATATTCCAGGTAAACTTCATCGGAGATGCTGGGAATCGGTTCCATGATGTTCTGGCCGTCATCGACGATAGTACGCTGGTTGGTGTGCCCCCTGGTAGCGTGAGCGTTCTGAAGATATTCGATGGGGCACCACTGAACAGCATCGCCCCGCTTGTCGATGCCACAACTACAGCCCCGAACGGTATTTTGTTTTATACGCCTTCTCCCACATCGCAGCTTCTCGTTGGGGATATACGAGGCACAGACATCGTGCCGGTTTGGATACAAAGGGTTTGTCCGCCCAATATGGGTCCGGTAGCTGGTGACACATTCACCTTGAAGATTTCTGGCACTCCTTTTCCAAACTAGACCTTTCTTTGCGTATCGAATATGATACAGATGGAAGGTTTCTCAAGGAGATATGCAACGATGAGATATTTGATCGCCTCGCTGATTTTGTGCCTGGGGCTGGTGCTGCCAGCCAGGGCACAGGTGATTATCCAATTGGGCGGTGAGCGTCCTGCCCCGACCATTGGGGATTATGAGAAGGTGCTGTCGTACTACAAGACCGCTTCCAAAGAAGCTGTCGATTTGAAAGCCTGGAAAGGACGCACACTTATCCACAGACGCAACAAGGATAAGGTTGAGTTTGACAAACTGTCGAATTTCGACAAACATATGTATTTGCTGTCCAATGGCTATCGGGTTAATGATATGATGACCAACATTCATCATTTCTGGATCATGGAACTCAAAAGATTCGATGATCCCAAATACACTCCGAAGAAGCTGGAAAAAATCGAGGACGCCAAGCAAGAACCGGCTGCCAAGGCCGATGTCGAAAAATACCTCAAGCAACTCACGGACCTGCGCAAAGCCTCAGCGGTGAGGTATGAGAAATTCGTCGAGAAAGTATGCAACGATTTCAAGGATGAGATTCCTGAGAAGGAACGTGAGCTATACTTGAAAGAAGTCCGTGATTTCAACGATGAGAACAATCTCATCGAAAGGAAAAAATAATGGACCTCTGCCCGTTTTCTGGTCAGCCCTGTCCAAAACGCAGGACGACTCATATCACAGAACTGAAGCCAGATGGGTCGTTCGTGGAGTTGCATTTGTGCAAGGATTGTTCTGCCAAATATATGGATATGGCTCCAGAAACAACGAAACAGGTAAAACAGGAGGCGGTCCCACAGCCGCCTCCTGCGCCGCCTGCTCCCACTTTATTGTCTAGTTTCTTGACCGCATTACTTGGCGCTATGTTGGCTAAAACGATGCAACAACCCCAACAACCAAAATCTCAACTTAGAAACGCTGGCAAACCGCCATGCCCATCATGTGGCATGACTGTCAGAAAACTTGCCGAGAATGGCAAGGTTGGCTGCGCAACGTGCTGGGAACACTTCAGCGAGGAGTTGAAGATAGTTGCCAAGCATTCCCACGCAGGGGCCACGCAGCATGTCGGCAAGTCGCCCAAAGTCAACAAGCCTGTTCCAAAAACAGAACAGCCTGTGGATCAGAACGCTTCCATTGAGGAACGCATCAAATCTTACAGGCTGAAAATGGCGAAAGCCATTGAGATTGAAAACTACGAGGCAGCAGGGGCACTGAAGAAGCAGATTGAATCGCTTCAAGCCCAGCTTACTGGTGCGCCGCCGCCCACTCCTCCATCTTCCGTGGATCAATGATTCCAAAGCCCTGGAAGAATCTGTTGCCGGCAAATTGCGGATCGGCCAACGGGATCGTGTACTGTTTCAAAGCATTGCAGTAATCATCATTCGTGTCCAGCTTCAAGTCCAGGTTGCGTGCCCGCTTGTAGGACAGTAGCAGGGCTGCCACGCCCACCAGGAACGGGTTCGCCTGGCTTGTACCAGACATCACGGCGTACCAGTTGTCGGGGACCGTACTCAGGATGCGGACGCCAGGGGCCAGGAAGTCCAGGTCATTGCCTGTGCAACTGAAGTTTGCACGCTCGAATTTTTCGTCAATTGCTCCTACGCCAATTGCTTCCGGGTAAGCCGCAGGGTAGAAAATCTCCCGTGTCGTGCCAGCGTTGCCGGCTGCACAGAAAATCACAACACCTTTCGATACCGCATACTGCAAAGCCTTGCGTACTTGTTGAAGTGGTGCGGGGGAGCCAAGCGACATCGTGATGAAGTCTACACCCTGATCTGCTGACCAGCGAATAGCCTCAGCGACGTTTCGCAAATCCCCGACTCCCTTGTTGTTCAAAGCCTTCACCGGAATGACTTTGCATTTCGGGGCAACACCCACCATACCCATCTCGGTGTTTTTAGCGCAGATGATGCCTGTGACGTGCGTACCGTGGCCGCAGTCGTCCTCCGGGGTCTTGGTTGGATCGACAAAGTTTTTGCCGGGCAGCAGGTTTTCTACAAGGTCATGGTGGTCTAGGTCGGCACCACTGTCGATGACGGCGACTTTGACGCCCTCGCCTTGCGAGTAGTTCCAGGCCAATGGCAAGTTGAAAGCTGTAATTTCCCAGCCAACTTGTTTTTGCACATCCTGCATCGTAAGTAGGTCTTCCCGTACATACGGCAGGAGTTTGCAATGAAACTTATCTGCGTGGGAGGTAGTAGGTCTTCGTCTTGGCATATGTCACATCCTTTTTCCAAATGCCTTTGTTGTACTTGGACACAATCAAGTCGATAATGCTGGAGATCACGAAGTTAATCACGATGTCTTTGATGATCGGGGCGAATGGTTTCAGCCAGATCGGTAAACATGGTGTAACAACGTAATCGAACAACTTGTCCAGGAGCGAGATAACGGCGGCTTTTTTATCCGTACCAGCCGGGATCAAGTCCTCTACGAACAAAACCAACTTGTCCAAGCATTCGATGAGGAACTGGACGCCTTGCGAGAAGCGCACCCTGTTCAGTCTCCACCAACTAGATGGAGAATGTGGTTGGGCGTCCCACTGTTTCTGTAGCGAAACAAGGTAATCGTCCAGTTTCTTCAGTATGGCGTTAATGTCTAACGCTGTTAATTTACGTTTCGTTGCAGCCATAAGGCAGCTATTTACTTGGTGGTGTTGCTAGACTGAATCTGAGTGATTACAGCCTGAACTTCGGTTGCGAAAGTCTGAACATCGGTTGCGAGAGCCTGCGTGTCGGCGACGACAGACGTGAAGTTCCTTGTCTTAATGTCGCTGATGACTTTCTCCAGAGCGACAACAATAGCCTCGCCGTCGTCAACGATTGGCTTGACATCGGCCAGCACTGTTGGTGCCAGTCCAAGAACGCCCATCAACCAGTTCCAAAAGTTCGTCATGATTCTCCTCCTTGTGTTGAATCGGACACTCGTATATAGGGTGGGTGGGCTGAAATCAGGAGTTCACATGAAAACCCAACAACTTGCCATGCGTTCTTGAAACGCTTTGATTGTTGTCGCCGTGCTTCAAGAACGCTTCTTCGTTTGTAGGTGCTGAGAGCCAGAAGGGGTGAATGCCTGCTCCATCAGCGGAACGGAGATTGTCCGACTTGACCGCATCGTGGTGGAGTCACGGCGGCAACAATCATACCACTGGTAGCCATGTTTTCTTACCGTTCATTACTTCCTTGATTTTGTTCCAGAACATATCAACAGTGATGTCATATTCACAAGCGAAATCGCCCCTGGCGCATGAACTCGTTCCTATCGAGGGTGGTTTGGATTTGTGGTGACACCCAAGACAGTCCAGGTGCGTTGCATTGATCGGGTGAAGCCTACTTCCTGTTAGCCTGTATTTTGGCAATATGCTCCCAAAGAATACGACGCCAGGGACGCCAAAAATTTGTGCCATGTGCATTGGCATGGAATCCATCCCGACAAAGAAGCTGGCATCCTTCATGATTGCTGCAAGTTCTTGTGGATTTGTCCGGCCACGCAGGTCTAGGTCGTGGGGCAACTGCCAATCTCCAGGCCCGCCGACTAGGACAATGTTGTGTCCTTCTTTCCGCAGCCGGTCGGCGATGTCAGTGAAGCGATCTCCCTTCCAGTTGCGCCCAGCCCAACCAAATCCTTCTTCTCGCTTGGCGTGCATTACGATGTAGGGTTTGGGAAGTTGCCAACGCAATGGTTTAGTAGCCATGTACGCTTTGCAATCTTCAACTGGAACACCGGCCTCGAAAGCATAGCTTTTGAGAATGGACCAGGTTGGGTGATACTCGTAAGCAAGATCGAGGTTGACGACGTAATCGAACTGTTGCTTGGGATTGAACGATACGATCTTGTCGATCATTGGGTGCCCAAACAAAATTTGTTCACATCCCGTCCAGAAAGTAATCGTTGCTTTAGGCCATTTCTTCTTGAGGGCCGGAAGGATTGATGTTGCCATCAGCACATCTCCGTTGGCCGCAATTCGTTTGACCAGGATGTTTTTGACCACGGGAGGACCGCCTGGCCTTGGCGTGAACAGGAGTTTGTCCACTCTCCCGCTGTTGTACCAACGATTGCGGAAGAAGTCTGTGTTTTCTCGGTAGTGAGCGTGGCCCGCCGCTCCAGAGTGTGACAACTTGTGCCATATGATGCTCCTTGGTTGAAACAAAATCTTGTAACCTAATTCTCGGACTTTCATGCACAAGTCCGAATCTTCCCAATACCCGATTCGATACCTCGGATCGAAACCATCTACTTCATTGAACACTTTGGCGGGAGTCATGAAGCAACAACCAGTTACCATCTCACGTTCGCTGACGCCACGCAGGTCTTCTGGTAGGTTTGGATAAGCGAAGGGTTGGGATAGGTGAGCGCCTTTGTAATGATGCCGCCCGATGTGTTCAAAATACATGCTTGACCAGTTCCAGGCAGAACCAGCACTGTCCACAGTGTTGTGGTGCGGCCCACCTTCCTTCAGATGCAAGTTGCCGACGATCCCTACTTTGGGGTTGTCGAACAAATCGAGCATAGGTTTGATCCACCCCTCAGTAACTTTGGTATCTGAGTTGAGGAAGATAAGATAATCGCCACTAGCATGAAGTGCCCCGACGTTGCACGCTCGTCCGTAGCCCACATTCTCACGGTTTGCTACGATTTTACCTACTGGTTTCTTCTCGCCACGATCTTCCCACGCCTTCAGTACAGTGGCTTTGGAGTTGGTGGGGCAGTTGTCATCGACATAGATGATTTCTACGTCAATGTCTTTCTCATGAATCCACGTTTTGATTTGATCGGTCACTACAGCGTTGCTTTTGAACAACGGAATGATTACCGAAATTTTCGGTTTCGTTTTTGGTGTGAACCATTCTGGCACACTGTAGAGATAGGCTTCTGGCATAGGGGCCGGATCACTTTTCGCTTCTGTGTAGGGCATTATGGCTGTTGCCGGACGGCGTTCCATAGCCCTTTTCTTTCTTACATTTCTTATGACTCGACGCTGAACTGGTTGCACCGGCTCGACGGTCGGTGTTTGGTTGGTAATTATCTTGTTCAGTTCTTGCACTGGCATCGCACGATTGTTTATCATAGCGGAAGTTGGTTTTTTTGCCAACGCTGCCTTGATTTTGTCATGGTAGGATTGCCTGGTATTGCGGTTTACAATTCTTTCTTCTTCTGCCATGCTTGCTCCAAAAAAATACGCCCGTGCATCATAATAGGTAGAGAATGCACGGGCGGTATTTGTTGTATGAACGGTTAGAAGTTTTGTTTAACGGCGTTAGTTGCGACGTTTTTTTGTACGCCGAGTTGCGACATGGCCTGCATGATGTGATTCAAAATCTCGCCGGCTTTCGCCTTGTTCATTCTGTTGAGTTTGCTAAGATCGGTCATGAGCATATTGAAGTGGCGTTCCAAATTGCCAGTAAGTACGGATTCGTCTTCGCTACCACTTTGGCCCTGGTTGTTTTGTGGAGGCCCACCCGCAGCCCCAGCGCCTCCAGAACCAGGATTTGGATCGCCGTGAGCGTGTCCCAAAGGCATTGGTGTATTTCCGCCAGGACTCATCTGTGGAGTGCCTGGAACAGTACCATCTTCTCGAAGACGCAGATTAACCCATTCGTGAAACTTTCTCATCATTATCCCTTCCATCCCGCTGGTGCGCTTGTTTGATTTTGTGGTTGCGGGGCTGGAACATTTGGTTGTTGACTTTTTGTCTGGTCGATGGTTGCCATGCCCGGCACATCCCCACCTTCTGTGTAGAAGACTTTCATCGTTGCCGCCACGATAGCTTGAGCCAAGGAATCACGCATGTTGGGCGGAACGTCACGGAAGCTGGTGATTTTTGGCTCTCCAAGTTCACGCACAAACCATTCCTTGATTCCTTCGATCTTGACTCTCATCTTGTTGACGAGATTCGGATCGAGAGTCTTCTTTCCACCACCCCATGTACTTTTTACTTTCTCCCAATCCGGGTCGGAGTTGGCGAGACGCCATTCACATAGCGATTTCATTCTTCTCCACCCATTTGATTGAGGACAGTAACCTTCGGATCGGTTTCGTCATCTTCTTTCGGCATTCCTGTTTTCATCAGGTTGCTTTTGTCTTTCGGGTCCGGCACCGTGTCAGCGGCTTTCACCTTGTCCAGTGCTTCTTTCACCCTTTGATGCCAAGCGCCGATTTTAGTGACCGGCACATCGAGCAATACCGACATCGCCCCGGAGTTGTTGATGACTAACATAAAGTCTTCCCAAAAATCCTCCCGGACGTTGATACCGTTGCGAATGGCTTCCATCGCCTTGTCATCAAGGTGGTGTCCGCCCTTGCGGGCGGACTCCATGCTTTCCCATAGTTTTTGAAACGACACGGCCATTCCACCACCTTTGGCTAGAGGTTACGACTGAGAAACAACGATGAGTAAATCAGCCGGTGCTGGCGGATTCGACACGAAGAGGTTCTTCAAGTACATAGCCCTTTGCCCCTTGACAGTGAATAGCGAACCGTGATGCAGGTAGCCCTGCGGGTGGTTGTAGCTTGCGCCGTTTTGCCCGTTGCCATTTTGTCCGGCGAAAATTCCACCAATACCTTCAACAGCCGGTGAACCACCAGTGCTGCCGTCGCTGTTGACGACCATATCCGGGAACCAAACGGTCCTTGTAGCCAATTGGTTGTTCGCTTCCGAAACAATTTCGTTTCCATCCAAGCTGGTCCTGTTAGGCGGCAAATCTCCACCTGGAAGCAACGGATTGAGCAGATTGACCTGGAAGGTAATGACCGGGCTGACAACCTGGCTGTCGTTTACCTGACCATCCGGCTGGTACGACTGCTGCGTAGCAGCCGCAGCGAATGCCGGGCCATACACCGGGTCCGGGTCGCCCGTAGACTGACCAGTTACAGTGTTATACTGCTGGCCTGCTGCCTGGTAGGACTGATGCAAGTTGGCACTGAAAAACGCTGGTCCGTACACGCCAGTTGGCTGTGCCGAAGGCTGGGCTGGCGGCTGATTGTAAACCGTACCCTGCGTCTGGTAGGCGTTACCTGTTTTCTTCTGGTTGTAGTCCGGGCTGTAGTAAGGAACAATGGCGGGACCATTGGGAGCGTCCTCATACGGAGTTCCTTCTACATATTCGGCGAACGCAGGGTCATACACAGGATCGGGGTTGCCAGTACCTAGCACCGGAGGAGTGTAGACCGTGTTCGTCGGGTTCTCGTAGCTTTCACCCGTAACACTGGCGTTGAATGCCGGGTCGAACAGTGGGTAATTGGGTTGAATAGACATTTATCTCCTTATGCTGCTTACTTCTTTTTGCAGCCCTTCTTCTGCTGTTTGCCAAGGTATAGCTCGTCCGGGTCGAAATCCGCTCGTTCCGGTGTGACTCCTTTGCTCACGTTTTTGCTTTTCGCACCTGAGCGCCCGAAGCCACGGTCGGCGTTGGAATTGTTATCCCATATCTCTCCCGCACCATCTGGTGTATTCGAGAAAGAATCTGCCTCATGAAGCCAATCCTTGAAGGATAGTCGCATGAACTATGTAGTCTTTAGGAATGGATTTCTGTCAGAAGTTCTTCCAGATCATCTCAGTCTTGACTTCCTTCGCCCTGGCTTGAGACGAGTGGTTGGCGACCTTCTTCTTCTCGCAATTCCAGTTCTGATAAAGCCTGGTGTACAACGGAGATGGGTAGCCGCTGAGAACAACTTTCCCGGCGAAGGTGTTGAGAACCCTGGACAGTTCGATATGATCGTCGATGGTCATCTCGTTGGCGTAAACATTCTTGCTGTGCCGGGTGTCATGTAGGTACGGTGGATCAGCATAGACCAGCACGTTTTTCGTGTTGAAGGTTTTGATAACCTCCAGTGCAGGCTTGTTGAAAATGTAAACTTCCTTCATACGCTCGGCCAGGATCGGAAGCTGGGCCAAAGCCGTTTTCCACGCATTTACATCTCCGGGCTGCCCTCCTCGTAGCCGGTTGCTCCAGGCAAAAGCCTTTCGCAAGCCACCACGGGACATGCGCCGCAAGACATATTCGTTGATCGCTTGATCGAGATAATCGTCAAACGGTCCATTTTGACGTTTTACCGCCCGGTCGAAGGTTTCCTGACAGTATTTCATCAGGTTCAAACGGCGTGCAAATTCCTTCGGCTCGTCTCGCAAAGCCCGAAAGATTTGAATGACAGTGAGATCGGTGTCGGAAATGGCCTCAAGGGGCGATTTTTCCTTGTTGATGAGGATATTGGCCCCACCGCAGTAAGGCTCGATGTAGGTGTAGTCTTTGTAGTTCTCAGGGAAATGTGAGATAATCCACTCGGACAGGTAGTATTTCCCACCATGACACTTGAAAGCTGGTCTAATTCTGCTCATTTTTCCGCCTCTGTTCTCGTTTCGCTCGGTTTTCTTTCAGGGAACGGCTCCCATTTGGTATTTATGCGACACGCTCACCAGAGGCGAGAAATAATCACCTATTAGCCTTGTGTATTACTTTGCCGCACTTGTCGCAAATGAAGTCGTAGGGGCCGTAGCCTTTTATCCCTTCCCAAAACCAGGCTTCGAGGTCGGGGTGATTTTTGTCGTGGCACTCTACGCACATGACGTTCATCATCCGTTGCTCTTCCGGCACGGTGTTGTCTATCCAAAAATAACAGTTCTCAGGAGCGTTGTCCATATGGTTCACCTATATACTTGTATGTCAACTTTCCAACGACAAGCCTGTAGCGTCCAGTCGCCGATGTCCCAGGCAACGCTTCTTGCCTTATTGCCGTCGAATATCGACCCGCAATTCGTAGTTCTGGTGGGAACACAACAGTTAGTCAACATCACTGGCGTTGCGCAGAACGTAATCACGGCGAATGTGAATAATGGAGTGTGGCAGCGTATAGAACGAGCAAATCCACGCAGTTGGCTGGTGAATTCAAGAAATCAGTGGACAATTACCAGCTTCGACCCGATGTCCGGCGTTGTTTGTATCGACTACCAGACCCCAACGGGGGAGATTTCGCACTTCAGCATTACCGTCACTGTCTACCGCCAAGGGAATTGATCGCCGTCGTCATGTTTTCAATGGCCTCATTCGCCGCCCCGTCCATTTGTTCCTGGGCGAATGACTTCCAGGACTTGGGAATCCACCTGTGTAGTTTCAGGTAAGTTGTTAGCTTCACCCTGGTTTGATTGTCGCCTTGCGGCACAATGGATATTGTTTCTTTCATGTCCGTCAAGCCAATTTCCAGGGGTTTCGCCAGCGTGGTTTTGATGGTGATATGGTCGATGGCGAACTCGATTTCTTCTACCAAATCAACAGTCAGCTTGCCTGCTTTCGGATTGTCTACTTGAACTTTGGCAAGGAGTTGGCCCCGGAACTCCCAATACCTGTCCTTGTGTAGAATCCTCTCGATGTGAAATTGTTGGTCAATCCATTTCTTCTCCAAGATGACCGCTCCATTGATGCGCAGGGTTTCTTTTTCAAACTTCCCTTGCTTCAGACCTTTCTGAATGGTCTTGAAAGGACAATTCATGACAAACTCTGCCGTTTTGGAAGATTCCACGACGGTTTTTGGCAGGTTGGTGAGAATGAGGTATCCACACCCACACAACAAGGCGATGAGAACCAGTTTAGCCCATATGCTGTTCAACGCTGAAAATAACCTTTGTTCCCAAGACAGGCGTTGGCCGCATTGATTCGCCTCAAGGCCAGTACATATGCCGCTGTTCTGGCCGAGATTTTGTGCTTCACTTTGTAGGCCAGAGTTTTTTCTGTGGCATAGTCCATCATCTTCTTCAAGTCATCATCTACCTGCTCCAAAGTCCAGTTGCGAGCCGTCCTGTTCTGAAGCCACTCGAAGTAAGAAACAACGACTCCCCCGGCGTTCGCCAGGATGTCGGGAATGACAAATACCCCTTTGTCATTCAAAATGGCGTCGGCCTCATTTGTAGTAGGGCCGTTCGCCAATTCCAAAATCATCTTTGCTTGCACCTTGCCAGCATTATCTTTGGTCAACACATTCTCAATGGCGGCAGGAACCAACAAATCCACGTTCATTTGAAGGAGTTCATCGTTGGTTAGCTTGTCTCCCTGCCCCCACTCCTTGCCTCCACTCTCATCCAGGCATTTGCGAGCGGCGGCGACATTGATGCCGTGTTCGCAGTAGCAGCCGCCGAACTCATTGCTGAGGGCGACGACTTTCAACCCTTGTCGGAAACATTTCTCGGCAAACCAATATCCCACTTTGCCGAAGCCCTGGATGGCAACTCGAATATCGTCGAGATTGGGAGGGATATTGGGCGGACCCATATTTGAGTTCAATATCGTTTCCAGGCAGTAGTACCCGCCGTAACCTGTCGCCGAATTTCGCCCCTCGATTCCACCCAAAGCCGTTGGTTTGCCGGTTACGATGTCTTTCGGGTGCCCGCCTTTGATCTGGCGATATTGTTGGTACATCCAGCCCATGATCCTTTCATCTGTGTATAGATCAGGAGCAGGGATGTCTTCGTCGGGACCGATGAAGTCGGCGAAGGCAATGATGTATGATTTGCTCAGACGCTCCAACTCTCGATGTGAAAGTTTCGTGGCGTCAACACAAATGCCGCCTTTGGCTCCCCCGAAGGGGAGCTTCAAGGCAGCGCATTTGAATGTCATCCAGAACGCCAACGCCTCGCAGTGATCCCGACAGACGTTGGGATGGTAACGAATACCTCCCTTCGCCGGGCCGAGCGTTGTGTCGTATTGGCAACGGTACGCTTTATACATCTTCAGCGTTCCGTCATCATGTCGCATTGGGATTACGACATTTAGGGTTTTTTGCGGATATTGAAGTCTTTCCCAACTTTCAGGGTCGATTTCTGCATATTGGGCCGCAGCATCAAGCTGCTTTTTTGCTTCTTCTAACATCCCCATGATATTGACCCTCGTGGTTGATCTTCACTATAGTATCATATAGGATTTGGTGTCGAATTCGCAACTGCGAATATGGATCAAACCCTTCAGCCAGGTGATTGCCTTGGTTGTGGCTGTTGCGGGGGCGGCGTCGGTGGTGTCGGCGGCGGTGTGGGATTCGTTGGCGGAACTGGAGCCGGTGGAGTAGGAGCCGGTTGTGGCATCCTATCCCAACCTGGATCGTCACGCATCCAACTATCCCTTGCCGGCGCTGACGGGGTGAAAATCTTGTCGATTCCGCCCTTCGTCTTGCTGACGTAGGTTACGCCCAGGGCCGTGCCCAAAATCAAAATCAGGACGTAAAGATGGTTCCTTTCCATCATGTCCTCCTTAACTTGGAAAACCAATGTTGAAATATCTTGCTTGCAGCTTCTTGCTATTGCTCTCAACTTCACCAGTATTTAGTGGCGATGCTCCCGAAAAACTACTGAGGCAAACCCTCAAGCCAGTTGTTAAGCTGGTAGATAATGAAGGAGGACACGGCACTGCCTTCGTTGTTAGGTCTGAACTTGTCGGAGAAAAATATCGTAACGTCGCTATCACTTGTCAACACATCACCGCTGAAAGTAGTGAATTTTCTGTGTACGTCATGAGCTATGACAAAAATGGCAAATTGATGGGTTTCACTCGCTACCCGGCCACGGTTTACGCCCACAGCCAAGAAAAAGATTTAGCTGTTGTTTTGTTTGAAAGCAAAGATAGGCTGGAGGTAGCGAAACTTGCTTTGTTCAGTTACCAATTGAAGTTTGGCGAACCTGTGAAAAGAGTTGGTTTTGCTATGGCCGATGACCCTTGTTTTGATGATGGAAAGATCACAGGAGTATACACCAGAACGCCGGCAATGAACAAGGGACTCATTCGTACTTCTTGTTGTATTCTTCCTGGAGATTCAGGAGGGCCGCTTTTCAACAAACACAACGAGGTCATCGGCGTTGCTGTTAGATACCGTGTCCCGCCTGCGCCATTTGCTCCACCGATTTTTAGTCGTTCTTACTACGTTCCGATGTCTTGGTTCAAAACCTGGGACGACGGGCTAAATAACGCATTGGGGTTCGTATATAACCGAAAGGAAAAAATGCCGGTTATGGCGTTCGCTACGCTACGCCTGAAGTATTACGAACCAGTAGGAGAACAGAATGCGGTCTTTTGCCCAACACATCGGCTCTCGACGGCTGAATAATCTAGCTGAAACAGCCTTCACCTTGATGGCCTCCCGTGGCGTAAACCCTCGCAAATTCGTCGAGTGGTTTGCCACGGAAGGCATTCTCTACAAGGAAGATGCACCCGAACAATCCAAACAATGGCTTCAGCAAGAATTGCTACTGGTCGAAAATCGTGTCCTCGACTGGTGGAAGAAAAACGTCAACTACGATAATTTTGCTCAGTTAGGACAGGCTGTTGGGACGGGTGCCGGCCATCTTGCTGCTGTTCCCGGTGCTGCTATGGCTCTTGGTGGTGGGGCTATTCGTGGTGCATTGGGCACAGCAGGTGGGCATTTGTTGGGCGGCGCTAAAGCGGGCCTCGGCCTTGGTGGAGGACAAGATGCTTCTGGTCAACCCGCTGGGCAAGCGGGAGGCGGGCAAGCTGGTGGGCAACAAGGTGCCGCTGGACAGGCTCCACAACAGAACCAGGCCATTCAAGGTGTAATCAGTAACGCCATGCAAGCGTTGCAGAATCTTTCGGGGAAATTGCCCGATGATTTGAAAAACAATCAAGCCTTTGTCGGATCACTTCATGCAGTAATTGGCATGTTGCAGAATCCGCCACAAGCGGCACCACAAGCACCACCACAAGCACCACCACAAGCACCACAACAAGTACCACAAGCACCACAAGCACCACCACAAGCACCACAAGCAGCACCACAGGTTCAGAAATCGCATTACAACCCACAAGAAAATCCGTTCTTGCAGCATGTGTTGATTGAGCAGAAGATTCGTCGTCTTTGTAACAGGCTCGCCGAAACCGGCCACGATCCAGCGGCATTTGCCAATTGGTACATCAAGCAGGGTCGGTATCTTACTCCTGATGAGTTCCAGGATGTTATCAGCGAATGGGATTGGGGTAAGAAATTGTGGGGTGGTGTCAGCAACATATTCGGCCAGGGCGGATTCGGTGCTGGTTGGAATAGGGCCGCACAAGGAATTCAAACAGACGCCAAGAACCAGGCCATCCAAGCGTTGACCGCTTTGCTGCATAATCAGCAGCAATTGCAACATTTTGGCCCCGACTTCATGAAGCATGTTCAGTCCATCATGAAAGCAATCGGCGGGCCAGATACATCAGCGCAATCACAATCCACTCCTGGGGCGCAATCACAATCCACTCCTGGACATGCTATTGCGCAGCAACTCAGTACGGAGGAGGACGAAGCCAAGATGAAGAATCTTGAAACTCCAGAAGGGAAAAAACTGAATGATTTTGTAGTTCAGTTAGCGCAAAAACATGGGGGCAATCCGCAGCAATATAGCAAAGAATTGGCTCGAATTATTTGGGATAACGCTCCCAAAAATAAACTTGCTCAATGGGCTTCCAGCATCAATTCGGTTGATGACATGGAAAAGAAACTCGATGATTGGCGGCAGCGTGGTATTTGGAAATTGCCGCCCGCCGCCCCAGGTTCGACGGGTGCGACAACCAATGGCGGTACGCAACCGGCACCAGATACTACAAATGATTGGAGTCCCGAAGATGTCGGAAAACTACGTTGGGCGATAGATAACGGCGGCATCCAGGACAAGAGCATCAGTGATGACGCCAAGGCAGAGATCACCAAGATTCACAGGGATCAAAACCTGAACGATCAACAAAAGCACGAAAAGATTGCCGCCATCCTTGCGCAGCAACATCGCAACGATATGAACACCAGCAGGGATCACACAATTTATCGTGGCGACAAAGATTTCTTTGAGTCGATTTTGAAGCCCTACAGGAAAGACAAGCGACCCAGGACTTGGGCCTAAACTACAGCTTCGGTAATGATTTTCACGGCCTCATCAGCGTCCTCATCCGAGAACGTCAGGTGGGGCCGTAGTCGTATGGAGCGCTCCCCACATTTCATCGCTATCATTTTATCGCTCATCAGATGCAGCACGTCGTTGCGACTTGCATCTGATTCCAAGTCGAAGGCGAGGAACAAGCCCCGCCCTCGCACATTGGTAATCCTTGGGATATTCTGAAGTTTATTGAGGAACAATCTTCCTACGTTTGCTGCATTAGCAGTCAGACCATCTTCAAGGATGATGTCGATGATGTATTTAGCCCGAACCATGTCAACGATGTTGCCGCCCCATGTCGAGTTGATTCGACTGGAAACGTGGAACACGTTGTTTTCAACTTCGTCGATTCGCTCCGTAGAACAAAAACCGCACACCTGCGTTTTCTTCCCGAAGCAAATCATATCGGGCACCATGCCGTAATGCTGGTAGCACCAGAATTGTCCCGTGAGTCCCAGCCCTGTTTGTACTTCGTCCATGATGAGCATGACATCATGGGCATCGGCGATCTTGCGCAGTTCCCTGAAGAACTCCGGGCGGAAGTGGTTGTCGCCGCCCTCGGCCTGGATGCTTTCGACAACAATAGCTGCTGTTTTCTTGCAGTTGCGAGTTATGCCTGTGAGTATCTGATAGATGCTTTCCTTCTCGGCAGCCAACACATCTTCAATTACCATCGGGAAGTGAATCTTTGGGTTGAGTACCCTGGTCCATTTGAACTTCGGAAATAGCGCTGTTTTGTTGGGCGTGGTGTTGGTAAGGGAGAGCGTGTAGCCACTGCGTCCGTGGAAGGCTTGCTTGAAGTGAATCACATCCAGGTCGTTGGCTTGTTCTTCCGACAATCCCAGCTTTTGCGCTTTCCAGTCGAAGGCTGCTTTGAGGGCATTCTCTACGCCAAGGGTGCCGCCTTCGATGAAGAAGTGGTATTTGAAGTCGGGAGTAATGTTGGCGAATTCCAAAACGAACTCGGCGAGGTCGGTGCTGTAGAAGTCCGAGTTGGCGTATTTGTGAACTGCGGCCCGGCCCAGGTAGTTCCATTTATCGTTGAGTTTGTGATGGTTCCAACCAAGGGGCTGACTGGCGAATTGCGAAGCGCAGTCTAAGTAGCGACGACCCGTGCGAGCATCAGCCATGTATGAACCCAAGCTACGGTCCCTGTCGATTACAATATGCTCTCCATCCCCGATGGTATACTCACGCATTACCTCGTGGACTTCGTTTGGGTTCATCATATATCAAATCCAACCTGTTTTGATCGCTGTTTTGATTTCTTCCATTGTAACCTTGCGGCCCAGGAAATCCGAGAGGCTTTCGATGAAATGTTTCTCGATGTCTTTCTGAACGGCACGACGGTACATTGGTCCCATCTTCATGGCCTCGATGTAGGAGTTCATGTCGATCTCCCAATCAAGTTGTTCGTCGTCAATGAAGATGGCTTTCTCAATGCCGCCGCCCTTGGCCTTGCGCATCTTCACTTCAAACTTCTTCTTCCCTTCCGGGCGCTTGGATTCTTGCGGTTGTCCGGGAAACTGGATAATTTCGCTCATACTCCTCCTACCAGTATTGTAGTTACCTGGGATACATATCTTCATGCGGTTCATCGACTGGATGCACTTGGACGAATCCTCTCTCAATGATCTTTACCAGAGTACGGTGGCAGCGTTTCCTCGCACAACAAAAAGGCAACATGCCATAGACCCTGTGAAGATTGTGGAGCTATCTTGGACTCCGTTCGTTGGCGTGAAAACTTTGTTCATCAAGGGCACTGCTGAGAGTGGTGAGTCAGGGAAAGTGTACCAGCCGATGGTATTGTTCAAACAAGTCCGCTACCATCCTGAGAAGGAGCATCAGGATTGGGTCGAGATTGTAGCCAGTGATGGATTGCATTATGTGCTTGAACGATTGAGCTATGCAGAAAACGACGTACTGTTGAGATGTGACTGCGCTGATTTCAGGTGGAGATTCAATTACTATGACCACCTGGATCGGTCGCTGTACGGAAGCAAGCGAAGAAGGTACGAAGCTGCGGGAGGACCACCGGCAAACCCGCTGGAAATGCCGGGAATGTGCAAGCACCTAATCAAATTGGTACAATCGCTCGACCACGCCGGTCTATTGGAGGGATGATGAAGGATTTTGACATTCTGTTGGAAACCATCGGACGGTTCCAAGGATTGACCGTAACCGATTCCGACAATGATACCTATGTTACATTTCGATGCAATGGACAAGCTATTGTTTCCGCTATTTCTTCCTTCGTGACTGAAATAACTGAAACACATGGCTGCAAGTTGCTGACTTTCCCTGACCAAAATAACCCCGAAATCGTGACTTACCACCTTGTTATAGAGGGGGATGAGGAGTCTCGTATTCGTTGCTGCCAAGTGCTGACCAAGATGTTCGTTACCATCCAGGAAACAGGAACTTTGGCGAAAGCCAAGCAGAAAGAACTTGGTTTGCCCGATCTGTCACTCACTACAATCCGCCAGATGGCCGGCGAACTCAAGAAACGAGATAACTTGTGCTTCGCTTTGGTTTGGATCGAAGACAATGAACGAGATAACATCGCCATCGAGGGAAGTGGCAACCCCACCCAACTTGTTGGCTTGCTCGCTCGTGGTCTTCACATGGCAATCGAATGGGCTGACAAAAACATCAAGTTCCACAGCCCCGGAAGTGAGTAAATCTGATCTTGATAAGGCTTCCCTTACCTCATATATTATCAAGGTAAGGGAAACCTTACTGCTCAATACTCTTGAAAGGAGAACAAAATGAGCAAATACGATCTGATGTTCCCTGGAAAACAAATCCATTTTGGGGATAATGATCCCAAAATGTTGCCGAAGTCTGTATACCTTGGCGACACTCATCTGCGACATGCCGTTTGCGATGATGCCAAAAAATGTGCTTTGTCGCAAGCGTTTCAGGATGCCGACTACAACTACGATGAAATTCGAGTTGGCTGGAGGATGACTTTCATCGTCAAGGGCCGGCACGTCTATGCGTACAGCACGCCGAAGTACATGGATGAAAATGGCGAAATGAAAAGCATTGCCAAGGAGTTCGACGATGCTGGCGGAAAATGGGCAAGGGCGAACAACGCAGTCCGCCAGGCAAAAGTTCCGCCAGGTGTTTACGTTTTCCAGCCGTTGGTGCGTCGTAAACGCACCACTGCCGAGATTGAAAACCAGAAGAAACGTGACAAGGAACGTGTCAAGAATGGCGGCATCAGCATGGATAACAAGTCCGGCAGTGCTTCGTCACTTCGCAAACTGGCTATTCACTAATGAGGAATAAAACAGCCAGAACCAAGTACCTGAAGGATTACTTCCAGGCCCATAAAGAAGAGAACAAGAAGCGACTCAGAAAAAAAGCCAGGTCTGTGTCGGGTCGATACAGGTCCGCAAAAGCATCTGCGGCGAGCCGGAAGTTTACGTTCGACTTAACGCTGGAGGAGTACGCCCAAATCATCCAGGAGAATGTTTGTTTCTACTGTTTGGGGCCGCTCAACGAGACTGGTAGCGGTTTGGACAGGAAGGACAACGAGCCGTTCTACAGCAAAGAAAATTGCGTACCTTGCTGTTGGCCTTGTAACATTACGTTCAACAGCATATATACATTTGGCGAAAAACTGATGCTTGCGAAGACGATTAGAGAAATCTACAGTCTCCGTAAACAAAGGAAGCTCGACAGCCACACAACTGTCGAGCTACCTCTGCTTAATTAGAAAGGCTAAAAGGATGAGTCAAACCCTTTCTGTTTCCAGATTTTAGAGCGTCTGGCTCGCTAAACCCGTCACTTCCTAGTGACGGGTTTTTTCATGTAATTCGATTACAGGCCGTTCTTCACGACGAGCCAAGATACCGTTGCGTTGTTTCCAGCAGTGATGGTGAAATTCCATGTGTTGGTCAAAGCAACCGCAGCCAAGGCAACCGAGACATACGGCGCAGTGGCGGTCGAGGAAGTCAGAATGACGGAGTAGTTGGACACAGAGTCCGGGTTGTAGTTGCCGTCGTAGGCTTCGCCTGGCATACCAGGGGCCGGGATTTCAACTACACCAGTCGTGCCGCTCAAAGTAACAGTACCAGCCGCAACGATGTGCGGGCCGATAAGTTTCTTGACCGACAGACTCATGTGTTCTGAGCCACGTTGCTTTCCTGCAACTGTACCTGGACCAGAAACACCAGTGACGCTTGTTGCACCCATGTTGTTTTATCTCCTTGTTCAAATGAACTACGATGTTCTCATGTAGGTATGCACCACCCGTTTTTTCTCACATAGTAATCGGAAAAAATGTTGCGAAACGCTTATATACAAGCAGGAGGAGAATATGACATATCAATTGGGACCAGAGTTGAAAAACAACCAGAAGCAGGTGTTGTACGGAACGATTTTGGGCGGTTCGTCGATCATCAAACCAGAACGAGGAAAAAATTGCTATCTTGCGATGCGTGATCGGGATTACGACTGGCTGTTGTACAAAACGGCTGGGCTGCATGAATTCTTCAAGATGGATGAAAACGTCATCAAACGGGACAAGAACACCTTCAGGTGCTACTCGATAGCTTACCCTGTATTCAACGAATTGTATGAAAGTTTCTACAAAGATGGTAAGAAGATCATCACGCCTGAGACGTTGGAAATTCTCAATGACGTGGCCTGGATGATTTGGTTCGTGGATGCCGGACGCAAAAGCAAGCGAAAGGCTTATCTACGGACGCACAAGTTCGGCGAGGAAGGAACAAAGATTATCTGCGAATACTTCAACTCGTTGGATTGCGATTGTGCTGCGCATCTTTGTCGGGGTCGGCATGAAATCGTGTTCAGCAACCGTGGAGCGTATGAGTTCTTGCACACGATTGTTCATCGTATGCCGAAGTTCATCATGGATCGGTACGACTAGGCCAATCGAGGTCATAGGACCAACCTTCACCGCAAATTGTGGCGGCTTCGACACGACTGGTGCGAATGGTTTCGACAACTCCGTTGTGTGAGTTTGTGAATTCCATTCGCATGTCGTAGCCGACCCAATGCAATTTGAGACACGAGCCGCCCCAGGTGGACCCCAAGAAATAGCGTTCGACGAATTCGGGGAAATACTTGCCCCCTTTCAGCCATATCCTGTTTCCGTTGATGACCGTCATTTCATAGATGCTGTTCTTGGTCTTGACGATGACTCTCGTTCCGGGCTTCAGCTTCGATACGTTGATGCCGCCTTCTTCCTCGGTTTTCTTGTTCAATTCTGTGATATGTGGATCAAGCATGATTGTTTTGTGAAGTTTTGATTTTACCACTGCATTTTTCTCCCGCTATCCAGTACCATACGGTAATGAATGATGCCGTAATCCTCTCAGACTTGCACCTGGGAAGTTACGTTTGCCAGGCCAAGTTAATTGTAGACTTTCTCGATCAGATCAATAGTGGTGAGATTCAAACTCGTCACTTGATTTTGAATGGGGATGTCTTCGATTCGTGGGACTTCCGACGCCTGCACAAACTACACTGGAAGGTGTTGTCGAAACTCCGTTCCATCTCGGATCACGTCCACACCATTTGGCTCAACGGCAACCACGACGGGCCTGCCGAGATCATTTCTCATCTCATCGGCGTTGACGTGGCTGAGGAATACATATTCCAAACAGCTACAAAACGTGTGCTTGTTCTGCACGGTGATCGTTTTGACAAGTTCCTCACCGACCATCCCATCATTACATGGGTCGGTGATTGGATTTACTACTTGATGCAGAAAATCCACATCTATTGGGCCAAGCACGCCAAAAAATACAGCAAAACCTTCTTGCGCTGCTCAGAAATTGTACAGATGAAAGCAAAGGAATATGCCTGCAAGAAAGATTGCGATATTGTGTGTTGCGGGCATACGCATCTGGAATTGGAAGACCCAGGCAAAATCAGTTACTACAACAGTGGGTGCTGGACGGAACGTCCTTGCACTTATCTGGTTGTGAAAAATGGAGAAGTTGTCCTTCATCACTTCGACGATGTGTCAATCTACACTGATTTGACGACGTAATGAAAAAAGCCCACATTTCTGTGGGCTTTTGACTCATTTAACGAATGTTCAGGTGGAAACCTGGCAAACGTAGGCTGAACCCTGGCGGGTAGTAGTGGTCGTAGTAGTAGTGACGACCCAATCTCCTGTCGTGTTCGCCGATCTCATATCCTTTCAGATATTCCGGCGTTGCTAGACGACGACCGATTGCATTCCAGCCGTCATTATAGCCAGCCCAAAAATGTTGGTTGTTGTGCCAGGCTGGAACGTAGTAGGGGTATGGCCCAGGTGCCCCAGGCACAACAATTACGCCTGGTTGTTGTGGTGTCGCAGGAGTCGCAGGTGGTGCTGCCATCTCCGCTCGTGGCTCATGGTAATGGTCGTGATGCCTATCCAACAGCCATTTGCCAGTTACGACAATGGCGAGGAATGCGATAAGACCGACAACGATGATGCCGATGGTGTTGTTGCTGTTGTTCATACCTTCCTCCGTAACAATAACGAACATAACTATTTATCCCGAACGCCTGTAATTTCAGGCATATAATGGAACAAGGAGATCAATGAGTGTAAGCCAAATGGGAATCGGACAACTAGGGGTGTTGGGAAATTCCAACATCCTCATAAAGAGAAAGTTTCGCTGGACACTGGAGCTACTAGACCCATCGACCTGCGCAACTATCGTTCAACCTCAATTCGTGAAGGTAGCCGCACGGCCCAATCTTAGTGTCGAAGAAACTGAGATAGATTTTCTCAACAACAAAATGTGGGTTCCTGGTAAAACCAATTGGGAAGAAATGACCATCACTTATTATGGCATCAGTACCAATGACCAGAACACGAAAGATTTGTGGGAGTTTTTGGCCTGGCAGTACAACAACCCTCAGTCGCCATTTCCGAAAGACCTTCTCTCGCAAGCAACCAATCCATGTGATTCCATTCTGAAGTTGTACGATGGGTGTGGCAATGTCATGGAGGAGTGGAAGATGAGCAACTGCTCGATTACGGCAATCAACTTTGGCGAGCTAGACTACACGTCCTCGGAAGAAGTAACGATAGAGTTGACAATGCGCTACTCAAAGGTTGAGTACAAAAGCCACTGCCCTGGCGTTCCGGGCTACGAGCCACAATGGGAAGGCATCATGGCAACGAAGGAAGAATGGAAGATGCCGGATGAGTGGATCATCAAGTGCCCGGTCATGGAATCTTCTTCGCCTGGGGAACGTATTCTCGATCAGTTCCTTCGTCGGACTGCTTCCAGATGACGACGCCCCAGCGGGTGTAGCTTTTGCCTCCCTCGCCTTTGTCATGCCAGCGTTTCTTGAATTCCTTGAAAGGCAACATCCCACGGTTGCCTTTCATTGACGGGTCTTCAAAATAGATGTGATTGCCGTCGTAACCGATGGCATTGACGTAGTGCCCGCTTTGTGGCTTGTGGTACTCGTCTGGCTCGCCGTAGGCTTGAATCAGACACATGATGGGCCTGCCCATGTCTAGGAAGGATTTCAATTCCTCAATGGACATCCCCGCCTTGGCCCTGGTGTTGAGGCCGAAGGCATGAGCCGCCCTGATGATGCCATCCGGGTCGGTGCCGTCCTTCTTGGTGGTTTTACAAGCCTTGATGAAGTCGGCTTCCTTCTCAGGGCCGACTTTGAAGTATTCCGCTATGGCACGAAGCGCAGCAGCACCGCAGTCGTAGTTGCTGCTTTGTTTAACGCTCGGCAGCAGCACTTTGATGTGGGGTCCGGCTTCTGCCTCAAAATCATCATGTTCTTCAAGCCATGTCCTGAAACTAATCATACCCCTATTTAGGTGGTGCAGGGGTATTTCCACCAGCGGGAGGAATGGGCGCACCACCAGCCGCAGGCATTCCACCAGCACTTTTGCGACCAGGACCGCCGCTCATGCCGGAATTGTCGAGTTTGCCTTTGTTGGGGCCAAGTTTCTTAGAAGTGGTGGGCGTCAAGCCATCGGGATAGGGTGTGCCTGGGTTGCCGAACAAGCCGCCTTCTTCTCGTAATTTCAGCCATTCGAGAAATGTCTTCATGTAGGTATGTAGACGAACACAGCCGGGATTTTACTCCCGGCTGTGTTCACCATCTAGCCACGTCTGCCCGGCGATGGATTTACTCGCCCGCCCACTCGTAGAAGCCCCGGCTGGGCCGGACCACGAGTCCCTTGGCGACCATCCGGGACAGTTCCACGGACGGGTTGGTGGTGTTGCCGTGCTGCTTCAGGTACGCCGTCAACTGCTCGGAGTTGACCGGCTTCTTCGCCTTCTTCAGACAGGCGGCGATCAGGTCGCCCGTGCTGTTGCCGTCGCCGTAGTTCGTCCGGGTGCGGCTGCCGTTGCCGTTGCTGGCGGCGGGCTTGCTGACCGACTTCTTGGCGCTGCCGTTGCTGGCCTGCTTCTTGGTCGGGGCCGAACGGACTGGTGATGCCGACTGACCGAACAAGCCACCGAACTTGGTGCGGAGCGTCGAGCGAAGCTCGTTGATCTTTTCCTCGTTCGCCTCGATCTCGGCACGCTTCTGTTCGTTCTCCCGTTCGTAGGCCGTGATGCGATCCTCGAAGGCGGCGAACGCCTGACGAATCGCCAGAACTTCCGGGGCTTCCGGGGCTTCCGGGGCTTCCGGCTCCGGTTCCGGCTGGGCCGGTTGTGCCTGCGCCTGAGCGTCCGCCTCCCGTGCCGCTGCGAGTTCGGCCTGGTCACGTTCGTCCGGGACCGCCTCCTCCTCGACCTGAGCCGTCTGATTCACCTGTTGCGCCGCCACGGGCTGAACGTCCGCTGCCGGCTTCCCACCCTTGTTCTTGTCGCTCATCGTTTCCCCTTCACAATAAGGATCAACTCGTTTGTTGCCGCCGCCGACAGTCGGCTGCGTCTTGTCTGAGAGCTATACTACTACGGGTCAAGGCCAGTTGTCAAGTAGTTTTCTCGGATTGTACAACCAGACGAGATGTCGGTGGAAGAACTGCTTGTCGGCATAGGAGTTGCGTCAAGGGAAATTTTCAGTCAGGAGTGGAAGTTTCCCAGGGATCGTCGATGGAACGGTAGACTGTTTTCCTTGCCCACTCCGGGATCACCGTGTCGTTTTCTTCTTCTGGCGATGGAACCGATGGAACAGCGGGCGGCGGAATTCCTACCACTGGTGTAGACTGAAGGGGGATGTAGGGTGCGTAAAAATAGCCTGCGTCCATCATCGAATCGCCACGGTAGGCCATCAAGATTTGATTGGGCCGACCGAGCGGGTTTTTCATGATTCTTCCCACGGGTCGTCAATGCTCCTGTACTTCTTTGTGGCCTGCTTCTTCTGCATTTCTTCCTCGGTCACGATCCCCGTGTCCGAAGCCTTCCAGCTTGAGTTGTTGTTCTGCTTGGGGACGTAGGGATTGTCCAACCGGGGCCAGCCGCCGCTCGGTGTGTTGCCCCACGAGTTGTTTGTCGGCCACTTGTTCGGGTCAGCGCTTTCCGACACACTTACACGCTTTATCTTGTGGACCAAGAAATTAGCCATTGATTCGTATGACATGATGTTTCCTCCTGATGAATTGTAAGTTCGATCAACAAAAAAACCGAGCCGCACCTATCTAGTGCGGCTCGGTTCATCATTTCGGCTTGTATTGTGTCTTGCGAAACTTCTTCCAGCTTCGCTGATCCCGAACCCACTGTTCCTCAGACCAATGGTCAGGAAGATGGATGGGGCTGCGGCTGGCTCGATTCCAGCCTTCTTGGTTGTTTCGTTTCTCCTGGGCGACTCGTGGGAGTCTGATTCGTCTGTGGCTCATGTGGCCTCCTGTTAGGTTGGGGAACCTAACGGAAGCCACTCCTGAAGTTTGTCATGGTGGTATCTACTATTTCTGGTTCAGAATGTATCGCCACAATTTGTCGTGATCCACGTCGGCGCAGATGTAATCTCCATCGGGATCGAGTTCAGTTCCCCAGCCCGATTCCATCTTCACTGTTCTACCCCTTACCCATGTCCCGATCTCCGGGTGCAGGTGGAGACAGGCGGCAGTCGGATCGTGGAATTTCTTGCCTTCATGTTTGTCAAGATACAAACCAGCAGCGTAGTCGAACAGCATGGCGGCGGCACCGTTGACGTTCGTTCGTTGTACCTCGATTTGTTCGTATCGTTCCTGGTTAAAAACAACCGTGTGGCAGACGTTTTTGCCGACCATCCGACGTTCTTCGATGTCGGCCTCCAGAAATTTCACGCCAGCCTTGCGATCCCCGTTGAGGTTGAAGGTCGGCATCCAGGTTTTGTCCTCAAACTTCGGCTCTCGTTTCATCGGGGCGTGGTAGCGATAGGAGAGAAATCCGCCCTGCATCGTTGCCCGCTTCACCTTGCGACCAGTTTTGCCAAGGTAAGTGCCGATGCTGGTCACGGGACCAATGATGAAAAGTTCGGAGTCTGGATAGTTCTTGAACACATCTTGGAGAATGTCTACTCCCAGGCCATCAGCCTTGGCTTCCAGTGGCAGGTTGGCTCGCTTGAGCAGTTCATGGTGAATCGAGCCGGAAGAGAGTTTCATCCTGCCCTCCTGGGCGACCCCGATTGGTATTTTCAACCCAACCCGATCACAGAAGTACCGGGCTATGGCGATTTGGTCGGGATCACCAGGAGAGATCAGGATGGTTCGGACATTGACCCCAGCAGCAACGAGGTAACAGAGAGCAAACAGGTCATCGGGGTCATGTCCTACGTCGGTTTCAACTACGAGGTCCATAGGTATCTGGATTCGAGAAAAAGTTCAGGAACGAGTCCAGGATGTTGTTTGCCTTCGGCCTTGTGTCTTCCACCCACGGGAAAATCGTTGACTCGGCAGGCCATTGAATCGGCGCAGTAGGCTGAAACGGAGGCCAGCAATCTCCAGGCGTGGAAGTATCGTACTCCGGGTACGGCGGCTCGTGGTCGGACTCGAACTTTACATTATACTTCTTTTTCACGGCCTCGAAATCTATCTTTTTCAGTTTTTCGTACTCGACGCCCCACTCGTTGATCTCTTGCTGGGTGATCTCGCCGGTCAAAATGGGGCAACGGAACCCCGGCCCGTCGCATCCCAATAGCTCACGCCAGGTTACAGCTTCGGGTGATTGATCCAATTCGCCGCTCGGTGTGCGGTCAATGCCGAAGGATATAGCCTTCCAGATGGCGATTTCCTCATCCGTGATCTCGGTGGTGCGGAATTTTCCCAAAAGCCGCATTTGGATTTCTGCATCTTGCAGATATTCCAGGCTGAAATGACCTGTAACTTCCTTCCCATCAATTTCAAACTTGTCGGTTATTACCATCGCATTCTCCTTTCAATGGACGGCAGGTACAAAGGTCTAAAAAGAAAGGGGAACGGAAAGACTAGATAGGTTGAATTCTACAACAAAAGGAGTTGTCTCCCATGAGCCATTCGATGCACGTTACTCACCCGCTGTCCAATAGGTTGCACCCGGACAATGCTAAGTTGTATGTGATTGCGCCTATTACAAACCCTTGTCGTTATCGTACTCGCTACAAGTTGTACGAAGACTTCGCCAAGATGTGTAGTGATGCCGGCGCAGAACTCTACACTGTCGAAGTGGCTTTCGGGCATCGCCCGTTCGCTGTAACTGAAGCCAATAACCCTCGGCACATCCAACTGCGCACCCGTTCGGAAATCTGGCACAAAGAAAACATGATTAACGTCGCTATTTCTCGCTTGCCTTCCGATTGGGAGTACGTCGCCTGGATTGACGCCGATATTTCTTTCGCCCGCCATGATTGGGTGCGTGAAACACTGAACCAGCTTCAGCATTACCATGTTATCCAGATGTTCTCGACGGCGCAAGACTTGTGCCCCAATCACGAAACCTTCCAGCGTCACCGTGGTTTTGTCTACAGCTATTTGCACGGTTTTCCACCGACGAAGTGTTACTCCAATTGGCACCCTGGTTTTGCCTGGGCAGCCCGTCGTGAAGCCATCGACCACCTGGGCGGTTTGATCGACATTGCCATCTTGGGCGCTGCCGACCGTCATATGGCTTTCGGATTGATCGGCAAGATCGAACAATCGTTGCCCGGCGACAAGCTGGACCCGGCGTACATGGGAGAGTTGATGCGATGGCAGGAGCGGGCCGAAACCCATATCCACAGGAATGTGGGATATATGCCTGGGACTGTGTTACATCACTGGCATGGAAAGAAACGTGACAGAAAGTACAAGGAACGATGGCAGATTCTTATTGACAACAAGTACCACCCACTGCTCGATCTCAAGAAAGATTGGCAGGGTCTATGGGCTTTGACCGATCATAATATCAAGTTGAGAGATGATCTTCGTGCCTACTTCCGCAGCCGGAATGAGGATAGTATCGACCACGACCTGACCGAGAACAGGATGTAAAATCTTCAACAGAACAGTTTCCGACAAAAACATCGGAAACTGTTCTTCTGTTTCTACAAACTCGTACCAGTATTTTTTCGCAGATTTGATGACCTTCTTAACGACAACGTGCAGAAAACTTCCGCTGCCGTGTCTAACAATCAACTGTTGACCTACCTGAAACTTTGGCTCGCTCATTTTGTTTGGCCCTGATGCGATTTTTGAGCCAAGTCATATCAACCTCCACTGCTCCCAGCTTAACAGCCAGTTTTCGCTTCCGCAAGTGAAGATCGTAGTGGTCAAATATGCGATGTGGTTGGAACCATGCCCTCCGCAAGCCCAGGCGGGCAGCAAAGGCATGTAACTCGTCAAGTGAGTCTGCAATCAGGTGGCAGGCTGTATTCCACTTCCAGCCGGGCCTGGGATCAACCTCTCTAAGTGGATCGACGTACACAGTCATATTTCAATCCTTCTTGTACTTGCCGATGCCTGTTTTTTCTTTGACAACACGCTCGACTTCCAGGGCAATTTCTTCAATGCTTTTGCCCATGTCGAGTTTGACGTAGCTGGTGACTTTCGGCAGGATGCGCCGGTAAGCCTTGTCTACCAGGTTCTCGTATTTAATGTAGCTGTCTTCCATGTTGTCCGCAAGGTTCAAATCCATGCCGACGCCGTAGTAGGTCAGGTCTTTTTCTTTGACGAGGCGATGGAAGGCTCGATGGATGGGCAATACGCAATGGAACAAAATATCCGGCTGGCGAATATCGGCGTATATTTTCTCTAAGATGCCCGTGTCAACGCCCCTCGCCGAGTCACGAGCCATAGATGTATAGATATATCTATCGGAAACTACGATCTTGTTGGCGTTCAAGGCCGGCACGATCTCGTTCTCGTACCTCACCACCATGTCGGCAGCGTGCAGCAGCGAGTACAAGATCGGCGTGAGCATATGTTTTTCTTTGGCTTTCTTGATGGGTTTTTTGAGCAAGGGGGAAGAGTTCCATTTGGTGTGGATGACTTCGTATCCCTTACCGTCCAGGTAATCCATCAATTTGTCAACCTGCGTAGTTTTGCCTACTCCGTCGATACCCTCGAAACAAATAAGAAGACCTTTCCTGTTTGTGGCCCGCTTTTGCTTGAGAATATCACGGACTTGCTTCTTTGCATCAATTACTTCAACGCTCTCGTTGAAGACATACTCTGTGAAACCATCGAGACTCACCATGCAAATATATACGGTGCAGCGATAAATACCTTGCGATGAACCTCATGCAATTTGGCCTTTGGCTTGAACAAAATGAAAGTGGACGCCCCGCCGTGTTCTCCGATCTGGACGAAACCCTCGTTCACAATATGGAAATTGGCTGGCTGAAGGACCATCCACAGAACAAAGAATTTGCCAAAATGATCGTTCCAAACAAGAAGCCCTACCCGGATGTGCGCCTGATCCATGCCGAAGATCAGGATATGTACTTGTTTCCACGACCCGGAGCGACCAACCTCGTCAAAGCCATTTCCAAGTTCGCCGATTTCATCATCTTGAGCCACAGCCGCATCGACTACGTTGAGAAAGTCGTTGAAGTGTTGGGCTGGTCGAAATACGTCAAGGGAATGCACAGCGCCAAAGAAACAAAGCCAGGCGAACTTGCTGAGAAGTATCACCTGGCTGGCAGGAAGTGGTTGCTGATCGACAACCTAGATGTTCACAGTGTTGAAATCACCAACAAAATGCGAATCCTTGGCATCGGCGCTGAGGAGAAAGACCCCAAAGCCGTCGCCAAGGAAGTCATCAAGAAAGCCGAAAAGCATTTCATAGATGTTTGCGATTGGGTGCCCACCGTCCACGAATACGACGATTACGAACTTTGGAGGGTCTTACCCAAAGTGAAGGAGATGCTGGGGCTGGATTGGACAAAGGGTGATCCTTATTTCTGATCGCTTCTGTGATCTCCACCAGGCGCACATATTCTTCTGGCTTCATCCATTCGCTCGCAGTCGGCAGTAAACGCACGAATTCCTTCTGAAACTCAGGCTTCATTTTGTGCCACTGGATCATGCCTTTCCAGTGACCATCAATGTAGTACGGTGCGATTGCGCCATACACACACAGGTAGGGCAAAACCTTCGATGGTTCTACCAATTGTTCGTCAGTACAAGTGTTGTAGAGATGGGGAAATTTTCGGTGTAAACTCTCCGGGCCTCGAAGATGAACGGCCCGGTCGAAGTGGCAAATCTTGCTTTTTTCGATTAGGGCACAGTAGAGGTTGAACTCGTCGAATGTGTCTGGAGCCTTGAAATAGCGCAGGCTGATCCTACCGCCCATCAGGTCTTCCCAATAGTCGGGATCGAACTCGCAGAAGAACTCCTTGACGAAAGAAAAAGAGATGTCGTTGTCGATGGCCCGACGAACGACATCTCCATGAACGAGCGTGCCGCCTTCCCATACCCTTGGCTGCAACAGCTTGTTGCCTGCCATGACCGCATGGTAGTGGGTTTGCAGCGGCAGGTAGTTGGCTATTTCCTTCGGGTTTCTCGGCACGAACCCTGGCTTCTTGTGGAACCAGATGTCGCCTTCCATGAACTGAAACCATTGCGGTTTGATGTTCAGGTTCTTGATGATGCCCGGAAACCCGGCCCAAAAATTGATGAAGTCGCCTTCATCAATATGATGGAACGGAATGTAAGTGACGTTGCCACCACTTTCCAGTTTGAAATCCTCGATGATTTTCGGAAGCGTGACAATGTAAACATGGTCGTCTTTTGTGAGCGCCCACTTCAGGTTGCGAACATGAAGGTCAATCCCATGTGGGTATTGGCCGAACATGGTGAATGATGCGATTCTCATACCCCTATTTAGCTGGGGTTAGCAGATTGTGGTAGCTGCACTCCTTGAATCGCCAGGTAATCTCGATTTCCGTCTCGTCGCTGCTGGAATAGCACAAATCGCCGAAGTTGACGGAGTGCGGCCACAAGCCACGGAGTTCCCAAATTTCAATGGGCGTCTCGCCGTCGTACATGGTGATTTTACCAGTTCCGAGCCTGTCTTTGATTTCTTCCAGCTTTTCGGAAGGGTCGTCCGTTTTGAAAAGACATGCGCCGAAGTCGTAGAACCCGGCCAGAAGTGTGTATAGCCCCGTCAAATCGCATTTGAGTTCCTGGGGTCCAGTTGTGCCTGGATCGTAGAACGTCGTGACGAGTGGTGCCCAGGACTGTTTCTCAATGCGGAAACTGCCGTCGCTGTTTTCTTTTTCAACGATGTGAAGGGTCGGGCGCTCGTCGATTTTGACGAATTGCTCGGCCAGAGTTGCCCCAGGGAAGTCCGCTGAGAACTTCCAGCGGTACTTTTTCTTGTACAGATCGAATTTCATTACCCTCCTTACTTGTTGGGATGTCACCTAACAGAGTAAGGAGGGTAATGAAATTCCTACTTAGCTGCTACATCCACCCCCGCAGCCGCCTCCACCACAACCTCCTCCACCGCATCCGTGGCCACCGCACCCGTGACCACAGCCATGACCCGCATCGCCTCCGTGACCGCAGCTATGACCCGTATCGCCTCCGTGGTGCCCGCCGTCATGTCCGTGAGAGCTACAGCTAGTGTGGGTTGCACAGAACACGATGGGCATGAAGGTCGTACAGCCCGCTCCACCGCAGCCTGCGCTGCCGGTGTCACGTTTCTTCTCGGCTTTGTCCTTGAAGGCGTTTTTGTAGAGAGTTTTGGTCTTGGTGAATGCCTTGTCGTGCGTTTCCGACCCCTTCGGGACGTGCGGATTGTGATGAATGAAGGAGCCGTGAATTGTGTTGCAGTCTGCTTGATACTTAGATGTGTCGAGGATGTGTTCGTGCCAGAAGTCGTCCATGTCTTGCGTCCAGGGGACCACCATTTCCCCAGGGTTTGTTGCGATCAGATACAGGAATTGTCGATACTCCTGTTCGATCTTGTCGGCGTCGTGCCACAGGCACCACCACCAACCTTTCCGCCATTTGAATTTTTCCTTCACCGTCGCCAGGTCCACAGCCTGGATTTCCAACCATTTTGCGTCCATAGTTCCTCTTTTGCTAGGGACATTTTTTTTCTTCTTCTACCCAATTCTTCGCCACGAATTAGTTTTTGTCAAGCGCCTCATCCAGTCTTCACAATTGGTTGTTTGAAACACCTGGACTACTATAGTGCATGGGCAACATGCACTGGCTCGTTCTCACGAATCCCACACTTCAGAAGGTTCGATTGGCCATCAAAGAACTTCTTGAGGGTGTACAACAACAAGTGAGGTCAAGGAAGGTCAAGATGCCGGACAACTACACGCTGGAACCCATATGGCAGAAACCAGAAGGCGTGCTGCAATGGAACGGCGGCGCTCCCGACAAGGCGGACGGCGGCTACGCCACGGGACAAACATCAAGGCTGGGCGTGGCCTGGTGGACGGACAGGGACAAGAACCTACACGTCAGGGTGGAGGCGGATCGAACACAGGCTTCCAACTTCTCAGTTCCCGATATTTTCGCCTTGATCCATCATCCCTTTCATGTTATTTTTCCACATCATGACCCAACGTACTGCATATTATGCAAGTACGAAATACCTGCGGGCGAAGGTCATTGGAGCGGCACGGACAAGTTCGTTTGCGACCCTTGTATCGAGGAAGATCGCTACTTGTCCGAAACAACATTTTTGCCGCCAGGCCGCAGGAGAAAGAAGAAATAAAATGCTTCAACTCATGTTATTGACTGCTTTGTGCGTTGCACACTCAGACGAGAAGGAATACGACGCCATGTACAACCTGGTGAAGAACGAGAAAGTCGCAACTTTGTCATCTGACTTCAAAGGTACGCCATTTGGCACCTTGGTTGTTTATGCTCTGGATGACAAAGGGGTGCCGTTCTTGTTCATCAGCGACATGGCCCAGCACACCAAGAATCTCAAGAAGAATCCAAAATGCAGCCTGATGGTGATGAAGATCGACAAGGAAGATGTATCGAACAGCGCCAGGATCACGTTTGCCGGCAAATTGGCGAAGGTGACGGACGCCAAGGACCGCAAGAAGCTGCGGGACATTTATCTGAAGGCCAATCCGAACACCGAACAATACATCGACTTTGAGGACTTCAACTTCTACAGGATGGAGGCCGCACAAATCCAGTACATCGGTGGGTTTGGCGACATCAATTGGGTCGAGCCGAAGGATTACGTCAAGGGATATGGCAAATGATCGACCTTCAAGTGAGAATCCATCAACCGGCAGGTTTCGACGTAATGGTTTGGGATTTACCGGAAGAGTATTTACAAGGTGAAAAACCACGTTTGCTCGATGTTATCTTCTGCTGCACAAAGCGGGAAGCGAACAAGACCAAGAAAGAAATCTTGGCTGACAAGCAGCGTATTGCCCACTACGAACAACAAGGCGAGGCGTGGCATCCAACGCATACCATCTTGGTTCAGGTCTTGGAAGAAAGGGATGGAAAGGTGTTGGTAAGGTTGCCGAACGGGTCGAAGACCAGCATCGCTCCTCATGACCTGGGACGGCAAGTGAGCTAAAGGAATAGCGACGATGTGTCGATATTATTGTAGAACTACAACATTTAACCTTCAGGTGACTTATGGCAGACGCAAACAAGATCAAAGACGGCGACATCATGGCCGTTATGCACTATATCAAGGTGAAAGGTTCCAACCCAATCTCTCATGAGTTTTGGGGAGATGACGTTGACCAACCCGGCAAGGGCATGAAGGTCACGGGCAAGGAACTGGTTGAACGGGCTTTCTCGGCTGACCAATACGACAAGGAAGAAAAAGTTTCCAAAACCAAGGCGGCTGAAATCCTTGTCACATCTCACAACCGTCCATTCACTGTCTCGTTCGAGAAGTCCGACAAAAGCCAGCGCACTTTGCGTGGGCGACTCATCAAGGCGGAACCACTCCTGGGCCGCTCGATGGTTGAGGAATTGGACATCGTTCCTGAAACGGGCGATCTGCGTGGCCGAGTCCGTCAGGTCGATCACAGGACCATCTCCTGGCTGATCGTTGAAGGCACGAAATACATCGTCAAGTAAGAGCTTCATCCAAGGGGTGGTTGTCCAACAGCCACCCCTTGAATGTTTTCACTTTTGATTCGATGCTTTCTTTCTTCTGTGAATTGCCTTTCGGCATTGCGACGACGACAGGCTCGCCTTCGTCATCGAACACTGTTTTTAGATCGCCTTTCTTCTTTTTCTTCATGCAGATATGTATCAACTTGTTTCAGCTATTTCATCCATCACTTTGATGGCTTCTTCTACAGTGATGGCGAACCATTCTGCGTCATCGTAGAGTCTGGCTTTTTTGAAGGCGGCATGTAGCCTGGCCTCGGCCTTGCTCCTGTTTTTGACAAACCTTGCATACGCCACAGAGAATCGTTTGTGTGGATCGTAGCGCTGATAGGTTTTCAGTCTATCTTCATAGGAAAGCGTCATGCCCAGGCTAACTTCACTCATGTTCGGGTTGACGATTGCGTAGATGAATCCTTCCTTGATGTCTATTTGCTTGTTGTTCAGTTTCGCCCGTTCTTCCTTGATCTTTTTCTTCATCGACCGGCTGTGTTCTCTGGTTTGCAGAGCAAGATGATCGAATGTAGCTTTGGGCGCTTTCTTTTTTGGTTGCTCCTTCGGAGTGTTTGTTTGAATTTGAAGGAGTGTAGATCGCCAGAAGGCTAGAGCCTCGCTCCGAGCCTCGGCAGAAACATTTCTGACCCACTGGCGGCGAGTCATTCCTGCTGCGTGGGCCGCTTTCACCCTGGCGTGTTGTTCTAATTTGGCGCAAGAGCGACAGCGTTTTTCATGGGAAGTAGGTGGGTAGAATTCTTCTGGTGGTTTGGCCTCGTTGCAAGAGCCACAGATTTGTAGTGATGTAGTCATATCGAATTGTATGCACTTGACACAAAAGAAAAAGGCCAGGCAGAAATGCCTGGCCTTTGTCGTTTCAAGCTGCCATCAACTTGTCATGTTTTAGATGACGAAGTTGGCGATGGACATCCTGTGCTTATTGACATATCATTAAGCATGGGTCTGTTACAAGCAAAATACAAGGGACTGACGCAAGATTCTTTGAAATCTGTACTACTTCCTGCTTACATTCCGATCTTGCGAATTGATAAGACGCTTCGCAAGAATGGAACGCAATGGACAGCTTCGTTTGTTTTAGATGCTACAGATGACGAATTGTTGGTTCCAGGACAGACCGGCAAATTTGTTCGTAGCAATTTTGTTGAAACAATGCAGTGGAAGGAATTGGCAAAAGGGCGAATAATTGCTGTCTCCAACAATCTAGCGGAAGGAGAAATATATGTAGGCAGTAACAAGAAAGATGATTTGTCGCAGGCTCTCACTCATCTCCAGGTTGGCGATTTGCTGGAAATAGATCGTTATGGAACAAGCGGTTCCTTTTTGAGCGGCCTTGTCGAACACGAATTTGTTCGGTATTGTCGTTGTAACAATTTCAAGGTTAAAAAGATGCCAGGAGATTGTGCAAAACACATTGGAAGATACTACAATTTCGATTTCGCTGTATCCAAAAATGACACAAAAAAGAAAGTCGAGATCAAGTCATTATGGGGAACAAACACCAAATACGCCCGACTAATCCACACCAAATCCAAACATCATTCTACAAGTAGTTGTAGATTTGATTCTCAGGACATTTTCGCAGTGAGTCTTTACTTGAGGACCGGCTGCATTACCGATTTTGCTTTCGCTCGCAGCAGAGATTTGCCCCCATGCGCCAAGTATCCAGATTATCTGCATCAGAATCCAATCTGTGAGGTTGATGAAAAAATCTGGTATTCTACGTTAGATGAGGTCTTTTAACCACTCTTGGAACTTTCCCGCATCGTATTTCCAGGCTTTCGAGAGGTTTTCCGGTCCAGGGAGCGGACGCAGGTTGATGCAGGAGAAGGAAAAGAAAAAGCCCTGGAGAAAAATCTCCAGGGCTTTGTTTCAAGCTGCCATCAACTTGTCATGTTTAGATGACGAAGTTGGCGATGGACATCCTGGCGTAGAACTTGGCCCCTTCACGCAACAGTTTCTTCCCGTAACGTGTAAGGATACCCTTCCTCGGACAGAAGGACTCAGGGTCCAAAACCACAGGCGTCTGCGTGAGCGGGACGTAGGGGCAATAGAAGTAACCCGAATCCATGTAAGAATCACCCTTGTACCCCATGAGAATCTGGTTCGATGGGAACAACGGGTCTTTGTACAACCGCCACCTGTTGTTGACGGTTCCGACGTACTGGATACCCAGCGACGAAGTGAACGTCTCAGATGGAGCCGGTGCGAAACCAGCGGTTGCCGTCTCGAAGATGGAAGCAACTTCAGGGGAAGTTACCATCCAGTTTGCACCACCACGAAGAGTCTTCCTGTGGATGACGTTGCTGATTTCAACAACCTTCACATACAGCGACTCATACTTCTCCTTGATGGTTTCGCCCAATGCCGTGTTGAAATCCCATGCCGCTACCGTACCGCTGTTGTTACGGAGGTCCGTCAACACTTCACGGTCGATTTCGAGGTTGATTTCCTGGGCCAATACAGCCGTCAACTCAGCCTCGGCGTCGAGGTTGTGCTGCGAGCGCAAGTCCTGCTGCGCTTCGTAGGACCATACAGCCTTCAACTTGCGGGTCTTGGCGGCAATTTCTTCCGACTCAATGACCAAGTTGATTTCCGGCAAATCTTGTTGACATTCCATGTTGTACTCGTAGGAAAGTACAGCGTGGTTCGGGCCTGGGGCCGAGTTCCAAGTCAACACCAACTCGCCAGTCGTCAGGTTCAAAGAACCAGCGGTGACGTAGGTAGCTGGGCTACCGATGTTGGAGAAGGTGAAGGTTCCGGTCGAGGAAACCACGAAGGTCTGCACTGCGAGGGAGCCGTCATAGATCGTGCCCGTGATGGTGCCGGCCAGGATCGGGGTGTGTTCCAACGGGCTGTACGCCGAAGTGACGTTGCCACCGTTGTCGGTGCTGGTGGACTCGTTCTGCACGAACTGGTGCGTGTAGAAAATGTCCAAGTTGGCAGTACCATCAGCCAACTGCATGAGGGTGTTCACATCGTCAGCCGGGAAGCCGCCGTTGTTGTCCGCTCCACGAGTAGCGCCCTTGTTGGACGAGTACCGGAAGCGCAGGTAGTACACCAAACCTGTTGGGCCGAGCAATGGCTGAACAGATACAATCTTGTTAGCAATTAGCTGCGGGTAAATACGACGTACCAACGGGATGCTGATACGCTTGAACTGAGCGATGTCGCCAGTGTCGGTCGAAACTTCGTTCATGAGGCGCTGGTTTTCAAGCAGAACGGCGGTGGCGGATCGGATGTAGCGATCTTCAATGCCTTCCAAGAGGCCAGTCTTGCCCCAACGACCTTCCAACTCTCTAGCTTCGTTCAGGAATTTGGAATTTGCGTTCATCTATTTCCTTTTTGTTTCCTATCTGTAGGTTGGCCCGTTATTGGGTCTTCTTAACTCCAGAGAGAACGAGCAAATCGTTCATCTCGTGATCGGGGTTGGCATATTCCGCAATAACCACCCCATCCGTCTTATCGACGGTATGTCCGCTCCCCGTTACGTTCTTTGCTTTCTGCGCTCTTTCTTTCTGTTCTGTAATGACGGCTTCCTTCTTCTCGGAAGAAGCAGTCCTACGGGACTCAGTAATCAATTCCTGAGCCTGGCGGACAGTCTCATTCAACTTAGTATTCTCTGTTGAAAGTCTGATGTTCCGGGCCTCCATAATTCGGAGTTGTCCCTTCATTTCTTCAACAGCCTTCATTGCTTCGTCTAGCTTAGAAGAAGTAGCGCCGTTGAAATCTTCATCAGAAAGATACTGAGAAGTGATGTCCACAATTCTGTCGAGTGCGACCTTGTGTTCAGCCATGCGTGGGTCATTCAAAATGTCTCGCTTGGCCTGCTCATAAATCTCGCCGCCCTTGAACCGAAGGAACTGATCGACCTTATCGACAATGTATTCCTTCATCTCGGCCAGCTTGCGGTCGTACTCCTCGTACATTTCGACTTCGAGGGTGTTGTTCTTGTCACGTTCACCCTTGAGCATCTGGTAGGCTTCTTCGTAGCCTTCTTCCAGTGCGTGCTTGTATTCCTCACCCTGAAGCTCCAGGCGATTGCGCAACTCTCCAATAATGGAGTACGCTTCCTGATAGCCTGCTTCGGCGGTCTTCTCGGCTGTTGCAAGTTCGGTGGATAGCTCGGTGTAGGCTTCTTCCAACTTTGCGTTGTACTCAGCTTCGAGTTCAGCCTTCGCTGCCTCCAACATATCCTTCACCGCACCGGCAACTTCGCTAACCTCGGAATCAGGCAGTAGCTTCTTCAGTGCTTCTACAATCTTGTCCATTAGCCTAACCTCGCTTTGATTGTGCTAGTTTCCTTAGTGATGATCCCACCCAAACAAGCAATTAGTGCGTCCTTATTTACCTTATGTATGCTGCTACTTTCGTTTTTCGCAGCACTTCTGGTATTTTGAGTGGGAATGTAAGTTTCGCTCTTTCCACCTATCTTCGCCTGAAAAGCGTTGAAGGTGCTAGGATCGGCCACGGCGTCGAAAGTGATTAGCTTGTAGCTATCACTGATGACGAGAATTCCATTCTCATCAACTTTTCCACTGCCGACTCCCCTACTGCTGATACCGACTCGCACGCCGCTTTTAATGAGAGCGTTTAGAATCTCACCACATGGCGTAGGTAGTATCTCGCCTTCACCCATCAAGTTGTTGCCTTCCCACCACAATCTAGTGACGACGTGGGACGCCTTCTCAAAATGGATGATGCTGTCCGTTGGGTGGTCCAACTCGCCTACCAGACCTTTCGCAGAAACCACTTCTTGTAATTTCTTCACGTTTTCGTCAAGGACGGCGTGTGGGTACATCCGTTTGTTTTTGTTGACAGCCTCGGCTTCCTGAAATTTTCCCCTGAACCTAGTCAATCCCGACTTCCTGTCAGATGACTCGTGCAGATTCATTTCCATGTAGCAGCCGGGAACTGAGCAACATTCAATGAGTAGTTGCAACTCTTCTTTGTTCATCTCGGCTCCTAATTAGAAGTGGTTTTTTACGCTGCCCTGCTTCGTCTCGCCCTTGTCCACAACCAGGTTGCCCTTGTCGATGGTGGCCTTGTACTTGCTCTTATCCCAAGGCGAGTCAGGAACGTATGGATTCTGGAGGTTTGGCCAGGTATCTTTCGACTGCCAACGGCTCCAATCGCTTGTTCCAGCGGTTGCAGCGCTTTCCTCACCCTTCATCTTGTAATTGCCAACATCCCACGGAGACTTCGGAACATATGGGTTCTTCAAATCCGGGTAAGTTTCACCGCTGGCGTACTGGCTCCACGAACGGCTCCTCATTTCGTCTTCGAGGCCATTGCGGTAGCTCTTGCCGTCCGAAACTGGAGCCTTGCCGCCCCAATCGCCTGGGAAGTTGGAAGGAACAGCATTTGTTACCTTCGCAGCCCAAGACATGCGTGGGTGATCGCCGCTGACCGTGGTGTGAACGTCACTGTTGGAAACGTCCCAAGTGTCCTTGGCCCCTTCCACATTGGCTTCCGCCAGGTCGTACAAATAATTGGCAATTGTTTCGGCCAGACTCAAATCTGGCTGGCTTTCACGGTTCAAGATCGCTTCGCAATTGTTCAAGTAGCTGGCAACCTCACTACGAGTAGCTTCATCGCCAGTTTCAGATGCAATGCGGAAGACTTCGTGCAAAGCCTTGTAGAGATCAGCAAAAACCCTCAACTCGGCCTGATCCGACTCGTCCAACTGTGGGTAGAAGTCGGCACACACCTTGGCGAAGTTGGCGTAAGCGTCCTTCTCCTCAGTGCTTTCGGTAGTTGCTTCCGGGGAAACGCCAGCCATGCTGGAAATCTTGCGAACCCGATCCGTGTAGGCGTGGTGAGCCATCCTCAAGATGCCTTCCGCCATGAACTCACAGGTCTGGTCGTCGTAATTCTTGACAGCCGCAGTTTCCAAAGCAGCGCCGATCTGTTCTGCCAACTCGGTCTGAGTCAGATACAAAACATCAGGCCACATGGAGACAATCTTCTCCAGCGTTTCTTCAAGTGCTGTATTGTCGGAAATGTTGTTGTAACGCTTCAGATCGGCCATCGCCTTGCAGAAGTTCGTGTCCTCGGCAAGCCGCTTGATCTTGGCTCGCTGGGTTTTTACTTCGTGATCCAAAGTCTTCCAGTTGAAGGACAAAATCTTGCCTTCGTTACGCTTCTGGATAGTCGGCATGGCGACCGCTACGACATTACCCTTCTCATCGTTCTGAACGAGGGATTCCTTGATGGTTGGGCCGAATTCTTTGTAATCCAGGTAGTCCATGATGTGTTCGCACATCACCGACCATTCCTTCATGGTTGTCGGCTTCACCTTGCGGGCGTAAGTGCGCCACCGTGGATTGTTGGCCCCGCCGAGCTTCTTGGCGGCGTTGGCACGTTTCTTGGCGACGGATGCACGAAGACTTGGAGCAGCAGTTAGCTTCTTCTTGGTCTTCTTCATCTCACGGATACGCTTGGCAACTAGGCCACGATCTTGTTTCTTGCCGTACAGGGAAGAATGTTTGCCAGATGGTTTGGATACTGAAACATCAAAGGCTTCAGAAACGATCAAATCCCGGCGAACGACGGGCAAAGAAAGGTAATTCTCGAATTGTTCGGATGCCTTAGCTTCGTTGTTGTCCAGCAGGGATTCCACCATGCTGGTGAGTACGTCACGAGCTTTCTTCTTCTCGGTTTCTTCCTCAATGACCAACGACTCGATGTTCTCAAGTACAAGCTGGTTCTTGTTGATCTTGTAATTTGCATGAACGAAGCTGCCGTCCAAGCTCTGGTAAGTTACATCCGATTCTCCAAAGCAGTGCAGCCTCAGTTCATCGACGCCCAAGGTCTTGGACAACACTTCTTCCGCACCGGCCAACTCGTGCTGGGCGGTGGAAATTGAGCCTTCCTCGATCTTCTTGAAGACATCGAAGCTGATGAGTTTTCTTTTCATAGTTTGCGACTCCCTAGTGCTGTGTGTTGTTCTCCGAATCATTCCAACAACTCGGATGCCCCCGCATATAGAGGTATATATTAACGACCCCTTTAATTCTTCGGGGTTGGGCCTTCAAATTCAGTGTCCCTCACTACATAGGTATGCAGTGAGATGCAAAAACAGCGAGGGATTATGAAAACATTCAGTCAGTTCGTAGGTTTGAAGGAAAATAGCTTTCTGGATGTCGATCAGGCCGACGACAAGGATGGGGAAGAAAGTGGTATCATGAAGGCGCTTCAGCACGCCGCCGAGAAATATCACTCCGAAGTAGTCTCGTTTCTACAACGTCTTGCCAAACAAGACCCGGACATTCAGATCGAACTGGACAAGATGAATCACAAGAACGCCCACCCGAAGCCCAGCAAGAAGAAGCCACGCATGGGAGCGTCCTTCGGTCATGGGTTCGATCATGGTGATGGTGACGTGGTAGTTCCGAACAGTGCGGACTCGGCGCACGGAGAAATGCCTAACACTTGATGAATCCGGTGAAGTTCTAAATTGAAATGGCTTGACTCTGTGGCTATATATCGAAGCCTACCAGCTTTGTCACAGAGAGGGAGCTATGACTAATGAGTTTTGTGCCGTCACTACGTTCTTCAATCCGGCGAAGTTTGATTCTTTGCTGAACAACTACCACGTTTTCGCTGAAAATCTACGTCTTCAAGGCGTAAAACTTATCACTGTTGAATGTGCGTTCAATAATGACAAGTTCCAAATTCCAGAAAGTAAGACCGTTTTCCACTTGAGATCGAACAGCATCATGTGGCAAAAAGAACGGCTCATCAATTACGCTGTTTCCAAACTACCGCCAGAATGCAAATACTTTGCCTGGCTTGACTGCGACATCATTTTCACCAACAAAGATTGGGCGAAAATAGCTGTTGAAAAACTAAAGAAAAACGACATCATCCAGCTTTTCAAGAAAGTGATTTACCTTCCGAAAGGGCATACCCATTTCAACGGTAAAGACAAGCTGATGATGATTCAGGGAGTCGTCTGGCAAAAGATGATTCACCGCAATTGGCTACAAAGGAGGATGGCTCATCAGCTACCCTTCTCGGCCCCAGGTTTTGCCTGGGCAGCCCGTAGGGACTTCTTCTTCGACACGCCCCTTAACGGCATCTATGATAAAAACATCATTGGTAGCGGCGACACCTTCCTGGTGGACTGCTACTTCAACTCCTGGGACATTCATGGATTTGCGAAGAAGTTCACGCCCGCTATGAAAGATCACATGATGGCTTACGCCAGAAAGTTGAAGGAGTTGGAGCCTCGATTGGACTACCTGCCCATTGACATCTGGCATTTGTGGCACGGCAGCCTCAAGAACCGGGCGTACATGGATCGACATGACATCGTTCTGGAGTACGATTATGACCCCATGAACGACATTGTTTTGTATGGCAACGTGTACGAATGGGCCAGTCGCAAGAAAGGAATGCACGATGCCATCAAAGGCTACTTCCACAGCCGGAAAGAAGATGATGTTTAATCTTTCTTCTTGAACCAGTAGAATTGCGCTTTGCGCAATTTCTCCTCGGTTACTTCTTCCTCAAGGCCAAGATTGCCAACAACGGCATCAATACCACAGCGGGGACAAATACAAGTCTTGTCCCCATCTGTGTAATCCTTGACTTCTTCAGGTTTGAAAGTAGCCAAACAGTAGAAACAACCGGCGAGAGTTGAACTCTCAATTTCTCGCCGGTTGTTGATTGCAAATTTCGGCATGTTGTAAGTGCCTAGAATCACTTGTCTTCACCTATGCTGTGGTCGATGTCTTCCTCGTCCTGCTCTGTCTCGTAGTCCTGAATCTCAAGATCGAACTTCTTGACATCTTCAGGCTCGACTTCCGGTAGCGGACTTCCCTCAGCAGGCGATGCGCCAGCGGGAGCCGGTCCTTGATCGCCACCTGGAGGCGGTTGGTCCCCGCCAGGAGCAGCAGGCGGTGCCCCCTGATCGGGAGGCGGCTGCTGACCGCCGCCATCGGGCGACGGATTCGGACTTGGACCGCCCGGCTCGGAACCAAGTTCCTGTCCGGGTTGCGGGTCTTGTCCAGGAATACCGATACCCAACAACTGTGGGTTCTGAGCGAGTACCTGTAGCTTCAGGTCTTCCAACTTCTGAATCTTCAAGCGGCTCAACATCTCCTCAGCTTCGTCTTCCGTGAACTTGAGAATCTTCACCATGATGTCCCAATCAGCCATCAACTGACCAGACTTGAGTGTGGTCGCATTGCCATAACGTCCGTTGACGACTTCAGCCCTGGACAACTCCCTCCAGTCGGAAGGTGGGGTCATCTTGATCTTCAAATCCTCGTAGGCTTCCTCCGGGTAGCCACGCAACTGAAGATGCCTCTCGGCCAATTCCAACAGTCCGTCCTCGAAGTGGCTTTGAAGCCTCTCCACCATACGGGCAAACTTCACATCCTGAGCCGACAATGTAATTCTAGTCGCACCAGGGTCTTCGTTGGCGAAGTAATTTTTTGGGAAGTTCAATGCCGTAAACAACTTGTTCCTGAAGTAAATCGCATCGTCGATCTCTCCAAGGTTCTGCGCACCCGGAAGCGTTTCAATCCTTGTCTGGCTTTGCGGTCTAATAGGCAACCAGTAATCTTCGTCCTGGGCGGGTGGCTGCCACCTTTCTTCAACTTGGTTGGCCCCAGGAACTCCCCTATTCTGTGCTATCTTACGCTTCCTGAACTGATCCTTCAACCTTTCAATGAAGGCTTCAGCCTTGAACGGAGGTAACTGTCCAACGTCCACATAGAACACCCTACGTTCAGGGGCACGGGTAAGTCGATACACGACCATAGCATCTTCCATCAACCTCAGTTGATGGGCGGGGCTACGAGCCGGCTCGATGAGGGATTGTCCGTATGGGTAGAAAGTTTTGCGGTCGTCACCAATCCTGAAGTGTACGATCTGGTTGTTGGCAAAGCGAATTGCCATGCTTTGGTTCAATTCGGCCTCGCCCGCCTGAGAAACCATCGGCGCACGCACGATAGCCTGGTAGTCCGGGCCTTCCTTAGACTGCTGGAACTCAATCAGCTTGCCCTTGGTTGTTTCGATCCGGTACATGCTCTCCGGTGGGAGTGGCACGGCCTTGTAGATGCCTTCCTTGGGGCTGTCCGGGTTGATGACGGTTTCTACAAAGAAATCGCCCATGATGCACAAGTTCTTGAACCAGGTCCATGACAAACGATTCAGGTTGAGCATGTTCCGATGACGCAACAGGAACTCAACTTCTTTCTTGGCGGCGGCACTGCTGCAAATTACCTTGAATACGTTGCCTTCTTCATCTTTCTGGCAGTTGTGCATGATGACACAATCTGTGGCAAAACACTTGTGTTCTTCGACGGACATATCGTAAACGTCCATCTCAGGGCTTTCGTGAACGCCGACTACCCGGCGAGACTCACGATGCTTCGATAGAATCTTGACTTCTCGATGGGAGAAGCCCTCGGCCCGAAGCCAATTCTCAATGGTTTGCCAGTCATATTCCATCAATCTGGCAATCTGACGGACGTTCAAGCCGCCGCAGATCATGCGCATCGCCCGATTGACCTTCTCCAGCTTTGGGTCTTCCTTGCCGGTTTTCCATTCTTCCAACAACTGGCGTTCAGTGATCCAGCCTTTGTTGGTGGAGAAGATGCGTGGGAATTGTTTGGCTTTTTGCTTGGTGTGTCGGTAACTGGCGGGCAGGCGGTAGAAAGGCTTCAATTCATCGCCTCGTACTATCTCGCCAGCCTGAACCCAGGCACCATTCTTCCGCATGATGCGGTGGTCGTGGGTCACAGTGAAAGTGTGGCCGTCGTCCAGTATAACTGTGACGGTTGGCGCTCTTTTGACTAGGCGTGGGTGATAGGCCCAGCCTAACGTGTAATCTTGAGTGTGGCTGTCCCAGCAGTAACAAAGGAAGCGTTCTTCCGGTTTGTACTTGGCAGCCAATGATTCGATGGTTTGGAAACCGAATGGTGTGGCAATCGGGGTACTGCCTGCTACACAGGCTTCATCGGCCAGTACCGTCATGGTCATTTCGATTTCCGGGACGTTGCGAAGACGCTCGTACTCTTTGTACCGCATGGAGCGGTTTGTCAAAGTCGTGGTGTCGATCATGTCATAGGACTGGCGAAGCTGGGCTTGACCCTGGCCCCCACCAGCACCACCCGCCTGGCCTTCACCGCCAAGCGTTGGATACACGTCAGGTTGACCGATACCGGCACCTTGTAGGTTTCGTGTATCCTTCTTCTTAGCCAGCGGGTCTTTCTCGCCGGCATAAGTGAACAACTTGAAGAAGTCACTCCAAATAGGCATTGTTATTCTCCCTTTCTAATTAAGCAGGTGTCCGAAGACACTTGCAGGTAGATATGGGAGATGTTGATTTTTTCCTTCCAGACGACATGAAAAAAGTTCTATTCCTTACGAGTCATTTGAAGTCTGGTTCGGACGTGTTGTATCACATCCTGGACCAGAACCCACGAGTACAGGGTTTCCGGTCGGGTTTTCCCTACTACGACATGCCCACCATCTTGGCCTTGACCCAGCAACGTCACAAGCTGGACAACCAGGCGGCAATTTACATGGACGAGTTGTTGTACAATTTCTGGCTACAGACAAAGGACGCCTACAAGCACTGCAAGTTCATCTATGTCATACGTCCGCCTGAGCAAACCTTAAATGAACTGGTGCGCATCTACAAGCCCCAGGCGGCTTGTAACTACTACTGCTACAGGCTGCGTCGGATGTGTGAAATGGCGAAGCGAACTCCAGGGGCGGTATTGTTGACGTGGGAGGACATTGAGACAGGACGAGGGCTGCCGCTGGTGGAAAGGTATTTGGGCTTGAAGCAGCCGTTGGAAATGATGCCAATGAAGAAGGGGGCCAGCACGAATCTGGTCCCCCTCGAATTAGTTCGTCATGCTGACGTGGCATTTAATCGGTACTATCATTTTCTCCGTTCGCAGCCATTGGTCTTCTATAAATGACACGGGCTGGATGTTGACGGTTGGGGCTTCCTGGATGAAGCACAGCAAACCCTTGTAGGTTCTTTGGAACTCCGACTGGATTTCTTGCATGGACGGCGGGTGTTGGTGTGTGCCGATTTCCATGACGACCGAGAAGGCTCCACGACGGTAGTACCAGTCAAGTTCGCCGCCATGAATTGGCTGGCCGTACATATTGCAAGCCCGGTCGATGCGGTACTGGCACATTGTAGAAATCTTGCCGATGATGCGCTGGTAGTCGCTCCAATTCGGACAGGTCTGCATCTGATCTCCCCACGGGCACAAGAACACTCGTCCGAACGTATGGCAACTCATCACCGCCTTGGGTTTGATCTTCGTGAAGAAGTCCTGCATGGCCTTCACGCATGGTGTTGAAGTTTTGTTCGGGTATTTCGGACACGGGTAATCACGGTTCGGGTCCACGCCGTCAATGTGTCGGGAGTTTGGATAACTATCAACGCACATGACAGGTACGAAGTAGATGTCCCGTGTGTTGATGAGGGTCGTGACCTCCTGATCTTTGCCATAGTTTGCCAGCATGGTCCCGATGAGGGCCATGACGGTTGTTGTGGCGTGCGGCTCATTGCCGTGGATGCAGCCGTGGATCAACACGACAGGTTTGGGGCTACTGTCGAATTTGTTGGTTACACGAATGTAGGTTAAGTCTTTGCCCTGACGGGACTTGCCGTAGGTGCCTACTTCGGTCAGGTCCGGCGCTTCCTGGTTCCATTTCTGAAGCTGGGTTACGATGCCTGGGTATTGGGCAAACGCCGGGATCGCTGTTGAAATGTTGGGAGTGGCCGGCGTTTTTGGAGGTTCCGGCTGAGGCGGGGGAGGAGGGATTATCTCCGTCCTTGGAGTCGGCATTTCGGGCCGAGCCGGGTGATATTTCTTCTCCAGCTTGTAGCCGCCGACCAGGAGGATTATGGCTGCCAGTCCAGCGATAAGCCATCCCCTTGGGTCAGTCCGTTGGTTCATACGCCTCCGTTGCAATTGAAACGTGCAGGATTATATACCCTGGAGGCTTTATGATTTCATACCGTGAGTGGAGACTGAGGGAGTCAGGTGGACTTGTCGGGCCAGTGAGTCCGTCTCAAGTCGATGACGAAGGTGACGGGATAGAGCAGGTGTTGAAGAATCACCCGCATCCCGCAATGGATGGGATCAATCCAAAAGAACTGCCCCCGACTAGGAAGAACGGGGGCAGGGAGAAGTCACGTCCTATTTTCAGCAAGAAGAAGTAACTCTTCCGCCAGCGGCGGCATGTGGTCGCCGGCTTTGCCTTCCAACCTGGTGAAGCTGTGTAATCTCAACGGCGGCTTCAGGTCGATGAAATACTTCTTCTCGGCGACCCTGAAAGTGAACAACAACCCCGCAGCCGGTTGTACCTGAGCGCTAGTGCCGATGCCGATGAAAACCTTGGCGATTGCAGCCAGTTCATCCAGTTCTTTGTACTTCATGTCAACGGCTTCGCCGAACCAAACAACATCCGGGCGCAACTGCCCACCACATTTGGGGCACAAATCACCCAGCTTGACCGGCTCCGTGTGAACAGTTTGATAGTCGCATTTGAAGTTGATGTCGCCATCCAAATTGGTGATCGACTTGTGCCACTCACATTTACGAGAGTTGATGCTGCCATGCAGGTGCCAGACATTCGTACAACCAGCCCTCTCCAACAGATCATCAATGTTCTGTGTGATGTTGATTACTTTGTATTTCTGTTCCAACTTCGCCAGGGCATAGTGGGCGGCATTGGGTTGGACTGAGTGAATGTTGTTGAACCTCTCGGCGTAGAAGTCCAGCATGAGTTGACGATTATCGGGTCGTTCCCAGGCTTTGTGGTCGGCAACGTCCTCGACTTTGTGGTTGTGCCACAAGCCATTGGAATCTCGGAACGTGGGGATGCCGGATTCGTTCGACAATCCAGCGCCAGAAAATGTTACGATTGTGTCCATGAAGGTACTCCCAATGAAAAATCTAGCGAGAAAGGATTTGCCTGCGATTGCTCGTAGGAACTCTTTTGCTCGCTAGATGTTGTGAGAAAGCGTTTGCCTGTGATTATTCACAGGAACTCTGTTGCTCACGATGTTTTATCATATCCGTTACCTGCCAGGAATCAAGATGTACTGCTTGGGATCAAAAACGCCGTTGCCCATGCGGTCCACAATGGGGATCAAGCAAGCGGGCGGGGTAAACTTGAAGGGGATGATGTCATTGTCGGCGTAGATCGCCAGCACCCAACCTTCCCAGCGTTTCTCGAACTCATCCATCGTCCAGGTCCGAACCTTCAGCGTTTTGTCGGAGTTATTGATATACTTGACGATTTTGTTTTGTTCGTCGTAGTGTACGAGGTTCATAGCATGTCCAGGAACGGAGAACAATACGCCACGGCGTTCCTGGACGACACACCTGCGAATCAGTTCTCGCCCTTTGGTCTTGTCGGTAACTTGCTCGAAGCGGACTTTGATCTCTCGTAATTTGCTGCCGGCGCTGCCCGGCCCGGAGTAGCTTTTGCAATCCGGCCAGTCAGTCATGCAAGGCGGGCCGACAAGTTTTTTTTCTTCGGCCCAACGCCCCAGGCATTCAATGGAACACCAAACACATTGAATGCCGGTGCGGTTGAATACCCGATCCTTCATGGGGATGGGGACTTGGCAATTTTTCAGTTCTTCTTCGTCGTCCGGCGTACCTTCGTAGGCAGCGACGGGGTTAGGAACATGAGGTTGTTCCGGGTCGGGGTACAGCCGGTCCATGCGAACAGGTGGCTGGTTGTTTTCAACAACTGGAACCTGAGCGGCCTGCTTGGAGGGCAGAAAGGCAAGGATCAGTGTAAGAAGCGAGACAATGACAACTGAGGCGCTATTTCGGTCCATAAACCTCCTTGTTGGTACTCGCCCAGGAAGACCAGTTCGCCGGGGACGCCATCAAGGTAGAGCATGTATTTGCACCACTTGATCCAGCACTGCCATACTTCGGAGTACACAGTCGCCACCATGCTACGCTGGTCTGAGGCGATTTCCGCATCAGATTTGTACAACGGTATATAGAGAGAACGACTGCACAATTGAGGGAGATAGGTCATGATGAACTCGGTCCAAAGCCAGTTCACCTTCGCCTCTCGGTGCTTGAAAGTGTCTAAATAGTTGTCATAGAAGAAGGTGTAGATTTCTTCCGACATCGGGTGATGTGTGCCATTTTCTTGAAATGGGATCGGGCAGGCGTGGTAAGGCATCAGGCGATGACCTGATAGGACCACCGCCTGATGCGTAAACACTTCAGATTTGGGGACTCTAAACTCGGTGAAAGACGGAAGTGCCTGGGAGCGCTTACACTTGCAAATATGCCAGTGCTTGACGCAGTACAACTCCGAAGGTTTGAACTCCTCGTTGATTGTTACTGCGATCTTGTTTTGCGTTCCCCTTTCTTGCACAAACAGCGAGCAAGGGATGTTGAACCACTCACGGAACAGCTTTTTCCTTGCAAGATACTCGATAGCCAGATGCACTTAGTCCTCGTCCTCGTCGTCGAAATCCTCATCGTCATCATCGTCGTCGAAGTCATCGTCGTCATCGTCATCGTCGAAGTCGTCTTCGTCATCGTCATCGTCGTCGAAGTCGTCATCGTCGAGGTCGTCGTCATCGTCGTCCCAATCTTCGTCGTCATCGTCGTCGAAGTCGTCATCGTCGAGATCGTCGTCATCGTCGAGATCGTCTTCGTCGTCCAGGTCATCTTCGTCGATGTCTTCGTCATCGACATCCATGATGTCCTGGTTTTCTTCATCGTCGTCGTACTGTTTGCGGGCCGTGCTGCCCCATTCGTCGTAACGGCTCATGATGGTTCTCCTTTTTCGGGTCCACAGCGATACATAGAGAGGAGGAAGGTCATGAAAAAATTCACGCTCTTTTTTGCTCTTTTATTTGCGGTTTTGGCCGCACAGGGCTGCTCGCCGATCAGCCCTTTTAACCTCGCCAGTCCTATTGTAACCGGCGTCATCATGTGGAAGGAAGGTGAGGCTCATAAATACTATGACGAAGAAATGCCTACAATGCACCGCTCCGTCAAGTCTGCCTTAAAAGAACTCAACCTTCCCATCACCAAGGACGAGCCGGTAAAAGACGGGTTCTACATTATTGCCGGGGACAAGGATCGTTTCAAGATTCATGTTTTGACAATTCGCCCCCATATCACCAAAGTAAACATCCGTGTTAATTTCATGGGCGACAAGGACTTTGCAGAACTCGTCTACCGGACCACGGACAATTACGTTGACACGGTTGAGTTTGATAGGGGGCGACCAATCAAGGGACAACGCCTCAAATTGCTTAATCGTTAGCAAACTTTCCTTGAAGCGTTCTGCCCGTGGCTATATCTGGCTGCACCACCCGTTTTAACCGTAGTGAAGCAACCTAGTTTTTGCCTTGGTCCTGGTGGTGGTCCATCACAATCGCACACCGGGATGTTACCGCACCCTTTGCACCCGCAACCGGCGTTGTTGTTGGCCTTGTATCCTTTCTGATATTCCGGTGAACCCGGAATGCAAGCATTGTTTCTGTTACACTTCGGACACCAAGCACCGCAAGCGTGAGTGCGCACCAGGTTGTTGTCCTTGATCTCGAACGCCGTTTTGGGATCAGGACTGACCATCCGGTGATTGTGCAGGAAGTCCAGGCAGTGCCGGGCTGACTCGATGGCTTCCCCCTCATCAGCCTCATGGCTGTCTACCATAACACCTTGATGATTGAAATGGTAGGCACTCTCCATCGGAACTTCCACATGAACTCCATACAACGGATTCTGCCGCCCATTGGCAAGAGCAGAAACGGTGTGATCCATCATTTTTAGTTTTTTGTTGTTTCTGAGGTACACGCTTTTGCCCATCGGGTGCAGAACGACGTTTGCGTTTGGCATGGCGGCAATGGTGTCTTGCTCGACTGCGCTCATCGCTGTGACCCTGTTCAGGAGGATATTCCTGTTGTTGAATACCTCGGTGAGTATGTCTTTGTAAGCGCCTCCATTCTGTCCATCGACCACAAGCATCTGGCGTGCCAAGGCGTCGTATAAGCGTGGTGTATTGGGCACGTCGATCACGGCATTTACCAGCAAGTCACAGGCTGTGTCACGAGCCTGGCGCAAAGCCGACAGTGGGTCCATGCTGCCCATGAGTTTCTGGTGAATTTTTGCCACGATCTCCCACCATGCTCCAGTCCAAATACGGCTGAAGTTGTGGGGTTCCTTGCTCAACACTGTATCTGGCGTATCTTCCTGGAGAGTTTCCGGCAGAACGTACTTGAAGTCGTTGACGGCGTTTCTCAGGTAGTTGGGGTTATATCCTGCGGACGGAGGAGCGATATGATAGGCACATGCTCCCATCTGCTTGGCGAGTCGGCTGATGACGTTGCTTTGGAGCAGGTTGTTGCCTGTCTCGTTCAATGCGTACTGGAGAACCTTGTCATGCTGCATAATCTCCAACAGGGCGTGGCAATCACCGAACGCTTCGTGGAAAGCAAAAATCTCAAGGGACTGCGTATTCCAGAAGTCAGGGCGTAGAATATCCAATACAGCGTGACCCAACTCGTGGGCGACTACGCTGGCGGCATCGCAGGCAAAAACAATCTGGTTGGTTACAGGGTCTTTGATGTAGAAGAACCTGAGTGCCTGGCGGTCGTAGTAAGCATTCAAATCCTCACCAGCACGGACCAAAATCATCAAGGTGTTGGTTGCAGCCCAACGGACAATCGCCCTTCTGCTACAACGAGATGTAATGTACCTCATGGCATTGCCGATGGTAACAGCGCTGGTAGATGCTTGCCACGACAGCGATCCCACTGGTTGTCCACCGCCCATATAGCCCTGAATAGCGACGGGCAGTGGGGTTGGACCAATTGGCACGTCGTCTACGAGATCGGGGGTGGATGGATCGTCATAGAAGTAATGTACTGGACCTTGATTGATTGGACGGGGTGGGCGAGGGACCGGCAGGTTTTTGCCGATAACAATCTTCGATCTGTTGGCTGGGATAGGCATAACACTCCTTTATTGTGGAAGACGTGGGTATATAGTGTATGAATCAACGAAAAGAACATCCCGCTTTGTTCCTTCGGAAAGAACAAACAATTCGAGAACATCGCACGATTGAGGCCATGAAGAATGGCTATATGGGCGGTGAAGGAAAACTGGCACGCATTGCTAAAACCTTCGGAGAGCCAATGGTGCGTCAAGGTTCTGCTAACTTCGAGCAGAATTTTCTTCCTGATTTCGATGAAATTCCTGATGAAGATGCTATTCCTTATTTCGATGAGGAAGAAGTAACCCATCTTATTGGTTGGCATTTTGATGGGCTGCGCCGGGGGATTCATTTGGAGATTAGCTGGAACGAAGAAACGAGGGACTTGAAGACTTATTGGCAGGGACACCTGGTCTACAGGGAACTTGCCAACGAACTCGATGGGTACGTTCCTGGTCACGAGTGGGAGAAGGTTGTTGAGAACTTGTTTGAGTCTTGCAAGAAGAAGGAAAGAACAAACAGGAAGGCACAAGCGAAAGTTGTCAACCGTGAGGCCCGAAGGGAGCAGGCCGAATTTCTACAGGAGATGCGGTTGAAGTGGGGCATCTAGCCAGGGTAAAATCAAGATATTGCTCCTATATACAAAGGGTCCATCCTATGGAAAATCTACTTCAGGAACTCATCGCCAAAGGGCACAGCTTCGAGGAGGCTGTCGAGATCGTCTATCGTGCTTTGCAGGATGCCAAGACGAAGAAGCCGGTTATTGGCGAGTTCGTTGCAATCGTTCGTTATGACAGGGGACTTGGAATCGAGTACAAGAACCTTCCTGTTATTCAAGCTACAACCATTGAAGAAGCGAGGGCAGAAGCGACAGAAATCGCCGAGAAGATATTGGGTGGTCCCGGCGTGGACATCCGAGAGGTCAAGGTACGGCCAAAGTGCTAATAGTCTCCTTCAGATTTCCATTGCTGCTGGATACATACTCCTAGACCGTCTCTATAAGGAGAACTATTATGGACGACTTCAAATCTGAAAAGTGGACGCTTGAAGATGGCCGCAGGGCCGAGCGTCGGGTCACGGAGAATGTGAATCCTAACGGAGAGGCGGAACGGGTTGTAGAACTTCACGTTGAAGATGAGCGACCACTTCGCCTTTCGCAGCGAGTTGTAGAAAAAAGGAAGCCCTTCGTTTACGAGAGGGAAATCCACACCATCGACAAAACTGGTGCAGTGGTTGAGAAAAAAGTCGAGTCTATCGAGCCGAAAGTACAGATGCAGTTGGTTGAACATTTGGTTGCAGAACCATCGGTTCGATCTCTCAGCACTGACCAGCAGACAGACGACAACCCTTGCCACGTTACCAGGGAAGAAATGATCGAGGCGATTGTCGCTGCGATGAAAGCGGTGAAGGACGACGTAAGGCCAGCACCCCAGCCTGCGCCGGCCCCGGTTCAGCCAGTTCAGCCGGTTCAGCCAACGCCGGTTCCAGGTAGCCTGGCAGATGAAATCGGTCGTCGTGTTGGTGGCAACACTCAGCCGAACCCGACTATGAACTTGATCCTGTGGGGTGTCATCGCAGCCCTTGTTGTTGGTTTGGGGTATGTAATCTTCGGTATGTAAAACAATGCCGCCAGAAACATGGCAAGAACTAATGCACGAATGGGCGGGTGTGGAACTTCACAACCGCCCTTTTTATTCCGTGGAAGTGATTGAAGATACAAAACAACCCGTGCCTCCCAAGGAAACACGGGTTGTACGTTCGTTCTACGACTTATCCAAATCAGCAGCTTTCTGGACTCATCACGATTTTACGGTGGAGTAATCAGGTCGGCAGTCTGCAACTGATACGGAATCTGGAAGATTTGAATCGGCTGGGTGTTCGTTCCGCTGTATACATAGATCGTTTTTACCGCCAAGTCGCCAGCAACCGAACCAGCATGGTATAGAATCTGTTGTGTCATCCGTGGCGGACTATTACTGTCAAAAGTTTGACTTGTGAACATGAAGGATTGGGAACCACCCGACAACTGTTCCCAATCTTGTTTCATTGACAATGGGTCAAGGCCATAGTCTTTGACCACGTTGTAGTTTTGTGTGGTCAAGAACTCGCCCCGTGTGCCCGCCGTGGATACATTGACTGGTACTGTGAAAGTGTTGGCACCCGTAACTGTTACGGTTTGTTGCCCGTCAATGACCGGATTAGAATCAGAATTGTCAACGTAAATTACATCGCCCGTGGTTAGTCCGTGGGGGTTGACAGTTGTGACCACCGTGGGGTTGGCGGCGCTGATACCTGAAATTGATTGTGACAAACGGACAAGTAGACCAACGCTGTCGTTGTACTGGAAACGATTGGCGATGGTGTGGCGGTCGAAGTATGAAGGAAGGTCGGAGACGCCGGCATATTTGTTGAATTTCAACTTTTGCTCGGCTCCACCATTGTCAAAATAGAACTTGAAAGCGTGTTTTGGTTTCTTCCCTTTGATGACTACACGCATGGTCGGCTGGTTGGTGCCACGCTGGAAATTGTCCAGGCTGGCAACCAGATGATCTGAAAATGTCGTGTTGGCATTCAGGATGGCGACTATTTCAGCGGCCAGTGTTGCCGAAGGATTGGCACCTGCTATGTTAATGGGCAAGGAGGCCCAATTTACAAATGCCCGCTGCGCAATACCACTCCCCGCCGACAAACCTCCAGGCTGGGTTGGAACCAGGTCTGCCCGGTCGAAGGCGTAGTAGATAGTAAGCGTGTTGAACGTGGACAGATCGTAAGGTTCAAAATTCCAACAAACAGCTAGGTTCGTTTGGTTTCGGTTCCCTGGGCATTTGAACGTCAAGGACAACTGGCGGTCGTCCAGAATCCAGTTGCCACGGAAATCTTCATCAAACGGGTTTTGGTAAAACGGCATCTTTCTTTCCTTCATTAAACGAAACTGCTCGGCTCACCTATGTAGGAGTGAGCCGAGCAGTTTTCTTGCGGAAAGACTAGAAGCCGGTTTCGATCAAACTAAGCAACTTCTCTCGTTTGAGGGTGCTGGCGTTGGGGTTCTCCCTACGGAGTGGCGCATCCGGGCGCAACGAGTAGGTGTTGGCGATCTTGTCCTTCCTGTAGCTTTTGATTGGAGCATCTTGCAACTTACGAAGAATCCTTCCTTCACGGACTTCATATCCGACAAACAGGTGCGGGGTCGATTCAATGACCAGGATGGTCCGGCGCACGGGATGGGTGTGATGCCCTTTGTACCAAAAACGGGCCACGGGCATGTTTCGTACAAGGTTGTATTTCATGGGGTTCTCATTTCTTGGTGATTTCGGTAAGCAGATCGGCTGCATACCTCGCATCACCTAATAGCTTATTCGAGAACCTTGTGTCTGTCAATGCAACTCGATATAGAAGGTTGTCCTTGATGAAGGGAGGCAGTGAATCGGGTTCCATCTGGCCTTCGGGGAGTTCGATCTCAGCAATAGCGATGTACGTTTGAGCCTTGTAGTCCTTGAAGAAGTCGCACTCCCACAGGTACTTGCCGGCCCGCACATCATAGCGAATCTTCTCCAGCTTGTTGAGGGAGATGGCCCACAAGTCATCAAAATCCCGCTTATCGAGTTTGTTTTCTACTTCCACACACCGACCGCCCGTATTCACTTTCATGGTGAAGAAATATCCGCCTTTGTTGTTGCCGTTGGCGTATACGGGAACTGACTTTCTCACACGCACCGTGATGCCTCGTGTGGCGATCAGATAACCTTGTGAGATTTCGTACTTCTGAATCGCCATGTCAGCGACGGCCCGTTCGCACTTGGCGTTCAGAACGTACTTGCGTTCGTTCTCGGTCGGCATGAACCCCTCCTTTACTTGATGCCTTTCAAAATCTGCCGCAAATGGTCAGCATCTTCCCTGCTGTCTTGGATTTGCCCGTCCATGAACACATCAATCCAGCCCCCATTGACCGGATCAGTCGCCGCCAGCTTCCGGGCGTCGTCCTGCCGTTGTACATAGTTCTTCACTACCTCATCTTCCATCGCCAAGGCCAATTTTACAACCTCGGTCGGGTCAGAAGTGGTCAGGAAAGGGTTGCTATCTGTTGTAGGCATCCCTCCAAGTCCAATAATCAGGTCTTGGAAGGCAACAACATGGGCCATTTCCCCCTCAGCAGCCTTCAGCAGAAACTCCTTGTACTCATGGGCGTGCAGGCCAGTCATCAGGCTGGCATTCGCCAGGTAGAAGCGCAAATGCTTCCATTCGTTCATCAAGTCCCCATTGAGCAGGGCGATCATATCATTCAACGTCATTTCGTTCCTCCAAATTGAATCGAGTCGTGATCGAACTCGGACTTCTTCAACTCCCCACCGTAGTAACTTGCGAAACGGGGAGCGTGCCCAATACGCCATGCCAACTCGGTTGCGTATTTGGTCACTTGCGTCATGCCAGGCATATTGATACGGTCCACCGTATCTTGCGGCGTATGATATTGAGGGTGCTGGCCGGTATGCAAAATACAAACGGGCACATTCTTGGCCGCAAAACTAGCGTGGTCGCTTCCGCCAGAACCACTGCTGGTAATTGATCTTGCGAACGTGTACTTGCCGCTCAGGTCGTTCATGATCCCTTTCAGGTCTGGCGTCACTTTCTCGGCATCGCCCCAATCGGCCATCAGCCTGCCCTTGTTCAAATATCCAATCATATCCATATTGAGCATAAAAATATGCTTGGACATGGATGGCCCGTTCTTCGGAAATACGGGATTGTTACAGTAGTAACGACTGCCAACCAATCCCATCTCCTCGCCGGAAAAAGCCATGAAGATGGTTGTTCGCTTCACCTGTGATTTGCACTTGGCGTGGGCACGAGCAATCTCGATGAGGGCTGTGGTGCCGCTGGCATTGTCGTCTGCCCCAGGGTGAATCTTCAAGCCCTGCCCCCGTGCTGAACTCCATTGTGGGCCGTAGCCAATGTGATCCATATGCGCCCCAACGACCATTATTTCATTTTTCAGGGCCGGATCGTTTCCGTCAATCCAAGCGATGATGTTTTCGGAGAAGTCATCGCCATTTTCATTCTTGGGGCCGGGGTTGGCTCGTGAGATCGGAAACTTCTGTCGCATCACGTTCAGGCCGGCTGCGGTGAATTGTTGTTCAACATAGACAGCGCAGGTTTTGTTGCCGGCCTTGCCCGACATCCTACCTTCATTCTCCTGAGAGCAAAGGTAGTTCATGTGTTTGAGCAAGTCAGCTTCAGTAATCTCGCCGATGGCTTGCTCGAAGGTAATTTCTGGTTTGGGCTGGGGTGGTTGCGGGGGCTTTTCTTCTTTCTGCTTAGGCCAGGGGTTTTGAACAATTGGTTGGTGTTTTTGCGGGCCGGGCTGCTTTTTCGCCACATACACCACGCCGATCAGGATTGCGAGGGTCAACGCCAGGAGTGTGAGTTTCCGCATGTTTTCCTCCCAAAGTGGCTATATACCCATGCCAATTATGGCCTTAATTAGAAAGGATGGGTATATGGACCAAGAAATCAAAGCACCACCACAGGTGTTCTTCAAAAGTAAAGCAGATTCAGTCTGGCGTAGCAAGTACAAAACACTCAAGGACTACTATGCTGGCGAGTACGACGAGACTTACACAGACAAAGCGACGGGCAAGTTAGTCCCGTACTACACGTTTGACAAATACGAACTTGAGATCGACCCCGACGAGCCAATGGCAAGCATCGAGAGCTACGACAAGGTTCGTCAGCAGCGGGAGATCATCAAATGCACCAATAGCTTTGCCTATTTTTGCCACAAGTATGTAAAGATTTTGCACCCCCTGCGTGGCCTCATTCCATTCATATTGTATGGATACCAGCGGCGTGTCATCAATGACTACGAGAATTTTCGTTTCAACATCATTTCCAAGTTCCGTCAGGGTGGTCTGACAACCGTAACCCTCCTGTGGGGGCTATGGCGCTGCATGTTCGATACCGATCAGCAAGTGATGTTACTGTCCAAAACTGACCGTGAAGCTACAGACATCGGCATGATGGCCGACCGTGCCATCGAGAACTTCCCGGAATGGCTGAAGCCACCAAAGGACAGCAAATGGAATGACCACTTGAAGGTATTCACACAAACAGGCGGCGCTCTGAAGTTCTACTCCCCGGAAGCTGCTCGTGGTAAGTCTGTTACGTTCCTGATCGTTGACGAAGCAGCTTTCATTCCTGACATGGACACTCACTGGAAGGCTATGTGGCCGGTACTGTCCACGGGTGGTGGTTGCACCTTGGTTTCTACAGTCAACGGTTTGGGTAACTGGTATCATCAGACCTACATCGACGGCAAGGAGAAACGTAACAAGTTCCACGTCATTGACTTGGACTATTGGGAACACCCGGATTACAACAACGAGGAATGGTTCGACGATCAGAAGAAACAACTTGGCGAGAAGGGTCTGCTCCAGGAAGTTTTGCGTGAGTTCCTGGGTTCTGGTGACACCTACTTCAAAGAAAACGTCATCCGTCGCCTGCATGAGCAGACGATGAACAACTACCCGACACGCAAGATGTTCTCCAAGTGGTGTAACCGGGCCGGGCGTGTGTCGCAGATCGAGGATGAACACAACAAGGGTGCCCTTTGGCTTTGGAAGGAACCAGAAGACGGCCAGGAGTACATCATCGGTGTGGACGTGGCCGAAGGTCAATGCGAGAACAACGACAATTCCGTGTTCCAGGTTCTCAACACAGCAACTTTGGAACAGGTTGCCGAATTTTACTCCAACACCATTCCGCCACACATTTTTGCTCAAGTTCTGAACGAAGTGGCGATCTACTACAACAACGCCTTGGTGGTTGTTGAAAACATGGGTCCAGGCGGGTCCGTGTTGAATTACCTCCAGCACACGTTGTTCTACGACAACTTGCACTATGAGGGAACGAAAGGTATAGCAGCTACAAAACCTGGCATCAAGCTGAACAGCACAAATCGACCTTTGTATCTTCAGGCACTTCAGAATCGCTTGATTGACAACACGATGCGTGTCAACAGCTTCCGGTTTGTAACTGAGTTGCACACGTTCGAGTACAACCCGGTGACGAAGAAAGCTGAGGCGCAGAAGGGCCAGCACGATGACGCTATCATGGCGATGTGTATGGCTTTGTATGTGCGTGATGCTCTCGTTCGCAATATCCCAATGGGTGCCGATGTCCCCAAGGAACTGACAAACACATTCAAAACGGACTTGTACGAAGAAATCAAGCGGGAGTTGATGGAAGGCAAGCCGGAAGATTTGCTTACTGATGAGGAAAACGTAGACATCTTGGCTCCCGGCAAGGATAGTATCATGCCAGCAGTAATGTTCGGAGTCCAGCGTAGATACGACAAACTCCTCAAAGAATTTGGGTGGTGATATGTCGTCGTTTGCCAAGTATCTGGAATCTAAGAAGCGTCCAGCCGTCGAACTCTCCTTGGATCACTACAAGGAGTCGCTGGAGCGTGATGTTTATGACACTTTGCTTGATCCACTCAAGCGGGGTGAATGTTTCCTTACGCACTTGGCCGAGATACTAGACTTGCGCCCGAATTTGGTCAAGCTGACGTATCCGAGAATGGAAGAAATGCTCATGGCTGTGGCTGCCCGTGATCCGGCCAAAATTAGGCGGGCGCACGAGCAGTTCACTGCCTGGGCGAGAGGAAAAGACCCCGATATAGTCGGGGTGATCGAGAATGGTTTGTTCGAGTGCCGCAGTTACCTCTACGGCAAGGAGATTCAATTCTCCAAAGAAACCGCCAACCGAGTTGTAGAGTCAATTCTTGCTGAAACTCAGAAGAATGCAGCGAAGATGGTGGAACTTATCGAACGGGCTATTGGCCGGGTCCACAAATGGAACGGCAGTAGTGTAATTTTCCAGGCTCTCATGCCGGATGCTTCCTGGGTATCTAATGAGGGCCAGGTGCTTGTTGGGCAACCACCATCCATGACTTTCATGTGCAACAATACCAAACCTACAGGTTTGGAATTGTACGATATTCAGGATGTAGATGGATTTCCGATGAGTGTTCAAGAAGATTACACGCAGTTGGTTCGTTCTCTCCAGGGAACGAAACCAAGATCAGCGTTTCAGGTCTTGTACGTTGTGGCGCATCCCAAAGATCGTCACAGGTTTGAGCAGGTGAAGCGTGAGATCGCCCTGGGCATTGAGTCTTCTTTGCCTGTTGGGTCGGTATTGCGGGAGGAGGCTCCCGACTCGCCGGGAATGGATGTGTGGCGGGTTAAGTTGAAAAACAACAAACTAATGAGCGAGATCAGCGAGGCACCTATCCGTTGGCTCGATCTGTTTAGAAAGGCAGAATAATGAAGCATAACACACAAGAAGTAAAAAGCCTGTTGTCGCAGGCTTATAGAAACGTACCAGAAGATTTCGCCTTGGCGGAAGTCAAGGCTCAAATCCGGGCGGCTCTCGAACGACTGGAGCGGATTGAAACAAAGCGTGAGCGGCGTGAACAATGGCAGAAACAACCGGCACAAACCAACAACTGGCCGGTTATCAATGGTCAGGTTGTCAACCCCTTCGCTGTCAAACAAACCATCGACTTGATCGACGAGATGATCGCTGTGGAGAAAAAGAAAATCGAAGAAATTCACCAGCGAAGAAGAAAGAACTCCGAATATGAGGGGGAAGACGACAACATTCAGGCAATTTTTGGTTGATGGATATGATGTAATATACCAATACTCATCGACACAAGTAAACTTGCCAGATAAATTGGCCCAAAACATCCTGGAATGGAGCGACCATCACGTTCCTGATTCCATGTTGTACACAAACCCGGACGACCCAACCTTCGGTCGTGAAGAAGAACCGCACATTACTGTGTTATATGGGCTGCATTCTTCCGATCATCGCCCGGTCGAGAAGGTGCTTCACAACGAGCGAACTGGCGAAGTGGTGCTTGGGAGGATGTCCTTGTTCACGTCAAATGACAAGTTTGATGTGTTGAAGATTGAAGTAGAAAGCGAGATGTTGCACAAACTGCACAAGACTTTGAGCAACAACTTGCCGGCTACCGATGCTTATCCGTCCTACATCCCACACGTCACCATCGCTTATGTGAAGAAAGGCAAAGCAGATAAGTTCGTCGGCGAAGAAGTGTTCAAAGGAGAGACTTTCAGCCCCGCCGAACTTATCTTTTCCTCGAAAACAGGCACCAGAACCAAGATCAAGATAGGGGCAAAATGAAGCATCTCCTGAAAGTCATTGAGATACAGCATATTCGAGATGGGAAAGTGATTTGGGAGGATAAAAATCTCTACAACACCCTGCACACACTCGCCGAGCAGTATTTCCTGAGTGTTCTTTTCGGTGGGGTCACGCCGCCCGCCAACTATTTCATGGGCCTCGATAATCGAGGGACCATCACCGTCGATGACACGATGGAAAGCCTGGTTGATGAACCCACTGCCAATGGTTACTTGCGACAACAAGTGAGCAGTAGTTCTGGCTGGAACATTCAACAAGTTACAATCAATGAAACCAACATCTACCAGGCCATTGGCAGCATTATTACCTTCCAGGCGAATGGTGGGTCATGGGGGCCAGTGAATAATTTGTTCATGACAACAACCAGCGATAACTCAGGCGTGTTGCTTGCCAGCGTTATTTTGTCCCAAGAAGTCACACTCAACTCAGGTGACAGCATCAACATGCGCATGTCTTTGTCGCTTCGAGATGCCCCACTAACTTAACGTCTGAATCACATCTTCGATTGGCCTGATCTCGACGCAATGAACAATGTTCAAAGGTTTGCGAGTTACTTGCCCGTCTGCAATCAAATTGGTTTTTGCATATTGACGGAATTGCAGAAACTCAGACCCGCCGTCCTTGAGATCGAGCAGGTTTGTAGAGTTTGGAAAATTGGTGTTTACCCCTACAATTTCTAGGGCGTCTTTGGGCAGTTGTTTGATCTCAGCCTCGGCTTCCGGGTTGGCCTGGGGGATGTTGATCTCGAAGCCACACTTGGTCATCTTAATCGGGAATGATTCTTTCTTGTTCGTTAGCTTGTAGTTGACAAACACTTCGTTGGCCGGCTCGGAAGTGCTGCCTTTCTCGAACCAAACTGGCACACTGACGCCAACGACATCGACGGGTTTGCCGGCGTGAAGATCATACCGTTGCTCCCTGGTAAGTCCGATGACGTGAGATACGACAAGAGTGAGCATATTTCCTCCTATATACCATCATGAAATTCAACGACTACTATCAACACTATTTGAGTTTACACCAGAACAAGTGGTGTCGTCGTCTGCATGTCCTGGGGCAAATTGCCACTCTATTGTACCTCGGACTCGTTCTGACTTTGTGTGTTGTTTCAAGCTGGTGGTTCCTGGTACTGTTGGTGTTCATGCCCTTCATTGTGTACCCATTCGCCTGGACTGGACACTTCATATTTGAGCATAACAAACCAGCGGCGTTTCGCAATCCCTGGATGGCGAAACTTTCTGATTGGATGATGCTCTACGACATCTGTAGGGGCAAGATACCCTTCTGAGCAATATATACTCCCAGGACGACCATGCCCAAAGGAGTGAAATGCGCAGATTTTCCTTAGTCCTTCTCGCACTGTTTGTTATTGCTACAGGTTTGATTCTAAGTGTAGGAACACCCACCCAACAGCGAGAAACCCACCAACTTATCCAACTTTCCGAACGTCACATCATCGGGACTGATCCGCTGGACAATATGCCTATTATTGGCGGCGGTTACGGCGAACTGGTTTCCAACCAAGCGCCACCTGTTGAACAACGTGGGGAAGAGTTCAGGCGCTGGCTTTGCGCCTCCGTGAAAATCTCCGTGACTGGAGCTTCTGGTTCCGGTACGATTTGCTACTACGACTCCTCCAGAAACATTGCCTATGTTGCCACTTGCGGCCACTTGTGGAATAACGGGGCGATGTCCGCCGAAGAAGGAGAAAGAAAAAACATGACGTGCAAAGTCATCACCTGGTATCAGAATGAGAAGAAGCTGGACTCGACGAAGGAGTACCCGGCCAAGGTCATTTTCTACAGTCACAGGAGCGGCTGTGACACGGGCTTGATTACTTTCCAGCCAGATTGGGTGCCGACGTACTACCCTATTGCCCCTTTGAGTTACCAGATTCCTCCTGGTTCACATCAGCATTCGTGTGGATGTGATGGCGGGCGGGAAGTGGCCCATTATGACGTGGAGATTGTCGGGCCGGAAGGCAAGGACTTGATTACGAAGTACAACAGCCCACGCCCAGGACGATCCGGGGGCGGATTGATGACGGATGATGGCTACTACATCGGAACCTGCTGGGGAACATCCAGAATTGATGGTAGTGGAATTGGTTACTTCACACCAATCAACGTCATCCATGAGTATTGGCGACAGCAGCGGGGGTATGAGTTCCTTCTGAACCAACCGCCCTTCATGGGGTCTGCTGCCCGGCAACTTCCCATCATCAACCGCAATGGGCCTCCACAACAGTTTCCACAAAACTACATTCCGCTACCTGGAGGGCGTTAAGTTGTTAGGCAGGCACCAGTTTTCTTGTTGAATCGTAGTCCGTGAGCGGGGCAGGTTACAACACCCCGCTCACTTGGACACGATGTCAGCAAAGTCCCCTTGTGCGGACAGCGACCACACTTGATGAATTTATCTTTGTGATCTTCAATGAAAAGTTGGCCAAAACCAGTGAATAGCCTTTGGATCGGCATTTTGCGGACACATACCAACACCCGCCACTCCAGGTCTGACTCGGCCACAATGGTCGAGTGCCAGCTTCGGTTGTGGATTTCCCAGGGTGTGTACATTGATTCCGGGGTGAACCTCGGATCGACGTGCATGTGGTGGGGTGTCGTTGGATCGTCTTCGTAGTAAACTTCGTCAACTCCGTCGTAGCCGCAATCCGTTTTCTTCCAAACAGTGCGATGGCGTGGGGCATATTTACTGTCCTGATGGGACGGACGAAGTACCGGCCACCAATCAGGAGGAATGGAATGCGGGCCAATGTTGGCGATTTTACCGAACACGCATGGCACTTTGTACTTCGTGCCAACACGAGGCGGACGCTTCAAGTCTTCTATGCAACGAATCATGTCAGTGAATAAAAAGGACAAACCTGCCGGTAATCACAACGGCGGCAGTGATCGCCAACTCGCCCATAGGCGTCGTCAGGGCTGGTTGTAGAAATGTCGATGTGCGCCTGCAACAACTCCTGCTCGGCCTTCAACAACATCTCGTCGTTGAAACGAACCGACACGAGTTCGTTTCCTTCCAGATAGAACAAGGCTGCCCGGATGTTTTCAGCCTTCGCATTGAATGTGCGTTGTACAACCCGACCGTAAGCAGCCAACTGGAGGTCTTTCTTGATGGTGTTTGAGTTCTTGCGCCAGAAGCCTTTCTTGGTGGTCTTGTAGTCGAGGATGAAATACTTGTCGCCCCGGACGATGAGACGGTCGATGAAGCCTGTGACGAAGCGTCCGTGCGGCGGGTCCAGGTCGTAGTGGAACTGGTACTCCAGTTCGCCGTCGTAGCCGATCTTGTCGGTCAGTTCTTTGATATGCCGGCAGTGCTGCGGGAATTTTTTCTTGTATTCCCGATCCAGGGGTGGTGCAGCAACGCCATGTTCGAGTAGAATATGCCCGGAGAGAACGTCCTTGGCAATATCCTCGATTTTGCGTTTGCCCTGTGCCCGGACGTATTCCTCGGCGACCTTGTGGACGGTTTTTCCGTAGGAAAGGTAGATGGGTTGTGGGCCTTCCGGGTACATCTTCAAATGGTAACGGTATTTATATTGTTGCTGGCAGGTGTCCCAGGTTTGTTTTCGTGATACGCTGATGTGTTCGATGTCCATTGTGTAGTCTCCAATATCGTTGGGTATTTTAACCCGATATTCAATGATAAGCCAGTCCAATATATAGAACAGAGCATGGCTGTAGATTTCGACCGATTCCGACGCTGGGTAGAACGACGCTTCGACGACGTGATCGTGAAAGGTACGGAAATCCGCATCAACAGCATCTTCGAGCCGGACGATGACGGCCATCATCTATGGTTGTCACCTGTTGGTGGAAAGAAACGCCGCAAGTATGGGGTATTCCACTGCTTCAAGACTGACCGCAAGGGCAGCCTCATCAACTTCGTCCAACTCATCGACCACTGCGACCGTGAAGACGCTCTCGCCATTTTGAAGGGCGAGCCAACAGTTCGTGACCTGGAAGTGGCCCTGGAAGAGTTCTTCGCCAAACAACAACCCGAAGAAGTCGAGCCGCCCCCGCCTGATCTGTTGCTGCCTTATGGCACCTACTTGATCGACGAACTGAAGAATAAGTGGTGGAAGCAGAAGGCGGAAGAGTACCTGGAAGGGCGTAAGATTCCGACAACGGGTTTGTACATCTGCACGGAACACCCCTACAAGTCACGCATCATCATCCCGTATTACGACAGGACCGGGAAGTTGATTTACTGGAACGGGCGACATATCTTTCCCCAGGCAAAGATTCGCTACCTCGGCCCGCCCAAGGAGGTAGGGGTCGGCAAAGGTGATGTCATTTACATGCCGGGAGGCAAGTGGCCCAGGGCTGGCGAACTCGTGCATTTGTGCGAAGGTGAGTTCAACGCCATGAGTCTGGCGTTTTCTGACTTGAACGCTGCTGCGTGTGGTGGTAAGAACATGAATGATAAGCAGGCCATCATGCTGGCGGACTACAGGTTGGTGTTGTGTCTCGACCGTGACAAAGCGGGAAAGGTAGGAACTACGGTCATGAGTGATGCTTTGTCGCTGGTGCAGACGACTTCCAAGCACAAGGACAAGTTGTTTGTTGTACGTCCCCCGAAACCCTACAAGGACTGGAATGAGATGTACGTCAAGGAAGGCCCGGTTATCGTCCACGGGTTCATCAAGAAGTTTGCTAAACCAATTTCCTACCAGTTCCCGTACCAGGCAGGGGCGGACTGGACGAATTTTTTTGGTTACTGAGGCTTCCAGCCCTTTTCTTCGAGGAATTGTTTGAAGGTTTTCCTCTCAATTTCTTCATGCTTGTATTTGGTTTTCTTTTCGGGTTTTCCTTTCTTCTTGTCCTTATAATGCGCAGTGTCACCCTTGTTCTTCATGCTCCACGCAAGGGCGAAAGGATTGTCGATGTCCTTGTGTTTCTTCATGGCCTTGACGGTGCCGGCCCAGCCAGGCGGCGAAACTTCATTGATGTTACTCATGTAGGTATAAATGAAATTGGAGTTAAAAAATGAAACACGGAACCCTCAAGAGCCTAGAATACTTCGTTAAGCGGGTCTGCACGATTTTTGTCACGGACATGCCGAAGCATTTTACTCACCAACAGTTCAACGATTACTTCGTTGGTTTGGTGGAGTCAATTGATCTGGATGGTGTTGTGACGATTCATCCCGTTACTGGTTGCAAGAACTTCTTCCCGTATTCCCATATTGTTGGTATCTCGGAAGAACAAATGCTTGATCCATCAAAACCAGCCGACGCAGAACTCATCAAGGAAATCAAGGAGAAGGGGATTCAACCGTCAATGGAGATGAAGGTTGACGAGTCACAATTCGCAGATATAGACATCATGGCAGACCTTGCACGACAAGCCAAGGAGATGGAGAAGAAAAAATGAAGAACATGAGTTTCGACTTGGTTCGGGTAACGGAAGCCGCAGCAATCTCGGCGTCGGCGTGGGTTGGGAGTGGCAATAAACTGGAGGCGGATAGGGCGGCTACGACTGCTATGCAGGAGCGCCTGGGAAGAATCACAAACTTCTGCGGTCACATCAAAATTGGTGAAGGCAAGAAGGACCAAAGCTATGGCTTGTTCAAAGGAGATGTGATTTCGGCTCCTCACTATGACCGTTGTTTGGAGGAATACGACATTGCTGTTGACCCGATTGACGGCACCACTCCCACTGTGAATTCCGGCCCGGAAGCCATGAGTGTCATTGCCATCTCGAACAAAGATACAATGTTCGACACCGAAGAACACTACATGCTCAAGCTGGCTGTCAGCGGCAAAGTGGCAAAGAAAACAAATCTCTACCTTACAACTCCTCTCCCTATTTTGTGCCAACAAGTAGCGACGGCATTGAACAAGCCGCTGCACAGGTTGCTGGTGTGTATTTTGAATCGACCACGACATCAGCAGTACATTGACGAGATGAGGGAGTTGGGGGTTCGGATCAAGTTGATTCAGGACTGTGACATCTCGGCGGCGATTGCAACTTGTCTTCCTGACGGGGAGATTGATATGCAGTTCGGCGTGGGTGGCGCACCTGAAGCCGTCATTACGGCGGCTGCCATGAAGTGCCTCGGAGGTTTCTTCATGGGTGCTATCTGGAAAGATGGCAAAGTGGACGGCGGTATGATGGTGATTGAAGACCTGGTGAAAGGTGAATGTGCCTTCGCTGCTACCGGGATCACCAACGGCAGTTTGTTGAAGGGTGTGCGGTTTGATAGCCGTGGACCTATCACGAATTCCGTGTTCATGCGCTCAGAAAGTGGCACGATTAGGTGGTTGACAACAAATCATGGGAATTGACACTGAATATACAACGGAACATGGGACTTACATCATTCACTGCCAACACCTGGGCACAGGCTTGTTTGGTTCGTGGAAGTTGGCTCGGTTTGTAGATTTTTTCACGGAACGATACCGCAATGGTGTACCGTTCCATGAAATCATCGAAACCTGGAATAACTTTGCCAAGCATCCCGAAGACACTGTTTACGTCGTCAGGAAACCTTCTGTCGCCGGACCCGTTTCTTCTCGCCTATGATGCTACAATCCTTGTTGGTTTCGTTGACAAGGTTTCTGAAATTTGAAACCACAAAGGCCGTGCGGTCACGAACTGTAGACTCGATTTTGTCGAGGCCGTGACCGCTACCTTCTTCCGGCATCTCGTCAGATTCGGCTTCTGGTGGTTTTTCAGTTTTCTTCTTGGCAATCAGTTCCTTGAGGAATTTTAGCTTCTCCTGAACGCTTTTCAGATATTCTGGCTCGCCCCTCTCGATCCAATTGTGTAGTTTGGCGTAGATTTCATCGTCAATTTCGCCCTTCAAACTTTCGAGATCGGCGGTCAAAGCCTTGGGATCAATATCTTCCACTGCCCCACCTGTTTTCAGCGGGGCCGTGCGTGGCGGACGTGGTTTTCCGCTGGCGGTACTGGCCGCAGGTTCGCTTGGCTGGCTTGTATTCAAAGGCGCAGTACGTCCATCCCCGCCTCCAGTAGTTTCTTCTTCGCCTCCTTCATCTTCTGGCTGTCCTTCAAGTCTGGCCGTGATGTTGTTTCTGAGCATTCTTCTCTTGTGCCGTTCCTTTCTGTCCGACGATACGTTAGATCGTTCGTCGCCATGTAGCCTTTGTGCTTCCTCGACAGCTTTTTCGAGTTGAATCCTGTTTTTGATCGGGTGGGCAGGAGTTTCAATTCGCTTCTGCCGGACCAATCTTTTGTACAAACTGCGCCCAGGGATGCTTTCTATTGCAGTTAGGCGTGGGTCGCCAATACGCAATATCCACGGCAGGGTACGAATATCGTGGTGGTGTCGTGCATAAAACGAAGCATCGCCAGCACTCCCTCCACCAGCCTGATCCCATTGTTCCCTTTCATGTACGGAAAGTTCTTTCCACTGTCGCTTGTCTGGTTTTGGCGGCGCAACATCATCTTCCTCGCTTGTAGCCGCAGCCGCAGTGGAGGAGGCCGGCACCCGTTCTGGCGGGGCTGTTGCTTTGCCGACTTCTTCTGGATTCTTCATTGGGGCAGTACGCCTTTTTTGCATCAACAGGCTGATGCGGTTCAGGTGTTCTTCTGATCCAACTGTGATGTGATGTTTGAATGCTTCGTAGGTAGCACGAGGCATTTTATCTTTCATTGCATCTAGTTCATCCAGGAGTTTCTTTCTGCTGGCTTCTAGTGGGTCGGCTGAAGGGTTATCTTTTTCCAAATCGTCGAGCGATGGATGTCCTGGCTCCTCGGCTTCCGGTTCTTCTTCGTGAGCAGGTTCTTCTTCGTGAGCAGCATCATCATCTTCAAAACCTTCTTCATCATGGAATTCTGGTTCTTCTTCGTGATGTACTTCCCCACCAGCAGGAGCAGGAGCAGAAGGCACTGGATGGGCGGCGTGATGTCGAGAAACAAGATTCATGAGGGCGTTCTTGAATTGCCCGGCCCACTGGTCAACAACTCGCACAACTTGAAGCCCCTCGGCCCCAGGAGGTAGGGCCAATTCAAGCATGTTGGCTTGTTCATGCAGAACCATGTAGTGTTCGAGCGGCATGGGAGCCAGGACGCTTTCTGTCGGCATGGGGGAGGCTTGCCGGCCCAGGTCATCGCCTAGTTTGTTCTGCCAGAAATAAGGGTTGGTTTGATTGTAGCGACCGTGCCACATATTGGACCACCAGTTTTTCATCCGATCCCAAACGCCTCGGCGGGCATCTGGTGGCGTGGTCGGGTTGACAAGCTGTTGTTTTAGTTGGCTAACAAACTGGTCAACAGTTCTCTCTAGGTCAGCCGCAAGGTGGTCGGGCATTGGAGCGGCAGGAGTTGTTGGTTTTTCTGCCACTGGAGCAGCAGGTTTTTCCGCTGCGGGCGCAGTTTCCTCGTCAGGAGTAAGATGTTCTCTATCTCCAGATTCAACAACCATTCTCTTCCTGAATTCAGCAAATGTTCGCATAGTTTCACCTGCCGGTATATAGGAAGAGATGGGTTAGTTCTGCTCGCTGATATATTCACCGATCTTTTTGAGAGACATCAGGCAGGAATCGAATCTGTGGAAATCGCTGGACAGGTATTCCAGCGCAACTTCATCAAACTTGTCGGCAGTTTCTTCTTCAACAACCTCGAAGTAAATTGCTTTGCCTTTCTTCCCAACAACCCTGTAACCGTGCATGAGGATGTATGCGGCGGCTCCCAGGTCTGTTACAAATCGGTGTTTTTTCTGGTCGAATGGGTACTCGCCGATTTTTTTTAACGACATGATACACGAGTCGAAGCGATGGAACTCACTGGAGAGGTAGTCGAGTGTCAACTCGTCAAACTTCTCGTTGTTGTGTTCGTCATCATCGACGAGGAAAAAAATTTCCTTTCCACGGCGACCTATGACTTTGTATTCGTGCATGAGGATGTATGCAGCGGCACCAAGGTCGCTGACGCATTTTTGATTCTTCTTCATTTCTCCCTTTCTTTCAAAGGGGTGCCACGCCTCAAATTGAGGCGTGGTCCCTCCGCTACTGTTTAGAATAGTTTCTTCAACTTGCTCACGATGACCTTGCCTACCAGCTTATCGGCCATCTTTGGTGTTGTCAGTTTTTTCAAGCCGTCGAACACCGCATTCACATCTGCCTTATTGATGTTGGTAGCGCAGCCATCAACCATCAATACGCCGCACTTCCAACTAATGCCACGACTTGGGAACTTGCTCTTGATGTAATCCATCAAGCCGTCCGAGTTGACCTTGCGGTACTCAGGGAAGACGTTTCCCATCTTCTCCCACAGCTTGTCGATGTCGTTCATGGTCTTTGGAGACTTCAGGTCAATGAATTCCTGGTTTGGTCCCAGCTTTGTTTTCTCGTGTGTGCGTTGGTAGTCGTGGTAGCTTTTGCCATCCACACCTGCCAGCGCCTTGGTGTTGTTGTCAGAGAACCGATCCAGGGTGATCTTGTTCTCGACCAACTGTGGGTCGTCTTCCGGCTTATTCAACTTCACCTTGCGCACGTCGGGTACGCCTGGGTCAAGTTCCAGTCCACCCCAAAGCAAAGTGTCTTGGGGCTTCTTGGTTGTGAAGCCGCAGTCCTTGTCGTGCATGAGAGCCTGATTCGCTAGAGTGAAGTAATCTTCCTTCACCCAGCGCTCGGTTCCGCTGTCATCGACCACCTTGATCTTGTAGTCTTTCCGTTCAAGAACATGGTAGTTCTTGTCCTCGGTGAACTTGTAGCCGGCCTTCGTCGCTTCAAGGGCTTGATTTCCCTGGGGACAGTAGGCCATTGCCAATGGGGTGGTCGGTGCTTTTGGGGCAGCCGGCCAATTGTCGGCGATCCGTTTGTAGCTTGGGGGAGTTGCGTGGAAGCGGTCTTCCACTTTCTGTGTTGTATCGTTCATTACTCATCCTTTCTGAAAAGTTACTTCGCTGCTTCCGCAGCAATCAAACAGCCACGAGCCACGCTGTATAGCGGGTCCGTTGGCTTAACGACTTCGCCAACCTGAATAGGCAGATTGGCTACTTTGATGGTATCCTTGAACACCGACGCAAAACCATATGGCGACGATGTACCACCAGCGATAACAATGTCTACAGGGGCGTCCGAGTGAACGACCTTTGAAGCATTGGTGAGTCCCTTCTTGATCTCCTGAACTGTTTTCTCAATCATCAGGTTATATTGTGTGCATATAGCCCGATCCACAAGGGTTGTCGGTTGTTTGGTCAGGTCGATCTTTGTCTTCTGCTTGTTGATGAAGGAAACCGATTCGCCGGTTGCCTTCGCTGCTTGCTTGTCGATCCAGTCGCCAGAATTCACAATCGAGAACTGGAAAACTGGATTGCCGTACATTGCATAGCATAGGTTTACCATACCAGCGCCGAAGGAAACGCCGATACCAGTGAATGCTTTCTTGCCGAGTTCCGCATACACCAAGGCCAAACCTTCATTGATCGGGCGTGGGTCAACTTTGTACCCTTTGTCGGATTTGTAGGCTTTGAAGATGGCTTCAAGGATTTTGGCGTGGTAGTCTGCATCTGTCTCCTCATTGATGGCATTGGCTGGGACGGAGTAGTACAACACTTCTCCATCCTTCCTAACATCGTCCAGCAAGCTGTGAATCATGATGGACAAAATCTGAAAAGCGTCTCTTTCTTTCGGGTTGACGCATCCCGCCGTCATGGGCCTTTTAAGTTCCAACTGGCTCATTGTGTAGGCCATGTTGACAGCCGCCTCGCCCAAGGCATAGCCGACTTTCTCCCTTTCAATCAAGGGCACGCCCGCATTCTTCATCATGTTGAATACAAAGCGATTCTCCAGCGGGAGTTCGAGGAAAGCATTTACTTCTCGCTTGTGGACGAAGTTTCCTTTGTCATCCCTGGTGCAAGCGACTAAGTTGTACGTTCCACAGTCAAATCCGATTGGCATAGTTACTCCTTCTTTCCGAAGTTGATTTTTGGTGAAGGTTCAAAGTCGGGAATTTCCCACTGTGTCTCTTCTTTCTGTTCGCCGGCTACTTTTGCCGTAACATGCAGTCCAGCCGCATTCAAGTTGATGTTCAAGTCCAATGTAATCGCTACCTGAACCTCGCCATCTTTGGTAGTTACTTTCACTTCATGTGGTTTGATGAGCGCTGGCATACCCTATGTACTCCATTTCTTGTGATTTTCTCCAGAAACTAAACGAGTATTGGCAAGGCTGTTCTGTAACGAGGCCATCGCTGGAACATTTTCTCCACACCACCCCTCAGCATCTCGCCTGTAATTTCAGTCAAACAAGGTTTCGGTAGAGATTTGCATTTAGGACAGTCGATGAACTTGAAACAGGGGCCGCAGTCCCAATCTCCGTTGTCCCGGTGTTTCTGCACCAGGATGAAGTCAAAATACTTGCCGTACACTTTCCCGTCAGCGAAAGTAAAAATTCCCATCAATGGTTTTTTCAACCCGCCTGCCAAGTGGAAAGCCGCTGTATCAACTGAGATGACGTAATCAGCAGCATTGATGTAACTCATCCATTCCTGAATGGTCGATTTGTACAAACCCGGCACTCCCAACGCCGTAAGTTCTCTGACCTCCTGGTTATGTATCCCAACCAGACTGCAATCCCTCGTAGCTTCTACAATTGCTTCCAATTGTTCTGGCAGCAACGACTTGGTTGACATTTTGCTTACAGGGGCCAAAGCCACCAATGGTTGCCCCGACCTCCTGAACGTCTCCATTTTTGTTTTACCTGTCGCAACCAACCTCGGATTGAGTCGGAAGTTCATCTCGTGGGTTTTTAACTCAACTCCCAGCACCTTGGCCCATATGTCAGCCCTATGTTCGTTGCAGTTTGGGGCGTAGAAATTCTCACAGCGGTCGGCGATGGTAACGCATGTGTTGTAGCAGGCGACGTAATCTTTCGGATTCACTGAGCGTGAGTCGATTACTTCAGAAATGGCTGGATGGTCCCTGGCCGCATCAAAGTATTCCGGCAGGCAAGCGAAAATTAGGTCGCAGTTCGGAGCTATTTCTTTCAAGTCGTCGAACATCATTCGTTGCATGAAAACATCGCCCAGCCCTCCTTTCTCATGCCAGATCAGCACTTTGTTGCGCTTTTTGTAAAAGTCAGAAAGGCCCAGCGGGACTGCGGCGTAAGCCTTGGGTTTGATTAGTTTTGGCATACCTTGAAGGAGTATGCAGAAACGAGAAAAGCCGGGATTGCTCCCGGCTCTCTTGTTTAGGCCCAGCTAGTTTTAGCTGTTGCAGACGCTCTTGACGGAAACGAGTACCTGGATGTTGGCGGTCGAGCCACCAGATACCGTGTTTGCGAACTGAATCATCGTTACCGACAGTTCGCCAGAGTTGAACACCTGAGTCTCGCCAGCGCCCAGGTCGAAGATGGCGGTGGACATGCCATTCAACTGAACCTTGACAGCCGTGGAAGACTGGTTGGCAATCTGAACGAAGATGGCGTAACCACCCGTGTCGCCCAGGATGTTGACGGTGTTACCCGAAGAAGTAGAACCATTGTAACCCGTGGTGTAGGTCGAGCCGTTGGCGACTGCGACGTTGTAAACCTTCGGGTAAGTGTTCTCAGACTCCACATCGCTCCAAACAGAACCATCGTCAGTGATGACGGTGATGAAAGCCTGGTCGAGAGGAACTTGTGGGTAAGCGAAACGCTTCCAGTAGTTGCAGTCCGTGAAAGTCTGGCCGTCGTACAACTTACGGTAAGTCCTGTTCGGACCAGCAACGTAAATCGTCCTCTGGATAGATGGCTGCATTTCAGCGCCCAGGTTGCTGTAAAGGTCAGCCTGGTACATGGTCGCCGTTGCAGGGTTCAAATCCATGTAACCCTGGGCGATGTTGTTCAAAGTGACTTGAAATACGCTCATTATGCTCCTTGATGGTGCCGATCTTTGGTCTTCAGGAGTAGATATGCACCACCTGCTATAATTTGATGATGGTTCCTTTGGGGTACATACATTTGAAGATATTTTCACCAAACCCCGTTGGCACCAAAAACACTTGAGCGCCGTTGGCTCCTGCTTGGAACAATTTGGCCGACTCGACTCCCAAAACTACATCTGCCTCGTTGATGTTTCCGTCCATTTCTATGTTGTAGCAGCCTTTGGTGAACAAGAATTTCCGGGCGGCGATGATTTGTTCCATGCTGAGGGACCGAGTTGGAAGCATTCCATTTTGTACAATGACTCCTCGCTTCTTGGAATTGGTGGCAAATGGTTTAATGCGAACTGGTCCGCATGGGAGGCCGGATTCTTTCATGAATGCTTCTACGGGATGAGAGGCCATATCGCACCGCAACTCCCGGAAGTAGCCATAGTCTTTGGGGTTGGCAATGTTGACTACGTTATCTTCACCCTCCATGTGTTCCATAGCTGAGGTTTTGCAGGCTATATACACATGGATTCCTGGGAAGGATTTTTCCATGATGGGACGCAGTAGTTTCAACTGAACCAGGTAATCATCGCAATGACCAAAATAAGCGATGCAATACTTGTCTTTTACTTTGACATATTCGGGCAAAGGTACACTCATGACAGACTCTCAAAAAGGAATAGAAGCTCTTGGTGATTTTTTCAATCAATTCGGGCCTTTGGATGACATCTATACAAGAGTGTTTTGGGAAGTATTGTTGGAAGAGTTGTATGGCATGAACTCTGATGAAAAACATGAAGAAGAAAATAACACAGGCTGCGACTTTGTACCTCTACCTGGCCCGCCGAGATAAATCTGGCGTGCGACTGATTTCAACTTTTACCGGGCAGCAGCAAGCGCCGGTACGAGTGAGTGATTTGAAGGTGCTTCAGTTGCCAGCTAATTTGTACACACAGGTTGCAAAAATCATCGCCGATGACAGGATGATGTGGGAACCTTGGATTGAATCAGCCCCGACTTATGATGCTTTGAAAACCAGCTTGAAGCGGCGAGGGTATTCTGGCCTGCCTGTGAGTGGGCAGCCTGAATTGTTTGGCGGGTTGTTTTCTAACCCCCAGCGGGCTGTCCAAAGTAATTTGCCAAAAGTGCAAACGATGGTTAGGCGGAAAGATTAGCCACAACGCTTGACGAACATTCGGTGGATAATGAAAGTTCCTGAATCCACTTCGATCATCAATCTGTGACCATCTACTTCGGCGATTACGCCGCCGTTTTTCTTGAAGTCTTTAGCTAGTTCCTCCAAGTCATCGTCACTGTCCATCCGGTCAACGAGCTTGCGCACGCTGATCCTGGATTCGACCGTGGTGCCGACTAGGTTGGGCTTCGGGGCTTCTTCTTTCTGCTGGCTCTCCATCCATTTTTTGAAGTCACTCAAAGAAAATGAAGCAGGGTTTAACCTTTCATCCCCTTGGTGGTCATTCCTTTTTGTCATCAGACACTCCATCCTGTAGGAAAGACACTAGATTGTCCTTCTCTATATACACAGCATTCTCGTAAAGTGGGCCAGAACTGTGATCTACAACTTTCATATCTCGATATGGCGTGTTTCTTAGCCAGTACAAACAACCGTCAATTAGCCCGTGGGCCGTCAACTGAGGCGGGTAAATCCACATGCCGTTGTGTATTTGTTCCGATCCTACCCTTTCATCTTTGAATACATCATCGCAACACAGCAGCGCTAACCTGTCCACCCCAAAGCGGTAGGCAAGCCCTATGGCGGCACAAATCGGATTGCGATAATCATCAATTTGCCATTGGGCTTCGCTGGTTTTTGACCCTGCATAATTCTTTCCACTCACAGGAAAGTACCGATACCTGGTGCCACGGTAGTTAGCAAGGAACTCGTAATTTGTTCTGGTTGAAGCTATACATTTTGGCAAACTTCTCAGACGGCGTGGCAAGTACATCATGCACAATTCATATGGGTTGTTGACAACGTAGTAGGTTGGATTTCTGTTGATGTTCCATTTTGCGAGCGCCCCGTGGACGGCAATGATTGCCACGTCCTTGGGCAAATCCTCTAGCAGTTTGTGCTTCTCCTGGAATCCATATCCGTCAGAAACAATTACCATCTTGGTGTGATAAAATTTCTCCGAGTCAATCCAAGTGTACCTGGCTCGATTGTTGTTTATTTCATTCTTCAGTAGCATGAAATGATCTTTCTTGTCTACTGATTCGTTCAAATCAACAAACGGAACCAGGTTCTTGGTGAAGTTGCGAACCCACATACCCTGCTTGGTCAGCAGGTACTCGTTTTTGTCTTTGGTTTTTTTGATTCTCATCTTAGCTCGGTTTGCACGGGACAATCGCTACACAGTTGGCGTTTTGATCCTCGCCTGTCAGCCGGCTCGTGTCCAGGCTGATCTTCATCTCTATAGGAGCGCCCCTGTATACCATTTCTACTTCCGGTTTCTCAGGCATCGTTAGTTTGATTTCCGTTGGGATGTTGCCAATCAATTCAATGACTGGCGGAATGCCGACAACTTGAATCTTGTCCGGGATGCCGCTGGCGTCCAGCACAATCGTCTTCGGGAAGTCCACAGGCACTTCTAGCCTGATGACGGTTGGGATGTTCGACGCCCCCTCAATCGAGATCGACTTCGGAATAGCGTGCGCTCCCACAACCTCGATGGTCTTCGGGATGTCCGTGGCAATGACCTCGATGGTCTTCGGGATGTTCTGCCAGCCCGTGATCTCAATCGGCGGAATCTTCGGGGCCACAACCTCAATCATGGCCGGGATGTCGTGAATCACTCGGATGTCCGGGATTTCAGGCACAACCAACTGAATTTCAGTTGGAATGCCAATGTCACTTGTCTCTACCGTTCCCTCAATCGGTGAGAAGCCATCCTGGAAGTCGCTCGGCAAAGCTACCCCACCCGCCAGGAACCCCATAGATGGCGTCGTTGACGGCGAAGAAGGACACGACACCGTTACCGTGCAGGTAACTGTTGGCGCTGGTCCCCAATTCACGTTGATGTCCGGGATTGTGACCGGCGTGATGTTGATGTCCGGGATCGTGATCGGCGTGATCGTGATTGCAGGAATCGTGATCGGCGTGATATTGATGTCCGGTATCGAGATCGGCGTGATGTTCACATTCGGAATCGAGATCGGTGTGATCGTGATTGCTGGAATCGAGATCGGCGTGATCGTGATTGCAGGAATCGTGATCGGCGTGATGTTAATGTCCGGGATCGAGATCGGTGTGATGTTCACATTTGGGATCGTGATCGGCGTGATGTTAATGTCCGGGATCGAGATCGGTGTGATGTTCACATTTGGGATCGTGATCGGCGTGATGTTCACATTCGGAATCGAGATCGGTGTGATCGTGATCGCTGGGATCGAGATCGGTGTGATCGTGATCGCTGGGATCGAGATCGGTGTGATCGTGATCGCTGGGATCGAGATCGGCGTAATGTTGATATTCGGGATTGAGATCGGCGTGATCGTGATTGCAGGAATCGTGATCGGCGTGATCGTGATACTCGTCGGGATGTTGACCGGCGTAATGGTGATTGCTGTCGGTATCGTGACCGGCGTAATGGTAATCGCTGTCGGGATCGTGACCGGCGTAATGGTAATCGCTGTTGGGATCGTGACCGGCGTGATCGTGATCGCTGTCGGAATATCAACTGGCGTGATCGTGATCGCTGTCGGAATATCAACTGGAGTGATCGTGATCGCTGTCGGGATATTGACCGGCGAGATCGTAATCACTGTCGGTATCGAGATCGGCGAGATCATGATGTTTGGGATCGAGATCGGCGTGATCCTGATTGCCGGAATCGTGATCGGTGTGATCGTGATCTTAGTCGGAATCGTCACTGGCCCGAACGTAATTTGAGTCGGGATCGTCACTGGTCCGAACGTAATTTGTGTTGGGATTGTAATTGGTGTAATGGTAATCAACGTCGGGATGTTGACCGGCGTAATGGTGATTGTTGTCGGGATGTTGACCGGCGTGATCGTGATCGCTGTTGGGATCGTGACCGGCGTGATCGTGATCGCTGTCGGGATGTTGACCGGCGTAATAGTGATCGCTGTCGGGATGTTGACCGGCGTAATAGTGATCGCTGTCGGAATATCAACCGGCGTAATAGTGATCGCTGTCGGGATCGTGATCGGTGTAATGGTGATGTTCGTCGGGATTGCGACCGGCGTGATGGTGATTTTTGTCGGTATCGTGACCGGCGTAATTGTAATTAACGTCGGGATTATCACAGGGGTAATGGTAATCAACGTCGGGATCGTGACCGGCGTGATGGTGATCGCTGTCGGGATGTTGACCGGCGTGATGGTGATCGCTGTCGGGATGTTGACCGGCGTGATGGTGATCGCTGTTGGAATATCAACTGGAGTGATGGTGATCGCTGTCGGGATGTTGACCGGCGTGATCGTGATCGCTGTCGGAATATCAACTGGAGTAATCGTGATGTTCGGGATCGAGATCGGTGTGATCCTGATGTTTGGGATCGTTACCGGAGTGATCGTGATCTTGGTCGGAATTGTAACCGGCCCGAACGTGATCTGAGTCGGGATCGTCACTGGCCCGAACGTGATCTGAGTCGGGATGTTGACCGGCGTGATCGTGATTGCTGTTGGGATGTTGACCGGCGTGATGGTAATTGTCGTCGGGATCGTGACCGGCGTGATCGTGATCGCTGTTGGGATCGTGACCGGCGTGATTGTGATTCGTGTCGGGATCGTAACTGGTGTGATGGTGATGTTTGTCGGGATGTTGACCGGCGTGATCGCAATCAACGTCGGGATGTTGACCGGCGTAATGGTAATCTTTGTCGGTATCGTGACCGGCGTAATGGTAATCGCTGTCGGTATCGTGACCGGCGTAATGGTGATGTTCGTTGGGATGTTGACTGGCGTGATCGTGATCGCTGTCGGAATATCAACTGGCGTGATCGTGATCGCTGTCGGAATATCAACTGGCGTGATCGTGATCGCTGTCGGGATGTTGACCGGCGTGATGGTAATTGTCGTCGGGATGTTTACAGGTGAAATCGTGATATTCGGGATCGAGATCGGCGTGATCCTGATTGCCGGAATCGTGATCGGTGTAATCGTGATCTTAGTCGGAATCGTCACTGGCCCGAACGTGATCTGAGTCGGGATCGTTACTGGCCCGAACGTGATCTGAGTCGGGATCGTGACCGGCGTAATGGTAATCAACGTCGGGATGTTGACCGGCGTAATGGTAATCAACGTCGGGATGTTGACCGGCGTAATGGTGATTGTTGTCGGGATCGTGACCGGCGTGATGGTAATTGTCGTCGGGATCGTGACCGGCGTAATGGTAATCAACGTCGGGATGTTGACCGGCGTAATAGTGATGTTCGTCGGTATTGTAACCGGCGTAATGGTGATGTTCGTCGGGATGTTGACCGGCGTAATGGTGATTTTTGTCGGAATCGTGACTGGAGTAATCGTAATCGTTGTCGGAATCGTTACCGGCGTAATGGTGATGTTCGTCGGGATTGTAACCGGAGTGATCGTGATTGCAGTCGGGATGTCAACTGGTGTGATCGTTATCACTGTCGGGATCGTGACCGGAGTGATCGTTATCACTGTCGGGATCGTGACCGGAGTGATCGTTATCACTGTCGGGATCGTGACCGGAGTGATGGTGATCTTCGTCGGTATTGTAACCGGCGTAATGGTGATGTTAGTCGGTATTGTAACCGGCGTAATGGTGATGTTTGTCGGGATGTTGACCGGCGTGATGGTGATGTTCGTCGGGATGTTGGCAGGCGTGATGGTAATCAACGTCGGGATGTTGACCGGCGTAATCGTGATGTTCGGGATCGTGATCGGAGTGATCCTGATGTTCGGGATCGTGATCGGAGTGATCGTGATCTGAGTCGGGATCGTCACTGGTCCGAACGTGATCTGAGTCGGGATTGTCACTGGCCCGAACGTGATCTGAGTCGGGATGTTGACCGGCGTAATGGTAATCAACGTCGGGATGTTGACCGGCGTAATCGTGATGTTCGTCGGGATGTCAACCGGCGTAATGGTGATCTTCGTCGGTATCGTGACAGGTGTAATGGTGATGTTAGTCGGTATTGTAACCGGCGAGATCGTTATGTTTGTCGGGATGTTGACCGGCGAGATCGTTATCACTGTCGGGATGTTGACCGGCGTAATGGTGATTGTTGTCGGGATGCTGACCGGCGAGATCGTGATGTTCGGGATCGAGATCGGCGTGATCCTGATGTTCGGGATCGTGATCGGAGTGATCGTGATCTGAGTCGGGATCGTCACTGGCCCGAACGTGATCTGAGTCGGGATCGTCACTGGTGTAATGGTGATTGTTGTCGGGATGTTGACCGGCGTAATGGTAATCAACGTCGGGATGTTGACCGGCGTAATCGTGATGTTCGTCGGGATTGCGACCGGCGTGATGGTGATGTTCGTCGGAATATCAACCGGCGTGATGGTGATGTTCGTCGGGATATTGACCGGCGTGATGGTAATTGTCGTCGGGATCGTGACTGGTGTAATTGTGATCTTTGTCGGTATCGAAATCGGTGAAATGTTGATGTTCGGTATCGAAATTGGTGTAATAGTGATGTTCGTCGGGATCGTGACCGGAGTGATCGTGATCTGCGATGGAATTTTGCACGGGAACGGCGTGATCGTTATCACTGTCGGGATGTTGACCGGCGTAATGGTGATTGTTGTCGGGATGCTGACCGGCGAGATCGTGATGTTCGGGATCGAGATCGGCGTGATCCTGATGTTCGGGATCGTGATCGGAGTGATCGTGATCTGAGTCGGGATCGTCACTGGCCCGAACGTGATCTGTGTCGGGATCGTTACTGGCCCGAACGTGATCTGTGTCGGGATCGTTACTGGCCCGAACGTGATCTGTGTCGGGATATTGACCGGCGTAATGGTAATGTTCGTCGGGATATTGACCGGCGTGATGGTAATTGTCGTCGGGATTGTGACTGGTGTAATTGTGATTGCAGTCGGAATCGTCACTGGTGTAATTGTGATCGCAGTCGGAATCGTCACTGGCCCGAACGTGATCTGAGTCGGGATCGTTACCGGCGTGATCGTGATAACGGTCGGGATGCTGACCGGCGAGATCGTGATGTTCGGGATCGAGATCGGTGTGATCCTGATGTTCGGGATTGTGATCGGAGTGATCGTAATGACGTTCGGGATGTTGACCGGCGTAATCGTAATCAATGTCGGGATGCTGACCGGCGTGATGACGATTTCGGTCGGGATGCTGACCGGCGTGATGACGATTTCGGTCGGGATGCTGACCGGCGTGATGACGATTAACGTCGGAATGTCAATTGGGCTGATCGTAACCGGCGTGATAGTAATCAGCGTCGGGATCGTAACCGGCGAGATCGTTATGTGTGTTGGGATCGTGATCGGGGTGATGACAACCTCGGTCGGGATCGTGATTGGGGTGATCGTGATCTCGGTCGGGATTGTGACCGGCGTGATGAAAATCTCCGAAGGTATGTTGATCGGTGGTTCAACAGTGATGATAGAAGGTATGTTGATTGGGCCAATAGGTCCAATGTTCAAGCACGGGAACACAATTGGCGGCAGGTTGAAAGCGTTCGATGGTGGAATTACGTTCGGGAAAATAATTGGGGGTAGTGAAGGTATCGTTGGGATTGTAACTTCAAATGGCGTCAAAGCAGACCCGACCGCAGGTTCAGTGGCGATAGTACGCTGAATTGGCGAAGTTACTACCGAGCAGTTGGAGTTGACGATGGTTACGATTGGGTCGATGGTCGCATTGGCGGCGTATTGGTGGTATCCGTTGGTAGCTGTGGTTGTAAAATCTCCGTCACCGAAATCCAGGCGGAATCCAGTGTATGGGCCATTGATGAGAATGGCATACTGGATGACGGTGCCCTGGGCTGGGTCTTGGCTAATGACTTGTACATCAAGAACGATTGTGGGGCAGTTGGAATCATCGTCGATGATCGGCAAAGCCTGGAGATGGCGAATCCTCCAGTCAAGTGTGGAGCAGTCATTCGTGAAGTTGTAGCCAATGAAGCCCTGGGTGTTTAGAATGGCCTCCACGAGTTGGTTGTGGTGTTCGGCAATGACGAAACCACGAACGTCGGAGCCTTGCGGGTTCCATACAGTGTGCGAGCCGCCCAGGTTCCTGGCGCATCGCTTCAGGACGTTTACTTTGCCAAATTCGTCGTAACCTACGGCGTCGTAGTAGAACAGTTCGCCTTCGATATTGGCGAAGCCATTGCTGGCCCAAATTTCATCTGCATCGGAATCAACTGGTTTGATGTGAATGAATTCAGACCAGGGCGCATTATCACGGGTGGTGACTGTTTCTGCTGTGTTGTAAACCAAATACAGAGTTTTGTCACTATCGTACCCCGCAGGGTAAACCGGAACTGGAGGAAAGCCATTAGCCATGCCCTATCTAGCCCTATTTCTCAGAAGATTGTCATCTGCCATTGCGTCCCGCTTGGCCTCGCAACCACGCTGCTGAATGTCAAGTCCGCAGCATTGAATTTGATGAAAGCATTGGTGCTGTAGTCGTAGCTCAAATATGCTACTTGTTGGTTGTCAGACGTTGCCAGCAGTGTGTTCGCTGGATCGTCGAAATCAAGCACATTCGTATCCTGGAAGGAGCGAAACGCCGCCGAGTTTGCACCAGGGCCACCGACTTCCCATACTGCCGATGTAGGGTTGTATGCCGACACCGACCCGGAGTTATTGAAGAAGAACACCCCTTGGCTCAGTGTTACCAGTTGACCTTCCACTTTTGCCGGTCCTGCCATATCTGGCAGTTTGTAGAGAAACTGGAACGGCTCGGTTGTGTTCCCGTTTGTTTTGTAGAAAGCGGCCATCCTGAAGAACGCACCAGTACCTTCATTCCGAAGGAAATAGCCGGCGCTATCTTTCCAACATGACCTGTACACGCTCATGTTTCCCTGGAGTGGATTGCCGCTGATGTCGTAAGTTACCTCGTTCTGCATCAACTCGTTGGCTCCGTTTTTGTAGTTTGAATTACCAAAGGAGACAGAAGCTACGCTGAGGTTCGATAGCAGGAGGGCGTCTTGCCGCTGATTTGTCGGCGAGGTATTTGGCAAAGAAGGGGTTGTTACCCCGCCTAGCAGAAAGTAAATCTTGCTTTGCGATACCAGTGACACCCAATTCCACGGGCGGTTGATGGGGGAGCGAGCAGTGTAGGTATCAGCGAAACCGTTGAACTCGCTGAACTGAATAGTTTCCAAAGCGGGGCTATCTGTGGCGTTTCTGCCGCTCGCCCAATACAAAAGACCCGTTCCGCCCAATCCAGACTGGATAGACCCACGTTGAGCGAAGCCATTGTTGCGATGGAATTCCCGAAGCTGCTGGGCACTGTTGACGGCTCCTGACAGGAAGGAATCGTTATAATTGACGTTCAGGGCTGCCTGAGAGCGGTTTTTGAACGTCTCAGAGAACAATCCAAACTCAAAACTGTACACTTGCTGAATGTTGCTGAAACTCCAGAACCATAAGTTGTCTCGTTCAACGATGTCCAGGGCTGCCGGGTACTTTGTGATGCGATATGCGCCGAATTCCGTGTCTACACGCAGGATTAGATCGTACAATCCGCCCACGCTGTAGGAGGCATTAGCCATCATGGAGTTGTTGTGCTGCAAATCATCAGCCAGCGACCAGGTGTAGGCTGTAATCGGGTCGATAGGATGTCCAGCCCCATCCAATGTTTCTCCAGCATAAGACTCGCCTGTGTTTCCGTTGATGCCCTGTGGCACGTCGAGTGTGATGATGGTGTTGGTAGGGGATCGAATGATTGGCGTTGTTATATACGGCCCACCAATTGGGCTGCCTGGCGTGAAAATCTGTCCCGACCTTGGCGTGAAATTTATCACAGCAAAATCAGGAGCAGGCACACGGGCGTTAATGAGGCTGGGAAATACGACTGTATCTGAGCCGAAGTCGTTGGTTATCGTCAGCGTCACATCGTAGATTCCGGGCGTTGTGTAGGTGTGAGAGATCGTTTCAGGTGGCGTAATGTCTGGTGACGGGCAGGGGAGGCCAGTGGCCGTCTGCGAGATGGTAATTTCCGATGGTCCGTTGTTATCACCGAAGTCCCAGGTTCGGGTGATGGAATGGGAGGTTCCATCCGTTCCTAGTCGGAAAGATTGGTCGGTAAACTCAACAGTGAATGGAACCAGCCCGATTGTTGTGTTGGCGGACATCCACGCCTTGGGAATCAGCACGAGGTTGCGCAGATAATTGATCCTGGCTTCCATTGTTCCTTCAAGTGGAATAGTGCCAACTTCACCTTTCTTGCCGGCGAACTGCTGGATGGCTATTACAGCATCTTTGATGCTGTTGTGATGTTTATCCATGACGTTTTGGGTTACGTCTGTGATAAGGGCAGGTTTTGGATTATCCGTGAAACCTTCCAGCAATTCCAGGCCGCTAAACGTAGAAAGATTGTCGGTTGCTTTGTAGTAGAAAGAAATAGCCCGTAGTTTGGGGTCGCTGCATTGTTCGGTAAGGGTAATGAGGCCGGTGGGCGGAAATCTGGACATAGTTTCCAAGTCACCGGAAACAGTAATGGATGTGTCGCCAGGGTTGTAATCTTGCGCAAGGGTTACACGAAGCGAGTCATGGACAAGGAACATATTGTCGTCTGTGTCCAATGCCGCTGGATAGTTGCTTCCATTTGGGATTGTCATTACTGCACCGTGATTGTACTTGACAAGTAGGCTCTTTTTAGCTCCTGGTTGGCAAACAAAACCAACAACGAAGGGGTGTAGCTGCCAGGCAGGTCATAAACGTAGGTTGCCGTGTGTATGTTTGGATCGTTTTCAGGGAGGCTTTGGTTCGCTACTTCTACGCCATTGATTTTTCCGTTGCCGTCGAAAATCCAGTAGCGCTGGGAGATGTCGCCATCTGTTTGATCGACAAACTGGAATGTTGTTGGTTGTACGTTCAACTTGGCCGCAGTAGCAGCGGATAGACCAGTTTGAGGCGTAACATAGAAGAAAGGTTGTCTGTCTCCTGGGTCTACGGTTATGTAGTTTGTTTTCGTTACGATCCCTTGCGCTCCAAGCAAAGTAATGATGTTTAAGCTGACGGTATACACACCATCGGCTAAGTAGGTATGAATGGGCGACTTCTCGACAGAAGTTGTTCCATCACCAAAATCCCAAAGGGATCGAATAACTGGCCCGGTGCTGAAGTTTTGGAAACGAACACGCAATGGAGGCGGACCAGCTTGGGGCCACGCCCTGAAGATAGCCTGGGGTGACAAGAACCGAGTTTCTTGCGACTTCAGGATTCCATTCAGGCTCGTGGCTGTTGGATCAACCTCCGTACCGAGATCGGCCTCCATCTGAAGGACTGCATCCTTGACGGAGTTGTGGTGTTCTGCCATCACCGAGTTGGTGACGTAGCTTCCTACAGTCCACTGGCCTTGGATGGAGCCGGCGAAACCACGGATCAGATTACGGAATACACCCGTTGTGACCTGATCGTAATAGATCAGTTCGGAATTTCCCGGTTGGCCGGGTGGTGGGCCGATTCTGATGAGGCCGTTCGGCGGGAAGCCTGTTGTATCTTCAACGACGATGTATTTTGCGTTGTACGTCATCGTTTGCTTCAGTTTGGTTACGGCGTTGTTGGCTGCTTTGTACAGTTGATATGCCGAGTCCAAGGCTGAAGGAAAAAGCGACAATTGACCTGACGAGTACCCCAGGTCCAGGGAAGAAATCCTTTGTACAGCCATATTCCTCCTTTATGCAGCCCCAAGTTTCTTCTTATATTCTTCCTTGAGCAGAAGCATTTGGTTCTGGATTGAGTTCAGACGCTTCACCATCGTTTGTTTGACGGGAATATCATCCGGCAAAGCGATGACCGTTTCGATCAGTTCAGTATCTACAGGGTTCTGCATCAACATTTTGAGGTTTATTTTGTTCGCCAGTTTCTCGCCCCAATATGCTTTCTGAGCATCCAAGTCGTCGAATGGCTTCATTTTCTCGATCTTCTCAAGGTTCTTGAACGACTCCAGGAAGAACTGCGCTTCCTGTAACAACCACTTCTTCTTGTCCTCAAGCTGGGCCAGGTTGTTCTTGGCGGCATTCACCTGACGCAGCAGTTTGCGGCCCATAATATGCCGCCGTCGTTCTGCATATTTGTCCCTGTTCACTACATCGTCCGTATTGATATGCTCGTCGAATTGCATCTCGGACAGTTCGAGGTTATCCCTGCCCTCCTCGATCTCAAGTTCAAGGGCAACAAGGGCTTCCCGCCGTGCTTTGAGTTCACGAATACACTGCCACATGCGGGCCTGATGGGTGGGTTCTTTGCCAATGACGAAGTATTTGAGTTGGAAGAAGCTGTGCCGCTGGGCGACTTCTGCCTCCAGTACCTTGTCAATATCCGACATGAAATTCACCGATTCGAGTTGTGTTGACATATTTTCTCCTGTGTGGTACAACCTACCTGTAATAGAGTTCTATATCACGAGGAAGCCATGCAAAATATCGACCTGATGCCGCCAAAGCCTCGCAAGAAGGTATTGAAGGGAAAACGCTGCTACCTCTCCGGGCCTATTGAGAACGACAACCAGGGGCACAACTGGCGGGATGAACCTCGCAAGGTGCTGGTTGAAACCTTCAAAATCACGCTGTTTGATCCTTTCGCCGATCCCAAGCAACAGTGGGTTCCTGTTCTGAAACAAGCCAGGATCGACAGGGACTATGAAACAATGACGAAAATAGCCAAAGCCTTCGTGCGGAAGGATTTGGCTATGGTGGATCGGGCGGATTTCACGATTGCCTACCTGCCGTCTGGTGTTCCGACGACCGGCACGCACCACGAAATCATCAACTCAAACAATGCGAAGAAGCCGACCATGCTGGTTTGTCCGCAGGGGAAGGAGTTCATTCCCTTGTGGTATTATGGCTTCATCCCGCATGAGTTCATGTTCGGTAGCTGGGATGGGCTGTGGGAATATCTATGCGAAGTGAATAAGGGCAAGCATGTCCATAACGACCGCTGGGCGTTCACCTACGGCCTGGTCTAGCAAAGTTTGGCTCCTATGATGGCTTTGAAAGTGCAGCCACGGTCAGCAGCGTTCAGTGCCCATTCTGCCTTTGCCATCTCCAGGGAGCCTTCGTTTGGCATGTCGCCGACCTCCTTGAAGGTTTTCTTGTGAATTAGGAGGCCGTTCAGGGTCGCCTCCACGAAATTCCACTTGTTGTTGGCAATTGGAAACAAAATGTCCTTCTCGCTGTTGACAAAGTAGGACATTTTGCGATCCAGGCTGGCCCGCATGGTTGTGCCGGCCATGACGACGAAGTTCCAACCGGCCAGGGTGTGCTGGAAACCAACATTGATGAGGGAAGTGAAAGTTTTCTTGCCCTTAAACACAGGGCAAAATGTTTTCATTTCCCTCATCTCGTTATCTGTTGTCCCGGCGTCAGTTACGGCGATGATGGGTGCTTCGCCGTAGCGCATCTGAATTGATCGGACTGTGTATCGTAAAAGATCAGGGTTGTGTTCCGAACACAAGATAATGAACCCACACTTCAAGTCCTTATGTGTGAATAAATTGCTCAAGTTTTATGCCTCATTGCCTTATGTCAAAGCAATGTCGAAGTCGATGCGAATGATGTCAGCGGCGGTAATGGGAGTTTCCAGTTGGAAAGTTCCAGCTTCTTCGTTTGGCGTGAAGGAGTTCAGCGTCCACGGGGCCGAGATGATGGCTGAGGGAACGTAGACGTTTGCTGTTTCACTGAGTCTTACGCCGTTGATGTACACTCGCAATGTGCCCACCCTACATGGTGTGCTGACCGACGTTGTTTGATAGTTCTGATAATCGCTCGTTACTGGTTCCTGATCGTAGTAGTGACGATGTGCTGCTTCAATCGGGAACCCCAAATTGGCCTGTATCTGATTACCTGAAACGAACCATGTTACTGTTTCGGATGGAACAAAGGTAATCGGTCCCTGGGTGTACAGAACAGTGACAGAAGGTGTTTGCACCTGAATCGTCATGTTCGTTGCTTCATCAGCAATAAGGGATAGCTTGGCCCGTTCTGCGTTCAACATTCTCACATACGGGACTGGATTCGATACAACATACCCAAGTGTCGCCAAAGAAGAAATCTCAGTTGGAGACAGATTGGCTGTTCCGTCAATGTGAGCGGCTATGTTGTGCATCACGGAATCGACGGCGGCAAGTAAGAGACTGCCGTTGGGGTCGATGCTTTGCGCAAGCCGATTTGCCAATGTGCCCTGTGTACCAGCGGCATCCATCAAGATGCCTGAGTTGTAGTCAACCTGGCCGTTGATGATTTCATCCCGAAGGATTAAATTCTGCAACGGCAGGTTGTCGTACTCCCAATGGTACGGGTGCAGTGGATTATACAGTGGTACTGGATACAGATCAAGTTCTGGCATATCGTTATATACGGTATTCCGGCGAGTTTATCGTAATCACGCTGGGAATGTCCAACGGCATGGTCCCCATCGGCCCGGACGTATCCGTGATTATCAAAGGAATGGTAGGCGGTAGACCCCATTCCACCTTGATGACAGGCATCGGGTCTGGAGCAACCAGTTTGATCTCAGTCGGTATATTGACGGGTGGCGAAATGTCGATCTGAGTCATTATTCCAGTACCAGTGATGTCGATGGTCCCGAATACCATCGGCGGGATGTTGATTTCAGGCGGCGGGGTGTTGAAGTCCCACATTACTGTGATTGGCGGAATTTCAGGGGTCGGAATTTCAGGAATCTCGAACTTGATTTTTTCTTCCTGCTCCTCCTTCTCAATGGCTTCCCAATTGATCTCCACCGAGCCGCCCGTGGCCAAAGCCCTGGTGAAGTTTCGCAGGCGTTCTATCCGACGCCGCATGTACTCAGTCTGCAACTTTGCCCGCCTCCTCATTCCCTCGTCGGATTTGTCGCAGTAGCAATCTTTCTTTTTTTTCCTGTCTAACCAGTAGTTCTTCATAGATCGCACTCCCAGCCGTTTGTCGGCGTAAATTCTTCGGTATTCTCCAGGTCGATTCCGTTGTAGGTTTCAGTGTTCCAGGGTGGAAGCACATCATCTTGTTGCTTTACGGATGCCTGCGGCAATGGAACCCCATAATCGGGCCGCTCCACCAGCTTCGCCCATGCGCCGCAGCTTGCATTCTCGTCGGCGAAGAACCAACTGTGCCCGCATTGGGAAGTGATTTCCATTCTCTTCCAACGGCGCACCAAGTTTTCCGTCGAGCTTGGTTCCGGCAAGACTTTCACGGACTGCATCTCCAAAGTTATCGCTGCCTTGTCCATCATTTTCTTCAGTTCTTCCTCGAAGTTCCAAGTTTGCACCTTACTTTTTTCTGTTATTTTGTCGAGCCAAAAGTTCCGCATAAGCCCTCCTCGTTCTGTATATCTGCCGCATGTGTGACAGGATGATTGTTGTGAAGAAATTGAACGCCTTCCCCTTCTGTGGATTGTACCGCCTCAGTTTGGTAAAGCACGTCGCCATGCACTCGACAGTAACTTGCTTCCTGTCCCCAAGGTCGATCTTGTCGCCGAAATACTTCAAGATGGTTTCCACCAAAACCTTGAACATCTCGCATAGCCTCTCGGCGTTTTTTGTTGTCCTGTTGTTCTGAAAATCAACAGTAGCTTCCTGCAAATCCTTGCAAGTCGGAATGTTGTTCTTTTTCTTATCGAGCCAGTAGTTTTTCATACGAAGGAAAGCCTCCAATTCCAAGTAATCTGCATCTGATCTGTCTTGGTTAGGTCCGGGAACGTCACCATACTGTAGAAATCCCCTGTGTTCATCTGCAACGCCATCTCATTCAAAGTGTAACCGTTCGCCTCACTGTAGGCGACGACAGAAGTGAAAATCACCTGAGATGGAATGTTCGGATCGACCTGCGCAATAACTGGCTTGTTGGCACGGGTAATACCAAACAACCCGTTTCTGGCAGTGTCTACGAACTTAACGACGCCGCCCGCCGTGCCGCCGTCGCCGAACAACATCCTTGAGATATAGAAGTTGAACTGGCCTCCTACATCATTGGCAAGTGAAGCCGCCAACGCATTCCTTCCCGTGCGAAGAATGGTGTTCGGAAACTCAATGACGGCCCTCTCGCCAGACTTGTAGTCGATGATCGCCTGGACATGGCCGTACACTTCACACGGGCTATGTGTTTCTCTCATATATTCCCCTGATCCTTCGAGCCATCGGCCCATTCGATTTCAAAACTAATGCCCTCCGATTGCTCGACAACTTCTGTCAAACCGGCACCCTTGCCAACCATCGACACACCTACAGGCGGATCGTTGTTGGTTTGCTGGTCAATAACCTCACGGCCTCCACGGTCATAGGTCGGGAAGGTGTGAGCAGGTAGATCGAACTGCTGGCCTGGAACTGTGATCGTTTCCTTGGTGAAGTGTGTTACCGTGAAATTCACGCTCGTACCTCCTGCACCCAACGTCTTCCAGTAATTGTCCGGCCCGGCCAAAGTAATTGTCGTGTATCCCGGTGGGCTGTTGCCATTTATCATGCTAATCAAGTAATCTTGGCTGTTAATTGTTACAATGTAGTTCTCCATGAAGTCGTTATTTTCTAGCGGCGTAGCAGGTGGATTTGCACCATTTTGTATGTTCAAAGTTGTTTCCAGGTTGCCTGAAACCTGCAACTCCAGTCCTCGATGGCTGAAATATCCAATTTCGTTGTCTACAATTCGCTGGTAAATCGTCAAAGTCGTGCCAGCCATGTCCCCGCCTGCGTACCCGTCGATGTAGAATTCGGCGTCATCAGTGGGACTGACAAAACCATCAATCAAATACTGACTGCCGCCCGTAACAACATAACAGGTGCCACGAATCATGTTGTGGATGTCCTGAATGCTACTATCCAACGATTGCACCCGACCCCGTACTGCTATCGTCAACCCGCCTGTCGTACTGCTGCTTACCACCGCTCCGTTCTCATCGTACAAGGTATAAGCCACGTTGGTTACATTGGATGTTGGCAGCGTTTCTCCGTGATCCAACAACTCCAAGGAGCCGTCCGGGAAAACACTGTTCACCTGATAATGTGTGGCGCTGTAAGCAGGAATCAAAACTGTATATGGTCCCGTCGCCCCGTTATATGTCACGTCAAACAAGGACAAAACACTAGGGAACGGATTGTTCGCATCAAGCAACGTCACCGAGTTGTTCTGATAGATGTTACACAGCGTACCTGAAGTCAAGACGTTCGATAGCCTGAACGTAAATGCTGAAGTGTTCAGTGGTTCCGTAGCACCAGTTACAACTGCTGTGTTGCGGGACGGGTTGCTCAGGTTGTAGGTTCCGGCATTTGGTGATGGTGCAAAAACTTCCAATAAAGCCGAACCATCTGTGGACATGGCTATGTTGTCGAACAAAACACTGGAACTCCAGATGGTAATGTAATCGTTGTAGGCTGTGCCGGCCTGATTTGATATTGGGATGTCCGACGATGCCAACATGGAGCGGTCGATGATATGGGTGGTTAAGCCGCCCTTCATGGCACGGTTGAACCACATCTGTCCCTCGCCGCAAAGCACAAAATCACCGCCCGAAACACTCACCAAAACCTCAATTTCTTCCAGGGGAGGCGTTATAAATTCAGTTATCCCGCCAGTGAAGTTCATGGTCTGAAGCTGGGCGTGGAACGGCACGAATTCCAATATCACGTCCTGGGCCTCCAGAATGCGATTGTTGGACAAGTTCTCGATCTCCAGGTCGATATTGAACTTGCTTCCCAGGCAGGCCGTACATGGATCGAGGAAGTCCTTGTCGATGTCGCAGGGATTGTAGGAATTCCTGATGCTGCCGTTGTATTCATCGGCGTTGTAGGCATTCTCGGAGTACGGGAATTCAGTGCGCACCTTGCCGTAGATCAGCGGGTCCATGAATGGAAACTTGTCGGGAATGACCACATTGAACAACGGGTCGTCCTCCTCGATGAGTCGCACGTTCCAGTTTTTTAGTGGGTATTGTTGTTTTGTTTCGTCACGCTGGTCAGCCAATGGCAGGCTGCGCACATAATTCTCAATGGTCTGGTGTGGGCTATCCGGCACTGACTTGTAAACATACAACACCTTTACGATGTCGCCAGCAACAAGGTCAATAGGGTCGATCATCAGGCCGCTGCCAGCCCAGGTTACTGTTGGGTTGCCGTCCATGTCAGTTCCAAAGGAAACATAATCTGTTCCCAATTGCATGTAAGAAGGTTGTCCTTCTGGCCTCAAGTAAACAGCATAGTTGGTTGGATCAATAGGCATCACTGGCGTCTTGGAAAGTTCCCAGGTGTCATTGGTTCCGTCATAGGTGAAAGCGTCCTGCCAAGTGTATGAAGAAATAATCTGCCACAACCTGGTTACTTTCGCCATCCTGATTCCAGCCTGAGCCAATGCCTCCTGCAAGCCTCCAATCGTTCCCTTCTTCTTGAACAATGGGATGGCTTGCTTGATCTGACGCCTCCACAGTGCTGGGTCTTGTGTTTTCAGGGTAATGCCAAAGTAACGGGCCAGAAGGGGCAAGAATGCTTCTGCCGTACTGTTGGCGTCCTGAAGGTCTACAATCTGATTGGCTAGGTTTTCTACAGCAGTAAAACCAAGGGCTACGGCCTGGTTGAACCTGTCCAATACATCTGGTGTTCGGTCGGTGTCAGTAATCAGTGTTTTGTACGTTTCCGGCAGGTAGGTTGTCAGTAGAGTGTAATACTTGTCCGGCTGTGTGTAGTGCGTCGGAATGCTGGTTGTTACTACTGAATTGCCAGCCAGATTGAACTTGAAACTGTTGGAGATGGTGTCGCCGGCAGGGTTGGGCGTCCAGGTCCAACAAACAAAGTAGTCGCCTTCACGCATTCCATAACTGTTCCAGGCATATTGAAACTGCCCGGTGCCAGTGTGCGTGATGAAGGCGTTGCTTTGATCTGTGGTAAGCCAGGCAGGATAATCAGCATTGCCTACAACAGTGACAGGGTTGGCATCGTTGTAGTAGAATGGGCTTGTGAATGCCAAACTGTTGGCTTGTGACCGAAGTGTTTTTGCTTGTTGAATGTTGGCGGCAGTCGGATTGGCGCAGGCCACGGCCTCGGCTGCGTCAGCGGCAGCACTGGCGGCGTCATCCTGAATGATATTGTCATATTGGTTTTCATTCAGATCAGCGAAATCTCTCTCAACGAAATAGACCACAACGCTGTTCACCATGTATGGATCAGCCAGGAAGCAGCCATTGGCATCCGGCGTCGGCAGGTTGAACAGAACCGTGTCTAATACTTGAGGGTTTTGATCGGGCGCTACTGTTGCCATATTTTACTCGTAGGAAAAAGCAATTGTCACAACATCAGGCACGATAATCTGGTTGAAATCCGTCACAACGGTTGTTCCGCCATTGTTTGGATCGTTCGTCGTGAACGAGATTTCGTAGCTGCTTACCTCCGAGATGCTGGAAAGCAGCATGATGATGTCTTTGTCTTGCAAGGTCTGCCCGTAATCCCAATTGCTCAACGAGAAGAATTGGGTCAATTTTTGTTGTATCTGTGCGTTGATCTGATCCTGGAACTTCTGGTAGAACTTGTTCAAAACCACGTCAATTGTTACGTCAACTGTCACCACGAATCCATCTCGAATACAAACGTAGTCTGTGAACATTTGCAAACCGGCCAGATATTCTTGCAGGGCCGTTTTCAATTCATTCGATGCCGGGGCCAGGGCTGTTGTTGACAAGGATTGCGTAGTCCCAGCTACGGCAAGAACGTACAGGTCAATGATGTTTCCTGCGCATCCAGCATTCCTCAGTACCGCCGTGGATTTTCCAATCAATCCGTTGTAGGGAGTGGCAAACAGGTCTGCTGTGTTCTTGTAGTCAAGTCCAGTGACACACCGAAGCTGAGTCGTGGTCCAGGCCGGTAGTTTGTGTCGAATGTCATCCAGCGTGTCGCCGTCGTAGCCATTGGTGCCAGCGGTGTAATTGGTGAAATTGACGGGTACGGCATATCCCAGCCCAGGCACATCCACAATGGTCTGTGTCTGCACTGAGCCAGTCACGATGTTGCCGATGGTTCCGCCACCCTGACGATAGGTCACAACAATTTGCGAACCGTTGGAAGGCAGCAAACCAGCCGTGTTGTCTCCAAAAATGACATAGGCTGTGTAAGTGGCGTCAAACTCAACTCTAAATTCCCGGCGAGGCTGCGAGTCAGTGAAGAATTCAACCTGGGTCCAGCGTACCCCATCTACATCCACCAACACCGAGTCGAAAATGACAGGGAAGTAGTTCAACTGGATAGTTTGTCCAACAACACCTGTGCTGGTTACTGTTTGGGTGCGGGTTCGCCCCTCAAGTCCAACAATGGCGGCGTTTACAATGTTTCCAGCCGGGATGATGATGTCTTGATCGAAAATTGGATTGTTGTTCTGATCGGCTGGGTACAACTCAATAGTGATGCTTGTTGTGCCCGATTGTGTTTTGATGTCGAGTGGCGCAGGGATTGTCAGGTCTGTTAGGATCGGGTTATTGATCGTAGCGGTCCACATGGAGGAAGCTGCAATCGGGGGTTGTGGCTGGAAGCCAACCAGTTTAGAAAGCCTGAAACCATTGTCTATTTCTGTTACTGTGTCGATGAAGATTTCATTAGCGATTTGGTCGATTTTGAAGGAAAGGGTATCCGCCAGGAATGCCCAATTCTCGATCAACATGATGGCCAAAGAACCTTCAACAAAGTCCGAGAACTCCGTGGTGAACTTTTGCCGAATGAAGTCGATCAAACGTGTCTTCATCGACCAGAAGTCCTGGTTGGTGTAGTTCAGGTTGAAGATGTTTGGGCTACTTACGACCTGCGATTGTGCATATGGTGCAATGTCAAATGGGCAGCCGTTGGTAATTGCCATTTATCCTCCAGCGAGTGGTATTTCTAGGCTCAGTGATTGCACATCGCTGATCTGATCCGGGTCTACAAACACGATGTTGATGCTCAGGATGGCCTGAAACTCTGTTTTTGTGTCGGCAGGATTCAACTCCGTGTCGATTCCTGAGTTTGTTACTGTGATGCTTTGTACTGCGATCCTTGGTTCCCACGCTTTGACGGAGTTTATAATCATCGTCCTCGCCGTGGCCGCAATGGTCGGGTCGTTTGGTTCAAACAGCAACTTCCTTAAAGGAGTACCAAATGTCGGCAAAAATACTCTCTCGCCCGGATTCGTTAGCAACAATTGCAACAAATCGGCTTTGATCTGTCTAACGCCGCCTTGTGCGTGCATGAAACCCAGGGCATTCGGCATTATTGGGTAAGGTACGCCGAGAAATTTAGGCATCAGTTACCTCCATTAGCCGCAGCCCCCACCCTGCGGACACTTGACCAGCGGTTCCAACATGAAGATGTTAGCTGGTGTTGCGCTGAGTGAAGAAGAACCATATATGCGGTCGCTCAACCTGATGCAACCGCCAACATAAACCAACACAGGTCCAACGCATGGGCCGCAACTGCTACCGCATATTTCGTTGAACTGCGGTGATGAACAATCACATCCGGCCAACAGGAGAATGTCATTCTTCGCCACAAATACATGCGACTTCTCAGTTACGTTCACATAGAAGTCCTTGGTGTACACCAGCTTCAATTTGCTGATGATTTCGATCTTGTCGGAAGGATTTTTCTTGATGTCTCCTACGATTTCAATCATGTTATCGTAGGTCATGATGATGTAGTTTCCGCCAGCCCTCAAGAAAATCAATCCAGGTCCAGATGGTGCTTCCTGGAACCTCATGATGTGCGGCCCACGAACCTTGTTGTCTTTCTGCGGACAGAAAATCTGAATGTATTGTTGAACTGTTTTGTCTTGGCGGTTGTCGTCGTGATACATCATCTCCAGTCCGTACCCCGTCCTAATCCTCACATAAGCGTTTCCTGGGTTCGCCATCGGAGCAGGTACGCCACCTTCCATGCGACAAGGACCGCACTGTTGGTTTAGTTCGTCGTGCATCTCGATGGTGTGACCCGCTGTGCTGGCAAGCATGATGCCACGCTTGTTTCCAGCTACGTTTGGCGGACAGCCAGGACAGTTCGGCGCACCTACAGTGTGGTCGTTTAGTTCGATTTTGTTGCCAGTCGCCGTCAGCAGCCTGATGAAGTTGAATTCACCACGCAACATAGCGTTTTGGACGTGTGGAGGGTCTTCTACATCCCGCATCTCAATGCAGTGGCCTGTGGCAGACTTCCAGTACGTTCGCCCGGAATAGTGATTGTTGCAACCGAAATCAAATGGTTGTATTCCACGTTCCCAACGTGGATCGCCGGAAGGTTCTTCTACTGAATCATCCATAACAATGGTGTGGCCGGAAATCGACATAATCTGAATGCCAGACTGCGGTAAGTCGATTCTGTTGTTTTGGGGCGTGCCCGGTCCCTGATAGGGTCGGCACTCGCTTTGATGTTTGAAGAATGGATTAGCGCCGGCTTGAGAGTTTATATACGGCGAATCATCAGCAGATGTTGCTGGATGTCCTCCAATGATACTGCTGTTGCTGTGCGTTCCCTGGCACGGTGTATTCTCAGTTTTTGGGGCCGACTGGAAGGTTGAACTTGTTACATCGGCAAATTGTTTCGAGATTGGATCGCTTGTAGTCGGAACGTCATGCGCAGTAGTTCCATCAGGAGATAAACCCTGCTGTCTGGTGATGTCGGTTTCGCTGCTATTGGACGCACCTTGTACGCAGGAAGTCTCACCATCTTTGACGCCGCACTGTGGATGCGCCCACTGTCCGGCGTAATGAAGGTGGTCGTCTTTCAACATGATCCAGTTGCCACAACCGGACATGATCTCGAATCGTTTCCATCGTCGATTACACTTGGGATCACCATCCGTCATTTTTATCATGTGCTTCTCAGGTGTTTTGAAGCCGTAGATATTTGGATAGGTGATTAGTTTTTGTGCCTCCGGGTTGGAGGAGAAATCTACGATGGAGGAAAGATCAAATCCGTTGTAGTTTTCTGTGTTCCACGGCGGGAAAACCTGAGATTCGTCATCCGGCCCTACCAAATAGCCGCCACGATGCCCAGCCCAAACTCGGTAGTATTCGTCAATGTTGAAGCCAAACAAGTTGCCGCCCGGCCCACGGTTACGATGCCAGGTCGTACCAATGTAGAACGGCGATGACCGCTGGCCCGCTTCAAACAAGATGCAGACAGTTGAACCAGCAGGTGGAACCCAAGTCAAACCACAATCGTCAAAACCACCCATGTTGGAAACAGGGTAAGCCCAGGGCATCTCCTTGATCGGACGCTTCGGATTGTGGAAGGCCGGACAGAAAAACCTGATGCGATTTTGTTTCCAAATGTCAATGGTGTCGATGCACAGGGCGGTGTACAACCCAAATTGAGATTCCGACTGACTGTGAACAATCATTCGGTCTTTCAATTCTGATTGTACAACACCACGAGTATCGTACAGCATGTTGCCGAATCGCACTTCGATTTCTTTGAGTCGTTGTTCGAGTTTGGCGAATTGTTGTTGGCTTACTACTGACATTAGCTGTCCTCGTCGTTGCCGCCGCTGCGGTCGTTGTCGAAGGTCAATCTTCCACAGCCAGGTCCACCAAGCGGCGTACCAGGTTCCAGGTCCACGTTCGGCACAGCAAGGAACAACTTCAGTGTTGTGGTGTAAGAACCTTCTCTAATTTGGTGATTAGCTCCCATAATCATCCATCTTTTGTTGCTCAACATTTCGTTACAGGGAGGTTGAGCGATCCATTCACATTCCTGAATGTAGAAAGGGTTGATGACGACGAGTGAGACAGATTTGCCCACCAAACCAGACCCGCCCAATGGGAAGGCTAGGGATGGATCACCCATCAATTTCAACTCGGCGTTGATGCTTTGCGGAACTTCACGGAAGCGGTTGGCGGCTTCGTGAGCGGCGTTAGCTTCTTGTGCCCGGTGAACGATCAAGTCTTGTGGACGCCACATATTATCGTTCTGATTCACAGGCCATTGTGTTTGCGTACCAACACGTTCAATGTTGGAGTCTGGCCTACCGACCTGTTGCTGGTTGTTGGCAGATGCGCCACCCGCCTGCTGACCACCGGAGCCGGCGTTGGAACTCAATGCCCAATTGATCTGTGGTGTGAATCCGAGAACGGGAGTGCAGTTGCCTCCATTTACGATGTAGGTGCCAATGCTGTTCTCGCAGCAGCTTTCGTTTTCGTCCGGGGCCGGGTTTGGGTCTTCCAACAAAACCAGAACCGGATGGTCCTCATCTTGTTTCCACTGAAGGATTACACCTTTGTCGTTTTCCGTGAGCAAAGGAGAAATCCATTTCCTCGTTGTCGCCATCGCATTCTGCTGGTCTGTAGTCCACACTGCCCTCGGTCCATTTGGTCCGCCGTCACTGTTTTTGAAGTGCCATCCATCTGGCGCATCTGGATGTTCGGCGTCAGTAAATCGAATGTCGTCAATTTTTGGACAGCTATCGGCAAATAGTTCACGAATGGCTGTTTTCAAATCCACTCGTGCGTCTTCCGTCCCACGGGCGTTTTCAACACGAGTTTCCGAGATGCGGTCCTGAAGGTCTGTACCTTCAATAGTGTATTTGATCTTGCCGTTCTCGAACGCCACTTCGATTTTCAGTGGGAGGAAGTACAACGTGTTGCCGAAATTTTGGGTGCTGATAATGTTGGTGTTTCCATTGCAATCTACAGTGATCCACCCAAAATTTACCGTCAGCTTGTAGTCATTTGGTGCTTGGCAAACAGTTTTGCTGATGCGGTTGACGAAGGTGGAAAGCCGGCTACCTTCCTCGTCGTAAATTTCCACCTTCATGCCAGCGCCCTCGGAGAATCCGTACTCGAAGGATTTGATGCAGGCGTGGTTGTCTGGTGGGGAGGAATGATTACCGACCGTGATGTTTGTACCTTCTCCTGAAAGTCCGATCTGAACCCAGGGACCATAAATAGCACCAGGCGGCAATTGCTCTACTTGGCCGCATTGGTATTGTGCAAGACAATCAAATTCGCAAGATGACATTTATCTCCTTATAGGAAAATGTTGCCCGGCAATCTGATGTTGAGGCCGGCTTTGAAATCGAACACATCCCAAATCCCATTTGCTTCCATGATTTTCCACCAGAAATCTGGCGTTCCGTAAGCGTCGTAGGATGTAAGATCGGGCCTGTATTCATACCGTTTCGTGACGACAGTGAACTTGTCCTTGGCGTCTTTTTTGTATTCTGGCCTGATGTATGTTTTGTAGGCCAACAGTTTTCTATCCGTGTAATAGATCACCGTTTCGTTGGCGTACCGGCTCGTCACCGGCACAAACCTTCGTGCGTTAATCAATGTTTCTTCGTAGTAATTCGCCATTGTTACTCTCCAGTAGCAAAAATCCTGTCTGCCCCCGGCAGATCGCTGCTGTCGTAAACCACGTCGAACGACATATCGACATCGAACTTGTAGGGCAACAAAGTTTCTTCATCCCACGCAACATCTGGCGGGAATTTCACTGAATAGCTTTTCATGGCCGCACACAACTCGTTATCGCCAAGCATCTGGCCGCACTTGATGCGACAAAGGTTTGGCGGCTGGTACGGGGCGTTTGATGCGTTATCAACCGGATACACGGCACTTTCGATGGCCCGAAGGTTTGCCAGGTTCTCCTGGATGTCTTCTTCTTTGCACACGATGAAGTGCATGGTCCAAGAAATAGTGCGTGTTTCCGAGTGGGAGTAAGTTTTCAGCGGAGTAGACCGACCCATCAAAGGTTCTTCCGGGTAACTGGCTCCCTTGGCGTCTGTAATATCAGGCAGCATTCTTTGAGTAAGAAGCGTTCCATTGATGTCAATGTAACAATCGTCAATCTCAATTAAATTGCCGCCTGGTGATGTAGCTTGTGCCATTTTTCTCCTTAGTAATTGCTTGCACTAATGTTGGTCACAGCTTTGCCTGCGATTTGATTGTGCTTGCCTGTGTTCCACTTGTAATACTTAGGTGGGGAACTTACCACCATGTTCGTACCACCCCTTCCCTGCCCGCTACTGTCACTGTTTCCAACTGTTCCGTTTTGCGGCTTCATGTAGTTCACGAGCGTCTGGATCAAAGTCACCAACTGCGTCATGCTGCTGTTGGTCTGTTGAGAACTTGCAGCAATCTGACCAAGTTCCGGCGACGAAATGCTTGCCACTGGCGGTTGGGACGAAGCACGATCTTGCTCCACCCTACGCTGCGTGTCCATATTGGCCTGAGCAGGCGGGAGCGGTCGTACTTGCGGGGCCGTTGGGGTTGCAGCGGTTTGTCCGCTTTGTCCCTCGACGGTAGAAGTAGTAGAGTCGCCGCTCGCCAAATTCCTCATCGGCATCGGCATCGGCATTGACAAGTTGTTGAATTGTTGTGTCGGTGGCCTCAATCCAGGAGGAGCAACAGCCGACATCGGTGGCTGAGTCAACGAGCCAACAGGAGGCAGTACAGTCCTTGGCGGACGTACTGTGTTCCTTTCCACTGGCGGCAATACCGTCCTTGGTGGTCGTGTTGCATCCCGCTGGACTGGCGGCAGTACAGTCCTTGGTGGACGTGTTGCATCCCTCTCTACAGGAGGCAGTACAGTCCTTGGTGGACGTGTTGCATCCCTCTCTACAGGAGGCAGTACAGTCCTTGGCGGACGTACTGTGTTCCTTTCCACTGGCGGCACTACTGTCCTTGGTGGTCTTGTCATGTCCCTCTCTACAGGAGGTAGTACAGTCCTTGGTGGACGTGTTGCATCCCTCTCTACAGGAGGTAGTACAGTCCTTGGTGGACGTACTGTGTTCCTTTCCACTGGCGGCAACACCGTGGCTGGTGGTCGTGTTGCATCCCTTTCCACTGGCGGCAATACAGTTTGTGGCGGTCGTGTTATATCCCGCTGGACTGGCGGCAATACCGTCCTTGGTGGTCGTGTTGCATCCCTTTCTACAGGGGGCAATACAGTTTGTGGCGGTCGTGTCATATCCCGCTGGACTGGCGGCAATACCGTCCTTGGTGGACGTGTTGTGTTCCTTTGAACTGGCGGCAACACTGTCCTTGGCGGTCTTGTTGCACCCGGCATAGTTGGTGGTGTCAAGTTTGTCGGAGCAGTCGGCGTTTGTGGAACAGCCGGCCCCGGAATATCTGTCGGTTGAGGAGTAATTCCAGGGGTTACTTGCGGCGCTGCTGGCGTCGGCGTTCCACCCATCCAGCTAGGCAACATACGAGTAAGCCAGTTGCCTGTCGGGGCTGGGGTTGCTGGGGCAGGCGGGGCAGGAGGCATTGGCATACCCGGCATCGCTGCTGGGCCTGCTGGGGTTGCTGGTGCTGGCGTCGGCGTTCCACCCATCCAGCTAGGCAACATACGAGTAAGCCAGTTGCCAGCCGGGGCTGGGGTTGTCGGCGGCGCACCAGGAGCCACACCTGGCGCTGTTGGAACAACAGGCATTGTTGTGGCGGGCGTTGTCGCCGGGATTGCAGGCATTGTTGTGGCGGGCGTTGTCGGAGCAGTTGGAATTGCAGGCAATCCCCGTTGTGCCCTACGCTCGGTCATTCTTCTCGACATTCTTTCCCGTGCTGCACGCAACCTTTCTTGGAGCGGAGCATTTGCTTCATTCAACCTTGCACGGGCGTCTGTGACGGCAGGTGGTGTAATGTTTCCGGTAGTTCCGGTGATCTGTCCTTGTTGTAGTGTGGCCGTACCTTGTACGGGAGCCGGCCTTGTTACAGGCGGTCTTACAGGCGGTCTTGGTGTTGCCGGCATCGCTGCTGGCGTTGTAGGTGTTGGCGTTCCACCCATCCAACTAGGCAACATACGAGAGAACCAGTTGCCTGTTGGGGCTGGGGTTGCTGGGGCAGCAGGCGCAGGAGGCATTGGCATACCCGGCATCGCTGCTGGTGTTGCTGGTCTTCCTGTTGCCGGCCTTCCTTGTGCTGGTCTTCCTGGAGTTGGTGCCCTTGGTGTCGGTGGTGTTGGGGTTGCCGGCGTTGCTGCTGGTGCTGGCGTCGGCGTTCCACCCATCCAACTTGGCATCAAGCGAGAGAACCAGTTGCCTGTCGGGGCTGGGGTCGCAGGGGCAGCAGGCGCAGGAGGCATTGGCATACCCGGCATCGCTGCTGGTCTTCCTGTTGCTGGTCTTCCTGTTGCTGGTCTTCCTTGTGCTGGTGCCCTTGGTGTCGGTGGTGTTGGGGTTGCCGGCGTTGCTGGGGCTGCCGGTGTTGGTGTCGGAGTTCCGCCCAGCGCACCAGCGCCAGCCGCACCAGCATTTGCTCCGATGTTTGCCTGGGTGATGGTTGGCGGACGAACCGTGGCTCCAGCTTGTTGCAACTGCGCCGGTGAAGGTATTGCTGGGACAGGAGGAACTTGCACTTGTTGTGCCTGTGGAATCTGCAACTGTTGTACTTGCGGAATCTGCAAGTTTTGAAGCTGCGGAATCTGCAACTGCTGCACTTGTGGCATTGTTACCTGTTGTACCTGCGGAATCTGCAAGTTCTGCACTTGCTGCGGCATCTGCGGCTGCTGGGCTTGTGGCCTCGGCAACTGTAGTGGTGCTGCTGGCCGCACCTGTGGAGTCGGCATTTGCAACTGTGGGGCTGCGGGTGGTGTCAATGCTTGTGGTGCTGGCATCTGGAAAGATGCTGGCCGAACCTGCGGCGTTGGCATTTGCAACTGTGGGGCTGCGGGTGGTGTCAATGCTTGTGGTGCTGGCATCTGGAAAGATGCTGGCCGAACCTGCGGCGTTGGCATTTGCAACTGTGGTGCAGCCGGTATTTGTGCCTGCGGTGCTGGCATCTGTACTTGTGGTGCAGCAGGTGGTGTCAACACCTGTGGTGCTGGCATCTGTACTTGTGGTGCAGCAGGTGGTGTCAACACCTGTGGTGCTGGCATCTGGAAGGAACTTCCCGGCACCTGGAAGGATGCAGGCTGAACTTGTGGCATCGGCATTTGCAACTGTGGTGCAGCCGGGGGCGTCAACGCTTGTGGCGTTGGCATTTGTACTTGTGGTGCAGCAGGTGGTGTTAATACTTGTGCATCCGGCATCTGGAAGGATGCAGGCTGAACTTCTGGTGCTGCCAGTTGAATTTCAGGTGGTGCGAACTGGTTCGGATCAAAAGAAACTTCAGGGTTCGAGAACGAAACAGTTTGTACTGGAGCCATTGCTGGCGGGAGGGCAAGTCTGTTCAATATACCAGCAATTCTTCCCAGCACTTCCGGGTCCAGGTCTGGCATATTGATGGCATTCAATTCTGCGATTGTTGCCGCCAATTCCGTCATAGCACCGCTGAGGTTGTGGATGACATCGTTCAGGGCAGTTACCCTTGTTACAATTTCCTGCAACTCGGTCGCTGCTGGGAAGTTATCTTGGATCGGCTTGATGATACCATCACGCAAAGATAGAGCAATGCCTGTGAAGTAGGTGGAGAATCTTCCAACCCTACGGCTCAGGTCTGACAATTCCGGGCTGTACCACCAATATCCATTAACCAACGGTCCCAACTTGTTGGAGAAGGTTTCGAGGACTTCAGCGACAGCTTTCACAGCATCAGACATTGCACGCAGTCGGGCAACCATTTCCTGGAGCATAGCGCTCTTCGGCCACGCCTCGACCGGAGTTACGATACCCTTCACCAACGCATCTGAGATGTGTTTGAAGTAGGCTGAGAAAACAGTGACCTGCATCTTCATGCCTTCATCCCATATTGGGGAGTCGTAAATCTTCGACATCTGGTCGCCCAGGTCTTCCAGGAATTCCGGCATACTTGCCAGCAAGCCATTCATGGTCTGCATGGAGTTAAACATCTGCCCAATTTCTTCAGGCTTCGGGAACTCATTCTTGATCGGGTTGATGATTCCCACAATCAGGGCATTGGCGAGCGCACCGAACCAAGCGCCAAAGATGATGACTCCTGATGCAATTCGGGAGATCGGTGAGGCCCGCATCCAGCTTCCGTCAATCATTGGTGCAATTTCAGCCGACAGTTCGTTAAGGAATGCAGGCAGCAACCGAATGACGTTAATCATCTGTCGCAACGCATCCACAACGACAGCTACTTCTTCCTTGTTTGGGAAGTAGAGCAAAATCGGATCAATGATTCCGCCAACCAAGAAGTCGGTCAAAGTCATGAACCAATCAGCGAAGATCGGTGCGGCTGCGGCTATCATGCTCATAGGGGAGTCATTGATGCACTCGCTTGGCTTCAGGGTTCCAAATACCTTGGAGATATTCTTGATGATTGCAGCAACGCCACTGACGACGATGCTCATGGCACGCAGAATCCTAGCCGCCATCAAGATGCTTTTAACATCCGGCAGTTCTTCCAAGATTGGAGCCACAATGCCATCACGCATGAAAATGGCAACCTGGCGGAACCATTCTTTGAACTCATCCTTGCTGTCGTTGATCTTGTCAGCAGGCGTGTCTCTCAAGGTCATACCACTATCAACCAACGGCATCAGGCCATTGGCCATACCCAGGATGACACGAGGGATCGACGAGATCACAACACTCATGGCACGCATCAAACGAGCAGCCATCAATACCGACTTGACATCCGGCAGTTCGTCCAAGATTGGGTTCACAATGGCGTCACGCATGAAGATGGCGATGTTTTTGAACCACACCCTGAACTCTTCTTTGTGTTCCATGATTTTTTCGCCCGGAGCATCACGCAGCGAATCCGGGTTGGACATCAGGCCCATAGCACTTGCCAAGGCAGTGATAACCCTCGGTAGTGACGTGAGGATAACCGACATCGCACGCATCAAGCGGGCTGCCATCACAATGTCCTTGACATTCGGCAGTTCTTGCAGTATTGGGTTGACGATACCTTCCCGCATGAAAATGGCGATTGATCTGAAGGTCTTCTCGTACCAGCCCTTCCAACGTCCGGCCATTTCGTTCTGCATTTGCGTTGTCAAAGCGCTTTGCAGTACGTTTCCGTCAGGACTCAACAACCTGAGTGCATCGCCGAGTTTCTGCATGACTACTGGCAGAACGGTCAATATCTGCGCCGCAGCGACCAGAATCTTGGCGGCGGTCATGATTGTCTTGGCGTCGTAGAGTTCTCCCAACACCGGGTTGACGATGCCTTCCCTGATGAACTTGGCGATGTCGGTGAAGGTCTTGGCGTACCAGCCTTTCCAGCGTCCGTTCATTTCTCCTTGAATCTGCGACACGAGGGCGGTCTGGAGTACATTACCATCAGGACTCAACAGCCTGAGTGCATCACCAAGGTTCTGCATGACAGGCGGGAGCTTGGTCATCATGGTGGCGGCAGCGACCAGAATCTTAGCTACGGTTTGGACTTTATCCACTTCGGTAAGGTTCTTCGAGATTGGGTCCATGATGCCTTCCCTGATGAATGCTGCCATGCCAGTGAAGACCCACTTGTACCAGCCCTTCCATCGACCCTGCATCTCGTTAATGATCTGTGTTGCGAGAGCGCTTTGCAGTACGTTGCCATCAGGACTCAACAGCCTGAGAGCGTTGCCAAGTCCTTCCATCATCGTTGGAAGTTTTTCAAGCATCATTGCGGCGGCGACAACGATCTTGGCGACGGTTTTGACCTTCTTAACGTCCGTGAGTTCCTTGGAGATTGGGTCTATGATGCCTTCCCTGATGAATGTTGCCATGCCCGTGAAGACCCACTTGTACCAACCCTTCCAGCGACCCTGCATCTCGTTAATCATTTGAGTTGCAAGGTGGCTTTGTAGTGCGTTACCATCAGGACTCAACAGCCTGAGCGCATCTCCCAAGTTCTCCATCATGTCTGGAAGTTTGTCGAGCATTATAGCCGCTGCCATGATAATCTTGGCGACGGTTTTGACTTTCTTCACATCGGTAAGATTCTTCAAGATCGGGTCCATGATGCCGTCCTTGATGAATGTTGCCATACCCGTGAAGACCCACTTGTACCAACCCTTCCAGCGACCCTGCATTTCGTTAATCATTTGAGTTGCAAGGTGGCTTTGCAGTGCGTTGCCATCAGGACTCAACATCTTCAGAACGTCGCCCAGGTTCTCCATTACTTCTGGAACTTTCTCTAGCGCCAATGCCATCCACATCAAAATCTTGACGGTTTTCTTCAGGTCGCCAGCATCAAGTTTGGAAACAGGGACCACGATGCCATCTTGCACAAACTGAGTGATCTTCTTGAAGGTATCGGAAATCGGCTTGATGGCGGCTTGCAGCTTGTCCGTCATTGGATCAACCTTCTCGACAACCGTGGTCCGCCAGTACCAAGGGCCGGTGGTTTTGCTTACGGTGCCCCCTTCTGTCATGCCCATCATGCCCTGGAGACTATCCACCAGGTCTTGCATGAGTTGGAACGCCTTGTTCATTTGTTCCAGTTTTGTGACGGACTGTTTCAAGCCATTGGCATCCATTGACTGAACTGGCTCGATAATACCTTCCTTCACGAACTTGGTGATGGCGATGAAGGTAGCCTGGATCATCGGGATCGCTTTCTCCAGCGGGTTCACCTTGGGGAAGATGTCGCCAAAGATAGACCTTATACCGGCCAGCGGGTCGATGTTTTGCTGTATCTCCTTTACTGTTTCCATGACATCGGCAACTGTTTTTATGGACTTGCCAACCAATTCAACAGTTTTGATTTGCGATTCGGCTTCTTTCAGGCATGGGAAAGCACGCACAACTGGACCAATCAATCCGTCACGGACGAAGTAAACAATACTGCTCCACATCGCCCCGATGGTCGGGATGACTTCTTCCAACTGCTCGAACTTGGATTTTGTTTCGCCGAATATCCTTCCCCAAAAACCAGGCTTCTCAGCCAGCGGCATCAACTTGTTGATTAGGGCGTCCACCATGTTTGCAATGGCAGTGACGGCATTGCCGACTCCGTTGACAACTGGAAGAATCGTGTTGACTTGTTGCAGGTTCGGGAACGCACTGGTGATTGGTCCAATAAGGCCGTTCTTCAAGAAGTTCACCATGCTGGAGAAGATTTTCTGGAAACTTCCTGTGAGCAAGGCGTCGATCTTCTCCATTTGCGAGCGGGCGTCACCGAACATGCTGGCCCAAATACCACCACGTTCTGTCATTGGCACTAACTTGTTCGCAACTGTGTCAACCATGTTGACGATAGAAAGCACCGTATCGCCAATGCCCTTGGCGATGGCAATGATCGGCTGCACTTTCTTCAGGTGCGGGAATGCACGGCGGATTGGTTCGATGATGCCATTCTTGACGAAATCGACAATCTTCTGGAAGGTTCCCTGGAATCCTGGTATTGCTTTCTCAAGCTGTTCCATCTTGGAGTCGCCAATGCCAATGAAGCTGAAGAAGCCCCTGGCCTGCGTCAAGTCCGAAACCGCTTTCTGGACGCTGTTGACCATCGGCAGAACGGCTTGCATTGCTTGCGCAATCGCCTTGGCAACACCAATGACCGCTGCGATCTTCTTGGTGTTTCGGAAAGCACTCCTGATCGGTTCAATGATTGCGTTCTTGATGAAATCAACAATCTTCTCGAACGACTTCTGGAACTTCGGAATCGCATCTGCCAGATCGTCGAGGCGACTGTTACCCCACCAACCCAGGAACCACGGACGAGTCAACGGCAGGACGGACTTGATGACTGTATCCATGATCTTGGCTGCCGCCTGCATAGCGTCGGCCAGACCCTTGGCGATGGCGAGGGTTTTCTGAATCTGCGCCGTGTTCCTGAAAGTTCTCCTGATCGGCATAATGATGCCATCTCTGATGAAGGTCGTGATTGACTCGAACGACGCCCGGAACTTCGGCACAGCGTCAGCCAAATCTTCAAGCTGAGACGAGCCGAACAAGCCGAACCATTTCGCCTGAGTCATCGGCACGATCTTCTTGATGAGAATGTCCATGATCTTGCTGACTGCCTCAATGATCTCGCCAATACCCTTGATTCCTTCAATCAACGGCTTAATCTTCTTCGGACCACCAGCAGCAGCAACAAGGGCACGGCCCAGGGCAATCAGAATGAGGGTGAACTTCATAGCCGGCTTCGCCAGCGACATGAAGAATTCGGTTGCTTTGTCCAGGTCAGGAATCAGGAACGAGAACCAGGAAAGCATTCCCAGCTTGATGAGGGTACTCATCTGGCTGGTTAGCGACTGGTTGACGGCTGCCGCTGCATCGAAAATGTCCTTCACGCCCTTGGCAATTTCTCGTGCCTTGGCCGGGTCGATAGCTTGCGACATAGCCTTGCCCAACGCCAAAATCGACAAGGTGAACTTGGCAACTGGTTTAGCCAAATCCATGAAGAAGCCTGCGCCGGCATCCATCAAGCTGGTAATCCAACCACCCCTGTTGAGGATGCTAAGGAATCCCATCTTAATCAACGACCACACGGAGGACTGAACATTGTCGGAAATGACACCAGCAGACTCGAAGATCGTTTTGACGCCCTCGGCTGTTTTCTTTGCCTGATCCATCGGCATCGTTTGAGTCATGGCCTTGCCCATTGCCATCAACCCCATCACGAAGTTGCCGATTGGCTTCGCAATCTCGAAGAAGAACGCTGCGCCCTTGTTCAACAAACCTGTAACAAATCCAAACAAATTCAAGAAGGACAGGAAACCCATCTTCAACAGATAACCGCTCATGTCTACCACGGCACCTGCAACATCACCAGCGGCAGTGAAGATTGTCTTCACACCTTCGGCGATCTTCTTGGCTTCTTCTAGGGAGATACTTTCGGTTAGCTCCTTGCCCATGTTGAGGATGGCGAGCGCCATCTTTATCATGGCAGGAGTCAAAACCAGCAATGCCAAAGCGCCAAGACCCATCATGAGGGCGGCATAAAGAATATAGCCAGATGCTACAGCCATGCCGAGCAAGGCCAGGGCACCGGATGCCAACAATACAGCCAAGGCTATCTTGCCGGCTCCTTCAAACAAAGCTGTGACCTTGTTGACAATGTTTTCAACATCCTTCGGCGACAGGTCGATCAGGGAGTTCGCCATGTCGATGATTACCAAGGCCAATTTAATCATCACTGGCGTCAAGATGAGCAAAGCCAAAGCGCCCATCGCTATCGTCCAGGCGTACTTCATGGCGTATTTCGCCAGCAAGCCCAGGCCGTACAATCCGTACATCGCACCAATGATGGCACCGGCAATCAAACCGGCCCCGACTATGACGGCGGCTACAGTCATGCCGGTGTCAAGGGCGTCCTTGGCAGATAGTTTGAAGGCTCCAAGAATCCACTGAGCGAACTTGGTGACGGCGGCTGCCAGTAGCAAAACGAGCGGGGCCAGAATCAACAAGGCGATTGCGCCCTGGGTGATATGCGGAATGAAAGTCGGATCGGAGTACATCCAGTCAACCAGCAAGCCCAGGCCATACAACCCGAACATGGCACCAATGATGGCACCAGCAATTAGACCGGCAGACAGGATGACGGCGGCGACTGTGGCCCCAACTTCCATCGCCGTCCTAGCATCGAGGTTGAAGATTCCCAATATCCACTGAGCCATCTTGATGACAGCAGCACCCAGGAATACAATGGCCGGGGCTAGGATAAGCATCGCCAGGCCAGCCTTCGCCATCGTCCATGCCATCTTGACAGGATTCTGCATCAGTTTCTTCGCACCCGGCAGGGAGTTCATTTCTTCCATGCACTCCAATGCCTTACTTGCGGCCACAATAATAGCAGTAGCAGCGCCAGCAACAGCAGTTACAACCGCCGCCGTTTCAATTACGGTGGTAAGATTCAGGTTGAAAGCCTTCAGGATGGCGGCAGTAGCTCCAACAACGGCAGCACCAAGTAGCACAACGGCTGGTCCGATGATGAGGATGGCAGCGGCGGTTTTAGCCAGGTCTTTCCAACCCTTCTTCGCCTTGCCAACAAAGTCTTGGACTTCTTTGCTTTCCAATGCCTCGATGACACCATAAGCTGCGACGGCGATGGCTGCGCCGGCTCCTGCCAAAGCTGCAACTATGCCCGCAGTCTCCAGCACAGTTTTCATGTCAAGGTTGAAGGCTTTGATGACCTTGTGCGACAGGAAGACAATAGCCGCACCAAGGGCTACAACACCCACGGCCATAATCAAAATGGCGGCGGCTGTCTTAGCCATCTCCGGTCCAGACTTCTTCAGGGATTCCAAGTCCCACCCACCAGAAGGTGCAGTTGGTGGTGGTTCTGCTGGCTCGGCCTTAGCCATTTCCTTCTTCTGGCCCTTGACCAAACCCTCCCGTGCTTTTTCTGTTGCAATCTCACGCTTTTGCAAAGGAATCGCCTTCTTCTGCATGATGATTTCTTTGCGCTGCATGACGAGTTCCTTCGTCTGCATCTTCTTCTCGACAGTCGTGAGCTTGCTGTCGTTGTTGATCTGTTTCAGCTTGGCCTTGACAACCGCTGGGTCTTCCAACCCCTCAATCTTCTTCGCAGGAGCAGTCGCAGCAGCCGTAGCCGTTGCCTGTGCTGTTGCCGCTGGCGTGGTTGTTGTTTTCTTGGCTTCTGGTTGTGCAGCCTGGGTAGCTTGTTCGGTTTTTGGCTGACACACACATTGCTTGATGGCATCGAGAAGTGTTTTGATGTCGGCAAGCGGGGCCAAAGCCGAAGCAATTGCCTTCAAAGAAGGATCAATAGCTTTGACGACTGGTTCCAATGCAGCAACTTTGCCAGCCATTTCCTTCATGGTTGGGTCCAAAGCCTTGATGCTGCCGGCGATTTCTTTCAGGATTGGGCAGGTGTCACAAGTTGTTTTTTCTTTGACCGCCGTGGCCGCAGCGCCAGCAGCAGCTTCCGCCTTCTTGGGCATTGCAGCCGTTGTTTCTGTAGCTTTCGGTAGCGTCTGCGGAGTCGGCAGAGCCGCAGTTGGGGTCGTGACTCCCTTGCGTTCCTTCAGTTTTTCTGTCGCTTTTTGCTCTTGTGTCATGCCCTGGTACTTGTTCATCCCAGCAGCAGCCTCGGCCCGTTTTTCTTCAGGAATGATCTTGCCCTTGGAATCAACAACAGCAGTTTTGATGGTCGGTTCCTTACCCTGGCAAACACAATCCTTGATAGCACTCAACAATTTGACTATTTCTGTGAGCAGTGGACATGGATCGCAAGGAGTTTTGGTTTTTTTCTCTGCTTCAGTTGTTTTTTCTTTTCCTTCCTTCTTCCTCTTATCCACAATATCGAGTGCGGCATCAGGTGTGGTCGGTCCTTTAGGAGCCGGGGTCGTTGGACCGCCTCCGAACAACTTTGACTTGAATAGATCGAATATCTTCATCAGGGACGGCCCGACGAACTGCAACATGGTGCCAAGTTCCCTCTTGAGCATATACAACCCGATCAGGAACAATCCAACCGTTGACACGACAGACATGATGGCAATGGCGATGAAGGCCAACTTGCCCAACATACTATTCATCAGCTTGCTGATGACGTTCTGGCTCATATTCCTGATGTTGTCGTTGATCTCGTTGACTTTCTGTCTGATCTCCGACACCGGATCAAGCTGGGCCTTGGCAGCCGTTGCTGCTTGTTGTTCAGCCTTGGTCAGTTGTGCTTGTAGCTCACGGAACGCAACCGGGTCTTGCAGTGCCTTCTCAATCTGCGACGAGTCGATCTTGAGTTCCTGCTTACCGCCAGCCTTCAAAGACTGGTTGATGTTGGCGAGGGCCGTACCGATGGCTTGACGGGCAACATCAGCGTTGTCCGTAGCGGTGATACCCATTGCGTTCAGGTCATCCTGGAACTGCTTGCGGCGAGTGCCAAACTTGGCGAGAGCCTGGTTCATGTCCTGGGCACCCTTGGCTGCTTCGTCCAGGGCGTTCAAAACCGACAAGCTGGCAGAAGCGGTCATAGCCCGCTTCTGTTCTTCCAAAGCCTTACGCTCCTCGATGGTGACGTTTTGTTGTAGTTTCTTGTTGATGTCGGCGATGCGGTCGCCCAAACCCTTGCCAGCTTCCTTCAGGGTTTCGATGGTTTGACGCATCTCTCCAAGTTCAATGCCAAAAGCAGCCTTCAACTGGAGGTTAAGCCGCTGCTTGGCCTCGTCGCTCAGGTTGTCGATTTCTTCGATGCTATTGACGCCGAACATGCGGAGGTTAGCCTCCAAACCCTTCGCCATGTCCTTGATACCGGCCTTGGACTGGAGGATGGTGCCCATCATCAATTCACGAACACGACCAACCTTGGCGGCGGCGTTAATCAACAAGGCACGAGTCTGGTTGGATGCCTCTCGGATCAAATTGTTGGTACTGGTCATGGCCTTCATGAGCGGGGCCATTGTGTCAGCAGTACCCATCTTCTGAGAAACAGCCTGAATCTCGATGATGTTCTTCGCTGCGGAAGCTGTCAATGTGGCGGCGTTGCGCATCGTCGTCATGAACTGCTCACTGCTCTTGACGGCTTGTGCCAGCTTCTCGCCAGTGATGCCAGTGAACTTGGCAACATCACGAACTCCACGTCCCATTTCGGCAACCTGGCCAGCGTTGAACCTCATCTGCGTGTGCCAGTTGGCGAACTCATCGCTCAAAGTACCGGCCTCGACACCGATCTGGCTTTCGGTGTTGAGTTGAGCCTGGGTGATCTTGTTGACCGTGCCCAAATCCTTGATGCCACGCTTCAAGGTCTTCAGGTAGGCTTTCTGGTACTCGGTACGATTGAAGCCCGTGATGGCGGCAGTTGTGCCGATGTCTTCGTAGGCTCGTTGCAGGGCACGAGTTTCCTTAGTGATTCCGGCTGTCTCGTAGGCGGCAGCACGGGCATCACGGATGAACTTGGTTTCTTCTTTGACAATACCCTTGAACAACGTCTCGCCGACCTTGAAGCCAAAGAAGGCATCCTGCATCTTATCCAGCACGCCAGTTATACTCGTGAGGACTTCCTTCATGAAGGAAAGTTCACGCACCAATGGTTCAAGTCGCATCTCGGCCAGGGCTTTGTGCGCTGGGTGAGCCGAGTAGCTGTCGTCTCGTTTTGTCTTGCCAGCCTTGTAAGCACCGGGGGCTTCCTTCTCGACTTGCTTTTTCACTGTAGACAGGTTCAAGTCGGTTTCAACCTTGAATGTGCCGGGCTTGATACCCTTGGAAACTTTGGCGCTCTTGTCAAGTAGCTGCACGATTTGTTCCAGCTTTGACTGTGTGATGCCGTCCGCCTTGACAACGTGCGAGAACATCTTCCAATCTGCCGTCTGGATCGAACCTTTCTTCAGTCCATGATGCGCCAACTGAGCAAGAGAATGCTCCATCGAGACATCTTCTTTGCTCGGTTTGTCTTTCCCCACACCCTTGGGTTGCTTGCTTTTTGCTTCTTTGGCCTGGTCGATGTTTTTCAGGAGATCAACAGTGTCCTCGACGTGCTTCTTGGCATCATCTGTTTCCTTGTCCCAATCCTTCTTGTACTCCTTCAAAATGTCACGCATTTCTTCAATGACTTTGGGATCGACACTGTTTGGATCGGGCTTGACATCCGGGGTCGGCATCGGCATCTTTACGCCAGCATCTTGCGCAGCCTGTCCAGGAGACGTTGGCGGGCCAACTTTGCCCTGAGCCAACGACTTGATTAACTCACGAAGCTGCTTCAGACTCATTGTTGCGTCTTCAGCAGCACGCCCAAAACTGTCAAGAACTTGTGCCATGTCTACCTAAATTAGTTCGCATTTTCAAACTCCTGGCGCTGGAGGCTGTTGTTGGGTGGGATTTCCACCAACAGGCATCTCGGCAGAAGGAGCCGCAGAAGGGTTAGTCTGCTGACGAAGCTGGTCACGAATGACTTTTCTCATCTGTTCGACTTCGCTTGGATCAGTGGAGCGGGCACAAGCGAGTGCGTTCAGTAAGAAAGGGCTGTTTAGCTTCTGGATGGCGCTGATGCCAGGACGTTTGTATTGGCGAAATGCTGATACTATGTAGTCCTGACCTTTGATGTTCTGATACGAGAACGTCGGCTTCTCCCCGAACTGTTGCAACAACCCTTTGATAATCGGAAACGTCAAGTAGTTCAGATTCAACCCCCTGATGTACGCCGGCCAGATGTCGGTAATCAAAACCATCGGTGTTTGATCGTGACCTGGCTTTGCGTACAGGTAGCCAAACTTCACCAGACTTCCCTTCTGGATGACGGGAGTTGTCGGCCCGGCCAGGGCGTTGTTGTTCTTCAAGCACTGTTCGAGCGTCTGGAAAAGATTCGGGTTCATTGCGTTATCTAGGCTTTACAACTGGCAAAAACGGCGTATCATCGAAGGAGGGAGAAAAATTCCGAACCCTGGGAAGTTCCCACGGTCTTCCTTGCGAAAGGGAGAACGGACCATGAAACTGATTTGTCCGAAGTGCAAGGCAGGCGTAAAGATAGGCGGCGCAAGCCGCTTTCGGGAATTTACCTGCCGGAAGTGCAATCACACCTTCATGGGTTTGGAGGCCGAAGTTGGATTCTGGTCGGTGGTCGGCCTGGAATTCATGATGACCGGGTGCTTGTATTGCTGGACGCCACTGGAACTTCGTTCAGGTGGGGATCGTGGTGGCTACATCGGGCCGCAGCGGTGCTACTCTTGTTGTCGCAAACTGCCCAGGCGACCTGACCGATTTCCTGGGACCGAGTGGGAAACTAACTACGAGATGGTGGCTCGGACCTTGAATGGGTATTCTTGTTCAGTTGCCAAGGGCAACGAACTTCTTCAAAGAATTGAGTCGCTTTCTTCGGAGTTTAGCCCTGTTGAAGTGGGCCAACTGAAGCAGATGGTTCAGCAGGCGGTTCGACGGGGCGGTGGGGGCTGAACGGGGCTGACTAATCTTCAATAGGAAGCCCTAGAAACACGAAAAACCGGGGCTGAGACAGCATTAAGAGGCACAAAAATGCCTTCAGCTAGTCTCAGCCCCGGTCAGCTTTATGGCTTGTTGAAGACCAGGCTGGAGTAATCCGTACCACCTGTTCTCAGGATGATGCCAGTCCCATCCAAGTCGCCAGCTTTCAATTCCTTCTCGGCTGTTGCACTTTTGTCGAAGAATTTCTTCAACTCGTTCAAAACACTCTCGATTACCTTCTTGCCCGCTTGCTCCGATTCCATCTTGTTTTCACTCATGAAATCGTTGAACATTTGTTCAAGATTCAATGAGTACGCCTTGCCGTAAGGTTCAGTTTTTTCTTCTTTCACGACCCGATAGGCAAGGGCTTCGCCTATCTCGTAGATTCTGATGCCGTCAAAACTCAGCCTTGGTGTAGTTGTTTTGACGAAAATGTAGGGGTCTTCGTCTTCAAGATGGGACTTCACCTGCATACCTTGGCTTTTGAGAAGTTTCTCCATGATCTTGAGATGCCTTCTCGATTCCCGTTGTTGGCGGTCAACGAATTCCATGAACATTGTTACTGGCATACTCCTCCTTTTGCGGCCCAGCCGCCGAATCTCAAAGCCTGGCACACTGCCTCGGCTTCTTCCTTCGTTTTGAAATACTTCGGCGGGTAGTCTGACCATGTACTCGTCAAGTAAGGAACGGGGTTGCCTTTGTTGTACAAAACAACCCATCCTTCATGGTACTTCTCCCTGCCGGAACTCAAACAGCCACCAAAACAGCAACACATTAGCACTGCCTCAGTAAAATTTCAGGAGCGCTCGGCACACACCGCTGCAATACCCTCAAGTCAGAAGGGTTGCCGGTGTAGGGGGTTTCTTTCAACACAATACCCTGGAAGCTGGATGCCGCCTCACGCAAAATGTTGAATCGAGAAGTAAGGAACAAGGTGCCGTCAATCCTTTCCAGGAAATCGTGTTCTTCCTTCTCAGGCTTGCCATCCTCATCCTGTCCGCCTGTTTCCTTCATATAGCGAACTTTGATGTCAACATACGGAATGATCTCTCCGTCATCCGTAATCATGGAGTCCGAGTTCTCGGCCTGAATGGTTCTCACTACCAGCTTGCCCGCCGTGTAAGCGGCCTTCAAACTGCCAGCCAAGTCCCAGCCCAGGGTGTAGACAGTTCCGTTCTTGCCAACGACGTTCACAATGAACGCCCTTTGCTTGAACTGCTCGGCGATGGATTCCACAACGATGCGCTTGCGCAGTTCTTCCTTCTCACCCGGCGAACCTTCACCTTCCAATCGCTTCAACTCAGGCTCGGACAGGTAACGCTCCGGGTCGTCTTCACGCAACGCCCATTTGCCGATGTCAACTCGGCCCCAGCGGTCGTTGTACCTGGTGGAGACACGGATCGAGTAGTCTTTCTCGTTGTAGATTACATCTTCGGCGTTGCCGCCCGTGCCGACCTGAACACCACCAATCAAAGCGGCAATGTATTTACGATGCAAATCGCCCTTCATGCCCAGCAACCCTTTCAACTTGATGAACACATTACTAAGTTCTGGCATCTGCTGGAGAACAGTGGTGATATGGTTGACCAGGGTTGTAGATGGGTTGTTCTGATCGAGTTCCTGCTTGATGAGTTTGCGGATTTCCTTGCTGGCCTTGTCAATGTTGGCGTTCTGGCGCAAGAAAACGATCTGCAAATTGTCCTCAACAAACTTCCGTGGATATGGGTCGAGTTCGAGATCACGAACTTGATGGATCATGTCAATCAGTTTGTTGACATCGCCCTTGACGGATTCTTTGAAGTACGAGTCCTTCCACTGCTCAAAGTCCATCTCGTCGCCTTCATCCGGCATGTCAGGAGCCGCAGGATCACCGGAAACATCGGGTTGTTGGCCTGATTTGGATGGATCGTTTGGACCTTGGCCGGCGTCGGGGGTTTTCGCCATCGCTGGATTTGCTACGTTCGGGTCTTGTCCTGGCTGTGGCGGTTGCGCAGCACCAAACCCACCTGGACCGCCGCCCATGTTGCCCATTGGCGGGTTGCCATCTGCGTTGCCGGCAGGATCGCCAGCTTCGAGAAGTTTTCGCTTGAACCAACTATTAGTATTGAACTTCATTTTCCTTACCTTTGGCTGAGGAGGCCACACTGGTTTCATGTCATACCCCTTTCAAATTGATGACATGATATGTTAGTAGCCGTTATTTATTCTTCTTCTTCGCCTTCTTGATATGGTCCAAAATGGCTCGCCGCTCGCCAGTCGTGTCGCCAATCACTACGTTGTTGGTCTGATGGGCGTTTAAGTATGGCTTGTAGGTGTTGGGGTCTTTCATCTTGAGCCGGGTCATCAAGTCAGCAACCTTCACCATCTTGTCGGGGATGTCAGTCCTGATCTTCACGAGGTTGACCAGTGCTTCTTTGCTAGATGTGCTGGGATCGCCGCCGTTGATAACCATTTCGGCAAAGTTGTCAATGTAATCTGTTACTTGTTCGTGTTCCTTACGAAGCATTGTGAGGATTTCGTCGTAGATGCCGGTAAGCTGAGTGTCTGAAATGATCTCAGCTTTTTGAACCATTCCTTGGGGCACAGCAACATTCATGGTGGGCATGAGGCTTTCAATGTCATCGAGATCATCTTCGATAAGTTCGCCTTTGGTGGTTGGTATTTCTTCCAAAGGAGACGATTCTTCAGCCTGGGCGGTTTTAAGTTCATCGTTCATGGTGTAGATATGTAGTCGCTACCTCAGAAGAATGGATGGAAATATGCCCACTCGAAGCACAAGCACGGAAGAAAAAGCCTTGATTGCAGAGCAGTTTTATACCCAGGTGTCTGAATCCATTAAGTTGGTGTTCGATCTTACGTCAAGGATAGATGAACGGGTCAAGATGCTAGTAGAAAGACAGAATGCTCTCGACGAGCGATTGGATAAATTCATGGAACTACAACACTCCGTAACCCAACGACTTACCATCCTCGAAACGAAAGATGTCACAGGCGAAACCAAGAAAGAACTTGATCTCCTCCAAAACAAGGTAGAAGAATTGAAAGGTAAGTTGCAAGTGATGGAATTGAAGCTGGAAGGAATCCAACTCAAGACATCTCACCACGACACACGCATGAATCAAATCTTCGATTGGGTCTTGAAGGTCTTGTTCATGATTTTGGGCGGCTATCTACTCTACAAGTTTGGCTGGCAAGCGCCGCCAACACCATGACATTTTCCCAGGTCGTTCGGGAAAAAAGTCTGGCAAAGAGTAAATAACATAGACGCTGTTATCTCGATTGGGAAGGATACATGAAAACCCTATTTGGTAAGTATTTCACATTGCGTGAAGAGGCGGAAGGCGGAAGCAGCAGCAGTGGCGGCAGCGAAGGCCCGAAGCGTCCTCAGATCACGTCCAAGATCAAACTTCAGAAGACTGAAGGTTCCAAGGAGTTCGCTCCGTTCACTGTGAACAGAACGACTCACCCGAACCTACGACTTCTCATCAAAGCCTTCACCGACAGCGATAAAGTCGGCGTTGGCTATACGACTATTGAGAAGACCAAGGGTGAAGTAGAACCACAGTTGAAGAAGAAGAACCTGTGGCTAACAGGTGGTGCTGTTCGTGACCACCTGAAGGGAAAGACCCCCAGGAACTACGACCTGGTGACGGATGCCACCCCTTCTGAAATGCGCATGATCCTCGTTCAACCCGATGCAGGCTTCACCGAAACAAAACCACGGTGCGGCGAATATGCCTCGGATGAACGCTACGCCAAACTCCCCGCCCCAGGTACAAAGAACAAGATTTTCTACGCTTCTCGTTGGGACAAAGCCGGTAAGGAAATAGAAATGACTGCCGAGATCAACGGCGAAAAGTTCGACTTGGCCACCCTCAGCAAACACCCAAAAAGCCGACGAGTACAAGCAGAAAAAGGCGAAGCGGCATCCACGATTGAAGATGATTCGCAGAACCGTGACTTCACGATGAACGCTATGTACATTCCGTTGACCACGGCAGACGGCGACAACTCGGAACTGACGGACCCTCACGGCGGCGCTCACCACTTGAAGAACGGCGAGGTCGTGGCTGTTGGTGATTTCAACAAGCGTCTAGGCGAAGACCCGGCAACGGCCCTGCGCTATATGAAGCAACTAAATCGTTACGGCAACCCCGATAAGATTCCTGACAAATACAAACAAGCCCTTGAACGACATCGTGATCTTCAGGATGTGCCGAAGGACCACGTTCGCAAGGAGTTCCTGGATGGGTTGGAACACCCGGACAGTGACCCACGCAAGTACATGAAGTCTTTCAAGCAGACTGGACTTCTCAGCGCCGTTTTTCCAGGCGTTGATTTTGACGAAGAAGATATGCCAGAAGATTTTCGTGGCGACCGTTGGCTCGCCCCGGCCTGGGTACTGCGCAATAACGAGCCTGAAGATGTAAAAAACATGCTCATTGGTGGTGGCTGGAGCAAGCAAGAAGCCAGCGATATTGCTTACCTGGTGAAACTCTACAGTTGGGGCGCAAAGAACAAATATGACCCTGACCAGTTCTACGACATGAAGAACACCCACACGGGCTTGACCAAAAGCAAGATTCGTGAGTGGCTGCAAATGGCGAAGCAAGTCGGCCCGGAGACGGATGCCTTCTTGAGTCACGATGACAAAGATTTGTCTCCGTACACCCAGGGCGAAGATGGCAAGAAGTCTGTCAACCCTGCATACACCAAGCATTTGGGTCGGGCACCGCACGGCCATGAGTTCGATCATGTCAAACGCCATCTTTCTACCAACCGCTGGAAGGATAATGTCGGCAAGCTGAAGGGAAGCAAACACAGCGGCCCGGATGAAGAAGATACGAAGAAGCCAGCTTTCGGCAGGAACGAGAAGCGACCAGGCTTCGGGGGCGATGACGATCACGAAGAAAACAAGCACCACTTCGGCGGCGATAAACCGAAGCACGGATTCGATAAACCGAAGCACCACGGATTTGGCGATGACAAGGGAGATGACGATGGCGGCGATGAAGAATAAACTTCCAACATTCAACGAGTGGTTGGAAGTTAGGGATGTTGAATTGGTAGAGGCGTTGAAGGACAACAAGTTTCTACAAACAATGGGCCTCCTTGGTGGACTTGCCGCAAGCGCCTGGGGTGCGAACAAACTGATGAATCGTCCTGCTTCTCCTGCCGCCGACCGGCCCGCTATGGTCGCCTCAGCCGATCCAGCCACGACTCACACGCCATATGGGACATCTCCTCGTGTGCCAGTCGGAGAGATGCCCAAAAGCGATGTCGCCGACGCACCAGCCGAACCTGTCAAGGAAAAAATAGGTAAAACCATCATGATGAAGGGTGGCCGTAGTGGTTATGCTACCGTCAAAGCCACACTAGAACGCCCACTGGCCAACACATGGGTTTTCCACGTCCACGGTCATATCGAGCCGAACTCGGCCATCAAACAGGCTAGGGCTATCGCCATGAACGAAATGAGCGCCCGCCGACCCGATGGTTTCCAGGTCCAGATCACCCCGACCGACGAAGGCATGGACATCACGGTTCGATACGCCGGCAAGTAACCTTTACAATCCCAAGAATCTTGGTACAATTTCCGAACCTGGAACCATAAAACGGGGTCTTCCTCTCGTAGTCGTGGTTGCGGGAGGATTATGAGCAAAGAACAAACCTTATCGAAGTGGCTGCCTGGGGCTGAAGCTCCACGGAACGTCCGAAAGCGTTCCCGTGCCTCCATTTACGACTTCGACGGCACGCTGTTCCGCTCCCCGGATCGGCCCGAAGGAGAAGTTCTGTACTTGGAGAAAACGGGGAACTTGTGGCCGTTTTCTGGTTGGTGGGGCCGGATCGAAACGCTCCAGCCGCCGCTCGTGCCGGACCCGATCCCGGAGGAAATGTGGATTTCTGAAACGCTGGCTGCTTACAAGGCTGACCGGGCGAGGGAAGACACCAACTGCTACTTGATGACGGGTCGTCCGGCCAAGATTCGGCATCGAGTGAAGGAAATCCTGGCGGTGAAGGAACTGATCTTCGACGAGTATTACTTCCGTGGCATGAAGGGATACCCGCAGCACGGAGATACTTTCGAGATCAAGATCGAACTCATCGAGCGGGAGATCGTTCACTCAGACCTGGAAGTTCTGGAAATTTGGGAGGACCGCCCGGAACACACCAGCCGGTTCTGCATGATGGCAAAGCGCTGGAAGGGCCGGTATGGGAATCACTTGAAGAAGGTGATCGTCCACGACGTACTCTTCCAGAAGCACAACGAATTTTAGAATTGAGGTTTACAAACCTCGATTTCCGTGGTAGCATCTCATTTCGGTTGCAGTCGAGCGTCATTTGACGCTCGACTGTTTTTGACGCTCGACTGTCTGGATACCAACCTCGGAGCCAAAAATGGGAATGTATCTCGCCGATTTCACAAACCCTGAGAAATTCAAGAACCGCAAGCGGGAATTGCCGAAGAAGTTCCTGCCGATGCCCGACTTCAAATCCATGAAGCGAGGTAACTACAGCAACTCGGTTGTTGCTCTTCTGACGGTCGAGGTCGTGGTTCACATGCTGCTTCAGCAGCTTTGCGGCGGCTACGGTCGCAATCGTGGTGGTCAGCCCATCGACATGGGGCAAATTCTTCGCTGGTTCGAGAAAGGGTTGTGCATCGAAGCCCTTGGGGAATTCCCAATCGGCGAGTCCGAAAACACGGACGCCATGACCCTGGCCTCGCACCACCATCGCTGCTGTTTCCTCCTCTATCTTTACTGGATGGCCTCGGACGAAATGTGGAACTCGGTCAAGAAAGAGATCGTTTCTTGCCGGGTTTTTGACGCCGACAAGATCACGGAACTGTATTGCAACCTCGAAAACTGTCGTCCCCAAAGCAAGGACGGGTTCCTGAAGAACCCGGACATGGTTTTGGGACATATCATCTCTTGCGACCCGTATGACCCAAAACTCAATGGGCGGCTCGCCAACATGATTAGCGCCCCTGCCCGCAACCTGATCGGCGGCAAGAGTGGCTTTCTGCAACCGCTCGCCGCACTTGTGTACGCCCGAACAGAGAAGGTCATCAAGTCTGGCAAGATGGCGGGCCGAGATTTGCAGAAGTCCCACTACACGATCTACAACTGTCGCCGCTACGCCGGGAAATTGGCGAAGTTGCCTTACAAGAATCACGAAGAAGAAGCGGAATCGCTGTTCAAGGTCAGCGACGAGACTCTCCAGGAGATTGCTCTCGCCATCGAGGATTACCTGGTTTTCCACTCTGAACTCAGGAATCAGATCGCCCAGCAAGCCGCAGCCCAGGTGAACGTCAAAGTTCTGCGCAAGATCATGAAGCAGACGGGGTTTTTCACCTTCTACATCTATGATCGAGTGGTTTTTGGCAAGCTGCCACCTGCAAAACAGTGCGCCGAGCGTCTGGCCCACTTCTGCGGCAGCACACGCCTCGGCGCAACGATCAACTCTCTTTGGAACAACGACGGTGATACCGTCGATGAGCGGGCGGCTTTCATCTACGAGAGTCTTCGGAAACGGATTTCCAGGAAAGGGGAGTAATGGCATTTAGAATCTTGTTCCTCGACGACAACAAGTATCGGCATCAGAAGATGAAGCCGATCCTGTTGCATGACGAGGCGTACACCGTGGCGGAAGCCTTCGATCTTCTTCTCAAGAAGAAGTACGATGTGGTGTTTCTCGATCATGACCTGGGCGGCGAAGAAATGGTAAATTCCGACCGTGGCGACACGGGTATGGAAGTTGCCAAACTAATCGCCGATAACGAGATCATCGTTGACCTTGTTGTGGTCCATAGCTGTAACCCAGCCGGGGCCAGCAACATGGTTTCGTATCTCAAACAGGGCGGCGTCAACGTGATTCAGGTGCCATTTACCCAACTTCCCGCCCGCATCGACAGTATTTTGGAAGAAATCCGTCGATGAAATGTTGGTTTCTGACGCAGTATATAAACCCACGAGGATTTCCTCGTGGGTTTTTTGTTTGCCTGGAGGGGATATGGCATATGAATCCTACAAGAAGTTGGTTCTCGTGTTGAAGAGAAAATGCTCGCCTGCCTATCCGATCAAGGTGCGGCGAGTAAAAATGACGTGTCACAGGGACGGCGACTGTTCGTTGAATGAGAATAAGTTTTGTATTCGCATCAACAGAGAGCTACCTGAAACATCGGCCATTGAAACACTTCTCCACGAGTGGGCGCACGCAAGGGCATGGAGTCACTTGCATGATGCCTTGACCTGTGACGAATTTGAAGAACGGTCGCATGACGCATCATGGGGTGTAGCGTACAGCGAAGTGTACCGCATCTATGAACAATGCTTCCTGCCAATCGTCACGGATAAAAAATGTTCCAAGTATCGACCGAAGTAACTCCTATAGGTTCATGGATTACTTCGTCAACATTGAACACACGCCCTACTACCAGTGGCAGATTGAGTTGCTGATCGAAAGTTTCAAGCAACACAAGCTAGAGGAAAATCTAGCCGTAGGGCTGTCGTTCACATCACTGGCTCCCAAAATTGAATTCTGCCGCAATCTGTTCTCGCACCCACGCACCCTTGGTAGCAACAACATGGGAGAAGTGCGTGGCTATGACCGCCTCGCTGGGTTGTACTCAATAGCCAATCTACTGCGAGGAGAAGCTGTCAAACAACCTTTCGTAATGTTGGAACCGGATTCCGTTCTCAACAGGCCCGTCACTATCCCCAGGAAAGATGTACCACACATTGTCTTCCAGGTCGATCCTTTCTTCACGAAGGAACTTGCTGAGGAAAATATCCCTAGCCTTGGCAAGCATCTATCAGGGGATTGGGTGGCTCTCGGCAACACCGTGTATTTCGACCACCTGCCCGTCGAGTTTTTTGACCGAACCATCTATCTCACTGAGATGCTGGCATACGAGCAAGTCATGGCTGGCAAGGAAATCTGGCGACACACCGATAGGGTGGCGCTGTCGATTGGTATATCCGAACTGGTAGGACGTGCGGCCCTGGAAGGACAATACACGTTCGATATGTCTCTCTCCGACCATCAAGTGAACAACAATTTCATCAACTATGGTGGTCGTGGCGCTTTCCCCTACTTCTCGAAGTCTTTGTTTGCGTATTCGCCGCCGACAATGTTATCGCTGGGAGGCGACCCACTCGATGCCCTTGCTAAGTTGCCGACCCAACTTGGAACCACTTCTGCTCAATATGTTGCTGGTTTAGCAAAAATATGTCTCGACGCCCGTAAAGAAGCTGCCTAGAATGGAGAATCCCACTGAGGAGGGAATATGAAGATTCTTGTTTCTGTTGGTTTGTTCTCGTTGACCGGGTTCTTGTTGTTTGCAGGGTTTTGGTTAGCCCTGAATAACAAGGATATTTGGGGGTATTTTTTGGGAGCCGGCGTGTTTTCCTTCTTGATCTCAGCCGCCGTTAGTTCGGGTTTGGCTGCTTTGGATGCGAAGCAAGAAGAAGAACAAGAAACATGCGAGATGGGCGACTAAATACCCTCATCATAGGAGGGGCCGATGTCGAGTTATATCGCCGCCTTGTACTCCAACGGAAGGGTAGTTACAGGCTGCAACCACGGAGATGCGTTCTCGAAACTTTCTTGTGCTGAACAAGATGGTGCAATCGAAAGCGGATTCTTCGACCCGGAAACGGGTAGGTTTTTCACGGAAGAATACGACTTCTATCTCAAGCAGATTTTTCTGATCCGACACGGGGAGGCAACAGGGCAAAGGCTGCCGGCAAACCTCACACCTGTTGGAGTGCGCCAGGTATATAGGACCGCCGAGTTCCTGGCCCACGAGTTTGATCTGGCGGATTTTGAAGCCTTCACCAGCCCTTACGTCCGATGCCGGCACTCAGCCAGGATCATTGAGGAAGTAACAGGGCTGAAGTTTTCTGTAGACCCGCACCTGGGTCGCATGGGCAAAGAAACGCCGAAGGAGTTTCTTCAGCGTGTCCATGAAGTGCTGGCCCGCTCACCAGCCAAAGCTGTTTTCATTTCCCATTCTGATTTCATTTTGAATTTCACAGAACAAGCCATCGGACATCGAGTCACGGACTGTGACTGTATGCCAGGTGGCGGCATCACGCTTATTGATGCGAGACGACTTGTCTACTGCGGCAAGGTATGTTATTGTGAAGAATCGAAGTCGAATGTGTTGTAACCGTGGAATGACCGATTGATGGTCGGGTTATACGGTGCAACTACTCTCGGCGTAGGGCGGTCTAGCGTCTGTGGCCTCTCCTGCTGGGGATGCTGCCGCTTCCAAAGTTCGTACAAGCCGTCGTGCCCGTGGTAGTTCTGATTGCGATAGAACTGGCCCGGTTCTACCATCTTCTCCTGGTCCTCGTTCCATTTGGAGAAGTAGCCCCACACATAGTTGGCCGGCAAGTGCCAGCCATCCCCCAGGGGCAACAACTCGCCAATCACACCTGTTACACCCTTCTGCTCAAGCTGCGGTCGTCGGAACCATCGTTTCGGGATGGGCATGATAACTATCGCTTCCTTGGTGGTTCGGGACATGAAGTCAATGTCCTGAGCCGTCACAACCATATCCTTCGATATGTGCCGTAGTCCATCTGCCCCATTAAGGTATTGATGGGCAGTCTCGATGTCTGCTGGCTGGACGATCAAGTAGTGACCTTTCTCCAGCCGAGCAAGTTCAGCAAGCCCGTTCTCACGAGGCGTGTAGTGGGCCAAACTCTCAAAGTATTGTCGGAAGCCGTCTAACATGAAGGTATATAGTTGTCATGAAGAAAACTAGGGTAAGCTACGAGCATGGTATTCTCACTGTCCAATATCGGACCCACACCAAAATATGCGAAGATATTCGCTCGGCTCGTATTGAACTGAAGCGTATAATCAACTATCGTGACAAATGTGGAACGGAGAAAAGTTTCTTCTACTACACGGCCTTGGCCGATATGGTCCGTGACTGTATCGACCGAATGATTGTCGAACAAGAAATAATCGGAGCATCCCATGCGGCGCACGCTTACTGTTGATCCTCGCATTCGTGGTAAGATCGAAGAACTCCTGCCACAACCCGTCATCGTTCGTGTCACCAAGTTCGATCAAGATGGGGCCAAAGCCTTCACCGAAGAAATGGAGAAGGCCCACCAGACCCATCAACCCGTCATTCCCGTCGTCATCGACTCCTACGGCGGACAGGTCTACTCCCTTCTCGACATGATCGCCCAAATCCAGTCGGCCAGCCTTCCTGTTGTTACTGTACTTGAAGGAAAGGGTATGTCCTGCGGGGCCATGTTGTTCGCAATGGGCCAACAACGCTACATGGCTAAACACGCCACCCTGATGCTTCATGATGTTTCCAGCGCCTCCTGGGGAAAGGTCGAAGAAGTTAAAGCCGACACCAAGGAGACGGAAAGATTGCATAAATTGATCTTCTCCATCATCTCGAAGAATGTTGGCAAACCCGACAACTATTTCACCGAGATCATCCATGACAAGGGCCACGCCGAGTGGTATCTGACGGCGAAGGAGGCGAAAAAACATAACCTTTGCACCCACATCGGCATCCCTGAACTCAAGTACGACGTTGGCGTGACATACACGTTCGAGTAATCCCCGTTGATCCTTTACAAACAGCCGGAAACGGGGTATCATCTCCAAGGCTGTTTGTAAAGGATCAATCAATGCACACCGCAGATCAACTCTACCAAGACCGCCTCCGCAGGCGGGAAATCCTGTCACAACTCTCGACCGGCATCATGCACGGCGATCTGGACCCCTACGGCCAGAAGTTCGAGGGCATCACGCCCATCGACACCATTCGCCGGCAATTCGAGACGCACAAGGACAACAAGGAAGTCACATTCAAGGCTGCTGGCCGGGTCATGTCCAAGAATGACTTCGGCAAGCTGGTATTTTTCCATCTCCGGGACTCCACGGAAACCATTCAGATTTGGGCTTCCAAGGGCGACCTGTGGGACGGCGTAAGTTCTTGCAGCATCAATGGCACCGATTACCCGATGCCCTGGTACATCGTCCAGAATCTCTTGCCGGGCGACATCGTTGGCGTTCAAGGCTACCTCACGGCCACCAGGACCGGCGAGATCAGCCTTCGCATTAACGAGATCACCATGCTTTGCAAAAGCCTGGCTACGCCTCCCGACAAGTTCCACGGAATTACCGATCCTGAAGTCTTTTCCCGCAACCGACACCTGGAACTGATCTACCGGGAAGGGGCGGTGAAAACTCTCCAGAAGCGGAGCGAGATGGTCTGGAAGATCAGGCAGTGTCTCAACAAGCACGGCTTCACGGAAGTAGAAACCCCAATCCTACAACCCATTGCAGGTGGGGCCGCTGCTCGTCCGTTCCAAACCCATCACAACGCCTACAACGCCAACTTGTACCTTCGCATTGCCCCGGAGTTGTACCTGAAGAAGTTGCTCGTTGGCGGTATGGAGAAGATTTACGAGATCGGCAAGAACTTCAGGAACGAGGGCGTGGATCGGACCCACAATCCTGAGTTTACGATGCTCGAATTGTACGAAGCCTACGGTGATGTCGAGTCGATGGCCTACATCACTCGCCAGATCGCCGGCGCTCTCGGCCTAAACAACATCGCCAATGCCAGGACGACGACCTACGGCGATCTTTTTCAGGAGTATTGCAACATCACCTTGTTGGAACACGTCCTTGCCCCGGAATGGCAGTACGATCCAAACAGCCCTAGTTTGATGCAGGGCGACCCAAGGTACGTCATTCAGTGGCACCACGACCTGGACGCAGAACTGGCGCACAAGTCCGGTCTGCCCCTGTTGACGCCGCTGGTTGATCGTCTGGAGGCTGTGTTCGACAAGATCATCCAGCCGCAGTTGACCGAGCCAACCTTCGTGTTCGGCTACCCATCCGTCCTTTGTCCACTGGCGAAGCCTCGTGACGACGAACAGTGGCAGGGCTGGATTTGTGACCGCTGGGAGTTGTTCGTCAACGGTATGGAGATCGCCAACGCTTACACTGAACTCAACAACCCCGACGTGCAACAGGCCAACTTCGAGAAGCAGTTGGGCCTCCAGCCGGGACAACACGATCCAAGGATCGACTACGACTTCCTTGACGCCTTGATTGTCGGGATGCCGCCCGCAGGAGGGTTGGGCATTGGCATCGACCGCCTCGCCATGCTCTACGCCGAGACGGACGCCATCAGGGATGTCATCACCTTCCCTCATCAGAGGCCAAAGTGAGAAAGTTACTTCCCATCATCTTGTTCGCCCTGGTTGGCTGCTCCAGCAACAAGCCCGTGACGAAGGGTATCACTGACCTGAAGGAAATCGAGGGTCGGTGGTATATCCTTCAGATCGTCGGGCCTGATGGCAAGGGTTACGAGTGCAACGATGTCTATATCGACATCAAAGATGGTGTTGCCACTCAGTTCGTGGCCGGCAAGGATCAGCAGGGCCAAACACAACAGCTTCGCCTGGAGTTCAATGCCGACAAATCGGCAGTCAAACTGTACACCAAAACCGATGCTAATGAAAAATTGGCAGGTGAGGTTATCATTACCGTCACTACAGCCGATCCTGTTCAGATGCTATGGGCTGATCGCAACAACTCATCGCAGGAAACGCTGATGGAGAAGGTGGACCCACAATGAGCGACGAAATCATTCCCATCATCGCCGGGATGCCTTTCGGGGCACCCAACTGGACAACCCAAGATGGGTTCAAACTCGTCCACTGTCCAGTCTGCAAAAACAGCATGTGGCTCGGCCCGAAACAACTTGAGAAAATCAAGTTGCAAGAAGCTGGGGTCGCTTGCATGAAGTGTATCATCATACTTTCCGACAAGGAAACTCTCGACAACATGAAGATGCACCACCTTACCGATGAAGGTGTCAGTGAGCCAAAATCCATTCGAGAAATTTTCGAGGGTAAATGATGGATGACCGGGAGAGGCTATTCGGGTATTATGCCTCGTGTGTAGATCACTACCTCACTGTTGGCATGAGCGACCGTCAAGGCTATCCGTTGTACGAGAAAACTCGCAGACTCTCGGATGAAGAACATCAATTCATGCGAGCCGTTGAGGAGTGTGCCGACATCCCGGAACAAGGGGCTGATGACTTTCGCCGGATGGTTTTCGCTTTCTTCGGCCATCTCAACTACAATGGGAAGAAGATAACCTGGGATTGCAATCCCACGCTGGCTCATGCTATTCAGTTATATTTGAAACAGGGCCAGCCTATCCCGAAATGGGAGGGAATCACAGGCAAATACAGAAGCATCGACGATGACTGGCAAGCAGAAGAAACTGGATGAGGAAGCGAACAAAGTGTTCGCCTTGTTCCTGGAGGCCATCCTAGCCTACCATCAGGGCACACAGTATTCCACCGGGGACTCCATCATAATGTTCCAGGTGGAATGTATGATTGATGAACTGGTAGGGGCTAACCCTATCCAAATCGACAACTTCAGGAAGAAACTTGCTGAGTTCTACTTCGAGGTTGAAAGGCAAACAGGTGTGGGGTACGGACGTGGGACCGCCCGCTGGGATAGCCACCCCCAAATACGGGACGCTATTTTGAAACACATGAAGATGAACCTTGATGATTATCTGGTTGCTATGGGCCTGAAGCATCATCGTTCCATTGACGATCCCTGGGAGCCAAAATGAAAGGCAAATGGATACTCATCATTCTGGTGGTGCTTTTTCTGGTCAGTACCCTGAACCCGTACACCTACTGGAGCCTCATTCATTTGTCTCGCACGGTCGTTGTGCTGCTGATCGGGGTCGCCATTGGCTATTTTCTCGCAAAGGTCGGTGACTGATGAAGAAATGGACAGAACACGGACTGACGCTCAATTGTACGAAGTTCCCCATTGATGCTTCGTTTGCCCCCTACGGCTGCCCAACACACAACACCATTCCCACAAAAGCCAGGGTCAAGTTCGGTATTGATCCGACCTTCCCCCGCTTGCACCTGGGACATCTTGTACCGCTCCGAGTCGTCAAGAAATTTCAGGACAATGGCCACGATGTCACCATTGTCATCGGCACCTTCACGGCGCAAATGGGCGACCCTTCTGGCCGGGATACCACACGGCCTATTCTTACCGAAGAAGAAGTCCTGAATAACGCCAGCCATATCACGGTCATGGTCCGGCGTATTTTGGGACATGACATCCCGATCTTCAACAACGGGGAGGCATCTTTCAATCAAATGAAAGTGCCGGATATGATGCTTCTGGCGAGCAAGTTCACCGTCCAGCAAATGCTGGCTCGTGCTTCTTTCCAGACCAGGATGCAAAACAACAACCCGCTCGGCCTCCACGAACTTCTGGTGCCCATTCTCCAGGGCTGGGATTCAGTCGCCCTGAAAACAGAAATTGAGATCGGCGGTCAAGATCAACTCTTCAACTTCCAGATCGCCCGGTTCCTTCAGGAACAATGGGGCCAGAAGCCGCAGTTGTCCGTGCTGACGCCGATCATCAACGGCACGGATGGCAGGAAGATGAGTAAATCTTACAACAACTGCATCTGGCTGGACGACGATCCGGTGGATGTTTTCGGCAAGGTGATGAGTATTTCCGACGACGTAATGAGGGAGTGGATTCCCTTGTTGTCCTCGGAGCCGAACGAGGCCGCTGTGCTTGGTCCGATGGAAGAAAAAATGCAACTGGCCTGGGATATTACAAAGCAGCTATACGGCCAAGCAGAAGCCAATGCCGCCTGGGAGCATTTCACCAAGACCATTGTGCAGAAGGAAGTCCCGAAAGATATTCCCTTTGTGCAAGTGGATACACTTATGCAGGCGATTATCGCCATTCGCAAATGCAGTAAAACAGAAGCCAAGCGTTTGCTGGCGCAGGGCGGCGTGAGTGTTGATGGACAGAAAGTAGACCAAGATGGTTCTGTATGTCCGGGCCAAGTGGTCAAAGTTGGTCCCCGGAATTTTGGCAGGGTGATCTTGCGGACCCCGCCAGTGTCCGATATACTTTGATCCAGAGAGAAGTCCCAGGGCCATAAGGGGGCTGGCCTTGGGCCGGAAGAAGCCGAGTGGTTTACACTCGGCTTTTTTCGTGGTATCATCCCTGAATGCCTACGGTAGCAGATTTTTTTATTGAGCGATTGGCGGCAATGAACAACAAACTGTTCAACACGAAGACGAAACACGTTAGGGCAGGGCACTTTCGCAAGCCACGCAGCGGAGGGCACCAGGCCGCACAGCCTGTCTACATCCCGACCACCGTGGTCAACGGTACTGCCCAGGATAAGAAAGCCCTGGAGGAACAGGCCAAAAAAGCTGCTTTGCACGCCAAGCGATCTGCTGCTGCCAAGAAAGCCTGGGAGACAATCCGCAAGAAGAAGGCTGAAGCCGCCAAGAAGAAAGGAAAAAACAAAACCCAATACCGATCCATTGACGATGAAGGAGACTACGGTGAGCAGGGGTAAACGAGGCCATCGTAGGCGTAAGAATCGCCCCCGGACCCGTTCGAGAAAGGGATCGACATATGGCAACACGCAAGGAACAAACCAACAAAGCGTTCGACCGGCACCACAAGCAGAAGAAGGAACGCCTGATGCTGCAAAAACGGTGCAATAAGGACAACCTGAAATACGAGCGCAAGCCTGACTTCACCTACGCCGATCTGAAGGCATACCTGGACAAAATGACGCCCGAACAACTGGCCCAACAGGTTCAAATCCTGAGTCCAGGCGGCAGCATCAGCGATTCTATCATGCTGGAACCTGCCTTCGCCATTGGCTCCGTGCAGGAGATGTGTAGCGACGACAAGGGCGAGAATGTCCAGTCCACTCACTCGGCGCTCGATTTCCAACACCACCCGGAACAAATCATCTTGCTTTCCGACTACTGCCCGTTCGGGGAAGATGGTGATTCCTACTACACGATGGATGAGGACGAGAACGGCGAAACCGTCATGATCGGTAACAAGTCGGGCAAGGCGAAACCGATCATCAAGCGAGGCCGCTGTGAACCGACCACCCTGGAAAGCCGCAGCCCGGCGATGGACAAACGCCAGCCCGAACTCACGGATGAAGATTTGCAAGCTGCCCAGGCACAGTTCTGCAAACTCAGTCGGGAGAGGAAGCTGGACCTTCAGGAGTTGAACGCCCTCGATTTCGTCCAGTCCGAACTCTACCGGCGCATCTATCACCTGTCCACGAAGGAAGAAATGGCGGCGGCTCGTCCCAAGGAGGAGGAAGAAATCGAGAAATGGGAAAATGAGGAAGTGGGGGATGACGAGCAATGAACGGGTTCAATTGGGACAGCATGGGTCCGACACTGGTAATTGGTATCCTGGAGTACAGGGTGACTGGTTCCATCATGGATGCCATCCCACGAGACGTTCTTGACGGCATGGTTGCGACAGCGGAGCAAGCCCGCATCAACCGGGGCGTGGACATTTCTGTTGAAAAAATGTACATGATCCGGTTGATGTATCCGCCCTCCGACCGCAAGATTTCTGTTGTTTTCATCGAGGACATGGAAGGGATCAGGCGAAACTTCATCGCCTACTTCGATGAAATCGAAGGCATTCTCAGGCCGGGCTACGAAAGCGGCGACATCAAGAAGTTCGCCGGCAGCCCGTTCGACTCAAGGCCGCAAACCGTCAAGGATCGAAAAGATGTTCGACCTGATGGAACTCGCTGACGCCGAACCCAAAGGGCTGGAAACCCTTCGTGTCTGGAAGCTGGCGATTGAAGCGTTGAGCAATCAACCCAAGTTTGCTCGTGAGGCTTCCCAACTCGATGCCTTGTTCAACGCCCTGGAAGCTGAAGAAAGCGTTCGAGAAGAACTTTCCGAACCTAAGATGGACATCTGCGGTCTATACTACCAAGGAGGATCGTAGAAATGTACACCGCTGTTGTTTTGACGCTGGAATCCCAGGCCAAACTGCTCGTCGCCTTCAAGAAGGACTTGCCGGAAGGCTGGGAAGTTATCGCCCACCACATGACTTGCAACATGGGTTCGGCCCCCGAAACTGTTCAGCCGTTCCTCGGCCAGACCGTGGACGTGATCGTTAAGTCCTTGGCCATCAATCCTTTAGTGCTGGCGGCGGGAGTCGAATGTGTAGTTCCTTCAACCAACGCTCGCAAGCATGTCACGCTGGCCGTGAATCGGATGAAGGGTGGCAAGCCGGTCATGAGTAACAACTTGGAGGAATGGGTTCCGGTGGAGGAACTGGTTCTCCAGGGCGAAGTGATGGAGGTTTCTTAGTCAGGAGGGTACATACCGACAGGAACATTACCATGAGTAACGACGACAAACGATTTTACAGGGAGTTGAAGCGTCACGTCAAGAAGACGGGTAACAAGAAAGCCCGCCTGTTCTTCAAAAAAGCACTTGACGACCACCCGGAAGAAGCACAATGGGACGAGTACGACTACGGACACGATCAGTCATCTGCCCTCAATGGGCGGGATGGCAAGAACCGGAAGCGCCGGAAGCGGGGCCACAATGAGGGTGCCGCACACGGGGACGAACCGGGGGAAGAAGGTCCGTATCATCCTTCGGAACGGGACGAAGCTGGAGGGGAAGTTCATGGACCGGACGAGTCGCTGGGTTGAACTCGACACAGGCCGGGTCATGAAGAAGGATATTCGTGCATTCATCATCCTGAAAGGAAACGACCACAATGGGGGAACTGGCCCATCTAACGGAGTCGCATGACAACACTTACGCTGGCTTCGGAAAGAACGTGGTGAGACTTTCCAATGCCTATGGCTCAACAGTTTGCATCATCGGAGAACACGATCAGGTGTGGTTCCCACGAGCCATCACCTTTGACGAGCTACAAGCCGTCGCCCATATTCTCGACAAGAAGAAGATGCGGAAAGCCCTGGACCATCACAACTTCGAGAAGGCCCAACACTACGCAGACCGCAAGTTCGACCCTCCCGCCCCGCCGCCTCCACCTGCCGTCAAAGTCGTCGAACCCCCGCCCCCGAAACTTCCCAAGCGTGACAAGTCCGCCGACGAGGAAGAAGAACGGCGGCTTGACGAATTGATTGCCCAACAGCGCAAAACCATGCCTGGAAAAAGCGCAGAAGAAGATGACTAGATACGTTCATGAAGAACGTATGGCTCAAACGACGTGGACGCAGACGGGTTGTTGATGAACTCAATCGTTGTCTGAAACGATTTGTTGGTTATTCTATCGACCCGATGGAACAACTTGTAGCGGAAATGAGAAAGGAAGTTTTACGCTACTTCAAAGCGCATTCAGACGATCTGAAGCTGTTTGTAGAACATGGCTCGCTCGACTACCGCTTCAACATCTCCCATAACAAGGGAAAGGTTGTGGCAGTCGAGTTCGAGCCATTGTCTTAGTTGTTCCTACATGCCCCACGGTATTAAATTCACCCTGGTCAGAAAATCTTCCAGGGAGGGCTAAATATGGCATGTTTAGTTTATGGCTCGAAATCGCTGAGAGAATGACTGACAACTCCATCACCCTCCAAGATCAGGGTGGAGCTATCACAGCCCACAGCCCCCAATTCAAAACCAAATTCGGCTACTTCCTCGTCTTCCATCCTGAAGGCGACGGCGCATCCGTATCCCTCCCCGGCGACCGATCCTTCATCAGCAACCGTGGAGACAACGAGTTCTGGAGCCAAATCAAGGACAACATCCCCCAACTTATGAAACTGGTTGCCGGGGCCATCGGTAAATTCATCCTCGAACGCAACCCCGGACACCTGGATTGCCAAAGACTCTTTCAGGTTTGGGATGAATTCGCAGTGATTATGCAAGGCAATACCGCCAGCAGGGGTCAGCTTACCTCAGACTCGCTAATGCGACTTGTCGTATCCGTAGTCAACCGCCAATCGAAACAACCCTACGCCCAAATGGGTAGCAAGCTGGTCCGTAAAGATTCGTTCCGTAAAGACGTTCAACGCTTCGGACAAAGCCACGCCAATATGATGCGGGGACAAGTAGACGATCATCAACGAGCTATGAACAACAAGCGGGCCAGCGTCACCAAGGACCGGCAAGATCAGTTAAGCCGCTGGAACGACGCTGATGATGTGTTCAACTACGCTTCCACACCACGCCAGCGTAGCTCGGAAGATATGGACAGTTACGCCAATCGACTTCTACGCCGTACTGCCTAGAATCCCAATACTTCCTTACACCAATCCGTACCGAAATAGGAACGGGCGAATTGTCTAATAGTCTCGCCATCCGGGGCTGTACGGATAGCTGTCAGGCGGGTATTAGCCCCACTTTCGTTGTTGTATATCTGCATTGTCCTTTCTACACTCCACATCACGAACGCCTTGAACTGCTTGTCGTCGTAATTCGGACAATTTTGCTTGATGGTATAAGTCAGGGACAGCACATAGCCCGTGAACTCGCAAGTAAATTCCATCTCACTGGCCCCGTCCTCCATGTTCAAATCTTTCCTACAAGCGGCCCCATTTGTGTACGCAACCCATTCATCACACAGGTAGAGAGGTTCATTGTTCCAGCCACTCCTTTGCTGAACCAAGTAGAGTTGGTAGCAAGTTCCCTTCCAGGACTGCGGCACATTGTTGGCAACGGCAGCGATGGTGGTTTTGGGTTCCTCCACCACGATGGCTCGGTTCTGGAGGACGTAGAAAGCGTTGACTTTCCGGCCACTTTGGAAGTGTTTGTTTCGGATATTGGCGTTGATACCGTGCGTGGTTTCGTGTGCCCAGGTAATCTTGTTGGCAGCCCGATATTGATGGCCCGCAGGCATATGGCTGTCTATATCGGCCAGGACGCTGCCAATACCATCAGGACTGACCTGGCGCACGGCGGGCCAGTTGATGATGTCTACAACGACAGGCGGGCGGCTGGGTGGTTGTGGGGGTGTAGGGTTTGTTGGGGGCTGGACTGGCAGTGTCGGTACAGGCGGAACCTGGGCGGGCGGTACTTGGGTTTGCCTTTGCTTCATCTTGTGCTGGTAGGCGAATCCAATACCGAGAACCAGAACCAGGATAAGAATCCATTCTTTCCTCATGCTGGTATATAGTGGTCATTTCTTCCTTTCCGGTACGATCATGGTGTAGGGGTACACTTCACCAGCCCACAGCAAATCTTTGAGTGGATCGACTCGCCCCCACAGCGGATCAGAATGCCCGCAAACAGTTCCATCCATATCTGTCTGGAACGACCAACAACCAAGGAAATTCTCAGCGGAGATGGTGATCCGAGCGCCATCGCCGGGATCAGCCAAGATAACTTGATCGTTAGTGTAGCCGATGACAACGACGTAATGCCAGGTAGTTTGCCCGGAGCGGACGTTGACGATGACGGGACGGCCCTGGGAAACATAATGTTTGAGGTTGTTGAAACTACCTCGTTGCATTTTGGCGGGGACGCCAAAGCGACGGAGGGCGATTTCTACATATTCCGGGGCGGTCATACCGATGTCTTCTCCTTTCCAGTGAAACCATTTGGTGCGGGTTTCTTTCTCGACCTGGGCGATGGTAACATCTTTGCCGTAGTATTTGAGCAGCATGGTGGTGCTGGTGGGGCCGCAGGTGATGTTGTCGGGTTGGGCGATGAATTCAAAGCCTTGATTTTCGTAGGCGTCGGGGTGGGTGGTGTCGATGAAGGCACGACCGATGATAAGGGCCAGGAGAGCGGCGACAAACAAGATGGAGGCAAGATATTTTTTCATGCAGGTATGTATAATGCGATATGTACTACTTCACAACGAATAGCGACGGCAAGGACTGGCTCGGTCGCCAGTGGGCGGTGGGGACTTCTTTCACGGAGGAGAATCCAAACTACTGGTTTCTTTGTTATGACCACCCTTTGGTTGCCCTGCTGATGAATCCGGGCACGGACCAGTACAAGAATCCCCGTGTTTGGCTGGCCGAACTTGGGGCCGACAAGTTGAAATACGATTATCGGTTTGTTTCCAAGGAGATGAAGTTGCTTCAGGAGGTAGAAGTTGTTGTTCCGACCTTGGCACAGCGACAAGCCTTTGGAATTGTTTGCGCCTTGAACACTGTGACCAACCAGATGTTCTCCGAGTGGGGATTGGGGTGGTTGCGGGGCCGGGATCGGAGTCAGGAGCGGGCGCAGCAGTTAGCGGAGGAGTTGTTGGAGCAGATGTTTTTGGATTATGTCGGGCCGGGTCATGCGGCTTGTGCTTGTGTAGGTTTGAACGAACCGGAGTTGTATGCTTCGTGTGCGGCGGCTCGTGCCTACTACGACAGTTTGGGGACGGAAGAAGAGCCGGGCGAGCCATTGGACTTGGGCCAGATTGCTACCATTGTTACCATGTTGCCGCCAGAAGAAATTGGGGTGATGTTAGGAGGGGAAGATGGCGGAAGAGAAATACATCCAGGAAGTGAAGGAGTCGGACTACAGCAAACCTCCATACCAGATGGACAACAAGCCGGGCCGACCCAAAACCTGGATTCGGGAGGACCAACGGATGTTCGACACGGATGCGTACTGTCTGGAAGTGAAGGAGGCGCTGCTGAAGTCCCTGCAAACAGGTGAGTTGCCCTTCGCCGCCGAAACCTTGTTCATGCACAATGCCGTGTTCGATTCCGGGGACAATTCCTCGTGGGACACGACATTTTCTGCCAAGGAAGAAGGGGCACGTTGGGGCAAAAATGATGAGTATTACATCCCGGTCCTGGATGACAACGATTACCTTCGCCAGTACGATGATAGATTGCCCGCCACGGAGAAAGTAAAACGCTATCTGCGTGACAGTACATAAGGAGTGCGTATGATCGTTACTGTTTGTGTCGCTGATAAGGTAACGCCGACCAATCGTGTTTATAGCAAGGAACTTCTCCAGGCACAGGTGGATCGGCTCAAACCTATCATTGATGGCCGGGGCATGTTGTGCGAACTCGGCCCCGTTACGGATTCCATCATCCACTTCACCAATGTCTCCCACTCCATCGAAAAATTGTGGATGGATGACGATAAACTCATGGCCGAAGTTAAAATCCTCTCCACCCCCGCAGGCCAAACCCTTCAGTCCGTCCTCAACTATAACCCCAACGGCGTTGGCTTCAAAATGGTCGGCGTCGGCAACGGACGAGTGGACGACCAGGGCATCCTCCAGGTCGGCTCCTCCTACAAACTCGTTCAAATCGAAGCTGTACTGGAACCTGGTAAAAATCTTTCCAAACAGCATAAATACCGTAGTATTGACGATCCGTGGTTGATTGATCTTATTGAATGATGAAGGCTTTGACGGTTTGGAGGCCAAGAGTTCTAGCGACACCCAGGCGATGGTTGCCATCATCCAGGTGGTACGATTCATCGGGCATGAGGGACACGATGAGGGGCGGCAGGGCTTCTTTGATTTGTTCGATATGAGGTTGGATTGTTTGGGGTTGGATTTGGGTACGATCTTGGATGGCGGGCAGGCCGATGGTTTTGAAGATGGTGTTTATCATTGTCATGACATGATTCATATCATACCCTTGGATGCGCCGTCCGATGTTTGTGATTGGGAAGTCTTGATCGAACATAATGTGTTCGCCTCGGTTGGCGGCACTTACCAGGAGGTCGGTTCTGATATTCCCTGTATTGAGGGGTCCACGATGCGCAGAAAGAATTTGTTGAACTTGTGCGGGCTGGATAGGTTGGGCTTCTTCGGTGTGTAGCCAATGTTTGAAGTTCATGTGATTATGTAGGAGGTAGTTATGGCATTTTGTGTTCCTGGCATGTTCAATATGTGTGTCACGCAGTCATTGAATCCTGAGAACATAGCGGAGTTTCGTCACTGGCTTGAAGTAATGAGTGACGAGGAGTTTGCTCGCTGGTTGAACGAACCTGAGCAGAAGAAGTTATGGAAAGATTGTCCTTCTTACTTTGGGATTGTGGGGCCGGACGTAAAAAATGAAGAACCGATCCGCAAGTCGTTGGCATACGATCCAAAGTATTGCGAGTTGCCTCCCGACTTGATGTTTGCGCACGAGGCGATCTTCCCGGAGGATGAACCCGTAGAAGATGTTGATTTATCGTTCCCGGAGTATCGGGAGAACTGGTGGGACGAGGTTGAGGCCGACCGGAACATTGTGGCCCGTGGCAACATGGATAACCGGGTGGATGATTACCTGAAGAACTCCAAGAAGATTTCGTGCTTGTGCTAAATATCTGCATGTTTCAATTCAAAGAATTTGTTGGTGTTGATGCGGAGCTAATGCCATTTGTGACCCGGCTCAAACAAGGGGTACGTTTCTCGACAGGAGAGGGGTATGTGAGTATTACCTTCCCCAAGATCGCCGACGAGATGGCAGCGCCTACTCCCATGCGTCTTGCGGCCAGCGTCGTCCATCCCGGAGATTTGGTAGAAATCACACAGAAGGGTTGGAAGGGACCGGCAGCGACGGGAGCCATTGCTGGCCAGATCGGACACTGGAAGCCTGCGGAGAAGGCGTCGTTTGAGAAGGCGATGGATGCAGGCAAGAAATCTCTGCCTTCCGTCGTGGGCAAGGAGATGGGCCTCCTGTTCGAGATTGAAGTGTTTTTGTATCTTCTGAACACCCACAAATTGAGTCCTGTCGGCACCATGAATCTGGCCTCGGCCACGGCGGAAAAAACTCGCCTGGAAGGGGAGATTGCCACCAAGTTGAAAGACCCCAATCTCGGCAAGTTGGTTTGTGAATTCATCAGGATTCATGCGGGCGGTGGCAGTGGAGGTATGGGCGAGTTGATCTTCCAGAAATCTTCGGCCTTGATTCGGGCCTGCATCATCGACTCCATCGAGTTCCTGGGTGGGGCAGGCTGGGGCGCTGGAGCCGGTAAACTCAAATCCGACACCGCCGACCTGCGCCTCATTTGCTCCTCCGCAGCAGGGGCCGACCGCTCCTCCCTGGGCTTCTCTCTCAAGGCCGTCACCGAGACACAGATCGAAGTGCGCAGCTTCGGCCTCGGCAAATCCTACGCCCTGTTGGGAGGTAAAAACATCAAGGCACTCAAGGACATTCTCACTAACCCTCTCTACGAAGATTCGGAAAGACCTGAACTCGTCCTCTCTATGTTCGAGAAAGCTGCCCGTAGAAATGCCGGCCCACGTCGTTTCGCAAAATTGTTGGAATTGTTGGTTACGGGTGGGGCTGAAACTTTGCCAGCCTATCGGATGTTAGTTAGGAACATTGGGGAACCCGGCTGGAGTGGTGCCATTGGGAAAGATTTTGGTACATCGGAGGCACCTGGGGTGGGCAAGTTGGCGGCGCAAAGTGGGGCGAAGATTGACGTGAAGAAAACAAAAACTTATGTATCGCTTACTTACATGGTTCCTGGGGGCAATCATTACGGTACGTCGATCAAGTTCGAGCCTAGTGTTGACCTATCGAAAGTTTCGGTCTACGTTTCTAACTTAGTATCGAGAGGCGGGCGGGGTTGGTGATTTTCATGGACACAACAGAAAAACTAAGGGTTGAGAGCGAAGATGAGGACGTTGGCGAGGAATTCTTCTATGAAGTTTCGCCGGAAGAACGGGTCAGGCGTTTCATCGAACGCATTCCGATTGTCGGGCAGCCATTTCCCTACAACTCAGAAGTGTGCGAACTGCCGCCTGAGATGATGTTCATGCACGATGTTATCTACTCGGATAATGAGAAGATCGAGAATGTGGATGTTTGGGATCAGATGAAGAAGGAAGTGGTGCCCGAACTTGAAAGGGTATGGGAGATTGTGAAAGACCTGCAAGCCAGAGTTAAAACTTTGGAGGCAAAGCAAGATGAATTGGAACGATTACCAGGAATGGCTCCAGCAGCCGGAACAAGCTGCGTTGTGGAAGCTACGGGACAAGGACAAGCGTAACGCCTACAACTATTGTGGGCCGAACAAAACCAATTTTCGTGATAGTGCCGGACGCCCCTACAGCACAATTTACTACCGTGAGTTGTATGAGGAGTACGAACGTCGAGATGACTCATCGGACACGGGCTGGCCGGACACGGAGCATGGTGCCATGTGGATGAATGAAGCAGAAGAAAAAGCTGGAATGCACGACTTCCTCCGGGCGACAAGGGGAGTGAGATACAAGCCGGGGGACCAGGTGTCGGCATTGGATTTGTACAATTGGCAAACCGTGGGGATTGACCGGGAGATGGCTTTCATGCACGAGGCAGTGTATATGGAAGGGCAGCCCTCGGAGGAGATTCCCCTCAAATACGAGGGCTGCGATTACGACTGGAGGGAAGACATCGAGTATCTTCCCATCGCCGAGACAAGGGTTGACCATTATCTCAACGAATCAACGCCTGACAAATAGGTGCATGTAGCGCCTTCCATCCCGGCCCATCGCCCAGGCCGCACCAGCGTACTTGTAGCGATCATAGGTACAACAAGCACCCCAACCCCAATCCGGTGTCCAGGCGGCACACCCTGCTGCTGACGCTTCAACGCCCTTGGGCAAGAAAGCGAAGTCATTGCTGGTGTGGCCGGCGATCAAACGCTCGGCTCGGTAGGGAGCAATTTTCAAAGCGCCTTCCGTCAAACCTTCATCTTTGATGAAGGGAGGAAGCCCTCGCTTGGCACGCACCGCATTAACCTCATCCAAAGATTCAACGGCTTCTGGAGCCATGACGGGCGTTGGGGTTTCGTTGGCGCATCCATGACATAAAGCCACGAGAAGCGCAAGGGCAAACGCAAAACATCTCATGCGCAGACTCCTTTCTGCTGAAAGCAGTGTTAGAACTGCTTGTATTTAGTCTTGGTTTTGGTATCCTTGGGTAAGGAGGATGCCATGAAGAAACTGATCGTGTCTGCGCCCTTCGGCAACTACTTGCATTTCCGTCACGCCACGCCAACGCTGGGAACTTATACCGTTCAGAATCGTGGTGGGTTCTGGTGGCGGGTCTGGAAAATTCTCACGACCGTTCGTTATAACTTCCAGGAACAGTCCTGGGTCAACAAGCTGGGCCTGCCCAATCCCGGCATCCATTCCCTGTGGAAGAAGCACTGGTACTATGGCCTGTGGACGCATCGAGTTCCTGAAGACTGCATTTTGAGCATTCACGGGTTCAACATCAACGAGTGGGTTCACTTGTTGGAAACGGCGAAGTTGTTGGATGTGCCTGTGGAGTTGAATCTTTCTTGTCCCAACATCACTGCTGTCGAGAAAGTTCATCATCTACCCATCCGAACCATCAATGGATTCAAGCAGACGATCATTGCCAAGTTGTCGCCGGTCAGCCCTGTGGAAGATGGGGTGGCATTATTCGACCAGGGCATTCGCTATTTCCATCTGTGCAACACGATCCCTTGTGAGGCGGGCGGGAAGTCCGGCAAGCCCCTGAAGAAAATTTCGTTGGTAGCTGTCGAGAATTTCCGGGCCAAGTTTGGCAGGCGAGTGACGTTGATCGGGGGTGGCGGGGTGACGTGTTTGCAGGACGTGAAGGATTATGTTCGGGCCGGGGCCGATCATGTGGCGGTGGGGAGCATGTTGTTCAATCCTTTCTTGTGGCCTCGATTGCGGACCTTCGCCGACTACCTCGAATCCCTGTAGGCCAGAAAAATATCGCCGGCTGTATTTTTGCAAAGCCGCAAAATCGAGAATTTTGGCCCCTTGGCAATCATTTTCCCTGGCGGGCCGGAAAATCTTTGCAACAAATAAGAAGATGGGCCGTCATTGCGTATACGGGGGCCGGGGATGATACTAAGGTCTAAACTTTTTGCATCGGAATTGTTTGATTGTTAGTTTTGCAACAGCCAAAGTCTAAAGCGCTCAGCGCCTTTGCATGGCGCTGAGCGCTTATCATTGCATCATGGTTGACCACGTTGCAAGCGCTGCTGTTGCAATGCCCAGCGATAGTTCAAGAAGCGCTGTTGCGCCTCTTGCTGCTGGGCGTTGCGAATCTGCGCCCGTTGCAGGCCGATGATACGCTGTTGCGCTGCGGCGGCTTGCTGCTGGGCGATCCGCTGGGCATGATACTGCGCCGGCGTGATCGGCGTGGCGCTCGTGGTGGCGCTGGTGTTGGCAACGAGCGGCTGCGCCACGACGGGCGACTGAGCGCTGGCGCTGTTGTTGCCGAGCGGCTTGACGAAGAACAGGACGGCGGCGATGGCGATGGCGAGCAGGGCGAGGGCGGACAGGGTGAAACGCTTCATCGAACTCTCCGGGTTGAAGGTGTCGGGCGACAACCACTAGGGTACAATGGTCTAAAGAAGTCGGACTAAAAAAGCCGCAGGGGGTTGAAGCCCCCTGCGGCCTGGTGACTCAGCACCAGTGAACCCCTTCCATCAGGGCCAGGTGCGTTTCGTCCAGCCCGTTCGGTCGCAACAGCAGCACGACCTTGACGGGATCGCTGACGCTTCCCGAACAGGTGCGCTCGCCGTCCCGCACCGTAACGCCGTGCGGGTCGTTGAATTTGCCCCAACCGTACAACAGGAAGGCGTGGTAATCGCCCAGCGCCGCATCATCGTTGATTTCGCACCACTGGCGATATTCAACGTCCTGGCGCTCCCAGGGGGCTTTGCCGGCCAGCGGCTTCAACTCTTCGGCGTGGCGGGCTTCCACGGCCTCCAGGCGGGCAGCCGTGCCAGCGGGCACGCCGCAGATGGTTTCCAGGGAGGCGACGTTCTTCGTGTTCGGGTAGAGACGGATGCCCATGATTCTGACCTCGCAGTGTTGAGTGTGTCGGGCGACAACCACTAAGGTACAAATGCCTAAAGCAACAGGTTGAAGAAAAGGGGGCTGACATGAAGTCAGCCCCCTTCAGCGTTACAGGGCGGGCACGACTACGCTGCCCTGCGGGGCTTGCGGCTTCTTGCCGGTCCAGCCCGCTTCCTCCAGGGCATCGCCCAGGATAAGCCAGAGTTCTTCCTGGCGGGGTTGCTGGCGAATGGCCTGGCACAAGCCCCTGATGTTGCGGGCTTCCGTCGTGCCAGCCCGTTCCCAAAGCTGGGCGAAGCTGACGACGTGAGAGCCGCTGCCCTTGCCCCAGGGCAAGCCCCAGCGCTCTGCACAAATCTTGCCGTAGCCGACTTCCTTGCTACGCTCATCCTCCAGGGGGAGGTTGCAGTAGCAACAGCGATTCATGTCTTTCGAGCAAGCGGCCATGAAGCCAACCGGGTCGGCGCTCAGGCGAGCGAAGAATTCGTTTTCCACGGCCAGCGGGCGGCGCTCCTTGTTGGGCAGGAAGCGCCCTTGATACAGGCAGCCGACGTATTCCTCATCGCCGATGGGATCGGACGTGCCAGGCCGGACAGCGCCCGACTTGAAGCACAGTGTACCACGACGGGAGAGGTAAATCTTGTAGCGGCGCTCCTGGAAGCCCAGGCGAATCATGGGGGCTTTCAAGCCCATGCCCACGGCGAACACGAAGGAATCGGCCAGGAAAGCGATCATGTCCTTGTTGCCGGCGGCGCTGGCCGCATCGTTGATGGTCTTGACCAGCCAATACCACAACCAGCTATCGGCCTGAGCGACTTCGCCGAAAGCGGCCAGGATGCCCGCACGGTCCAGGTTGGTGTTGATGACTTCGCCGGTACGGGAGTTCGTGAACTGCATAGCGCACCTCGCAGGGTTGAGAGATTCGGACCTTCCGCCCACTAGGGTACAAAGGCTTAAATCATCAACTTGAAGGTTTGTACCTGGCCTATACCGAACAAAAAAGGCCAGGGCTGGGCTGCCCTGGCCAGGCGATCAATCGCCCCAATAGTCGCCGAAGTCCTCGTATCCGCCGTAGTCCTCATCCGTGCCCCAGCCAGCGGAGGCCAGGGCATCGGCGTCCGCTGCGGCGTCGTCGCCGTGGAACGGGTCCGGCTCGTCGTCGAAGTCCTCGTCGTCGAAGGGCGGCTCGTCGAAGTCCTCGTCGCCGGCCCGGAGGCACGCCTCACAGATGGAGTAGCGAGACGTGATGGGGAGGCGAGCGCCACAGGTGCAAACCATGTCGGTCTGCCGGCCCGCCTCGTCGAAGTTCGGGCAGCAACCGGGTTCGTGGCCGCAGCAGGGGAAGTCTTCGCAACGCATGGTCAAGGCTCCTGAGTGAAGGTGTCGGGCGACAGCCGTTAGGGTACAAAGGCTTAAATCATCAACTTGAAGGATTGTACCGGACCTTGGGTTGAAGAACGAAGGGAGCAGCGGCCTGCCTGCTCCCTTCGTCGCACCGTGTTGTAAGCCGGTGACTGACTGCCTTTCGGCTTAGTCGCCCGTTCAAGGCTTCAGGATTGCCCTTCTTCGTCGCTTGCGTCGAGACTGCGTTGGCCTGGGGTAGCTACTCATTATCCGTTAGGACCAGGCAGACTGCATCCGGTTACTCCGCAACGCTTATTCCGGGTCGGCCCCTTGCGGGGGCACTTTCGATCCCTCCCTCTTGACTCTCGGCGTTTCCCCCGTCAGGGGGAGTTGTTTGTCGGACGACCACTAAGGTACAATGGTCTAAAGCTACAACTTGAAAGTTTGTACCTGGTGCTGTCCGCCAACAAGGGCCAGGGCGGGTCAGCCCTGGCCTGTCCAGCTAGTTGAGCAGCTTCCAGTCAGCGCCCGTGAACCAAGCGGAGAATTCGGCTGCGCTCACTTCGGGCACTTCGGCATCTTCATTGCGGTCGCCGTCTTCGTTGTAGAGGCCGAGATTATCTTCCGACTCCCAACCCGTGCCAGTGAACCATAGATCGTCATAGTGGAAGCTGACACTCTCGCCGGCTTCATCGACGGTCAGATACCCGCCCTGATGCCCTAGCGTCGGATGATGCGTGCGAATGTCAACGCCCACTTCATCGCTGTCGGCTTGACCACGTTGACGCAAGGTTGCCAGTTCCAGGACTTCTTGATTCGTCATGTTGACCTCGTTGGTGAAAGTAGGGCGACCTCTAGGGTACAAAGCCCTAAAGATCGCCCTTCACAAATTTCAGGCAGCCAGCTTCAGCAGTTCGGGCTTCAGGCGGGTGAAGTAGAAGCGTAGTTCTCGGATCAGGCTATCGGTGCGACCCGCCTTGATGTCGCTGTCGATATGCGCCCAGATGATGCCAGGGTTGACGTAGCCGTGCGCCACAATCGCCTTGTGGAGCAAGGACGGCACGAAGTAATTCTCCTCCATGTGCTGTAGCAAATGGTCGAATCCCATCGGGTTGTCGGCGTGAACGTCCACGCCCTTGCTGAACAGCCGGCCCTGCTCGCCATTGGCGCTGTCCCGCTTGAACAGGCAGCCCCAGCAGTCGCCATTGCTGGGAGCGGTCAAGCCCCCATTCGCCACGGCATCGGCAGCGAAAGCCTTGATGTAGGCGTTGACCTTGCGATCCAGCGCTCGCTTGGCCTTCACAGTCTCGGCGACGTTGGCCGTTTCGACAGTCGGCGTGCCGTTGCCGTCCACGACGATGCCATCATGGAAAATGGCATTGCCGACATACCAGATGTTGTTGCTCTGGTGTAGCCTGGCGGGGCTATAGTCGTTGATGCGGGCTTTCGTCGTGACGGTGCGCCAGCCCCCGCTGTTGAGCGTGTAAGTGCCGTTGTCGTGAATCTGGACGATGGCGGTGCGGTGCAGCACGACGTTGATGGTATGCTCGCCGTTGCGCTCCAGGTAGGTGTTGCTGGCGAGCTTCTTACGCTCCCGATTGCCCAGCTTGGCGACGGCTTGCGTGTAGGTCAGCATGGTTATTGTCCTTTCCGTATGCTTCGCAGGGAAGACGCTTCACAAGACCACAAGGTTCGGAAACTTACAAGGGCCGGCGCTCGCCGCCCAGGATTGTTGTTGCGAGGGTTTTCACCCGACCACTAGGGTACAAACCTCTAAAGCAACGCTTCAGCCTTTGTACCTGTAGGGTATTACCAACAAAGGCCAGGGTGGGCGACCCTGGCCTTCCGATCAGACCACGTTGACGGCGACGGCGGGCGGCACGCTGACGAATTCCAGCGTGTTGTCGAACTGGACGGAAACGGCTTCCTGCTCCAGCGCCACGGCGACGGTCAAGGCGAATTCACGAACGTCCTGGGCGTGACGGTTGAAAGCCTCTTCGTCACAGTGGGCGGCGACAACAGTGACCGGCTCTTCAATCAAGCCGTGGACGGGGGAAACCCAGCCGCCTTCGCCCTTCGTGGCAGTGAAGCCACCGAACAGGGTTCCCAGCTTGATCTTCGCCGCCTTGACCCACTTGGCAACCAGGTCGGCAGGAGCCGGCTCGTTGCCCTTGACGGTGGAGGGGATGATAACCGCAACACGATGCTTCAACATGACTCGATTCTCCGTATGACTGTCCTACCCGCAAGGAAGACTGCGCCGAACCAACAAGGTTCGGAAACTTTCAAGAATTCTGACGGATGGTTGCAAAGATTGCAGGCCGATGCGTCGTTGTGGCGACGAACGCACAAGCACAGCAACCCCATACGGCCCCTTACCCCTAGAGCCGTCAGAAGGTTGTCCGATGCCACCGTGCCACCGGCAGCCATCGGGCCAACCGCTAGGGTACAATGGCCTAAAACATCAACTTGAAAGTTTGTACCTGATGGGGATTTCCCAAAATGCCCCAGGCCGGGCCAGCCTGGGGCTTGTCGTGTCAGATGCCTGCACCGTCGCTGACCGTCGCTTCCTCCTCCTCGTCCTCCTCGTGTTCGTCCACCACTTCGACGCCTTCCGGTGCGTCGAAGGTCCAGGCGGCGTCACCTTCGACGGTCACAACGTCGCCGGCCTCAAGGACTTCGGCCAGCGCCTCGTTCACAGCTTCTTCGCCGATGAACCCGCCGACGCTCTCAACGTCCGTGCCGTCCGTTTTCTCGACGCTGTACCAGTAGCAGTTGCCGTTAGCCCAATCGTTGTAGCTCTCCAGGAAGCAGCGAGCATCTTTCGCCCGATCCTCCAGGGTCTTCGCTCCAATGTCGCCGGGCTTGCCGGTCCACAGCAGGATGCCGGCCAGTTGCGCCGTGTCCCACTGGCATTGCGGACCTTCGCCCTTGAGGGACCAGCAACCAAGGCTGTGTTCGTAGTAGGACAGCCAGAAGGCCAGGCCGACGTTCAGCTTGCGGCGAAGGCCGATGTTGGCCGGGGTGATTTCCCGGAACTCGTTCACGCCCTTGATGTAGTTGTCGGGGTCTTCGTAGTTGCTGTGCCGGCGTCCGAAGGACACCAGCTTCCAGCCGTCATACCCGCTGTCCGGCACTTCAACGTCGGAATCGTGTTCGATTCGCACCACCAGTTTGCGACCCATGACTTTCTCCATATCCAGGTTGAAGATATAGCTCACATCGAACTAGGGTACAATGGTCTAACGCAGCGTTCGCAGGGGCCAGGAGTCAGCCGTCGCTGCTCCTGGTTGTCCCTGCTACTAGCCTAGTTCGTGCCGCCCCGAAGGTCGGTGCGGCGTGGCCGTTCCTTCTTCTTGCCCTCTCCTGACCAGTCGGCAGGCAGGCGGACCTTGTAGACCTCGGCCTGCTGCTCGAAGATCAGGACGTTGGCCGGGATGTATGCAACCATCTTCGGCCTGCCGTCGTTGGGGTCGGACTGGACCTTCAACTCACAGCACCCACCCGCCTTGAAGTAGCGGAGGACTTTGCTGTGCGTGCCACGGTCCACGGTCCAGCCCGTCGCCTGCGCTGCCGTCACCATCTCCTGCACAATCCCCTTGAGGATGGCGGCGCTGGTGAGAACGACGGTTTCCCGGTCCAGGCGAAGCACAGCGTACAGCTTGCTATCGCCAACCACGTCCCGGCCCGTTTTGTTGCGGGGATGGTCCCAACCGTGCCAACGGTCGAACACTTCCACCAGCAAGTCGTCGCCGCTCTCCCTGTACTTGATCTGAACCGCCGTCCGCTTGTCGCCCTCGACCAGCCAGCGGTCGATCTTCTGGTAACGGTCTTCGGCGTCAGTCGGCTCGACCAGGTTCAGGCCGTGCTGTTTCTTCAAGGCGTCCGCAATCTGCTTCTCACGACGCCGCCCCTCGTTGATGAAACGCTGGGACTGGTCGCTGCCGGCTCGGAAAGTGTTCATCGCAACCTGCCTTTCGTTGAAGAGTTCGTTGCCCACCAGGAAGACCGGGCCGGACGTTGAAGGTTCGGAAACTTTTTTCGTCCGGCCCGGCCTCGACAACCGACAGGGTACAAAGGTCAAAACACCGCTTCCGCCTCGCCCTGGCTGTAGCCGGACGCCCACTTGTAGTAATGCTCGATGCCGTGGGGGTAGGGGTTGGCGTCCTTGCTACGCTCGCCGGGGGCAGTCGTCCTGTAGTATTCCAGCCCCTCGTTGAAGGCGGCTTGCAAGGCCAGACGCTCGCTCTCCAGGTCAGCGGCATAGGCGTCGTCAGCGATGCGGTCCAGTTCAGCCCGTGCCAGCCAGCCGGCGTAGTTCTCGACGGCAGCCACAACCACGTCGGCGAAGTTCGTGGCAGTCGCCAGGTCGATAATGTCGCCGTCGCCAACGTGAACGTCCAGGCTGTAGTTGGGAACCTCGTGGTCGCCCTTCAGCCCCTTGACGACGGTAAGCGACTGACTGATGGTGAAGGGGCCGATGATGATGGCAGGGCAACAGCCATCCTCGCTGTACTTGTCGATCTTGACTTCGGGGGCGGGGGCGAAGTGGGCGAACAGACGCTTCACAAGTTCCACGTTCATGATTTGATCCCTATGTCCTTCACAAGTGGGGGAAGGTCGCTGGCCTCCTGGCCTCGCCGTCGCAACTCCATTGCAGCGTAGTGGATTTCATCGGCGTAGTAACCAGCGTTCTCGCCGAACGGTTGGGCGTCGATAGCTTCCTTCGCATCCTTCAAGATGTAGCGAAGGGACGCTTCTGGCAGACCACGGCACTTGCGTTGATAAGCCGCATGGTCCATTTGTTTCATCGTTCTGCCCTCCTCGCAAGGAAGACCTCGCTGGGCGTGCAAGGTTCGGAATTATCTTCCAGTAATTCGGAGGTAGTCACGCCGGGCCTGTTCCCAATGCGCCCTTGCCTCGCTCTCGCCCTTGACCACACGAACGATGGTGTACGAACGCCGGGCGAAGTCGTTCTGAGCAGTCAACACCAGGTAGATGCCACGCCGACCCGAAGGCTTCAGGTAAACCTCACCCTTCAGGGGTGGCCGGTGTGCTTTCGCCACAACCTTGCGCCCTGTGCTGGTTGTCGGAACGTAGCGACCGTGCGGGGTCATGCCCCCTTGTCGCCGCCATTCGGCCTTATCGAAAGTTTCCATCGCAGCCCTCCTTTGCCCCATAGGGTACAAAGGTCAAAGATATAGCTCTTGACCTTTGTACCGGGCTATAGTCGCAAAAAACTGGTGGGGAACGGCCCGCTGCCGCCCCACTTACCCTGTTTGCAGGACCAGTTTTGGCCGTGCCGGGCCAAGAGCATTTCGACAACTAGCGTAGGCAACCAGTTGTCGGAATGGCCTACCTCTTGGCCTGGCCGTGCCGTCGTTCAAGCAGCTTCTTTGCAATCACAGACCTCGGCCTCAAGCTGGGCCGACGTGGGCAGCGCTTCTTCGGTGATGATGACCTTGCTCGGCTCCCGGTGGGTGATGGCCTTGTGGACCAGGCTCCAGACCGTTTTGGCGCTCGCCGTCATCAGGGCGAACAGCAGGCCGTCGTAGAAGTGGCCCACCTTCAACCAGTAGATGAACACCGTGATGGCGTACATCCCCAGCCACAGCGTAATGCCGTTGAAGAGTTTCCGTCTCAGCGTCATTTCCTCATCCTCCCTTTGTGATGCCCTTCGTCCCATCCTGGAGGGTACAAAGGCTTAACGCAGTGGGGGTTCGCCCTGGACTTGCGCCCAGGGCTTTTGCAAACTATCCACCCACCCCCAAGTCTTAGTGTACGTCAGAACGACGGGTCATGGTAGTGGCGGCGAACGCCCAGGCCCAGGCACAGCCCGCCCTGCTTGCTCTCGCCCCTCAACACCCAGCGCCCGTTGTCCCGGAGGGTGAAAACCTTCGTCTCGCCCTGCGGGTTCGGAGTATAGGTATACACCTGGTTGTTGATGTAGTGATGGCCAGGGGCCGGCTTGTAGTCGTCGGCCTGCACGGTGATGGTCTTGCCGTTGGTGCTGACCTTGATGACCGTGTACGGGTAACGGTCGCTGCCATAGCCCGCCGTCGCTCCCATGCCCACGACCGGGATGACCTCGACCCGTTTGGCGTAGTCGTGGCGCTTCTCCAGGTCGGCCTCGAACGCCTCGGCGTGGGCTTCACAGAACCACTTGAAGCGTTGCGGGTCTTTCTCGTAGTCGGGGGCGACCAGGACTTCCAGCTTGATGCAGCCGCCGACCTTGCACCCATCGTGCGAACAATCATGCAGCATGACTTGTCTCCCTATGGTTGTCGTTGCTCGCAAGGAAGACCTCCGGGGCGAGCGGAGGTTCGGAAACTTTCAACGATTTTTCGCCCTGGTCTTGAAACGCTCGTTGCTCACCCGGCCCGTGGCGAACGGCCCGTCAGGGTGTACGATGTCCAGGTGAACCCGGCTCGCCTTGACGAAGCGGCTGGGCTTGCTGGTCACGCCAGGCGGGTCGCCAGGAATACGAATCCACTGCCCACACTGGAGGCGAAGCTGGCCGTTGCGGAGAGCCGCATACACGGCATCGGTCAGGGTGATGGTCGGCAGAAACTTCATGGTCTTGTCTCCCTATGGTTCGTTGCCCAGGTTGTAGGGTACAAACCTCTAACTACCACTCCGTTTTGATCTCGCCGTCCGGCCCTTCAATCCACATGGGATCACCCGTCAGCCCCAGGGCGCTGTCCCACTTCACAATGAAGTCTTCCAGGGGCTTGAAATACTTCCGTTCGTACAGGGCCAGGCTGTCGGCCTGGCCTTTGACGCTGAACGTCGCCAACCCCATCGCCATGATGAAGGCTTCAAGGTTGGGGTGTTCCCGGAGCAGCTTGCGGGCCAGGCGCTCGACCTCAGCACGGGCCAGCGTTGCGGCCCGGTCAAGGTGGAAGCTGATTTCTTTGTCCAAAGCGGCAGCCACGGCATTCTCCCTATGAAGATATAGCTCGCAAGTTTGGGGGCGAGGGGGTCATTGCGTTCCACACCGCTACCCCTCGCCCTTAGTGGCTCACGCCGCCAGTGCCGGGCGACCACGCTTGAACTCGATGCCGGCCTCGGTCGCCAGCTTGCTCAGGGTCGGCAGGCTGATCTTGACCGGGGACTTCTTCGCCCCGACCTTGGCGCTGACGCCCTCGGATGCCAGGATGCGCTGGGTCTTCACCAGGCCGTGCGCCCGGAGCAGACGGACGATGTTGGTCTTCAGGACGCCAACGAAGATCGCCGGACGACCACGCTTCGGGTTCACGGTCACGATACACTTCGCCATGTTCGATTCTCCCTACAGGTTGATGGTTTCGACTCGTTACGCATAGAAGACGCTGGCAAGTCTTCAAGGTTCGCAAAATCCCAAAGAAAATTGCAGCCTCCGGTGGGACTCGAACCCACACCACCACGGCACACCAGTCTGCCAGGACCGATGCAGGCATTGAAGCCAGTCGGGTGTAATTGGCCTAATCACGCTCACCCCTACCGCCAGGACTGGCATCCAGGTTTCAAGGTTTACCCGCCTCTCGGCTTAGAGCGTTGCGGAGGCAACCGCTAGGGTACAATGGTCTAATGGTGATATTTTGAGATTTGTACAGGCTGGGCGCAGGGAGAAGCAGGCCAGGGCTGACCTGGCCTGCTTGGGAGAATATGGGAGGCCCAGCTTCAGCTTGCGCCGGGCTGGGCCACTCAACCTTTAGCCGACAGTGCAGGTACAATCCTCTAACTTTTCGGCTTCGGCTTGTCGCTGATGTAGCGAAGCAGGCCAGGGGAATTCCCCACAGCAACGACCTCGGACTTGGTGATGCTTCCATCCGTGTCATCATAGTGAACCTCGACCTCGGCGGCAATGTCATCAGGTTCGGCGTCCGGCTCGTGTTCGATCTCGACCTTCAGGAGTATGTACTTCATCGTCATGGTAAGCCCCCTATGTTGGATGTCGCAAGGGTGTGCCTGGGCATGGCACACCGAACTTCAGACAGCCTTCACAGCGGGGTTTTGGCGAGGCCGGGGACGGCCCGGAGCGAGCGTTTCGGGCTTCTCACCCTTGGCCGGGGGCGGCTGGTCGAGCGCCTCCTGAAGCTGCGTGGTGAACTCGTACAGGAACGGAGGCACACGCTTCAGGCCGGGGGCGTTCTCCAGCCGTTGCTCGTTCGCCACCAGCAAGGTGTTGATCTCCTCGGCCATCTCCTCATTCAGCAGAAGGCAAATGGTCCGCTTGAAGCGATGGACGGTGAAGGCAGGCCGGGCAGCGCCATGCACGCCTCGGCGGTCGGTCGGGGTCGGGAACACGGTTTCTCTCCTATGATGCTTCACAAAAAAGAGCCGGGCGAAGTTGCCCGGCTCCATGCCGTACTCGTTAGTTCAGCGCCCCCACGTTGAAGGGGCTGTCCGGGTCGGACTTGGGCTGCGGGTTGAACACTGCCTCCACCTGCTCGGCCCACAGCCGGTCGAACGTCTCCTGATCGACCCGGCCCTTCTTGTTGCCGCCGTCGATGGCGTTCAGGTGCTTGCCGGTCGTGGTGGACCAGTAGTTCTTCAGCACGACCCGGCTATGCCCCTCGACGTGAAAGGCGATGGGCGTTTTGTAGCTGAACCAGACCGTCACCGGCCCGAAGTCGATCACGAGGCAATGCGCCCCGTAGTTCTCGCTGCTGTAGTTGCCGTAGGAACGGAACGAAGGCAGCTTGAAGGTTTGGCTCGTCACGATTTCAATCCTCCCTATGGTTGTCATCACTCGCAAGGAAGACCTCCGGGGCGAGCGGAGGTTCGGAAATTTCTCACGCTGCCTCGGAATCGGCCTCGGCGAGACTGGCGACCGGGCAGCCGTCGCCACACGAGTCACAGACCTTCGACTGGCCGGCGAGGATGGCGTTGGCCTTGTCGGTATCCGACCGGAGGCGGCTGGTAAACAGCCGGTGTGCCTCACGGCTGCCGACCTTCGAGGCCAAGGCGTTCAGCGTGGAAAGCGATTCAGGACTCCACATGGTTCAATCCCTCCCTATCAAGTTGATGGTTTCGTCACTCGCAAGGAAGACCTCCGGGGCGAGCGGAGGTTCGGAAATTACTTCCAGATGGCGTAAAGCTGCTCGGTCAAGTGGCCCTGGCGGAAGCCACGCCCGGACTTGTCGGAATGCACGTCGAAGCAGCGGGCGATGAACTCCAGCAGTTCGAGGCCGTACACGCCCTGCAACTCCTTGATGACCTGGCCCTGGCTCCCGAAGATCGTGGACTTGGGGTCACGGGTGTCGCTTTTGATGTTGCGGGAGAACGCCGCCACGACCGAAGCATCCAGGCCGGCGTCCGTGAACTTGCTCGGCTCGTAGATCGTCCAGCCGTCCACCTGGATCGCCTTCTTCAGCACGTCGATGGGAGTCGCCAGCACCGTCGCCTTGAGCGCCGCCCAATCCGGCCCCTTCACCTTCTTGGCCGGCTTTCGCTTGATCGTTTTCGCCATGAGTCGATTCTCCGTATGGGGTTGATGGTTTCGCAGCGGGGGCTTTGCACCCCCTTGGTGGTTTGCGAGTTAGGGACTAGCACCACTAGCAGTCCAGCACTCACTTGGCCTTGATGACACAGACCTCAGTGTTGCCCTTGTACCGGATGTTGAAGGTGATGCCCTTCACGGCGTCGTCCTTGTTGACGTAACGCCCGTTGTCGGGGCTGGAGGCGTCGGCGATCAGAAAGTCATGGCCCGCCGCCCACGCCTCCTTGACTTCCTTCTGGCTCTTGTAGTCACGCCCGTAGGCCGGAACGACCGTCAGATACTTGCTCATCTCGTTCTCCCTATGGTTGTCGTTACCCGCAAGGAAGACCTCCGGGGCGAGCGGAGGTTCGGAAACTTTCAAGATTTTGTCCGTTGCAGCAGGGCGATCACGTCGTCCACGCTCTCGATGGGAATGGACAGGTAGCAGCGGGACAGGTTGCCCTTGCTGTTGATCTGCCACAGTTGGATGATGGGCTTGTTGTCCTGCTCGGAAGTCGCCGGGTTAGCACTGAACCCACAGGCTTTGCTGTACCGCTTGCCGTCGTGATGGTCCAGCTTGCGGTCGGCGGGAAAGTTCACGTTCTGATCGGGCACGAGATCGGCCTGGGCCATGTTCAGTCCTCCCTATGGTTGTCGTTGCTCGCAAGGAAGACCTCGCCGGGCCAGCGAGGTTCGGAAACTTTCAGGAAGCCCGCCGCTTGCGGGGGTAGTTGGGCTTCAGCGCCCGGCCCTGGAACTTGTCCAGAACCTTGTCGAGTTCGCTGCGGGCTTCCGCCAGGTTGCGGATAGCGCTCGACAGGGCCAGGTCCAGGTCGGTGTTCTGGCCGTCGCCCCACTCCATATCGAAGTGGTTGCGAATGTCTTCCAGCAAGTTGTCGGCCTGGCGGGTCAACTCGATGGCCTGGCGAATGTTCGGCTTGCCCGTCCCCTTCACGCTTGGCATGGTCATTCTCCCTATGAAGATATAGCTCGGCAACGCAGCGGACGGGTTGGCGTTCCCCGCCCCTCAATGTAAGTAGGTGTGGCTACTGCTAGAGAAAACCGCTGGTCCACATGCGGGGGATACCCCAGGTTGAATGCCATTCGCCATAGGGCCGACTTCGCCAGGTCCGGCCCGATAACCTTAGCGGCCTCACGCCGCCCGACCTACAGGAAGCCGCTCGTGTAGCAGCGAGCTACGGCTGGAGGGTTGTTTGCTTGGGGATTCGCCCCTGGCAGAACAACGGTTGCTCTCAGCAGAACCGGCTCCTGTAGGCGGGCCGTGAACAGGCCCACCAACAGGAAGAATAGCATGGTTACTCCTGGACCTCGAAGCCTTCGTCGATCAGCGCCGACACCAGTTGCGGGGCGACCGAGTGATCGACCCCGAAGGAATTGCCCATCCACTGCCAACCTTCCACGTTCAGGTCCGTGGCGGTGAAGTTCCTGGCCCGCTCGGTCAGGGGCGTGAACATCCAGATCGAGCCGTGGTTCTCGACCGTGAAATCAACTTCCATCTTTCGCCCTCCCTATGGTTGTCTCGCAAGGAAGACCTCCGGGGCGAGCGGAGGTTCGGAAACTTTCAGGAAATCGACGGCATCACGTTGTCGAGAAAGCGCTCGACATTCTCCGGGGATGCCAGCCCCTCGCCCCGGCTCTCATCCTTCAGGGTGCGAACGGTCACTTCGACCAGTTCGCCGTTCACCAGGATGCGCTGGGTGAAGCGGAAGTGGCCCTCGCCCTTGATCGTGACCTTCCTGAAGGTGTACGGCGTCTCGTCCTTCGGGTCGGTCAGGGCAGCCGCCACCAACAGGCAGGAGCGGGCCACGGTGTTCAGGTTCTCGGCGGTGGACAGTGCAGCAGCCATGTCGTTCTCCCTATGAGGTTTCTTGCCTTCCGACTCGTAGGGTACAAACCTCTAAAACATCAACTTGAAGGTTTGTACCAAGATGGTGTCGCAAGCAGAACCGGCCAGGGGATGCCTGGCCGGTTGGGTTGTAGGCGTAGGTTCAACGCCTCGTTAGTTGTACTGCTGAATGCCCACAGTACCTCTCCCTTCGTTGTTGTTACTCGATGCTCTCGATGCACACGGCCCACTCGCCGCTGTTGTCGATGTAGCCTCCCGTTTCCAAGATTTCCTTGCGAACCTCGGCCTCGCCCGGATCACCAGGCTCGGTCAACCCCTCAAGGGCGATCTTCACCGCCAGGTCTTGTGCGTCCTGCTTGTACTGGCAGACCTGGACCGGCCCGCTCGTCCCCAGGGCGTTGGACGCCCCGCCCTTCACCTGCACGACGGCGAACTTGGTGGGCTTCGGCGGGTCGGGCCGCTTCGTGAGACGCCGAAACATCGCTCGCTCGGCTTCCAGGTCGGCCTGGGCCGCTTCCAGGTAGGCCGACAGTTGGCTCACCAGGTATTCCGGCGAGTTGGAATGTTCCAACAGGAACTTGCCGATGTGCTGCCCTGGGTTGCGCTCGCCCTGTTGCGACTTCATCAGGTCGTCGATATGCTTCATGTCCTTCTCCCTATGGTTGTCGTTGCCCGCAAGGAAGACCTCCGGGGCGAGCGGAGGTTCGGAAATTTCTTAGGCCGTGGCCGATTTTCGCTCGGCCCGCTGGCGCTCATAGTCCCGCTTGGTCATCAGCCAGGTGAAGACCTCGCCTTCGTCGAGATCATCACGGTTCAGGGCCAGCTTGCAGCCACGAATGACACGATTCAGGTGCGTCCGGGTGGCCTGGACATGGGCGGCGCTGGCCTCGCCGTCACAGGTCAGGTTCTCCGGGCTGAGGCCGCTGTAGGCCGACGCCAGGGCTTCCAGGAGCAGGTTGTCGATGCCGGCGAACGGGTTGTACTTCAACGGCTCCCGCTTCACGGGCGGGGGCGGAGCGCTGCTGGGCAGCTTGTCGGCGGGAAACTGCACCGTGGCCAGCGTCAGCAGCTTGAGCGGGACCGTCCAGGTCGTGCCGATGGGATAATCCCGAATCGAACCCCGATCCTCCAACTGCTTGACCTTGGCGTTCTTCGGGCCGAAGCGGACGATCTCGCCGAGCGTTTTCTCGCCCCGTTTGCGACCGAAATAAACCTTGTCGCCCACCTTGAACTGACTGCGAAGGGCGTGATCGGAACCGTGCATCACCATGAAACTTTCCTCCGTATGGGTTGTTGAAATCGCAGGCCAATCCTACGCCGTCGCAGGCGGCGTAGGGGGAACCTTGTTCGAGGCTCATGGTTCCTTACAAGCCTCAGCTAAACAAGTGAGAAGCTGCATCTAACCCCCTTTTCGTTCGGCGTTGTGTCCTTCGCATAGAAGACCTCGCCGGGCCAGCAAGGTTCGGAAACTTTTACTGTTTTCGTTCACCATTGGTCAACCAGGCGATGATGGCCGACACGATGGCCATGCCGTAGAACCCAATGAACAACTTGACTGCAATCATGGTTTTTTCCTCCCGACTGGTAGGGTACAAATCTCTAAAACATCCACTTGTAGGATTGTACCTGGCCTGTGCTGACAAAAAAGCCCGGCAGGGGATTGCTCCCCCACCGGGCCAACCCAGGGAGAAAGATCAGATCAAGCCGGCCTGGACCTTCGCCAGCTTGATCGCCAGGTTCAGAACGTAGTCCTGGAAGTCCCGGCTGTTGTCGGTCGCCCCCGTAACGTGATGGGCCACTTCCTCCAGCGCCGTCACGAGAAGCTGCTGCGTCAACACCTGCCAGCCGCCCGTCAGCGAACCATAGCCGGCGATGTCCTCGTTGATGTACACCGTGGCGTCACGGTAGAACCCCAACGTCTGCGACCCTCCCGACATGATCTTGCGGAACACCTTGCAGGCCGGGCGCTCCTTGCCGTTGGTCATGCCAGAGCGCTGAACCACGTCCCACACGAAGTCCAGGGCGGCAAGAGCGTCCGGCGTGGCGTCGATGATCTCTCGCCCTTCCCGGTCGTCCTGCGTCAACACCTTCTCCGGGGTGCGAACGCCATGCTTGCCAGCCGCCTTGACGAACGGCTCCGGGGCCGTGATGACGTTGTAACCCTTCCGCTCGGCAAACTCGCCGCCCGTCGCCGTGGCGATCACAGCGTTGGCGTCGAAAACCTGCTCGAACGCCTTCTGCCAGTTGGTCTGACGGGCGGCAGCCGCTTCCGGCTTGTCCGTCTCCCACGACGACACTTCCAGGCCGTAGGTGTCGAAGTCGTGTTCCCAATAGCGCTGGCTGCTGCGGAACGACTGGAACAGCACCCGAAGCGTGTCCTGGTCGGCATCACGGACGGCCTTGCCCGCCGCCGTCCGAATCCGCCAGTCGTCGGCCTTGCGTGCCTCATCCAGTTCGATGTTCGGCAGGTTGTAATCGAACAGCGAAGGAACGTCGCTGCTCTCGAACTCCCGAACACGAACACCACGACGGTAGATCACCGCTGCGACCCGGTTGCCCAGGTTGCGATTCTTCTTCGGCAGAATCGTCTTGTTCAGCAGTTCCGGCTCCGAGAAGTGCAGGAACCACTTGCCAAGCGACTGGTAGAACGCCAGAACGTCGGCATTCAGCGGCACGAAAACCGTGGTGTAGCCGTCCTTCGCCCGGACCTGGTTCTCCTCCACGACCTCGACCCGGACGTTCTTGAAGTCCTGCGCCGTCAGCCGGTAGGTTTCCAGCGCCTTGTGGCAGATGGAAACCGCCTCGGCGTCCTTCTGGTCCAGGAGGGCGTGGAAGCCGGGGTTGCGCTCGTTGTACTCGAAAGCGAACTTGGCGATGAAAGCGATCTCGCCTTCCACAATCGCCCGGTCGATGGCGTTGGACACGAACTCCCGAAGCGCCAGGTCGATGCCCAGCCAGTCGGAAGCCCCGTACTCCAGGACATAGCCCAGGTCTTCCGTGGACGAACGGTTGACGCCGGCCTTGTCCTTGCCGCCGTACTTCACCTGCACACGAGCGAACGTCTTGCTGTGCGTGCCGGCGTCCATCTTCACGTCGGTCGTGCCGAACGTCATGCGGAGCGTGCCGGCGAACACAACGGGCGGCAACTCCTCACGGAGACACACGGCGACACCGTGCTTGTTGCCCGACCCGAACTTGCCGATGGTGGCGCTGTTGTCGCTGGACCGGCTCGTGGAAGCACCCAGGAGGGTGAAGGCCAGGGGATCAGCAACGCCAGGATTCTGAATCTTCAGGAAAGCAGCCATTCCATATCTCCCGTTGGGGGTTGTCTCGTCTCTCGCATGGAAGACCTCGCCGGGCCAGCAAGGTTCGGAAACTTTTCAGAAACTTTCCTTCGCCATCCGTTGCTTGTCGCCCCGCCGACTCCTGCGAGGCTCGTGCCGGGTCTTGCGCCCCCGACCCACGAAGGGAAGCCGCATCTTGATCGGCTCCAGGCGAATCGTCATGTCCGGCTTCTTCGGCATCGTGACAGTTTTCATGGTCCGTTACCTCCTGGCCGGTAGGGTACAAACCTATAAAGCTACAACTTGAAGGTTTGTACCTGCTCCCTATCGCAAAGAAACGGCCTGGGGGCGGCTGCATCCCCCAGGCCGGTTGCCCACACGTTAGGGCTTGATCCAGGCGCTCAGGTTGACCGTGATCTTCTTGCCGTTGACCTCGGCCTCGGTCGCCTTCGGCCCGCCACTGTTCGCCACGATCAGGGTGCGGCCCGTCGAACTCGGAGCCGGCTTCTGAAGCGGAATGCGAACCACCAACTCGTTGCCCTCGACCGTTGCTTGCATGACTCTCTCCCTACCAGGGTAATGGATACTCGACGCATACCTTAGACCGGGGCGAATGGTCTAAGGTTCGGGATCAGCGGACCAGATACGTCTCGCCGCCCCAGGTGATGCTCGAATAGTCGGCCTCCAGGTTCTTCGCCGTGGCCGTCCAGTCGATCACGATGTAATGCGGCAAGTCCTTCGGCAAGTCGCCGATGTCGGCCAGCAACTCCTGGCAGTAGTCCTCGAAGTAGCTTTCCAGGATGCACATTGCGCCGTGCGGCCAGTCCGACGTGGCGCTCTCGCCCTCCTCGCTGAAGGCCCGAAGCTCCTTCAACTCGCCGCCCTGGTCGTCGTCCTCGTCCCAATCGTCCAGGTCGGAAGCCGCCTCGACCAGCGCTTCCTTCAACTCCGACAGCTTCTCCTGGTACGCTTCGTGTACTTCTTCGTCGGCGTCCTCGTCCGGCTCGTTGCTTTGGTGTTCCTCCAACGCCTCACGAGCGCTGTCCACGGCATCGGACAAGGCTTCACGCTCGGACTCCAACTCCTCGATGCGGGAAATCACGTCCCGGCTGTCGATGATGTTGTCGCCCTTGCTGAAAGTGACCATGTTCATTTCTCCCTATCCAGGTTGTCTCGACTCGCATGGAAGACCTTGCCGGGCCAGCAAGGTTCGGAAACTTTCAGGTTTTCCAGATCGGGTCGGAAGTCGGCAGCGACACGTCCCGAATGTAGTCCTGGTTGTCTCGCTCGATGATGGCGATGAAATGGTTCACGTCCTGCGCCGGGGCCAGGAAACGACCATTGCCACACCGAACCAGCAACAGGCGAAGCCGGTCCTCCCTGGCAATCGTCTCAATGCCCAGGCGGTCCAGGAAGCCCCCGTTGCCCTTCGCCACGGTCAGAACACGATTCAACGAAACAGGCATTGCAGCCCCTCCCTAATTGCGGCCCATCGACCGATTCTTTCCCTCGGTCGCCTTGCGACGGTCGTAGCGGGGATTTCCACCCACCCAACCGTTCTTGCCGTTGTTCTTGTCCCTACGATGTTTACGCACACGATTCGTTTTCTTCATGTCGTCCCCTCCCGCATGGAAGACCTTGCCGGGCCAGCAAGGTTCGGAAACTTTCATCAAAATCCCAGGTTCACCCCAGGATGCCCGGTCTGCTTGATTTCCTTGTTGACAATCCGGGCACGCTCGTCCAGGCCGGCGTCGGTGAATCCACCCTTGCGCCGCCACTCCCGATAGTCCTGAAGCGCCCAGGCAGCATCGTCCGGGTTGTTGGATTCGATCTGCGCCTCGGCTTCCTCGATGCAAGCAACAGGGTCCATATCCCCTCCTATTTCGGTTCTTGTCCCACCGGCAACACCTTCGTCGGCACGTTGCACTCCTGACGGATTTCCTTGGCAATCCGCTCGGCCTGCTTCTGCGTCAAAGGCCCGTCGCCGTTCGGCTCCCAACGCCCCTTCTCCCGTACCCACACGATGTATTTCATGCTTCCCTCCAGCCCGTAGGGTACAAATCTCTAAAACATCAACTTGAAGGTTTGTACCAGTAGGCTATTGCGCCCAGGCCAGGAGTGGGCAGCCCCCGGCCAGCCGCCGAACTACGGGCGATAGTTCGGCGTGGCGAACGTCCCTCGATGGGCGATCCCTCGCTTGTCCAACTCGGCCAGGCCCGCCTCGGTGATGGTGTATCCCCTGCTCGTCACCGTGACCAGCGCCGGCGTGTCTTCCGTGACCGTCAGCAACCACGGCATGATGAACCGCTCGACTTCCTCCTTCTTCGCTCCTGCGACATTCACGATCCGGTTTGCCGCCACCGGACCCTGGCCCAGCGCCTTCAGAATGCGAAGGTGAACCTCGCTCATGCCGTACTGGTCGATCCCTTCATCCGTGGCAACTTCCTGCGCCACGTCCGCCCAGGTGCGGTCAGCGCCCATCTGCCGAACCAACTTCATGTAACGGGCGAACTCCAACGCCTTGCGGGGAATGCGGCTGTTGTAGTGAGCAACCAGCGCCGCCGTCGCCTCGTCGAAGTCCGGGTGAGCCAGGCGAACGATCTTGGCAATGTCCGCCTTGCTCAGATAGCGAAGGTTGACCGGCGAAAACCGGGTGCGGAATGCGTCGAACAGCCGCCCCTCGTCCGTCGTGGCAATGATCCAGCAAACATTGTGGCAGTTGATCGTTTTGCCGGACTCCGTGACCAGCGTGGCGTCGTTGTACTCCGTCGCCTTCAGCAAGCCCTGCTCGACTGCCTTCGCCAGTGCGTGAACCTCGTCAATGAAGATCACACAGGGCGGCAGAACATGGTAGTTGCGCCGGACCACTTCCACCACCGGCACGCCCTCGACCGTCAACACCCGGTCGATCTCCCGGAACAGGTCGTCCATCGTCTTCACCGCCTTCGGGGAAACCTCCACGAAGGGCAGATCGACGGTTTTGGCGTACAGCCGGGCCAGCGTCGTCTTGCCACTCGACGCCGGGCCGAAAATGCTGAACGCCAGGTCACGGCAAAGATGGTCGGGCTTGCCCAGGGCATCGAACGCCGACGCCTTCAGCTTCTTGATCGCCCGCTCGTTGCCGATGAAACCGGCAAACCCACTCTCCACCAACTCCCGGCGCTCGTCCGCCGTGGGCGCTACCGCTCCCCACGGATCGTCCGGCCCGAAGAACACCTTGAAATGTTGAACCGACATCGAAATTCCTCCCTATGGGTTGCCAGGAAGACCGCCCCAAACTCGTAAGGTTCGGAATCTCCCAACGCAATTCGGCGCAACCCCACCCCAGCCACGCCCGGCGCAGCCAACCCCTACGGTACAAATGCCTAAAACAATACTGTACAAATGCTAAAAACAGCCTTTGCCAGCCAACCCCAGCCCGGCGCAACACCCCTCAATCTCCCCCTGGCATTATCCCAAATAACCTGGTGTACATCCGTGCGCAGAAAATGACCGGAGGGTACAAATCTCTAAAACCACCACTTCAAACCTTTGTACCTGACGCCTCATTTTTGATACTGCACAAACGCACAGTGTCAAATTGTTGATGATTTTGCTGGACAGGGGGCAGGTGGTGGGATAGGCTGGAGGGATCGGGGACCGGGATGGGTTCTCGACGCACGGCCACGACCAGGATTTCTTTCAGATTTCCTGGTCGTGTGCTTTACAACCTCGGTAAATCGTAGTATCATTCAAGCACGCCGAGAGGTTTGCAGCTAACGGGTGATTGGGCGACACCCGTTGGGGCAGCCTCTCGGCTTTTTGTTGCGCATTTCTCAACGTCCGATAATGGCGCTTATGTTCAATTCGCTCAACCCACTCCTCCATATCGCCAGCCGCCCCCGCCCGCCTCAGCACTGAGCCACCACACGACTAGCTGAGGCGGGCGGGGGCGGCTGGAAATCTCTCCAAACTCCTCCTACAAGCCCCTCCCTACGCCCCAGGCTCGCAATTTTTTCACCATTTCCTCCAAATACTTTCAGAATTTTCTAGCCTGGGGTGGCCTCGACGTAAATGAAGGCTGGCTACACCCTTACGTCAATTCAATTTTTACCTGGGTTCGGAATGCTTGTTTAACTGTTTGCGCCGTTTGGACTTGCGAGGCGCACGACTTTGTTGGTGATTTGGTTCCACGAGGTCGAGGAAGCATGATTTGCAGCGGACACGGGAGAGGGGAGGGTCATCGAGGGGGCAATCGAGTTGAGCGAGTTGGATTTCCTGGGAGATGGAGTGTTGGGGGAGCCAGTGGCCGAAGAAGGTAGGTCGATGGCAGGCTTCACAGAAGTCGATGGGGAGTGTGAAGCGTAGTGTTGGCGGCAAGGTGTTGTTATTGAATTCTTGCCAAAGGGCTATGGGAGGTTGTTGCATAAATTCCTTTCTATGATGGATGCTGGAGTGTTAATACCCATCTGGTTACTGTTGGGTGTAAGGAAGGGGGACAGATGGGATGGCCTTGTAATGATGCCAGGATTGCGCAGGACGAGCGCAGAAGCTACAAGGTGTGTTGGTGGTCGTTTTCCTGATCGTCCTCGTTATCGAACAAGCTAGGCTGTTTGATGACAGGTTTTGGGTTAGGGGGTTGGATAGGTTTTCTGGACACGGATGGTGGTTCAGTTTGTTGGGCGTGGCCGGCACGGACGAGTTGAGCGATTTGGGACATTACGAGCATGGGATTACGCTTACTGAGTGCTTTCCAGCGTTCGTGGTAGATGGCGTCGGTGATATAGACATGACGGATGCCATTGAGGTAGACGATAACAGTACCATCTTTGAACCAGCCGGCGAACTGGATACGTTGTTTTTGGTTTTCAGTGAGCCAGGTGGTGAACGATTGCAGGGGCATGAGGTTATGTAGTGAATTTGTTTCTGTTTGTTGTTGGATGTTGGCATTGTGTTTTGGTGGTGATTTAGAGGCCATCGACGTGGACGTTATAGGAGTTGAGGCAATCACGGATGTAGTTACGGGCTTGTTTGCTGACTTGGATGATGGAATTTTGGGTAGCCCACAGCCAGGCTGAGATTTCGCCGAGTTCCCTGGTAGGTTCGTTATCAGCGACCAGGTGGCCGATTTCATGGAGGCTGGTCCAGTAGGCGATTTCGCTGGTAATGCGTGGCAGGTAGGCACGGCGTTTGAGGGTATGGGCTTTGTAGTCGAAGTTGGAGTAATGGCCTGGGCGGGGTTTTTTCTCCCAGCGGGCGGTGAGATGGTATTGTTTGAGCAGATTGTTGATATGTTCTTGCAATGCTGGCAGGTTGTTATTTCTCATTGGTGTTTGTCTCCGGGTTAATGACTTGGACTTCTTCGATTTTCTTCTTGGTCATTTCGAGTTGGCCGTCATCGGACAGGAAGTGGATGGTGAGTTGATCTTCGTATTGGGAAACAACGATGCCCTGGGTGGGTTGGTTATTGAAGTCAGGGAGGCGGACTTTCTTGCCTTTGAGTTGGGGGTATTTGAGGGCATCTTCGGCCTGTTTCTTGGCGATGGCTTGTTGTTTTGCTTGTTCTTCGTGTTCCCTTTGTTGTTGTTCTTTCTTGATGCGTTTCTCGTCGAAGTGTTGGACTGTGGCCAGAAGAATGATGGCAAAGGCGATGACGCCCAGGAGGGTGAGAGCGCCGCCGGGTCCGATGTCGGGTGTTTGAACGTCATTGCAGCAAAGCAGTGGGCAGCCGGTGCGAAGGGCGGCTTCGCTGCCTCGGCCATTTTGGGCGAACAGTGGGGCGACGATGCCAGGCAGGAGGGTGATGGTGCTGGCGAGCAAGATGGCCCATTTCCAGATGCGAAAGCGTTCAGCAAGGAAGGGGATCATGGTTGAGTTTCCTTTGGGCATGGTGGATTGCTTGATGGTTTTACTATATCGCTAGTTTGTTGGAAAAACAACAACAAAGTGGTGGAGGCGAAGTTATGAATGGTGTGGTTTTTGGGACGGGCTTCACAAGGAGATAGTGAGGGGCTTCACAAGATGATTGGGGTGGGCTTCACAAGAAGGGGTTGGTTTATTACCTTGGTTGTAGCGATATGGGAGTGAATGTAGTGTTAGAGGGGTTGAAGATATAGCTCCTTGAAGATATAGCTCCTTGAAGATATAGCTCCTTGAAGATATAGCTCCTGGGGCTATATTTCTTCATCATCGGGCCATTCGAGAGGGGTCAGGTGGTCGGGTGGGGTAGGGGGTTTAGTTCTTTCTTTCTCGTAGACATCATTGCGCAGCCAGATGCCTTGGTATTTGGTGTATTTCCCTGCGAGGGTTTTTCTGGCCCACAGGTCATAGACTTTAGCTCTGGCGTCGGTGTTGATAGCGCCTGGGGTAGATTTCTTAACGCCTGTCCAGGAGAAGCCGACAGGTTGTTTTTGGTTGACGAATTCCTCCATGACCCTCATGACAGTTCCCATCATTTCGATACCTGGGTCGGTGCCTGTTTGTTGATGGATTTGTTTATTGATTGTGGAGCGGTCCTGGAATTTGGTTTCGGCATGACCGAAGGTGACGGTGTATACTCCGTCGTAATTTTCGTAGAAGTTGACCCAAAAACAAGGTTGGCCCCGGCAGTCTTTGGTGGGATCGGAGTCGAGGTTGAAGACATATTTGTATTGTCTGTTGATAGGAGGGCTTTGGAGGGGTGGTTTCCAGGTGCCGGTGAGGGGTTTGCCACTGCTTCTATCGAACAATTCGAGCCACAATTTGAACCGCAGTTGGATCATGCAGGTAGATATTTACTTCGAGTTAATTTTCTACAAGCTATTGATGCGTGGCGGGGAGATAGGGGCGACGGTGTTGTAGGGAGTGAATTTTGGTGGGAGTGGGTCACAGTTGCCTTGGAGTGTGGGGTTGAAGAACCTACTGGTATTGAAGGGCAGCCAGGCTCCGGTGCGTGATTGGGGGTCGCAGCCTTGGAAGAAGATCATAGGGCTGTTAGGCTGTTGGGAGTAGGTAGGGGCGAGGTTGGGGGAGTTTTTGGTAGGTTGAGGGGATTTGTAGATAACCTGGACGGGTGGAGTGAGGTAGGAGGCTTTCTTCTGTGAATCGAGTGGGTAGTAGCTGCTCATGTTGATATGTACGCAGGAGTGGGCCAGGATTTGGGCCTGGCCTTGGGGGATTAGGTTTTGGATTTGGGTGGTGGGCAGTGGGCGGTGAGATGGGCGTACTGCCAGAAGGGGTGGGTGATCCAGCGGGAGAACACATTGACGACGGATTCGGAACCATCGGCATGGGAAGCTGTGACGGTGCCGGTGATGACGATGAGTCCTTCAACGTCCACTGTGTAGCGTTGGCCTTCGTGGATGACGGTAGCGGTGGAGTAGTCGTGTTCCTCCAGGGTGAGGCCGTTGGTGGAGAACCTATCGGACTGGTCCTGGGCGATGGAGGCGAGTTTATGGGCGAAGCGACCGATGAGGTAGGCTTCTTCCTGGGCGACGATGCGGCGGGTTTGTTCGGAGCGTGAGAGTCGGAGCAACTTTTTTCCTTCCCGGCGACCGTAGAGGCGGGTGAGGGCACGGAGGAGTTGATCCTCGTCAATTTTTTCGAGTTGTTTTTCCCAATACTTAGCGATTTGGTCTTTCCACTGTTCGAGGCGTTCACGTCCGAACAGTCGGATGGTGCGTTTGTACAACCAGTGATCGGCATGGAGTGGTTTCATGTTTGGGATGATACCACGCAGAAGGGGGTTTGTAAAGCAAACAACGCACGGTAACATGGTTGGTGTTACCGTGCGTTTTGGTGTTACAATCGCTGGTAGGTCGTATCCGGGCCGGTGTAGGGCCGTTGGCCGACGAGGGGCGGGAACAGGCTGGCGATGGCCTGGGCGAAGGCGAGAACGAGTTTGCGGAACATGGGTTCCTTTCAGGGTTAGGAAGGCCCGCCGCCGTGCTTGTAGGCACCGGAGGGGAGGGTCCAGTTGGTTGTGATGACTTCGTAGGGGTAATCTTCGCTCATGGCTTCAGCGACGAGCGCCTGGTTGTTGGTTTCGGCGAACGGCGTGCCTTTGTCGGCCAGTTGGGTGACGGTTTTGCCCTGGTGGATGGTTTTGCCGAAGTCGGCTTCGTAGTGGCCGATCTTGGCGAACAGTTCCGGGGCGATTTTGCGGACGGAGGCCCACTGATCGGCGAGGCCGAAGATGCAGGCCATGCAGGACACCCGGCCCCAGCCCAGGCGGTAGGCGGGGTGGGGGATGACGTTGAATTCCTGCATGATGTTCCAGACCTGTTCCTCGGTCCAGTCGATGACCATGCGCCAGTGGTCAACGTGGCGCTTGTTGGAGTGGGTGCGGTGTTGTTCCATTTCGGCGTACTTGGAGCGAGCGGCGGATTCCTGGCGGCGTTCGCCGGTCAGGAACAGGATTTTCTTGCCCTTGAAGGCCGGGTCGTTGTTGATGGCGATGGCAGCAACGTCGATCTTCAGGGTGGAGGAACACCAGCGCTTGCTGAGGTCTGCCGTGACCTGGGGGAACATGCGGCGGGTGCTGATCTTGCCTTTGACGCCGCCAGCGGTGCCTCGTCCGCCGTTCAGGTACTCGAAGCTGACGGGGGCGGTACGGGCGTTGTTCTTGGTCATTTCCTTCTCGAAGCCGCCGTGTCGCCACTGGAACAGCAGCTTGAGGTTGAGGGCTTTGGCGAAGGCCCGGCAGTAGCCCTGGGTGCAAGGCCAGTCCATGAAGGGGGCATCGACGCCCGGCTCGCCGTCGATGTGCTGGTGCATCAGGACGATCTTGCTGGTCGGGACGCCATCTTTGAGAAGTTTCAGGACGAGGGCGACGGAATCCTTGCCGCCGCTGAAAGATACAAGAATGTAGTCGTACCAGTCCAGGGGCTTGACGCTGGTGGTGTTGGGGCGGCGGTCGGTTTCGATGACGGTCAGATTGGTCAGCATGGTCTTGGTCCCTACGGGTTTCGTGTCTCCGAAGGGAAGACCTGGGTGATCCTTACAAGGTTCGGGAAGTTTTCAAGATTTCTTGCCTTGGACGGCCTGCTCGAACTTGATGCGAGCGAGGTTGAGCATGGCATGGACGAAGGTTTTGGCCATTTCCCAGCCTTCGGGGGTAGGGGTGAAGCGTGCGATGGGGGAGGCGAAGTTTTTGTGTTTGAAGAAGTGGGGGTCGATTTTCTTCTGGTTGATGAGTTTGAGGAGGGTGATGTCTTTGAACACGAGGATTTTGTTACCCTCGAAGTTGGTACAATTCGGGTAGTTCAGCTTGATGATGAGGTATTGGCCGATTTCCTCGGCTTGAACGATCTTGTAGTTATCGGGGTCGGGGTTGCCTGGTGGAATTTTGGGTTCAGGCGTAGCTACTTCGGGTGGGCGAACACCGTTGATCCAGGGGCCGGACGGATACCAGGCACGTCGGGGCAGGTTAGATGATGATGGCATTGTCGATCTATTTTGTTTGAGGCCCATGTTTTTCCTTTGTGGGATAGTACCACGAGATGGTTTGATTGTAAAGGAGTGGGTATGTTCAAGGCATTTTCGTTGTTTTTGTTGGTATTGGTAGTAGGTTGTAGTCAATCTGAACCTATTTCGGGGCCAGTGTCGGGCAGGTTGGTTGAGAAGAAAGAAATCGTAGTACCGCCTCCTCCACCGCCGCCTCCTCCGAAGTTTTACGCATCGTTGTATTGTTATGAGTCTATGCCGAACCGGGCGGCGAACTCGCACAATTTTGCGACATTTGTACGTTGGGCTGGTGCGGACATACAGCGGGTGACGATTTCGTGGTATCCGGCTCGGACTGATCTTGGTTTGTTGAAACGTCAGGCTGGGAAGAATTGGGATTTAGCTTCGACGTTGGACAAGGCTCGTGCTGATGGTCGGATTATCGAGGAGTTGGGGCCGTATGAGGTTCAGGAGGAGTTATGGCAACGTGCTGTAGCTGAGAAGGCACGTTTGGAGAGTGGAAGTGTAGATTATCAGGCGTTGTCGGGGTCATCGGACGTGTGCAACTGCATTCATGCGGTGTTGCATGTTGTTGGTTCGGAGAGGCGAACGGGATCAGCCTGGGGTCGGGCGGCGAACAAGATCATTTTGCACGAATACCATCGCTATTTGATTCAGCCTGGGAAGGTTCACCCGGAAGTACCACGTTTGTAGCATTGTTTGAGCAGATGGTTTTCGGCGGCGATCCACACTTGTTCGTCGCTGTAGCCATTGGCGTGGGATCGGATTTGTTCAGCGAGTTGTCGGATTGTATGTTCGGTGAAGGTCGGGTCGAAGATGTCGGGGAAGCTATGGCCTGGGAAGGCGTTAATTAGTTTGAGTTTTGGGGTATGCCAGGGCAGTTTGAAGGGGTCGGTGCCTGTGCGCCAGTAGGAATTAGCTCCTTTGCTGGGGTTATTGCCGCCATGCCAATAGGCTGCACTTACCGCCGACGAGAAGGGCGAATTGAAATAAATGTCAATGTATTGTCGAATGTCGCCGTTATAGTGAATGTAGTTCTCACCCATACACACGGAGCCATTATTGTAGGAATTCGGGAAGGGGAAGATAAAAACTTCGTCGTGTGGTGAGATTATGGGTTTAAGGGAGCCGAAGGCATGGAACAATGAGCCGCCCCGTTGTTCGGTTCGTTCGCCAGGGTGGAAGGCGACAGCGAACACCTGGTAGGGGAAGGGGAGGAAGTGGTGAGTGCCGAGAATGTTGAGTGTACGGTTAGTGGGGGCGCATTCAACGATGGTGATGGGCAGATTTTTTGGTCCTTTATGGAGGAATCGGAGCATGGGTAATTACCTTCTATCATCGTCATCATATTCAAGATGGTCGTAGTCATGGACAGATCGCCTCCGGGCCTGAAGCTGATAGGCTTCAAGTTGTTTACGGAGTTGGCGGATAGTGGCCCGGAGGCGTTGATTTTCTTCTTTAAGTTGGGCGAGTTCATTTTCCTGGTCAGGCATCGGGTTCCTCGTCGATTTCGTCATCGTCGATTTGGTCATCGGGGATGTCGTCCTCGAATTCTTCAATGAACCCATCTTCGTCGATTCCTTCGCCATCTTCGGGCCTCAGCACATCGGTCTGGAAGAATTCGTTGAACCACTGCATTGGGTGTTGGCGTTGTGGTGCGGTGCCAGCGCCATCGGGGCGCATGGGGACGACTTCGCCATCGGGACGGATAGCGGGCAGGGTGACGACTTCGGCAGGGGGCAGGGGCAGGAGGGGGCGAACGGGTCGAACGGGGCGGGGGCGAGGCTGTGGTTGATCTTGAGGAGCGAGGCTAGGGTCGATGGTATAGGGGGCCGTGGTTTTCTGGCCGTTGTTGATCCAGTCGATGCAGTTGATAGCTGCCTGTTGGGTTTCCTTGAGGTTGAAGGAAAGGACGGGGACGGTATGGAGGGTTCCCCACACGCCGAACAGGGTGAAGCCGAAGATAGGTTTATTGGAGTGGTCCCGTTGTTGGGAGAACACTTCCATTCTCACGCCATCGAGGGTGAGTTTGTAGTGGTTGGGGCCGACTTCGGACCACTTGGGCGGTTCCTTGGGCCAGTTGTTGAGCCACTTGAGGAAGTCGGGGACGGTATCAGGCTGGGCGAGAACGTCAGCGGCGTCAACATTGGCGACGGTGGGCGTGATGGGCTTACCGTTGCGAGTGGCGGTGAACTTAGGGGCAACCTTGGGCTGGTTGGAATCCCTGTAGCCAGTGCGCTTCATGGTTTACTCCTTGTGCAGTTCTTCGTACTTCTTGAGCCAGTAGGCATCGGACGTGAACTCATCTTCCTTGGCGTAGTGTTCTTTCTGAAGCCTATTGAACTCTTCGTGGGTGATGGTCCCGTTGTGTAGTCTGGAGCAGGTTTCGTCGTATTCCTTGTAGAAATCTGGCGCTTTCAGCACCTTGTCGTTAAGGGCGATGGATTCGGTGTGATGTCCGCCGCAGTGGGACATCTCGAAGTAAACAGCTTTCTTGGTGACTTCCGTGACGGACAGTGGGTCGTCTTGTCCGATATACATTTCATGGTCGTAGTGTTTGTACAACCAGAAGTAATCACCTTCCTGGAGTGTGCCGGCATCGACAGCGAGTTGGGCCTGGGCGATATTGATTTTCTCGTGGTCGGAGAGGACTTTGACTTTCTTCTTACCTTTCTTCTCGACGTAGCCGTGGATTTTGTAGCCACCGTTGGACATTTTGTTGTTGAGGGCGAGGAGTTTACGAACGAGGGGTTCGGCTTCTTTCTTGATAGATTGCCAGTGTTCGGGGAGATCGGAGTATTTTTCTGCGACCATCATCTCGAACATCATTCTGCCGTAATCGCCAACTGAAACTTCCATTAGAGAATCCTGAAGTAAATGTAGAATGCTGCTTTAATTGTAAGCAGTGTGAACACGGTCCAGAACAGGATTTTCTCTTTGCGTGTCAAGTTTTGTCCTCAAGGGACTTGTACAGCATATCTTCAACAAACACGATGGCGTTATCGAGTGGGCAGAAGGTGTTGTCGATACGCTCGGCGTCGGGTTTTTCTTTGTCGTGCAAGCTGGTGGAAGCGTCGGTCAGGTGTCGGTAGACCATCCGTAGCCAGGCGATGTCGGCCTGGATGGGTTTATGGCATTCTTGGGGCGTCAGCTTGTCGAAGAAAGTATCAGCCTTCAAGTTATTCCTCCAGGGTATGCCCATGATGCGCCCACTGGCGGGTTGCGCCGTAGGTGGTGATGTAGTCATGGACGAGTTTCTTGAAGGTTCTCAGGTGGTCGAGGAGTTCTTCTTCGGGCATTTTGTCCAGGTCTTTGCCTTTGGTTGTACGGACTTCGGCATGGGCGTGTTCGGGCGGGAAGGGCCAGCCGTTGAGCATGACTGTGTAGCTGGTTTCCAGGGGAATGACGCTATGCCAGGTAAGTGGGTTGATGATCTCGTACATGGAGTGGCGATTCAGGACCATTTCCATGACTTCATCGGGTTTAGCGAGCCGATGCTGTCGCTGGCCGGTGTCGTCTTTGGAATATCCCACTTTCATTTTGTAAGCGCCCTGGAGCAGCACGAAAGCACCGGGCCAGGGGTGGGGGTGGAAAAACGCCTCCTGGGTGAAGCAGGGGTCGAATTTGTGCAGGCACAGCCGGAAGCCTTCTTCGAGTTGGGTGAACACCCGGTAAGTGAATGGCTTACGGCGGTTGATGATGAGGCTATCCCAGCGGGCACGGTCATCGAGCATGGCCGGAAGCCGGACGAGCGCATCATGAAGTTGCTGGAGCATAAACAATCCTCCTTGGGGTGGATTTTACCCCGTTTCTGGAGGATTGTAAAGTCAGATTAGCCGCCGAACCAGCTACTCATCCAGGACTTTTTCTGAGGCTGGGGTGGGGCTACCTGGGCAACGGGGACTTGCTGTTGTTGCTGCTGTTGTCGTTGTGCTGCACCTTTATCGCCTGTGAAGGCTGTAGGGTCTTGGATGGATTGTTGGATGAAGGCGAGGGTATTTCCGCCGAGTCCGCCACGTCCTTTGTAGTACCAGCCTTGGGGTCCGAAGATTTGATCTTGGACTTGTTTGGCCTGGTCTGGCGGCAGGTTCCATTTGCTGATGAGTTGTTGTACTTGTTTCTGGAAGCCCTGGTGTTGCATTGGATCGGTTATTTTGTTCTTGATGAAACCATCAGCGTTCTTTTTCAGCAACTCATCAAATTGCTGGAAGATAGCATTGGACACAGCAGAACTTCTGATGATTTTCCCATCGGGAGTTTTCACCAGCGGCTCGCCATCTGGTGCGGTTCCCGCAGACCCTTGTTGTGGCTGCTGTGCGGGCTGTTGCTGTGGTTGTGGGGCTGGGGCTGGGGCTGGGGCTTGTGGGGCTGGGGCTGGGGCTGGGGCTTGTTGCTGTGGTTGTGGGGCTGGGGCTTGTGGTTTGTTATAACCGTGGTTAATTGGTTGTGGTTTTGCTACTGATGGTTTTGCTACTGGTGGTTTTGCTTGGGGCGCAGGCTGGGCGGGAGTTTGTCCTATGTTAGCTGATTTCGCTTCGTGCAGCCATTCGTAGAAAGTCTTCATGACTTTATGTAGCTTCTCATCCACCGAAAACCGTACACCAATAGGGTTCTCCGTGTTGGTTATAGGCCATACCGAAACCTACTTTGGTGAAGCGATTATTGAGGATATTAGCTCGGTGGCCGGAACTGTGCATCCAGGCATTAACGACTTCTTGTGGGGTTTGCTGATTCCAGGCGATATTTTCCCCTGCGGTCATGTAGCCGAGTTTGAGGACATTGGAGATATTAGAGTGTTGCAAGTTGGAATGTTGGGCCATCCAGTTGGCATGGTCCTGGGCATACTTGTTGAGTTGGTCATCCATTTGCAGGGCTGGGCGACCTTTGGTGGTGCGTTCGTGATTATGCAGGTCGAGGAGTTGGCTATTGACGGTTTGGGGTTGTTCGGGCGGGGGTGCTGGCGGGAAGGGTTTGGACTGAGGCGGGATAGTGGGAGCGTCCCAATTGACGGGGGTGTAGGCTGGTTTATCGGGATGGCAACCCGGCAGTAGCAGTAATACGCAAATAATCCATTTCTTCATGTTTTCCTCCTTGTTTGGCCATCTTGGATTTCTTGTTCCTCCAGTTCTTCCCAAAGGAACACGAAGATGGTGTTCTTGCCGTTGTAGTTAGCTGCGGTGAAGATAAAACTGACGTAGCCAACTTGGGCTTTGAAGACATTATCGTTGGCGACGGCATTGATGAAGGGGTTCTCGGAGGGATCGAATTTGAGCGGGTAGTCACGCATGGCTTTACGAGCGAGGAGTTCGATGTAGCCATTGAGGGTGTGGGTAGGCTTGTCGAGAAGGGTGATGACCTTCAGGACGCCTTCGGAGTAGCACACGTTGATGTCTTCCAGGTCGAGGACTTGGAAGCTGAGTTCTTTTTCCATGATTAGCTCGGTTCGATGGGGTCGTCGATAGATCGCCAGCGTTTCTTCTTGGGTTTCAGGTTGGGCAGTTCCAAGATAAGGTCGATTATTTTTTGGTATCCTTCTTCATTGATGGGTGTTGTCCATAACTTGGCATCTTGAATCTCATAGAAGTAATCGTCATTGGGCGACCAATCTTTGTCGAGATCGTTCATAGCCATTCGCCATTAAGCCACACAGTTTCAGACCAGTCGCTCGGATACCATTTCATTCCATATTCGTCATAGGCTGGAAGGTATTCTTGAATTCTGATGTTTTCGCCAGTGTTGTTGATTGACGAGGCAAATTCCGCCACTCGTTTTCTGAACGCAGTCGTATCTTCGGGTGTTGTGATAACGCCTTTCCACTTCCACCACAAAAACTGACGATCAACTTCGGTTTTGGTGGTTTTTTTACGGAATCGCTTCACGTTTTGCCAAAGTCCGTCTATTTTGCTTTGGGTTTGAACGGCCAGCATATTCACCTTTCGTCGGGCAAGATTCCTTCTTGGCGAGCATGGTGGAGTATGTCGCACATATCGAACAGCCACTCATTGAAGGCTTCGGTTTGTTTTGGACCGCCCATGATACGGTTCATGCGACCTTGGTGATGGTTTTCCAGTTTCTCCCTGGCGTAGTCTCGGAGGAAGCGCCACTTCTCGTAGGACCAACCTGGGGGCCAGTCGAGGTTATTCCAGTCGTTGTTCTTGGAGGCATAGGCGAGGGCTTCTTTGCAATGATCCAAGATGGCTTCAAGTTGGGTCCACTTGTTAGCGGGGCTTTGGATACGGATGTTACGATACTTCCGTCGTTTGTCTCGCTTGCGTTTGTTCCTTGTAGCTTTCATGTAGAGTATGTAGCAATCGTAGCATGTAAGCCAGTCATGGAATGGGGCGTTGTGGTTGGGGCACAATGGTACAGGAGACGACGGTGAGTTCATGTTTGCCTTCCAGGAATGTGTTGAACATTCCGCCCTGGCAGCTTCCAGCGACTTCGAGGGCGCACTGGATAGCTTCATCTTCGCTGTCGGCTGTGACATCACAGGCTTTGGTAGCTTTGACCTTGCCGTTGACGCTATGTTGCAAGGTCACTTCATAGGTCGTCGATGGTTCGCCAGGGTTTGACGTGTTTGGCTTTTTCGGTGTCATAGGGGAAATTCTCCGCTGGGGTTTCTTGGATGAAGCGAAACCAGTAGGTGGCAAGGTAATCGAGGGCAAGTTCTTCCGATCTCTTGGAGCAGAACAAGATGTCGTCTGACTTCCTGAGCGGTTTGTTTTTGAGGGAATCAGATTCTTCTCGTTGTTTCTCCTTGGCGAGTTGGTGAAACATGAAGGCCCAGCCGTTCTCACGGGGGCATTTGCTTTTCACTTTCTCTATTGTCCAGTCGTAAAACGCCAGCATGAACTTATTCTCATCGGGCCGGACCCTGCCCAGCGTCCACCCATGCCAGAAATCTTCAAACTTGAAGATATTGGCTTCGGCGAGGTACATGGTGGGATTGTTGAGAACTTTTCCCATCATGTCGAGCATTGTCAGTGGTTCGGCCATGTCGATGATTTCTTGTGTTTGTTCCCAACGGGTAGCAGTCCTGATGCGTGGGCCAGGACTGATGCTACTGCTTGGAGGGAAGCCTTTGAGTATTGCCATCAGTCTCCCACCCAATGCGTGTGGATTTTTTCTTCCGTATGTTCGAGTTCAGCGACGAATTGGCCCCGGAACCACAATTCAGTTTTCTCGTGCCGGCCAGTGAGTTTGCTGATGGCTTCTTCGGGAGTTTGTCCTTGGGAGAGGACGGCGCTTTCTTTCCTTATTTCGTACATTTAGTTGGCCCTTGTTGGATACCTGGTCTGTAGCAGGCTGAAGTAAGGGCGGGTATTGGCGAGAATGACATCCGAATCGTTGAAATCCTGGAGTTCATCTTTGGCACGTTGGACTCGTTGTGCTTCTTCGCCGAACAATCCGGCCATGCCCTGATGTCCTTCACGGATGCAGAAGTTTCGTTGTTGCCAGCATCCGTCGATGACAAGTTGCAGGATTTGTTCCGCCTGCTCCTTGGTGTAGAGGACAGGCAGATGCGGTTTCGGTGGTTCGGGCGGGCTGATGAAGTTTCTGATCCGTTGGATGAGTCTGCGCATGGTTTACTCCGTCCTGTCATACCAGTGATATTTGAGGTTGGGGTCTTCGGGGGCGACAACCATATTGCGCACACGCTCGACGAGTTGGGCGAAGGTCATGCGGCGGCGATTCCAGATGTCGGCGATGAGGGCGTTGTTGGGCCAGCAATTCATCAAGGCATTCCACTCATCGTGAAATGGCCTGTTGTACTCATCCATGAGGGGCGGATCGAGCCTGGTGCAGTCATCAAACAGCACGAACCATGCCTGGTCGATGGGGCCGATGTCTTCAGCCGGGATGCCGTTGTGGTAAGGCGGGTTTGGCGGTTGGGCTTCGAGCATGACCTGTCGCAAGCTGTTGTATTCATCTTCGAGGCTATCACCCGCCGTGCTGCCGTTGGGCCAGATTGTACCTTCTGGTTTACCACGTTGGATATGCAGGGTGTGCATTCCGTGGGGGCCGTTGATGTTGCCGACGAGGGCGCTGGAGAAAACACGCTGGGAGTCTTGCCCGGACTCGTTGAAGGCCCGGAACATCTCGTCGATTTCTGCCTGGGCAGCGGGGTTCCATGCCTGGGCGAATTCAACATAACCTTGCGGGTTGGCAGGTTGTCGAACTTCGGGCGGCTGAGGAGGAATCTCGGCGAAACCTTCGGGTTGTTTCTTCTTGGGGTTCAGACCCTTGAAGTATTGGAAATCATCCGGCATTGTTCTTTCTCCTTTGAAACTCTTCCTGCATCGCCTCGATCTCGCCGGGTTTGGCCCAGCGTTCGATTGTGCCGCCGATTGCCTTCACCATTGCCTCCATGATCCGGTTGGCGCAGGCGTGGTCGAAGGCATTTTTGCTGTTTTGGAAAATAGCACGATGGTAGGCCCGGCGTTCGGCCAGGGTGAAGTCTTCATAGAAGACCTTGCGCATGGCGATCACGTCGGGGTGGTCATCCGGCAGGACTTCGCCGGTATTACGGTCTTGCATACAGGGGCGGCAGCCCTCACAATCATCCGAGTATTCGTGGGTTGGATCGTGCATCATTTCCCCGTAAGTAAAACTTTGTGGGCGAAACGAACAGCCTGCATGATGTTGAGGTTTGGATTCAACCAGTTGATGAACAGTTTGTGTCCTTCCTGATAGCTGACAGTTCCTTTTTGGGGCTTGCCGAAGGCCGTGGTGAACAGGACTTGTTTCCCAGCCACGTTGTCGATTTCGGCAGGGTTATAGATGCGATGGCGTGGGTGCAGCATGTAGTCATCGAAGCCTTCAATATGGCAATCGACGGTGAACTGCACGATGCCGGCATCTTCCAGGTCGGACATCAGTTTGTAGAACCCGGCAGTGGACCAGCGTTGCCAGAACCAGGTTTTGCCTTCATTGAGGGCAGCACGAAGTTCTCTACCTGCTTGTGGGCCACGGTTGACAAGCAGGTAGAGAACTTCGTCGGCGTAATCACTGAAGGGCTTCGGGAATTTGAGAGTTGTCGGTGATTGCTGTTGCAGGCTCATCGTCGTCCTCGATGTATTTGTTGAGGATCGCTTCGACGAACGGGCGGCTTCGTTGAGCGACCTGTTCAGTGATCCACACCTGGGCATCGCCTTGGGTGCCGGTATACCACGGGTTTGCTTCGTGGAAGTCGGCAAGGCGATTCAGTTGCTCATCCGTGTAGAACTTGGCGTATGCTTCCCGCCCGATTTCTTCGCCGAGTGGTGTGAGTTGTTCGGCGAGTTGTTCGCAGACTGCTGGGGCGTCTTCGGGTTTACCGAGTGCTTCCAGGATAGGCTTGATGGTAAGTGCAAGTGCCTGGGCCATATGACCAGTAATGCGGGCCTTGTCCTGGTAGACAATATCCATAATGCGTTCGATGGTTTCTTTCATTGTTTCCTCATCATCATTTTGTCAACATCTTCCGGCGTGAGGCTGAACAGCCAGGTCAGGAAGTATGTCTTGGTTTCCTCATCATAACGCATTGTAGGTGTTTTGACAATGCGTTTCAGCGCCTCAAAGTGTCGATGGAGGCGTTCCAGGAGCATGACCTGTTTTCGCCTTCTGTAGATTTCCAGTCCGTACACCAGCATGAACAACGAATTGATCCCCACGCCGAGCCAGTTGATTTGTCCATCCTCGTAGGGATAGAAGAAACAAATCAACAGCAAGAACGTAAACCAACAGAACAAGCCGACCTTCCACTTGGAATATCGTGGTGGAGGAGGGTCGAGTTGGTATTCAGGAGCATCCACGTCGATGGTCACTTGTTGTTCTTCCTGGGTTTTTCGTCTTCTTCGACGAATTCCACTTTGATGTTGGCTCCGAACGGCCAGCACAGAAGGCGAATGGCTTTCTTGAACAATTTTGGGGCGACCCTGGGGAACTTGGCGACCATTTGCCCACGCAGGTCTTTGGGTTTAACAGGCCGGTCGTCCTTTGTGATTTCCACGGTGATGATGTACTTCATGCCGGATTATACCACGGAGCGATTAGCTTGTAAATCAATCCTGAACTAAAGTGACCACATCCATTTTTTTGTCGAGGTTTTGCAGCGGCATGGTGTACACAGTTTTATCGTCATCCATCTGGTAATGCGCAAGTATTGGTCCGATCTTGAGGATAGTGCCTGTGTTATCCTTGAAGCGGTCGTGGTAGAACGTGCCGTCGTTGAAACGGAATCTCTTATTTTCCCACTCACGATATTTGAGGTTGTTCATACCGTATAAATGACAACAGCCGGCAGGAATGCCGGCTGTAGGCGTTGTTTTGTTGGTGTTATCAGTCCTTGATTTCCTCGGCCTTGGCGTAGAGGTTTTTGGGCGTGTGGTCGAAGTATTTGAACAGGGCGGGGCACAGCCATCCCTTCATGCCCTTGACGTATTGCTGGGACTTGCCGGTGTGGTCGAGCATGTCAACGACTTCGTACCAGTTGCCAAACACCTGGTCGCTGCCCAGGTCGCCATCGCCCACGTCGGACTTGTCGTGTTTGGCGTGGAGTTGCCAGCCGGGGAACGGCGTCTCGGAGAAGATGAGCCGGAAGCCCTTCTTGGCGGACTCCATCGGGATGTTGTTGAAGTTACAAAGTCCTTCAAGGATTTTGTCGGTCCCTGCGACCAAGGCTTCTTTGACGAGGCCGGTGGTTTCGTCATCAAACACCCAAATGCCTTCCCACTGGTAGGGTTTGATGACCATGAGGCTATTCGCCATCGTACTGTTCCTTCCGTCTCGGCGTGAATGGTAAATTCAACACCCACTCGCCGGTAAAGCGGGGTGATTTTTCGACAATTGCGACATCCATGTTGGGCAGAACCTTCCAGACGGCCCGGATGCCTTGGTCGTCTTTCAGGATGAACTTGGCGAGGGCGAATTTGCGTGGCCCACCATTGACTTCATCGGTCATGATGTCCTGGACCCACTGTTCGGCCTGGTAGTCGTAGTCGAGGTTCTTGACCGTGGCGGCGAGGCTGTTGATTTCCTCAGTGTCATGGACTTCGAGGATCATGCCAGGTGTCAGGTCGAAGTTGGCCTTGATGAAATCTTCAACAAACGCTTTCGGGTCATCCATTGTGGATTTCCTCAACAATACCTTTGCGGGCGAGTTTAGGGAGTTCGGCAGCGACAACGCCATGCAGCCCGATATAGTGGCGCTGGACCTTGTAGCTACCGATGCCAGGGACGGTAATGGTGGTATATTCACCAAGTTGATCCACGAGGCGTTGGACCTGAGCCTGGGCATTGGGATCGTTGTAGTGAAGTGGGCGACCGCAAGCACAGTTCATTTCTTCTCCTTCGGTGGCCATTTACCAAGTTCGCTGCGATGGTATAGTGCCCCATAAACACCGCTGCCGTACCAGGTGCCGGTGAGAAAGAACACCAGGGAAGCTATGGGGATAATCATGGCAATGATGAAACACCATAGCGTAAAATAAAACAATTTCTCCCACCAATGAAGTTGGGGTTCTTGGATCATGCTTCGACCAATTCTTCAGCGAAGGTGATGCCGACTTCTTTGGCGACATCATCCCCTTCCTTCCAGTTGTTGTTCCAAGAAGGGCTGCTGACTTCGATCCACTGGTTGCCTTGTTTGGTCCAGTAGCATGAGCCGTAGAACAGTCCTTCCGAGTGAACGCCGTGGAGTTCCCTGGTTTTGACACGGTTGCGTTGTTTGCCGGCGAGTCGTCCACGGACCCACATCTCGTCGGCCAGTTTGTCAGGCACGATAGCACCTTCGGGGATAAAAAATCCCAAGGTGTCTGGATCGTAGTGGCGACCGACAACGACTTGATGTCCGTTGATGGTGCCGATTTGCAAGTCAGGGTTGGTGGGATGATCTTGTAGTTTAATCTTCCCAACCGTCACGGTGTTACTCATGATGTTAATTCCTCTCGGACTCTCTCGGAGTCTATCCAACGATAATGTTCAAGGATTTCCTTCCCTTCTTCAAGTCCAACGTCGTCGAAGTAGAACCCAACCCCTCACAGCAGCCTCGGTCATTTTCCTGAACTTTTCCAGATCATCGGCGTGTTGACGGTACAATTCTTCTTTACTGAGGGGTGGTTCCACGTTTTAACTCCACTCGCACGACTTCAGCGGCCTCGGCCTGAAACCTTTCAGTGATTTGCTGCTTCAACCATTCGCAGCGTTCGATGCCGTCCCACGGTGGGCCGTCATCTTCAAGTTCGGGGTACAAATGTTGCATCAGCTTAATCTCGAACTTAACCAGGTCGTAGTTGTCGAGATCGGCGTCCGGCCAACATTTCACCTTGGGCATTGGGAAGCTAGTCAGTCGGAAGAATCGGATGATACGATCTTCCCATTCCTTTCTGGTAAAACTGGTGCATTGGTTTGGTACTGCAACCCTCCAGCTTCTTGGCAACAAATTCCAACAGAAAGCACAAACCATATGGTTTGATCTGCGCTGTTTGTTGCAATGTTCATTCAGGCAGCGATTGCGTTTGTCCTTTAGCATTGCCGAATGTCAGGTGCAAGGGGAAGTACGGATGCTTGGGCAGGCCGAGTTCTTCCCGAATCCTCAATGCTTCCTCGCAGACGACGGGCAGCCAAACGTAAACGCCGTCACCTGTTGCGTTGTAGCCATCATAAAGGAATTCGATCTTCTTGCCGTTGTATTTGTTCCACAATGGCTCGAATCCAGGTTTTGGCTTCTCATCTCGAATGACCGAGATGTGCGCTTCCCACAGGGGTCGCTGGAGGGTATCGACGTTCCAGCGGGACATGGCATACAAGTCACGGTAATAGCGACCGATGCCGGGGCTAACGTCGATAACAAGCCACCACTTCGTAGAACCTCCATCCCGGCGATCCGTGGTGCCCTTATTCAGCTTCGGGCTGTACCGAAGTCTTCCTACCGATTTGAACATTTTGTTGTTTTACTTTGCATTTTCCCAATTTCTGCTTGCAAGCGCCGCAAACAACGGTTGCAAGATTGGGGTCTGCATCCTCCAAGACTAATTCTACGGGCACGGAATCTTCAGGGCGAAGCATTTTGCCAAGGACAGAACAACCAGTTCTGAAGTGGAGGGCTACGAGAATCAGCCCATCATTCTCAACTTCAAGTGTGGTTATCTGATGGCCGTGCTGGTGCTGTCCATCTTTCAGCATCGAGTTTTCTCGTCAGGCACTCGTGGTACACACTGTTGACGCAAATCGGGTCGTTGAGGAAAAATTCCTTGGCTTCGGGCAGGTGATCCATCAACTTGAAGATAGCGCATGGCACATCTTGTCGGATGTATTCCCTTCTCTCGGAGTTGAGAAAGATAGCAACAAGTTGAGGGAATGTGCGATGCTGCATCAGCAAACGCAGCACGCCGGCTTTCTGGCGAAGGTCAGCCTCCTGCCATTCGGCACAGTAAGGGTCAAACAAGCCACGCCAGCCGCCCACTTCATTCAAAGCGGTGCTGACTTCATCCCGATGGGCACTGAGAAAATCGCTGACCGTTTCCATAATCACTCCGATGATGGGGATTATACCACGTCTTGCGTCATTTGTATAGGCTCGGCCTGGTATGGATTCGGGTGTTCTGCCATTGCCTGGTTGAGCATCCCGGCCAGTTTTGGGGCGAGTCGCCGCCATTGCTGGATAAATGCGGTCCAGTTGGTCGAGATAGCGGGGTTGTGCTGGCCGCTCTCGCCCATGATGAGTTTATCCAATTCCTTCAATAACGGGGTCACATTGTTGTAGTTTCTGAGTGTGACCTTGTAGTAGAGATAGTTTTGTTGTTGTTCCTGTTGGGTGTAACGACTATGCAGGGCAGGAAGGAACAAATTCCGAAACTGCAACCAGGCTCGCATGACTTGCTGGGCCTCGGCTGCAACTTCGGGGAAAATGCGTGCCCCGTTGACCAGGAAAGATTCCAGGTCATCGTGTTCGTTTTCTTCTTCAAAACCTCCGGGCGATTGTGTCCGTTGTCCCATCTCCGGGGACATATAATCAGGTGTGCCGGCCATGCCTCGCACACTGGCTCCGCTGGGAGTAATTCTGTCGTCCCGGAAGGCATCTATTTTGGTCAATATCGCCAACAGCTTGCGGAGGAAATCGCCATCTTGTATCGTGCCATGCGGTCCTGGGCGGGGTGGGCCTCCAGGCGGCAGGGGCGGGATGTACTCGGAGGTTCGGTCTGGTGGTGGTTGTCCACCACTGTTTCCGTCAGGATGGTATGAATTACCTGCGCCAAGGAAGGCTTCCCGCCACTGATGATACTGCCTGAAAGTTCTCATGGCATTATTTAGCCATTCGACAGTTTTTCTTCCTTCAGCAGTTTCTCGGCAACAGGGGCGGCAGGAATTTCAAACACTTCCTCACCCTTGTCGATTTCTTCCTTCACCAGCCTGCGGGCGCATTTCGTACAAGCAATCTTGGCATTTTTCTTTTCCTTGATGATGAGATTGCGAGGTACGACCCACACGACGCTGGCGCAGTATTCGCAGGCTATCTTGATGGAGTTTGTTCTAGCGGCATCAGCTTCGCTTAGTTGTTCGAGATTTTTGCACACGAGCAGGCTTGTCTCCGGTTCCTGGCTCATTTGTTGCCCCTTTCCTGATGGTGACGAGATTGTTGTTGAATTCAATCCCTTCAGCCATTGCGTTGACAAGAACCTCACAGGCTTTGTCGCCGTTGTCAAAAGCCGTCATCAAGGCTTTAGCACCTTCCTTGGTAGTGCGCAATGGAATGTTTTCCATGCCAGTTATGATGACATCGTAGGTGAAAGCATCAGCCATTTTCCTCCTCCTCGAAGCCCATCGTTGGGCCTTGTGCGTACATTTCATCCAGAACTTCAGCGAGGCGTTTGGCAACCCTGTCGTCCATGTCGGCGAGGGCGTAGATCAAGCCACAAGTAAGCTGGCGGGCATCTTTGGGGTGCATGTAGTACCGCAACTTCCCATATTCGGGATTGGCGGCATAGGTAGCCATCACTTCTCGGCTGTGAATGTTGGCAGGGTTGGCAGCAGCGCCTTCACGGATAGCAGCTTCAATGTCCTGGGCTTCGAGGATGATGCTGGGATTCTCGGCCAGGATAGGCTCGGTAATGGGCGTAATGCCACCAGGAGGCGGTTGAACGTCGCCCAGGTAGCATTTCTGGAAGGACAAGGGTTTCCCTTTCAGTCCAAGATCACTTCCGTCCATCGGGTTGTACCTCTTTCAGTACGACGGGGGTTGAGCATCACACGACAGATGCCGGTTTCCAACACGGACTCCGTAAATTGTTTTCCGTCGTCGATGTGTTTGATTTTGTATTCTTCGATCCCGACCAACTCCATCGCCTTCTTCAGATCATCCACGTCCGAGAAAACGGGCAAGAACAATGTGTTGGGCGTATCCGGCATCTCAAAATAGCATGGTTGATCGGGGATGCCGATGCGACCGCTGGGCCGGGCAGGGAAGAAACAACCAGTAAGGTCGATAGGGCGAACAGTGCCAGGAATAGGGTCAGCCATTTTTCTTTCTCAGCCAGTAGGATTTTATCAGGTTGATGTCGGCATTGTCGGCATTACCAACAGCCTCAACCTCCAGGTTGTCAAACTGCGATGTTGCTTTGGCACGGCCCATGCGTTGTTCTATTTCTCGTTGTACCCTTTGTTGCTGGCGATGTTTCATCAAACCCATGACCGTACCCATCATGCCGAAAAACAGGGCAATCACGACCAGTACAACAATCTGGCCCGGCCACTTATGGATCGTAGATGGTTCGCTGGCATTGGAGATGATAATCACCAAGTAAAGCAGAAGGAAGTACCAACTGCCCCACATATCCTTACAAAAGCTGACCTGAAGCCAGCATTTGAGGAACAGCCAGGGTGTAATTTTCATGTATGCCATCGGAAGTTTGGAAGTTTCCCCTCCTTGGCGGCGATGTCGATGTTGGCCCGGATGAAGTCAGCGACGTTGAGATCATCGGTTTTGAACTTTTCGGGGTTCCTCATCCGTTCGCCCATGCGCATCCCCATCTCCATCATGATTTTGGTAGGGAGTGGATTCCTGCCGTAGATGGGGTGACAGACATCAAACCAGTCGAAGATGCGAGCCTGGTCATCTCGGTCATAGTAACCAGCCAGATAGCCAATGTTCTCCCTGGCATGGATATTTTCCTCGACATACTGGAGGATGAACTGTTGTGCTTCTTCCTTGTTGTTGCACTGGTCAATACCACGAAGCATTAGGTCTTCGATGGTTTTGAGTTCTTTGCCTTTCCAGAACATAGCGTCTCCTTATTTCTTCTTGCGATGATTCCACCAGCGGTCGCCATGACGTTGTGGGGCGTCAGGCACTTGGCCTTTCAACTTGTCGAGGGTTTCAACAGTCCTGAGTCGCTTGCCGATTTCCTGGAGGCTGTTGCGACCCAAGCGTTCCTCATGTTCCTTGATGCCGGTGTTGGGGCATGGCTCCTTGAGGACTTGGGCGATCTTCTCATTGCTTTCCAGTACGATCCTCATGACTTCCTTGAGGTATTCGGGGAGAATGGGGAACTTGGCCCTACGGGTGATCTTGCCCGTAGCGACCATCCAGACTTCTGCTGCGCCGAACCCAGGCGTGCCGGGCATGACGGTTTGGGCATTGAGGGCGAGCAGGCCCAGGAAGCCAATGTCGATGAGCCTGTTGAAAAACGTGATGACTTCAGGAATTTCCCAAAGTTCACGAGGGTCTTGGTCGTAACCGCTGATGGTGAGCAGGAAGCCCTGTTCCGAGTTCACGGCTTTAGGGTACATTCTGTGGATGCACTCTTTCAACTCATCATCGGTCATATCAGGCGTGAGCGAACAGAACAAAGCATCCATCATTTGTCTCCGTCTTGCAATTCGCCTCGAACAACTTCAGATGCTTTGAGTTGTTCTTTTTCTTCATGCCTGGCACACGCTTCAACAACGTCGATCAGATTCCATTCTTCGGGCAGTTGGAGGTAGGGGCTGCGAACCTTGGTGTTTGGGTCACGATACAGGCGGCGGTTGCCTGGATAGATGTTGAGAATCCATCCACGCTGATGACGGAGCGAGTAATGCGTCTCCGTATGTTGGATCAGCACCATACCAAACTGCGAGGCAGCCTGAGCAGCGGGCTTGAAATCTTCCCACGCTTGGCTGCGGCGCTTCCGGCCTTGCACTTGGCGCTCGTGCTTGAGGACTTTGAACACGTCCCAAATGCTGTCGTCATCATCTTTCGACGATGGCGGGTTCTGGTTCGTTGTCATGGTTGTCACCTTGACCTTTGATGATATTGTTCAGGTGTTCCATGAGTTGCAAACCCAGGCTTTGGGCCACGGTCACGCTTTGTTCTTCGGGCGGGGCAGCAGGTCCAGGGAAACCAGGGTCAGACTCAATCTTGACAGTAATTGTTCCCTTGTCGTTTTCATCGACGAGGGTGATGGTAACTTTAGCCATTGGGTTTCCTTGTAACTTTCGACAAGTTGTCCTGAAGCCATTGAAAGAAGGCAGCGGCCATTTTGTTGCCAGTTTCGATCCGCATGTCGTAGGCAATTTGTTCGGTTTGCTCATTGACGACGCAGACGAAAACGCCCAGGCCACGGCGTTTGGCTTCTTCGAGGACGAAGTTGGAGAACTCACGTTCTGGCGTCACATTTCCCATCCCCGCTCCTCGAAGGATTTGTTGGGATCACGCCCAGCGGCTTTCTCGCTTTGGTAAAACTGAAAGTATTTGCCAGCCTGCCAGCGTTTGTGGCTTTCATCGCTCCAGCGGCCAATAGCTCCGGGGCCAGTGTCACCAGCGGCGAGCATGTCACGGGCAGTTTGCGCCATGCAAATCATCATGCCGCAATGTCCGCACGTTCCTGCTTCCGTCCACGCATCGGGGTGGTCTGCCAAGTCGTCGCTTCTTGACATACTTTCGATAAAGGCTTCGTCGCTCATTATTTTCGTGCCGGCGAGCGTTTGCGCCTGGGCGAAGGATGCCTCGGATGCCGCCCGGTAGTCTTTCGAGGACTTCAATTTCTTCTCGGTCGTCTTCTTCTTGGAACTCACAGTGAATCCCAGCCTTTCGCAAGTTGCCAATCATCCTGTCAAGTTCCCTACGCACCAGCCATTTGAGGAAGTTCATTTCCTGAAACCCTTGGGGCGATACATCTTCATGTAGTAGGCTACCTCTTTTGGCGTGATGAGTAAAGAGTAAATTTCCACACCATCATGAATCCGTTCTTGAATGTCATAGACATCGAGGACTTCCTGGAACCTGACATGAATCATCGCTCCATCGGCGCTTTTGTACTTGTGTTGCAGGGTCTTGCCCAGCTTGATGGCTTTCTTCTCAGCATCCTCCAGGTTTTTAGCCGACACGAGACGGACGGTTTCTTCGCCAAGCAGTTCTTCACCTGTCTTGGGAATGAAGCTACGCATCAGGATTTTGGCACCGAACCAGGCCATGTCAAACCTACTTGCTAGGGAGGCCCATGCTTGCCAGGTGTTTGTTCAATCCTTCCCAATCCACTGGTTTGATGGGCACGACGGGTGGTGTGCCGGTTTCTTCAATCCACACCCAGGAAGGCACGCCGCCGCCCCGCTGGGAGGCTTTGGTGCGGAGGCGAAGGCCGTGGGGCTTGAGCAAGGCGTTGGCGGTCTTGATGAAGTCCAGGGCGTTGTACAACATAGACAACCTGGCAGTGTCGGGAACACCCTTGGGTCGTTGTTGTTTCATTTCTTCTTTCTTTTGATCCTGGCTTTCTTGGGCTTGAAAGTTTTCTGGTTGTAGCCTTGCCAGCCGAGACTGATCTTGGTCTGGTAGGTGTCGGCCAGTTCTTGCCCAACTTTGGTCAGTTCCGCCTCAGCTTCGGCAACGTCCTGGTTTTCCTTCTCCTCGGTGATGATGTTGGCGATTTCGCCAATGATAATGTCTTCACCTTCGCCGCCGACGAGTTGCAGGCAGATTTCGCCGGTTCTGTTGTATTCTTCCAACAACTGTTGCCTGGTGTAGTCTGTGTAGTTGTTGGGGTAGTTGTCGTCTCGCCTCCATTTGATTTTCAGTTCCGGGTCTTGGAACTTTCTCTCGACGAACGTGATTGCCTCATCGGGCGTATCGAACGTCCTGGGCATCAACTCCATGTCGAGATGTAAAACAGCCTTCATTTTTTTCCTTTGCGTTTGCGTTTGCGGCCCTCCAACTCCTTCAGTTTCTTCTCCGAAAGAATCCAACTGAGGATACAATGAGCGGGGTATTGTTCTTCTTTTCTGGCCCGCTCCTGGCATTCAGGGCACATTGCGAATCGTTGCCCTCGATACGGTCGAAGGATCGGATCACAATTCTCCCTGAACTGGACGAGGTAAGCGCCGCAGTTCTTCTTGTCCTTCATGCAGAAGAAGCAGTTCATCACGTTGACGACCGGCTCGTGCCGGGTTTGTCCATCAGGAATCACTTCTTCCGTCATGGGGTTCCACCTTTAGATAGAGTGTCTGAGGCGGCTTGTCGAAATAAAACCCCAAGTAAGGACAAACCCACGCCTGCTGGTCGGTCATCAAACCCTTGAGGTTTTCCTCATGCACGTCGTACACCCAACCATCGAATTTGTTTTCCCGGTAGGTGAATTTCACGTCGCAGGTCGGGAAGTAGGTTTCGGAAAACAACAAACAAAAACCATCTTCCGGGTTGCTGATTCCTTTCATCTGGCAGGCGATGTTGATAGCACGGTCAGCACCAACAACAACGGGCGAGAGGGCAACATCGGTGATGCCAGCCGGGGCCATCGGCCAGGCAGCACCGTTCTTGTTGAACAACCACTTGCCGTCCTTCTTGTAGGGCCGGACCACGTTCACGCCCAGCTTCTCGAAGTCGGTTTTTTCAGGTTGTTGTTCGCCGAAGATGCTCATTTCTTCTTCCACTCCTCGCCTTCGTCGTTGATGTTCTTGGGCTGTTTGTAGAAACTGGCCTGGATGCGCCGCACCTTCAGCAGTTCGTCGCCGGCCCACAACTCGAAGCGGTAGACGCCTTCGTGCTGAAAAGTAATAGGGCCGATGGCACAAATCATTTCGCCGACGTTCATGGGGTTATCGAACTCGGCGGGGCAGTTGGATTCGACGAGTGTGGTTTCCTCATCATCATCGACGATCTTGACGGTGAAGGTCATCTGTCCCCGTCCATCGGTCACGGCGATGTACATGACGACGGGAACGGGGATGGTGAACGGAATGCAGGGGAGCATGAATCCGTTGTAGATGCCCTGGAGCATGTACTTACCACTCGTGCAACAACGGAAGGCGTTGTCGCAAATTACGAAAGAAGTCACTTCGGGTGCTTGGTTAATCATGATTCCATCAGTCCTTTCTCTCGAAGGAAGTTGTTGACTTCTTCAATCAAGTCTTCGGGCGGGGGCCACTGGTCGGGATGCTTGTTGAGTTTTTGCCGCATGTACATAACCAACAATACGCCAGCCACGTCGGGGCCGAACAACCTTCTAACCGTGAAGTAGGCTTGCTCGGCATCATCCTCGATCATTCTTGCGGCCCGGTGATAGCGGGCGGCGTCCAAAGGGTGAATCCAGGAACGTGGAAGGGGAGGATAGCCTTCATCATCTTTGCGAAACTCGGTCACAGCTATCCTCCCCTCCACGAATGATTGCGACTGATATGGACCGATCAATATCAAGGGGTTGCATCTCCCTGCAATGGCGAACCACACGCAGGACGAGTGGTTAGCAACCCGGCTTCACGGCCTTCTACCAGACGACCGATTCCCTTCACGGGGACTTCGGCAAGAAACGGCGGTTGAAACCTCAACCTGCTGAAAGATACAGTTTGTACCGACAAACTTGGTTAAAACAGGGTTAGTTTAAGGTCAAACCAGGACCGATACGGTTTAAGGCCGGTATCCAGGCCGATAGGGTTTTACTTCGGTATCAAGAAGAGTCGTTTAGCGTCAACTACGGACGGCGTTTTCGACCTGTGCTAGTCGCCCTCGTATTCCCTACAAAGGACGGGCCATTTTGCGCTGTTGGTGCGGGCCGACCTTGCGGGTCTAACGGGCCAGCCTTACCCGGACATACTTGCCCTGCATGTCAGAACGGGTTATGCGTCTATCAGTCGTTACTCGGTTGCTATCCGTGTAACTTCCTAAGTGGTGCATACCAAACCAACGACTTTCGTTGCCAACAGGCAGTCGCCGCCCCCATCAATGGCTTCACTTGATCGTGATCTTCGCCCCAGCCGCCTCGAATTTTTCCTTCAAGGCATTGGCCTCGGCGAGCGGGATGTTTTCCTTCAACACCTTGGGCGCTTGATCGACCGAATCCTTCGATTCCTTCAAGCCCTGGGACGTGACTTCCCGCCACAGCTTGACCACGCCCAGCTTCTTCGTAGCGTCAGGCACGCCTTCCAGGACAACCGTGAACTCGGTCTGCTCCGGGGGCTTCTCTTCCTTCGGTGGCTGCGGGCCTTGGTCGGGCATGACATAGCCGGAAGTGGCTGGCTTGATGCCGTGTGCTTCTTCCAGGTAGGTAGAAAGTTGCACGGCCTGAGCCAGCGTCAGATTGGCGATGGCGTCACCAATCTCGACAATATCATTGCTCCACTCGTCGGGCGTTCCAGTAGCAATAGCAACGCCACCAGCCTTATCCCCGCCGCCATCCGTTTGCGTTTTGGGTTCCATGTTCTTCTCCTTTACTTCTTCAACACCCGGACTTCGACCGGGACATCTTTCAGCGCCGGAAACATATCCAGCAACTTCTGCTTCAGGTCCACTTCTTGTTCTTCGTCGTGGCTCTCCACCAACATCGAGAAGTTGTGTTCCGGTTGACGTTGCTCGCAGACACGCAATGCCTGCATGAGTTCCTTCACGTCCTGGTCGGAGAACGGGCCTTTGAAGATGATGGTTTTCATTCTTCCTTCTTCATCCTGTGTTGCCCGTCCGTGATTTCACAGTGGGGTTCTTCCATGTACCACTCGTTGCCCTGGTTCCAATGGGCGAGAATGCGGTCGATCTGTTCGTCGTGGTAGCCCTTGGCTCGGAATTCCTCTCTCATGCGCCGCTCATCGTCCTTGATGATCTCGTCACATTGCTTCAACTCGGCCTCACGGCGCTGGGCGATGATGTTTGGTTTGGTTTCAATTTCCTCAACATCATGAGTGTACTGGACACTGTTGGGGTTGTTCTTCAGGAAGAAGACATTATCTCCCTTCATCGGGAAGACTTCAACATCTTGTCCAGGCGTCCACATGACCTGGGGATCGTTCACCATTTCCAGGCCGACTTCCTTGCAGACCGTTTCGGCGTACTCCATTTCTTCCTTCGGGATGCCAACGGCAAACCACATCATGACGGGTTTGCCGTCGATGTAAGGCCATTGGATCATATGGAAGTCGAACAGCTTGTTCCTGCCACTACGGGGCCGGTAGTAGGTGTACTCCAGCTTGACACAGAACAGGCGACTGCCGAGCCGTTCAGTCTGAACGACAAAGAACACCTTGTTTTTGTCTTCGGCAGCGGCCTGAAGATGGTCGTAGTCGTTGTAGTTCGATACCCTGGGGTCAATCTCTCCCATTTATTGGCCTCCAGTACGGGCCTCGGTCCAGATCGCTTTGACAACATCCTTGACGATGTTTCCTTCAACCTGAAGGTTTTGTCCCTTCAGGTATTTCATCGCCACGCCCGTTGCCGCCCCGTCGTTGTTCGCCTTCTTGATCTTCTCCAGCGTCTCGGCGTTCTCGGACAGCGCCACCGTCACCTGTTCCGGCGTGAGATACGTCGGCAGGAACGACTCCATGATGGCGTTCTCGGCTTTCAGCTTGGCTTCCGTCACGGCCAGGTCGTTTGGCAGCGGGTGTTCCCTCAGCGTAATCTCGATCAGCTTCTTGCCGAGCGGAGTGATCTCCTCAGCCGCCAATTCTTTCAGCGCCGCCTCACGGTTGAGGGTTTGGCTGCCGTCGATGGTCATTTCAAAGCTGTCGTCCCAGCGACGGACTTGCACCAGGGCGAATTGCTTGTTGACAACAGCGATGGCGTCGTTGTTGCCCTTGATGACACTTTTGGCGACGGAGGCACAGCGGTCGTCGTTGACTTTGGCCGTGCCCTCGTCAGCTTCAATCTGTTGGAGTTTCGCCAGGAAGACCCGGAGAATGTCTTTCTCCGGGCTGCGGTTCTTCATCGCTTCCTTGAGGCGGCTTCTCACTTGTTCCAACATCGTCATCGTCTTGCTCCTTATCAATGATCTTGGCGTTGAGAGTGTCGATGATTTCCACCACCGGGCTTTCCGGGATCGGCTCCAGATAAACCTGAAGGTAGAATTTCTTACCCCTGTATTTGCCCACGAACATCATCCTGGGGACGGGAGAACATTCGTTGCAAACGCTGCTGGCTGCGAAATGTTGCACGAAGACATCTTCTTCGGCAACGAACCTGTCGGAGTGGAACACGAAGCCGGTCCACACTTGCTTGCCGTCATCCTCGCCACCCAGCACTTCCTGGAAGACCGGGGCAACGAGGATCATCCAGGTGTTGTTGTCAGGCTCCCAGGCCCATTTGAAGGTCAAATGGGCACACGGGCCGTGATGTTGCCAGCACGACTCCACCAATTCAGAGAAGCGCTTGTGCCACTTCGGTCGTTTGTTTTCAGCGGCCATTCCTACTCCATGTTGGGGTGGATGACGATCTTGCTGTCGGCCTTTCCGATCTGTTTCCACCCAACGGGTCGGACGATGAAAACTTCATCGTTGGAATTTACCACAACGTCGCCGACCGACGTAGAACGGGTGCCTCCGGGCACAAGACACCTGACGATCTCATTGTCCCACCAGGGGTGGTCAATGGTGTTGGTTGCTTCGTACACGATGTCGGGGTCTTCACTCTCAACAGTAGCAACCACGTCGAAATCATCAGGCCACACACGGTCTTCAGCAGCGAAGCCGAATTGTGGCTTTTTGTCATGATAGACAGTGCTACTCATTGGAGATAGCCTCGTCAATGTAAGCCTTGGCCGTTTTGAACACAGCGTTCTCATCGGCCACGTCGATGCAGCGAACCTCGAAATATCGAATATCCTCGCTGCCAGGGCGGAAGTAGTTGCAGCCGTAGATTTCCTCCCGGCGCTGCCGCCACACCCGAATGCTCCAGCCCTTGTAGCTGCCCTCGATATAATCGGGCTGCGCCAAAGGCATCTTTGCCTTCTTGCGAAGTTCGAGGTTGCCCAGCTTGATCGTCACTCCATCACTGGAGCGAATTTCTTTGATCTTGGGCATTTCTTCGCCAGTGGCGGCGGCTTGACGGCTTTTTTCGGCCAGCAGGCGCTTGATTTGAAGCCAATCACTGGCGTCAATCACGCCGCCATCTTCAAATTCGATAGGCATGAGGATTCCCCTTTCGTCATCGGCCTTTATGATACCCCGATTTGCTCTGGTTGTAAACCCAGGTCTACTTTTCCCCAAGGTAGACCGCTTCCAGGGGCAAGTCAAGCGCCCGCCCCAAGACTCTCGCTCGAAACACCTTAACAGGTTTCCTGGTGTTTATCTGCATGAATTCGGCAGAATGAATGAATTTGTTGACCACAACATCCACCTTATCGCCAGGCTTCAAAGCGGCCAATATGCTCCATCGTTTTGCCGTATCATTGGCAGTGAACAGCGCCTTCTGTTGAGCAAAATACGCTCCATCGGCGTGATCGTATGCGTCATCAAGGAGCAACAAAGGGCTATTGTCCGGGATTGTCCCTTCCTTGCATTTGATTTGGGATTCTTCCAACCAATAGCGCTTCTTGTTGGTGAGAGCGACGGCGTAATACCTACCAACATCAAGGCGAACAATAGCAAACAAACGGTCCCCATATTCGAGGACCGTTCGTACAATATCCTTCACCTGATATTTCATTGTTTCATTGCCTTGAGTTGGTCCAATGACTCCTGAATCCTGTCACAAAGGGCATTGGCCTGCTCGTATTCTTGAGACGGACCCCGTAGGTCTTCACTGGTATCCATCCGGCTGATGCACCCACGGAGTAATTCCAGGTTGTTCTCGATGCTGCTAATCTGATCCATCAGTTATTCTCCGGGAAGACCAACTCGCCCCTGGTGAACAAATGGTCCAGCCCCTTGTTGAACTTGGCGTAGTCCAACATGACAGTCGAAGCCACCGGGCCGTCCACGGTTTTGTTGTAGAAATTGACGATCAGCACCCAATCATCGCCCCGCTTGGCCTTGCTGAAGATCAGGTCACGCTGCTCGGCATCACCACGCTTCGGCGTGCCAGTCATCTTGAAGGCACGCTGCCCTTCCTGGCGTAATTCCCTGATGCCCTTGATGAAATCGTTCTCGTCGCCCACCATGAAGCAATGAACGTGGACGTTCGGCTCGTCGAACGAGATGAATTGCATCGTTTTGTCCATCTCATGGCCTGGCTTCTGCGGGTCGAACTTGTGCTGGCCCTCGCCGACATCCGTGCTGGAGAGCCAAATGCGGCCAATGGCGAGCGCCCTGGGCTGGTCGCCGACGCCATTAGTCCCACGAATGGTGATGGGGTTGATGGGTTCCTTGTTGCCCGTTGTGGCTTTGTGGATCATGTCTTCCACCACGGTTTTCTCAACCTTGAACAACTTGCTCAGGCCAATGATGACATCGCCAGTGATGAGCGAAGTTTCGGATTCAGCATGGATGCGCCGACAAACTTCGGCCAGGTCGTAAGAAACCGGCTCGTCTCTCACCACTTCATAGCCGATGGCCTCGAACACAGCGACGTTGGTGCGGGCAGTGTCGCTGTCGTTGTATTCGGGATGCTCGGCCAGGGTAATCAGCTTGTGGTTGGTCTTGTCCACCTTGTAGGCCACGCCCTTGCCGTCCAGCGGATATACCATGAATCCGCCATCCCGGATCAACCGGATCGTATTCTTGGCCCAACGGGTCCATTCGGGGTTCATGTGCGGCATTCGTTCCTCACTGGTCGTCAATCGACCTGTATTTTGGTTTCTTTCCCTGTGGTTGTTGTTCTTCGCCGTCGTCATCACCGTTACTGCCAGGAACGGGCTGGCCTGCAACTGGTTTCAGGCTGGAAATATATTCCCTCGCCGTCTGCTTCATGCCATACATCACGCCGTATTGCCCAAGGAGGCATATGCCTTGGAATGTTGCGAACGTCGTATATCCGGCATGGTACAAAGCGCCGAACAAACACCAGTCAGTGGCGATGTCGTAGACCATGAAGAATTTGTTGGAATAAGCCGAGATAGCGGCCTCCAGGCCGGTATCCATTGCGCTTTGCTGCTTGGGCGAAATCTGTTGAGTTTTCAGATATTCGTCCTTGATGACGACTATGGCAATCCAGAATCCGGTGACACAAAACAAACCGAACCAGTTCCAGATGTTGTAAAGCACCGTCAACCACCAGGCGAAGTCAAACAACACGTTGAAATAAAGCCCGGCAGCGATTGCCAGGACAATGGTTTGGAAAGCAAAATGCCTCAACCTGGTACGGAGGGTTCGCTTCTTCCGATAATTATCCCACACACTTTGTTGGTAAGTGTTCATTGTTGATACTCGGACTTGATGCCAACCTTTGGCAGTTGAATGTTGCAAATGGAGCAGCTAATCGCCGCTTCCTCCAGGATGCGATGCTGGTCGTCGTAGCCCACCAGTTCGATTACGGGCGGGTCGATCTGCATTTTGAGATACGACTGGTAGAAATCGCTTACGGTGGTCATGGCCTGGCGGCGGTCAGTTGCCTGGTATGTCGTCGTTTCATCGTCGCTCCTGGGATCAACATCACTGATGGTCAGGAAACGCTGATTCAGCTTGAAGCGAAGACGGAACAATGAACACTTCACCTTCTCGTACAACTCATGGGCACGCTGAACAACATGCTTGGCAATGGCAATGGTCGCCGTGGTTGCGGTCGGACGAATGCCGCCCATTGTGTGGTTTGGATTGACGGCGTGGCAAGCACAATGCCAGGCGAAGTTGCGCCGGGAGGCCGAAACGACCCAGCTACTCCACTCAGCTTCCTGCTGGGCTTTTTTTTCCAGGTCCGGTATTTTCTCCCAGGCAGTGTCCTCTCCGTAGGAACGGACGATTTTCTTTGCGGTTTCCTCAACCCAGGTGTGGTATTCCTGGGAGAGTTCATGAGTTGACTTCGGATTGCCGCCAAACAGTTGCTTGTTCACGACTACTCCACCCTAAGTGCAGCAATATGTGTGACGTATTGCCTGGCGATCATTTCGTTGCCAGGGAACTCGAAAGTTTCTTCGCCACCAAAAAACGCAGCAATTAGCTTGTTCTTCACGCTATCGGTCACTGCTGCCTGATCTTCCCTGGCACACGAAAGATGAATCAGCGTCTTGCCTTCCGAAAGCCTATCATGGCTGAACTGAAGTTGATGTTTCACGTCATCCAGGACGATGAATCCCTTCAGGTTGTCGGGGAAGGGAAGAATTTTTCCTTCCATCATTGCCGCAGCAACCTGTCGAGGGTCGCAAGGGTGTTCGTGGGCCTGAACCTTCATCCGGTCGGCCAGGGTCTTCAACAAGGCTTCTTCCAGAAACTCAGGCATAACCATGTTCGTCTCCGTTGCTCGGATAATACCACAGGTGGGGCGATTTGTAAACTAGAACGGAATCTCGTCGTCCTTCTCCCAGCCGGGCAGTTTGATTTCTGGCACGTCCTGCTTATACAACTGAGCCAAATCACAAATCGCCTTCTTCATGCCTCCCGGTCCCAGCGACTCAAGCAGCGCCAGGCACACGTCACGGTAGACGTTGGGAACATCTTCAGGCGACTGCGCCGCTCGCTTCACCAGATCGTCCAGGAAGCGGGCAACAATCGGTTTCGGGTCGGGAGACTTCTTCAATTTCCACCTTGACTGGATCACCTTGGGTTTGCCCATCGGTGTTGTCCTTCTTCATCGAGATGCCCTTCCCATCAGGAAGGGATGCGTCGTAATTGGGGTCTTTGTAGCGAAAAACGAATTCCTGCTCGCCCTTGTCCATAACACGAAGCAATTTGACCAGAAACTCATCGCCAACGCTATTCGCCATCGCCCCGGTCATGTAGCGAATGATGGCAATGTTCCGAAGGTCACGATACACTTCAGGGGACATCGAGATCGTGATCTTTTTTTCTTCGTGAATCATCAACCACACCTATTGCATATCTTGCGAGGGAAGAAAGCGTTCTTCTTCTCGTAGAAGATTGCTCCCCCACACTCATCGCAGTACCCCGACACCTTCTCGTCAAGGTGCGGGGGCCACCAGAAAGTATCACACTGTCTGATGCAAAGCAAAACCAATGTCTTGGGCTTCTTCCTGAACAGCTTCCAGAACCAGTTGAACATCACAACCTCGCTTCCAGGCGTTGGCAAATTTCCTCCGTCGTGCCGAAGGTTTCCTCGGTGCGACGGTAGGGACCAGTGGGGCATTTGTAGACAACGAGGCCGGGGTATTTCCTGAAGTATTCAAGCTGGGCCTTGTCCCAATCCCGCTGGCCCATCCACCCCTGGCAAACGAGCGTATCAAGCCACAATAATCATGGCAAATGAAGGCATCGGTCATTTGAGGCATGGAATGACGTACTCCTGAAGCTGGTGAATCACCGGCTTGTTATCGACATATTCGATGACCTGGCCGGCTGCGTCGATCTCCATTCCGACGCCTGGGCCAGCGTGGTGTACTGAACCAACTTGCCCAGGAACTTGAACCAGGGCTTGTCGGCGGGCCAGTCCGGGTAGATGCGTGAAGGAACAGCCGGCAGCTTCGGGTCCAGGTGATGCCGTGCTTCGTAGTCGGCCTTGTCGGTAATACCGAGCCGCTGCGCCGCCTCGCTCGCCTCAATGAACGTGGCGTACTTGTCAACAGACAGGCCGGCGTGGGCCGTTTTGCCACAGAAGGCAGGCCAGCCCTCAAACTCGTCCTTGTAGGTGCGAGCGGGGTCGGTGGGCAACTTGGCGTCACGCCCCTCCTGGCGAGTGTACTCACGGTAGGCGGCGATGCCACGAATGCCAAGACCTTGGACGATGACCTTCGCCTCGGCGTAGGTGTAGTAGCCGCCAGCGATGTCGCCACGTCGCTTGAGTTCGGAAGGGTTTTTCTTCTTGGTCACGACTGGACTTCCTTACGCCTGCGTTGCTCGAACCGGGACGGAACACGTTGGTACTGGCCGTTGCTCAACTCGTTGAAGAGTTCCTGGATGCGGTCGAACCGCTTGCCATCGCCCTTCTTGTACATGCCGGGATAGGCGCTGAAAGCCATCCCAACAAGCCATTGCAGGTCGGCGACTTGTTCTGGCGTCATGACCATTTTCCCTTCACCTTGTTGGTCAGCGTGATGGTCACTTCGCCGTCGTAGTCTTTCAACTCGCCGCCGACTTCCCAATCGCTGAACTTCTTGCCGATCTCGAACGGCGACTGGCAATGGGGCAGCTTGCCGACGAGAATGCCAGTGGTGAGGACGCCGTGCTTGTACGTTGCCAGCACGATCTCACCACGCTCGTTGACCTGGAGACGAGGGTAGTACGAATTCGGGATGATCGAATCCGGCCTGCCGTCGTTGTTGAGAATTACCTTGCTCATGGAAAGAAGACCCGTGAACTAACTGTCAGGTTCGGAACTTCTCAAATCTCTCGTAGGTCCGACCCACAGAACATGCAGAAGTTGTGGACGCCCTGCACTTCGTAATCGCCTTTGAATAGGCGGCGCTGGCCGTCCTTGAACGAATAATACCACTCCGAAGTCATTTCCTCACAGCGATGGGACTGCACGCCGCCTTTGCGTTCTTTGTAGGTTTCGTAGGCCAGTGCCATCAGCCGGCCCAGGCGGGTCATTTCGTTGTACGCTTCGTGGTCATTCTTGGCCTGGTTGATGGCCCGAACAACATGCTTGCCCTTCAATGCGCCGGAATGCACCAGGCAAGTGAACAGTGTTTGCAGGTGTTCCGCTTCCTCCCTGGTATCCGTCGTGAACACAGGGAGAGCGGCTTCTCTTTCCTTCGTGTTGTCATCCGACCGGATGCTGAGTGTGCCGTCCCTTCAGACATCCAGGTAGACTTTGCGACCAAATTGTTCGATCATCCCCTGCTCCCCACCTTGACGCTGCCCATCGTGTCGATGCTGCCCTTGCAGTTACCCTTGACGGTGACGCTGCCCATCGTGTTGATCTTGCCACAGTCACCGCTAACCTCGACACTGCCGTTGGTATCGACGTTGCCGCCGACCGTGCCACACTCGACCTTGCCGTTGGTGTTGACATCCTTGCCGACGTTGCCACACTTGACAGCGCCAGTGGTGTCCACGCTGCCTTGGACGTTGCCGGTGACGCTGACAGCACCGACACTGTGAAGGTCGAGAACATCGCCTTCAACCTTCACTTCGGGAATGTTCTGTTGACCTTCATCGACAACCTGGTAGTTGAAATGCACCTTCTTGCCGATGACGAACACGACATCGTTCGGGCCGATTTTGTAGGTGTGGCCATTGATGGTAACTTTCCCAGCCATGTTGTTCTCCTGTTGAATGTTGTCCAGCCAGGCCGGAAGGAGTCGAACCTTCTGCTAATTGGATGGCTCCCGCCATCATCCCCCGGTGGGACGACCTGTACGCATAAAACCCACCAGGCGAACCTGGTGGGCGTTGTTGATTAGATGGTATGGCGATCCGGGTCCATACTGTAGATCGAATCTTCGCCGGCCTGCGCCTCAGCGATGATGGCTGCCCGATCTTCCGGGCTACCGTTGAACAGGAGCGGGTAGCTCTTGCTCAACTGGCGATGGTAGCGGACCAGCATGTAGTAGGCCGCTTCCACTTCCTTCGGCGTCTCCAGGCCCGCCGTGAGCAGGTAGTGGGCGATCACGGCGTCGGGCTTGTTGAAACCCTGGGCGTCACGCTGATGCGCTCCGTCACAAACGGACAGCATGAACTTGAAGGCTTCCCGAACCACGGCAACCCGCTTGTCGGTCAGCGGGAGGATCGGGCGCTGGTTGCGACCCTTCTCCCGGCTGTGGATCAGGTCCACCTTGCTTTTGGCCTTGGCCTTGGCCTGGGAAGCATCGGATTCGGCCTTGGCCTTCTCCAGTTCCTCCTGGGCCTGCTGGATGCGGGCCATGCGAGCCTGGTACTGTTCCTCCGTTTCGGTTTCCTTCGACGGGGTGACGGGAGCGCTGACAGCGACCGGCATCGTCTTGATGACGGCGTTCTCAATCAGCCGGGTCTTCTCGGCCAGGATGTTGAGAATATGCAGGGTGAGCGGGTGATCGTTCACCATGCGGACGATCTCGACCTTGTTGGAAGTCTGCCCGATACGGCAAACACGATCCTCGGCCTGGCTGTTCCAACCCGGAACCCAATCCAGGTCCACGAACAGCACCTTCCAGGCGTGGGTCAAGGTCAAACCAACACCACCAGCACGGATGGTGAGGGCGATGCCCTTCAGGTGTCCGGCCTGGAAAGCATCGACGATCTCCTGGCGCTTCTCCAGCTTCGTGTCGCCAGAAATCACCGCCCAACCCGGACGACCGAGCAGTTCGTCCAGCGGGGCCAGGTGGCTGGAGAACACGACGAGCGGGACGCCCTGTTCTTCCTGTTCCTCGATGTATTCCAACATCGCCGGGATGTTGGACTTCGCCAGCGCCGCCCGGATTTCGCTGAACCGCTCGAACGGGGGCAGCGAACCATCGACTTCCAGCGCCGTGCCGTCGCTTTCCCACATCTCGTCAAGCTGCTGACGAATGCGTTCCGGCATGTCACCAACAATGAGGTTGGTGTAGGTCTTCGTCGGCAGGTCGGGCATGACTTCGCCACGGGTGCGACGGAGCATGACACGACGGAGCAGTTCGGGAACCATCGGGTCGGGCGTGCCGTAGCGACAAGCGCCCCAGCGATCTTCCGACACGGCGAACAACTCCTGGAAGCGACGGAACGACGACTGGCCCTTGCGGGGCGTGAACACGTCGAACGCCATGTCCAGGCTGTCCAGGACGCCGTACAAGTCGCTCGGCTCGTTGTCGAGCGGCGTGCCGGTCAGACCCCAAACGCTGCTGCTGAGGCGGGACAGTTCCCGGACCTTGCGGCTACGCTCGGTCTTGTAGTTCTTGACCTTGTGTGCCTCGTCGAAGATGACGGTCGTGCCTTCAGCTTCCGGGTGTTGTTCCTTCAGCTTGACACGCCACGCCTTCAGCGCTTCCCAGGTGATCTTGGGAGCCTTGCGAGCGCCCTTCACCTTCGGTGTGGGGTCGAGGTAGTCGGCGAGGATGTCGTAGTTGGTGATGACGATTTCGCCGGCCTGGGGGAACCGGAAGGAATCGCCGCCCTTCAGGACGACAACCTTCAGGTCGGGACGCCAGACGGACGCCTCGTTACGCCAGTTCAGCTTCAGCGTGGCCGGGCAGACCACCAGCGCCTTGCCGTGGGCTGGGATGCTGATGAGCGCTTGGATCGTCTTGCCAAGACCCATCTCGTCGGCCAGGAGCGCCTTCTTGCGCTTCGCCATCCAGTTGACGCCGACGACCTGGAACGGATACAAGCCGGCGTGGGTGGCGTTCTGCGCCTGTTCGGTGACGAGATTGCCCTCACGAAGCTGCGGGGCGACTTCCAAGCGGAGGCGCTCGGCGACTTCGAGGAGGCGCTGGCGGTCGGCCTGTTCGAGAGAAATCTCCCAAAACTTGCCTTCCTTGTTCCAGCGGGGGCCGAAAACGCCGCCCGGCCCCTTCAGGGACTTGATGAGCGGAAGGTTCTGCGGCTCGTAGGGCGTGAAAATCTTGCCGTCCGCCGTCAGGACACGGCGCTCGGCTTCGCCGGCGCTCTTCTGGACGGGGACACACTCCTTGCACCACGTTACCCACTTGTCGTTGATCTTGGTGATGTAGCCCTCGCCCACAGCAACGCCGTTGTAGCGGTTCTTACCCAGGGGGCAGGCGGGATTGTTGCAGCGACCAGCAAACTTGTTCGAGGTAGCCATGAATCGCTTCCTTCTCTCGTAGCCTATGTGATCCGTATCTCCACCATGAAGACCGTCCAGGCCAGGCAAGGTTCGGAATCGCTACAAGAAAATTTCTCCATCAACGAGAATGCCGCAGGTAGCTCGTCGAGAGCGCCTGCGGCCATTCCTTACTTCACTTCGTCCGGTGGCGGGGTGTTTGTGGCGGCACACCCACCAGGCAGGCTCACTTGAGGTTGTTCTTCATCCTCGTTTTTCGGTGGAGGGTTGTTCACCCGATGGTCCAGTTTGTCGAGGAGGTTCCACACCCCCTTCGACGAATATCCCGGCAGACAGCCCGGTTTGTTCGGGTCCATGTTCGTTCTCCAGGTTGGGTAAAGGTTGATCCAGTTCGCATTGTTCTCCCTGGGCTTGCTTGCCCAGCTTATCGAGTCTGTCAAGCAGATCGTTCACGCCGACCGACGTGTAGCGTGGCTTTCAGCCTCGCCTCGGCAGTTGAATCATTATATCACTCCCACATATGCTTGAAGTATTCCTCTTCGGATATTTCGACTACTTCATCGACATCCTCAGCGAATACATCAAGCAAGTCACCCGACCGCACAGCAAGATCAACAACCATCGCCGGGATGAATCGGTTGTTGGTTTTGAAGTAGACGTTGTAGCCCCACAGCTTCTTGCTCGACACGCCCAAGCGCCAGTAGATCATTTCTTTACTAGCCCTCGGCCCACGTCGCTCTCACAAACCCATTTGGGATTCTCGTCCGCCAACACATGAAACACCGTGTAGCGTTCCATCGTGTCTTTGTCGAAAACACCCTGGTAGCACCAAACTTCAAGCAACACCCGGTTGGCGGGATGAAGTTCCTTCACTACCACCCAGGCCAGCAACTCGCCTTCCTTCATCCGGCCCTTGATCTGCTGGGCCAGGGCTTCGGGCAAGCTGGCGATTCGCAGCCATATGCCTTTGCGGTATCTGCGAACAGGTTGGTCGCCGTAGTAGAACCACGCCATGTTACACCGAGAATGCTCGACGTTCCTTCAACTGACTCTCCATGTCATCTCGAAGGTCGTAAACTTCCATGACCCTTTGCATGTTCGGTCCATCGTGTTCTTCGTACACGACCTGCATGATCTGGTCAGGCCGAACATACACTGGATAATCTTCGTAGCTGAAGGTGTCGCATACGACGAGCATGTGCGTAGCACCTTGTTCGACGCCAGCCTCGAACCATCCCCGAATGTCGTCTTTGGTTGTTGCCATGTTACTGAAAACCTTCATCTTCGTCGTCGAAATCTTCTTCGTCATACTCACCGGCCTCGTCTTCCTCAGCATCTTTGAGGCCGTACTTTTCGGCGACCTGGGGATCATCGCAAATGAGTTCGGCGTAATCGTCCTCCACCTTGCCGTCGAGCCGCACGCCGGCCTCAGACATCTCCCGCAGACGTTTGGCAGCTTCTTCCAGTTTGTCTGCCATTTCAGGCAGGGTCCGGCTGCCATCGCCCAGCCACTTGCAGCGGAAGAGATTCGTAAAAGCCATGTCAATTCCCCCTTGGTTTGGATAGTACCACGAGTGAGTCTGGATGTAAAGTCACTTGTCAAGCAAGGACTCAATGACTTGCCTGCTCAAAATAGGCGTGATCTTGAACGGGTCGTAGCGGGCAAAGAAAAACACCACGCCACGATAGCGATTCATGACCTCCACGGTTTCACCAAAATAAATCTCGTTGAAAACGGGATACCAGGCTGTTTCTGTGTGCTTCTCATTCCAGCAGTACGAAAGATCGCCAGGCTGGATTTCTTCGTTATTTCCCAACAACCTGTAGGTTGAAGGGAGAACTGTTGGGATTGGCCCAGGCTTGACTGGCTTTGTCAACAGTGACTCTTTAGCCCAATCAGGAAGCATCAGTATGACACCAAAATCTCGATTTTCAGTTGTCTTTTTTCTGCGTCGTAGTAGAGAATAGCCGCCTCGCCCCTGCTAATCTCTACTCCATAGTAGCTCTCATGGACTTCGGGCCAGGGGTCGCAGAGTTCTTCAATTTTGTCGGGAGGCAGAATGCGTGTGTTGAAGATTGGCGACTGGCGTGGTGTAGCGAACATATAATTCGCCCATTTTTTCTTCGCCGCCTCGCCAGTCATGCCCAAGCATTCCTGAGAGTCGATGACAGTCCATTGATTGCCTTGACCTACCAAACAACACATATCGCCCTTCACCACAACTTCGTTGTCGCCGATAGTCCGAAATCCCTTCGGCATTGGGGTAAATTCGGCAGCCAGGTCTTCGATAGTCATGGCTCGTACACCACCACCCTGATGTCTTTCCAATGATGGTCGTGGACTCGTTTGATCTCGCCACGCACCCTGTACCATTCCAGCCCACCCAGGCCACAGCCGAGTGGTGGAATGGCGATAGATTTGATGTCTTTGTCCTTGATGACTTCAACAAGGTTCTGGAGGCCGAGAACGATCCATTCCATTTGTGATGGATTGCGCCAGTGATCTTTCGTTGGGAAGTTAATGACCCAACCGCCATTGGGATTCTTCCACAAGTGCATCGTTCCCGTTTTTACCTTGCCTTCGTCGCAAGCACGTTTGTAGGCAAGGAACATCTGAGGGAACTTGCGTTTGTACAACAAAGCCAGCCCTTTGCCCATCTTGCCGTAGCAATTAACTGTGTTGACAATAGCCTCACAGTCGGAATCGAGGACGTTCTGTTGTTGGACGTATTCGATCATTGCGACCTCTGAATCACAGGCCCGATTACTTTCGCCTTCTTGGGAACGAAGAAGAACTCACGCACCAGCGGAATCTCCATCTTCACCAACATCAGCTTGTAGCCCATGTAGTAAGCATCGGGGCCATAGCCGGCATCGAAGCCGACATTTTCATCACTGATGCCAATGAGAACCCAGGGGAAGAACAGTCCAAACAGCCCACCCCATTTGGCATAAACGCAGTATTTTTCTTCGTTCATGACAGAATCCAACAACGTCCAGGCCGGATGCGATTACAAACAATCAAGTCGTCACGGAAGTCAACCCGCTGGTCCTGGTAGACTTCATCCTCGTCGTTGATGGCAAACTTCACAATGGCCGGCTCACCAATCAAAGTGTGCCCAAGAACATGATGCTGCCACTTCAAACAACCCAGCATTGAGCGGGACACGAACACACCTTCCTTGTTCTCACCAGCCCAGCCCGCATAACACTTCTTGGGCAACAACCCTTCCTTCTGAATGTTGGTGACGTTCTCCCGCCTGGTGAGATGGTAAACCTCGACACCAGACAGGCCGTTGACTCGTGGGTATTCGCTGGGATCGAGTCTGTAGCCTTCCTTCTCCTTCATGGTGAAGAGTTGTTCGAGTTCATTGCCAAGGCGAACAATGGCTTCCTGGCGTTCTTTCTCGCTTTTCCAGCCATTCTTGCTTGCGTCGTAGGCCCGGAGCCATTCGACGTACTTGTTCATATCCTTGCTGCGGTAGCCAAAGCGCCGGCAGAAATCGGCGTAGAGGTAGATGATGGCTGGAACGTCCTCGAACCTCCAGCCATCCTTCATCGCTTCTTCGATCTGCTGCCGGAACCAGTGTTCGGTGTTCCCGATGAAATCAGCGGGCGAGTCTCCAGAAAAAAGTCCATATCCCCACCAGCCCATGTCACTCTCCTATCAGAATCCATGCCCACACTCACAACATCGGTGGCGGTACATCACCTTGTCGAAGTACACTTGGTTGCCACATTGGGAACAGGCAATGGTCGTCCATCGCCTCGGAAGAAGGGGATCATCGCCTTGATGCCAACCTTCTTTGTAGACTCCTGTGCCGAATTCTTGCTCGGTCAGGTGTTGGGCGATCTCAGCAAGCGGGTTCATTCTCATACCTTCCTCCTTTAAGGACGATGACCCAGCGTAAGGGATTTCTCCCATGACATCAACCCCAAACTTTGATGAAATTTTGCTCCTGGTACAACCCTCGTGTGACGATCCACGGCTCCCGAATTGTCTCGTGTGGGAATTTGAGAATCCGCTTATCGCCGTGGCTCATATCGCTGCCGATGAAGATATAGGTTTGGATTTTCGGCAACATCTCCAATTCATCCACACCATACACCGAAGACCCAATGGGTGGCGGTCCCTCATCACCAGGCTGGTATTTCTGTGTGGCGTAAGAAGCAACTACGACCTTGGGCTTGAGCGTATTGACAGCTTCATTGGCCTCGAATTGATACACGTCAGCGGGCGGGTCGGTGCATTCCTGTCCCAGCGCCTTGTAATATGCCTTCATTTCAGGCATACACTGGTTGTAGGAATCTGTGGTGATGATTTTGAGGGCACGACCGATCACACCCATACCGGCACAAATTTCGATAGCCTTGCGCCCGGCGATGCGCTGATGAATCCAGTCGATCAGTTCCGTGGTGGGAAATGTATACACGCCCTTCTTGCCGGCCCAGGCTTGCAAATGGGCCAGGTCGATCTTGGTGTAGATCGAGTGTGGCAAAACCTTCAGCAAACCTTTGTCGTCAAGAAGGATGTCGTCGAGGTAGCTCACGTCGGCGTTGGGCAGCAACCAGGCTTTCATGTCAGTCCCTTTCGTAGAGCGCCCGTACCATCGAGGTAGCGGATTGTACACGCTGTTCTGGCAAATGCTTCTTCAGCAGGTACAACTCCAGCCATTCCAGCGCAGCATAGCCGTGGTCGTCGCCATCGAGTTGAACATGAACTTCCAAGAAGCGACGGAACTTGTCAAACTTTGCATCAGTGCAAAGATATTTGAGGGCGACGGGATAGATGATGGTTGTCAACATTTCATTGCATGTCATGACAATAAATGTTGCCAACGGATCATCACAACAAATCAACAACTGACCGGCATAGCGAGCAGACCCAGGACTCCACAGGTTGCGATTGTTCTCGATGGCACAAATGGTGCTGTAACCGTGGGCATCGTTGTTGAATTTGGCAAACTCGTTGCACGCTACATCCCCAGCAGTTTCAACATATGCCTCCCACAGATCGTGCCAGTGGGCGTGGCATTGCCAATCCCTGTTGTAAATGTTGTTGGTGCAAAGTTCTCCAATGCACAACTCGACGACCTTGCGAAGCACTGGCCCCATGTTGTCATCGACCGGACCTTGTGTGGTCAGCCAGGTGAATGCGTGAGCAACGTAGGAAGGCACCAGATGTCGCCCAAACAAGTACGATCCACGCAAGCACGCCTTCATGAAGCGAAGCGTGTTTTCCGGCGTGCCAAGGCCACGCAACACGGGACTATCGCCCTTGGATGCCAGCGCTGCATCCAGACGTTTGCCTTCTTCACCCAGCATGTTCGAGAGTGTCAGTTTCATGATACAGCACAAATCTCATTTCGCTCAAATGCCACACCATCGCCATCCTTGTATTCGGTCACGATGATGGGATCGTTGTTCAAAACGCCAACCAACCAGGTTGTGCCGTCGATCTCCCGGATTCCTTGCACATAAACCCACATGGCTTCATATTGCGGCTTCCCTTCAGGCAGGCCGGTGGGGAACCGCAGTTTGCAGTTCTTGCCGAAAAACCAACAATAGGGTTTCTCGAAGTATTGCGGATCGGGTTTGGCCGAGTGTTCAGGACACACCATCCCGATGTTGCTCAGTGGTTCCTTCATATGGTTCTCTGTTTGCCCAGGTCATTGCGGCTTCGTGGCACGATTCTGCTCCATTGCCTTGTGGACATTTTTGGCCCACATGGTATGGTAATGAGTGAACTTCTTGTCGCCTTCGTCAAAGTCCAGACACAACGCCTGAACGTAGGGATCAACCAACAACAGGGTGCCGCCGAAGCGATTGCACACTGTCTCCCAATACTTGACGAGATCGTTGGGGTCTTTCACGTCTTCCGACCCCAGCAGACGATGTTTGTAGTTCAGCCAACCACCACTGCCTGGCTTGCCGACATGCAACCACACGCCAAACATCGGATCGTTGACCACAAACTCACAGTTGATCTCGATGTAGGGATGCTTGTCATAATATCGCTCGAATGCACTGTACCAGTCCCGGTCTTGCACGATCTCGATGCAGGTTGCGGGAACGTGGTAGTAGGTTGCGCCGATAGCGCCATCCAACTTGAAGGTTTCGATGGCGACTTCACCATTCTGACTCATCAGATGGCCCGACAATCGCCCAAACCCATCAATCAAATAGCCAACCTCGCCCACAGGGGATTTGCCATATTTCTGGCCCCCATAAGGGGAGAAGTTATCTTTGATGCGGACAAGTGTGACGATCATCGTGCGCCTCACGCCATAGCGTCTTCGAGGGCTTTCCAGTTTGCCTTCTCGCCGAAAGCCTCCCGGAGAGCATCTTCGAGTTTGCTGATGTTGTCTTTCAGTTGTTGTCGCTGGGCGTTCTGCCCCTCGGTGAAACCGACGACGATGGGCTTACCGTCAGCATCGAACATGGCAGCTTGTTTGATGCCGGCCAGGTTCTTTTGGTAAGTTTCGATCTTGGCGATGGCTTGCAGACCCAGGGCTTTACGTTGAGCGATAATTTCATCAGCCCTGGCCCTGATGATTTTTTGACGAACACCCTCCGGGTCGCTATTGGCGAGAGTTTGTGCTTCTCGCTCGATCTCGCCGGTAACAGGTTCACGAAGCATGTTCACTCCCTTTGCCAGATGAGGTTGTCGAACCAGTCGTCACTTTCCTCGTAAAATACCACATCATTGACGGCAAACCCATCGGTGTCTTTGTACCGATGGGTTTGCACATACTCGACAACTTCCTTGTTGCGATCCAACAATTGTTGCTCGACGGCGAGGTTGATGGATTCAAGAACGCTCATCTGCGTCTTCATGAGCCGGCTCTTTGGGGGCAAACGGATTTTTCTCAGGTGGTTCCGGGTCGATCTTCACCAACTCCTGGACGAAAACGAACCGGCACAGCCTGATGGTTTTGCCGTACACGTTGGCTTGATGTTGCAACGCTTGCTTGACGTATTCCTGGTCGATCTTGAAATCATCAACAGCGACCAGGGGCACACAACCAGCCGGCACAACAGCCTGCTTCAGACCGATCTTGCCAGACCCATGTTCATCCTCGCCCACCCAGGCATACAGTTCCAGGTGGACAACATCATCCGGGACTTTGGTTTTCATTGGACCCTCATTTGAAGGCGTGGAGTTGTTCTTTCAACTCCTTCTCGGCAGCGAGCCAAAAACGATTGTCGTCGCCATCGGGACAGCCGGCCTCGTTCCACTTCTGCTCGGCGAGCCGTTGGATCAGTTCCCTCGGCACTGGCACGCCCAGGTTCGGGAACCAATCCGTCTCGTCCGTTTGCGTCTTGTTGGAAAGCAACGTCTGACGCAGGTTGACGCAGTAGGGTGCTTGGTAGAGGTTCTGTTTCCACAACCACTGCCAGTCACGACGGGCCGTAGCCCGCTTCCAGTCTTCCCGGAAAGTGCCGGGACGACTCACCCTGTCGGAAGTGACGTTGTAGGTGTTGAGCCAGTGCGAGAAGCTGTCTCCGTAGTCGGTGAACGGAGAGAGCCAGTATTGCGAGATCACCTGTTTCATGAAGTCCAGGGGGTCTTCGCTGACCGGCCACTGGTAGAAACAGATGGCGTTTCCGACATCGGTGTTGGCGAGCGGCAACCCGTAAATGGGCTGCTGATCGTTCTTCAGGTCGATGGGATTGAGGCTGAAACCGACATGCAGCCGGTTGAGCCAGTATTTGGCTTTATGCCCGCCTTCATTGCGGGTGTAGTACGCCACGAACAGTGTGTGCGGGAAGATGAACTGCTCTCCCCTGCTGTTGCCATTCCAGAAGATTGTCCGCACCTGCGGCGGCGTGGAGGCAATGACCTTGCCGTGGTGTTGGAAATTGGAACGAAGTCCGCCCATTGCTAGTTCCTCTCTGCCAGAAGACGCATTCGGGTCCGCATGTTGTCGATTTCGGTTTGCTTCAGATGAGGGAACGCTTCCTTCATCGTGACAAACTTACTGATCCCTATCTCAAACTTCAACTCCCTGCTATCACACAACGCACACCAGGGATTGAACCCCGATTCCAACATCAACTTCCATGTTGCCTCAGCCGATTTCATGCCATCTTCGTCGCTCAAGTCAGGGTGTTCGTAAGCGACAGCAAAGATCGCATGGCGTTGAGGGCACAGAAGTTGAATTATGTGAACTTTCACTTCTTGACCTTGGGTAGCTTCAACTTGACCTTCTCAGTCACGCTTGGTATTACTGTGACCTTGGCCCTGACCGCAGACTTCAATTTGCCGACATCCATGATGTAATCGGCCTGTCGCAACTCAGCGGTCATGATGAATTCTGGATCGGCGTACCACTTCTTCGCCACGCCGGACCTGGTATACCGGCGAACCCAATAGTAGTAGTCGTCGTAGCACTTCTGGAAGGAAGTGGACCAGTAAACCTTGATCGCTTCACGGGCCAATTCCTTCAGGCTGTCGGCTTCTGCTCCGGTATAAAGGCAGATGTTGAATCCACCGTCCGCATTGCTGAGAGGGATTCCGTACAACTTAGCCTTATCGTTCTTGCCGGTAATCGGCTGTTGCGAGAAGGCAACCTGGAGGCGCTGCATAGTGTATCGCCGACCCGCCCCCTTGATGTAATGAATGGCGAAAAGGCTGTGCGGAAAGAAAAGCCTGCGTCGCTTCGTCCCCAGGAACACAGTCCTATACTGCGCCGGCTGAGGAACCAGTATCAGACCGGATTCCATCTTGCAACTCCTTCCTTATTTTCATCCACAGTTTGCCCAGCGTGTTGTCTCCGACCCACTCGCCAGACGCTTTGGACATCCCCCAAAAAATATGGCGACCTCCGCTCGGACGATTAGTAACATCTTCAATGATGACTTCATCGCCAGTTGCCAGGAGTTCAGCCTTCAGGTGCGGGTGTTGATCCAGCTTGAGACGAAGCACTAGCTCCATGATCGCCACATCGCCAGCCGACATAGGCGTAATCGCCATTTTATCGGCGTGCTTCTTGGCAATCATCTTAGCCGTCATGGGCGAGATTGCAAGGCGAATCTCCTCACGGATCGCCTCATCAGCGAATCGAAGAGCTTGAAAAAGAGCCTCGGAAGTGCGCCATTCCTTGCCGCCGTACTCCAGCTTGAACCCGGCCATATTGCCGAGCCAGCCAAAAGGCAGCTTCACTTTCGTAAACGACACGGGCATGGATAACCTCCGTGCCTACGATGATACCACGTTTCTTTGAGGCTGTAAAGTAAAGAAGGCAGCGAGATGCTGCCTTCTGAAAGTGATTGGTTAATCGAGCCGGCGAACTGCTGTAAGATCAAATTCCCGTAGCAGTTCTGCCTCGTTGTTGTACTTGCCCTCGATATAACCCCGTTTGTCGAAATACACCTTGAGGATGGCTGATGCGTCCCGGCCCCGGCTTCTGCCGGTAACAAGATACTTGTCGAACTGATCGCCATTGCACAGCATATCGCTGATGGCGTGGATATTGTTGACTGCGTTAGCCTGGCGAGATTGTGGTGTATCGGCGCTTTTGAATTTTACGCTGCCCTGACACAGTTTTTGTTCTTGCTTCTTGGCACGGGTATACAATTCTTCCTTGATGTAATATGGTCCATGCCGTTCAATCGTGCAATTTTTCGACTTGGCCCAGGCCATTGTTGAGGCAATATCGAGATTCACACCATCTTCAACTACATTGCCGGCCCTGAATCCAGTTGCCGTCCTTCTTGTAGCTGGCATCCAACTGATGGCAGTGGACTCGATTGCCTTGTCATTCTTCACTTTGCAAAACAAGGCGGCACAGTGCGAGTCATTGCGACTTGTTGCTGAAATCAACAACATAACGTAATCGACCCGCTCCGGTGCAGGTGGGATATTACTTTCCACCTTACGCTCAAAAACGTACTTGCATCCGGGTTGTTTACATTCGGGTGCCTTGTTTGTACATCCTGTCAAAATCAGGAAGGGAAACAACATAAGGCACGTTGCTATTGTGATGAGTCGAGCGTACATTTTCCTCCATTCTTGGACTTGTTGGTAATCCTACACTATCTACGCAATTCGCAACAAAAAAGGGCTTGATGGGAATTTCCCATCAAGCCCTCATTGGGGAATGCGGTAGGTTACTTCTTCTTGCGTGGAGTAACCTTGTGCGTGACCTTGCCACGGTTCCCACGCTTCACAGTGGGCGTCACGGCGGGCGCTTGCGTCAGTCCGACCACATTGCGGGTGGGAGTGACAGCGGGAGCGCCTTGGGCGAACATCATGTTCTGAACACCCAGGCCAGCGACGGCAGGTTCATCCTGGCCTCCCCACTTGACACCGACCGTGTTCGAGAACAGCGCCACTTCGCCCATGCTGGGGTCGTACTGTTGCGTGCGACCCTCAATGTTGACGTTTTGGTATTTCGCCATCTTGCTGACAACATCGCACAGGTTGATGGCGGCGTTGCCGATCTTGACTTCCGCCAAGTCGGGAGCCGCAGCCTCCAACGGCGGGGCAGCAGCGGCATCAGTGTAGTCGGCACACGCAGCGCCCACAGGGGCCGAGTAGCTGGCCGACTGAGCCTTGCCCAGCGCCCGTTCATCCAGGAACTTGTTGAGACGCATGTTCTGATGCTGGAAGGCTCGCTTCGTGCCGCCCCTGGTTTTGTTCTCCCAGGCAGCGGTATTGCTGACAGGAACACCAGTCTGGCGGGCCAGTTGCTCCAGGTATGCCTTGTTGTGGCCCATGTAGGTGTAGGTCCACTTGCCGGTGCCCTGGGTTCCTTCGATCAGTTCCGACACAGCATCCGGCGTGCAATGGCCGGTGAAAACATTGGCCTGCCCATCCGAGATGACATACACCAGGTAGGCGGTGTCCTTGTCGTCGGGAGTGGCCGTAGCCAACAACTTCTGGATGGTGTAGCCGACAGCATCGTGCCAGTTGGTGCTGCCGTTGGGGATGTAGTCTTCCGGGCTGGCTTCAACCAGCTTCTCGGCGGGCACGTCCCACAGATGTTCGTACACTTCACCGTCGAAGGTGACGAGACAGCAGCGCAGGTCTTGGTCTTTGGCACGCTGCTTGGCTTGCTGAATCTGCTCGTTCAGCCCCTCGATGGTCTGTTGCTTCGTTCCAGCCATCGAACCCGACTTGTCGAGAATGATGGCGATTCTGGTCTTCGGCTTGCTCATTTCCGTTATTCCTCTCTGAGACTGTTGAATTCTACGCCTGATGGGAAGAAAATCCCAGCCGGCAACACGATTGACCGGCTGGGATTTGTTGGGTGTTTACTTGGCGATGTGCCACGACATCGTTCCACCCGGACGCTGCGGACGGTTCAGGTAAGCGTTGGGGACCGCAGGGGACTGCGCCCACACCACACGCTTACCCTCGGCGAAAGGGCCGTTGCCTTCGCTTCCTCCCAACTCGATCTTGAGCGTCGGAAGGTCGCCAGTCTTCGCCAGTTCGTCGAACTTGATGGCAGACTTGCGATAGCGCTTGCGCAGCTTGTCGAGGGCGTTCGGCTCCATCACCATGTCGAGGATGTTGTGCGCCTGCTCGTGCGTGACGTGCAGTTCGCCCTCGTCCATCGCCACACGGATGAGTTGCCGGACGTTGAGATCGACACCTTCCCAGCTACGACCGAGTTGGTCGCACGTTCCGTCAGGACGGAGCGGACGGCCACGGTAGAGCGGGTTCTCGTCGGCGTAGTTCTCAGGGAGTTGCCCGATCTTGTACACCTTCTTCACGGCCCCACCCACGTCCACGTCTTCACGGCCCTTGTAGCCCTGCTTGACTTCCATCAGCAGCTTCAGGGTCGTCTCCACGTCCACGGCACGAGCGTTGGCGTAGACGATGAAGGGTTCGCCCTTGCTGACGACGGCCAAACGGGTTCCCACAGCGTTGTTGAAGTCTTCGGGGTCGAAGGCTTCAACGAGTTCACGAGGCGTCATGCGGTCGGCTTTCTTCGCCGACACAGGGCGCTTCTCTTCCTTCTTGGTGGGGTCTTCGGGGTCGTTTTCCTTGGCACGGAACACGCCAGCGATAGCCTTCGCCAGAATGCGAGGCTTCACCTGTGCGCCACCAGGCCCAGGAACAGCAGGCAGACATTCGAGAATGTCTTCGTGGGACAGTTGAGACAGCCGGTCAGCGGAGGTTCCGCCACTGGCCTTCACGCAGGAGATGAACTGATCGGGATCAATGAAACCAGGCTTGTCTTTGCCGCCCAGGGCTTCATTGTGTTCGCTGATGACTGCGAGCGCAGCATCAACACGGTCTTGGTAGGTCACTTGACACCTTCCTTCTTCTAAACTTCTATCTTCGGTGCTTTCGGTCACGTTGACCCGGCAGCGCCATGCCGTCACAGGTATAATACGTCGCCGAACCTAATTTGTAAAGTAATCCGGTGATTTTTTTTCAGATTTCTCCAGCCAGTCCACCAGATCGGCAGGCGTCCTCATTTCCATCATGGCCTCATCGGGAATAGTGACGCCAAATTCCCTCTCGACCCGAAACTGCAAGTCAATCACGTCGAGAGAATCCATGCCATTTTGAGTCATGTCCCCGTGCATGTTCACTTCGTCGATACCGAGTCCTTCCTCCATGATCCTCAGCACCCTGGGCCAGATCAAATCCTTTGAAACTTTCATGGTAGCTCTCCTATATCCAAACTTCCACAATCACCGGGTCATCCTCGGTGAAACGAGGCAAACATGAATATCCTTCCGGGACTTTGCGACGTGCTTGTTCAAGCGTATCACACAGCGCAATCATTGGACCAGGCGTGCAAGTACCAGGTCCAATGATCCATTCACGCACCACAAAGAAATGGGGGTGATCCTTGGGATGGTCGTAAATGGCGTATTGTTTTAATGTTTTATTCACCCTTCAGCACCTTGAGCAAATCTGCCGCCGAGTTGATGGGCGGAATAACCTGCCATTCTTCCATATGTCCGCTAAAGGGCAAGGGGAAAACAGTGTAAAACTCAGGCACGCCCATTCCAACAACGAAACGCTGGCCCAGGATGTCGGTTTCTGCCGCCCAGGGAATCGGCGGCATCTCACCTTCCTCGTGCAGAACCTTCAGCCACACCTGTTCGGCAACGGCGGGGTCCACAGCCGCCCGCTCGGTGATGTGCGAAGGTTTGGGGGTGATTTTCATGTCATGTCCCAATCAGCATCTATTGACCGCCACAACTTGGGATTGCCTTTATTGTCACGAGCATCCACAAGTTGTTGCATGTCAGCACGAGCCATATGATATTGGAACATTTCCAATAGTTCACGATATGACTCGTAGGTGTAATCCGCTTTCAGCAACCTCTCCCAAGCACATTGACCGATCCAGCAATCACAAATCAGGCATTCGCCATTGTGGTCGAAGTTGCATGGCTGATTCATTTGCCTGTCAGGGGGTCGATTTCGTGGATTTCCCTGATCCTCATGAGTTGTTCGAGGGCCATGCTTGCAGCGTTGGGCCGGTCGTAATATCCCAACACTTCATGCTCCTCGATGGCGGGAACATACCCACGCTGATTGTCGGCATCACGGTAGTAGGATTCTCGCTTGACGAACACGGCAGTAAGCCGCCAGCGTTTCCATCGCCAGATACCCTCCTGCTCAACGTAGAAATCCTTGGCGTCGGTGATGTCGGTGAGGGCGTGGTCGGACTTGAACCAGTATCGACCGTTGGGGTCTTTACCGATGATTGCACTGTTCATCAACATGGATACTTCTCGAAGTAGTCGGGGCCATAGAATGTGTCCATCGTATCGTCCTCGTCACAAATCATTGTGTAGTCGATAAGATGGGCACCGCAGTTAATCCTCGGCTCGTCTTTCCGACACCCTTCAACCAAACTAAGAAGTGCCTGCTCAATCCCTTTGTCGGTTGGATACGGGCGCTCGTAAAGTTCCAGATACTCCCTCAGTATCTCCTGATCGGTCTTTCTCGTCATTCTGGCGGCTCCAGTTTGGGACCGAACCTGATGGAACGGTCATACTTCACCTTACCAGAGTAACGATCCACCCATTTGAGGCCAGGTCCGCCGTGACCTGGCCCCTCGAAGAACTCATCATTGCGGAAGGTTTTGACCAACACTTCCTGTTTGACACGGGTGACATCGGCAACCGTAACACAAATGCCACGGTTGCCGCCTTTCTTGTACTTGATCCAGTACAAGCCTTCTTCCAGTGGGGTTTCCTTCACCCACACCTTCTTCTTAGTGGTCGTGCCCACAGCCACAGCCCTCGTGATGTTCGTGATGGGCCGGCTCGTCAGCGGGTTGCCACCACACCTGGCAGCCGTAGACGACATTGCGGCCATCTTCGTCGATGGGTTCGTCCATGACGATCTTGGGGTTGTCGCCGGCCTCAATCAGTTCGCCGCCCATTTCGGCGATCATCTGGTCGCTGGGGCGTTCCTCGGCATTGGCAGCGGAGCGAATCGAGCCATCCGGCATGGCGATGAAATACACCGGCACGTCGCCGACGTAGGTTCCTTCACCCAGGTACTTGCTTTGGTCGCCGTTCCAGACCTTCACCTTGAATGGCGGCTTCGGACGCCCGGCCTTGTGCTTCTTGAAGGCTTTCAGCGAGGCGGCGATTTGCTCGGCGATGAAGTCGGCATCGACCGATTTCAGGTCGATCTCATGCTTCTCGGCGGCGGCGTTGATGGCTTCTTGATGCGGCTTGAGGACTTCGACGATCTTCACCTTCAGTTCTTCCGGTTCGTCGATTTCCTTGAGGAGTTTGCCGATGGCACGCCCGGCGTCCTCCGGGATCAGGTCACGAAGCGAGACAGTAGGTTCGAGAGGCATGATTGGCTCGACTTCTCCGGTGTCCGGGTGCTTCTGCAAATCCAGGACGGAGTACCCTTTCTCCTGGAGGACACGAAGAATAGCCCGACCAACATGGTACTGCTGCTTGTCGCCTCCCAGGTCTTCGCCGGCCTTCTTGAGCAGGTTGATGAGTTGGTGATCTTCGTCCAGGAGCGCCGGCATCTTCATGATCTCTTGTAGAGACTCGAAAACGTAGCCGCTCCATTGAGATTTGCCGTCATCCTTGTTGTAGAGTTCAGTGGCCGGATGTTCGGGCATCCACTTGAAGGGACCGCCAACCGGCTTGCCTTCCTTCTTGCCGTGGTAGGAATACGGCATGATCCAGCACTTCTTGTTGTCCTGGTCGTCGATACGGGTGCAGATGAGGCAGTCGGCGATGTCGCCACGCTCACAGGCTCCCTCCTCGTCACACGCCTTCTGCATGTCGCCGTGCTTGTACTTCTTGAGGAAGTCGCTCATTTTTTCGGCTTCCTCCAAGTCCTTGACGCCTTCCGGCATCTTCTCCATGCGAACATGGGCGTCCATGATGAGGGTCATGGCAGTAGCCTTGAATCCCTTCCGACAGTGAGCAGCGGCGATAAGGGCGGCGTCCCTGTCCACTTGTGGGGCCATGACGATGGCAACAACGTCGTTGCCACGCTCAACGAATACAGTGGGAGGCATGTCGCCCCGGTCGGTTTTCTCGACCCAATCCAGCTTGACCTTCTTGGCGATCTCGACGACCTTCTCGAAGTTGGTCATCTGGTCGATGGGCTTGTCACTTTCAATGTTGGGGTTGTCGGGGCTGATGTACTCGTTCATTTTTTCTCCCACGGTTCGTCGATGGAACGATACTTGGGTGGTACTGGTTGTGGTTCGCCAACGCCCAAGCAATCGTTGCAAACCAGTTCCTTGGGAAGTTTACATTTACAACAAATCCCAGCGTTCAGGTTGCTGAGTTCTTTGTTGATTTGCTTCATCTTCTCCAGTGAGGCTTTCGATTCGGCAAGGTACTTCTGACTTCTTGCTACCGCTTTGAAGGAAAGGTAAACAAACAAGCCAGAAAAACCAATCCCCACCCATTGAATAATCGCAAGCAAAGTTTTGTCCATTCAACCAGAAAAGGTAATCCCCTTCTCCCTCATATGGGCGATGGCGTGCCTAATCCCCATTTCCCATCCCTTCAACATGGCGTTGTGAATCAGGAGATGGTCAGAAGGGGACGGGTTATTGATGGTTTCTTCCGTATATTGCCGTGCCGCTTCTTTCAACGTGGCCTCGATGGTGGCGACCGTTGGGCCGTCAGAATCAGGTTGTTTCAGCCCCAGGTTATTGATGAGTTGTTGGCTTTTAGCCATCAGGTCTTCGTTTGCCACGTTCTTTCTCCAGAACTCGTTCCAAAACCGGCCCAGGAAGGTACTTGTACACAATATCTTCCCAGCCATCTGGCCCGATCAAACTTTTCACGACGCTGGAACTGACTTCTGCGATCTCCCTGGGAGGCATCAAGAAAACCGTGGTGATGCCCTTGTCGATGTCGCCGTTGATATTGCGAAGCACACGCTCATAATCGAAATCAGCCTCGCTACGGAGGCCACGAATGAGGTAGTTCGCCCCTACCGAGCGGGCGTAATTGACCAGGTATTGGGACTCGAAAACCCCCACCGATGCCCTGTGCGGCGGCACCAAATAGAAGTCCAGGCAACCCTGGATCATACCACGGCGCTCTTCGGTTGTAAAGTAAGGTTCACGTTTGCCGGCATTCACACCGATGGCGATGTCCAGGTGGTCGAATAGCATTAAACCCTGCTCTACCATCCACCAATGACCGCTGGTAAAAATGTCGAAGGTTCCAGCGTAGACAGCTTTTTTCATCGCCCTTTTCATCGCTCGCTCCCTTTGTGGCTATACTACCCCAAAAATGCCCCAACGTAAAGCTAGATAATCAACCATGACAAGCAGTTTTAGAGAATGGCTGGAGGCGACTGAACCCCACCCAACCGCCGCCATAATCATCGTCAATGATGAAGGAAAAGCCCTAATCCTTCGCCGTGGCATGAGTGCGCCCTGGATGCCTGGTGCTTGGAATTTACCAGGCGGCTTGATAGATGAAGGAGAAAACCCACAGGAAGCAATGAGACGAGAATGTATGGAAGAAACAGGAATCGCTCCCGCCGACATCAAATTCCATAAGAAAATCAGCGATCCTTCCTTCACCTTGTACTTATTCACTGGCCGGGCTAACCAGAAAACACCACGACTGGACCATGAAAATGATGCTTTCGCCTGGGTGTCGAAATCAGAATTAAACCATTACCAATTTGTTCCATATGTTGCAAAGGAGATTGCCGCAGTGCTGGCTAAATAACAACATGAGCAATTTCAAAGAATTCGTAGACCTGGACGAAGCGTACAGCGGATATGTTCTATCTTCTGTGATGACTGAGGTATCTGCATGGCTGAATGATGAACCTGTCAGCGAGGGTCGTAAAGACCGTAGGAAACTGGCCGGCTCCGACTTCACCTACAAGCCGAAAGTAGATAAAACCTTGTTCGGCGACGTAGAAGTTGGCGAAGACCCAGCCGGCAAACTCGACCGCTTCATCTCCTCGGAGAAACCCGGCCTAGAGAAACGTGGCGGACCACAAGTCCTCGGTCCTGATGGGCAACCAATGAAGGGTGGGGATTCCTGCGCTGTTACTCCTTTGTCGGGATATGCCAACCATATCGGTGCAATTCAAGCGTTCGCCAAGTCCTCGCCTCAAAACTTTGCTCAGGTTTTGATGTTCAGCCCCCTCTCGGCCAACGTGCCCTTCGCCAAGCATTGGGACAATTATCAAGCATTGATGGCGATATTGAAGCACTATTACCCCAACAAAGTCACTAGGCAAGAACTCGAACATGCCGTAGATTCATTCGGCGACAAATATCACGCCCTGGCCCACTCCATCGGCGGCTTCAAGCTGGACACGATTGCTGATATTTGGTCCAACAAGGAAGGATTGTTCCACGAATTGAATGGTCTGGCGAAAGGCGGCGATGACGTACAAATCATCAAGCGTTTGTCACAAATTAAAGGTGTGCAGCCGGTCAAGGCTGGTTTTATTGCTCAATTGTTGTGGGGCCGTGCTGGGTGTATTGACACGCACAACATCGACATTTATTCCAAAGTATTCCCGGACATGGACAAAGCTGGCGATTTCGAGGAGAAACAGTGGGGCCGGAAGAAGGGCGGCGCTGAGAAATATGTCGCCACACTCGACAAACTGAAGAGTCGTGGAATCGGCACCCAGCAGCTATGGGATGTATGGGTAGACTTTGTTGAAACGATGTACGTTATGATTACATCGCATGGCAAGGGTTACTACGACTTCCAGGGCGGCGCTTTGGACCCCAAGGCTCCTGAATACGATGCCCTGCAAGGCAAATCCATTCCAAAGGTCGGTATCGGCAAGGACAAGGGCGGCGTGATGGTCCCGCTGGCCCAGGGCAGGCTCGGCATGGGTGCATCGGCCACGCACTTGCCAATGGACCCGGATGATGCTTTGAAGCAATTCCATCAAATCTACAGGCAGGGCAAGCGAGGATCGGACGCAGCGAGAGCCGTTGCGTTCCGTACAGATGATAGGGGCAAGCGCTTGGACCAGAACTTGGGCCACGAACCTACATCTCTACACTATTTCGGCCCGGCTGTTTCTGGTGGAGAAGTGGACCCCGAACATATCAAGTCGATCATCAAGTCGAGGCTTGCTGGTGGGGGTGGCAAAAAAGCAAGGGCTGCAAGGCAAGCGGCCATGCAGCCCGATCTCTTCGGCGGTGTGGCGTAATTACTCGTCCAGTTCCTTGAAGTACGCCTCGGCATCAGCCGGGGCGTCGATTTCTTCACCACGGTTTTCCATCAACACGCCCAGGGCGGCGTCGGGGTCGTTGCCCTTGTAGCCGAACAACGAAGCGGCCTTGAGGACTTGCGACACGAAGTTGTGGGGGTCGTTGACGATCTCGAAGGCGTTGCCGTTCTCATCGTGCAACACCCACACGCCCAGGTCGTCCGGGCCAGCGAGTGTAACTTTCATCTTGGGTTTCTCCTTCGCCTCGATAGCGAGGCAGTGTTTGCAGGTGGCCTTCATCTGGCCGACGTTCACACCCTCGGTGCGGACGCCCTTGCGACAGGGTTCCACGCCACAGTAGGTGAATGCGACCACCGACTTGCCACGAGGCCGTAGCTTGTGGATCGGCCTGTTCTTCTGTTGCAGCAGAGTAAGTTTCATCACTTTCCCTTCGGGGCTGGCGTGAGGCTGGCCGTCGAAACCATGCCGATGAACTTGCCACTTGCCACGTCGAAAACGTAGCACTGACCCATTGTGTTTGCGGGTGGGGCGCTCGGCAGATTGCCGACTTTGACGATGGTTCCCGGCTCGATGTGGCACTTGGGGTCGAAAATGTCGAACCCTGCCGGGTTGTAAACGTACTTGGAACCAACACGAACCTTCATGGTAATCTCCCTTCTACCAGGAAGACCGCCATGAAGGTGTAAGGTTCGGAAATTAGTCCCACCAGATGCGAATTTCGCCCTTGTAGCCGCCGTAATCCGTGCTGCCGTGGTCACAACCGGCCCGGCTGGGGTCGCCCTTGTGATAGCCAATGGCGAAAGTGTCTTCCTTCAACACGCTGTACTCGTCAGCCTTCAGCTTGCTCCTGGTGGGAATTTTCGACTTGCCCGGCCTGACGTAGATGCACACACTTCCTTCACGGGCCAGCGTCACCTGGCAATCATCCGGGAGCAGGCCCAGGAACTTCGGCCTGAAGGCGTTATAGCCCGGACAAGCCTTCTCCATGATGGCTTGTGCTGTTTTTGGGTCAACCGCTTGGCTGGCCCGGAAGGAAAGGTTGCGATGCGTCATGGCCTCATCGACCAGGGCTTCAAACCTGGCCTCATCGCTGAGGCTGGTATCGCCCTCGCCACGCTCGAATTGCTCGTCCACAGGCCCACAATCGGCGTAGGCTTTGAGGACTTCATCGAAGATAGGATGCTCGGCAATATCCATCGCTTCTCCCTTGTTGGATTTACGGGTGGCCCAGCATCATGAGTCGCCGCTGGGCGAGGAAGTTCTGGTAGCCGTAGAACCGCTGCTGGGCCAGCCAGTTCTGATAGGCTCGCTGTTGGGCAATTGCCTGGCGGTAATTCCATTGCTGGACCGCCAGTTGTCGCTGCTGGGCCAGCCGTTGGTAGTAGTAGGCGTTCGGGTGGTAATACGGGTTGTAGGGATTCGGGTATTGAGCCTGCGCTGTCGAGGCGACGAGGGCCAACACCAGCACTGCAAGAAACCGGATCATGGTGAATCTCCGATGGAGTCGGTTTCGTCGTCATCGCCGTTGAGGACGACGTTGGCCGGCACGGTGAGAACCTGATAGGGTTGGAAAACCTCACTGGTCAGGAGGTTTTGTACGATGTCGATTGCCATGATTTCCATGCGTCGGCGCTGTAGCATTCCTTCCTTGAACAGATAGACTGCTTCGCCGTACTGCTGGTCGTTCATGTCATCCGTGCGCTGCAACTTGATGCGAGGCAACATGGCCTTGCCGCCGCTTTCCTTGATGCGATCCTTCACCGTGTCGATGATTTCCGGGCTGGGCTTGATGCCCTGGAGTTCGTGTTCTTGGATCAGAAGTTCCCACCGGAGTTGTTCCAGGTGAGCGTGTGTGCATTTCAGGCACATGATATTCCTCCTGCCCCAGCCTATTCGTCACGGTTGGGGCGACGACCCATGACAAAATCGACTGCTTTTTCGGCCTGTGCGGTGGCTTCGTAGATGTATCGTGGGTCTTCGTCCATCGCCCGGAGCCAGTCGTCCAACCATTTGTTGTAGTTGGTCAAGTCGTTGCAATGCGGCACGCCGAGAAGTGTTTCCAGATACGCCTGGCCGATCTCAGCGATCAATTCGCCTTGTTCTTCACTGCCTTTCCATCCCGTGCGCCATTCAGCCCAATGGATTAGCTCATGCAGACACGAACCATACCAGTGAGCATCATCAACAAACCGCTTCCGCCAAGGCATACAGATGAAGTCTTTGGGCGGGCGCTCGTAGCGTGGCCTGCTGTAGCCACCTTCCTTGAAAACCGCCTGGGCCAGCAAACGATCCGTGTTACTATAGTCAGGTGGGGTGTCGGAAATCTCTGCCTTCAACACCTGGTACGCCGTCGCCGGAACGACATGGAAATTTCCAAACACCTGGGAGGCGTTGAAAACCAAGATCGGCGACCACGAAACCTTGTCATCTTCCTCGTTGTAGGTTCGGCGGACAATCTTGGCAGCCCATTCGCCTTCTGGCACGTCGTCGGGACGGCGCTTGACCTGGCAGCCCATGCCGGCCCACTGCTTGTACGTCGCCCAATACTTGCTGGTGTGTCCATTCTTGAGGGCGGCGATATTGAGCAGTAATGGATTTATACCACCATATTGCCGGTTTGTATAGGCGTTGGTGGGGAATCCGCTGTTTTTGTGGGCAACAAACGGCATACGCCACGGGGGAGTCCCCTCCCTCATGGCGTTGCCGATTACGTCGCTCGTTTGCTTGATCCTGCTCATGGTTAATCGTCCAGGAAGGTTCGATTCTCGCCGGGATCATCGAACGCTTCTGCTTCTTCGTGGTCATCCACCTGGCGCTGGATGATGTCAGCCAATTCGCTGAATTCATCAGCCTGCTTGTTGTGCCGGTGATTGCGGCTCAGTGCCGCCGCCGCCCGGATGCTGACAACAAGCAGCTTGGCCTGATCGACGGGCAGGTTGATGACGACTTCTTCATTCATAGTTAGACTTCCCGGACCACGAAGTTGTTGATGTTGAAGATGATGCTGTGGGTCTGATGGCATTCGGTGCAGATGCCGGCCAGCGTCACGATACCTTCGTTGTCGGGCTTGCTGGTCTGGTTATTGAACCGGACCTTGCCCTCACAACGCTGGCAGCGCTGGCGATTCACCTGGGCCACAGCAGCGGCGAAGTCAGTGGCCTGATACGGCTTGCGGACGAACGATTCATCCCTCATGGTAATCTCCCTTCATGGTCAGGTTTCAAACGCTTCGCAAGAAAGACCGGGTTGGCGGTCCCCCGGTTCGGAATTTTATCCTCTCACCAGTGTAACAATCAGCCCGATGAAACCCAAGAGCAATCCGATAGCTCCCAGGAGGGCCAGCACTGCGGTCAAGGCGAACCCGGCGAAGAAGCCGCCCCGTGGGTCAGCCTTGCCCTCCAGTCGAGGGTCGAAGGTGTTGCCGCCTGTCAAGTCGTTCATGGCCCGAACCTGCCGGTAGAAAGCCATGCCGACGAACACAACACCAAGGATCAAGAACAGCCACCAATACTCTGCGACGAACATGAAGGAATCCTCGTTAATCCCAGCCGCTCTCACACACAGCCACGCCCCGCTCGGCCAGGATGTCGAGTTCGTGGTCGGAAACTTCCACTTCGTTCCCATCGGAGTCGGTCACGGTGTCGATCTCGAAACAGGAAGGCTCGTCAGGCTCTTCCGGGACGCCCAGGCTGTCCCGGTAGCCACGACTGGCACGATGGTAATCACCGTGGACGGTGACTTCGATTTCGCCACCTTCACGCTTCAGGGTGTACTCGAAGGTCATGTTGGTTCCTTTGCGGGTTGCACTGACCGCTCCACCTGGCTGAGAACGAAGCTGGGGACGTTCTCGATCAGCAGGCGAAGGTTGACGGCGTAAGCCTCGGTGTTGTAGTTCTTCTTGAAGGCTTCCTGCGCCTCCAGCGCCCGTTCGGGCGTGTCGTAGTTGCTGGTCACAGTCCACGTCCCACCGTTGGGATCACGGAAGATCACAGCAAACTTGTCAGTTGGCAAATTGCGAAAAAGCATGAAATCCTCCGGTGGTTCAGGATATTGACGACACAGCGCTTCGTCGAGCGCTCGTTTGGCCATGCTCATGGAAATTCCTTCCCGGCGAACTTCCCGCCCCACCAGTCAGAAAGAAACCTGGCGTTCTCGGCAACCAGGTCAGACCAGGACGCCAAACCTTCTTGTGGCTCCCTCATAAGGCGGGCCAAGTTTTCGGCCCGCCCTGCGATCTCTTCCATCAGGCGTTTGCGGCTTTCTTCCGACATTAGTACCCCTCGCTGTAGGGACCATAGCCAGGCCGACGCCCGAACAGGTCGTGATTGCCCCGGTAGATGCCCAGGAGGGCACGATCTTCTGCTTCGTTGGCGGGGTCCGGCTCGTCGGGTTCCGGCTCCTCGTCCTCGAAATCATCACGGGCATCAGCCGCCTCGGACTCGGCGATGGCCCGCTCCAGTTCCAGGTCGTCGTCACTCAGAAGCCCCTTCTTCTGAAGGCGTGCCAGTTCCATCGCCTCGGCAGCGGCATCCTTCAGGTTGTTGGGCTTGATGACAGCCCCGGCCTGCTCCCGACGAGCCTCGGCCTTGTCGATCTCGTCCTGGGCGACCAGGTGGGGGTAGTTGCCCCCGCCCATCTGCTTGATGCACTCCGGGCCGATGCCACACTCGATGGACTCCGGGACGGTCAGCGCCCGCCCACAGCGCCCACAGCGACCCTCGTGGTGCAGTTGGAAGCCGGCCTTCTCGATCTCGGCGACTTCGTTGCGCCACACACGGGCCAGTGCCCGGCGAACCAGCAGGACGGCGACATCGCCCTCGCCCCGGCACGACTTGGCCGTGAGGCGGATCGTCCCCTCGTCCTTGTTGAGAATGCCCAGGTAGCTGTAGGAACGGGTGTTGTCGGGGCCGGTGAGCAACTGGAGGAAGTAGGTGTCCTTGTAGTTGCCCTCGCCCTTCTTGAAGTTGACACGGAAGGTGTAGTGCGGCTTGACCACAGCGCCACGGTGGTCGGCCTCGTACTTGGTCTTGAAGGTGTCCGGGACTTCGAGGGTGAAGACAGCCCGGCCAGCGGTCACGAATTCCTTGGTCAGATGAGCCATTGTTCTGCTCCCTTATGGGTTGTTCGATCTCCGCATAGAAGACCTCGCTGGGCGGGCGAGGTTCGGAAACTTTTTACAAATCCGTTTCGACATCCTCGTTCACGACCTGGCCGTGGATCGGGCAGTCCACAGGGACCAGGCTTTTGTGGTAGAAGTGCTGGCGAGCCGGCTTGCGGGTTTCCTCGCCCACGATGGGAACGTAGTGGTAGAAGGAATACCAGCCGCTTTCCTTGTTGGACTTGTAGACGGCAGGGAACAGCTTCACGCCGTCCCGCTTGCACACGTCCAGGCAGACCATGTTGATGATGGGCTGCCACAGAGCCAGGGCCAGGGGGCCGTCAGCATCACCATTGCCGCCCGTATTGCCGGTGCAACGATTGCAGTCGTGCTTCACCAGCTTGTGACCGTCGTAGATGCCGCCGCCGTTGATCTCGATGATGGCAGTGTACAGCTTGTTGCCGTCCTGGAGCGCCTTCTTGTCGTATTCGGGGTGGTGCATCAGGTGCAACTCGAAGGGCAGCAGCTTGTTGTTGACGTACACCTGGCCCTTGTAGTAATGGTCCTGCCGGCCCCGCTCCGGTTCCTCGTGGAAGTGGTCGTAATCCAACTGGACAGCGCCCACGATGATCTGGTCGGGCTTCCTGGTCTTGCGCCGGCCACGTTGCGTCCGAAAACTCATGTCTTATCTCCTGTGTGCCTTTGTTACGTCAGGAAGACCGGGATTTTTTGCTTGGGTTCGGAAAAAACCGGACAAAACCGCCGTAGCACAGTTAAGTGAGAACAGACGCCTGGACGATACGACAACGGAGGCAACCATGAACGACATGGGCGACGACTGGTTCTACGACGATCATGACGACCCGCCTCTCGAACAAAGTGCCGATCAGGGGTACGACGATGGCCCTGATATGAGCCTGATGGAATTCGAGTGGAAGGAAGAACTCGAAAAAACCCACAAGGAATATCAGGAAGATCGCCGCCGTGAGCGTAAGGCGAAGAAACGCCGTGAGGCGGCTCGTAAAGCCGCTGAAACCCGGAAGCTGGCACAGTGGGCGAAGCAAGACGAAGAACGCCGCCTTCGCCGTACCCGACGCTACAGGAGCATTGACGACGTATGAAGAACAAGCGATTGTACATGGTCCGCTACCTTCGGATGGAACGTGCTTCCACGGATAGCTGGATTACCTTCATCCTGCCCACGGAGATGGGTTTCATCTATGCCTGCAATTGGGCTGAGGCCCGGATGCCAGGCTGGGAAGCCGTCTCCGGGGCTTACGAAGACCCTGACGCCGAAGACAACCCGGAGGGCTGGTAATCAGGGGTGGGCATGGCGAACAATATGCAGCGTGTAGCAAATCGCCATGCCGATGGCGCTGATGTAAACCGCCCACAAACCATGAATTTTAATTTCCGTTCCTCCAAAACATAGGAAGGCGAAGGGCGAGGCTTTTGGCCTCGCCCTCCATGCGAACGAGCAACTTTCCCCTTGCGGACGGATATTCTCCCGCTCGCCAGCAGCGACCTGGCCCCTGCCGTTGTACACCGTCACTGGCTGGTATCGCTACTGTTGGCCTACCCAATGGTACTACGATTTTGTCGGGTTGTAAAGTCAGCGTTTTTCCCAAACGACCGCTCCCGTCGTGACACGGACGATCTTGACCGGGTAACGATTTGGGAACTTCTCCCTCACCTGGTCCAGCGCCAGGTCAGCGTTGGACTTGCCGCCGTTTGCCAGGCGGAACTGTTCGGTGGACATGGCGGCAACAGTGATGCGTTCTTTGCCGCCGTCGTTGAAAAATACGTCGTAGAAGGTCATGTTTCTTCTTCCTTCAACTCGAACACCTTGCCGGTTCGTACATGGGTGAACGTCTTGACCTTGGGGTTCCATTTACCGACCCAGCCAGCACCAATGGCAGGTTCGGGCGGCAGTGGTGGTGATTGGACCCACTCGTTGAATTCCATCACGTTCTCGATGGTCAACAGCTTCGGAAATACCAGAATGCGAATGTTCCCTTGTTCGTCACGCTCGGCATGGAGCAGGGGATAGTGACCTATCGAAATCTTGTAGGTATCGTAGGTCACAGTCCTGGTTTGTTTGCCGGCCATACATCACTCCAGCGGGGCGATGTTGGACAATTTGTGGGCATCACCCTGGTCATCCAGGACGTACAAATTGCGAAGATGGTCCGGGGCGATGTTCGCCTTGTTTGACCAGAAGAGAACCGACTTCCTGAGCAATTGTACGAATTGCTCGTCCGTCATCTTCGTGGCCGTGCCGCCCGACAACTCCAGGTGGTTGGCGATTAGCGCCCCGGTCGGGATCGGCGTTTCTTCCTTGGTCGGGGAGGCGTTGACGCTGACGATCTCCCAATCGGCATCGGACTCCTGCTCGTTCTTTTCGGCCAGGACGTGATGGGCGTACAGAACGATGTCCACGCTTTTGGCAGGGATTTTCTGGCCCGCCAGTGCGCCGGTAGACTTTCTTGGCGTCTCACCCGGTCGGCGGGCCTTGTATTCGCCCACCAACACGTCGCCTTCCTTCAACTCCACGATGCTGCTGAAGAAACCTTCAGGCTCGACCGGGACGAGGATGACGCCTTCCCTGTAGCCAGGCTTCTGGCGATGGAAGTTACGATGCACCCGTTCCAGCAGCGAGGAGTCGGGAATCTCCCAATGGGAGTAGCCACTTTCCTTGGTCTGCCGGCGAACGAAGTTGGTGATATGAATGTTCACTTTGCCTCCAACACAAGAACTCGGAAGTAAAACTCCGTGCGCCACTGTCCACGGCGATCATGTCGCCTGGAGCGAAGCACGAAGATGTCAATTTCCTCGTAGTCCGTGAACCCGAAATATCGCCGGGCGTTGATGCTATCCGACTCATCGGGATCGTAACTGCCAATTTCCGGCTTCACTTCCTCGACATCGGGGAAGGATTTCGGCTCCCTGGCCCCGTAGTAGAAAATACCATTTTCAGCGAAACCATCTGACATCAGGAAGACCGCCGTTCGGGTTTCTTGTTCGGAATTTTCGACAACCTGTAGCCGAATTTCTCGGCCAGCGACTTCAGGATTTCCACCTGGCCGGCTTCCTCATGATGCCGGGCGACAACGATGCTGTTGCCTGCGTACACATTGCCCAGGACACTCCCGAAGTTGCCGCCGACAACCACAACAGCGTTCTCGCTGGCGTGATGGGTTTCAACGACACTGGCAGCGTTGGCGTGGTTGCCAGCCGGCACGTCGATGCGTCCCTTGCGAACACTCAGTTCTTTAACGGCGCTTGCGAGCCGTTGTCCGAATTTTGGATCGTTTTCGATCTCCCCCAGGGCGTCGTTGAGAACCACGACCGTCGTGTTGAATCCCATCTTCTTCCTCCAAGTGTGTGTAGACTTTGGGTTTGGCGTACTTGATGCCAGGCAGTTCCCAAACACGAATACGCTTCGGCCAGGAATTGGCCGTGCGTGCGGGTTTTTCGTATCGTTTGGCTTTGGGGTGATCGTACCAGTCAGAACCGGACCAAAGGCCCGGCTTCGGCGTGCGGTTGTTGAACCACGCCTTCCAGTACAAGATGTAATATGTACCGCTGTTCTGGTCGAGAACGAGATATGGCTTGCCGTTCGGATCAAGTATGTCCGTGTAGGGAACTTGATCGTTAGGTTTGGTAACTTCCTTCAGTTGCAGCGGGTCCATCGAACTGTTCTCCCGAAATACGGATGGCTTGACGGATTTTACTCGTCAACTCGTCAAAATCCGCAGCAAGGCGCATCATGCCTTCCCCGTCAGTCTTCCAGTATTTCGGTTCAATTGCATCCAGTACGCCCTTGAAGGAATCCGCCATTTTGCGAAACAACAGCACTGCTTCTGCCTTCCGCCTCAGTGCGGCTTGCGATGAAGCGGCTTGCTGCCCCACCCTGTCCCACGCCTCAGTGACAGCTTCAAGTTGTTCGATGCTCGCCATGTCAGGCTGTCGCCCTCATCACGGGTTTCTTCTTGATCTTCTTGCCCCTGTAGCCTGGCGTGTGCTTGAGGGGCGGAACATGGAACGTAGTCCGCTTGTCGTCCATGAAGCTAATCTGACCACGATCCACCAACCCAGCTACCAGGTCGGCCAAAGCCTCGTCGAGATCGGCCTTGTCGCTTCTTCCGAACAAGGACCGGGGGCCAATGTCGTGATACCCCAGCTTGAGGTATGCGTTGGCATAGGTGTTGTCGGGGCTGTAGCTGAAACTGCCACAGATATGCGCCCCGATGATGCGGGCGAAATCGAACAGTTCAACTGAACCGATTGGCGGTGCTTGTGCCTTCATGATTCATCCCTTCATGCGACCCGCTGAATGGCCTGGCGAACCTTCTCATGGGCGTTCTTGAGCGCCAGGCCGACCCACATGCGGGTGTACGGTTTCTTGGTTGACGGATTGATGTTGTTCCGGGCCACGTCCGACTGCCATCCGTAGTACGGATTCATGGAAGTTTCCAACACAATACGCTCGAAGTCGGTCAGGTCCGCCTCGTCGATAGCCTGGCGGACCTGGAGGCGAATGATGCGATCCTCGCCGTCGTTGTCGATGCCGCTGCGGAGCGACGTGTAGTCGTTGGGCGTGTCGTCGTGGCCAGTGTGGTCCACGGCGATCTGCGACTCGGCGTACACCTTCGTCATGATGGCACCGAGCGCCTTGTACTGTTCCTCGTCCAGACCCATCGCCGCCACCACCTGATCGAAGGTGACGTGATCGTTGAAGGTCTTCCGAGTGTCTTCGTACCGGGCCAGCAACTCCAGGTCGGGGTTGGTGAGCGGGCACAACAGGTTGCACTTGTTGGTGCAGGCGATCATCCGGTTCTTCAGCGAGGCCCAGGCGAAGCTGGAGAAGCTGATGGTACGGTCGGTGTAGCCGTAGATGCTGTCCAAGATGGCGAGGTATGCCTCGTTCTTGTAGTCATCCAGCGACATGCCGTTGCCTTCGCCGTTCTGAGCGAACCAGCGCTTGGCGTGCTTGCGACCCAGCCCGCTGTAGCCACACAGCATGGCGAATTCGACCGTCCTGTTGTCGAGATCGGGGTACTTGGTGACGTGAATGGCGATGATGAACTGCCGTTCCTGGCGGAACTCGTCGAGTAGCGTGACCGGGATGGATTGCTCCACTTCCGCCATCGCTGCCTTGTCTCGATGCCCCTTGAACAACAGCTTGCGAAACTCTCGGCTTTTGCGAGCGCCGAAGCATTCCGCCCACTTCTTGAGCAGCACGTTCGCCTGAACCAACAGGTCCAGGCACTTCTCCTCAGCCTTCTTGGTCAGCTTGATGTAGGGAACCGTGTCCGTCATAACTAGACTCCATACCAGGCCCGTACAGGGTTTTCCGACGCACGTTTGCTGCCCTCGCTGAGAAGACACGCCAACCACAGCGAAGGTTCGCTAAGAATACGCTGTGGTTGGCGGAATGTCAGGCAGACTTTTGACTGCGGCGGGCTTCACGGTCGGCTTCCCGGCCAGACCGAAGCTCGGCCTCCGTTGCCCGCTTCTCTCGCTCATCCAAAGCAAGTCGAAGCGACGTTGCAGGGTCATCAGCCAGGTTCATGACCTCGGCCAACGCCTGGAGTCGGGCCAAATTGTCCAGGGACGTGGCGTCGAACAGCGCCACGACTTCCTTGAGGCTCTTGACTCGCCGGCGCTGCTCTGGCTGTACAGTCAGAATATCAGGTTGTACCTGATCGGCAACGGCTTGTCCAGAGATATTCGTCCCGGAAGCCGGGGAATTTTCCGGGGCGGCACACTGCTCAAGCAGAGCCTCGACGGGCTGGCCGGTTTCCTTGGCCTTGGCCTTGAGTTGGGTCGCCAGCTTGCCCGCCTTCTTGCAGTAGCGGGTCAGGTCACGCTTGCCGGCCCGGTGGTCGGCCTCGATCTGCGCCTTGTCCTTCTCCGGGAGGTAGACGAGGCTGGCCCGGCTGCGGACCCAATGGTAGTCCTTCTTGACCTTCTCGGCGACTTCCTTCAGGGTGTAAGGACGACCCTTCGGGTGGGCCGGATCGTACAACGGGTTGGGCTGGCCGTCTTCCAGGGTCGGGTCGGTGGTCCGGGGATTGATGCGGACGGTCAGCATCTCATTGAAGGATGCCGCCAGGTCGTTCGGCGACATATCCTCACGCTCGATATTCTCGGCCAGCGCCCGCTCGAACGCCTGGTCCACCGTCAGCCGCTCGATAACGGCACGAACGGTCTGCGGCTCGCCCGTCTCGGCCTCGATAAGCGCCCAGGCGAGGGTGCGGCATTCGCCCTGGCAGATGCCGTAGCGCTGCGTATATTCGTCGGAGCCGGCGATCTTGGCGTTGAAGTAGCGAAGCGTCACGGCCTCAAGCTGACCGAGCGTCTTGATACTCTCGGCCCGCTGACGGATATGCGGGAAGTTGGCGTCGATCTCTCGGATATACTCGGCCCGGACTTCGGGCGGGTGAATGTGGCTGCCCTTCTCGTGAAACAGGGTCAGCAGGTGCCGGTGGCTGTGCCGGGGGTTGTGGGACTTCGTGATGAGCGAGAGTTCGATCTGCTGCTCCAGCTTCTCGCCCTGGCTGTAGTTGACAACTCGTGCCATCTCCGACTCCTTACAGGGGGTTGTGGTTCTTCGCTACAACAGGAAGACCCACGATTCTGGAAGAGGTTCGGAACTTTCTCGGATTTTCCCAAACCTCACGCATGAAGACGGCGACTGAAAGCCTGGTCGGATTTTACCACGATAGTTTGAGGTTGTAAAGTCAGTTTTCTACTGTACTCTTGTTCAGAGATATTTTTCTGGTCTTGGGGAGGAGGCGGATATTGAGTCCATGCTGGTGGAACAATATGCGCTTGGCATATAGAAGGGCGGACAGGAACTCCGCTATTTCTTGCGGGGTTTTTTTCGACAGGTCTATGGAGAGAACATCTTTTTTCATCAAGCCTCAGTTATTAGGGGTAAGGTCCATTATTTAGAGAGAGGGTGATGGTTTTCTGTAACTATTACCAGTACATACCGACATGAAGACTTCGATGAATTTTCGAGAATGGTTGATTCTCGCAGAGATGGCGAGTTTTTCTGTGCCTCCACAAGAGAAGGCTGCGGTGCCCTGTGGCATGATTCGTGTCCCTGGTTTGCCATGTAAGGATGGTATTATTGGCGCTATCGACATGCGATTCGAGGGACCGCCACCTTATGACCCGCCATTCAATCGGTTCGGCAACTTCTCGAAGTTCATTGCGAAGTTGCCGGGGCATGGAGTCCCGGCTCAATACCTTGTGTATCATGGCGGACACCCGCCTGCGCAGGTAATGTTTGAAGAGAAAGCAAAAGCAACAGGCTACCCGCAAGTACCAGATTACTGGTTCGAGCGGGCCGAACTGATGGATACTGACTACAATCTGATAAAGCCAGCCCTGGGCGACCATTCGGGCGAGCGGGAGGCCGCAGGGGTTGGTGCTACAAAAGCACAAATATGAGGAAGGTATGGGTAGAAAGCAACGTATTGTGACGTTTGATTTCGACAACACCCTTTGCAACCATGATGGAACCCCTAATCACGCCATGCTTGACGTGGTTCGCAAACATGCGGCTGAAGGGTGTAAATGCTACATTGTCACCGCCCGCAATAAGTCCCACGAGACTCCCGGTTGGATTCAAAAAAATCAACCGGGGCGGGTGCGTGTCAAAGATTTCGTCAAAGACTACGATCTTCCCATCAAACAATGCCATTTCACAAACCATGAACTAAAAGGTCCAGTGTTGTGGAATATCGGCGCTTCCCTTCACTACGACGACAAACCAGAACACCATCGCTCCTGCCAAGAACATGGCATTGAAGTATTGCATCCAATCCGAGATACCAATATCGAGGCTGATTGATAGAATGAAAGGGCACCATGAATAGGATTCTGATTCGCTTCAACACAAAATGGCAAGAAGACGAACTAAAACGCAAATGGCGAGTCCTGGAAAATGGAATAGAAACTCTCGCCCATCAAGTTCATATCAGCATTCCCTGCACTACGCATGAAGAAGAAGTGCCCGGTGCTGGTTTGAAATGGCATTTTCTATGCTGGGGAAAAACAACATGGGATGGCAACCATCATGTTGCAATAGGAGCATAATGGACCACTTGAAAGATGTTCGGATGACGTACCGTCAACACATGGCATTCGCCCTACGCAACGCCATGAAACTTTTGATGGCAGGCATCGCCCTCGTCATTCATGCTGTGTTTCCGAATTGTTTGGTTGATACAAGCTCTACTATTGTGAAACAGGTTTTCAACGACTTCGAGAAGGGGAAGAAGGAATAGCATGGAACGAGTCAGCATCATTGAAGGCAAGAAACCTATTATCATCGTAGCCCCGCACGGACACGATGGCGACGATGAAAATACCTCCATCGTTGCCGAAGCTATTGCCAACATACTCGGCTGTTATGCTGTCATCAATCGTGGCTGGGAACGTGCCGACAAAGTAGATGTTTTCAACGACAAAGCTGATTGCAACAATGTGGAACACTGCCACGAAGATGTAGTGAAAGATGAATTCCTGGACCCGATCATTCGCTTTCGCAATCGCCTGCGCAAGAACCACACCCTGCTCTATATGTACATGATTCATGGCATGTCGAACAAACATCGCACCTTATGCGGCGATTCCAAACTCGACATGGTAATTGGTTTCGGAGCCGGCTCGCCTGATTCCTTCACCTGCGACACCTGGAGGAAGGAATGTTTCATTCATCTGCTCGGCGAGGCGGGCATCAACGTGTACGAAGGGAAGAAAGGCGGGGCGATGAGTGGCTGGGCCAGGCAAAACATGAACCAGCTATGGCGGAAATGGTATGCCGACCCTTCTGTGCAATCCATGCAAATTGAAATCATTCACGAACTGCGGGCCGACAAAGATATTGCCCAACTTACCGCCGAATACCTCGCTAGTGCGATGGACGATATGTTGGGCAAATCAAAGTACAATGGGCCGACAAACAGCAAGAAATACTAAGGATGTGCATTTGGCAGACCGTGCTGACGGTCATACGAGCCGGCACTCCAACCATGTCGGTATTCACCTACAACAACCCACGCAGCAGGCCGTAGCCATGTTCCGAAATACCCATCGTGGTATCCCTTCAAGTAGGAATTCGTGACCACTGGCGGTGGGGGTGGTGGTGTTTGTGGAATTGCTGGCGGTGCATCCATCTGAGGCGGGGGCGCAACCGGGGGAACTTGAGCAGGGGGTGGCTGGTCCGCTGCTGGTGGCTGTTGTTTGCACCCGGCAAAGAACAGCAATCCTGACAAGACAAGTAGTATCGTGTATTTCATATTACCCCTTCAAGATAACCTCTGGTTCTTTGACCCGATCCCATGCGCCACGAGGAATAATGACGCCAGTAGGCTTGATGCCTTTGGGATTACGAGTGTAGCCTTCGTGCCAAGGAGCATCTGAAGGCATTGACAAACGAACGAACGTCCTTTGTGTGTTTTCCTGCATTGGCAGGGACTCGTGAACGCAGGTCGCCCCACACCAGTATGCCACACCAGCCTCGAACACAGTAGATTCAGATTCAGGAAATTTAGCTCTCAGGGCTTCACAATCGCCATTGTTGTCGATCTTTCCTTCAAAGTCTTTGTACCACGCCCGACAACCTGCCGGATTGGAAACAGTAATCATCCCGCCGATACCCGAAGCGCTGTGTTGCCACTTTTGAGCGCCTTCCTGCCACATAGAAGCAACAAAATTCCTGTAGCTGTGAATGGCCCAAATACCAGTATCCAACTGACCATCAGCCCCAATTCCATCGACATGCAGCCCACGCTGGCGTTGCGTTTTTCCTTCTTCAACAACCTTCTCGTCGATTGTCAAGTATGCCACACCTTCGGGTGGCGGTTCCTTGTTCCACGGGGCATCAATGCTACGGTACTTGTTTTTATCTGTAGACAGTCGCAACCTACATGGCGGGCAGATCGCAACCAACTCTTGTACAGTTTGTCTGTAATGAGCAAGAGCATCAGGCAAAGAGTCAATGTCTTCGAGCAGGAAGGGCATCATCAAGACCCTGGTGCCGCTGAATGGTGGAAGGTAAACGGGTTTCAATTTCGTGAACCTGCTCTTGTACATTGTTACTTCTTTCTGAATCTTTCAAGGAAGTCTCGGTCGGCCTGCGTCAGTTGTAAATACTGAGGCTGCCTGGAGAGAGTCCAGTCTGCGTTGAAATAAATGTAGTTGCTGCTGTTCGGCCCTTCGTTACGAATGACCAACCAGTTCTCGTTGTTTAGCATACCAAGTAACGTGATACGGTCGCCATTCCATTTCAGCTTCTTCTGCATTTCTTCGTACTTGGTGGCGTTTTCTGCCTTCATCTTGTCGAGATCAATGCGAAGCTGATGAACTTGCATTGCAAGCTCATTGTGAGGATTATGCGGTGGCGTCGGTCCTGATGGTCCCTCGAAAGGGTTGTCGCAGGGCGGTTCTGTACAAGCTGGTGCGCTACGGAAATGGCTATTGTACCAATTGCTGATTGCACCAGTTTTCATGTTGTAAGCAAACACTACAGCACCCAACAACAAAATGATGACAACAGCGAACATCCAGGTGTTGTTTTGCTTGGGTGGGTGGTGCGGCCTCGGCGGGGCCGGCTGAATGTTGCTGATTTCTTCTCTCAACTTGTCCTCCCAGGTTTTTCCCTTGGGAACGTCATATGACGCATCTTGCAGTTGTTGTCTGAAATCAATTTCCCATTGTTCAAGGTGTTTTGCCACGGCCACTCCTTTGAAAAGGCTTCCGTGGTATATAGAACTCTGGAAACAAAAACGGCACAAGAAGTGTTCCTGTGCCGTTATAGTAGTCTGGTGAGATTTTATCTACACACTCTTTTTGCCCAATTCCTGATGGATTCAGCCAGGCCGTCGAGTGTGTAGTGAACTTGTGGTGCCCAGGGTCGAGCCAGGCCCATCTGAATCAACAAATCTTCACGCCGCCCGTAGTCGATGTCACAGCCAACGAACAAGGCATCGGTTTTTTCGATGTACTTGCCCAACTCGAACAACGTGATGGGGCACAAAGTTTCCTTCGGGAACCAGAACATTCGCCCGGTCACAGCCCGAAGGTATTTGTACTCCCAACTGATCTGTTCTTCCTGGATGCCTTTCTGCGTCACGTCGAAGTTATCACGGCGAGGGTTGACAAGAACCAGTTCAGTGTCTTTCAACAAGTCCACCATAATAGGCTGCCACTGCGGGCAGCTTGTGATGCCGCCGCCCAGGAACAACGAGCCGACATCCCACAAGTTCCCATAGCCACGCTGGGCAACCAAGGCCGGGTTCCATTCATTGGGGCATTTGAGTTCGATCATATCATTCTCCATTCAGCGGGGCGAGGAATTTCATCAGGCAGGTTCATGAAGTAGCATTCCGATGGGAAGATACCACCCATGCTCTCGGCGATCTGAGCATCCCGTTCGAGGTTCTGTCTGACGCTGAAAGAAACCCTCTCACACTTGGGACAACGATGCCAGATGAGATCGGTATCGCCGTAAGTCGTGTTTCCGGTCAACAACTTCATCTGGTCACGCTTGCAGATGGCAGTGAAGGTTCCATCGCTTCGCATGATGAAACTGATACCATCCGGCTTCGGCGCTTGCATCTTGGCGATGAGTTGGTTAATGTTCACCCTCATCGAGACAGAATGATCGCCGTACTGAACTTCCTCGTTCATTTCAACTCCTTAAACCTGCTCCAAATCGAACATGCCCAAATACCACATGCACTGGCGAAGCATACTTTTCGCTCGCTCCATAGCGTATTGGAACCCGTAGCGACCGCCCTGAATCTTCTCGGCGTGGTAGGCTTTGCCCAGGCGACGTGCCAGGTCGTGGGCGTAGTTGGCCATATGCGTCGGGTCCATTGTGTCGGTGCAACGCTTCAGATAGTAGCGGTAGTATTCCGAGAAACCCAACAGGTCAACATCAGCCTGGGTGAGATCGTACTGCGGGTCCGGGTCGGTTGGGGACCACTTCTCACACGCCTCATCCCAATGTTCTGCGCCCAGCCCATCCCACTGGAAGTGCTTCTTGATGGCTTTCATGTTGGCGGGAGGAATGTGCGCCCACTCAATGCCCTTCAACGCCTTGCGAACACGGGCATAGGTGTAGGTGATGTAGAGGCCAGCCTGATCCGGGTTGGTCCATTCCTCCAGGTTGTACTTGACGTTTTGCTGGCGACCGGCCACGAGAAAGTTCCAGGCCAGGATGTTCCAGGCCAATTTCTTCTTCTCGGTACAGGAATCGTCCAGCTTGCTGATGATTTCATCCATGACAGCAGCAGCCTTGGCATCTTCAAGATCACTCTCACGAGACTTCATCTTCTTGCCATCTTTGCCCAGCACAAGCCCCATGATGAGATGCTTGTCACCCAGGCCCAGGCGCTCGAAATGTTCCTTCTGCTCGGCTCCAGTGATGTAATGAGTGGGGCCGACCATCTTGGCAAAGGCAAGATCGTGGAAGGCGTAGGTAGGGCGACCATCGCTGCGAACAACGATCACCGGCCCATTGGGACCATCCCACACATGGGCTTCGTGTTCGATGACTTTGTGATGTTCCACCAGGTCACGGGGCATCAGCACGTCGTAGTAGAGTTCCGGCTTATAACCAACAAACTCAAACCACTCGTTGAGTTCCTTCATGGCATAGCTGTAGACACCCAGGCTTGCGCCAAGGAAGGCCACAAACTTCGCCTTGCGAAAGATAGCCGACAGGCTTTTTGCGAGGGCAAGCTGGCGTAGATGCCCAACATGAAGGGATTTGTTGAGGTTTGGGCTAAAACCGTCAATGATGTACTCGGCGTTGATATGATCTTTCGCCACTTCCAGCCACGGTTCGGGCCAATCGTAGTTGGTGGGTGTGAAAAGATAATTCCAATAGCGGCCCACGTTCTTCTCAACGTACTTGCCAGCAAACTGCGGCAGTTGTTCCATCGAGTAGAAGCCGACACCGTGAGCCGGGTTAATTGGTCGAAGGTTCATGCAACATCACCGACATGCCTTTCTGCATTCCCAGGGTGTAGCCCAGGACGAAATTCTTGATGGGGAGACAAAGGACTTCATGGGCCTTGATGCCGATGCTGTTCCCGTCAAGGACGAATTCATTTTGTGGGAAGGTTTGTTGGAGAACACCCAACAAATCTTGCGCCATTTTTTGGTTCGAGAAACCTGCAAGCATTGTAGTCATGGCGAAACCCTCAAACCACCAGGCGGGGCGAGCGCCTGATGGTGTGTTTGTGGTTAGCGGCGACCCCGAAGGTCTGGCATTTCTTCTTGGCCCTTCTTAGCACGCTCCTGAGCGAGAATGTCACGCTCTTCCTGCGTGAGCATGTGCCCTTCCGTGCCCTTCCAGCGACGGGCCATGATCCAGTTGAGGACCGAGCCGAGCCGATGATACAACTTGACGAAGACTTGGGCCAGCCAGTCGTACAGGAACGTCTCGAACATGCTGAGAGGCCACAGCGTTGCCCAGCCCAGCAGTTCGGCCTTGTGATGACGGTACTTCGGGCGGGCCTCGATTACCTCGCCATCTTCACGAACCTTGTGGCTCTCAAAGTAGAGTTCCCAATCGGCCTTGTCTTCGAGGCTGAAGTCGGTTTGCTCGTTGAAGCCCTTCGACTTCAGCCAATCCGCCCGGATGGGATCGTACCATTCACGGTGTTTGGACACGAGGCTGTCCCACTTGTAGAAGAAGGACCAGGCCACGCCAACAACGACCCACAGACCGAACAAAACCGGCGTGAGAATATAGTGATGGATTATCCAGGGAATGACAGGAACGCCCGTCACGAACTGGACGAGGAAGATGGTCACGATGAGGGAAACCGTCGCCCAGCCGCCGCTGCGGTAGCGAAGGGCACAGAAGGCAACAACAGTTTCGATCACCACGAACATCCAGAACACGACGCCGAACGGGACGATGAGGGCTTGTAATCCCTGGGGGTCGGAGCGATCCGGCGTGTCGTACACCCAGCCCAGCACCCGGCTGTCACCGAAGAAGTGAATCAGGAGGATGGTGGCGATAGCGCTGAACAGACCCAGGGAAATGGCTCCCTTCTTGTCACGCTTTTTGGACTTTTCCCCATAGCTGGAGTGTTCGTTTGCTTCTTTGATGAGGGTAATGATGATCGGGCCGAACGTGAGCAATGCGCCCACGACGACCACGAACCAGAAGCCCGGATTGGGCGGGGCCAGCACGTTCGAGTAGACTCCCATGTTGAACTCCTTCACGTTTTCAGGGCAAGGCGACAACTTATCGCCGATGCTAATTCAGGCACCACGCCGAAGGTTCTGTCACGCCGGTAACATCGACCATGATCTCGAACCCATTTCTCGGCCTTCACCGGGTCCGCCAGGAAACGCTCCTTGGCTTTACGTTTGAAATCGGCAAAGTCTGCTGTCCTTACATGCAGTCGTGGATCAAATGGCGTGTACCAGCCGTTGGCGTGACTGATTTCGAGATACTGATCGTATTTCCATTCCTTCAGCCGGTACTCGTCTTCACGGAGGTAATTTCTTCCGCCGAGCCATGTAGCAACACAGCGATGATGGCCGTCGTGGAGGTAGTGGAAGTCGTCCTCGAAGTGCGAAATTTGAATGATAGGAGAAACCTTCAAGCCCTTGCTGGCAGCAAATTCGACAAGATAGGTGGGCGTCCAGAACCCGCCGCCCTGGACGTATTCAACCATTTCTGCGAGGTTGCTCCAGTGACGAAGATCGTCCTGCATCACGAACAAGTCTTCGAGTTGAAGCATTTCACGTCTTTCTAGGAAGGACATGAACCTGGTTGACAGTGAACACGTCATCTTCCAACTTGCACACCAGCTTGCTGCCGATGGCGATCAATGGTTCTAGGCATACTCCCTTGCGAATACAGGCAATATGCTCCTGAGCCGCATCCAGCGGATCATATACAGGGCGAGCAACAAGATCGTTCCCATTCCTCCATACGTTAAGGTCGCAGGCGGTATGAACGGCGTCGGCACTTACTTTGATTTTCTTGGGAGTTTTGATCTTCGGCCAAGGCTTCGCCAGTCTAGTCTTTGCCTCCTCGATCAGCAAGTGCAGTTTCTTCTTCGTTACTCGATTCTTATTCTCGTCATATATCTGCCGCAATTCCGCAATGGCATCGAGCGTCAAATTCGCATGGCCTTTGAGATTGTTGCAGATTATACACATCGTTTGGTAGTTGGAGTGGCGATCCTCCCCACCACACGATTTCGCAAGAATATGATCTTTCGTGAGCAAGATCAACTTGCCATCTTCCTCACCGTAAAGGTTGAAGTGAGGCGACTTGTCAGCCGGGTGATGCTCAAGCAGCATCTTCGTCCCTTTCAGGCCGCAAGCCACACACTGCATACATTCCCGGAACAGGAAATAGCGATGGCTGTTCATCTTGACGGCGTGCTTAACGCCGTTATATTCATACTCACGTTTCGTGTCGTCCTTGGTGATATAAGGCATCACGTCGGCAATCTCGAACTCACCAAGTCGAACTTTCTGCACCTTCTCTTTCAACTTGTCAAGGCGGACCACCATGCGAAGGTCCGCCATGCCCTGCTGCGGAGGAAGCGCTTCGATTTGCGCCTTAGCCTGTTCGAGAGCCTGGTCTTGCGGCTTGTCGGACTCAAAGTCCCACACCACAGTCGCCGTGGCTCGGTATTTCGTCATGTCTATCCTACTTCATTTCCCCTTGGTTGTAAAGTGCCTGGGATTTTCTCTCCTCCACTAACTCCTGGACGATTTTCTTTAGCGAGGCCAGTTCCTCGGCAAGTAGCTTGTTTTGTGCCACAACTTCTTGTTCCACACTGAGATCGGTTTCGATCAGTTCCTTGATCTCCCGGAAAAGGCTGCGGTAGATCAGGTCTTGTTTAATTTCGCAACGCCGCTGCGACATCATAATGAATGGTGCTTGGAAGGCGGCGACGAGTGACAGGACAAGGTTGAGGAGGATGTACGGGTAATGATCCCAGGCGAAGGGTAGGAGTTGCAAACCCATCCAGAAGATGATGATTCCAATGCCAATGAAGATAAATCTCCAGGAACCACCAAATTTAGCGACGGCATCGCTTACCCTTTCTCCAAATGTGCGCTCATCCACCGTGTCCATCTGGCCTCCTACAAGCGAAAAAGTTGTTGTTTTACATGCCGTATTTACGGCATCAACAACCAATCCGCCCGCAGGATTTTAGCCAATCGGAATTTCTTCCATCATGGCGTCGGCCTCGGCCTGACTCTCTAGTATTCTATACAAACAGACCATTCCAACGGCGCTCAAAGGCTCCTCTGAACGCTCGGCCCACTCCCTAATGAAGCAAGCCACGGCTGGATTTTCTTCGTCGAGTCGTTCAAGTTGGTCTTCAGTATATCGCATCTGATCGCCGCTACGCTCAACGGCGATAGCGACAGATTTTCCGACATCGGGATTTACAACTGGCAAGTACAAGGCTGGAACCTCCATATAGGGCATACTGAATGTATATCCTATACGGGGCTGTCGATCAATATGAAACAATTATCCATCTGTCATTTTCAATACAGGCTCCAGGAAGTTCTTTCCGAACCACATCAACCCCCACATTGTTGCTGTAAAGGGCATAGCGGCTGCGGCGACAGCTACAGGTGCCCCGGCAGCAAGAAGGGTTCCCGACAACCCGAAGGTAAGAAGCAACATGGATGCGTATTCCATCTTGGCTCCTACACCCTCACTGCTATCGCCGAAAGGGGCAAAAACATGAGCAATAGTCTTTCCTATTGACGATAAAGCCCAACGAAATACACCAGTGAGGGCTTTCCATATACCCCCGAATATGGTGCCCATCATCCCTTCTGAATATGCCTCATTTACTTTGAGTTGCTGATATTGTTGAATAACAGCCTGGACCTTTGGGTTGACACGCAATTTGGCAATCAGATCGTCGAGGTTTTTGGCCCCCACCATCTGTATCATGCGCTGGACGGTCTGCGGCTGGCTCAATTCCTTGACCTTGGCCTGTAGCTGCTGCGCTTGTTGCTCGCTCTCCTGTTCCAACAGAAAGTTGCGGAATGTCATTGTTTCCATGATTGTATATAGCAAGCAATCTTGTTCTCCTGGGACCAAAATGGTATCCTTCCTATATGTCCCTAGCAAGAAGGAGAATTGCCTTGAGAAATGAATGGACCGATAGAAAAAACAGGCGGGAGCAGAACAACCTCGACCAAATGAGGGCCGAGATCAAGGCTGAACTGGAGGCGGAATATAACGCCAAACTGGAACAAGCCTACGCTGCCCTGTCTGAAGAACTGAATGCCAACGAGAAAGTGGCATATCAGGGCTACGAAGAAGCGTATCAAATCATCACGGACCTTCGGAACCGACTCGAATCACAGAAGCAAGAGTTCGAGGCTACGCTGGAAGAAGGCTACGAAGAAGCCTACCAGATGCTTCAGGCCGAGCGTGAGAAGAACAACACCTTGGAAGTGACGCTGTACGAAGAATACGAAGTCAAGCTGAAAGAAATCAAAGAATACATCGTCAACAAGGTGGACCAGTACCTCACTCACAAATGGCAGGAACTCCATGAAGCCGAAGAAGGAGGCATCTCGGAGAAGCTGCTGGAACGCTGGCGGTTGATGATTCCCAGCACCTATATGGTCGAAGAAGCCATCGAAGGCAATTGGGAGAAATCCCGTGCCATCGCCGCCGAGAACGCCACGCCCAAGTTCAAGAAACAACAAGATGAGATCGACGAACTCAAGGCACAGATGAAAATCCTGGAAGCCAGGAACATGCGCCTGTCGATTGAGTGTGAGAAGCTGAGGAAAACGGCAACAGCGGCGACTGCTTCTGAGAAGGAAGTTCGCCAGAAAGCCGGATTGCCTGACGAGCCAATCATGGAAAACTTCATGAAGCAAGGACTGCTTGGGAAGTTGAAGAAAAAACTGCCCGACGTGCCCAGCGAGCAGGAGTTTTTCGAGCAGAAGATGGCGGAACATGAAGCCATCAACGAACAGTTGCGGGGACAAGACTAACCTGACTAAAATGGGCCACTTGAACAAAAAGTCAAGTGGCCCATTTTGTTTAGGTTACTTCCTGGTCGCCATCCACTCCACAGCACGGTCGTAGAGGCTGTTGATTTCCTCAACAGTGAGCGAAAGCGGGCGAACCGCCTCCGGGGTCGGGCAAGGCGTCCGAGCCTGTCGAGCCGCCGCCAGGATTTCCTCACCATGCGTCTCGACGTAGGTGTAGTCAATCCCATCCTTGTGGTAGCCCAGCGTCGGGTGCCACTGCACCTTCTTGGTGATCTTGCTGGTGAAGATCGGGCAGATCGCCGGCTCGTTCCACGGCGTCGGCTCACCGTAGCCAATCACCTGGCCGGACGAATCCTTCACCTTGGGCCGAGTGACCCGGTTGTGCGGAGCCTTCCGTTCCCATCGCCGCCACGTCGCCGCCATGCGAAGGGCACGCTGATAAACAGTGTTGAGGAAGCGAAGTTTCTTGTCGATCTCCCGGCTGACCGGATGGAAACCCCACCGGCTTTGGAACACGTTGGCGGGAAGCAGCGTGCCGACATTCACAGTTGCGTTCATTGGACATTTCTCCTTCTAGTTGTCGTACCTGTCACCGAAGCCGATGGCGGGAACAGCGCTCACAAAAGCGTCCCTGTCGGCCTCATTCTTGAAATAAAACTCTGCGTTGCCATAGTCATAGCCGGTTTTACCCAGCCAGTATTCCGCCCACACACCTTCATGTTCGTGGGCAGGCACTTCCTTGTAGGCTTTCTCCTTCCAGTGGTGTTCGTTACCTTCCTTGTCCTTGTACGAACCCTCCTGGATGTACATTGTTGCCCTCACCAGCGGACACCCAGGGTATTCGCTGGTATGTTCATACTCACACTTTCCATCACGAGGCCCGAAGTGATCCCAGCACCAACTATTGGCGTTGTCCACTTCCGGGTAGCTGCCCTGCACAATGCAGGTGAATGGGAACTTCTCACGGAGTTCTTGTCGTTTTTCCTCCCTTCGCTTGTGGGATTCGAGCCGGCCCTGGCGAGTCTTCTCGTCCCAATGCTGCTGACACCATTCATCGTGTTTGCGCTCTTCAGTGTTGAAGTCTTCTTCAGACCGTACATTCATTGGCTTGTATTCAGACATTGTTGCTCCATATGCGTAGTATCTCCGGGGACGGCGACTGTCGAAACAGCCGGTCCTTCGGTGATTGGGTTAGTTGTAGATTTCCCCTAGAGGAAGGGAACCCGGAGGCAGTTGTAGCGACGGAACAGATGCCGGCGCTCGCCCTGGATCGGCTCCGTGGCGAAGGCAGTCAGTTCGTCGTTGCGGTCGGGTTCGATAAAGGGGATACACTCCACGCCACTCTGCTTGATTTTGTGCAGGGTGCGGTGAAGTTTGTCTTCGTGGTCGATACCAACAACCACGAGATTCGGATGATCGAGATGGGTGGGGAGGAAACCCCGGCGAATCATCTCCATGCCGGCGTGCGCCGTCTGGACGACGATCTGCTCGAAGGGCAAGTCCTTGCGGACAAAGATGTAGACGTGACTCTCAGTTTGCGTGCCCTAGTGACTCATGGTTTTCTCCGGTTTGAGGTTTCTCGTTTCCACACGCCTATACTACTTCGGTTTTTGGCGGTTGTCAAGTAGTTAGGCAAGAATCATCAAATTTCCACGATGCCGCCGCCACAACTGGCTAAGGGAGAATCAATTGCGATTCGGAGTTTGGACCGCCTGGGCGGGTGAATGCTTTCCGGCCTGGGGTGTCCAACCATTTCTCGCAGCACCCCGACGTTCCAAGGGCTATTTGTGTCGGGAGCGGATACTTCGGTGTATATGATCCCGGCTGGAAATACCTTGTAGAAATACGCAGGGAACTTGGCGAAACGATAGATTGGTTCCTCCGGTTTCTTGTAAGAATACCGGCTTCCACTCCAGGTTGTTGTGCGTTGTGGAATTTCCACCAACTTATCGTCCGCCAGCAGTTCGAGCCAGCCAAGCGCATCCTCCCTGGTGAGGAAACCATGCGGAAGTTCAGGCACACGTTTCCACACCAGGCCGTTCGTAATCTCATCTATGCTGATGAGGTTGACGTTCCGGTAGTACACGAACCAGAAGTTATTCGAGCGGTCCAAGTTCCCACTCCAAGAAAATCTTCAGCGCCTCCATCATTGCGGCATTGCGCCCGCCGTGTCCGTAACGGTAGGCCACTTTGATGAAGTAATGTTTGTCGTTTTTCTCAATCCCGGAGGCCCACCAGTCATTGCCGCTGGTATTCAGCCCCCACTTGTAGCCCATTTTCTGCTGCTCACACATCGAATCGTCATGGCAGACGACACGGGCGATGCGCTTGACCAAACTTTCTTCGTTGTCTTTCCAGTGATGATGGACTCGGACAATGATTTCAGCCATGTTGAATTCCTGAAGGTGAAAAATACAGGGGCCAGGGATAGCCGTCCCTGGCCCCACAGCATGGGTGTATGATCTTACGGGGGTTCTCGTGCGTGCATGACGCCCTCCAGGTTGGAACCAAGAGCCTTCTTCAATCAGTCATGCGGAAAATGGGGCGGCTCTGGCACGATTGCAATACAGAGCCATCAGATGCCCCTCAGTATGAAGTTCTTGTTGGTTCCTACGGGGGTCCACGAGGCATTTGCAACTCCTTCCCGCCCTGGGCCGTACACACTCGCCGCCTCCTACATGCGGGACGACGTTCGAGTAGTTGCGTACCAAGACGTTATTCTTCGTCAGGCTTCTCCGGGAACGTCAAGCCCAGCAGTTTCTTCTCCTGGGCCGTCAGTTTGGCGAGGGCATTGTCGATAATGGCCTGGTTGCGTTCATCGGCAAATTCGCCGTAGTTCTCGAACACCTTGATCTCACGAACAGGAGGTCGGTCAAGACCAGAGCCATAACCCCTGGCGAGGCTGGCGTCGTTCTCGTTGACGAAGCCACGCTCTCGCCCGTGTTCGTCGGTATAAACGTAGATGAGTTTCATCCCACGGTCCCCTTCTTGACAACAGTTTTTTCCGTGCTTTCACCGGCAAAAGCCCAAAGCCAGGTGAAGACAACGAGGACGGTGTTGGTATGTCCGTAGAAGTACGTTGCCAAAATAGCAACGGTAAGCCTCGGAGCGAACAACCAACCCAACCAGTAGAAGAAGCCGCCGCCCCCGGCTGTTGCAAACAGCATGGTCAGCCGGGGGAAGAAACACATGAAGATGATGAACCAGACGCCGTGTACGTCCCAAAAATCGGTCATGGTTATCCCAAACTGAGGGCTTCCACCAGCCGGGCCTTGTTTTGGAGGCCGACCAGTTTCGCCTTTACTTCGCCGCCCTTTACCACAAGCAGCGTCGGCAGGGCGCTAACACCGTACTCGCTGCACAATTCCCGCTCCTGCTCGGCGTCCACCTTCACGACCTTGACGCCCTCGACAGAAAGTTCTTGCAGGGTCGGAGTGAGCGCCCGACAAGGACCACACCAGTCGGCGTAAAAATCAACCAGGACGGGTTCAGCCGAGTCCAAAACCTCGGCCTTGAAAGTTTCTCCCGTTGCGTGTGTCAAGTTACCAGCCATTTGCACCATTCCTTCTTCTCGATGAAGTTTTCCGTATCGGTCAAAAATTCGGGGTGATCCAGCATATTGTCGTTACTTGGCTCTTCACCCCAATCGGAACACTTCTGAGCGTCCCAAATTTCTTCCTTACCCCGCTCGGTGGGGAAACCATCAGGAAAAGCGGTCGCCAAGGCTTCCAGATCAACCGGCCCACCCTGGTTCCACAACCTGTTGAGCGTGAAAGCCCACAGGACAGCATCACCAGGAACCTCGATCTGCATTACGACAACGAAGGCAGCACCGATGCTGACTTTGGCAGGGTTATGCCCGCCAAAAATCGCCATTCGACGCCACAATAACAGAGCGCCTGGCCCCATTTCTTTGGCGTCGTTGGTGGTCCATTCCTGAAAGCCGTGATGTCGTTCCATCAGGGCGCTCTTCAAGAAAATATCCGCCAGCTTCTCACCCATAGGGGCGATAGCCTTGGTGTCCTTCAGCGAGGGTAGGTAGTGCCGGGCCATCCCATTCTCCTATCGGGCTGCCCGATTATACCACGAGCCGCCCAGCTTTGTAAACTAGGCATCTTGCCTGTGAGATAAAATCACACGGGCAACGGCTTCAGCCAACGTCAGCGTTTCCTCGCCCTTGAGTAAATCTTGCGCCGCCGAATCCCGGCTCATGTAGATGAAGGTCGGCAACTCGAAGACATAACCAAGCTCCCGGAGCGGCATATTCACGAACAGGGTTTCCTGCGTGAATTTGACCCGGTGGACGAATTCGATGCCCTCAGCGAACAGTTTGGCCTTGTCGTAGGTGAAGCAAGTTTTCACGGATTCCTTGCCGTGGAAAAACTCGAAGACGTTTTGTCCCTTCTCTTCCCTCACCGTAACTCGAAGGCCGGACAGGGATTGCAGCGTTTCAACACGATCTTGCAGGTAGTCTTGCATGGTATTTCCTCCTGCAAGGAAGACCGTCTACTTCCTGGGAAGTTCGTAAATTTCCTTGACCATGCGGAAAATGTCTTTGGGCTTTGCGCCGTGTCGTCCAGCATCAACAACGACTTGCTGGAACATCTCCTTCAAGACTTCGGCGGGCACTTCCATCTTCGTTTCGCCGTCGTTCACAACGGGTTCAGCGCAGCGATTGCAGATGGGCTTGACGCCATCGGCCATCAACTTCTGGCCGGCGGCGCTGACCCATATTGCAGCCCCGCATTCGGAACACTTATTCTTCAGTGTTCCGTCCGTATTCGGTTCGGGCATATCCTCGCAACGGAGGCAAAGCAACGCCCGTTCTTGTTCTTCTTCCATATCAGTCCTCGAACAGAAAAAACTTCTCAGGCGGTTCTTGTTGTTTCTCCGGGCAATGATACATCACGCCATCGTGGTAGGCACTTTTTGTTTCCATTTCCTGCTTGGCGAGGGCGGTGATTTCTTCATCACTGCACTTAATGTAGAAAGCACCTTTCTGCCGTCCACCAATTTCGCCAAGAGCGCCGGCGAAAGCAACTTCCAAACGAGAAGCAGGAACAATGAACAACTGGCCCTGCAACCGTAAAATCGTTTGATGTTCGTTCGGCACAGGAACCGAGCGAGGATGAATGGACCAGTAGCCCGCCGTCCCACTGATAATGAGGCGGCGGGCCTCGGCTTCACTGATCGGGGTCAGGCTCATAGTTGATGTACTCCGGGTGGCCCGCTTTCTTCAGCATGGCCTTGACACGGTTGATCTCGTACTCGGTGCAATCCGCCGCTTCTTCGTCCCGGACCATCTTCCAGAAGTCCAGGTCCAGGTCTTTGGCAGCAACCTGAAGGGTTTCCCACCAATCCAACAGATCGGCGTGGGTCCAGCCCGTGAACTGGTCATCCGGGTCGTCAAACCAGTCGTGAACGACCCGTTCGTACTGTTCACGGAAGAACTTGTAGGTTCGCTCAGAAATCATCTTCATCAGAAGAACCTCACTCTCTCCAGCTTGCGGACGCCATCTTCCACCACGATCTTGTGGGTAGTGTGGCGTCCTTCTTCCTGGCCCTCGATAGCGATCTGGCCTCGTGCCGCCAGGCTTTCGATGAAGGCTCTGGCTTCCTTCTCGTCGCCATCTTGAACTTCAACATCGCCAATCGCAGTATTCTTCAACAGCATCGCAGTCTCCTTATGGGTCGAGCCATCTGGTGCCGGCCTCAACGAACATCTTCGTGTCAAGGTCGAAATACATCAGGGCGACTTCCCTGCCGCCATCACGGTGGTCATCCAGCACCAGGACCGTGAAGCTACCGCCCTCGCCGATCTCAGTGTATCGGAAATGCGGCTGCTTGGCACGGTCCAAAATGCTGATGATTTGTTCGAGATCGGTCATTTCAATCCCAACAAGAAGTATTCCGGGTACTGAGTCGCTACCCAGCCCGCCCCATACAGCAGGGCAGAAACCCCCAGGAGCGCCCAGGCCCAACCAATATCACTCCAGGGCAGTTCAGTGTACTTCTCCAGAAGATACAACACGAAGAAAGTACCGCCGATACCCAACAGGGTATTGATGCCGAAGGTCGCCCCAAAATAGAAAGCGGCCACACCGGAAACGATGGTGAGAATTTGCAGCAAGATGTAGTTGCCACGCTTGGCGTTGTAATACCGGCTGGCCAGAATCAACAAGCCCAGGTAGTAAACAAACGCCCCCATGAAGATTGCCCCTGTTCTGAAGTAGATCAGCGGCGAAACTTCACCCGAAGTCGGGTTGAATCCGCCCGTGATGGTTGTCAGCATGTAGACAACCAGGATGATGAAGGAAGCGAGTGTAGCCCTCGGCACAGCGTCATCTTCCTCGAAGCCGATGCCAACACAGCCTGGCATGACCAGAACGGAAAATCCCAACAATGCGTCCAACGCCACCACGGTCATGAAGCCAATCAAGTAGCTTTCGTAGTACAACGCCGCTGTGCCCCACACAACGGTACAAGCTGCGGCGATAAACTGCGTGAAGCTGAACCAGACAATATGCTTGCCAGCCTTGAGGCCAGCGGCATCCTTGTTGTGAGACTTCTCAAAGTGCAAGAATTTTGTCAGGCTCAGTGCGCCAATCAGCAGGAGGCAAGCAGGAAACACGAGCCAGATGCCCAGCACCGGCCACAATGCCCCGGAGAACAAGCCCGCCAACACGAAGATGTAGGCGGCAAATTCCCAAAAACTAATCGGCATCTTCACCAGGATCGGGCCGATGTAGATCACGAACAGCCAGGTGATGGCAATTGCCAACAAAATACCAGCGAACACCTTCATGATGTTGATGAAGGTAAAAAATCCCCAAAACCGACTGGTATCGTTCTGGTGGATCAGTTCATCCAACACATCGGTCGAAGGCACAGGCTGTTTGGCGATCACGCCGGCCAGTTGCAGGTGTTCCTGACGATAGTGATTGGCCTGCTCTTCATTGAGCAGGCCATCACTTTGAAGTTGGTTGATGGACCTGATCCCGGCCTGGTAGACCTTCAGGCTATCAACCTGATCCTGCGTCAATTGCCCTGCCAAGGTGACGGCGGGCAAGATCAACATGGTCAGTAATGCGAGAACCTTCTTCATCGCTCCCTCTCAGTCGAAACTCCCGCCCTGACTCCACGCTGCCACTTCGGTATTGCGATGAACGGTATGCCACTCATCGCCCAAGTGAATGGTCTTGTGCTGGCCGGTGGAATGAAACTTTCCACCGATCTGCGAAGCCCAACGGTGGTAGACGTTGCCCCTGGCGTATAAGGCATCGCCGACAGTGACCTGACGACACATATGCAGGTTGCTGTTCTGGTTGGTGGGCCGGGGCAGCGGACTTTCCGACGCCTTGGCCTTCAATTGGGTGATGGTGCAACCGACCAGCTTCGCCATTGCAGTGTTGTTCAGTCCAGTCGGCACGAAGAACCATTCGCCCTGACGCTTGACTTCGATCCCCTTCCGTTCGGCAGCCAGCACAGCCTTCGGCTTGAGGCACCTGAAGGCTTGCTCGACAGTTTTGACCTGAATGGGAAGTTGCGAAACGAAGTAGCTTCCTTCATCCAGGGAACAAAGGTAGTGTTGCTCGACTTCCGGGGGCTTGCCGTTCGGATAGAGTCGTTTCCTCAACACGACGGCCCCAAGGATGTGCCAGTAGCCGCTGACGATACGCTCCTTGGCGTCCCCCTCACGGCGGTAGTGTGAGATGAACATGCCCTGCTTCGGCGGCGTCCAGGGGTCGTCAACCAGTTCACCTTCCAGAGCGCCGACGTAGAACTCATCTTCACTGTCGGTGCGGGGAGCGTCGTCGCTGCTCCAGCCTTCACCACGGCGGTAATGGCGCTCCTCGAAATATCGTTTCGTGTCCCGGTCGTAGTAGCAATGATGCGTGTAGTCCGGGCGGTAGCACACGATGTCGTCCAGCGTCAGATCGAAGAAACTGAAGCCGGCTGCGGCGATAGCAGTACGGGAAACAGTCGGTCCCTTGCAGGCGTGTTGGACACTGCTTTGGTGGCTGGCCGTGCTGCAACTGTACTTGTCGCCGTTCTTGATGAAGAAGTTTTCGCCCTTCTGTTGGCCAAGAAACTTCGCCATCGGGAAATGCGTCCCGTAGCTGTAGATCAAGCCATCTTCACAGAAGACGTTGCCGCTGCCCCAGGCAACTTCCTTGCGGCGGCTGTTGACCTTTTGTTCGGCAAAATTCTTGATGATGGTGTCGTGACTCATGACTTCCCCAATGGTGTTGGTGAGACAAATCCTTCCTCAACGTGAAGTGGGAAAATCTCACCATCAATTTCCACACTTTCAGGGAAAGAATGTTTCCCTGTCTGGACACGCAAAGAAATGGCCGGCTGCGCCACAGTACCGGCCACACCAATCGAGAAGTCGCCCTCGTACTCGCCCAAAATTTCATGCAGCAGGGTCGGACGAGTCAAGGCATCAGCCAGTTCAGCAATCGTCATCGGTCGCCTCAATTGTCAGAAGGTTCCGGCATTCGGAACGGGGGCAGGTCGTCGTCATTTTGAAGCATGTCCTTGATGAAATCTTTGGCCTGATAGTTGTATTTTTCAGACCAGATTTTGTCGGCCTTGGCCGGGTCGAAGACAGCCTCAATGTCGGCTTCCACTACATCCCACGCTCCCGCTTCAATCTCACGTTCGAGTTGGCCGGCGCTCCAGGCAGCCTGGTTATTGAAGAACCGAAATTTTCCTTCAACAACCCGCTTGCCCATGATGATCTGAGCCATCGTTGACGGTTCGCCGTAGTAGACGCCCGGAATGATGGTTTTGTCCCCACTCACTTCATCCAACAGGGTCGAACCAATCTGGAATTCGTCCTTGTCGGCAGATTCGATGAAATCCGGGTAGCCGTGGAACATCACGATGGATGGACTTTGACAAGGCCCACCACTGTAGAGAGGGGCCGAGTCAATCTTACCCTCGTTGACCATCTTGGTCATTTGTTCCCGATCTTGGGGGACTTCCTCACCCTTCATTTCGCCGAAACCAACACGACCACACTGAGGGCCATTGAGAATGAACCCCTCGGACCCGTTCTTGTCCGAACGGGTAATGAACACCACCTTGCCGCCGAACACGGGGTCTTTCAGAATCGGGCGGGCGACAAGGAACTTACCCTGAAATGACATTCTCTGCTCCCATCAAGCTGACCAGCGCCTTGTTGAGCATGTCGTGACGAGCCAATCCCGTCAACAGTGACGTAGGAATGCCACTCTCGCCCCAACAAGCGCCGGCAAGTTGTCCACACACAGCGCCAGTTGTATCAGCGTCATCCCCCAGGTTGACGGCTTTCAGCACCGCTTCCTCAAAACTGCCAGAGTTGTAGAAAGCCCACAATGCCGCCTCCAGGCTTTGCACAACCCAACCCGATCCCTTGATTTCGGGCGGATTCTTCGTCTTGTAGCTGCCCTTCAGAACATCCAGAATCTTCGGGTGCAGCGGTTCGATGTTGTGCAATTCAGCAAGAAAATACCAACCACTGTCGGTATCCAACACCACTTCCTTCTTCTCGCCGTTGATGAGGCCGGCAAGCATCACTGCCAGGGCACGACACGCCGAACGGCATTGCGGACTGGCGTGCGTGGTACGGCTGGAGTCATCGGCGATCATCGACAACTCCCTGATTCGATTGGGGAAGTAGTCGTAATACTTGATGGCGACGGGAGCCAGCCTCATGATGGACCCATTGCCACTCATATCTTCGCCGGGGTCGGAGCAACCTTCAACCTGATTGGTTTCCATGAAGTTGCTGAGAGAGGAAGCCGTCGTCCCGCCGATGTCGAAACACCAGCCGTTGACAGCGTACTCACCTTCTTGCCACCACTTGACATAACGGGTCATCTGATCGTGCAGATTCCAACCCATCTCGCCGATGCTGTCAGCCAGCGCCAGGGCCATGCTGGTGTCATCAGTCCATTGCCCAGGAGCAAGACTGTGCGGCCCGCCGCTGCGATAACAGGTGACGGGGGCGAAAGTGCCTGGATCACGAAATTCGACGGCGGCTCCAAGAGCATCGCCAATCGCCAGGCCGATCAGTGTTCCTTTGCGCCTGTCGTTCATGATAAGATACTACTCCGTATTTTCGTGGTTGTAAACTAAGAACTGGATTGCCAGGGGTCGTCAATGGAACGGTAGCGAGCCTTCCACCGGGCGTAGATCGTCTCGAAATCGTAGATGTTGTTCATCGTGGGCGGAAAACCACACAACAATTCCAAGTCTTCAAGTTCGGCGAAGTACCGCTGCCCACACAAAACACAGTTCATGTGGCCTGGCTTGAGAAGAAGGGTGTTGTTATCTCGCCACATGAAAACTGGTCCGGGACTGTCGTGATCGTCACGGCAGTACATACAATAACCCCGACCAACATGGTCAGGGTCAAAGTATGGACGGGTGAGGCGTTCAGGCGGTTCTGGAAAGCGTTTCCCAACCCAATCATCTGCGGCCATACAATTTCGGTCCTTTTTTCAACACACTTGGAAGAATACCAACGTCCTTGTCGATAAGTTCGCCAGAAAACGGCAGCAAGGTAGAAAGTTTGGCAACTTCTCCCCACTTGTAGGTTACGACTTCTTCTACCGACATCTTCTTCCATGCAGAAATGTCGAGAGGCGGACGCATGTGATGGGCGCTCCCCCACCAAATCTCCAGAATCGTTCCCATCAACTCCTGTGGGTTTTTGAACAAGGAATTATCCCATCCATGATCGGTACACGCCAGCCCTCCACCGTGATGTTCGGTAGGAGCGTATGCCACCAGGTCATCGAAAGAGCGCAGTGGCTCCGATTTCAACAACACCCGCAGGCCGTTGCCGTACAAACCACCATACATATAGCCGCCCTCAACCTTCGTGTAGCGAAACACAAAGATCAAATGTGGCCACGGCAGGGTAACAATGTTTCCATCGTACCTACTGCGTGTGCTATACCCGTTACCCATTGTGTAGATGGTACGGAACTGTGGTTCCAAACTTAGAATTGTACCGCAGCCCTGGCCATCCTCCACATTGTCGTGTTGGAATCTCAGTCTCATCGGACGACCTTAAAGAAGCGACTCGGAAGTTCGCCAACCGCCGTGATACCCGCTGTAGGAACCGCCAATAGTGGGAACCTGTTCGTGGAAACGAAGTCTCATCATGAACCTCCCTATGATATGCAGCGCCCTGGGTGGGGATCGAACCCACGACACGTTGATTTAGAGTCAACCGCTCTGACCACTGAGCTACCAGGGCTTGTACCCCGTGCCGGAATCGAACCGACTTCTGTGGCTTTAGAGGCCACGGCACAGCCAATGTACCAACGGGGCAGTCTTAAAGGAAGATCACTCCACGAATTTTCCCTTCTTTATCTACGAACCGCATTTGGATGCTGTCTTCCTCCATTTTTTCAACGGAGAAAGTGTGAGCAATGCACCAACGCACGGCTTCCGTGTCAGAATCCATGTTGTGCTTCTTCTTGATATACTCAAGCATATCGAGATGCTTGACAGCAATATCGAAGTTTTTGCGCTTCTTCTGAACGCCCGACTTAATCCTCGGCATGGCTTTTCCTCACCACGGGTCAGGCAGGCCAGTCTGCCTGCTCGAATACCCATCCCTCGTCAAAGCGATCTCGTATTCTGCCCCGTTGTCGGTCGATATACGAACCACGTTGTCACGGATACAAACCGACGATACCTTCTTCCGTTCCAGTATCTTCAACGCCTGGGCCAATTTTTCGGCGTCAGCCTTCTTCCCCAGGCGATAGCTGTACTCGGTGTCCTGATCCTTCATGTTGACAATCAACAACTCCGCTTCCGGGGCGCTGATCTGAACCCAGGAAGGGTAATCTTCGTCTTCTTCGTACATCTTCTCGGAACCACGGTATGGCACGACACCATTGGGTTGATATTCCAAGAAGTGAACGGTATCATCCTCAATACCAAAAACGAAACGGACCCAAATACACTCGTGATTACGTCGCCAGAACTGTCCCTTCTGCGCCTTCATCTTCGCCTTCCTTCTTGTCCAGGTCGATGACTTTGAACCACTTGCGGTGGTCCTTGTTCTCTCGCAGTTCCAAACCCCATTCCAGTTTTTGGTACACGCCGGGTTTGGGGAAGAAGGTGTGATAGTCGAGGGAGATGCTGTTGATGTTTGGTAATCTCCCAACATCTTTCATCCAGGGCTTAATGACCGGGAACACTTCTTCTGTGATGATTTTGTTGAGCCGCTGCCGGTACTTGGGCTTGCAAAGATGCACACCCATGAAGAAGTGCATCTCGGACTTACGCATATGCCCATACCAGGTGATGGAAAAAATGTTGAACCACCCCTCGGAGCGGTATTTCTTCTGGTTGCGAGGAAGGGTTGGACCTGGACGGTCGTTCATATAAAAAATGTCGATCTTCTTATCCAGATCGCCCAGGTCAAGGGCGGTCACAATCTCGCTGGTTTTGAGCGGGTAAGACCACCCGCCCGGAATGGCTTGCTTATGAATCTCGACGTTGGCGGGAACCTCAAAATCCATCGGTCTGTCCTCCTCCCGCATAATACCCCGTTTCGGTATGGTTGTAAAGTCCTAGTCGTCATCGTTGCCACAACTGGTGCGCCTTGATTTAGACCGACTGAAAAACGCTGCCAGGAACAGGATAAAAATGACTGGAGCGTTGTGGTTCCACAAATGTTCCCAGCCACCGCTCCAGCCGTGAAAGGCGAACGGCGACAATACGAGGAACCACTGGACCCAGGCCATAGCACCCAGGTTCCATCCGAAAATATCGTTCTTGAGAAAACGATAACCTTCGGTGAACAAATTCTTGATGAAGTTCTTGGGCCAGTGAATCCAGCTACACAACATACCACTGTCGGTGACTAGATTAGTATGCCGTCGATGAATCCTTCTGGCTTTGATGAACACTGGTAGCATATTCCAACACCCTGTACATTTTCTCGCCGAAGGCTTCATTAGCCTTGATGACCAGTTCAATGCCTTCTTTGGTCCACGATTCGGCGATGAAGTTATATCTTGGGCCTTTGTAACCGACAACGGCTCCTGGCTCCCCTGGAGGAGAGCATACACGAATGCTCGCCATCCCTGTCATGTCATTGCCGCCATAGACATACAACCCTACCGACCGAGCGTATTCTTCGATTGACGCAGGCAAAGCCGGCCAGAAACCAACATAGGCTTCCGGTGAGTGGTATCGTTTTCTGTATTTGTATTCTTGTTCTTGTTTTTCCCGTGTGGCCCGGTCTACACGGTACAACCAATCGCTGATTCTCATGGAGAGAAAACGCTTGATGCTTCGTTTTATGGACGCAGGGATGCCTCGCTGGGATAGTTCCTGGGCCACATAAAACTCTTCGGCGGTCCTTCTGCCCTGGCAGCAACCTGTAGTTAAAAGCCCGTTGTTGTTGAGATCAACAATCAATCTCAACAACAACGGGTCAATGTCTTCCGGTTTGAATCTCATACGCCCACTGCGATTTGCTGGTTGACGACACCTTCACTCACCTTCTTGCAGGCAGTGCCGGTGGCGATGATCTCGATAAAATCGGCGTATTCCTTCGTGTCGAAAACCACGCCGAACACATGGTCAGCGCCGAGTTCGTGAGCCTCGGCCAGAAGGCGATTGCGGGCAAGCTGGCGGGCGTCCTTGTTGAGCCTGGTGAAATCGTACATCTCACCACGAGTGAAGGCACGGACAATAGTGCGAAACAAACCAGCCACGCCCATGCTGTAAACCACGTTGCCAAACACGATCTGCACAGGCTCGTAGCCAGCCTGTTTCATCAAGTAAATCTCGTGTGGCGTGAGCGTGGCGCTCTTGGCGGCGGTATCGTAATTGAAGTTGTGGATTTCTTCTTCCAGTTGCTCCGTCGTGTGGAACGTCATGTTGTTGGCCTGCCCTGCGGCAGAACCACGGATCATTGGCAACCCGATCTTGATGAAGAGGAAAATGCCAACAACCACAATGACGAAAACCCAGGGGATCGACGAGATAACCCCTTCAGCGTCAGCAAACATCATATGCCAATCCTTCCTCGGTAGGCTTCGATGAGGTTGATGGGAATCCACTGAGCGGCCTTATCACCCAGCGCCTTCAGTTCGTCGAAGGTGATCCATTCCCAGCCCTCACACTTGTCAGGCTCGGTATTGATAGCCTCCCCGGAAACCCAATCAGCGACCATGAAGATCGTGATGTAGTGCTTGCCGTACTGAGGCATGATGTCGTTCGTAGTGAACCAGTCCAGCCGCCAGCTTAGTGGGCCGACAGGCGGCGACTGACCAAGCGAGGCAATGTTAGCTTGCGGCCTCAACTTTACCTGTAACTGGTCCCCACATTCTTCTTCGAGTTCTCGGAAGGCACATTTTTCCCAAGTCTCACCAAAATCGAGATGCCCGCCAGGGAAAGAGATCAAACCTTCGGCGTGCGACCCTTTTCGCCGGCCCGCCAACACCTTGCCCTCACGAACCACGATGATGCTCGTGCCGACTCGAACATGCTGCTCAGTGCTGTGTCCCATAGCCCAACTCCTCGTGTTTTGGAAGCATTGCAATCCGCCGCAGCGTGTCGGTGTTGTAGAACAACTTGGACAACTTGTCTGGTGATTTCTTGGCCCAGCGTTTCATTTCTTCAGGTTGCAGTTTCGTGAAGCTACTGGACCAGTAGTAAGCGATGATTGAGTTCGCCATTTCTTCGGGCGAATCGTAACTGGAGTAACTGTGCCTGTACCTTGCTGGCCCTTCTCCCAAACACACACCAAGGGGCAAACTGCCCTCGTAATTTGAGAGCGGCAATGCAGAAATATAATCATTGGCAGAAGTCAATGAAGTCATCGAGAAACCAACTTGCAGGTGATCGAAAATATACACCGGCTTGCCGCTCCGATGCTGCACCGAAAATCGAATGATAAATACAATATACGGAAACGCCAAGTAATGCGTCGTCCCCCTTGCTCCGAAAATTGTCCTCGGTGTCGGTTCCTTCTCCACAACCAGGACGCCGAAACGTCCTGCTTCGATATTGGGATTGTAGTATCTGGTGCCTTTTGGCAGCGTAGCAGGGGCAGGAGGCAGTTTCCGCCCGATCAATCGTCGAAGCAGCCAGATAAATTTTCGCCACATGACATAATCCTCACGGGTCGTCGATGCTCCGATATTTTGTCTTGGGCTTTGGTTGTGGCTTGACCACTTCTTCCACTTCTTCAGGGTCTTCATAGTCATTCAGCCAACCAGAAGGCGAGACAGCGGGCATATTACCACTCGCTGCTGGGGCCGGCAATGGTTGTTGCGCAAATATGCCTTGAATTCCAATCGGATTCTGGAAACCCATCGAGGGGGCCATTGTTTGCAGTGTGGCCTCTGTGATAACTTGTACCGATAATTTCCGTGGATTCCTCCAGTTGTTCATCAATGGCGAGTCGGCGTCGGCGACAACAAGATAGCATTCCAAGTACGGAAAACATTTCAGGCCGTTCACGAAGGCGTCATGCCGAGCGAAATGGATGTCGTAATCCATGAATAACAGACACCAATCAATCGTGTCCCCAGCGGCCTGGGCAACTTCATCGAGAGCATCACGGAGCCTGTCGAAAAATCCCACTCGAATACGCTCGGTTTGTATAACCTCCATAGCGTAAACGCTAGGATCGTAGTTGCCCTTGGCTTGTTCGAGATTGCCGGGCATGACCATGCAGGCTTCATTGAGAATTTGGTTGAGTTTCTGACTTTGAAACCCGGCATCACAACACGCCAGTTGAATTCGTGTGAGAACGGCGGGGATCGGAACTGATGCCCCGACCATCTCAATAGGTTCAAGCCAGACTTGCATGTTGAAACTCCAGAAACAAAAACACCCTGGCTGCGAAGGCGGCGCAGCCAGGGTGTTACCTGGGTATTACTGCTCGGAAGCAGCGCCGGCCCCAACCGGCTCGTTGTTGCCGTTGTCCTTGACCTTCTCGGACCAGTTGGCGACGAGATCGTTCAAGGCTTCCTGAACGGCCTGAGTCGCCTCACGCTGTTGCTTCTTCAGGCCCGGCAGCGTCTCCCGCTGGAGGGTCTTCAGATCGGCCTTGTTGGTGCCGAGTTCCGTTTTCCACTCGTTGGCCTGGTCAGCGTGGCCGTTCGGGATCAGCTTGAGCAAGTTCTCCTGCTCCTTCGTCAGCGTCTCCTCCCGTTCCTCGGCCTCCTCGATCTGGCTGTCGAGATCGTCCACCTTCGCCTGCAAGTCGATGATCTTCTTGATGCCGCCGTTGCGGGACAGCGGGTTCTTGACGGCGATGATGTTCTGCTGAATCCACAGCGGGCCGTTGCCGTTGTTGATACCCCACGCCTGGGCATCGACGGAGTTCTCGGTGATGGTCACTTCGACTTCGCCCGTTTTCGGGCCAGTGAAGGCCGGCAGCGAAAGGGTGATCCGCCAGCCGGAAGGCGTGTCGGAAACCTTCGCTTCACCTTCGCTGACCTCGACGCCACACTTGGAGTGGGGCAGCCGACGAGCGTGTTCGATGTTGTAGGTGAACGGCTCGTTCTTGTTGTTGGTGACGGTGTAAGTCGTCTCGGTGCGGCTGGCCTGCTCACAGGTCACGACGCCATCCTTGATCTTGATGCCGACACGCCGGCTCTCCACCTGGCCCTCAGTGGCGTGGCACTTCACGCCGGTTTCCTTGGCGTGAACCAGGAAAGCGGGCTGGCCCGGTCCTGTGGCTTCCAGGATGGACTTGCCCTGGAAATCGCCGTCCAGGTAGATTTCACACACGCCCTTGCCGAGCGGGTGCTTCGTCTCGTTGACGATTTCCAGCGCCCGGAACGGACGGGTCGGATGGTTCTTCTTGTTGTAGACCAGGACGGTTTTCGCCTCCTGCAAGAAAGCACGGAACATCGGGATGATGCCCGACTTCTTGGAGGCGATGCTGACGGGATTCGGCGACGTGAAGATGGAGAAATCGCCGCTCTCCCGAACCTCGGCCTGCGGAGCGTCGGCCTGTCGCTTCACTTCGATGGAATCGGCACAGTAGTTGGCGCTGCCACCTGCTGCTTCGTACTCGCCGTCTTCCAGGGACTCGGCAGCAAACCCCATCGCCGCTGCCGGCACGGGGGCACCGAGCGACTGGAGCCTCATCGCCGCCCCACCACGGGCACGGACGTTGGCGACCTTGGCACGGGCCACGGTGTCTTCGACGCCAACAGCGCCCTGGGCCTGATCGCTGACGACGTTGACCCTGGTGCGAGCCGGACGACGGATTTCCGCCAGATCGGTCTGGAAGGTGATGGGTTCGCCCGTGATGACGGAGATGATGGAATCCAGCCAGGCATCGTCCGTGTCGTTGTCCACGACCGCCTCGGATTGAAGTTCCCACACGCCGTTGGTGGACCGCAACTGATAGCGGGGCTTCCAGGCGGCGACCGGCGTGGCGTAGCCGACCACCGCCGACTTCACGTTGTCCTCGTTCGGCACGATGGTCAGGTCCACGAAGCTGCTGTCGGGCTTGATCTTCTGGTAAGAAGCCGCCAGCGCCTTGTTGTACTCGTCCTGCGTGGCCGGGTCCGTGAACTTGAGGAAGCTGATGTCGTTCTCGGCGACCATCTGGATGCCGTTCTCGGTCTGCACAACGACCTTCAGGCGCTCGGTCGTCATGCCGTTGGCGTTGGTTTCCTCGTAGGTGTGGACACCGACGAGCGTGCCGTAAACGGCGGGACCGCTGGCCTTGGTGATGCCGACCTGACTGCCGGCCAGCTTGGTGGCCGTGTCCTTCAGGGCACTGGCCGGGTTGATGTCCAGCTTCGTGTCCTTGGCGTTGACGGGGGTGTAGCTCGGCGGGACAGGCGTGGTGACGTTGCCGAACACGCCCACACTGGCGACGACTTCATCCAGGTCGTCCTTGCGGACGGGGATGGAAATCTTGTTCGGACCTTTCTCCAGCTTGTATTGCCGGGAAATGACCGCCGTGCCGTTGCTGTACAATTTCACGCTGTTCACTGTGGAACTCCTCGCAGATATTGGGACTCGTACATTCTCACTGCCGCCGAAGCTGCTTCACGTTTCGTCATGCCGGGCGGGTCTTCTTCAGTGCCGCCGAAACACGAACAGGTTTTCTTCTGATGCCCAACAGACCCGAAGATTTGTCGGAGGAAGCAATCGAGATGGACGGGGCGGAACACCGCAACCATCTGATCGAAGACACCTTCTTGGTTTTGCGTAATGGCTTCACCATGCGGGATGATGAATCCCTGGTCGCCCTCCACGATTTCTTCGTCACAATACGAGCAAGGCGTCCCAACAGGCGTTTCCGTCTGCGGGTGGTATTTTTCGATGTTGCAATTCCACGCCTTGCCAAAGTAAGGGTTGGCCCCAGCCTTATCGTCCATCGCCGATCTCCCTAAGCAGTCTTGCTTCTGTTACTTGTGGATTGCCTGTGCCCTCCATTGCATACCAGCCCCTTTGTGCCTTGATGCCCGACAAGTACGGCCCATCCAGTTTGAGGGACTTGTAGCGTTTGCAAAATGCCTCGATCATCGGAAGCGTGGTAGCACGACCACGTTTGTAGACCCAAAACGTCACAAACCAATGTCCTGCGGGTCGCTGTGTAGGGCCGGGGTTCTTGTGCCCGCCACAACAGCCCATCGTCCGAACACCTTCCAGGCTGTTGAGAACTTTCACCAGACCACGAATGTTCGGGTCGATGAAGGTGTAATTAACAGGATCGTTTTCACGCTTCATCAGTAGGTGCCGCTGTTCAACACCACAGCGCCAGGACGAGACAGGTCCAGTTCTTGCAGTGTCAGGTCATTGATTTCGGGTTGATCGACGCCTGCTGCTTTGAGGGCGTCGATGAGCATATGCTTGCCCTGAATCTTGTCCTTCGCCACGACAACGGAAGAAACACCGATGGGCCAGATGCCACGGAAGTCGGTGCAAGTGAAGACTTTGTTCACGAGTTTTCCCCTGTACCAGTCCGGGAAGATTTCCAACCCGTCACAGACCGGCCTGCCGATGGCAAAAACCAACCAGAAGTACCTTTTCAACTTGATGACGTTGTGATCTTTGAGCAGGGTGTTCTCGCCGTTCTTTTCGACGAACAGCACGTTAAACCTTGTCGAGTCCCCTGCGTCATTGATCGTGATTTGGCCGATGGCGTTCTTCCTGATGGGGTGTTTCATATCCACAGGCCAGGAATCGAACGCCAACTCGCCTGTCACACGAACCCCGTCAGTGTAATCTTCCGACTTGTCGGTGGGGTCGGGTTCGGCGTATTCATCTTCCACTTTCGTCTTCACTTCCAGGTGGAGTGAAGCGTCGATTGTCTTGTGCTGCCCGATATTCAGGTGGCACTTCGGGAAGTGGTAACGCTCAATCATGAGCCTATACTACCCCGAAGTGCCACGATTGTAAAGCACTTACTCGGTCTTGCTGGAATCCGTTGTGGTGTTCGTCTCCGTCCAGGCATCCAGCTTGCCACGGTTGGAACACAGATTCTCGGCACTGCCCACGGATTCGCCATCGAAAGCACAGGCTGGGGCGGCGGCATACTTGCCCAGGTAGCCCTTGTACAAAGCGGCATCCCCTGTCGCAGCCGAACCAGCGGCATAGGCAGCGGCTTCCAGCGTACTGGCGGAATCCTTGAAGTTTTCGAGGATCAGGAGCGGCGTGCCAGCCTCGCCAGAAACCTGTTCCCAAAACAGGTTCGCACCCTTCTTGTAGTCGGCCTGAAGGCATTGCAGGGGGAAGACGTTGACCTTCTTCGCCTTCAATGCCTTCACTTCCTCCCGCCAGTCCAGATGATCGGTGTTCTGTGGGTAGTTGGGATCGTGCGGCTCGTCGTCGCCGATCAACACCAGGCTGCCGCCCTCGGCGGGCCAGGACATGCTGTTGGCCCGGTTCAGCGCCAACTCGTAGCATTCCGGGGCGTCCCCGCCGCCCGTGTTGGGCGTCTCGTTGATGAACTGCATGATCTTTTCCAGGTCCGTCGTCAGATCGAGGACGTGGATGGCGTTGGGGCCGTCGCAGTAGTCGCCGTGGCTGATGAGGCCGATGCGCAGGTCAGGGATGTCCTGTCGCATCATCTCAACAAGGTCACGCAACTTCTGCCTGACCTGTTGGATACAGGGCTGCATCGAGCCGGTGGTGTCGAACGAGAAGACGATGGCCGTGGGCTTGCCCAGGTTCGCCTTCATTTCAGTTGTCGTATCGGGAGTTTTCTCGTCCATTGGACGTTCCTTTCGGGTTAGAACTTCGGCATGTCCGGGCACTCGTCCCAATTCAGGATCACCTTGTCCTTGTTGGGAGCGCTTGCCACTTTCTGTTCCGCCCACTCACAGATCGCCTTGCACCAGCGCCGGTAGTAGGCGATGGCCTCGTGGACGGTATCGTACCGGCACTTATCGTAGAAGTCGTCGGGACGACCGCTCGGCATCCCCTGGTGCTGCCACTCGCCTTCCTTGTTGAGACAGGAAGACATGCCCTCCATGAAAATGCCCCAGCGGTCGGGCGCAGCAGGATCGTCTTCCTTGTTGGGGTTGCCCATGTTCTTGACGTAAACATGGTTCCTGTGGGCTTCCCTGGGAAACTTCTCCCACCACTTGTAGCGTCCGTTGCTGATGGGAAATGGCCCCAGGTCGAACTCACAGGCCAGCTTCAGCAGTTCAGCGTCACCCACCATCGGTACAATCTTGGCGGCTGCGGCCTTTGCTTTCACCGTCGCCTTTGCCTTTGCAAAGGCAGGCGTCTTCTTGGTAGTCACCTTGGTCTTTTTCTTCTTCGGCTTCTTCATGGATTGTCCTTAGAGTGTGCCCACCACCTGGTACAGATCAGGCCGAATGGGACGAGAACGCACCCGATCATCACGAACGGTCTGTACGGCATCTCGACAAACTCGGAGACAATAGTTGAAGCAAACAAGGGCAAACACATCAGAAGCATCATCAACATTCGCCAAGGTTCGTTCAAGTTATTGTACCAAGTCCAGTACCTCAACAACAGTGCTTTGACCCGTTTCTTCATCACTGATTCCATATAAGTTTGATGACTTCCTCGGCTGTTTCCTTGCCGGCAATCCAATTGGCAGCGGCGACGGCATCTTGCGGAGCGAATTTCTTCTGCTCCAACAACTTGCCGATCATCATGCCGATGGAAAGGGTGAAAACGTGCAAGGGCGGGGCGTCGTCGATGGGCGGCGGCGATGGAGATTCCTGGGTGAGCGCAGCAAAAACCAACAAAGGTTCCCCTCGTCGGCCTGGCGACCTGTGGTACGAAATCGGATTCTGATCCATTATTTCCTCCCCGTGTATGGGATGCGCCGTTCTTGTTGCCACGCTTCAGCGGCAAACCAAAATTCCCAATCCCTACCTTCTGGTTTGCCGGCTCGTTCCCACAAGATACAAGCCAACAATTTTACTTCGTGTTCATACGGCCAAAGCCATTTTTCGTGAATCAAACACTCGTTGTAATCGACATCCTGCAAATCGGGCCGCATCACGAATTTGTAGGTTTCCTTATGATTGTCGTTCCAGTACCGCAGAACGTAAATCAGGCCGGCAGAATCAGGAGGAAGCAGTGGCCAGAAACCAGCGTCATGGAATTTCTTCTGCACCCCATTCTTGGGGATTGGGACCGGATGCTGGTAATACATATCAGCAACAATCATTGGCTGGGAAGTGTAGGTGAGCCGAAAAGTGTGATCGGATTCACCAACAGCCCACACAACCTTCTCGCCGATGTCGAAACGAGGTTTCATCAATTCAACTCGTACTTCTGCTTCTTGTAACAGGCCGGGTGTGTACAACCCTTACAACGAAGTTCATCCACTTCCCTGCTAACGATTTGCTTCATGGAACCCATCAGGACGAAATAAACAACAAGACCACCAGTGGCAAAATGGCCGATGTTGTAAATGATGGCTTTCCAATAGGGAATTTCGATCCCAAGGAGCGTGGCGATTGTTGCGTTGACAAACGACATCATCAAAAGAACGATGCCGACCTTAATCAGCACGTTCCCAGCAGGCTTGAGCCTCATGGAAGTTTCTCAACAGTCCAGCCAATCGGATAATCGTTCCCGTTGGCCTGGAAGTAACGAATCAGTTGCTCGTCAGTCAGCTTGTGTTTGATGTAAAGCTGAGTCGTGCCACGAGTCATCTGATATTTCAGATTCTTGACGCCCAGGGCGAACAATCCCACCACCATATCAGCAAACCCGAAGGAGTATGTCGAAAGGGTCTGGTGGGGGTCAATATCATGGGACTCGATGATGCTTTCCGCCCAGCCAACATCAGGGCTGACGAAACTGAACAACTTGCGTTGCCGATGTTGGCCATCCTTGGCGAGCCGGGGAGATTCCTTGTCGAATCGGAAAGATTCCTTCAACGGCAAAGTGGCCGGGATGATGCCTTGCTGCACTGCGCCACCGAGTTGGGCAACCTGGCTGATCTTCAGCGGGCGAGGCTTGTTGTCTGGCATCAGGGAAACAAGATTGACGATACAGGCTCCACTTTCGCCACGCTCTCGCTCAACGTCCCAGCGATAGATGCCACGCCCACAGAAGTTGTTGGAAGCAAATTCCAGGGCGAAAGCCAACTCCGGGAGTGACGAGCCAGGCAGACATACGATGGCGACGTTGCTCTCGCCGTAGGTGATGCTGTTCATTCAAATCCCCCAGGAATCAGTCCAGGCCGTGAAAGTTTCCTCATGAGAAAACTTCACAGCCTTGCGGTGTTGTTTGTTTCGAGGCCGGTTGCGGTTGCCCTTGAGGTTGGAAAGTTTCTCACGATGGCGGCGAGCCACAGCGCTTTTGCTGAAGCTGACGTAGGGCCGCTCCTGAATCACCTGCTTGATCCGGCCCAGGTAGGCTTTGTAGGCCGGCAAGCGAATATCAGGCTCCTCGTCCGACCAGTCGGGAACACACATACACTCCACCACGGACCTGACGTGCCGAAACAGCCAATACAGCCGTTTGGTGTGCAGTTGTCTCAGTTGGTGGAGGGAAAGCAGTTGCATGGGAACCTCGAAAACGCCATTCTAGGGCCGATTGTACCACCCCGGAGGCTGGTTGTAAAGTCATTCCCAATACTGCTCCCAGCCAGTTCCCAGGCGTTCTTTGAGTTCTTTGAGATATGCGAGGGTTTTGACCTTCCTCATCCAGAGTTTATGCCCTTCGCCGCCCTTAGCGACGACGCCCTCGACGAGTGGAACGCCCAGGGTATTGTTGCGAATTGACTCGGTGAAATCCCGGTCAAATGGGCCACGGTAGACCACTTCGGGAATATGCAAATGCCCAAAATGCTCAACAAATTTTTCTGGAGAGACAAAACCCTTCTTGTTGATATTGATGTCGAACAACACCACATCTTTGGGGTCATTGGATTCAACACCCAAAAACTCGGCATCGTGCTTGCCGGCGAAACTATGCGGGCCGAAGAACTCGGCATAAGCGATCAAGCCATCAACCTTCCGATATGCGGAGTTTTCTCGTATGACTTTGATTAAGCCATCGCCGTACTTTCGGAGAAAGATTTCCACAGCCGACCCATAGACCGGATCAGTGGGATGGAACAATTGTCGGCGGGTTCCAAATTTGTACCAGCCCGACTTCGGGTTCCATTCAAACCGAAGATTCGAGCCGTCCAGTTTGTAGAATGCGATGCACGGTTGTCCGTGGGCTGCATCGTAGGGACCAAGAATCTTCGGATATTCCTTCATTTATGCGTACCAGTTTGCGGTGTACCTGGATATTGCATACCAGACACCAACCCTGTCGCTTTGGAAAATGAAAGCATCCCCAGCAGTGTGGAACTCAAAGTTCTCCGGGGCAAAAATCGTCGAACCCGACGAAGATTGCAACGTGATGGGATTGCTGTTATCCAAACAAACCAGGGTAAACGAACCAAGGAATGCGGCAGCTTCAGGGAAGATCACTTCGACCGGCCCTTGTGACGCATCAATGAAAACAGTGGAAACGTCAGGAGTAACCTGCGCCCCAGGCGTTCTCAAAGTAAGAACATTTCCAGACCCCGCTCCAGGGGCCATAGAAACAACCAACACTTGACCACCATCTTCCCAGGGCTGGTTGACAGTGGTGATGGTTACGCCCTCACCATTCGTCAACTTGTCCTCTAAGAAGCCTGGTGCTGGGTCTTCAAACGATACCCTAACAATGCCAGGAAGGAAAAAGATATTACCATACCTTGCCATGTACTACCTCCATAATTAGGAACTAATTAGGGTAGTGTAGCTGATGGTAATTTCCTAACAACCTGACGCCCTCCAATTGTCATCAATCGACCGAAACTTTCTTTTTCTTCGTGGCAAGGCCGCAGCGAGGGCTAGTTCCGCATCCGTCCGACTGTTCCAAGATTTTGCCCACTTGTTGTGAAACCCTCCATCCCGCCGATCCGTGATGAATCCATCCAGCCTTTTGAAAATATCAACAGGAAGACACCATTTCCTATCAACCTTGTCGCATTTAACGAAATGAGGGAAAGACCACCGCATATCTTCCCTATTTTCCGCAGAAAACCAGGTCGCCTCGCCTGGGTGGGCTTCTTGAACGCATGGTGGACCCGGACATTTCTGATTGTCGGCCATCCACCTTTGGGCGAGGCATTCTTCCACCATGTCAGCATCTTCAAAATACTGAGCGTATTCGTAGCGTAGATTCCAGTTATCCGATTCAAAATTGAGGCGCTGACATACCTCGACAATTCGATCCATATTCTCCATCAATAGCCCTTCATTTCCTTACGCTGCTCCCTTTCTTTCAGGGTTTGCCGTTTATCGTGCGTCTGCTTGCCCTGCGCCAGCGCCAGTTCCACCTTGGCCCAGCGCCCGGAGAAGTAAATGCGAAGGGGCACGAGGGTTTTTCCCTTCACACGAACCTCACCAGAAAGTTTCTTGATGTCGTGTCGCTTGACCAACAGCTTCCGCTCCCGCTTGGGGTTGTGGTTGTGATGGTTGCCGTGGTCGTACTCTTCAACATGAGAGCCAATCATCCACACTTCGCCGTCACGAATGACGGCGTAAGAACCTTCCAATGAGGCAAGTTTGGCCCGGAGAGCCTTGACTTCAGTGCCCTGCAATACGATCCCCGCCTCGACAGTATCGAGGATATGGTAATCATAGCGGGCCTTCCGGTTGTTGCAAACGTCCATCATCGTATTCTCCCAACGAAAAAAGGCGAGCCAAAGGCCCGCCTCGCATAAGAAGGCGGGAGTGAGCCTGTGATTACAACGCCCTGGGCTGCCAGGGGGTTCCTATCGACCAGCCCACTCCCGCCAATGCACCTTAGTCGTCGCTGTCCTTGTCGTCAACGACGGCCACACCGATGATGTCGGCGGTGGCGTCGATCAGGCGCTTCGCCCGAACTTCCGGCGTGTCGTTGAGGCCGAACTTCTGGTGTGCCGGGTAAGCGATGGGAACGATCACCTTGAAGATGGCCTTCAACTGATCGACCGAGTGAGCGTAGTTGCAGACCCGCCCGTAGAAGCCCGCCTTCACCTTGATGCCGGGGTCACGCTTGATGATGAGCGCCCGTTCCTGCGGCGTCAGCGCCTCGACCGTGCATTGGCCGTTCTCGTCCGGCTTGCCGGTGAGGAACAGCATCAGCTTGCGGCCCGCTTCCTTCTCTTCGGCGGTGGACTCGATGTACTGGCGCTTCTCGCCGTACTTGCCCTGGGTCAGTTCCGTCAGCGGACGGAGGCCGACGACCGGGTTCAGATCGAGTTCCTGATCGACCAGCTTCTCGGCGTCTCCCTTCGTCAGCCCCAGCCCCTCGAAGGTCTGGACGAAGAAATCACGAGCCTTCACGCCGTCCGGGACTTCCGGGAAGCGGTACTTGAACTTGTCGGAGAACAAGTAGACGGCCTGGCTGTCCACCTGCTGCGAGCCGGCCTTCTTGACCACCAGCGTCGGGTTGATGGGCCGGGTCTTGGACTTGAACATCGCCTCGGCGACCACGCCCAGGGCGAACTCACACAGTTCTTCCTTGCTGTTCTCCAACCGAGTGTCCACGACCTCGGACACGTTCTTGGCGCTGATCCAGCGACCGAAAACCTCGGCCTGGTAGCCCGTCAGGACCACTTCCCACTTCTGCTTGGCCCCGGCCTTCGGCTTCTCCGTCTTGGGGACCAGATCGCTCAACTCGTTGAGCAGGTCAGCGGCGGAAGCAGTGGAAGCGGGAGCGGCGGGTTTCTTTGCGGCCATTGGCGTAAAGCCTTTCTGCTAGAGTCGTTGCAACTAGGTTCCGACCCTTCCAGCACAATGCGGGGGTGGGCTGCAACTACTGAGGAGGATTCTACTTCGCATCCGGCCTGTTGTAAAGTCAGGTTAGATGCTTTTTCATCCTTCGCATAGAAGACCCTGCTCCTGGAGCAAGGTTCGGAACTTTTTCAAATTCTGGCCGGGCCTTGCTGGGGTTTTTCCATGAAGCAAACGTAGCCACAACCGCCTACAGCAACCGTGCCGGGAATAACCCGCCAGCCTTCCTTCAGGGCACTATCGACGGCTTCCTTGAAGGCAGCCGCCGAAGTAGCTGTAACAACCTTCTGTTCCATCTTCATGGTTCGTTTTTCCTGCTGCTGCGAATGAACAACCCGCCAATGAAGCAAATACCACAAATTGGCAGGCCGACCGGGACCACCAGCCAGGATGGTTGGGGCTGCCCGGTTGTCTCGAAATAACCGACAGCCAGGGCGAGAATGAGCAAGGGGAGCCACATAATACAGTGGCCTAGAGTCCAGTTTGACATATCAGTGCCAGTGTGTAAAAAAGTACAATCCAAATGTCGGAAACTCCTGCTCAACCATGAAATTCGTTCCCAACTTCTGGTCTATCTTGGTAATTTCCTTGGCGATTTTGACCGCTTCCTTGGCCTTGGGCTGTTTGATCTTCAGCATTTCTTCGAGAGGGAAACCCTCCAGGCTTTTGAACATGATCTTCCCGATCACGACGTAGCCGCCATTCATGCCGTCCACGATAACGTGGATGCCGCTTTCATTCGGCGTAACTTCATCCTTGTAGCCATTGTCATCATAACCATCCATGAAGTCCAGGTGCTTCTCGTTCAGGGAGAAGAATTCCTTGACTTTCTTCTTGTCGGTTTCCATGACGCCGAAGATGCAGTAATGCGTGGTGGCAACGCCCATGTTAGCCCTTCAACTTGTCGTACATCCTGTCGGCGACTTCCATGACCATCTCACGTTCACGGAGGCCGTCAACCAGATGTTCGGGAAAGATGTCTGTGCCGTGCAGAGCGCCCAGGAGAGCGCCGAGCATGGAGCCATTGGTGTCCGTGTCCCCGCCCGCCGTCACCACATCGTACAGCGTTTCAATACTGTGTGGGTTACGGACGAAGAACATGAAGGTGAACGGCAGCGACTCGTAGACGTAGCAGCTACCCTTCAACTCGGCGATGATGCGTTCGGGCGGGTACTCGTCGTATTTTTCCAACAGGCCGAACCTGTTGGCAATGTCATCCTGGGTAATGGTCTTGAACAAGTACCGCCGCCCCATCATGCCTGCGCCGTTGATGGTTCGGATGAAGGACTTGACATCGAAGTTTTCGGGGTCCGACATCATGCACTTGAACACGGCGAAGGTTTGGGCGAATCCCGAAGTAATCGCCATGCTGGTGAAGTGCGTCATAGTCGCCAGCTTCATCAGCTTTTTCACATCCTCGCCCCACTGCGGGTTGTTGCATTCGGGGTTGGTCAAGGCCATGTAGCAACCAACAGGGGCAACCTTCATTGCCACGCCATTGCCGACGCCTCGGTTGGGTTGGTCTGTGAGGCTGGCCTGGGACCAGTGCCCACCGTCCACGATCTTGGCGATGGCTTCTCTGGTAGTGTTGCCCCAACCAGCCACAGTTTTCATGAACTCAACACAATGTTCCTCGGCAATGGCATCCAGGTCGAATTCGCCTTTGTGGGCAATGCCACGAGCCACAGCAAGAGAAAGCTGAGTGTCGTCAGTCCAGGAGCCAACGGGAGCGCCATCGAAATACTTGTGGTGGGGATTGCTGATGTAGTCGGTAATCCTGCCGAACTTCTCCATGATGGTGTTGAACGACAGCGATTCCGTAGCTTTCCCCAGGGCATCGCCAATGGCGAGGCCCAGGAAGGTTCCTCGTACTTTGTCTTTTAGGTTCATCTTTCTTCTTCCTCCACTTCGATCTCCGCTTCGACGACGTTCCCGAATCCAGGCCGGTCGTGGGCGTCACGCTGCTCCGTGACTCGGAACTTGATCTCCTTCACCTTCAACTGCCGGTTCTTCTGCGGAAACTCCACCGCTTTGGTCAGCAGTTGCTTCAGTTCTTCCTCGTTGTAATGCCTTACGATTTTCATCTCTGATGCTCCTGGGAATGGCGATTTTTCCCATCGCCTCGAACATGAGGAGGATGGGCCACAACTTGGAAGACATCTTGGCCCCGGAGCGTCGGAGTTTCGCCACGCCTTCGATGTCCAGAACTTCGATGGTGATGTCTTCAGTACCCTCGTTGCCACTGTTGTCAGGGATGCCAGTGCATTCGACGAAAACGTAGTTGACGGCTTCATCGGAAAGGCCAGCGCTGGAAACCACGGCGGGGCTGGTGACGAGAATCTTCGTCCCTTTCAAGCCCGTTTCTTCCTTCAGTTCCCGCTTGACGGTTTTGACAAGTTCCTCGCCCGGATCGAACAGGCCGGCAGGGACGGCATACTCGTAATCACCCAGGGGAATGCGAAATTCCTTGATGACGACGAGTTTCCGCTTGCGCCCATCTTTGAGGAGGGGAACGATGATGACGGCGTTGGATGTGATGGGATTGGGGCCGGGCTGTGGGTTGGGATTGCGTGAGGCGAACTGCCATTTGCCGGGTTTGCCTGTCATGCCGATATAATCGACTTCAAACAGGTTGAGCCAGCGGGAGTCGGTTTTCTTCTCGATGTTTCCAATCTGGATTGGCATGTTAGCCCTTTCTTGCGGCGTTGGTGTAGTTCAGTCCATTCAGTTTGACCAGGTGCATGGTTTCGATGAACACTGGCAACTCGTCGGGGTCGCCTAGCTCCAGCACGCTGGTCATCACCCCTAGCTTCATCTTGTCGAAGTTTCCGCTACGCAGAGTACCGAAAGCGTCTGATGCCGCCTCCTGATGCGTTTGCCGGGTCAATGTAACATCCAGGTCGCCACTGCAAACTCGGAATACAGGCATGTCCGTTTCCCCTAGTTGTGAAGAAGGCCCATCCGTGGGCGAAAATAGCTTCATGCGACAGCTTCTTCTTCCAAATCAGCAAAAAGCCGATTTGGGTACTTTAGCTTGTACCCTTCCATCAATCGGTCCTTGATGGTGGGAGACGGGTCATTGCCGAGATACAGGGCCATCAGCAGAGAGAAATCCGACTTGTAGTGCTGCTGGATGTACTCAACGAACGCCTTGCGGAGAACCCGATCCATCTTGCGTTCCGGCAGCTTTCCGTGAGAGAACGTCCTGCTCCAAACGGATTCCACTGCCGCCAACGAAAGATCGAACAACTTCTCAACACGGCGCTGCTCGTTCAGTAGATCACGCTGCGCCTCTTCGTAGATTCCAACCAGCTTCGGCTTGAACCGATCAGGAGCCGTTGGCAACAGGTCGTCCATGACACCATCGAACACGACCTGGTACAACTTGTAGGTCGGCCTCATCAGGGCATCCACTGCCCGGTGACGCTCCAAGTACCAGGGCGTCTTGGCCTTCACAATCGTCTTGTCACCCTTCTTCGCCTTGATGCACGAAACATCTTCCGTGAATTCCAGGTGGCAAACGTAGCCCTCGAATTCCTTGCGGTCCAAGTAGTTGTTGATGTCCTGGAAGGGAAACTCAAAATACGTTGCCGTATCCGGGAACCCTTCGTGGAACTTATACTCGCCCGTCTTCCGGTGACGAGAGATCAGATACACCAACCGGGGACGTGGATATTGCACCACGATCTGGTTGTGTGCAGCGACGTACTCGAAAACCGGAGTCCAACCCTCACCGATGATAGCGAGAATCTTGCCGTAGACAAGCTGGTTCTTCTTCGCCAGCCCCAGCGACTCCTGCGCCTGGGGCGTTTGCGTCGAGCGGCAGGTGGACGCCAGCAACTCCTGACGGTGCGGGTGGACGAAGAAGTGGATCATCGAACCATCCATCTTCTCGTAAATCCGTGCCTTGCAGGACGTTAAGTGGCGGAACTGCGTTTGCTCGGTCTGGCCGATGTTGAAAAACTTGTGCAGCGGCAAAGACACGATCTCGCCAGTCTTTTCGTCGAAAGTCACCCCTCGACAGTTCCGGCGAATTTCTGCATCCCGGTGAGCCTGTGCCTCTCCACGAGCCACGATTTCGGCTTCTGCGGCATCGAACGAGCCTGGGAAGCATAAAATGTAGTCAAGCGTAACCAGGCCGTCATAAGCCTTGATTGCAAACTCGTCGTGGCCCTTCAGAGCCTCCAGCGCCTCGGAGAGATTGAACATGGCTGTATCATACCCCAAGAATCATGCCTTGTAAACACAAAAGACCCAGCGTCTACATGAGAGACGCCGGGTCTTTGTGTTTGGTTCGGCATTTTTTATGCGTGAACCAGTTTCGAGAACGTCGCCTCGTTCCGGTTGATGCTGTTGGCATCACAGAATTCTTCGAGATCGAACGTCGGGTTGAGTTCGACGTGATGCTTGAAGATTCCGTTCACGGCGTCCTGGAAGTCGGTGTGGTTCACACCCGTTTGCGTGCCGGCGTGCAGGTCACGCTTCATGGCCTGGCTCGTGGCGTGATCCACGATGGTTGCGATCATCGAGCCGCTGACGGCATCGCCCAGCTTGAACAGATGGGTCTGCTTCTTGTACTGGACGGTGTACAGACCCCGCTTCTCGCTGAACAGGTCACGGATCGTCAGGGCCGTCAGTTCTTCCGCCTCGAACCCCTCGGCGACCGGAATCCCCTTCATGTGCAGGTTGAAGTATTCGTGTGCGTTCTTGGCGGTCGGACGACCGACACGAACCTTCCGGTCCACACGACCTTCACGAGTCACGGCGGGGTCCAGACGCTTCGGCTGGTTGGTGGCGAGCAACACCATCAGGTGTGCTTCCTCCAGGCCGTCCATTTCCGACAGGAACATCGGAACGATGGTATTTTCCACGTCCGACGACTTGCCGGAACCCCTCATCGGGAGGATGGCGTCGGCTTCGTCGATGAACAGCAAGGCGGGATAGCCGTGCTTCTTGTAGTGTTCCCGGCCACGGACGAACAGTTGGCGGATTTCGGCCTCGGTCTGGCCGACCCACTTGCTCAACAATTCCGGGCCTTTGACGTAAATGAACCCGGACTGGTAGTTTTCCTTGCCGTGGATGCGGGCCATGCTGTTGGCAGCGGCCTTGGCACACAGGGTCTTGCCACAACCCGGAGGGCCGTAGAGCAACACGCCCTTCGGCGGCTTCTTGTTGTAGAACTTGAAGATGTCCGGGTGCTGGTAGGGCAGTTCCAGCGCTTCGACGAGCGATTCCTTCACGTCGCCCAGGCCGGCGATCTGGTCCCAGGTGACGTTCTGCTGCTCGATCAGGTTGAAGCGGTCGGCGTTGTCCTTTTCGAGAACACGGACGGTGATGGTGTTGGTGTGATCCAACATCACCCGGTCGCCCGGCTCGATCTTGACGGATTCGCCTTCCTCGTCCTTGACGCCGTGGATGACGACCCGGCTGTGGCCGTTGCTCTCCACTTCGACGTGTTCCTCGTCCACGATGGTCTTGATGTAGGCCACGTCACCAGCGGCGCTGACGCCAGCATCGTCGTGGATTTGCTTCGTTTCCATATCCACCTTGACGGTGGACGACGGATGGAATTCCTTCCCCGGCAAGCCGTGAACCTCGAACAGCTTGCCGTCATGGGCGATGACGACGTTGGTGCCGTCGTCCTTGCCGATCAGTTTCACCTGCGGCAATTCCCCGTTGAGGCCGATGTTGAGCCGGTCACGCCCGCCCGTGGGATATTCCAAGATGACCCAGCCCTCGTCATCGACGCCCTGGCTGGCGATCTTGCCGTAGAACTTCTTCTGCTTGCGAAGGTTCTTGTCGATCACCAACATCCGGTCGCCCTGCTCGAAGGCGTCCAGATGAAACTTGTTGTCGGCCTTCACGACCGTTGCATAAACAAGGGGCTGGGCCAGGAGCCGAGTGAGAACGGCATCCATTTCGACGAGTTGGGCCTTGATTTCTTCCAACTCTTCCAGGGTCAGGGTAACGGTGTCGCTCATCACTATCCTCCGTTGTGATTTGGGATAACAACCAGGCTCGCTGTCAATGCTCAGATATTACTTCGGCAAAGCCTGGTTGTAAAGCCCGTTTTCTGGTTACTTGTGAAGTTTGACCGTGATCTTGGTATTGTCGCCCGACACATCGTAAGCGCCACCAGGAATGCCGGCACGCTTCAACAGACCTTGCGTCAGGCGGATATGGCCGTGGTTGTCCACGGTGTATTTGCGACACAGGGCGGCACTGGTCGGGTGTAAGGTGACTTCCACGCCATCAGGGACGCCGGTAGCGTACACCTTGTCGCCAGGATTGAACCCAGCAGCCCGAACCAACGGCGAGGGCAACGACAGCGTTGCACGGCCATCAACAGTGCGACCGACCAGCTTGTTCTTGTTGGCCGACTTGGACTTGTGGTGAGTCTTGGGCCGGCTTGCGACGGCCACGCCTGCAACGGAATTGGGCAAGCCCAGGGCGCTGGGGTCCACCACGTCGTCGTCTTCATCGTCTTCATCTTCTTCGTCGTCTTCCTCGTCGTCATCGGTGCTGGCGATACTGGACGGGGGCGGAACGGAGATCGTATTGACGGACGGATTGGGGACCAGGCCGACGCCACGGATATTGCCGTAAGTGGCCGGATCGTCGGCGGTGCGGTGATACAGGAAGGGCGTGCCACCTGCGGGAACGCTGATAGTGGTGCGGGTATATGCGACACCCATACCGCCACGAGCGAAATAGTCGTGAACGGCGTCTCGAACTTCGTGATGCCCCACACGATGCCCCCGGTTGCGGACCTCCAGGGTAATATCGTGGGCGGTGAACATGCCGCCGTTGTGGACCTGCTCATCACAGACCTGTTCGACAACGGGGCGGACTCCTGCGGTAGCCATGTTGATGGTTCCTTTTTTGTTGGATGGTGGTTGAAGGTGTTGGTTAGCGCCGCTTCTTGGACGGCTTGATCTCGACGGTCAAGTTGCCACGGGCATCGGCCAGCAGCTTCTTCACGTCTTCCTCGGTCAGAGTCTCGCCGATCAAGGGACGAGTGCGGTTGTGAAGGGCAACGACATCATATTGTGCCTTGCCCGCTGGCACAGGGCTAATCGTAGCTCCGTGCTGCTCCAGAACGATCTTGCTTTTCATGGGTAACGTAACCCCCTTTCTACTCAGAAGACCGGCGAATATCCACTAGGTTCGGAAACTCGCATATTTTCGCAGGGGGTATACGACTGCCTGGGGAATTCCCCAGGCAGTCGTGCGGCAAGATTAGTCCCCCAACTCCTTCTCAATATCGGCCAGTTCCAGTTCGGCCTGAAGTTCCGGGCTGATGATCTTCTTCAGCCGGGCTTCCAGCGCCTCCAGCTTCGCTTTCTTGCTGGAAATCTGAACCTTGCTGATGCGGGTCTTCAGGTCTTGCAGCCATTCGGCGACGGTGTAGCCGTCCCAGGTGAAATCAGGAATCTTCTCCACACCGAGCAGCTTGGCCGCTCCCTTGTAGGAATTTTCCTTCTCCGTCAGGAACGCCGCCATCAGGATCAGTTTCTTCACGTCCGTTTCGACGTGAATGTTGGTTGCGCTGCCCCGGTTCCCTTCGATGTAGGTGAACGAGCAGTTGGTCTTGTAGCTGGGCTTGTCCAGCTTGGCGATTTCAGCCCGATCCCGTTTCACTTGCTCGATCAGTTCGAGTGTCTTTTTGTCGGTCTTTGCCACGATCTTTCTCCTTGTTTGGATGCCGTTTTGGTTTTTTCTTCGCAGCGGTGTCGAAAGTCTCGCCCGTCAAATGTTTCAGACGAGACTTTCGGCCACCGTAATAGCCACGATGGGCCATTATTTTTCCTTCTCGAAAGCGTTCTTGTAGCTCGGCCCACAAGCCCGATGCTTGCCGCCGTTCTCGGTTTGGGCGAACAGGCGGAAGTTCGTCGGCTCACGCCATTCCATCGTGTTCTTGATGGTTTCGTATCGCCCGGTCTTGTGGTTGTACTCCTGCCTGTTTTTCTGTTCCACGTCCTTGGAATAACAGATGGCGTTGTATTCCTTCCTGGTCAGCAGGCCGGTCTTCTCGTCGATATACCACTTGGCCTGTGCCTGGATGTATTCGATCACGTCACGCTTGTTGCGGGCGCTGTTCCAGGCGTAATAGGTCTGGCATTCGACAAACGTGCCGTCCGAGTCCTCGTAGAACCAGTCTTCTTCCTGGTTCTGCCAGTGGTCGGGGTTCTTCTTGCCGGGGACTTCCTTCAAGAAGAGTTTCACCACCTTGCTGCCGTGCGGGGATTTGTTGTACTTGTCCACCAACTCGGCGAAGTCGGGATGAACGCCGTCGTCCTTGGCCGTACCGAGCGACTTGAGATCGTTCAGGTAGACGAATTCCTTGCCATTCCAGAAAACGTAGCGCTTGACGACGCCCTTCTGGTCCTTCTTGGGCGGGTGCTTCCACTCCTCGTTCACGTCATAGCCCCTGTAGTGAGCATACGACTGCATCCCGTAGTAGTGGTTGCGGGCGATATTGTACTGGAAGTGGTAGTCGAACTTGCCCAGGTAGGTCAGTTCCTCCTGCTTTTTCGTGAGGTACGTCACCCCTTCCTTCAGTTCCTTCGCCCCGACCGACTTGCCCTGAAGGTCGGTGAAGTTCTGGCTGTTCTTGTAGTCCACCGAATGGCAGGGCAGCAACACCAACTCGGTGCCTTCCCAGGCGTACACGAACTGGCCTTCCAACCCCTTGCCGGGCGAGCAAGCCCCTTCACGGAGGATGAACAACAGGTTCGGGACTGAAATCTCGAACTCGAAACCCCTGGGATCGTACACCCGAACGTGGGCGTCCCGGAAGTTCCAGTGCGACTTGTAGCCGCCGACCTTCTTGTTGAGGACGAAGCCTTCGGTGGGCTTGTTCTCGATCTCCTGCGCCTTGATCTTCTTGTCACGCCACGACTGCCAGGATTTTTCTTTCCGAAGCGTCCCGGTCTTGTCGTAGTAGATGACGTAGGCCAGCATCCCGTTGTAGGTTCCTTCACGTTTCTGGAACCCGACTGCCAACTTCTCCGGGATGTAGAGTTGCTTGGCCTGTTCTTCGTTTCTCATGGTTTCCTCCAAGTAACGGAGTGGGAATTTTCCATCCCACTCCGTTAGATCATCGTGATGGTTACGCCGTGAATTCCGCCAGGTAGCGGAGACGGCACTGTTCACCGGAGAACACGATCCACTCGTTGTTCTCCACGCCGCTGTTCTGGCGGCTGCTGGTGTGGTTGCGGCCCATACCGAAGACACAGTGATGGCCCTTCGGCGGGCTGGTATAACCGTGCGGCCCAGGAGCAACGTGTGGCTGCCCCACGACGACATCGGCGGCGAACATGAAGGCATGGCGACCGGCAACCCCGCCATAGCCCGCCGAGTAGAGCGAACCCGACAAGCTGGTGTAGCCTGCCGACTTCTTCCAGTCATCGGCCCAATACAGACCAGGGCCAAACATGGCCCCGTTGATGGAAACGCCGACCAGTTGCTTCGGCAGCAACAGCGACTTCTCCAAGATGCCCTTCACGTTGACGGAACGGGTGCCGTGAAACAACAGCGCCGTGTTGGTCTGACCGAACAGCTTGCGCTCGTTGATGTCGGGAACATCGTAGCGTTCGGACGGCTGGAACAAGGGCCGTTCCTTCAGCGCCGCCTTGCCGATCTCGGTGGCGATGCGGTCCTGCGAGCGGCGAACCTTCTCCGGGTCGCCGAAGCGGTCCACCTTCCACATATTCTTGATCTTCATGTCTTTCAGGTGGTAGTGGCGATTGGCCGTCGCCTTCGGCCACCAGAAGTAGAGGAACTTGCCGAGTTCCGTTTTCGGGTCGATGTATTCCATCGTGAGGGGCAGGCCGTGGAAGGGATCGGCAACCTGACCGGCCTGTTCGTCAATGCCGGCCTGGGCCGACAACGCCGACTCGAAGGCGTCCAGGTCGTTCCGCCAGGAGAAGATATTCTCGCTGGACAGAATCCACACCTTGTCCGGCGTCCCAACCGGCTTCTTCTTCGGGATGCGACGGTACAGTTCCCCGGACAACTGGCGAAGTTCCTTGTCGGCGATCTGGTCATCGAGGCTGTTGCCGACCTTCAACAGTCGCTTCTCGGCCTCGGTGAGAACATCACGAGCGATGTCGATGGCATTTTGCGTCGGAATCGAGTCGTCGGCCATGCTCCCACGGGTGTAGGAGATCGTGCCGCCGATCAAATCCTGAAGCAATTTACTGGTGACTGGATCGGCACGACGGGCTGGGGCCGCTGGTTTCGCTTCCTTCTTCGTCGGCTTGTCGGTAGCGCTGGCATCGTCGGGCTTGCCGGGCTTCGGCTTCGGCTTTGCGCCCTCAGTGTGCTTGATGGTTTTGGCATCGGGCAGACCCGTGGAACGGGTGGCGAGTTGGCGGACGAGATACACGTCCTTCTTGGGTTTGGCCGTCAGCGTGCGATGGCCCGCCACGGTTGTCCAAACGCCACGCTTGTCGTTCTTCTCGTGGCACTGATCGGCGAATTCCCGCTGGGCGTCGGCCTCGCTGCCACACTCGACAAACTGGAAAGCAGGTTTGGACGCCCCGACCCGGCCCCACTCGAAGTAGGTGTAGTAGTTGCCGTTGATCTTCGACTTGACGACGGCGGCGTGATAATACTTGTTGGAATCTTTCTCCTCTTGGGAGAAGGAACCCATGTCGGCGATCTTGCAGGTGTCGAAATTCCCGTCTTCGGTGGCGGGCGGGCCGAAACACTGGAAATCGTTCGGGCCGTGGCCGGATGGGTAGGTGGACTTTTCGAGTTTACGTCCCATGATGGTTTCCTGTTCGTTGTTGAAAGTTACGTTGTCGTTCTACAGTAATATCGACCAAAGCTGGGCGGGACTTTAGCCGATTAGCCAGGTTCGGAAAAATCGTCGATGCTTCGGTACTTCTTGTTCTCGTCGGGAACAATGATGTCTTCCAGCAAAATGCCGTAAGCCAGCACGCCGCCCTTGTGGTCCATTGTGATCTTGTCTTTGCCCTTCACCGCATGTCCACCGCAAATATGCGTCATCCTGGTTCCCTTGGGGATGTTCTTGAAATCATCCACCGGGCAAAGCAACAACATCTTGCCCTCGAACAAGTCCGAACGACTCCACATGCGCCAGCCACGCCGGATGAGAAATTCCGAGTTTTGAACGGTGAAATCTTCGGCGGAAAACATGGTCACTCCACAAACTTGCTGTACTTGGCGTACAACTCATTGCGGCGTTGCTGGCGAGTGTCGATATGTTCCTTCATGTCGCCGCCAAAAACTTCAGCACAAATTTCTTCCGCCAGCTTCATTCCAGGCTTGTCAGCCTTCCCCTCCCAATAACGACGAAGACTGGCCTTGGCAACTTCCCAGGGGTCAGACTGACCGAAACAACGCTGACCGAGAGCGAACGTGATATTGTGAATCTCATCGTCCGTCGCCCCGGAATCGTGCAGGCGGTCGGCAAGCCAGTCGCCGGCCATGAACACCTGCTTGAAAGGTTCGCTGTCGTGAAGGCCGGGGATGATCCTGGTGTCTTCAGGAGGATCGTCCAGAAATTCCTGGTAATGTTCCTCCAGCTTCGCCAGATAGTCGGGCGTAAATTCAGGACGTGGCATAGTGTTCCCACAGCACCAGGCTGCCGAGCGTAAGCAGCAGAACCAGGATGTAAATGCCGTACACGAAGATCGTCCACAGCACCAGCTTATTGCGCCGCTGCAAGGTGATGAACTGCCAGTGTTCCAGAAGGAAATATCCCGCCAGAACCACCAACACCAGCACCATCACACCATCCAACTCCCAAAACATGACGGGGCGATGGTCGGCGTGATGGTTGAACAAACTGTCGATCACCTTGCTCATGCGTGGAATAATACCCCAACTCACTTGGGTTGTAAAGTCCCAATCGGGTGATAACGAATTTCCTGGCCGGGCGGGTGCGGAACAAGCGAAACATAGCCTGCGCCGGCCATTTGCATCGCCAGATCGCCATCCAGCCCGATCAACTTGGGGGTCATGCACTGCCACAGGCCCAGGAGCCAGCCCAGGCCCATCAACTGCATAGCAAGCCCCTGATCGCCGATCCAGCCGCCGACTTCGATGTAGGAATGTTCCTGGTTGTCGAGCATGTTGAGATCGCCAAACTCACCCTGGACGTTCTCCTGAAGAAGACGCCGAAGAGTGTCGGGATCGGGATTGTTGGTTGCCGACACTTCAAAGAACACCATGTCGGCGGTATGGGGACGGAAAGCACCCACCGACCACTCATTATCGTCGCCGGGCAGATGGTCGGGGCCGGAAGTGATACACTGACCACACCTACAAGCGGTGCGGTCAGTGTGGGAGCGAACGTAATCCCTCAGTTGTTGCATTGGCATGATGGGTTACTCCATCGGGGCGAGCAGGTTGGGAACCACAGGTTGCGACATCCAGAACTCGTCGGTCTGGACATGATGCGCCCTGACGAATTTCGCTGCGGAGATGGCAAAGTCCTCGTATTTGAAGGAACTCGCCAAACGAACAACGTAGCCTTCCTGTTCTGCGTCGTAGCAAGATTCGCCCGTCCAACAATCCCTCACTTCCTTCTCGTCCCACGAGCCACGGTATAAAACCGGGGCCATTTGCAGGCCGAGAAGGGTGGCGTATTCCTCCGTGTCGTTCCACGACAAGCACAGGTCTTGGTCGTTGTAGATGCCGAAAACATAGAAGTACGCCGTCAAGCCTCGATAATGAATCGAATGCTTGGCGTACACGTTCTCGCCACAAATCCGCCATCCTTCTGGAATGTCGGATTGAATACGACCATGCTCGGCTTTCACCCAGGTCCGGGAAGGGTGATGCTTGGAATCAATCGACCGGGCGTGAATATGATCCCGGTACATGGTGGTGTTTTCCCCATCCAGCTTCTCAGTAACGATGATTTCCTTCCCGACGAAGTGTTCAACTCCGTCGAGAACCTTGTCGTCGTCACTGCGGCCCGGACTCCACGGAAGGTGGAGGGTTCTTGGGTATTTCTTGTACATGATCCCTCCCCCTGTAACGGTCAACCACCACCTTCATTTCCTCCAGCGACACCTTGACCTCGCCGCTGACGATCTGCTCGAACAACTCATCCTGGGCGTCGTAGTCGCCGGGACAGGTCGCCTCACAGTATTCCATCAGGTAGTGTTTGACCATCCCCATCAGGATTCCTCCAATAAGGACGCTTCGGACCCTCGTACTCTCGGCTCCGCTCATGGTGAAGACTCAGCGAACCGCCGATAGGTTCGTAATCTTCCGGCAGAATTGCCTTCTCCACGTCCCAATTCGCCGGCAGGTACTTGGGCTGCATCACCGCCAGGAAGTGATGTCGCCATCGCTCGATGAATTTTTGTACATCTGCCAGATTTTTCATCTGGCGGACGATGTATTCACCGTGGTCGTAGCAGCCTTCCATCTTCCTGTGGCGATGCCCCCGCTTGGAAATTTCCAGCACGTCATCGTGGGTAGCCTCTCGGCCTAGCCATGACGAGATATGGGACATCAACTCCTGGCGGCGGGGTTCAGGAATCCGTTCTCCGTTGCGGACCAGGGCGATGGCGGCTTGAACGGCCCTGCCGTTGTCATGATCGTACAACACCATCTCGCCTGTTTGTCGGTCGTAGATGCAATGCGTCGGGCAGTTGTACTCCACCCCGATCTCATGTTTCAGCCTATTGGCCTCGACCTCGTAGGACTCGTGGCAATCCAGGCACAACAACAAAACGTCGTGGTAGGAATGGCTTTTGATGTCCAATCCCATGTAGCGTCTGTAGCAACTCGGAACAACGTGATGGCGATTCAGGCCGTTCGTACCACCACAGACCACACAGCGATTGATCTTCGGAGTCAGGTAGTAGTCATCGCCGACGTGCCCCGGCCCGCCAGGAATAAACTTCAACTGGAGGGTGGGCGGATCGTGGGCGACGATCTCAACCAGGTCACGGTTGAGATACCACAAAGCCTTCTGATTGTTGCAATGGAACATCAGATGGCCTTCAGGAGACAAGATGTGATAATTGCCGTACAAGATGGTGCGGCGGGCGTGCAACCAGTTGTGCCACTTCGCTTGGTGCTTTTGAGGCGCACCTTTAGCGAAGGGTCGCCACTCCTCAGTAGGAACCTTCAACTGGATGGTTGGTTCCTTCACAAGAACCAGTTCGGCGGCATCACCTTTCAGGAGACGGAATGCAGCGATCTGGCTGACCATCTCGATAAATTCGCCGGCCTGGTCCAACAACCTGATGCGAAGTTCCCAATTGTAGGGATTCGGCAAGCTGTTGGGGTTAGTCTTGTGATAGATTTTGTGGGTCTTGCGAACTCCTGGTGTTGATGCCATTTTGCGCTCTCCTCTCGACTTGCTCGATCACAGCGAGCATGTCCCGTGCCAGCTTCTCGTCTGCATCCTTGAGGACATCCCACAACAGCCGGCTCTCGCTGGCGTAGAGAGCCAAGAAATCCATGTCGTTGCATTCGTACAAATCATTCAGATTGCAGATACGGTCGAACATCTTGATGATCTTCGCCGGGTGCGGGGCAACAGCGATATGCTCCCGATCCATCTGCTTCCGGTAAGCCCTCGGCTTCTTCACGCCTTTCGATGGGTTCGTGAGCCAGTACACCAACTGAAACGATTGATCGCCGCCTGCTTCCCTCATCTCATCATCCGAGATGAAAGGGTTGGAGTCCTTGCTTTGACAATCTTCTTTCAGGTCGTGCATCCAGGCGGCGCAACCCATCACGATGCGCTCTTCTTCCGGGCGTTTCGGCTTCCAGAATGCAGTTTTCGTGTAGACCTGGCGGGGATGCACGATGTAAGGGCGGTCGCCATACTTCCGCTTCTGGTGTTCATGTCCACGATGGGCCAGGCACATCGACTTATGCAGCCGGTCATCCATGTAGTAGAAAGGAAGATACAATTGACACGTTTTACAAACAGCATCACCATCCAACAAGTAAACCTTGGGCTGGTCGTCGGGAAGATCGACGTGAGCGATCCTCTCAAGATCATGCTTGCAGTTGATGATGCTGTTGTAATTTTCCCAACAGGCATCTTCCGCTTCCAGGGCCGTGGGTCCGTACCCGGATGCGAACCAGGTAGATTTTACCCGGCCCCGACCAGTGATGTACAAAGGACGAATCCCGGCACTGTCAGGTGCCGGGAATGCCGCCGAACACAGCCACTCCTTCTTGTCCTTGGTGCTGGGCCAATCACAAGAATTCTCATTGACGGTCAGTTGCGTGCCTTCAGGCCACTTCTTCTTCATCAGCTTCCTCAAATACGATTCCAAGTTCCTTCACTTTTTCCCGAATCACCTGCAACCCCTTCTCCTTGAGTTGTCGGACTCTTTCTTTGGTAACGTCCATATCTTGACTGATGGCGTCGAGGGTGCGGTGTTCTTTTCCGTGTAGTCCGAACCACTCCTCAATCGCATACACCTGGCGCTGCACGTCACCGTTGCAGTCGCTTTCAGCCAGAAGTTCCAACAATTTGTCAACCAGTTTGCGGTTGTTCTCGTAAGTGATTTCTTCCTTGTAGCCATCACCATCATCTTTGATTTCGTTCAGCGGGTCTTCCATTCCCGTCGTGAAGCGTTCCTGATACTTCGCCTGATTTTTCAAATCCCTGCTGAAATTCTTCCGCAGTACCCAGGTGCAATACGTCGAGAACTTGTTGCCCAGGTTGAAGTTGAAGTAGTCAATAGCCTTCAACACATCAAAGTAGGCATCACTCAGGAGGCCGTCCGTCAAACTGTGTTCCCTGTAGAAACTGGACTGCTTGCGGAGCAGTTGGGTAGCGAGCCGGAAGTTGGAGTTGCCGATCTGGTTCCTGATCTTGTTGGCTTCCTCCAGCAGCGACTCGATTTTATCAAGGCGCTTATCGCTGCATCGTCTCGGATTCAGGTCCGCCATCAACTTCTTGGCCCGATACTTGAAGTAATTCATCTTCCTGAAAAGATGGTACTCCTGTTCTCGTGTGAGCAATGGTTCCTCGTAGCATGGACGCATTTCCGGGGCAATCTTGTCTCCGTTGCGAAGCTGAACCACCTTCTTTCTTTGTTCGTTGAACTTTTCAATATCTGGCATCTCGCCAAGGATTTCCTTCCGTTTCTTCGGGTTATCGAAATCCGCATTGAAAATGAACCGGAAAGGACGTTCGAGTATTTTCCGGGCACGTTGTTCTGTAGGGCTGGGGATACGTTGTGTGATGCGCATATTTCTTCCCTCCGTGGAACGATTATACGCCAGGATATTGGCTCACTCAATATCGACTTCATATTTTCGCCAATATATTCACCGCCTTCGGAGTAACATCCTCGATCCACACATGAACCCCTTCTTCCTTCAGCTTGCGAGTGATGCCGAATTCCTGCATCAACAACTCGACCGCAGGAATGCTGGGAACTCTCGCCGGGTTGTCCACCGAAACTGACAGGTGATGACACCAGCCCAGCGGTTCGGGTTGCTCCTCGATGGTGTAGACGCACTTGTATCCAACCTGGAGGTAGCAGATGTAGGAGTCCATATCGCCAGGCACGCCAGCCTTCCCTGTCATGCGCAACGCCATGTAATCTTTGTTGTATTTGTGATTCTCGGCGTAGGCGATGACTTCGGCGATTTTAGCCTTGGCGTCGTTGTCGATAACCAATGGTCGCATGTGTTTCTCCAGTGTCGGATGCCTGTATTGAAACTCACGACGAAGCAACCGTCCAAAATCATCAAGGTTGCCGCCGCAGACTTCTTTCAGAACAACTTCGAGGTTCATTGGAAGATCAGACACCCCAAGATCGCCAGCGCCAGCAAGCCGAACAAAATGGCTTGCGGCAACATGGCGACGATAAAAAGGGACTTGGTATGTCGCCACTCGGCACGCCAGAATTCTTTCCCCTGGCAATTCAATGGGTGGGGATAGCCGCCGAAGCTATAGGCGGACTTGATATGTTCCCAATACCACTTGAAGAATTTCTTCATGGTATCTCCTGTGGGACCGGCTGGACTCGAACCAGCAACCAAGGGATTATGAGACACAATTCAAATCCCCTGCTCTACCATTGAGCTACGGTCCCTTCAGTTGTCGAAATCGAAAATGTTGGGAAATTCCTTCTCCAGCCATTCCTTCCACATCTCCATGTCCACCATCCTGAATTTGAGTTCCATGTACTTGTTCAGCGTCTTGAAACTGGCGGGCCTCGGATTGAGTTCAAGAGGCCAATGACCGCACATCAAAACGATGCTAAGGAACTCATTGACGGTATCTCTCACATCTTGGAGATGTTTGTCGATGTCAAGGCCGAAAACAATGCGACTCATTACTCTTCCCCGTGACGATGTTCGCCATCCTGCTCGCCGAATTCCGCCCTCATCTCCATGATGGTTTCCATCAGGCGGTTGCGGCTGTCTTCGTCGTTCATGTCGATTTCCACGATCCGGTCGGCAACTTTCACCAACCTGTCGGGAACCTTCGTGCCGGGCGGGATGGCGAGGATGATGGGTTTATCATACATAATGGCAAAACCCAATTCCACGGCGAATTTCACGTCCGGCTTTCCATCGTTGGGCGTGATGGAGATGAAGATGGAACTGTCTTTGAGGTTCGGGACGACGTTCTCTCGAACGTGTTTTTCGTAGCGCTGCCAGTCAGGATCGTTGTGAATGTCAACCCACTTGTTCCCCATGACAGTCTCGCTTTCTGAGATGTAGGGTGTGACCAACACATTCATTTTCGGGAGCAGGCGTGTCGGTATCTTCCCGCTCATGACACCCGTGAGGCCGGATGTAACCTTGTTCGTCAAGAAGTGATGCCCAATCATTCATCCTGTGATGGCAGTACGATGTTGGATTCCACGGGCAGCTTTCGCACATTTTGTTCGACATCAGCCCCTCGAACGAATGTAGGGCGAAGAAAGAAGAAGTAAAAAACCAAGATGATGGCTGTGAAAATAGCGATACGGACAATGGACCAGATCGGGTTCGGACCCGGATCGGGGTCATCTTTGTCGCCCCATAGTTCTGCCATGACTTACTCCGGTAGATCGGGCATATCGGGTAGTTCGACACCTTGTTTACGCAGTTCCTTCTCAGCCATTGCAGCCGCCACTTTGAGAATGCCAGCAGCAGGAACGGCGTCGATATTGTGAACTTCGACCGAGAGGCCGAAGCAACCTTCCTCCATGTTGTTTACGGGCAACAACAGGAGATAAGTTCTTGGGCGTTTACGCATTTCGGCGAGGAGTTGGTCGCTTGTCGCCAAGTCCAAGTCCACAGCCAAATTCGCTTCTTGGCGGGCCTTGAGGGTCAGCCAGCGGTTTCTATATTTCACGACCAGTGTTGCCAGGGCACCAAGCGACAGCGCCATGAATAGTGACAGCAACACAATGCCGATAACAGGGTTCATCCTAATTCCTCCTCGATGCTCCGAATCACCCGTTGGACAATCCTGTTTCGTCGGGTGCGAAACATCCAGTCTGGTGAATTAGTATACCCCAAGTTGTCCGGCCATGCAATGAATCTTATGATACTGCCACCGATCTCCACGATACGAGGCTCTTTGCCAGACAAGAAATCATCCGTAATTTCCGCCCCCAGGACATCCAAGTTGATGTTATGTTGGGGACGACTAGCCTGATCGAGCGACAAATCCAACAAGTATCGTCGCTCGCCGATGATGACAAGGTGCCCAGGCCACTTCATCGGTTCAGGATCGCCGCCTAGCCCAAGGCCGACGTTCCAAGCACCATCCTCCTTTACCCAAACATCCAACTCGGCTCGATCTTTGGGGAACGGATGACCGGCCTCAATACGCTTAACGAAGGCCGGGTTCCAAATCATTACCTTGACAGCCAATGGCTCGCCCAGGATGCCGAAATGATCGAGGACATCCAGGCCAACGCCGCTAGACGCAATACACGAATCACGCCGGTATTCCTTGAGGATTTCCGGGCGTGCGTGTTTGACCAGCAGTTGCAGCACTTTCAGCTTGTCCATGTCCTGATTTTACTCCGTTTTTGCACGGATGTAAACCAGGATCAGCGTGGACTCCAGAAATGGCCGCAGTTGCGTGCGCCACCGATTGGTTTCTTGTAGAAGTAAGTCTCGGCCCGCTTCTGGTGAAATGCTCCAAAGACTTCCTGACAAGAAGGAAGGAATGACGGCCAAATTTCCTTCAGGTCCACATTACGCCTTTCGTACAAACCCTGGTCACACGCCTCGATCTTGTCAAGTTCCATAACACAGGCGTTGTCAAGTTCATACAACTCGCCGTAGATTTCCTCGCCTTCTTTCAACAATGTTTCCGCTTCGGGATGGTCGTTCTTGATGAGGGCCGGGTAGCCAGCGAGTTGATACATAGCGTAATGGGGCTGCGTGGTAGCAATACCGATGTATCGCTGACCACGCAGCGCCACGTTCCGCATCATTCCTTGCTTCAGGGAGCCATACACGAACAATAGATGCTTGTTAGCCATATTTGCCTTTCATTTCATGGTTTTAATCAGGTCAACTATATGAACAATGCCGACCAGAAAAACCGAAACAAAAACAAACAGGCCAAGCGTGATGAGAAGGGCATAAATACCCATCAGGTTCCGGTGCTGATGATAGTTATCCGTTCTCAGGTGGGGCTTGTCATCGAAGTCGAACGGGTTTTCGGGTTCTTCCTCCACTATTACGTCGTTGAGGATGTCGGGGTTCCAGCGGTTGTTCATTTCAGTGACTTGTAGTATCGGAGCATTTCAAACAGCGTCCTGCTTTGCTGGTCAGTGGGCGTCGGCGGCTTCTGTTGATGCCGTTTGGTCTTCCGACACACCCGTTCCAGTCGAAGCAGGCTCTCGCCAACGATCTCACGAGAGTCGATGACTTTGAAGCGTTTGAAAGTCTCAAACAGACGCCTCCGCACGTCGAAGGGAGCGTCGTCGTAAAGACTCTTCCCTTTGGGAATCATCAGCTTCATCAGCATTGTACCACCTGGGTCTTGAAAGCACATAGGTCACACCCTCACCCGGCCTGGAAAATGCGCAGCGTACAGGTTGAGTGCCATCCTATCAACCTCAAGCCATGCCTCCAGAAAAGCCGAATGAAGCAGGAAATTGTAATATCCCACGAATCCCGCCCATGCCTCCAAATCGCCACACATCAGCCTGGTGTCCAGCGTGGAACCATAAACAGGAATCACCTTCTCCTCAATCAAGCGAGTCGCATCGGCCCGCCTGTAGATGTTAGCGATTGGCAGAACGGCGTTGGGCAAATGCCATTCGCCTTCGCAGGCGCAAACCAAACCGGGACCGGCGAAATACGAGTCCAAGTCGGCGGACTTGAAATCGTGATCGACGGGACACAAAAAGCATTGCTCACCTTCTTTCAGGCTGTCTACCAAGGCGGCGAAATGCCTAGTCTTGGCGCTTCCCTGGGGAACCAGTCGGAATTTCAGTTCCAACACCTTGCTTTTTGCTTCTTCCGACAAACCATTGTCGATTATCAGGCCATGATAGCCTGTTGATTTTGCTGCTCGCACCCACGGCAAACCGTGCTTATCCCACGATTCGCCATCGAACACTGTTGCTACGAATTTTTGCATAGACCCCCTAATCCCATTCCTGTGATTGAAGTTTCGCCAACGCCTTGCCTCCCGGACTTTCTGCGTACACGATCTCCCGATCCTTGTCGAAATCCACAAACCCCAACTCCGGGAGACAACGGAAGATCGTACCCCGCAACTCCGCAGTCCATGTTTTGTGATGATGGCCGAACAACCAATACTTCGGGGCGTGATTACCCCACATGGTATCCAACAACTTCGCCGTCATGCTGGGCTTCAACAACTCCCCATCCCATGTTTTCTGACCGAAGGCGGCGTCGATGATCTCGCCAGGACACTCATGAGTGAAAACATACTCCGGTTTCACTTGGTTGTAAAGTTCCAAAGCCTTCTGCATTTCTTCGTAGGTCAGTTCCTCATCCTTCCACCAGCTTCGACCGGGCATCCGGTATCTCCAGTCAATAGAGTAACCACCCCGAACAAAGAAGATGTCCCCAAAACCAGGCACAGTGTACACGCCATAATCGCCGAGCCAGTGGCCGGTCTGCATATGGATGAACTTCTCCGTCCCCCACTTGTCGTAGTTGTCGTGATTGCCGGCCAAAACTTTGTGATGCTCCGGGTCCAATTGCTTCAAACAATCGTACTCAAAGCCCAAGTCGCCAATCTGCAAACTGTTCTCAGCTTGCTTGGCGATATTGACGTAGGCGTTGTAGTGACCATGAACGTCACCAATGACACGAAAAATAGGTTTTCCCATTATTATCCTTATTCTTGCAAGAGCGCCCGCTTCAGGAAGTCCGTCCACTCCTGTTGGAGCGATTTCTTCCACCACTGGTTGTCGAAGTCGATTGGCTTCACGACCCTCGGCTCATGTTGGTACTCGATGATGAAGGGACGCCATGCTTCACCATTCCAATACAACCCGGCGATGCAGTCGCCCAGGGTAGTCCCCTGGCCCGACTTGCAGAAACGGTCCAGGCCATAAATGAGTTGCTTCGGCTTGTGTTCCATCAGCGCTTTCAGCACTGCCTGGAGAACTTCGTGAGGTTTGTTCAACATCAGGGCGTAAACGCCCAGCTTTCCATCGTCGTCCTCACACATCATCTGATGGGGGTACACACCCTTCTCGTCGATGGACCGAGAGATGTGATCGTGGTAGGTTTTCAGGAGGTCCAGTGGTTCACTCATCGTATTTTTCCTTCAGCCAGCGGTAGAACCTCACCCACCAGGGCGGGTTCAATTCTCGTTGCACACGACGCAGTTACTTCAACTTAATCTGTTTTTCCCGCTCGGCTTTCGTCTCCATGTTCTGACACAAGTATTCAACCGCTTCCGGGATTGTGTCCGTGTCCGAGAAGAAATTGTGGGTTCCGCAGTAAGGACAAGAAACCTGTCTGTGGTTATATGTTTTGTCGCAATTGAAGCAGACCGTCAGCGCCATCGACTCTCCTTAATAGGCTTTGCAGAACGGGCGAGTTGTCGTATTCCTTGTTAATCTTGGCAAACAGGTCGGCTTCGGCTGCGTCGGGGGTAGGACCAAAACCATCAAGGTGTGGCTGATGAAGGGAGAGGAGGTAATTTACTACCTCCCCTCCCGTAAGTGCGAAGAACTTGCCGTGAGTGTCTACCGGCGTCCACAGCGCCAGCAATGGGCCGTGCAGCAATTCAAAGCCAGGCACATTCTGAATGAAGTAGACGCCATCAAACATCAGGCTGCCTTTTCTTCTTCTTTGGGCGGTTCCACGATTTCCACAGCCTTGGGCTTCTCGAAGATCGGACGTTCGCCCTTGACCATACTTTCGTCGATCACGATGGTTTCTCCGCTATGCTCCGGGAGAACGTACATGGTGTCGGTCATGAAACCTTCCACCACGCTGCGAAGACCACGAGCGCCAGTACCCTTCTCGATGGCGAGTTTGGCGATTTCACGGATTGCCTTGTCAGTAAATTCCAGTTTCACTTCATCCATGCGGAACAGCTTCTTGTACTGTTTTACGATGGCGTCCTTGGGCTTCGTCAGCACGTCCACCAGGGCATCCTCGTCCATCTCCATCAGTGGAGCGATGACCGGCAACCGACCAACAAACTCCGGGATGATGCCAAATTCCACCAGGTCGTCCGTCGAAACCTGCTCGATGAGTTGGTTTTTTTCTTTCTGGTCGGTCAGGCCGGCAGGCCGGACCTGGCCAAAACCCATACCACTTTTTCCGGTGCGGCGTTTCACGATCTGATCCAGGCCCACGAAGGTTCCACCACAGATGAACAAGATGTTGGTCGTGTCCACCTGGATGTACTGCTGTTCCGGGTGCTTGCGCCCACCTTGCGGCGGCACGTTGCAGACAGTGCCTTCCAGCATCTTCAGCAGGGCTTGCTGGACCCCTTCTCCTGATACGTCACGAGTAATCGAGACGTTCGAGGTAGTGCGCCCGATCTTGTCAACTTCGTCCAGGTAGATGATACCCTGCTGGGCCAGTTCGACATTGAATTCGGCGTTGCGAACCAGCTTCAGAACCAGGTTCTCAACATCTTCGCCGACATAACCAGCTTCCGTGAGCGTCGTGGCGTCTCCGATTGCGAAAGGAACACCAACAATGCGGGCCAGCGTCCGGGCCAGCAATGTCTTGCCACACCCCGTAGGACCGACCAGCAGCACGTTCGCCTTCTCGATGGTCGTGTTCGCCAACTCATCTTCCGGGTCGTAGGTGTCCAGCCGCTCGGCATCGTCCCTGAGCCGCTTGTAGTGGTTGTGGACGGCAACGGCCAGGACACGCTTGGCTCGATCCTGGCCGACAATGTACTGATCCAGTTCCTCCACGATCTGCCGTGGAGTCGGCAGGTTCTTGGGGATGACATCAGCGGTTCCCTGCTTCATCATCTTCTGCTTCACCACGTCAGCACACAGTTCGATGCAGCCAGGACAAATGTACGGCCTCGATCCAGGTGGACGACCGTTCACTTCATTTTTCGCTGGCGGTCCTTCGACCAAGACGCCAGCCTGCTTGCTGCTTTTGCCACAGTAGTCACAGACCGACGAACCCTTGTCTTTCTTTGCCATGTTTTTACCTCTTCCCGTTGACGGCAGCCGTTACGCAGATTCTACCCCACGACTGCCAGTGTTGTAAACCAATAACCCGTTGTCAGCACCAGATTTCGGCGCATCAGCCGGTTTTTTCGGCAGGTACTTTTCCCACCGTTTGCGCATGTACAAGTGGTTAGCTTCTATGGCTTTAGAGCAATCCAGAACCTTGGAAACCTCCTCGATGGTCTTGTTCTGGTAGTGCGAAACTAACCCCAAATGCAGGGCATAGAGTCGCAAATTGGCCTCTCGGAGCCTCAAAGAAAGGTCAGCGTCCTCGCAATAGGCGAAGGTCAGATGATGAGCGTCAAACAGTCCATGCTGCTGAAAAACATCCCTGGGCATGGCGAAACACCAGCCACAGATGTACTCAACATTCTCGCCGAAGCCGAATTTGTGCCCGAACCCACGCCAATCAAGGAAACCGCCTAAGTACCCGGCCTGGGCGTAGCCGGCCTGGAGAAAGGCGATCATGGCCTTGTCCCATCCAGGGTACACCTTGGTATCCGAGTTGAGCAAGACCAAATAAGGCGAGCGACTGTACCAGGCCAGCTTGTTGTTCGGCAGAATGAAACCCTGGTTTGCCGTCGAGCCATGAACCTGAATGTCTTTCTGCTCGGCTAACCAATCTTTCATTTCCTCACCAGAAGCATTGTCCCATATATACAACTTGTAGTTATCAGTATTCTCACGAATTGATTCGACGCAATTCTTCAAGTACGGCAGTTGGTTGTGGACAACAATTAAGATGTCTTTATCAACAGGCTGATACTTGTTCATCATCAGAAGTTCATTCTTGATTTCTGATGGAAACGAACAAACACGGGTGACGGGATTCAAATCTGGAATCATAAACTACCTTAGTTGAGTGTTGCTACAAGGAGAAATCATGCGACTAGATCATATTGCCTATCGAGTAGCCGACCGTTGGAAGTCGGCGAAGTTTTTCATCGACGCCCTGGGCTACCACGTTCAGCAGGAATTCGACATTGACTTTGGCGAAGGACAAACCGCCAAGTGCATTGCCCTGGAGCCGCCTGAGAAGAAAGCTGGCACTCAGGTTCATTGGGTTTACGGTGGAGTAAACTACATGCCCGAAGAACCTGCCGGCCTTGTGCGTGAAGTGATGCAAAATTACCATCTTGCACCTGAAATTTTTGTTTCGGATGGCTCCCCTGGTTCCATTGTAGGAGATTGGGTTGCTGCCCGTGGCGGCGTTGGAGGAATCCACCATATCGCCTATCAGGTAGATAGCGTTCAACAAACAATGGAAGATTGGAAGCAGAAGGGGTACGCCGAATTTACGTCCGACGAACCAATGAAGTGTCCTGGATTGACCCAGGTGTTCACGAAACCTTCTTTGCTGACAGGAGTGATCTATGAGTTCATTGAAAGGGACGAATTCGGGTTTTGTCGTGAGAACGTAAAAGCCCTTATGGAGAGTACCGCCAAACTATGATTTGTAACACCTGCGAAATAGACAAACCGATTGAAGAATTCGCTCCCCGTGATGGCGGAAAACGTCGGCACACCAAATGTCGAGATTGCCAGCGTAAGTACAAGCAAAACTACTGGAAAAACAACAGTCACAAATACGGCGACCGCTACGAAAATAACAAAGAATGGCACAAAACATACTGCAAGAAACGGTATGCCACCTGTGACAAAAAACATCACGCCGAAGTAGTTTGGAAAAACAAACTTCGGCGTGAATTTGGCTTATCAGTTGATGACTACAACTTGTTACTTGAATCACAGAATGGCGTGTGTGCCCTGTGCGGAAAACCCGATCCTGATGGCAAACGACTTGCTGTTGACCACTGCCATGCTGAGGGGCATGTTCGTGGTTTATTGTGTCGGACTTGCAACACTGCTCTAGGTTTATTTGAAGACAATCCAGACTTGTTAAGAAAAGCCGCCGAGTATGTTGAACGGAAGCGAAAGGGAATCGAACCCTCCTAGAGTGTTGTTCACACCCTACAACAGTTTTGAAGACTGCGGCCTACACCAGACGGCATTCGCTTCCAGGTGTATCTATCCTTCGTCAATGGTACGCCAGAAAATGAGCGGGGGCGTCGGTGCTGATGCACATGACTTTATCACCCGGCTTGAAAATCATAGGATTTCTTTGAGTTTCTGTGCCATCAGGCCAACCCCGCCCCGGTGCAAGATGACCTGGGTGCCGTTCTCGGCTCGCTTCTTGGCTTCGATCTTCATCGGAACGCTGACGAATTCCGCTGCAAGCACCAAAATGTCTTGAACTGGCGGAATGGCTGTTGGTGAGCGCCGGTTCTTGTCGATGAAGTTCAACTCGGCTAGGCCCGCCAGTTTTTCTTCCAGGTTGCGAGCCTGGTCCGGCAACAAACCAACAACCGTCACCTTCTTCAAGACCTTGGGCGTCGGCATGGAGAGTTTGGGTTTGCTCTCCTGTTGTTCTTTCTCTCGGAGTTGCTTCGCTAAGTCGATGACGTACTCGGCGAGTTGATCCTTCTCGATCTTCAGCAACTCCATGCCCGTGTGGAAGTCCTCGGCGACCATCGCCAGCGCCCGGTCAGCGAGGTAGACCCCCACTTCATCTTGACTTTTGCGTCAGGTCAGGCTCCTGCGCCGGCGTGTTGTTGGCCGGGGCTTCCTGAAATTGCCCCGTCACCGGAGGAGCATGGACCGTGACTGGTTGCAGGCGAGCCGGCTGAGGCAAGGTCACACGCCTCGCTTCTTCCTGAAGGCGGGCCACTTCCTTACGACGAACCTCGTAAATGGTCGTCATATGGCATTTGACACCTTGCTTGGCAAGTGCCTTCTCGACACGCTGCCGCCAGCCATCCGGCAGCTTGTTCGTGTCGGGTTCCCGGCACAAGCCCATTTCATTCAGGACTTGCGCAACGATTTTGACCTTGGGCTGCTGCATTCTAGTTCCTTTCAGGTTTGAGGAAGGTTTGCCCGTAGGATGATACTACGAATGTGTGTGGTTGTAAAGAAAACGGCCCGCCAAAGAAGGCGGGCCGTTTGTGTATCGAGATAGCGGGTTACGCCGCCTGGCCAACGTAATGGTAGTCCCGGCTCTCCTGGTCTTTTTCGAGGATACCCCGCTTGACCAGCTTGAGGAGCGCCTGGTAGACCATGTTGGGGAAGTCCTTGGCGTCGGTCTGGTAGCCTGCCGCCCGTGCCAGGGACACGAAGTCGGCGATCTTGAGCGGACGCTGTTGCTCGGCGGCGATCTGCGCCAGAAGGGTTGGGAGATCGGGCTGCTTGCCGTCGTCCGTTTTGCGAGGGACGCCCTTGCCGATCACAGTGATGCCGGTCTTCTTCGCTTTCTTCGGAGCGGGGGCTGTGCTGCGAACCACAGTGGTATCGGAGACGGCTCCAGGCTCATCAGCCATCGCTGCGGCAATTTCTCGGTTCACGTCGGCCAGCCGCTCCAGGAGGCCGACCCTTTCCTGAGCGAGTTCAGCGACTCGCTGCGCTTTTTCGAGTGACATGCTCATCGGTTCACTCCTCGACTGACCCCAATATCGTGAGATTCAATACGGCAGGGGCCACAGTTGCCGTATACGCTCTATTCAGATGGTACGCCAAAATATCTGGTTGTAAAGCCATCGTATCAGAATTTTCTGGCGTCCTTCGGAAAAAAAGTTGCAGGGTACTCTTGTAGATAACGAATCGGCACTATTGCAAGAAAGGAAGTACCCATGCTTGTGCTATCTCGGAAGAAAGACGAAACGATCATCCTCAAGGGACCAAACATGCAGGATATTCGTATCACAGTTGTTAGGATTGACAACCGCAACAAGGTCCGCATCGGAATCGAGGCCGAGAAGGATATTACCGTCCTTCGGTCAGAACTCGCCGAGCCGGTTGAAGAACAGCATCTTGAAGCTGTCGTCTAAAGCAGCCATCACGGGGCGGGACTTTCCCGCCCCGTTTCCTTGGCATTATCCCAACAATCGGCTCAAGGACTCCTCGTTGTGAATACAGCGAATGGCCTCCCCGAACAGTTTGGCAGTTGGAATGACCGCCAACTTCTCCCTCAAAGCGGGGGCGAGCCGGAACGGTTCAACCGTGTCCGTCACCACGACCTTAACCCCCTTCTCGATCAAGTGTCCAATGTTCTCGTTGGCGTTGCCCACAAACAAACCGTGGGTGCAAACCGCCGCCCGAACCCTGCCCCCGGCCTTCTCAACCTCCTGTGTGGCGACCATCAGCGTTTTGCCGCTGGAGATCAAGTCGTCAAACAAGATCACGTCCTTGCCCTTGACGTGACCCATGACGCCGTGTGAATGGACCTTCTTGCCCCGTCGCTCCTTGTAAACCGCCGCCACGCCGACATCAACCTTCAGGTTCGACGAAAGTTCGTCACGGTAGTAGCCAGTACGTTTCACCCCACCCTCGTCCGGCGAACAAGCCACGAGGTTGTCAACGTCCAATTCGTCGAAATCCTTGTAGTTTCTACTGAACCAGTCGCCAACCAAAGGCTTCGCCTCCAGATGGTCGATCATCATGCGGAAGCCGGACTGGAAGGCGGAAAGATTATGGGCATCCATCGTCAAAATGCGAGCGTCCTTCCCCAGCAAACCTTCCACCATCTCCGGGACATACTTGGTGTAAACAGGCGCTCTCGATTCCGTTTTCCGGTCTTGTCGTTGGTAGGCCAGGTAGGGAACCACCAACGTCAATCTGCCAGCGCTGGCATCCCGGAGAGATCGAGCAAAAAACAACAACTTGATGAACTTGTCGGCCAGCCGTTCCTTCTCACAACTGTAGAGAGAAGAAACGACAAAAACATCACAGCCCCGGACGTTTTCTTTCGAGAGGACATACGGCTCACCGTCATCCTGGAACTCCTCAGTGTGTGGTGTACGCTTGAACCCTATCGACCGGCACACCTGGTCGGCGTACTCCTGTGACTGCCCAAGACCAAACACCCGTAAGTCCACTGTGGCCCCCTTTTTCGTTAGAAACGATGCCATGATTTCCATAATACCAGCATCTAGTCTGGTTGTAAATCACAACTGAAGCAGTTTTGCGGCGGCGAGGGTATTTTCCAAAAGCATGGTAACGGTCATGGGGCCGACGCCGCCCGGCACAGGGGTAATATAGCTCGCAACCTCATAGCAAGATGGATCGGCATCGCCGTACACCTTGTCGTCGATTCTGGTAATCCCAACGTCCACAACGACTGCACCAGGTTTGAGCATCTTGCTGGTGAGAAAGCCGGGCTGACCAACTGCCACAACAACGATGTCGGCCATCCTGGTCAGTTCCTCCAGCATTTCGGGCGGGGTCCGGTCGTGGCAAACTGTGACCGTGGCGTTGGCAAAATCATCGCAATCCTGAATCAGCATCGAGGACAAGGGCTTGCCCACGACATTGCTGCGGTTGATGACCACAACATGCTGTCCAGCAATCGGGATGCCAGACCTGGCAAGAAGTTGCTGGACGGCGTGAGGCGTGCAAGGCTTGTACCTGGGTCTTCCCTGCACAAGCAAGCCGACGTTGTAGGGCGTAAAAACATCCACATCTTTGAGCGGGTCAATCATGTCGAAGATTCTCATCACGTTGATTTCCTTGGGCAGCGGAAGCTGCACCAAGATACCATGAATATCTTCGTTCTCATCAAGATGCTGGATAGATTCTTCAAGTCTTCTTTGAGGCATATGCCCCAAATGTGGGCTAACAACACAACTGGCAATACCGACTTCCTCGCACGCCTGTCGTTTCTTCTTGACGTAGATTTGGCTGGCCGGGTCATCGCCAATCAACACGACCGCCAGCCTGGGCTGGACGTTGTAATCTTCTTTGAACTTGGCAACTTCAACAGCAAGTTCGGCCCGGATAGCTTCGCTGATGGCATTCCCGTCAATGATCTGGCAACTCATGAGCAACTGTACTCCGTGTAATCCACAACTTCAGGGTCACGACGTTTTCGCTTGGGCTTTTTCTTGAGTTCTTTCTTCACCAAATCCTCGGCCTTGGTATCCGGCGAGGAAAGGTAGAGATCAACATAATTGAGAATGTCAGTATAATCTGTCGGTTTGAAAACGACAAAGGGGATACATTGCTGTTCCAGAAATTCTCGCATTTTGGCATCACGGTCCAGCGCTACTTCGGGCGTCTCATAGCGCCCGTTCTGCTGATAGGTAACAGCCCGATTCAGAAAGATGTTGAGAGAAGGGTGAATCCTTTCGTACTGCTTGGCGATCATCATCAACTCGTTCCAGATCGGCACATTGTAGGTTCTTGCGTAGAACGGTTGCATGTAGAGAGGCGAGTCCGTGACAAGGTGTTGCACGCCGCTTTGACACACCAGGTCTTCAGCGTGCAACTGCTGGCCAAAAATGTACACCTGATCGAACGATTGCGGCACCCGCTTCATGTACGCCCATTTCTTGATGTACTCATGAACGATTTCGATGCTGTAGTTCCTGATCTTCAGTTCGGAGAAGATTTTGGCGGCAATGGTACTTTTGCCGCAGCCAGGCCCGCCGAAGAAATTGATTCTCATTTGCCCCTCCTTAGCAGATAATATCGCAGTGGCGGCAAAGGATCAATATCAATATCGGTCAGGCCGAGTAATTCATATATGCCCGCTGCGCAACGCCCAGCTTCTTCAATACCCTTTGGAATTCCTCGTGGTTATATCCATAGTCACCAACGAAGGTGCATACGAGTATAGCCTCGTCTTCGGGCATATTCATCTGGAACATTAGTTGTTCTTTGGTTTGATTGTGCCGACGAACCAGCCAGGCAGCGGAGAGGAGCCTGTTGTAATCGCTGCTGTCGAACACCCTTTGACAATGCGAACAATGGGTCAGCCCATCGTTCAGTTTTTCTTCAAGCTGAAAACCGCAGTTGGGGCAGGTGTAGATCATTGCAGATATGTATCCCGCCAAAACAAAAAAACCCCGGTGGGATTTTACTCCCACCGGGGCTGTGCCCTGTAGAACAGGGTGGCACACCACTCCCTTCTTGCGAAGGAAGCCTCATCCAGAAAGCCCCTTGTAGTGAAGGCGAATGATCTCGATGCACTCGCTGTCTCCCGTCGCCAGCGCCGAGATCAGCTTCTTCGCCAGCTTGCAGGCATCAGGCGAAGCGGTGAATTCCTTGAACTCCGGGTGTTTGCCGCCCTTCTTCACCAGATCATCCAGAACGTCGATATAGGCTTCCTTGATCTTGGCGTATCGCAACGCCTTGGGTTGAGTCGGCGGGCGGGCACCACCAGAAGGAGCGGCAGTCCCTTCGCCGTCCTCGGACTCACCTTCGCCGACAATGACCCGCAGACCACTGCGGACATTGCCAGGCGTCACCTTGGGCTTGTCGCCGGCACGGTCTTTGGCGATGCGTTGCACCTTGGCCGTAGCTTCCGTCAGGCTCTCCTGATCCTCAGCTTGTTGGGCATCGGAGCGGAAAGAAGAATCAGCGACATTGCCTTCGGCGATCTCCTGTTCGTCACGGGCCTCGGTCAGACGCTTGGTCAGACGCTCGAATCGCTTCTTGTAGTCTTTGTCGGCCAGGTCTTTGGCGACTTCCTTCACCTTCGCCGTGACTTCCTCATTGAACTTCTCCTTGATGGGAAGGAGTTCGAGGGCGGCTTCACGGTCGATGGTGTCCTCGATCACGTCACGCAACGTGGACTCGTCGAGGCCGGCGATGAGGTTGTCGGTATCCCGCAACCACTTCTCGTCCTTCGACATCACCCCCATGATCTTCTCGTCGGAAGCACCGCACTTGCGGAGTTCCAACACCATAGCGATGTCGTGCCCCGGCCCCTGATTCACACGGCAGTCATTCTCCGTGTAAGCGAGAGCCAAAGCATCCAGATCGTTGGAGGCATGGTAGATTTGACACAGGACGAATTCGTACACCTGGTCCGCAGGACTGTAATCGTACTGCGGCTCCATGTCGTCGTTGAACTTGAGCGAGCGGGGGTCTTTGACCATCTCCTTCTTGTGGATCAGCCACGACACCGCCCGATGCCGCCGCTCGCCCCCAACCATCTGGACCGCCTTGTTCTTCCAGCGGCAGATGAAAGGCGTGAGCAGAGTCTTCTCCCTGATGGAATCCCGCATCTCCTGCGACTTCTGCTTATCGAACAGGACCGATTGGCCCTTCTCGGTGAGCGTCCTGGGGTTGCGGAATTCGTACTCCTTGTTGGCCTCGTCGCCGCACTTGGCGTCCGGGTCCGGCACTTGCAGCAAGTTGAACCGGACCAGATACATGGCACCATGCAGATGCGTAATGCCATCCGGCAATTCCACGCCGGCTTCGTTTTTGTCCGAAGACATGCTTGCTCTCCTCAAAATACGATGTTCATACGCCCAGCCCCATCTGACAAGAATATCCTGGCAACTGCTCGGCGTCAAGCCCGTTACAGGTTATATCCCTTGTCTTCGGCAAATGGCTTGCGACACCGGATCAGGTTGCCGGTTTCGTATTCGACATTGCCGAAATGATCGAGGGCTGCCTTGCGCTTGCGTAGTACCAAACCCTCCAATTTGGGATTTGAAAGGGACTCGTTGAACCGATCAACGAAATGGTCCGGGAAAGTCTGCGCCATCCACACCCGGTCTGTCAGGCGAAGTGCAAGTCCGCCCGGCTCAAGGTCTTGTGGATCACCACAAATGCCCTTGAGAATTTCGAGGCGCTGCATCTGGTCAGGGCTGCCGAAGAAATAGCGACCCACCTGAAGAACGTCGTAAAGGATGATTTCGTTGGTGGCGTTGGCCTGCTTGTTCATCACTTCGGAGTCAAGCCAATACTCAACGCCCTTGTCCAATTTGAGGCAGGACAATAATTCGTCCCGGTAGGTGTTGTTGAAAGAAAACTTCTTGTGCGGCTCGCCATGCCGACCCCACACGCTGACCTTGCCGGTGGCCTCAATATGGATCAAGTTCCTGGTGCCGTTGAACTTGCGCTGGGCACACCACAGGCCGCTCTCCTCGTAGAACGGCAAATCCTTCGGATTCATCCGGCCCTTCGGACGGGGTGGAAAGATCACTTGCGGCATGGACCACTCTCCTCATCTTCACAATTTTGACACGGGGATGATACCCCGCAAACCGTGAGTTGTAAAGTAGTGGCCGCAAATTATTGTCAGCCATGACTTTCCGACACCACATCAATATCGTTCTTGAATAAGATAGTGGTCTTGGTATTTTGCAAAACTTTTCTGACGGCCTCGTTCGCTATCTGCTTGTGGAAGTAGCTTCGGACGGTGCCGGTGATGCTGATGCTTCCGCAACCAGTGTAGGAAACGGTCAGTTTGTACTGTTTCACATGCGGACTGGTAGCGAGTTCGCTCCGAATATGGGCGAGGATGCTTTCATCAGACTGCGGCACAGACTACTCCTGTTCATCATCGGGGTCCAGTTCCGTCACGCACACGAAAGTAGAATGACAGTTCTGGCACTGGATATTGAGGGCATTGGGGCCATCGGGCCGGCGACCGCTGCGAATGCTGTTGTGGGGTGGAGGGCAGTTGCAAACGTACTTGAGGAAGTACGTTTTGCTGGGCTTGTCTTCTTTGGCTTGTTGGCGGATTTCCGACTTGGCTTGTTTGAAGATCGTTTTGTCGAACTTGATGAGGGCGAAAACTTCACCAAGGCGTGTGGCGGCATCCCTGGTGGGCTTCATGATGTATTTTTTCTGGACGACGTTCCTCGGATACATCGTCGTGGTAAGCGACCACCCTTGGGTCTTGTGCTTGATGACCACGAGGCCCACAGCAAGCGCCGCAGTCAGGAAAGCCTTGTTGTGGTAATGGTTGGTGGTGCAATCGACGACTTCGGCCTGGGCATTCCTGATATGAATCATCTCGTGCAGGAGCGCAAGCGGCAGATCGCCGTATTCCAGGCCGGGGAAATCGGCTCCCACGACCAGGCTTTTCGACTCGTTGAAGTAACGCAGTGTCACCTTCTTCTTCGGGTAATCAGCGCCACGACCGATGACGATATTGACAGGACTCAGCTTGCCATCGAACAACTTTTCATTCAACAGTTCGTACACACGCTCCAGTTCCGTCAAGATGGCGGGTTTGTCGCTCATGTCTTCCTCTTACTGGTAGATTTCGGCATCAGGGTCTTTGAGCGGGCCATATTGTTGCGGCCTCACCTGCAAATGCTGCTGATCCCACTGATTTCGGGGAGGCGGGGGTTCGTGGGCGGCGGTTGTCGGAAATATAACTTTCCCACAACCTTCGCAAATCATATTGATCTGTTCGTCGAACCTATATCCTTGTCCAATGGGGAGGGTGCGCTGGCAGTAAGGGCAGCTTCGGGGTTTAGCCATACAAAGTCCTAGAATCAGGTAAGGCACATGATTGTAGCCCGAAAACGCCCAACTGTAAAGTGCCTTTTCGATTTACAATCAGAATTTGTCGTGGTACTATCTACTGCAAAGGAGAAACCATGAACCACACAGAAGAATTGGTCCGCAAGCTGCACGCCCTTCCTGGGCAGCATAAAGCTGTTCTCGCCATCACGGGCGGCGGCGCTGAAGTCATCGGAATGTTGCTCCGTCACGGCGGCGGCTCGAATACGCTCCTGGAAGCCGTTGTTCCTTATGACCAGCACGCCTTCGACGACTTCGTGAAGGGCAAACCCGACAAATACTGCTCTATCGAAGCGGCCCGCACCCTGGCGATGGCTGCCTATATCCGGGCCGCAAAACTGGCCGGCAACTATGATGTCGTCGGCGTCGGCGCTTCTTGTTCCTTGAAGAAGGATGGCAATGAGCGTGCCGGTCGTCAACATCAAGTTTTCGTAGCAATCCAGAACAAAGACCGCACCGGCAGCTACGCCTACGAAATCGACCATCGTGGCCGAACGACCCGTGAGGATGAAGAAACTTTCGCCGCCGAGCGCATTATCGACGCTCTCGTGGCCGGCTTCGAGCAAGAAGGTGTCCTCGGTTTCCTGCACAACTCCATCCCCGCCGAATGCAGAAGCGAAGTCACCCTGAGCCGCCCCGAATGGAGGGAACTGGTTCAGGACAAACGCCAGCTATTCACCCTCATCATGAATCGTCAGCCGACTGATGGAAGTGTGAAGTACCTGATGCCCGGTGCCTGGAACCCGATGCACACCCGCCACAAGGAAATCGCTCAGAAGGTCCACGAACTTCACGGCGAGTCGGTGGATTTCGAGTTGTGCATCAGGAACGTGGACAAGCCACCGATCAGCTACTACGACATGAAGACTCGTGAAGACCAAGTGTGGGAACAAATCCAAGGAGCGGCCTGGGCCGGCAACCTGCATTTCACCACGACGCCCACCTTCGCCGAGAAAGCCCAACTGTTCCCCGGCTGCACCTTCATCGTCGGCATGGACACCTTCATCCGTATCGGCGACCTGAAGTATTACGGCAACGATGAGAAGAAGCGTTTCGATGCCATTGACAGCATCAGAAAGGCCAACTGTCGCTTCCTGGTGTTCAACCGGATCATCAACGGCGTGAAGACTTCGCTGGTGGAGATCATCGAGAAGTGCCCGCACTATCTCAACAACCTGGCGAAACCGATCCCGGATGAAGTGCTGCCACCCAGCGACATGAGCAGCAGCAACATTCGGAAAGAATCCCGAACCTAAAGCCGGATTGCCGGTCTTCCTGACAGGAGGACCAAAACATGACCGCAATTGGCATCTATGCCGTGTGTCTCACGCTTGGCTGGTACGCCAACAAAAAATTCACGTCATTTCATCCTGTTGGTTGGGCCGGCGTGAGCCTTCTTGTCCCTGCCATTTTGTGCAAGGTGCTGCTGTGATACACATTGACTTCGACGGAACATTGGCGGTTGTCCATGCACTGGACACCGCCTTTTCTGGTTTCATTCCCATGCCCGAAGCGGAAACTTTGAAAGAACGCTTCGAGGCTCGCCGCATTCATGGCGACCGCTTCAAAGCCATGTCCCGAATGCAACAAATCCAGTTCTGGCTTGACCGGGGCGGCGTCATTCAGGAAGATCGGGACGGCTACACCGTTGTTGCTTTCGCCCGCCCCAGGACCATCGAGTTCGTGCAAGCGTGCCTCGCCCTGGACCCAACCACCGCCATCCTCACGTCCGGCAAGGCCACTTGGCAATGGAAGTTGGCTCGACGCCTCGGCCTGCCTGATGTAGAGTTATATGGACGGGAAGACTTCGGAAAAATCCCGTCACATCCACACAACTTGTTGGTGGATGACCTGGGGCCGAGAACGGCTGGTGTGCAGGAGAAGATGAAGGCATTGGGCTTTCAGCCCACCAAGGAGCCTCGTTCCTACGACCCGAAAAACTACGACCTGGTGTATCCCACGGAGCGACACATTCAAATATCGCCGTGGGATGGAAAGGACGCCAGCGATGACGAACTGTTCAATCTACTCCCTCGAATCAAAGCGCTCCTGCCGTAAATATGGCATGAGCGTCCTCGCCGAAGTTGAATACTGCCCGTGTTGCAACCTGTGCTATTACTACCCGATCATGTTGCTGGACGATGAAATGTTCCTACGGGTGATCGGGGAACCAATTGACAAATGCCCGCATTGCGGGTTATGCGGAGACTGCCATGAACAAACAGCAACAGGAAAAGTTTGCCGAACTCAAACAACGCTTCCGCACCCGGCCCTATGGGTCGCAACTCAGCGACGAGGAGCGTAAAGAACTTCAACAATTCCACCAGATCGAGAAAATGGAAGATCGCCTCCAGTTCGGCAGCGACTACGACTGGATGGTGGAAACTCTCTACAAACACGACCCCATCCGGCTCGTGCCTTGTGAAGTTCCCAAAGATGAATATGAGAATGAAGGAAGAATGATCCTTCGACGGCTCGCCGACCTGAAACCCCGCACCATCGAAACAATCCAACAAATGGTGTGGGAAGTCTTCGACAAGCAATTTAGCATCAGCGCCGACGCTGGCGGGAAAACTCACTACCACAGCGAGGCCGGCAAGCCGACTGACGCCGTGTACGAGGCCATCGCCAAGGAAATGTACGCCAAATTCTGCGCATGAAAAAAGCGGGGAAATAATCCCCGCTTTTTTCATTCAGTTGTCTTAGAAGAACAACTGCTGATTGCAGATGGTAACAGCCGCTACCCAAGCACCGGCCAGACCGTTGCAGTGAAGATCACCTACCTCGCACTGCGGGTAGAAAAACCGCCAGGTGACGGTGGTAAAGGAACCATTTGGTTTCTTGCATCTCATGAGATTGTCCTCCGTGAATGTTTGACAACTTTCAATGATATGTAGAAACCCCATCTCATTTTTTGGGTTGCTGCGGAACTTGATAGGCAGCTTTTCGCAAGATTTCTTGTACTTTCTTATCGTTATCGTACTTCGAGAGCGTGGCCCGCCCATCATGGTGGACCCAGCTTTGACCACAAACAGCCTGTCGGAAACCATTTTGCTTCATCCTGAACGCAAATTCCTCAGCCTCCCCGCCAGCGTAAGGAAGTTCCTTCAGCTTGCCAATTCGCTTGAATAGCTCTCGATGACACAGGACGCAGTACATCGGCAAAAACCCACTGGAGAGGGCAACTGTGTCTTCTCTCAACTCGTTTTTGCCGGCCTTGAGCCTGTCGTCGTTGACTACTGGATTATCAGTGAGCGGGCTAACCATCTTGACGCCATGATCTTTCAACTCCTGCAAAGTTTCTCCAAGTTTCGAGAGCCAGGTGTTGGATTCAACAACCACGTCTGACTGGATGATACAGATGTAGTTTGGTGGCAAAATCTTCTGGCCCTTGGCAGAAATGATGGGAGCGGCGGTGTGAGCAATAGCCTTGTTGACAGATGCACCGAAACCAATTTGCTTGTCATTGCGAATCGCATACACACCTGGAACCTTGCTGAATTGTGTGTGGAAAACGCTGTTAGGCGAGGCATCATCCACCAGCGTCACCCGGTAGCGATTTGTTCGCACCGTGAAGAAGATACTTTCCAACAGTTTCGCTACACGATCATGCTCGCCGTGGAAAGGAACAATGATGTCAACTGCTTTCATGTGAAAGGGCATGTTCTGATACGGCCTCGCCTTGTGGTTTTCCGCCATTTATACACCTATGATGATGGTTTCGGTAATTTTTTGTGCCACCTGAGCCGGGTCATCGAAATGATAGACGCTGCAATCTTTATGTTCCTTGAACTTGTTGAGGTCACTTCTGTCATATGTATCGCCTATACCAAGAAACAGGAACTTACACCCATATTTCCTGCTTTCGTTAAGCGACAAAGGTTTGAGGTACTGGTTGCTCGGCCTGAAACGGTCGGTAATCAGGACCACATACTTCTCGTCTGCTTCCTGAGCGGCGATCATCTCCGTCGCCTGAAGAAACGCATCAGCGGGACGGAAACCAAGTGGCTCACTATAAGAGAAGATGCCCGCCACACTTTCTCCTTGTTGTCTTGGCATTTCGTGTTTGTTGGGATGAGCGACATAAATGCCACAGTTCAGGCCCAACTTAGTTGAAAAATCAACTAATCCCGACTTCACTATATCAATGTGTCTGCTGCCGTTGCGATGCTGGATGGAAATATCCAACACTATTCCAACAACGATTTGTCGATCAAAATGGATCATTTGATGCTCCAGGTACAATAACTACATATTAGAGTGAGGAAGCGATGACTAACCTGAAAAACGTCAAAGAATATATCCGTGCCCTTGAACACATGCTCGCTTACTTCAAATCCATCCTGGATGAAGAAAAACGTGTCACCCCAGCCCCAGCCACTCCCGACGAAAAACTCGCCGAGCTAACCGACCTGCGCATGTTGACGAAAAGCAACATCTGGCCGGAAGCCATCGAAGAAGCTCTTGTTGCCAGCGACACAGAAGAAGGTAAGAACAACCGAGCCGAAGGCATCATCGAATTCATGAATGCCAACTTGAAAGGCAAAAAATTCTTGGACTACGGGTGCGGCGAAGGCCATGTGGCCCGCCGAGCCGTTGACCACGGGGCGGTTCTTTCAGTCGGGTACGACCCCATTGTGAAGGATTTTTCGACACCTGGCCTTATTCTGACAAGTAAACCACTGACCGAAGGGGACTTCGACGTAGTGTTGCTGTACGACGTGTTGGATCACACAGATGACCCGGTGACGATTCTGAAGCTAATCAACCGCTTCAAGAAAACTGAGGGGGAAGTGCATGTACGCTGCCACCCCTGGACATCCAGGCATGGCACGCACCTGTACCGAAAACTAAACAAAGCCTACCTACAACTGATATTCACGCCCCAGGAATTGCTTGGAATGGGGCTGAAGGGGGACAAAACAACCAGGCTAATCGACCCGATCAAAACCTACAAAGAATGGTTCAAACAGGCCGGGCTAGAGATTGTTGTGGAATCGACCATCAAGCAAGATGTTGAAACCTTCTTCACAACCCGGCCAACCATCGTGCGGCGAATCAAGGAGAACTGGTGGGGGTCAGCGGACCCTGATCTCGCTTCCGGGAAGAAGTTCCCCCATGAGGCGATGCAGATACAGTTTGCTGACTTCGTGCTTGTTTGATCTCGGCCAGGGTTTTCGCCAGGGCATCCCTTTCTGACAACACGGGCGCACCAGGAAGCGGCCACTGAACAGCGATCTCCGGGTCATCCCAGCGAACTGTCCATTCCTTGTCGGGGCCAAAAACGTCGGACTGAAGGTACATAACAGACGCAGGCTCGATAACGGCAAACCCATGCCCACAGCCTGGAGGAACAACGATGCTTCTTGGCTCGGTGAAAATTAGGTTGAAACCTTCCCATTTCAGATAGGTCGGCGATTCGGGCCGCAAATCAACAACCACATCAAAAACATGGCCACCAACGCAGGTAACAAACTTGGCGTATGGGGCGACATGAATGCCCCGGATTACTCCTGGGGCACTGAACGACCAATTCACTTGCTTCCAATCAAGATAGCCATAGCCGATGGTGTACATGGGCATGGAAAATGCCCAACGATGACTGTAGACTTCCTGAAAGAAGCCTCGGTCGTCGAGATGACGAGGCATCTCGACGACCGAAACGTCCTTGAGGCTTGTTGCCAACATCCTCATGCAAGCGCCTTTCTGTAACGAGCGACGATTCCCTCGATCTCCCGAAGGGCGTTTGCGGCGGCATCGACATTGACCACACACTTGTCAAGCGAACCGTAGTGTTCTTCCAGGCAATGGAAAAGAAGCTGCTTGACGTTCTTCTGCAAGTCCCCGTCCTTCGGACCCCACGGCAACCCAGCCTTGTTCTCGTTGTAGAGAGTTTCAAGCTGGGGTTCCTTGTCGGCGAAGTAACTCTCGATTTGTTCGAGAGTCCATTCGCCACGCCGGATGGACTTCAGTTGCTCACGGTTCCGTTGCAGGTCGATGTCACCCTCGGTGAGAATCTGTTCGATTTCACCCAGGAGCCGAACAACGTGGTAGGCGAATTTCGGGTCGAATCCGTACTTCTCGACAGATTCCTTTCGCTTCCCGACACGCCGGTTGACCTTCTGCTTCTCCAGCTTGGAAACCTTCCTGGACTTGGCACAGTAAAAGCAATACTTGTCCAGTTCCTCGTCCGTCAAAGTTCCCTGGTCACGCTCCAGGGCTGCCCACAAGTCGAGCATCAAGGCGTAGGCAACCTCGAACTTGTTGTCCTTGGAATGCCACCCCTTGCTGATCTGCTCACACTCCGGGCAGACCAATTCCTCGCCCGGCCTCATCTTTTTCAGTTGAGCATAGCTGTAGCCCTTGAAGGCGTGCCATGCGCCACGGTGAAGGAAAGTTTTCCGAGCCTCACGAACCATCTGGCCGATCCGGGTACTGTGCAGAACACAGAACTGCGGAGTGAACAAACTGTCGATCATGTTCGGGTTGTTTTCCATCACCAACTGGAAGTAGTCAACGATGTTGTAGACGTTGAGATCGTACTCCTTCTCAGCGCCAACATCCTTGACGTGATGCTGCTGATGGTTGCGGAACCTGTTGTTGGCGTGCTTGGCATCGCCGAACCCGACGATCTCGCCCCGAAGGTGCGGGAACAAGTTGTCCTTCGGCGGGATGCAGAAGGAGTAAATGTCGGTGTCGGATGTGTCGTTGCTGACGCCGTAGGCGACCGAACCCATCATCGTGATGTAGTGCATGTTGTCGGGCATCCAGTGATGTCCGCCACAGCTTGCCAGTCCCTTGTCATACAGTTCCTTGATGATGTTCGACATCTTGCTTGCCTCCCGTAGTCACAGACTCCTGGAACCGACAAACTGTCAAAATCAGGCGGTTTTGGCCTCGCACCATGTCATCTTTTCTGCTTCTTTGGACGACAATCCACTTGTCATGGTTGCAATCCAGGAAGAGATCGCCGATGCCAGGAACTTTGCCGAGCGCCTTCACAGTGTCGTTAAATCCCAACTCAACAAGCATTTCGTCTGGTGCATCAATACCAAACTGGCCGGTCGCTGTCGAGACAGGAATCTCGTAAAAACCTCGCAGAAAGGTAGGTTTGTTTTCCCACTTCTTCTCGGTGGACTCAGGGTAATACAACCCGTCCGCATCATGTTTGACACTGACCGGCAGGAGCCTGTAGTGTACCAGCGGCCTGCCAGCGTAGTGTACAAACTTCTCGTCAATAAACCGGGCCACACCCCGGAAAAAATCGCCAACGTGCATGTCGCCTCCAGTAAGACCCGTCAAGGGGCCGTTAGGTTCGCAGAAATTCCCAAATCTTCTATCGTGAGCAGCGCCCGGAAGTGGTAATCGGCCAGCTTCCCCTTGGCCCCGGCGAGACGATCCAGAACCGCCAGAACACCCACAACTCGGCCTCCTGCGGCCTCAACGTGCTTGATGGCATTGAAGGTTTGCGTCCCCGTGGTAACAACATCCTCAACGACTACCACTTTGTCGCCTTTCTTCAGGAAACCTTCAATATATTCCCCATCTTTCGGCTCTTTACGAACCAGGAAACCTCGCAATGGCTTCGCCATACCGAAATGATCCCGGCGATGAGCCAAGATAGTTCCAGCTACAAGAGGGGCTGCGCCCAAAACTGGACCGCCAATGGCATCGGCATCTCCTATCATTCGGGAAAATTCCAGGGTGATGACATCCAAACCTTCACCGTGGTTTGTGACCTTGCTCATATCCACAAAATATGGGGATTTTGCGCCACTAGAGAGGGTGAAATCGCCAAATGACAAGGCGAATTCTTTCACCAGATTCGTGAGTTTGTCGTGCTGCATATGGTCATTGTACATCGAAACTTGTTGTTGAGGAATACATACTCATGTCTTTTCTTCTCTCAGTTTTGAATGGAGGCTTATGGGAAAATACGCATATGGTTGGAAGAAGGGTCCGGTCATTGACCACCCTCACAAGTTCCTGCCCGAAATCGAGGCAGCAAACCTTCCCGCAGAAGTTGACCTGACGCCGCAATGTCCGGCTGTCTACGACCAGGGGCAGCTTGGTTCCTGCACCGGCAACTCTGCCGCTGGTTTCGCTGAATTCCTCATGATGAAATTGAAGCTGGGCGAGTTTGTACCATCTCGTTTGGCAATCTACTGGTGGAACCGCCTTCAGGATGGAACCACCCAATCGGATGATGGTTCTACCCTGGCTCATGCCATGAACACCCTTGTTCGATTTGGCGTTCCTCACGAAAGCCTGTGGCCGTACACCGACCAGGGCAACAAGTTCGCCGAAAAACCATCTAAGCCTGTTTGGTCTGATGGTTACTGGCACAGCATTGACAAGGGCTTGCAGATTGGCGATGGCAATTTGACCGCCATGAAGCAGTGCTTGGCGCAGGGCTACCCTTTCATTTTCGGTTTCGTCGTATACGAAAGTTTCGAGTCTGACGCTGTTGCCAACACTGGCATCATGCCGATGCCGAAGCCTGGCGAGCAGGTTGTTGGTGGTCACGCTGTATGTGCAGTTGGCTATAACGACGCCACGAAGATGGTCAAGGTCCGCAATTCCTGGGGCGCAAGCTGGGGCATGAGTGGTTACTTTGAAATGCCTTACGCTTACATCGAGAACCCGGAACTCGCTTCCGACTTCTGGACAGCCCACAAATATGTCCGATTCAAGGCTAATTGAAACAAAAAAGGGAAAAAAGGCCAGGCCGAATCAAATCGGCCTGGCCTTTTCTTTGTTATTCTTCATCTTTTTCTTGACTGTCGAACAGGAGTGTGAGGTTTCCCTTCATCACTTCCTTGATGTTTCCGGTCTTCACGCCGAGTCTGTGATCCACCACCCTCGACTTGATGAAGTTGTAGGTACGAATCTTGTCGCCCCTACCACCGAGTTTGTCGCCGATTCCCTTCATCTGTCCCGTCCTCAGATTGTCGTAATCGGAGGCGGTCTTGTCGAGACGAAGCTGGTTGACCCTGGCCGTCAGAACATGCAGGGCTTCCTTCTTGTTCTGGCCTTGGTCCCGCCCGTTGATGAATACAGACAGACCCGTAGGCTTATGCTTCATCCTGACGGCGCTGGCGACTTTGTTGACGTTTTGTCCGCCCGCCTTCTGCTTGCCGGTTTGCGTGGTAATTTCCAAGTCTTTTTCTTGGAGTGGAACCAGCTTGTTTTCCGGGGGCAGCGGCAGGACGGCGACGGAAATCACAGATGTTTGCCACCGCCCCGAACGCTCGGTCGGAGGCACACGCTGAACAACGTGCTTGCCGGGTTCATTCTTGAAGGCCGTCCAGACATTCTTCCCCATCACCTTGAGCATGGCTTTGCCATTTTCTTCGGAGAGGAGTTCTGTCTTGAAGCCTTTGATGGCGGCGTAGCGTTGGTAGGTGAGTAGAAGGTCAGCAACGAACAGCTTTGAGTCCGTGCCGCCTTCGCCGAACTGAAGTTCGACGAGAAGGGTGTTGGCTGCCTCAAAGACAAACAGTCGCCGGCTGCTGGACCTTGCGTTCCTCGAACCACTGATTCTTGCGCTTACTCATTGGACTTCTTCTCCAGTGCCGGAAGTTGGTAGATACGCTCCAGGGTCGGCGCTTCCAGCCTATCGCAAACCCCGTGACAAACCATACAGTGCAGCGAAAAATGCACACGCTCCGAAAGATCAGAAATCGTGCATCCCCGCAGCCTGATTTCACGGATCAGGTCGGGATAATTGATCCCTTCCGGGTGATCCTTGATGACAGTGTAGACCAGATCACAAACGGGCCTGGCCTCTTCGCATTCCGCTTGGGTGACTTTGGTGGTCATGGTTCTTCTCGGTTAGAAAACAGTCATGACCAGATTCTATCTCGAAATACACTGGTTGTAAAGATCAAAACTAAAGCCCAGGAGGAAGTTCGGACATGGGCTTGTACTGGTGAAGGCCATCGACGGTCTTCACGGAATCTTCGCCAGGTTTTGGAGGCGGGAGTCGGCGCACGGGTTTGCCGGCAATCTTGACCTTGCCTTCCCGTTTTTCCAGCCATTCCTTGAAAGTGACACGTTTCATGCCTGTATATAGAAATAGCCGGGCGTATTCTATACGCCCGGCCAAGGGTTACTCCTCGTCGTTCTTGAGTTCGGTCAGCCAGTAGGCCACACCCAGCCAAGTTTCCCAATCCTTCACCCGGATGTCTCCAGAATAAAGGTTGAACTTCGGCTTCTTCGGCTGACGGAGCAGCTTCATACCGGCCTGGGCCGGGGTGCGGTCTGCCTTCCGAGCGTTGCAGTCCGTGCAAGCGACCACGATATTTTCCCACACGGTCTTACCGCCCTGGGCACGAGGAATAACGTGGTCAAGCGACAGTTCCTTCGTCCCCGGTCGTGCGCCACAATACTGGCAGGTGTTGTTGTCCCTGCGGTAGATGGTGCGACGGTTGTACTTGATCTTCGCCTGCGGCAGCTTGTCATACCGGGTCAGACGAATAACAGTCGGGATACGAAGGATGGCATTCGGGCACTTGATACCCGGCTCGCCAATCGGAACCTGACAGTCCTTGCAAACCTTCACCGGCTCGCCGTATTCTGGCTTGATCTCCTCGATCTGATCCTGGTCCAGCAGGCGACGGCATTCCGGGCAAGCGTTTGCGTGTGGGATGAGTTCACGCCAGTCATCCCACTCCCACTCGGCGTGGGCGTTCAAGCAGTCAACGATCACTGCTTTCGGCTGCCCGTTCTTGTATGTGCCGGTCAGCTTCTTCAGTGCGTCTTCCAGGGTCACGACGTTGATCGGAACCTGGAATCGGTTGACTACCAGAACTTTTTGCTGAGACAATGCTGACATAAATCATCCTCCGAACGGGTGTACGTTCCTATTTAGCCTGGTCCTTGGTGGTTTGGTGTTCCCGCCGCCAGGCTTTCCCGTCGAGATACACCTTAAAGACGCTCTCGACGGGGGAAGGTTCGCAAATCTACCCCTCAGAGAACGATTTTTTTACTTCACGGACGGCGGTTTTCTCGTCTTCGAGCGTGGAAATGCCGCCATGAACCAGACAACCCTGGATATAACCGACCCACCGATGCAGGCGTGTCGCCGGCCATTCCTGGGATTTTTCCACGATCTGATCGCACATCCACAACAGGTACGCCGGATCGGACCCCTCGTGGGAGGAGTCTTTCAGGTTCCGCAGGAAATCTTCCTTCGGCCCGCCACATGGACCATCAGGCTCGATCATCGAGTCGATCCACGCCTCAATGCGAGCCTTCAAGTCCTTCGCCAGTTGTGCGGCCATCGGACCATGCCCCGTATGCGGGGCTGAAGCGAATCCGAAGACCTGTGGGTTATTCATCATCTATCGACCTGAAACTTCTTTGCGGTGTTACCGCCTTGTGGCTGCGGCTAAACTCTCGCCGCTTCTTGGTGATGGTTTTCTTGTACTCTACCCGCTCGAAGTCGATCTTGGCACACGCTTCATCATATGCCTTCTTGACCGTTGCCTCAAACCCGGCTTTGTACTTTTCTACATCGGCCTTCAACTTGTCCTTATCCAGAACAAGCTGCTCGGCCAGGTCCGTCCTAGCCTTCTCCATCGTAGTTTTCCATCTCTTCTCCAAGTCCTCCTTGAAGTCGAGTTGTTCTTTCGTCATCGCACCAGGAGTTGTGCGTTTGTCGATTTCACCGACCTTCTTGTTCGTCTTGTCAATCTTCGTGTCGAGGTTGCCAAACAACTGATTTGTTGCAACAACTCGCTGATTGACCTGAACTATCTGCTCATTGTTGGTTTTCTGGCCTGCTTCATTTGCAGCCAATCGTTTCTCCAACCTGTGCAGCTTCCAGCCAATGTAGCCGAATCCCATCAGCATCACGACCAGAATAGCATACGTCATTTTTGTTTCGCCAGCATCAGCCTATCAACTCCAATGGCCCATCCGATGCCTTCACTATACCGGCCTCCACCGGCCACTTGCTTCTGAGCGCCAAGTGCTGCCACTTCAGCCTCGAAGCCATCTTCAACGTAGTAATTCAGCCCTCGTTTGACGCCATCGTTGATGACAAACTCGATGCCACACGCCTCCAAAGACTTCCTGAGCAGATCAATCATCTCTTCCTTGGATGTCTTGCCGCCCAAGTTCTCAACACCGAACTGCCAGAACTCCCTATAGCGACCTTCCTGTGGCCGCTCGTACCTGTAACATCGGGCCAGGTAGAACACTTTCACCGGCCTGGGGAGATACTTGGACCAGTCGGCAGTATATATACTTTGTACCACAGCAGTTATCTCTGGCACAAGGCATATTTCACGTTCCTTCTTGTCCTTGAACGTGTACATCTGACCCAGGATTTCCGGCCCCGCCTTCCCTGTGAAGACTTCCACCTCGCACAGTGCGGAGGGGATGAACTCCTGGTAGCCTTCCTGTATAGTTATTCTACGCAACTCGCTCGTTATTTCGTGAAATAATCGAGCCTCTGCACCGAATAAGTGTCTGGTGCCCCTAATCATCGTCGATCCTCCGGTGCAATGTCGGCATCTTGTTCCTGGTTTTCCAGTCCGGGTACTCCCGCCATAGCCGTCTAAGCAGGAGAATGTCTTCGTCCGTCAGCGGAACCTTGCTCGTATACGGTATTATCAGCTTGCCGCCGCCGTCATATTTGAACGTCCATTGTCGCTTGTCCGTGTCGTAGTACACCTTCTGGCATACTTCACACAAGATAACATGGTCCGGGCCAATATCCGCCCAAGTATTCGTCATCGAATCGTTGGCCGTTCGCAGCAGGCTTGCTAATTTCCCACAGTTCTGGCATCGACTACGCTGGCGATGTTTGCCGGCTTCATAGCAACTTCTGCATATCTGATGCGTCGGTTTGGCCTCCGGGCCTTCCCGAAGAATATCGGCAACAAATCTCGCCAGACCATCATCCCAGGACTTGAAGGCTTCTGCCACGCCAGATGAGCCAGTGTAGCAGAAATAACAAGGGCTGGTTTGTGGGGCGTGTTTGTCGGTAACAAAGACCGGAATCATGGTTTGCTTTCATCTGCATCGCCTAAATCACAATCGGCACACATGAATCGGCGAGGCTCGGCGTCGGGATTGTCACCCTTCCTTGGAATATACACCAGGTCGATCATGGCGAATTCGCCACCACACCAGTAACATTCGGCGACATCGACGGGCATCACTTCAACATGCCCGTCAAGAACCATCATGGTCTTGCCGGGCTGTCCCAATCCCCAAGGGTCCGTCCGCCGCCACGCCTGGTACTCGCTGCGCTTCTCGTACACCGGCTGGGGATCATCGGACATCTTGAACTTCGCCCCAATGGGGAGTTGGTTGAAGAATGTCCAGAGAAAATCCTGGCTCATAGCAACTTCAACTTTCCAAGAGGCCCGGCCTCTCCCGTCACCTTGTCCACTTCCGATTCCTCGGCAGGACCGATGGAAATACAAGTCTTCGTGGGTTTGTCGAAAACCGTCAACCCATCGTCGGTGACGAGATGCACGGGCAGACCGAGTTCCTTGGCCTTGTTGTAAACCGTCATCAAATCTTCTTCGGAACGGACCCAGGCCACCACCTTGCGGTAGTTGCCAAGAATCCAATCCATCTCGGCCTGAGTCAGACGGATTTCAACCCGGCCAGATTCGCCAGCACGGAGTTTCGGCCCCTTACCGCCGTACTCGGCCCGGACTTGCTCCGTGAGGAACAAATGGGCAGCATGACCCATCTGCGCCCCGAATTTGCCCTTCGGGACGTTTTGCAGGTCTTGCCGCCACACGATTACTTGTTTGGTAGGCATGGTATCTCCGTGTGTATTCAACGGAATGATACCACGAAAACACAGATTTGTAAACTACCTTGCGTCGATGCTGCGCCAGATGGTACGGCGGCGTTTCTTGCCACGTTTGGCATCTTCCATCTTGGCTTTGAATACGCCGTTCCACTGGCGCAACTTGTCAAGAAGACTCCCAGGATGGAAACCGACGCCGGGCGGCGGTTCCTCCTGGAGAACCTTCTTGAATTCTTCCTCGCCGTATTCCTTCAGGTACTTCATGGCGTCCTGCGTACCTTCATCGAAACAGGTTTCTACGGCGTCCCGAATTTGACTGTCATCAGGAACCATCAGCGCTCCACGGATCGTCGATGCTACGGTATTTCTTCTTCTTGATCTGCTTCTTCCTGGTCGGCGGATTCTCAAAAGCGCCGTCAATAGTTGTCGGTTGCGGCTGACTTTGTGAATTCTGCGAATACCGATGGCGCAGATAATACGTCAATCCTGTCGGCCCCAACAACGGCTGAACGCTTACGATCTTGTTCGCAATAAGTTGAGGATATATCCTCCTGACCAGGGGGATGGCGATGCGTTTGAACTGGCCGGTGTCTTCTTGTTCTGGACCCATGATACACTCCTTGGTGTATCATAGGCTTCAGACCCATCACTTCAAATCGTCATCATCCTCATAGGGACGTGGTTTCACTCCAGAAAGAATGAGCAAGTCGTCGATCTGATCCTTGGTTTGCAGATTCATCTTCTGCAATTCACGAAGGAACTCTTCATCCTCAATCTTCAGTTCATCGTCTTTGTCGTCCTCGGTGCATTCAGGAACATCGAGTGATGCGACAATCCGCACCTTCTCCGGGACCATCGAATACCTGGTCAGACAACAAACCGCATAGCAGAAACGGTCATCGTGGAAATGTTCTTTGTTGTTCAGGATGTTGGCGAGTTTCCAATGCAGCGCTTTGCCGCAATGATGACAGATGGCTCGCTGTAGACATTCCTGGTAGTCGTAGACCACAGTTGGGTCCACATCAATTTTGATAGGTGCTTCGTCCATACACTCCTCGTATGCCAGCGCTAGGACTTCGCTCCCATCGTCCAGGAGAACAGGTTGAACCCAAAAACTCTGGCTGGGGTACTTGAAGCGATCTCCTTTGAGAACACCCATTTTGCCCAACAAGTAGTCGGGTTTCGTGATAATGACTCGCTTAGGACATGCCTTCGTCGTCATAATCAGGCTTCTGCTCCGGGGCGATCTGGTTGAAAGTCCGGCTGAACAGAATCTTCTGCAATCCTTTCACCAACTCCAACGCCTCATGTCGCTGGAACCCTTGCTCACACAGGGCCGCATGATACGACCCCAACATGACCGCAAATTCACCAAGACCAGCCGCTCCCTGCTCGAAGGAAGCGATCAACTTTGCTTGTTCCTTATCCATTGAATTCCACCACTTTATCACTAAAAATCGAGTCGATGGTGATCCGGCTTCCATCACCGGGCACGACCTCCCCGATAATCTCACCCCCTAAAGGAGTAAGAACCTTCACAACCTCACTAGGAGGCACCGACAGGATCATACCAATCCCGCAGTTGAAGGTTTTGTACATTGCCTCGTCCGTCAACACCCTCGTCGGCATGTACTTCTCATAAACACCATCCGTGCCCACCTTGTAGATTTCATCGAAGATGGGATGGCGTGTCTTGTAGCGGTTGACCCTCACAGCCTGGTTATGCTGCATGAAGTCCCGCAACCTGGTAAAACCACCACCCGCAACATGAATGCAAGCGTTGATGGAATCCAGATGCGGGAACACCTGCCCCCAATAAATGGCAGTCGGCTCGTTGAATTGGACGAGGCCAGCACCATCAAAAAAATTCCTGATTGCGGTGAACCCGTTGGAATGGACGCCGCTGCTAGGCAAACCCACCAACAAGTCGCCTGTTTGTAGTAAGCTGCCCTTCAAGCTGCGCACGAAACCTGTAACAGTTACGCTCAGGTCCATGCCCCGCATGTTATTCATGATGGACGTTTCGCCGCCAGTCATGGCAATTTTGTATTCTTTACAAAACCCGGCCAGAGCCTCGACGATTGCCACGATAGCGTCGTGATTGTCATGTTCGAGACTGATGTGGTTCTGCAACTTGTACGGAGTGGCCCGAACAGCCAACAAATCATTGAGATTCATCGCCAGGGCGTCCTGGGCTGCATACTTCCAGGTTCCGTACTGGTAGTGGAGCATTCCCTTCGTGCCAATACCATCCGTGTGATCGACTTCCAAGGCGCAGTCGTGCCGTGGGCGAATGATGGGGTAGGGCTGATTCGGCCAGCGGGTGATGTGGGAGTAGGGCGACTCCCAAGTAGACTCGATGGCTTTCAGGATACGAGATTTGTAGGGTTTGGTGGTGTCGTACATTCTTCCGTTTCCCATGACCATACCTTGATCCATTCACGCCTATCTTGAGGCCACCATGTATCGGAGGCCAGGCGACGAGTTGAAGGCACGTTGAGTGTCATGCGCAAGTTCCAAAGGTTGCCCAGCCAGGGAATACTGACCAGGTTTCCTTCACGCCCCTTGTGCTGGCCGGATTTAACCCTGAACTTTCTTGTGAGCATGAACAAGGCCGTCCTCCTTCTCCTTGAGAAGATCGTCTCGCACTTTGGTCAAAACTTCGCCCAGCCAGTTGCGACCCCGCCATTTGGAGCGATCCAGTGCATCGGGGTTTTTGGCACCCATACCGATGCCCCATATCCTATCCTTCGGGCTGGCTTCCACCAAGGTCGTTCCTGCCGTGGCGAACAGTTTTTCTCGCATGTCTGCGTTCTGCCTGAATTTCTCGTAGTTGCCCTTGTACACGATGTCCCTGGCGACTTCATCCCAACGGGTTGCCTCAAAATTGCGCACTTGCCGACCCAGGCGCTTCTGATCGGCGGGATGCTCGGCCTGCATAATTTCTTGCAGCTTCTCGTCGTCCTTGAAGAACTTAGCCTTCATCGCCATCATGTACTGTTCGGCGCAGTTGTAGGTTACGCCATCGACCGTAAAGGTAGACGGCGACCATTGGGAGAAAGGGCGCTCGCCCCAAAACAAAGTGAACTGTTCGCTCATTTTTTCCTCGTCAGGATTGCGGTGATGGCGATGATTAGGGAGAGAATCAGAAGTATCAGGATGCCTTTCATTCAGTGGAGCTAAGGGGAGTCGAACCCCTACCTGCGAGGGACCACTTGGGCCTTACCTCGCCACTCTTCCATTAAGCTATAACCCCATCGGGAGCGTGAGAACTGTATTGCCTGTGATTGCCACAAGAAAGAATTTGCCCACACTCCCAAAGTCTCAGCATATCCTACTAACTACTCGTCGTCAATACTTCTCCACCCGTCGATTTTCTTTGATATATACCGTGTGGATATTCCAATCTTTTTGCCGTCTTCCTGGTAATACCAGAAACCATATGTTCCCTCTCGCACCAGGACACGAGCCTTCCACTCGTCCGCTTCCACCACAGTAGCGTCATATAGGTGCTTCCACATTCCTGTCACTGGATCGGTCGTGCAAACGTGAACCGTATCGCCCACGAAGAATTTCATCTATTTATGTATCGCACGACCGGCCAAATCAACAGGAACAATGCAGCAGCAATGAGTCCGACGCAAGCAGATTGACTAAAGGTCCGCCCATCAACGATGAACGGACCTGTAAGCCAATTACCCAAGAACAATCCCAGGGCGAATGCGCCGGCAAACATCCAGGAGTAGGGATTAGACTGCCTCATCTTTTTTAAGTTCAACCCTGGGGAACAAGGCTGGGTACTTGAGGAAATGGATGTCGCCTGTTTTGTTGTTTTCATCCTTCACCAGTGCAGTCGGATTCAGCCGGAACTCGTCCCTCGACCCACAATCGTTCTCCTTGACGATCTCCAGGAGATGATTGTAGCTCAGGTCTTCCCATTTCACCGGCCAGTCGTAGGTATTATACAACTTTTCCGATGCCCTGGGGAGATAAGGTTTCAGCAAAATCGCCACACACCGAATCATGGCAACAGTGTTGCGAAGGGTAGAAGCAAGCTGGATCACCTTATCCTGGTCCAGCGGCTCACCCTTCTTCCGGGCCAAGGTCCAGGGCTTCCTATCGTCGAAGTACCTGTTGGCACGGATGAGAATTTCCCACACGATACCCAGGCCACGGCGATAGTCAAAGGCTTCCGTCGCCTTCACCCACTCGTTGAGGCTTTCGATGGTGAAGAAGTTGTAGCCAACGTCCGTCAAGTTGCCCGTTTTCTCAATCGCCTCCTTGCTCGGAATGATGCCCTCCAGATTCTTGAGGACCATATTCCCGACCCGACTGGCAAGATTGCCCAGGTTGTTCGCCAGTTCAGCATTGTAGACTTCATTGAAGTGCTGCAAGCTGTACTCGCCGTCGTGGGCGAAGGAACACTTCGACATGAAGTAGTACCTGTAGGCATCGCTGCCGTACTTCTCAACCAGGTCCATCGGGTTGATGCTGGTGCCGCTTTTCGACACCTTGATAGCCTCATCCCCCTTCTTCTGGTAGATGAAACCGTGTGCGAACACCTTCTCCGGGGCACACAGCTTCACCGTGGCCTTCTGGTTGTAGGCATGGATCATTGCCGGCCACAAGGCACAGTGGAAGCGGGTGATGTCCTTGCCGATGACGTGACACCGTGCCGGCCACCACTTCTGGAACTTGGGGTCGGGGAAACCAATGCCAGTCAGGTAGTTCAACAAGGCGTCGAACCAAACGTAGATGACCTGGGATTCGTCCCAGGGAACCGGAATGCCCCAGCCTTCGTTCTTGCGACTGATGGAAATATCATCCAGTTCACCCTTGACGAAATTCTCCATTTCGTTGAGCCGGGCTGCGGGAAGAACCTCGGTGTAGGGCGAGTCGAAAGCCGGAACGTACAAATCCAGAATCCACTGTTTGAACGCCGACAATTTGAAGAAGTAGTTCTCCTCCTCACGCCACACCAGCGACAGTGGGTGGTTCGGGCAGATTTTGTGACCGGCCACGTCCTGAAGGTTCTTCTCCAGCTTGAATTCCTCACACCCCTCACAGTACCAGCCGGCGTAAGGCTTCTTGTAGATGAAACCGGCGTCATACACGGTCTGAATGAAGTGCTGCACGCCAATCTTGTGGCGTTGCTCGCTGGTCTGGATAAAATCGTCGTTGGAAATATCCAGCGCCCGCCAGACTTCCTTGAACTCCTCGGCCATGCGGTCGGCGTAGGCTTTGATGGTCATCTCCTTGTAACTGGAGTAACCATCGGTTTGTGCAGCCTTCAACACTTTGACGGTGTTCTCATCGTTCCCCATGAGGAAGAAGACTTCATGGCCCAGGAATCGCCAGAAGCGAGCCTGGATGTCTGCACCGATCTTCTCGAAGGCCGTACCGATGTGTGGTTTGGCATTCGGGTAGTCAATGGCAGTGGTGATATAGAAGGTCTGCTTGCCTTCATGCCAGTCAAACAGGTCTGGCTTGTAGATTTCCTTGTTCATTGATCCTCCTTTTCCAAAATGGAGAAGTAGTGCCTCATCTCCGGGCGGCGCTCATCAAGTGGTTGTTGTGCGAAGCCACGATTTCCGAAGAACAATTGTAGTATCTCCGCTGTGCGAAAAAACAACTCCTCGACTGTAGGAGGCGTGTCAATCGTATGCAGTGGAGCGATAGAAGCGTGAATGACTTGTAGCTTCCCGTAGTCTTTGACATCAGTGGTTAGCTGGATGCCTTCTTGGGCGTTGATGAAGACAAGCTGGCCGGGCAGAAGCATAGTTTCAGCCCACCCGTCAACTTTGTGGTTGACGTATTCGGCAATGTCTTTCACATCTGACCCCTTTCTATTTGGGGAGTCCGGGCGGTGTTGGGGGCGAAATTGTTTTAGGTTTCTGGACCAGTTTGATCCAATTCTTGAACGGTACGATCTTGCCAGGCATCGGGCTGTCTTTTGGCGGCACAGGCTTACCTGGAAGGTCTTCGATATTGAACGGATCGCCATCACCACTGTTGACTTTATCACCGAACAACTCGTGTCCGGGCAGGTGGGTGATGTCGAACGGTGCTTCGTCTTGGTTGTTGTAAAGCCTTTTGTCTTGAGTGAGGTACAAAATAGCGTCCGCAGCGTGAGTCAGGTAATCCGCATCGGGGTAGAGGCCGATGCCGCCATAGCCAAGCGGGTACAAGCCGGTCTTGGACGAAGTAAGGCGGCTGCCTTCCTGAATTAGAACATACTCAGCGAAGCTACAAATCCTCTCCATGCCTTATATACTTACCTGATGACCATTCTGTGCATGTGAGCCATTCCTGTGAATATAAGAAAACTGCTCACTCCCATCAGAATCATCACCAAGATCAGCAACAAGCACATAATGATGTCAAAAGAGTCGTTTGGGTCTTGGTTTCCGTGATACACTGATCTCCTTGGGGCGCTCGCATTCGTCGAATGGAATGCCGGTGTTAGAACCTTCAATGCGAACGTAGAGCCTTCCATCCGGTCCCATACCCAGGGCGGACAGAACGACCACTTGTTGGTCGCCGCTCCTCGCTCGCCATATGTAGTTGCCTGGTTCAATCTTCAAGGTATTTTACCAGTAAACGACTCATTTCTTCCTCGGAGGCTTCCCATAGCTCCGCAGAAAGATGGTTCGCCACACAACACTCATCCCAAGTCATCGCCTGCGCCGACTCCTCCATCAGTGTCCGAATCTTCTCGGCTTCAACATACGCCCCATCACGCAGTTCCCGATGGTAATCCCTGAGAAGGATGCAATAGGTGTTGAAATGTTGACTTTTACCTTTCCTGACCCTGCATCTGACTTTCACTTCCCTGGGTTGGGGAAACAACTCATTGCTTTTCGGGAACCCTTTCAATAGTGCCATCTTGCTCCTTTTCATCTGAGTAGGCGGTACAGGGATCGAACCTGTGACCTTCAGAATGTAAGTCTGACGCTCTTCCATCTGAGCTAACCGCCCGATACGGACAATGCCGACAATTGTTGTTGCAACAGAAGCCCCTTCTTCTCAAGTAGTCTTCTGTAAAAACCCAACGGCCTTTCTCGATATAGTAGTCTCGACCCTGTACAAACTTCTTCATGTCCTATTTAAGCAACAAGACATACAAGATGTTGAACAGGCTCCCAAAAACTCCTGGCACGTTGATCCATATACAGAAGTATGACGCCCACTTGTTTCTGAACGAACAAGCCATGAAAATTGCCAACACGTTCAGACTCAACCCAAACCAATACGTCAACATGGCGGCTCGCCTCCATCCTTCCACCAGTCAGCGGGGTCACGCTCCCGTTCTTTGGTATTGGGTGTGCTGGCCTTAGCGAAGATAGCGAGGCCAATCATCGTGGCCAGCACGCCCAAGATCAAACCGACAACCATGCCGGGAAAAAATCCGCTACCCATCCTGATGTTTCCTTGGGACATTATGCTCGTCCCTTTTGTAGCCCCAGGTTTTCTCGTCTTCGAGGGCGAATCGCTCGCAGATGGCTTCGTCGGCTGTTGGGTTCCGCTCGATCACTTCAGCCATCCGATGCGACAGCCAAACGAGCAAGAAACCATGCGTCTCCCGATCCCAGCCTGCTTCCTTGGCTGCCGTAACCAGGCTGTAGCCGGTCATAGGATCACTGTTGAAGTGTTTCCGCAACTCATCAACATAATCCATGAAATCATCCCATTCCCTGCCAACATCATCCGACATATTGTCGAATTCTTCGTCCGTCATCCCGAACGATGGGTCTTTGCGTGGCGTCCCGGACCAGATATAGTCGGGATCATTACAGACGACAAGCCCGTAGTCGCCTGCCTTCATCTCATGACCATCTTTCGTCGCCTGCACCAACCACCAACAGGGAAGAACTTCCCCGTAGGTTTTGGTTTCCGCCATACACTGTTCACACATGATCGTGTCCCTAAACTGAAGAAGGCAGAGTCCCGACCACGGAGGCCAAGACTCTGCCTTCCTGTGGGCCGGCAGAACAGGGTTACTCAGCAGCTTCCGCCGCCAGTTCCGACTCGGCCTCAAGCCAGAACTGCACGCCGTCGCTCGGCGGGTAGCCAGCTTTCTCCCACTTCAGGTACGCCTTCTCCCGGATGGCGTCCTCGCAGAGTTTGCTGCCCTGACTGCAAGCACTGATGCTCGCTTTGGCCCCGGCTTTCGCCGGCTGCTTGGTGGAAGTCGTGGCTCCGGTTGCTGCTGCTGTCTTCGTTGCACTCATCGTCCGTCACTCCTTGAAGAAAAAGTTGAAACCCCAAACAATCTTAGCAGATTTTGTGGGCTTGACAACCACAAATACGCCAAGATTTACAAGCCTCGTTTCTTCCTCCAGGCCATATTGAACCGGCGTACCGATTCGTCTGGCCCAAGGATAGAGAGGCAGTCAAACACACCCGGCCCAATAGGTTGGCCGGTGATGGCGATGCGAATGGCGTGAACCATATCGCCCACCTTCAGGCCGTTCTGTTCACAATACTCATGGAGTTTTGCTTCCAAGGTCTTGGAATCGAACGGCGTGACTTCCTTGATGCCCAACACGAACTTGTAGGCGGGATCAAAATGCTCCCCGCCAAGTCGCTTCTGGAATGCTTCCTCGTTATACTCCGGGTCACGAAAGAAGAAAATACCATAACCCGAAATATCGTTGAACGTCTTGATACGGTCGCCACACGCCTCCACGACCTTCTTAACCATCTCCATATCCGGCTCGATACCCAGCGACCGAAGGTGATCGGCACAGCGATCCACTTTGACATTGGGCAACAGCTTCATATGCTCGGCATTGATATGCAGCATCTTCTTCGGGTCGAAGCTGGCCGGGGCGTTGTGGATGCCCTTGATGGAAAAACCGTCAATCAACTCCTGAAGGGTGAACAACTCAGTGCGGTCGTCCAGCGACCAACCCAGCAACGCCAAGTAGTTGAGAATGCCGGACTGTGTATAACCGACATTTTTGTAGTATTCGACCGTCACCGGCACTGCATCACGCTTGCTCAGTTTCTTCTTGGAGCCAGGGGAACACACGAAAGGAAGATGTCCGAACAACGGCGGCTTCATGCCCAACGCCTCGTAAATCTTCAATTGAACTGGTGTGTTGGAAAGATGTTCCTCGGCACGAAGGACATGAGTGATCTTCATGTCGTGATCGTCACAAACCGTAGCGAAGTTGTAGAGAAACGTACCATCGCTGCGGACGATCACCGGATCGCCTCGGTGCGTCAAATTCTTCACATCCCAGGTCACACGTCCCCGAACCAGGTCGTCGATCATGAGTTGTTGATCGCCAGTCTGCATCTTCAAACGCCAAGCGCCCTTGTCCTGGTACACTTCGTTGCGTGACTGGAGAATGGCAAAGTAGCCCTGATAAATCTTGGTTCGCTGGGACTGGTAGTACGGGCCATAGGGTCCGTCCACTTCCGGTCCTTCGTCCCAATTCAGGCCGAGCCACTTGAAGCCATCAAGAATGGGCTGGAGGGCTTCTTGAACATTGCGCCCCGTGTCGGTATCGTCGATCCTCAGAACGAACTTGCCGCCCATCTTGCGGGCCAAAAGCCAGTTGTACAAGGCCGTGCGGACCCCGCCGATATGCAGGAAGCCAGTCGGACTCGGAGCAAACCTGGTTCGGATAGGGTCAGACATGCGGCGGCACCTTGCAGTTAGGGTGTAGCCACATGATACTACGAAATCGTGGGTCTGTAAAGCAAAGAACCCCGGCTGCTCGCAACAGCCGGGGTTTGGGGAAGGGCTAGGTGACATGCAGCTTACTTGCCGGGGTCGATGGAACTTGGAGCCGGAAGCGTAATCTTCTTCGGCTGATCGGCTGGTGTGGGAATGCCGCCAGTCGCATCGACGGAGGGGGCCGGGTAGGTATAGGGCTGTGTGTAGACCGGAGTGCTGTAATACACCCTTCCACACGAATACGGGCCGCACCCGTTGTAGTAATAGGTCGTCACAGGAGCCGAGTAGTACACCGGCTGGCTGTAGTAGACCTGGCCACAGGACGGAACGCTGTAGTAAACCGGCTGGCTGTAGTAAACCGGCTGGCTGTAGTAGACAGGCCCGCAGGAATACCCGCCGCAGCGTCCGCCGAAGATACGGCACTGAGCGTTGGCAGTGTTGGTCAGGAGCAACATCGCTCCCATCACAAGGGCGAGAGAAAGGAACTTCTTCATGGTCTAAGACCTCCTGAGTAAAAGGGAACTCACTCCATGACATCGGCAAGTTTTTTGTACGAGCCGTTGTCCCACGCTTCGATGAATTTCATCACGCCTTTCGGCAGGGGGACGCTCAATAGCGTATCACCCCCGAAATGTTCCAGCAAGTGAACTTCTTTGTGTTGTACCGAAACATAGGTGTGTTGCGGGAAGTTCACCATTTTCTTCAAGTAATTGGCGACAGGACATTTGTTGTCGTCGATACGCTCGCCATATATCTCAGCTTTCGCCAGCGCCGCTGCGACTGCCGCTTGCGACTCGCCTAGTGTAGCCAACTCAACCGTGATGTCAACCCCTATCGCCTCTACTTGTTCCTTGGTTGGAGGAGTTATAAGCCCCTCGTTACCCACCTGGCGTCGGGGCTGTTCCTGTTCTACAGGCTCGCCTGTGTCATCGTCAAGGGGCTTCTTGGCTTTTTTCCTAGCCATGAGGACATTCCGCAACGACCTGGTATTTGTCTCGGTATTTTATACCCGACAACCGATCTGTATACAAAGTGCAGATCACGATACCATGCTTCCTCATGGCCCGGATCATAGGCTGCATCCGGCGAATCGCTTCCTTGGCGCTAAGTCTCCACCAGCATATCCAATCTGGCCTCCACACACCAGCTTCTTTCCAGTCAGTCCAAGTCGGACAAGGTATATTGTTGTTGTACCAGGCGAATGTGTCGGCGATTATTTTGGCATTTTCTTTGGTGAATCGCCCCTTGTTCTTCTCGGTGCGAGCGATTGTGAAAATACCATCGAATGATAGTGGGTCGTCATATCGCCAGGCGTCCCTCTCAAGCCAAACCCCGCCAGGCATAACGTATCCGCCACCCACTGTATAGCGGACGTATTTATTCCGTGGGTCGCTCCTTGTCCTCAATTTCAAGTCCATAACCATTCTCCCTTGCGAGCAGCCGGGCCATCTCAGGATCGACCACCGTGCTAGGAGTAATGATGGCGTCCCACAACTTGGCGTCGGGATGGGCACAATAATGCTTCAGGCGGGCAATGATGTCGTCAGGCTTACAGCGTAGAGCCACTGCAAGGTTGGCAACCGTCAGCGGGCGCTTGGCGAAAGCCTTCAAAGGCGGAAACGGATTAGCCCACACGTCGGCACGATCCGCCAACGCCAACATCAGCCGGGGCAAAGCCACGCCAGACCCATTGAGCAAGTGACATTTGATGTTCTTGCCGCCGTTCTTCGGCTTGTAGCGAATCTGTGCCGGTTTGCTTTGGTTGTCGCCTGTGTTGGAAATCGACGAAACCTCCAACCAATCATCGCCGACTTTCACTTCCAAGTCAATGGTTTTATTCGACACCGGGCTGCGTTCTTCGGGCGGCAGTTCCACCGAGCGCCAGTTGACGCCCATTCCGGTCAGCATCTCGCCGATCTCGAAAACCATACGCTCCTGCATGATGCCCGACTGGTCAGGCGTCGTGATAGCGAAAAGTTCAATCTTGTGAAACTGATGAACCCGCTTGTAGCCCTTGTCCTTCGCTCCGTAGCTGCCGGCTTCTTTGCGAAAACACGGCGAGAAGGCGACGTACTTGATGGGCAAGTCTTCTTCCTTGAAGATTTCATCGCTGTGCATCCCCACCAGCGGCGTTTCAGCGGTAGGAATCAGCATCAGCCCTTCCTGGGTCTGGTAGTAGTCGCCCTCGAAGCGAGGCAAGATGCCAGCCTGGGTGCCGGTGTTTTTGTTGATGAGGTACGGAGGAATGACAAAATTCCAGCCGTTGCGCTGATGATAGGCCAGCATGAAGTTGATGAGGTTCCACTCCATGAGTGCTTCATCGCCCGTGAGGAAGTAGAACTTCGATCCCGTCACCTTGGACCCACGCTCGAAATCAATCATGCGTCACCCCGAATACTTTCACGAGGAAGTCGTGTACAACGTCGCCGATACCTTTGCAGGTTTGTTCGCTGTTGCCGGCGACGTTGAGTACACGGATGTTGTTTTCTTTCACCCAGGCCAGAACATCGGCGGGAGAATAACCAATGGCTTTGGCAACCCACTCCTTGCCGTTGTACATAGCGAGAATGGGAATATCCAAATAGGGCTTCCTGAACCAATGGATGGCCTTGAGGGTGCATTTTTCGCCGGGCGAGCCAAACTTCTCGGCGAAGCGGATTGTGCCGTCTGAGTCTCTGACGTTGGCCTCGGTACGGGCTGGATAACCCTTCTTGGGGTGTTCCTGCATGGAATAAATTTCCAACAGGTCCGGGCGTGGCCCGTCCAAAGTAATACACCCTTGGGGGAGCCATCCACCCGTAGCGAGGCCAACCGCTTTAGCTGCCCGTAGGCCAGCTTGATCGGCTCCGGTCTGACCGCCAGAGATGATCTTCTCGATCATTTCTTCTTGCTCTTCTTCTTCTTGTTGGCGGGATCATCTTCTTTGGTCAGGTCGATATGCTTGCCGTTCGTCTCGTGACGAGCGGCGATGCACGCCTTGATCGCCTGCTGAACAGTGCCGGCCAATTGCGACAGAATCTTGTCGGGAACGTCGGCAGGGTCCAGACCCATCATCTTGATGCAGGGTGTCGGCATTTGCAACGCCTTGCCCAGCCGCTTGAGTTCCTTCTTCTTGACCTTCTGCACGTCCCCCGCCTCCAGATTGCGAAGGTACTCGACAGAAAGGCCGCTGGCCTCGGACAGTTGTTCCAGGGGCATTTCACCCCTCAGCGATTCGATCTCCTTGCCCAACTTCTTGGGGCACAGTTTCACCTTTGCCATGAGTGTACCTCATCAGATCGGAATAACTCCAGCGCCGGCCATCACGATGAAAACCGGCATCACACCACGGACAGACATCTGTTCCGCCAACAGACGCTTCTTTCACAGGCAGCCCGCAAACCCGGCAGGGGGCTTCACTGTCATATTCCACTTCGATTGGTCCGTCAAGCCCCTGATAGGTCACTTTCTTTAGCACGGAAAGTCCCCTCGACCGCCTGTTGAAACTCGTCCCAATCCTCCTGAGAAATTAAGACCGCCCGGCGCTCGTCCCCCTGAGTGGCCCGTGCCGTCAACCAGTTGATGGCTCTCGCCAACGACTCAATCTTCCAGTTAGCGAGTTCTTCAGATGTCATGTGAGGAATACCTGGGTTGTTCCAATAAGGCACGCTGCGTGAATGAACTGGTCAAATCCGATTGTATCGAAGAAACCCTTGACGTTTTTCTCCTCCCAAAGCCTGCTGGTAATCCGACTGGTGATAGCATCCGTCACCATATGCAACACCATGTTCACAACCAACCAGGCCATCCAGGGGTCTTTATGGACCATGTTGGATTTCGGGAACAACAATACAGTCCCCACTGCCAACACCGACCCATACACAAGTATGTGAAACATCAGGGCGAACACGTTCTTGCTTTTGTTGTCCGCCATCCATCTGGTCTGACAACGGAAATCGCCAAACCAGTGAAGGAAAAACAACCAGATCAGAACGTAGTAGGGATTGATGTCCTTGAAGATTGGGATGAGGTTTTCCATTTTTCCGGGTCTTTCGGCAAGTAGTAGGACTCCATGCCCTCCGTCGGCGCAAATCCATTCCTCAACAACCACGAAGCCAGATGAGGGTTGTGAACGCATTCAACGAAAGTGCAGTCCCACGGATTCAAGTCGTGAGCCTTCCAAATGAAACCTGTCCACGTTCCCTGCTGCTCCACGGCAACCGTGACGCTGGCGATGTCGAGACAGATGCGGGGCAGCCCGTCGATGTAATGGAAGCCACGCCTGACGTATACATTCATTGTATCATCGGCGAGCCACTTGCTTTGCGCCATCTTGCCCTCGGCGTCCTTGACGAATTCGGCCAGTTGTTCCAGGACGGTCATTGCCCATCTTCCTTCCTGTTCGCAAGGTTTACTTGCCCGTTGATGGTTTCCATTATGTGTTTCAGATTCGCCTTCGCCTGGGCGAGCATGAAAACATCAGTATCGCCATCAAGAGCCGCCATGACGTGGCGCAGGTCCAGAAACAGCCTCATGCAGTCATCGCCACGGATGAACAAGCCCGGCCAGTCATCTCCGAACTGGACCGGGCCAGATTCGACTCGCCCGCCATCGGGCTTAGGACACAATCTGATCGGTGTCGTCGAGGTTCCAGGCATTTCTGCTTTCCTCCGAGCGATATTTCCAGTCCAACACTATATCGACCATTTCCGGCTTCTGCAAGATGTCTGCTCCGTGCCGGATAATCATCATGTTGGGACTGTGTTTGTCCTCGTCCAATATCAACAAAGCACTTCTTGGGTCCGTCGTGGTGCATTTGATGACATACGCTGTTGCACTGCTGCGGGAGATACCCGCCTGGCACGCCACGATGATCTTCTTCTTGCCCTTCGCCCATTTCAACGCTTCCTGAATGTCCTCCTTCGACGGAGGATGGTAGCCGGGGCGGGGGAAGTCAATATCGTGGAATGCGATCATTTTGCATTCCCGTGCGAGTTCGGGAATTTGCTCCGATCCCTCAACCCCAAAGAAACTGCCATATGGTTCAGGACTCGAAATCATCAAGATGTCAAGTTCCTTCGGCTTTTCTTTGAGTATCTGTACTGCCCTCCTGTGACCACAAATCGTAATTTCCAATTAGCCCTCCAGTGACCGGCAAAAATGCGCCGGTCACTGGTATGTAAGTATCAGCCGTTGATTCCTACACGGCCTTTCGGTTGAGGACCATACACGACTTCCTCCAGCTTGTCGAAAAGGTCTTCGTAGACCTGTCGTTTTCTTTTTTGGGCGTACAGCTTGTCAACGCTTCTTCCCAACCTAACTTCTTCAGAAGTAACTTTCTTTCCTGTAGGAATATGCGTCAACGTCAGCTTCTCTCCGGTCTTGGTTCTTTCCCATCGCCAGTCCACATCCGGCTGCCGCAACTTCCCCTCATTCCAAAGCATCGTACCTCCCTTATGGGTTAGAGATGCTATAGAAGAGTAACGGCGTCTCCTACTTCCATCGAACAAATTTCCACAGCGTAACGCAGTGCTTCGTTTTTGCTGATGCCCGCAGTGCAACTCACCGTCACTTCTTCCGGCCCGATATTGACGAGGACCACTTCCCCACCAATATCTTTGTAATATACACCATCCCCATGCGTCTGCACACGGGTCTTTTTGCCCTTATAGCTGACGAATTCAGGAACAGGCTTCCAGCCATGAGGCATCGGGTGTTTGCGCCGGATCATTCAATGAGTCCTTCTGCGGCTTTCTGCCAGTAACCAAAACTGTCGGGGGAGCCGTAGCCATCGTTGTAGAGTTGCTGGATGTACTCAAACAATCTTTTCGAGCAAACATCCAGGCCCAACAACTTCAAGCTGGCAATGACACGGGTGATGCGAAGCCAGTTGTGGTTGGGGTGCTTCCAAATCCACTCCCGGTCCTCCCAATTGCGACCCTTCTTGACCTCCAGATCAGAAGCCCACCCATTCTGGACCGGAGTTCCGCCTTTCAATTCCATCTCCAACCCAACGAAACGAAGGAATCGCTCGAACGATTGAAGCACCAGATTGTGAAGGTGATTGCTTTTCTTGAAGGTTTCGATGTCCTCCTCGGACAACAACGGAGCATCCGGGTTGAAAGACGACGGCGTTTTGAGAGGGAAAATCCACTGGATGAAGTCGTGATTCATTTCCCAATGCTCGTCAGTCCAAATACCAACGATGTCGGAATGCCAACCGACCCCGGCTGTAGTTTCTCCCAGGTAGAAGTCAACAAGTTTCGACATCAACAAAACTCCAGTGGAACGCCGAGCCTCACGGCCTCCTGCATTCCCTCAACCAGTTTCAGGGCGTTGGTTTTGTCGTAGTTGTCCATCTCCATCGTCTCCGGGTAGTGGGGCATCTTCTCCCGGAACTCAGGATTGATGGTCAACTTCCACTTGTCGTCCCAGCCCGTCACAATCTCCTTCAGCCTGGGAGCGACCTGGGCGCATTCTTCAGGTGTAAGATCGCCGTCACAATCAGAGTGATGAAGCAGGGGCTTCAGCGGGTCGTTGATGGTATCCCAGGAAGTCTTGCCCTGGCTGGCGACATACTTCTCGGCACGCTCCAAAGCCATTTGTCTGATGTCTTCCTCGGAGGGCATTTCGGCCTTGCCCTCCAGCACATCAGCCAAAGATGGCATCGGAATTGGCTCGTATTTGCCGCCGAAACCCTCCATCTGGTCCAGGTCAATACCGATGGCGGCGGCAAGTTTATGTCGGAACTCGTTGAATCCACTGTAGGACCAATGTGCCCCGACGCTTTTGCCGCCGACATTGAAATCAACGCCCATATCATTGGCCCTCGTTGAACCTGGCAAGTTCGTCGGCGGTAATCGCCGTCAACTTGTCGTCCTTATAGGTGGCCCCGCCCATCGCCTTGTTGGACTGAAAATCGAAAATCTCGCCGACAACGCTTTTGGCGACAGTGTGTTCCCCGATCTGGCGGACGATATTGCCCAGGAAATCAGCCGCCGTTTCCTGGGAGTCAATCCGACCATCCTCGAAGTTCACCTTCAACGTCACAACATAGGTTTGCACGTCAAACTCCTGAACAAGTAACCCCGCCCGGATAGGCGGGGTTACGCCTCGGTGTCAAGAAACGGCTCGTACTGGAGAGCCAGATTACCTTCGATCTCCCATTGCTCCAGGTTGCCCCGTTGATCTGGCAGGATGATCCTCAACACCTGCCGTTCGCCTTCCGTCATCTCGATAAACTTGACCCTGTAGCCTCTCACCACTTTGTCAGCGGTGTCTCCGTCATGGAAAACCTTCCCCTCCTTGATGAGATCGACAACTCCAGTGAAGATGCCGTGGGCCGTTTTCATGTCCAGCGGGACAACCAACTGAAGGTCCATGTGGTTCATCGTCGCCGGCAGGCCATGCGTGTGGTAGTTGGCACCAGTTGGGTAGCGTTCGTCATTGCAGTAGTGCCCGAACCAACCTTGTTTCTCCAGCGCCTCCTGTTCCCACTGCCGTTGGTGCTGTTCGATCTGCTCATCCGTCAGACCTTCACGTTTCAGCCGGCAGATGACACATTGACACTCGTTGTTGCCGTGATATTGGAACATTGTTCCTCCGTATGCGGCAAGTAGTCATTCAAGCTGAGGATCAGCCCACCCGTCTTGCCGGAAAGATCGAAATTGTTGTCGATGAAGGCGATGACTTCTTGCGGGTTGATTTCATGATTGAACACGATGTTCGGCCCGTGTTCATCCAGGTAAACAGCGCTCAGATTGCCGAACTTCGTCAGGCCACTGCTCGTGTTCTGACCACACTGATGCGATCCACACTCGAACTCCCGCTGGGAGACAGTGGGAACTTCCGACCCTGCCTTCTTCGGGCAGTGAAAGTGTACGATGCAGTCGTACTCCGGGTGATCGTGGAACACGATGCGCTGACTTTGCCCGCCCACGCTTGGCTTTGCGCCATAGGCGATCACGGAGTCCGGGCCGTCCGTTTTGACCATCACCAGGCCAGTGTCAGGCAGATGGTTGAAGTCGGACTTTCTGATACTTGTAAGAAAAGTTGTGTCGTTTATCTTACAAGCAAAATGCCCAACCGTGGCTCCGTTAAAAGGCTTGTAGGCTCCCCTGGAGATGCAGTGGTTGACCACGGCCCTCAAGCTGTTGGGGACCAGATCGGAGTACCAGGAGATCGGCTCGCCGTCGATGACGGTAGAACGGGTGAAGGTCAGTTGCGACCGAAGGATGGCGATTTGCGCCAGGTTCCAAAGGGCTTCCTCACGATTCTTGGTGACGTGATAGCGGGCCTCTTCGGGCGTCACGATCATGTTGGTTCTCGTCACCACGTCGTTGGCGAGAACGAGATTGCAGGAACTTTCCTTCAGGAGATGCAGGGCGGCAGCGTATTGCTCGTCTTCCGTGGCCTCGGTCGTCGTCTTGAAGGCGACAAGGTAAATGTCCTTGCGGTCCTTGCGAATTTCCGGCAGCAACTTGGGCTTCGGAAACAACATCATATCGTTGCCTTCGCCGACGAATTGGCCCCTGTTGTGAGTCCGGCTGTGCAGCCGCTCGGCGTGCTTGCCACTTTTCACCATGCCGACAGCGCCGTAGAAATCCACCAGGGCACAGGTCATGAAGATGATCTTGGTATCCGGGTCGGCGGCGATAACTTTCAACAGCGCCGCCACATCTTCGTTTGTTTCCAGCTTGATCTGGCGATTGTCACCGGGATAACCATAACCCCCGGCCATCATGGTCAGATGAAGGCGACGTTCCATGAACGACTGGTCGCCACAGATGTCGAAAAGGCGGCGGGCCGTGCCACCGTAGGCGGGTGCGGCCAACGCTAGATGATTGCGTACATGGCTGACGGTCCCGCCGCCCAGGATGTGAATCGTTTTACCCGCCATTTTCTTCCCCTTTAATGCGGTTGATTTCTTCAAGAACCTCCTGGTAGTAGGCTTCCCGTGCCTTGTCAGCACAACAGGACATTCCCTGTGTATTGCTGATATGTTCTCTGACTTCCCACATAGCGAAAGGCAGAGCCTTGAACAAATCGTACAATTTACCGGAGATTTTCTTGATGCCGAATCGCTTCTTGATGATGTCACAAAGGGCGAATACTGGACCCTTCATCTGGTGGTCGGCTTCCGAGAGCAGGGACCGCAGCCCACCCTCGGAAGCCTCCCACAATTCGGCCCACGGTTTTTCCTTTTGCATCTCGGCGTCGGCCCGATCTGCGATGGAAGTCACCACAGCGGTTAGCGCTTCATGGAAGGACTCCTTTGTGATACTGGTTTCTTCGCTCATGTTTGTTTCTCCGGGGAGGATTCTACCACGTTCTGGTCTGGTTGTAAATCAGACTTGACCTTGCAGGCCGAAGTCCAGGTTTCCTCCAATACTTTGCGACACCGTAGACACAAGTTGCCTTCTGCCTTGCGCTTCCAGCAACGGTCACACTTTCCCTGTCTAGCCCGGACGATGCGGTAAGTATCACCCATTGCCATAAACTCAGCCAACGGCTCGCCATCCGTAGGCATTCCGGTTACGTCAGAAACCACAAACCAATCCTCGGCCTTGGCAAAGAAATGGTGACTCGCCCCTGCCTTGAGTTCGATATTGACTTCCAGCGTGTCTCTCACCTGGCCCGCTGCCTTGAGTTTGTCGAACTCGACATGGAAAGCGTTCAAAGCTGCCTTCCAGTATTCCTCGTCCAGATATTCAACGAAGTCGTACTTGGGCAGCGGTACGGGTTGAACATACGTCACATCGAAGATGTCCTTGCGTCCCAGCTTGAAGAAATCAGGGGCATGTTGGAACACTTCATGAGCCGTGTAGGTAAACAACGGGGCCACGAGACTCAACAAACCCTCAGCCAGTAAAATCATCGTCACGTTGGCACTGTTTCTCACGAAACTGTTCTTGCCGTCACAGTACAAACGATCCTTCACGGCGTTGAAATAGATGGCGTTCAGGTCCGTGTTGACAAACTCCGTCAACTTGTGCAGACCCTTGTAGTATTCGTATTTCTCGAAGGCATCGTGAACCTCCGTGAACACCTGGCACGCCTTGTCGAGAATCCACCGATCCACCGGAAGGTACTGTCCCTCCATATCGCCGGCAGGCTCGATCATGTTGGCGATGAGGAATCTGAAAGTATTCCTCAGCTTCTTGTGTCCCTCGGCACAACGCTTCATGATGTCTTCGCCACAGGTCATGTCCTTCGTGTAGTCGATGGACGCCGCCCAATAGCGGAGAACTTCAGCGCCGTACTTCCTCACCACGTCGTTCGGATCAACGACGTTCCCCTTCCGCTTCGACATTTTCTCGCCGTTTTGGTCAACGACGAATCCATGTGTGATGACCTTCTTGTACGGAGCCTTCCCCGTCAGCGCCACCGACAGCCACAAGCTGCTTTGGAACCAACCACGGTGTTGATCGTTCCCTTCCAGGTAAACGTCCGCCTGGCGACCGTTGAGGGTGTTCCAGGTGAGGCCGCTATCGAACCAGACATCTAAGATGTCGGTGCATTTCTCGAAGTATTGGCTGGTCAGACCAACGAACATAGCCCCATACCAAGAAGGCGGTTGGCATTCTTCAACCATTTTCCGACACCACACGTCAATGCCTTCTTCTTGCAACATGCGCTGCGTATATCTCACCACATCGGGATGAGAGGAAAAAACGCCCTGTTCCTTGTTGCGAACGAAAGCGATAGGAACTCCCCACATACGCTGGCGACTGAGGCACCAGTCGGGCCTGGATTCAAGCATCGGCTTCATGCGATTCTTCGACGCTTCGGGCAGGAACTCGACGGCTGCGAATTCCTTCAACACGGACTCCCGAATCTTGCTCAAATCCAGGAACAATTGTGGCGTGGCCCGGTAGATGACCGGAGTATCCGAACGCCAGCAATGCGGGTAGCTGTGCGTGATTTTTTCTTCATGAAGCAACAAACCCTTGGTCTTCAAATCTTCGGGGATTTGCTTGTTGGCGTCGAAAACGAAATGGCCGGCGTACTTGCCCTCGGTGTACTTACCATCTGGACCAACAGGCATAACGAGTGGCAGACCGTAGCTTCTGGCGACGAAATAATCATCTTCGCCGTGCCCAGGGGCGATATGGACGCAACCTGTGCCAGTGTCAGCCTTCACGAAGTCGGCGTTGATGACGACAGACACAGTTCCATTGATCGGATGCTTCAGCTTCCAACCCAAGAAGTCTTTGCCTTTGTACTTGCTGACCCAATGTTTCCCTTCAACGATGCCCTTGGCAGCCAGTTCTTCCACCAGATTTTCGGCGACCACGAGCGGCCAGGGATAGTCCTTGAACTTGACAGGAACATAATCCAGGTCCGGGTGCAGGGCAACAGCGACGTTAGCAGGCAAAGTCCAGGGCGTAGTTGTCCACACCAAAAAACCACCAGGAAAAGTTGCTTCCTGAGTCGGGAACACAACATAGATCGAAGGATCGGTGCGATCCTTGTACTCGACTTCCGCCTCAGCCAGCGCCGTTTGCTCGGCCCAGGACCAGAAAACGGGCTTCTTGCCCTGAATCAACATCTCCTTGCCGAGAAGTTCACAAAGTCGATTGTAGACCATCGACTCGAAGGAACGATCCATTGTCGTGTATGGATGCTCCCAATCGGCGATGACGCCCAGGGCTTTGAATTGTTCACGCTGGATGTCGATCTGTTGAGAGGCGTACTGCCGGCACATCTGCCGCAGGCCGTACTCGTCTCGACTCTCCGGGTGGAGTTGACGAGCCTTCTGTTCGATTGGCAAACCGTGGCAGTCCCAACCCGGCACGAACTCAACGCCTCGCCCGTTGAAGTATTGGACCTTGACGGCAAAATCCTTCAAGATTTTGTTGAGAGCATGACCGATATGGATGTCGCCATTGGCGTAAGGTGGGCCGTCGTGGAGGATGAAAGGATTGTCCCCGTCCCGGCGCATACGCCGGATCAGGTCGCTTTCATTCCACGCTTTGTAGACTGCTGGCTCGTTGGCCGGCAAGTCGGCCTTGATCGGGAGTGTGGTCTGAGGGAGAAGCAGTGTGTCTTTGTGAGTGCCCATGAGTGGATAGTACCCCGAATCAGTGGAATTGTAAAGTTATTGCGAAGACCAGGGTTCATCTATCGAACGCCACATACGTCGCTTCCTGGGCGAATGACGATAGAAATGCTCGATAACGTATTCAATTTGAGTGGTGTGGTCTTGAGGCACATCTTCAAAATCATCCGGCCACTCACTGAAAAAGTTGCAAATTTCTGCTTCTTCATTGAACGGGCCGGGTTGAAGTAAGATCACCTGGTAGTTGGGGTACTTCCCCGCCATGATCTTATCACAGTGAACAATGACATCTCGACCTGTAGTCATGTCGGTAATATCGCCACAGGCTGCAATGCCCTGGTCAGGATCGCCAAGAATATAAGTCAGAAGATGTTGGTGTGTAGCTTTGAAGGCTGCGAACCCCTTGGGAAAATTATCCGCTCGGTCGAAGACGTTGTAGTAATGTCGCTCCCACGCCCTCAGTCGCTTGGCCTCTTCAATATCTCCAGTTGCGAGGCCGGCACCATAGAGTTCTTTGACGTATTCACAGGCCGGACAATACCCCTCCCAACGAGCAGCAACGAGCCGCCTGGGACATTGGAAGGTGTGATAGGCTGTATCAATAGCACGAGCGAACGTATGCCACTGTAGGCTCAGTGGCCGGAATGGGGGAAGAATGCGAAACTTTATGTTTTCGCCTTCCTTCTTTGGGTATGCGAGCCAGGGTCGGTTTTTCATGGCCCTATCCTAGCAAAAACGCCACTCGAAATCGAGTGGCGTTTAGTAGCGGCGGTCAGGATCGAACTGACGTACTCCTCGTTATGAGCAAGGCGCTTGAGCCAACTCAGCTACGCCGCCATCTTCATTTCTGATTTTGGATAAGGAATTTGCCCATCGCTTTGTCCAGTGCATCACTGGACAGCGGGCCTTCCTGCTTCCTGACATCATAGGGCTTCATATGCCCACTGTCAATCATTTCCTTCTCCCACTTCAGGAACATTTCCTCCCAATCGGGGTGCTGGCACTTGTGCATACTCGCAGTCCCGACATGACAGAATATGTAGAAGCAAGAGAGGAATTTCTCCATACTCTTCTTGAACTCATCCGACCACTCGTAGTGAATCGGACGGGAACCATCTTCCTGCGCTTCGCCCATAACTTCCGCTTCGCAAAAAAGCAAAGCGACATGCTCGAAGTAGTACAAGATTCGTTCAGGCTCGATCATGCTTCGCCTCGATCTTTCTTCTGCTGGGCGAGAATGCTGTCGCCTCCCTGTCGTGCTGTTTGTTCCCTTTCACGATCTTCCTTGAGGCTGGCGATGATTTCTTCAGCTTCTTCCTTGGTGTATTTCTTCTCAATCCAGGCCATTGCGTCGTCGCCGGCTTGCCTGATCCTGGGAAGTTTCCACGGCCAGACAGCCAGTTCCCTTGTTTCCTGGGCGATCTCGTCGTTGTAGGGAACAGCCAGGTTGTCGAATTCCCTGGGATCGTCCATCTTGGCGATAAGCGTGTTGTAACCTTCGCCATCACCAACGAAAGCCGGAACGTAGCCATGTCCATTCAGGAGAGCATCGTCGATGGCTTTGCGAAGCAAAAGCAACGCCTGCATGTTGGCGACCATGAATGCTTCGCCATGCCACTGTTCTTGGGCATAGATGTGGAGATAGGGGTTCTCGTCCTTGAAACAGGCCATGCGCTCTTCTTCAGAAGGGCCAGGGTGGGGCTGCTTGGCCTCGGCTTCGAGTTGCGCAACTTCTTCAGGGGTGAGTTTGGTTTCCTCAACAGAGTAACGGTCGTCGGCTGGTCTGGTCATGGTTCAACCTTTCCTGTATCCACAAACTGGATGCCCATTTCTTCCCACCGGGCAACATCGTCAACGTCCGGGCCGAAAGGCGCTCCGTACATGAGCGGAACCTTCCGGTTGAAAACAGGCTTGTTGCCATCGTGAACGTCGAAAATGACGAAAGTGCCATAATCGGCGTCGATGCGTTGGACTTCGCACAGGAAGCGATTGTCCAACATCGAGGACCAGATCGGCAGGTGGGGGTTCTCAAGACCCAGGGGTTGGAGATTTCCAATTGGCTCGTCGGGCTGTTGTTCTTTCATTGCCCTACCCCTTGCAAATGCCGCCTGCAAAGCAGGATGACTCCTTATATCTTCCATAGTCGCCTCGCCTGGACTCGAACCAGGACACACGGATTATGAATGTAATCCCAACGGCATTCCCGAAGGACAAATAGTGTCGAGACTATCCCTTTTCAGAGGACCGTTGTGCTACCGTTACACCACGAGGCTAGGTTTGGGCAAAACAGCTAGTATACCCGCCGATTGCTCCTTTGCAAGACGTTTCCAGCGAGGATTCTGGCCATACTCATCGAGAAAAATCATGTCCAGGTCTTCGGGCGAATGTTCATACCGCTCGATGAAAACACACTGGTCAGGGTATACGTTGCGATCTTCACAGAAAGCGGCACAGGCGCTCTCGACGGAGTTGGTGATGCTCACGCCCCGGTGGGCATCAAGCTGCGTGAACACGGCAATAACCTTCGCCGTCTCGTCGTTCGGCTCGTACAAGATAACATCACAGATCGTCCAAGTGGGACGACCGGCGTGTTCGTACACCAACTTAGCGTGCATCATATGCCTCATTGGGCATGTCCCTTCGGACCAAGTTCCTGCATCTCGTACAAGGTGAAACTTTCACCATCATGGCGAGGCCGGATGGTGACGATGTACTGCTCGCCGTCAATGACGACGTGCAGGCCATCTGTTTCTTTGTTCATGCAGCCAAGAATCTGCTTGACGTTCGGATGTTGCGCAAGGGACTCGGCAACGATGTCAAGTTGAGGATTTTCCCCGCTCATCTTTCGTCTCCAGGGTCAGCTTGGCCTCGACCTCGATGTGGGTCATGTGCATGGGCAAGCTGAATTCGTGTGTCGAAACTTCCCAGGGATTCGGGAGGCCGTGCTTCTGCAAGTAGGCCCGTGCAGCGTCAGTGTTGGGCGTGAAAGTGGACAATTTGTCGCCAATGGTAAGCGTGAAATCCATGCCGCCCTCGCAAAAAAGGGGGTTGGGACGCCCTTGCTAACAGACGCCCAACCCCCGAAGGGTTACTGCTGTTCTTCGGACTCTTCATCACCGCCGACAGCCTCGGTGACTTCAACCTGCACTGCATCTTGCTTCTTCGCCTTCGAGCCACACAGGTCGCCCAAGGCGTCCAGGTCGATCTTGTTGATCTCCTGGAGCCAGAAGTTCTTGTCCCAGCCGCTCTCGGCGAACCGAGCCACGACGTTGAACACGTTGTCGGAGAAACCGCCAACCTGGAGGATGTCCGGGCGCTCGACAACCTGGTGGTTGGCACGAGGCGTCAAGTCGATGCAAACCAGCTTGGCGTCCGGGTTGCGCTTCTTGAAGATGGCCCACTGCTCCAGCATGGCCGTAGCCTTGCCGTTGTGAGCGTTCGGACCATCGGCCCACGACTCGTAGTCGCTGACGAAGACAACGACATCGCCCTTGGCGTTGCGCTGGTTGAGCATGTTCAGCGGAGCCGAACAGTTCGTACCACCGCCGCCGATGGACGCCAGCTTGCGGGCGTTGGTCATCACGGTGTCCCGTGGTTCCAACGTCAGCTTGCTCGGCAGGACGACACCTACCTCGAACGGAATGACTTCGGCGCTCTTGTTGACACGAAGCAGCGAGGCTGCGTACAGCGCCGCCACGTCGATACAACGAGCCGCCGTCGTCGCCGAGCCACGGTCGCCCGTAACCCGACCCGTCGTCATCGAACCCGACACGTCCACACAGATGTAGACCTTGCCCGTCAACACCGGCACGTTGCGAGTAGCAGCTTCCAGTGCGTCGTGCAAAGCATCACGGACCTTCTGCGGAGCCTTGCCCTCGGAGGCAAGGTAGGCGATGAGAATCTGGTACGGGAAAACCCGGACCTTGGCGACTTCGTTGGCGTCAGCCAGCCGAGCCGAGATCAGTTCCACCATACCAGGCTGATCGAATACGCCATGCTCCTTGTAGGTGTTCATGGACTTCAACGTGGTCAACCAGTTGGCGTTCCGAGCGATTTCCGTCCACTCGGCAGTAGACAGCTTCTTGATGCCGTCCAGGAAACGGAAGTTCAGCTTCGGCTGAGGAAGCGTCTGGTCCGCCTTCCACGCCTCGAACTGCTGCACGATCTGCGGCAGGTTGGCGAACGGGTGTTCGTAGGCAACCTTCACCTGGCCGTCGCTGTCGTCCTTGAAGTAGGTACGGAGTACCTTCCCCTCGGCGTCATCAACGACCTTCGCCCCCGTCAGGTAGGCGAACAAAGCCGCCTTCTCCGGGGTGTTCGGCTTCGGACGGGCGATACGGATCACTTCGCCCAGCGTCGGGTTGTTGCCGATGCTGTTGTGGAAGATCGTAGCCGGGCTGCGGTTCTCGAACCACTGGCGAACCAGGTGACGGAGGCTGTAGCCCAGCGACTTGCGGCCCAGCACGCCGGAACGGATCATCTGCACGAAGTTACGGACCATCGTGCCAGAATCAATGACGTGCGGGAAAACCTTGTTGAGAACTTCCTGCTTCGCCTCCTGCTCAGGCGTGGTCGGACCACCCGTCCACGACGGGGCGGAACGACGGGACGGATCACCAGCGTTCTTGCCGCCACCGTTGTCGGCAGCCAGATGGCTGATGCACAATGCCGGCAAATCCTTCATGAAGGCGCTCTGGCGACCGTAGATGGCAACCTTGCCGATGAACTCCGGGGTGCAGCCGGCGAGCAGCTTCTTGACGGTATCAAGCTGATCCTTGGCCGACGTGTGGAACGTACCGTTGAGGCACGAAGTCGCCACGAACTGCGCCAGGGCAGCCTCGTTCGACATGGAATAAGCCTTGCCGCCAGCCTCGTTCTTGGTGTCGGCGTTCGGAACGCTACCGACATGCTGGCCCTGTGCGCCCGGCTTGCTGAACAGATTCTTGTTTGCCATCGTATCACCTACCTTTCATTTGGGAGTCCTGCAACCACCACGACCTTGCCGCCTACAACGACGGTTTGGGCGAACGTGGGAACATCCCAACAACTTACTTGAGAGCGGGTAGGGGGAGTCGAACCCCCACATTCACGTTGGGAACGTGACAGGCTGCCGCTACATCATACCCGCTTGCCTTCGGAAGAAAGGGCAACAAGCATTCTACTACGACATCAGGCGTTTGTAAAGCAGATTCCCGGCCTGTTGTACGCCCTGGCGATCTTGTTGAGCCGGTTCACCAGCGCCGTATCCGTGTAATCCTGCGGGGTCGGCAACAACCGATCAATTTGACGGTACTGCTTCTGGCCGTAGTAAGGATGCCCTGGCGTCAAAGATTCGACGAATTCCTTCGCTTCCTTCAAGCCCAGGCCGGTTTTTTCCCGAACCAACTTGATCTGTTGAATCTTCTGCGAAGCCCCCTGCGGACTGCTCATGACGGCATAGACAGCAGCTTCCAATTCAGAAACTTCTTCTGGCATCCCATTGAAACAAAACTCATCCACCAAGATGTCTCGAAGGATGGCGATTTTTTCTTCAGGCGACTCCCCAGCAATCAGGCTGTCAAAAAAAGCATGGGCGTCTTTTCTTTCAATCTTGTTCATCTCAACCTCACTTGAATCCTCCAGCTAGGGGATAGTACCCCGGATGCCCTTGTTTGTAAAACAGCATCCGGGGTAACTGCTCCCTATTCCTTCAACTTGATGGCTTCCTCCAGCCAGCCTTCTTCTTCCATCCCCTTGCACTGAGAACACATCTTGTAGGGGCAGAACAGGTAGTCTTCCGGCAAGACCTCCGTGGGAATGCCACAAGTATCACAGTAGAAGTACATCGGCTGACCGGCGTGAAGGCCGGCGTTGTCGATCTTCTCAATCTGTGCGGCGTAACGCTTACGCCGAATGAACTGATCGAGGGCTTTCGCCTTCGCCGCCTCCGTAGTGGTCATCTCCTTTTTTGGGGTGCGTTCATCCATCATCATCTCCCTAGTAGTGGAACTTCTTCAGGCAATATACCACAGGTCGTCCACCACCACTCGGATGGCTGGTGCTTGTACCTGTGCCATATTTTTCTCGCCTCTCGGACACGACGCTCTAGCTGCGTTCTTTCCTGGGAGAGCCATTCGTCAAAGACGAATTTCTCTGTGCCGTTCAGGTATCGCAGCATCCTCCGCAGGAGCCTGCGGCAAACATAGTTCCTATGCTTTGTACCAGGAACTACGTTGTTTTTCCACAGGATTTCCAGCGTCCGGGCGTGATCCGCCACAATTGGGTGATGATTGAGGAACAAGGAGGTTTGATCGACCCTCTCCTTGCCCTCGACAATGAGGAACAACCTTTCCCAGCCAAACCCCACGTCCGTCGAATGCCCAAGGGTATTGACAAGATTGCCAATCTCCAACCCCCGGCTATAAACCTCGCAGCAGTAGCCCCCAATCTGGCCGTCACTCCAGACGCACGACACATCGTCAACTGTATCATATCCCCGCTTGCGCCACAACTGGTGGTGCCCAGGATTGTCAGGATGACAGTGAACTGGTTCGATTTTGATCTGAAGATCAGTGAGCAGATTGTGCCATAGCTCAACTGACTGCTCGTAATCCCCACCAAATGAGAAATTACCAAGCATTTGAAAATATGTAAGGTGCGATCCATCGCCGACCAACTCCAGATCGTTGGTCCTAATGCACGACTGTAGAGAGCCGTGCTTGCTTCCATCCGGCGTCAGAAACTTGTTCCTGAGCCTTTGCATCCCACTGCAAACAAACAACGTCGTGTCGTCGTCGGGAATGATCGTTTCGTCAATTACGAGCGGGAACCCGAACTTCTCGAAACGAGACGACACGAACTCGTAGCTAGGCGGCGCATACCTATCCTCCAGGTTAGTCGTTCTCAAACCAGCCAATGTGCGGGTATTGCTTGTAGTCCCGCACTTCCCCGCCCTGCGTCGGGCTGGGATACCTTTCGTAGAACTCATGCCAGGTCCGAGAATCTTTCAGGTACTTCTCCGGGCCTTTCCGACATTGACGCTCTACGTCAAACTCGAAGTGACTGCCAACCTTCTCAACAAAGAAAGCGTGCCTCTCCAGTTCGTCTTTCCACACATCTTCCGGCAAATCTACCATCAGATAGCGCCGGAACCACTTGTACCGCTTGTCGTAGTTTTCATCAACACAAACAGCATAGTACCGCTTGCCTTGATATTCGACAACCCCCGACAACACCCAATCCCACCAATTGTCAGCCCATATCCAACGCACACCCTCCAGCTTCGATAGCGAGAGCCAGCGCTTTTCCTGCTTGGGCCGCTTGGGTTTCTCAGGTTGTTTCTTTCTTCGCATGTTCTTTCAAGTAAGTGTCGTGCGCCCAGGACTCCAGGCTGTTGACGCCGGGACCATCAAGAACTTCCTTGGCAATTTCCAATCTCGCAGCAGTCGTTGTCGCATTTCGCTCAAGGCAAAGCCGTTGATACTTCTTCTGCTTGCCGAATTCGCCAAACGCAAGTTTGAGTTCCAGATACTTGAGGGTAAAATAACTCATGTTTCATCGCCTTCTTGCGGCGGTTGAGGCTGTCGGACGGAGAAACGCTGGCCGATTTTGCTACGGTCGGCAGGCTGGTTCATGTCGGCACGCCCTCTAATCCGGTTGACGACCCGCCGCAAAGGGTTCGTCTCGCCAGTCAACTCGTAAGGACTTAGCTGGGCATCTGGTGCCCTCGGCCCTCCGTGAAGCTGGGAGAAGTAGTCGTCCTGCGGAGTCCGATCCCCTACCTCCGACCCTATGATACTACGATTTCCGTTAGGATGCAGCAAAAAAGCGTCCTGCTCGGATGGTAATTTCGTGGCGGCAGCGTACTGGTTGAACTCCTGCAAGAATCCCTGAATAATTGACATGAACTCCTGTTCAGGCATGTCTCCAATGGGCTGAACGACGAAAGATTCTTCCTCAGTGGGGTTACGGAAGCGAATCAGCCCCCACAGGTAGCGAACTTCTTCCTGGCCCATGCCGTGAACAGGGTAAAAACTCAACCCCTTGTCCTTGAAGGCTTGCACCAGCTTGCGGTTCGCTGCTCTATTCTGCACAAGGCGTGCCAAAGGACGGCTGCCGCCCTGAAAAGCAGTTAAAATGGCGACGGGCTTCTTGCCGCCCGGTCCCCATTTGCTTTGACTTCGCTTCTTACTTCGACGAGCCGCCATCTCGTCCAGGCGTTCACGCTGTTCCAGGAATTGACTAAACTTCATCATGAAGCTATCTAGCCGATCTGGAAGGTTTCTTTCATCAGCTTCCTTTGAAGCACACGCCAATCACTTCGTAGCCGCCAGAGTAGGGTGGCGAGTCAGAAGACAACTGATCCGTGCCGGTGGCGGTTCCGCTGATCGTCGTTGTTCCACTCACGCCAATGATGTCGAAAATACCAGCATTATTACCAATGTCTTCAGCCGTAAATCGACTGTTACACTCGGTTGATGGACTTGGCGAATTCGCCCCGTAAATGAAACCGATTGCCAGGTCGTTGTCGTGAGTCGCCGGGCAAGTAATCGTCCAATTAACCGGCTGCGAATCATCGCTATTGGTGTAGGATTGGGCCTGGTGTCCGTCTATGTCAACAATGCCAGTGTATTCAATGGCTGTCGCAAACAAGTATTGCCCATTTTCATTGTTGTCCACCACCGTAATCGCATTGGAACCAGTTCCATTGGATATGGTGTACCAAATGCTCACTTGGTACACATCCAGTGGCGGTGTTGAACCTACCACCCTTTCATACGCATAATCCACCTGCGTATAGGTGTTCCCCAATGTATCTGTGACCGTGGCTGACGGGTCTGGAGAAACGGCGTTGTTGTCCACCACGACAAAAACCACCAACAAATTGCACTTGGTCACGGGCGAGTTGAATTCGATACTTGTGTCACCAAGGACTGCTGATTGAACAAATGCTATCGGGTTTGTAACATCGCAGCCATCATCACCACCGCCACCACCGCCACCACCGCCACCACCAGACACACACAGCGTTGGCTTGTACAACTTCTGGTCGCAAACTGTGACAGCCGGGAGCCACGCACTATTGATATAGAGCCAGCGAACATTTTGATAGCAAAGCGGATTTCTTGATTGAAGGCATTTCATGCCTTATCTACACCGCTCCTTCAAAATCATTTATGCGTCGTCGATGCTCCGATATTTTTTGTCTTTTTCCTTCGGCTCGGCAGGCGTGTTCAAAATCACCGGATGTTGGCCATCACGGGTCTTGATGTACTTGCCGCTTTTTGTGATGACGTAATCAGCCTTGCGGAAAACTTCATCCGTCATCTTGTGGTGAGCCTTCTCGTCCACCAGAATGATGACCGAATACCCTTTGCCTTCAGTATTCAGACTAGACCCGATTCCCGTTACACTTGTTGCTGGCATTGGGTTCTTTCTCGCATACGACCATAACTTGAAGAAATCCGTCCAGGAGGCCATTAGTACCCCTTACAGGAGTCGAACCTGTACCTACACCTTCGGAGGGTGCCGTGCGTCCGCCACACTCAAGGGGCATACTTTCATAGCATTTTCAACATCTTCTTTCGACAACGGACAATTCCCCAGCCACATGAGGCCGAGTTGTCGCAAGTGCTGCACTTGTTCCGGTGTTTTTCCACCAACATCCAATTGCTCAGAAAGGAAGTTGAGAGCCACCCGGATCGTGTGTTGCTGCTTGTCCGTCATGATGATCCTCAGTAGGAGCGGAAGGACTTGAACCCTCACCTAGCGCTAATCAGGCGCTACCGTTTGGCCGAGATTATAAGTCTCGTGTGCTACCTTTACACCACGCTCCCGTCACACAACTGGCCTTGTTCTATTGCAGGCCACCGCCATCACCAGCCAGAATGGAGGGCCAAGTATTGCGTATATCCACCAGAACCAATGCAACTCCAAACCATCAATGCTGAATCTGTTGTAGATGGGCCAGTACACGAACAAAACCAACAACAAGTACCAGTATGGATTCGCCCAGCAACGCCAGAAAGCCAGCCGCTTGACATCCTGCCAGAAAGTCAGATTGCTTTTGCCGCCCACTCCCTCATCTCGTGGTTCAGGCACGCCAGGCATCTGTGTTTCTTCTCGCATCGCATCAAGTTCCCTTCCTGGCGTTTTTTCCTGCACACTTCACAGTCGCAGTGCTGACAGCGTTTATAGCTTTCACTCCCCTTCATTCCATATCTGGCCCAATAGGGGTAGTCTTTACTGCTCAAGCAACATTCAAAGAATTTGCCTTTGAAGCGTTGCAGCCCACCAGTGATATTCATTGGCCGAGAACCTGGTTGGTAATTTCCTCGACGCCGTTGTAGTGTTCCGGGTAGTTGTAGTGATGGCCGTTGTAGCTGGCCTCGATAGTGGCGCTGATCTGGCGTTTCTGATAGAGCCAGACCCGCACTTTCGGAACATAAGCGTCATCCTGGTGAGAGCCGGCCCTGACTTCCATCCTTGTGCCGGGCGGCAACTTCTGAAGGATGGCAATCAGTTCTTCGACCGACATCTCGCCTTTATCCAGCTTCTTCTGTTCCGGCAGATTCGTCATCGGGATTCTCCTGTTCCCACTTGAGGTAGGCTTGCGCCTCGATCTCGTAACATTCATCACACCAGCAACCAGTGCAAGGAACGGGGCCGGGATACGGACGAACATGGCCGGGGTTGTTGCAAGTACGAACGTCTTCAACGCCGCCACACCAACCACAGAATCCATCAGGTATGTTTTCTTCCTGAAGGATTTTGCGACCTTCTTCGGTCGCTCTCATGTGTTCACAGTAGCAATCCATAGAGCCGGTAGAAGGAATCGAACCCTCGTCACCTGCTTACAAGACAGGGGTAATACCACTATACGATACCGGCATTGGGTGCAACGTGTTTATTGACATCAACGCAGCCTTGGCTTGTGCCCCACCATACTTCTGAGGGATACCCAGGTTCGTGGTAGGCTGGCCCCGGTTGATCCTGTCGCACCCTGGGGCTAAATTATCGGAGCTATTACTTAGGCCGCTCCGAAGCCTGCTTGCAGGCCAAACAGACCGGAATTTCGCTCACGATCCGCTCGCCATGTCCACCGCCATCATCAACCCAATCCCACTTCCATTTCTTCGTTCTTGGATTCTGCACCCACTTCTGAAACGCATCGTGTCGGTAAGGATGGGTGTAGGGTTCCTTATACACGATCAACTGTCTCGGCTGTCCAGCCAAAACTTGTCTTCCACAAAGATGGCATTTGTACATTCACCTGGCCGGTTTTGATTTCTCCTGGGACGGCCTGGCTCCAGGAGGGGTTAAAGTAATTGACCGAATGGGCGGGGCTGGATTTGAACCAGCGACCTTGCGATTAGCTGCAACCGGCAACTATAAAACCGTCCAGCGTCATCGCCGCTCTGCCACTGAGCTACCCGCCCAATTTTATTTCTTGTCCCCTTGGCCTTTTGCCACGGCCCCTTTGAACATTTCCAACGGCTTGCTGATGGCCTCGATATGACACTCCATGAAGAACACACGCTCCTCGTTGGTCATGTCCTTCGTGTCGGCCCGCATCATGTCGTTGTATTTCTGAACGACATCCAACAACTGCTGCCTGCGCTCTTCAGTCATCGTCGATTGACCTCCAGGAACTAGGACCGACTTTCTGAATGTCATCATCCGTATATTTGACCCGATGCCACTGCTCGTTGGATTGACCAGGGACTTTGGGAAGTTCCACAGTAATGGTCAAGTCGTCAATAGGGTCAACAACAACTCCCACTTCGCCGTAACCAGTCAACCCAGGCGTCTTGATGAGTACCCTGTCGCCCAGGCGGTACTTCAAGGCACCAACTTTCTCCAGCAAATCCGCCGTGAACTTGGCTCGAACTCCATCTTCCAGGACACAGAAATGGAAATCCTCACGAAGTTCGGCAAGCGGGCTGTTGATGTTCCAGGGCTTAATTTCTTCAATGATCCCTGTCTGACCCGCTCCAATCACTCCATCTTTGATCCTCACAATGTCGCCAACTTGAAACTTCACAGTACCCCCACCAGGAGTCGAACCTGGCCCATCAGTTTAGGAAACTGGTATGCGTCCGCCACACCCTGGGGGCAGGTGGGTCGGTAGCCTGATAAGTCCTCGTTGTGCTTGGGAGCGACAACATTATGGCTGGGGAGCCAAGAACCATCAGAACCCAACCCATATTAGCCGGTGGCCTAACCTGAAAACATCACCTTTCGGTTTTTCGTCCCCTCCCGGAAATAACATTGTAATCTACCAGGCGAACAAGTCCCCAATTAGAACTCGGCGTGTATCGAAGGTTTGGTAGCTCGTCTGAATTCCACCCGACCACTTCCGGTGAATCAAGGCATCTTTTAGTGTTTGGTTGTGCCAGAACCCAACGAAGCCCAAACCCTCTAGCACCCCGTCCAGGAGTCGAACCCGGTCCTAGCAGCTTAGAAGACTGCCGTGCTTCCGTCACACCCACGGGGCAAGTGCTGCCATATTATAGGCAGCCTGGCACGATTATCTACGGTCACGCTCCATCTTTATTTGCCTTATTCGTGCGAACCTATCAACCCGGTTCGCCTTAGTTCGGCTATTCTATGAAGGAATCCCCGCTCATGGTGGCCTGCCAGCACCAGGGCAACCCTGACTACTTCCCGAACTCGGCTCGAAGCCGGTGGCCGGTGAAGAAAACGCCCATAAGTCCAAGACTCTAGGAACGTCATATCATCAAGTTGAATGCCGCCCAAACTCACACAAGTTTGGGCAGGTCCGTCCCTGATGCGGTTGCTGGTGCTTTTGTTGGCTTCTGTCATCCACTCCATCCTTCCGCCACAGCCTTATCGTAGGCTTGTCGGAAATCCTCCAGGGCTTCCTCCCTAGTTTTGTACATCTTGCAGTACGGGTAGGTGGTTTTGGCCTGGAGATGGTTCCAGATCGGGATGGGCAGCGTCCAGTGCCCATCTCCGTTGGCGTCGATTTCTTCTTGCGTGAAAACCTCGCCGTGATAGTACAGATACGTCATCCAGTACCAGTTGTCGTAAATGTCGGTCTGGTACGGTTCCTTGTTGTTGCTTTGCAGCCACTCGTTAGCGTTCATAGTGCCCCCGGTTCGTTCCATCGAAAAAAAGCCGGTGTGCATACAGCACTTCTTGAACCGCTTCCCGCTCCCACACGGACACGGATCGTTGCGGCCCAGCTTTTCTTCGAGTAGCTTGTCGCCGTGGACTACTCGGACGCCTCGTTTCACTTGTCGTTCGCTGGGGAAACCCCCTACGTCGCTTCGACATTGGCTCGATGTACTTGCTCATTGGAATCTCCTTCTCGTTGGTTGATTTGCCCGTCAAGCCACGAGTTGGAGATAAGTTGTCGGAAAGCGTCATGCTTGATGCCGCATCGGTCTACTGCTCCCTGAACCCGGTTCACCCATCCGGTCGCCAGGGTCGCCCACCGTTCTTCCGCCTTCGCAGGGCGGCGTGCTGATTGTTTACACTAAGGTAGCAGCAACGTCACACTTACTTCCGACAGAGCCTCCTGGGAGAATCGAACTCCCCCTTCCACTTTACGAGAGTGGCGTCATACCACTAGACCAAGGAGGCAAGTATTGCCTTGTAGTAACCAAACTCTTTCGCTGTCTTCAGGCGGTGACAGCGAACGCATCGAACATCACACTTCTCCATTTCTGCAAGCAACAAGTTACGACTCTTCAGCAGCATAGCGCTGACACAGCCCTTCTTGTCGCCTCGGTGATCGAAGAATTACATCGGTGTCTCATCAAACACCTTGCAAGGATTGGGAAAATCCCTCTCCATGCCATCGTACTTTTTGCCGTAGCCGTCCACATGAGGATCGTACTTCCTCATGAGTTGAACATGCAGATGAGGACTCCAACCGCCGTTCTCGTTCGACTCAGCAATCGACCCGATGATGGTTCCTTTCGGATAATGCTTCTTCGCTTCCATCAAAACCATGTTGTTCAGGTGGCCAAAAACCATGTAGCCCAGCGCCGTGTCGAACACCAACTTCCCACCCCAGCCGCCGTTCTTGTCAGGGTCTTGGAACTTGTACAACAACGTCCCAGGGACCGGCAGGTGGACATTCGTGCGAACAGGCACATAGAAGTCAACGCCCAGGTGGATCGTTGCGCCAGGCTCGTGATAGTGCCCGGCCCACACAATCGACCGATCCTCCATGTATCCACCCCACGAGTAGTCGATTCCCTTCAACTTGTGGACCCAATTCTTCCACTTCTCGCACTGGTCGGGGTCCAGAAAAATGTTGCCAACCTTCTCGTCGAGCATAGGCCCGATCAACTCGGCTGCCTGAGTAGCCAACTCGTTGATGTTGATGTAGCCCCACTTCTCCCCTTCAAGTTGAGGGAAGATCGCATCGGCCAATTCGGGCGGTCTGTATTGCAACACTTCTTCTCGCTCCACTGCACGTCGCCATAACTCAGCCTGAAGTTTGTCGGACTCAGCCATCAACTGATCGAAAGCCGACATCTTCAAGTCGCCACCCGCCGCATCGTATTGAGCAGCAATCCCTTGCAATTCCTCCATGATAACCTTGTCGGGGGCTATCATCTGAGGCGTGAACCAGACTCGCATCCTATCGTTCACAAGTACCTCGTAGGGGATTTGAACCCCTGTTTCAGCCTTGAGAGGGCCGTGTCCTAGACCGGACTAGACGAACGAGGCGTCTTACTTGATTTCATCAAGTCGGAACTGTTTTGTCAAGTGCGCCTGATACAAACGAACCCGCTTGATCTCATCTTTTTTCTTGAATTCACGCTTGAGCAAGCGGGTCACTTCCTTGATGGCCTGATCTTTTGTTTTAGCCTTCAACGGGATTATGCAGATCGAGTCGTCCTTGAGTACGTCGCTGTACTCCTTCACTTCCAGCATCCAGCAGAACCCGTCGTCGTCGTCCCTGGTGCCTTCGATGATGTCCAGCATCTCGATGCGTTCCTGCAAGAACTCGATGCGTTCCTTCTTCGGACGACGCTTCGCCTTCTCTACGGCGATCAGGTCTTGAATATGCTTCCGTTCTGCGGTTACGTCAATCATCGGCGCTGCTGCTCCGCTTCTTGGTGAACTCGAAGAAGGCATCGTAGTTCTCGTCCCAACCAGGCTTGTCGAACTTCACTCGCCAGCCCGCCTTCTCGTAGATCGGCTCCACATCGAGCCATTCCGACTTCACTTCCTTGCCGTCCAGCTTCTTCTTGGCAAGCGCCCGGACATCCTTCAGCTTGAAGGAAGACCGCCGCCCGTCCCATGTTTCGGCGATCAGTTCGTTGAAGGCTTCCAGCACCCCATCAGGGATGATCTCGGTCTTCTTCCGAACCACCTGGCTCGGCTTGATCGGCTGAACAGGAACTCGATGCTGACCAGGAATCTCGGCAAACTCGGCCATCTTTGGCTCCTTTCGGCGAACACAAGTAAGACACGCAGCCGCCGCCAAGGTTCACAAAGTTTTGATTTTGTTGTTGGCGATGGTGACGACCTGGGAGACATATGTATCCGTCATCGTCTGAAGTTCCTTCTCGGCCTTGCGAATCTCGTCCTCGCTGCCGGTTAGGTGCTGCCTGGCTTTCTTTCGGATATTCCGAATGATTACCTTTGTGTCTTCTTCGAGCCGCCGAACCTGGGCCGTGGCCCGGTCTTTATCGGCGCTGGTTGTCCACTTGGGGATATTGACGGTCACTACACCCTTGCTGATGTAGCAGTTATGTTCTGCGGCTTCCAGGGTTTTGTGGATGGCCCCGGCGATTTGCGGATCGAAGGGCCGAATCGAGATTGCCTTATCACCCTGATGCACCGAAGCAAGCTGCCTGATGGGTGTCGGAGAACCCCAAGCAATGACCTTGATGGACTCGATCAGGCCGGCGCTCACAACGCCTGGCATGATACTGATGACTTGATCGTGGAAAACATCCACAGCCTTCTGCATCAGGTTTTTCATGTTGTCAGCACAAGTTCTTCATGTTCCTATCCAATCACGTTACAGATGACATTGTTTGCATCCTGCAACTTCACCCAAAACCGCTTCGAGTGAAACTTCTTGTCCGGGCCGATTTTCGTCGTCCTGAACGTCACGGAATTGTACGCCGTGACGCCAGCCCGGATGTAGATGCGGTCGAACTTCAGTTGTTGTCCAGCCGGCATCGTAACCAACAAGTAAGGCTCCCGCCTGGCGTTGGTGGAACGGTAGGTGTGGTGGGCGTCCTCCAGTTCCTTCTCGTCCATCGGCTCCAGGTAGCGGAGCAGTTCGCTGCCCTCGTGATGCTCCGGGTTGCAGCCCCAATACTTCTGGCCACAGCGCCAGGAATACCGCCCGTCCGTGATCTTCTTGGGGTCGGCGGCTTCCGGGTAGGGGTTCTCACAAAGCGCCTTGAGCAGCGTTTCATTCCGATGCTCGAAGAACAGCTTGAACTGCCAGTTCTCGGCCAGCGTGATGATCGTACCCAGCGATGGAATGAACAACTGTTGCGGCATGATGAACCCTCCTGGGTGGGATTCTACCACGCTTTCAAGCCATTGTAAAGCTGCCTCGCTTCGACTCGAACGAAGACTGGCTGATCCAGAGTCAGCAGTGCTACCATTACACCACGAGGCAATACTAGCCGGCCATCTTCTTCCTGACTTCCAATTGCACCAGTTCCCTGGAACCCTTCAATTCGCCAACCTTGATCTCATCCCCCTCCCTGTAGATGAGTTTGTAGGGTTTGTTTCTTCCATTTTGAGTCAAGGTTTCCAGGTTCGTTGCGCTCACCAGGTCGTAACCTTCCGAACGCTGGTCTTCTGGCAGGTTCATCTTCTTCGACCAACCACAACGATAACAAACCTTGCTGGCTTTCTCTCGCACGTCCTTGTCGGTCAACTTCGAGAACGGGTTCCCGCCCGGCGTCAACGGCCATCCCAGGTCCAGATCAAGAAGATCGTTCCAACTTGAAGCAACCGAACAAAGCGAAATCTGGTTCTTGTAGATTGGATTTACACAACCCAACGACTTCCAGATACCGCAATCTGTTTGTGCAGTTTTCCAGTAGTAACCACGGTCCTGAATACCAACAACATCAATCGGGGCCACAAGTGTTGAGACAAACTCATGCTGGGAAGGTGTATCTTTCGTTTTGTAGTCAAGATGCAAACCCACGTTGTCGGCTTTCGGGAATGTCACCCGCCCGTTGGTGGAAACCAAAAACTTCAACGACTTGTATTCGTCAGTCATTAGCTCCCAAATCTTCTCCCATTCCGGGTGTATGGAAGGCTCGCCCCCGATCATGTCGATACCGTGCCGTTCCGGGTTTATATCGACTACCTCCCCGTTCAACAACTCGACTTTACCCTGGTACATATATTTGGCGATATATTCCAGGTTCTCCCTGAACTGATCCAAGGAAATAAACCACAGCTTGTCCTTGGAGAACTTACCGCATTGGGCGTAGCACCCGCCACAGGCAAGGTTGCAAGCATTCGTGATGATAATGCCGGGTCGGGTCCGAATGAGATGCCGGACGTGATTGTAGGTTGGTTCTATCTTGAGCATATTTTAGATATGCTACTCGTCATCAATGCTGCGATGCTTCTTTTTCTTCATGAAAGTGGAAATCAACTCCTCGAAGTATGGCCTCGGCCCATTGCCACGCCAGGAGTAATTCCTGTAATCTTCAGAACCAGCCTTCACCTTGCCAGCCTGCTTGTCCTGCTCGTACCGCCGCCACTCCATATCGTACATGGCAGCAACGTACTTGAAAGTACAATCAACCAGGTCTTCGGGAACGTAGCAAGCAATCAATTTCCGCAAAACTTTCATGCCACGATCATAATTGACCGTCCAGACAAACTTCTCGTCGATCCCGTCGCCCATATATTGGCGATTCTGCACCCTCATATCTTTAAGGAATCTGAGGTTTTCATACTGGCCAAGCGCCTGATCGAGATGCCCATAGCATTCAGCTTTCTCGGAAACTTTGCAATCATCCGTCACGTTTGCAGTTCCATGAAGAATTCGTCGATCTTGTCCCTGATCTGTTTGCTGATCCGACTTCCACGCCAGATAATGATCGCACCCCAAACCAACATCCAGACAGGCCAAGACCACTTGATGCAAAAATCAACATCTTCGTTGCCCGTAGGCGTCGGCCAGAAGTAGATGTTGATGAGTTGTGCGGCGAATATCACAACAACACCCACAAGCTGCATCAGCGTGTTGTTCATACGCTTATTCTGGAGACGACCAATCTCAGCGTCGATCTCCCGAAGAAGTTCGATCTTTTCGGGCCTGGTAGCCTCGGCCATGCCAGGACACAGTTGCATTGGTGTGATTATCATAGAGTCGGCAGGAGGAGTTGAACCTCTTAGCAGCGGTTTTGCAGACCGTCCTGGTGCCCTACCAGTTTCGCTTCCGCCGACAGTTCTTCCCGGACCACTTCTTCTGCTTTGTGAGATTCGGCAAGGTACTTCCTTCGTTTGCCTTTCTTCCCAACAGTTGCTACCTCTCGCAGCATATATTGCCAACCAGGTAGTTTGGGAACTTCTTCATCCGGGTGAATATCGACCCAACACACAGGGCACAAATCATCTTTCTGAACTGGAGGGGCCATCCCGCCGAACTGGATGTGCGCCTTCGTTTCCAGATACAGGATCGACCGTTGACATACTTTGCATTTGCCCCGTTCCAATCATAGCCTCCATGATCTTCTTGTGCAAGGTCGGCCCAACAGAAAACAACTTCGCCTCACCCATCGACCCGCTTTGATCCCGTATGACGGCATTGTAGTAATACCGCTCAACAGGCTTGAAGGATTTGATTGTCGGCTTTTTGAAGGGCTTGAATTCGCTTGAATCTTCCCAGGGGTCGTCAATGCTGCGATATTTCTTCTTGCGCCGCTTGCGGGGTTCTTTGCTGTACAAATCCTTCAGCAAGTCGTCGATGTTGTCCATATCAACCCACTACCGAGCGACCATTATGCGTGCTGTCCTTACGACAGGCAGTCTTTACAGAAGCAAAGGTCGCCATGTTCCTTCGGCTCTTTCGGCTGGGCAGTGCTGGAGTCCTCGAACGGCTCGTCGATGTAGCGATGTGTTTGACCAAGGCGACGAGGCTGGTTGTTAGCTTCGTCCCAGGAGTAACCATAGGACGCTTCCATCTCCTTGAAGCGTTCGAGGATAGACGAATTAGCATCCTTAGACCTTTGTTGCGACATCTGAAGAGCCTCCGGTGGGAATTGAACCCACAGCCTCCAACTTACCAAGTTGGCGTTCTGCCATTGAACTACGGAGGCACTGGATTTCAACTTCCATGCACGAAGGACAGATGCTATGGGAAATCTGTGTATCTTCCAGCGGCTCCTTCTCGCCCATGTCAGCTTGACACCACGCACAGATGATCTTCATGATTGCTCCTATTGTGAGGGTTGTAACAACCCTAGTTCACAATCGGAAGCTAGTCAAATCAGCTTTTGCGTTGGCGACGTTCCTTATTGTCCTCGCTCATCTTCTGGTTATAGGCGGCGACCTTCTCCCGTGTATCACCCGTGAGGGTCTTGCCGTAACCGAAATCTTCACAACCTTCTTCCGGCTTCTTGCCGTCGATAATGCTGCCGTGCGTGTAGTTGACCGTGGCGAACTTGACTTCCTTGTATCCGTGATCGGCAAGCCGGGCGGCGACTTCCTCAACACCATACATATAACCCAACCAGTACGGCGGGTTTTCGTGCATCGGCGAACGCCCAGGCTTGCCTTCAACAGCGTCCTGAAGCGATTCTTCCATCAACTTGTCGCATAACGCCTGGAACTGTTCCAGCGTGGCCCCTTCAGGAGCCTCAAAGTGATGGATGATGGCGCTGTCATAAGTCGTCCACTCAAGCTGAAAGATCATTCCATTTCCTCCTACAAGGTAGAGCGAGGTACGGGAGTCGAACCCGTCTAAAGTAGCTTGGAAGGCTACCGCACAGCCGCTATGCCAACCTCGCAAACGCCGCAGGCAGGGATTTGAACCCTACAACCAACAACCAGAGCATATGATAGGTGTCGGCCACCCTTGTCGTGCTGCGGCAATCAAAGCAGACCGCCCTCACAGATGCGATCCAGTTCTTCGGTCGTGTACTGCTCGAACTTCCTGGGCTTGAAATCCACCATATGTATCACGACCCGACTAAGTTTGATTATCGCACCAACCCCACGAGGCGTCAATGCTGTTTCTGCGCCTTTCTTGATCGCCTCGGCAGCTTCTTGCACGTCCACGGCAGCTTCTTGCCCTGGAGGGAGAATGACTTGAATATCGCCCCGATTAACCGTGAACTCCAGGTCGGCGTCATAGATCGTAACATGGCTGCCGCCACTAGCAGACTGACAGCATTTGTGAACTTTGTATTTCATGAGTATGCGACGAACATATACCCGGATACCACCGAGCCAAAATAGTTGTCGTGAAACGACCCCACCGACACATCGTTGAATTCCGGCTCCAACAAGTTATGCACCCGTTCTTCGGAATTTGCCAACTGCATCCTACATCCATTTCGCAAACCAAATGGATCGCTTGTAATCACACACTCCATGTCGGGGTGTATTACGGCATTTTTTTGCACACTGTTCCTAGTGTCGGGTATGGTTCCTACGAACAACCCGCCCGGCCTCAGCACTCTTTTGAACTCGTTGACAACCTGAGCGAATTTTACGCCATCTTCGAGATAGTAGCAGGAATGAACCGCAACAATGCAATCGAAAAATCCATCAGGGTAGGGCAAGGAGTGATTGAAGGCGACAGCCAATTCAACATCTGGATATGCAGCCCGCAGAACGGACACGATGCCCTCGGTGATCTCTGTGCCGTAGACTTTGAAGCCTACATCTTTCAGGAGGCCGAAATTACGCCCATCACCGCACCCAACATCGAGCGCCTTACCAGTCAGACTGGTTTTGATCTTCATCCTGGGGTAATTGCCGCCAGCTAGAATTCTGACCAGCAACTCCGTTGGATACACCTTATTGGAAATCTTGGCGTATTTTTCCGTCCAGGCAAGGTGTTGATTAACTTTCATCATAGCTCCCAGGGAGGGACTCGAACCCCCGACATGCTGATTAACAGTCAGCCGCTCTACCAACTGAGCTACCTGGGAATCTGTCTATTTCTTCTCCAATCCCCTACAGGTCATGCCGATGCCGGTTTGGGATTTCAACTTGTCCACCAATTCTCCAGTGAACCATTTGAAATATCCCAACTCATTGGGAGTGGGGTCGTCGGGCATGTCTATCTCGAAAGAAAGCTGTCCTTCGGTAAGGACAGCTTTGACGATCTTGCCCTTCAGTCGTTCCGGGGCATTGTCACTTGAAATGGTATGGGTGAACTCATCATGCCTAGTCATCGTCATCCCCAAACAATGCCTTCTGTCGTTCCTCGTCGCTGAGACTCATCAGCGCCAACAACGACATCTTGCCCATGAAGGCGTTGAGGATTTCGATACAACGGCGAGTTTCGTTTTGAGCCGATTTCGTCACCAGCACGCCGCCGCCATCAACCAGATCACCATGACGACCGAAAACTTCAAGGAAGTAATCCATCGCCTTGATAGCACCAGCCTGGCCGACGCTGATGATTTCGTCATCCTTGTATTGTTGAACCCATTGCCTGAGTTCGTCAATCTTGATGGTTGCCATCACTTCTCCAAGCAGCGGGTGAGAGGATCGAACTCTCCACGGCTGGCTTCAAAGACCTGCCTGCGGCCCAGCGCCCCCGCAATAAATGATTCCAGTGCTAGGGTAGGAGTCCAACCTACAAAGTACAGTCCTGTCGGGGACACCACCATGCAGGGGTACGAGGCTACAGCCGACACCCTCCCCGGACATACATGATGGGTTAGCGTACCGCCACCTGCGTTCTTGTCAGTGGTGCGTCTGGTTCCGCCACCTAGCTTCCACCTTCCTTGAAAGTCCGAATTACAGCATCAAGTTCATCCTTCAATTGACCTGCACACTTCGGGCACAAATCCAGAGTCCAATACCAGGGCTTTCCACGGTGAGTATGATGCTGGTGATGGTAGCCTTTGACTTCCACCCCGACACCGCCGACTTCCTGATGCTTGGCATCAGAACAACCACAGGCATCGCAAACCTTCATCGTTGTGTTCCTACAGAGGCCGGGACAGGAATTGAACCTGTACTTGGTCCTGGTAATGGATGTAATCCCAACTAAGCATTCCCGTAGGACAAATTGGCGCTGAGACTGCTTTTACCCGTGCTACCGTTACACTACCCGGCCTAACTTCCCATCGGTCGCATTGCGGCCAATACGCTGTTGTTTCAGCCTGACGACACGCTACAGCGTATCATCGGAAGTGGGCGTTGCTGGGATTGAACCAGCGGCCTCCTGGGTGTGATCCAGGCGCTCTACCACTGAGCTAAACGCCCCTCGCAGTGAAACTCACTGCGAGCAGTGAGTTTACCGTTTGCGTTCCATCATCATGGCGAAACAGAACGCTTGCTCGCCGCCTTTCGACGACCTGAGCCTGATCTTGATGGTGTACCGATCCGTCTGCTTCGGCGTGAAGTTCAGCACGGCCTGACTGTCATTGTCAGTATCGTTCGCCAACACCTTGCCGTCCACGTTGCAGACCTGAAGGTTCAACACCTTCGCATCCATGTCGCCCGCCGCCAGGAATCGGTAGTCCTTGGTGGACTCCAACCGCACGGTGTACAGCGACACCCACTTGTCCTCACCAGAAGACAGCCAACCCCCACCGCCGCTGAACGAGTGATGCGGCAACTTGAAGCCGGCCTCGTTGCCCAGGTTGATGAGTTTGACGAGCCTGGCGCTCGCCGAATTCACATACTTGCCTTGCTCCTCGACGGCGTTCTGCCCGCCAGCCGCAGCCGGTGCTGCCTTGGCCGGTTGAGCCGTCGCATTGGGGGCGGGTGTCGGATGACAACCCAGCAAGATCAAGATGATCCCGATGGAAAAAGCAGACCAAATCGTTTTCATTCGGACTCCTCCTCGTGCTAAGGGCGACCTACGACGAAGCCTCCCAAGGCTCGTCGATATTCCTCCAGCGCTTCTTCTTCCTTCCACCTGCGCCATTGGCTTTCTGCTTTTCCGACAATTGCTTCTCGTACTCACAGATCGGGCAGGCTTTGTTCTTCTGATGCAGCCTGTGAACCCTTGTCGCATAAAACGGCATAACCTTCTTCGGCGGCAAGATTCGGATAACGACGTTTTCGCCTGCGTCCGGCACCTTGAAGATTTTGTCGTCCATAGTAGTAGTGGTGGTGGGACTCGAACCCACGATCTCCTCCTTATGAGAGAGGCGGTTTAGCCAGCTAACCTACACCACCATATTGCTAATCGGCCCCTCTCTGCGGAATCAGTCCGGGGCAGGAGTCCGCTTCATCCCTACGGGTCAGAGTACACTCGCCATCCGAAGATAGGCTTGCGCCCTGAATGGGCCTTGTCCAGAGATTGTCGATTAGCTCTCGTGGCGACACAATTTCTTCGCCGAAGCTGCATGTGCCGGTCCATGCGGTCCAGCCTTGGTGGGCCGTCACCCCGCCAACTAGCATCATCCTTGATTTCCGACCAAGGACTACTGAATTTCTCCATGACCATTAGCATGGACAGCTACGGGACTCTCACCGTTTCCAGTGGGCTTACGCCTTCTTCGCTACACGAGCATTGTCCCCCATTGCCGAAGCGTGAGGTTTTGTGACAGCGAAGTACAATCGAACAGCCTCCCTGATGGTTAAGGTAACGCCAGTTCTCCTTCGCAGTGCCCTCGCAGGGACTCGAACCCTGAACCCTCTGATTAACTTGGGTGCTTTCTAGCACAAGAGTCAGATGCTCTACCAATTGAGCTACAAGGGCTTACTTGCTCGGCTTCTTGTCCTTGTCCTTCTTCTTCGGCTTCTTTTTTTCCTTCTTCGGAGATTTTTCTTTAGCCATATAGCACACTACCTTTCATGTTGAAAAATTGTGGTCCAACAAATTGGTGATGAGACTGCCTTTCGGCTTCTTCTTGTTGGAAAAGATGTAATCCCACCTTAGCATTTGGACCACAATACACTCGCTGATTCAAGGTCGAGAAAGAGTCTGCCTACGATTACTCGTAGGAACTTAAATGCTCGACCTTTAGCACCCGGTACAGGAGTCGAACCCGTTCTACAGCGTTCGAGGCGCTGCGTGCTTCCGTCACACCCACCGGGCATCAATCTATCTACGCCGTCATCCGAATTATTCCATCTGCTCCCTCGGACCCTCGGACAATCAACTCCCTACTGCTGTAGTAGCTGATTGGTTCTGGTTTTGTCACATCTGCTGGTGGTGACAACTCGTACTGTCGTTTTTCCTTCAGCAGTTCGCCGCCGCACTTCCCACATTCTACTGTTCGTTCCCACACGGCGACAAGTATATCGCCACCGCTTTTGGACTTTGTTTCCCTCACACGATGCGTTTTGGCCTTCCAGGGACCAAAGATTAGGTTGCCCAGGAGATGAGTGCGCAGGTCGTTGAAAACTTCGCCACACTCACATTCGACCGTTTTCCTTTTAACCGCCACTGTTCCGGCCCCGTGTTGGAAAATTGCGACCAACAACTGGTGAAGAGACTAGCTGGCTAGGCCAGCATTTCACTTATCAAATGAATGTAATCCCTTCTGGCATTTGGTCGCAGTAACCGATGCGGGAGTCGAACCCGCTCCTCAGCCTTCGCAGGGCTGTGTGCCTCCAGTACACCTATCGGTTGTTTTCGGGTAATACTTCAACAGTACCGCCCGGTCGTTCGTCACCATCGTCAGCAGACCCTTCTCCTGTTCGATCTCGTCTACCACGATGTCATGTTCAACTGGAAGGTATTGTCGAAATATCTTCCGGGCTTCTTCTTCATCGTCAGCGAAGATGTAACCAGACATGGCCTGTCTGGTGTTCCGAATCAAACAACTGACGCAGAAAAGTTTCATCCTCGACCTTCCCACTCCCGGTCAACATCTTCCTGGCTTACTTCGTCAGGATCGAGGTTGTACTCCTTGGCGAACCAATCGGCGATCTCAGCCTTCGTTACATCCTGGTGGTCATACCAGATATGCTCCTCCAGAAACTCAGCCGCCGACCATTTGCTACCGCAGTGAGGGCAAACGAAAGGGTAGTTGTAGTCAACCATCTTTCCTTTCAGTATCCGGTACAGGAGTCGAACCTGTTCTAAGGGCTTCGTAGACCCTTGTGCTTCCGTCACACCCACCGGACATTTCTTCTTCCTTCCGACGCCTTCTGTCGCTTCTCCACAACAGATAGGTGATTACCGCCCCGCAGCCTACGCTAGTCCACATGATCCAGTGTCCTGTTTTCTGGCCATCGCCGAAGAAACAGATCAGAATAAAACACGTCAGGATCGCCCCGCCGTGAAACCTGGCGAAATGTCGTATCATACGACCCAGGCTGGCATCATGTTCCTGTTCAGTCATCAATCGAACGCCACTTCTGGCGTCTCCTCACCCGGCAGCGGTTGGGTTTGTCCAGGTCCATTCCGCTGTGTGGCCCGTGTTCTTCGAGACTTCTTGCCACGTCCGACCAACTCAGACCGTACTCCTCCATGATCTCCCGAATCTCTTTGCAATCGTTCCACAGGTCGTTGTATATCTCCTGTGCCTCGTCTGCCAGGGGCGTAGGCTTGCTTGGACATTCGGTCGCATTCATCGTTTTGCTCCCTTGGAATCCAGTGAGCGTCCCACGTCCAGCCTTCCAAGATAAGCATACACGCCTCGTAGAAGGGAATCAATGTGTCTTTGCGACATTTATACTTGCCGATTAGCTGGTATATCACCAACTGGCTGTCGCCTCGGATATTGAGTTCTCCCTTCCAGCCCTTCTCGGCAAGGTGTTCCAGCCCCGCCTTGACAGCGCCCCACTCGCCGATATTGTTCGTCGCCGTTGGGCCTCGGCATACTTCGCCGCAGTCCTGGGCCAATACTTTGCCGGTATCGGGGTCCACCAGTCGCCACGCATATCCTGCCGTGCCGCCTGGGTTGTTAGGCCCGCACGATCCGTCGAAATATAGGTTCAGCTTATCGGGAAGCATCAGAACAGTTCCAGGGGCACTTTCTTGCCCTTCAGCTTGTGGTCGCAGTCGTATCCATAGTCGATGACGCCATTCTCGACCCACAGATGGCACTTGTCGTATTTGAGCGACGGGCTGAAGGTCGGATGTTCGAGATCACAGTTGAACTTCCAGCCGTCCATCCTCACCGGCTTGTCCTTCATGAAGCCCCACTCGCCGACGCCCATGAAGGTTCCCACCTTGTAGGTGTGGGTTTCTTTACAGCCGGGGCACCAGAAGACCACCAGGCAGGAACCATCTTCCTGCGGGTAGAACTTCAGCAGCGTTTTCTGGTCGTTGAAAGCCGCCAGCGGAGCCAGCGCACTCGGATGACGTTTCGCAGGCTCAACGGGAGCCGACACAACTTCGGTCACAGGGGCATCCATCGTACTAACCCTCAAGGCCATCGTTTGTCAGTGGAGCCACGGGGATTTGAACCCCGAATTCCTGATTGCGAACCAGGTGTGATCCCATTTCACCATGACCCCAGCGTGTAAATTCCCCAGGCCAATGTCTCACCAATACCAAACATGCCCAATCCAATCTTGAACGCTTGGCTATTTGCCACAGGGTCATCCCACTTCGACCCCAGCCTGTTCAAAACCAGGAGAAACAACCCTGCGCCAGCAATAACATGCCCGAAAACCATCACCACAGTTCCTTGAAGGCTTCACTCATTTTGTTGAAGAAGCGATCCATCTTGGCGAAGGTTTGTTCCATCTTCTTCTCGGCACCTTCCGTTATCTTGTCGGCTTCTTCCATCTTGGCTTTCGCCTCCGGGCCGGTGCATTGCTCGATCACCAATTCTTCAACCTCGCCTTCGGGCCTGGTTGAAGTCGTTCGGATGGTTTTCTTGTAGCTGTAGTACATCATCGCTTTCTCCAGTGGGCAGTCCAGGACTCGAACCTGGTATTCTACCGTGTCATAGTAGCGTGATACCCTTTCACCAAATGCCCGCTCACCAAATGCCCGCAGTGAGCGATACTGGATTTGAACCAGTGACCTCTACGATGTCAACGTAGCGCTCTAGCCAACTGAGCTAATCGCTCGAACAAATTGGATCAACTTGATGGTTCTCCAGGGTGGGTGACTGACAACCATTACAGCCCCCGCTAGGGTCCAGTCCAACAACTTGCGCTGTTGGCTACGAGAACTTGCACGGGACTACGCCCTGCGAGTTAGCCCCTTCCGGGGCCGGTTTGATCCAGTGGAGCCACGGGGACTCGAACCCCGAATTCCAGAATGCCATTCTAGCGTGATCCCAATTTCACCATGACCCCATTACTATCGTTCGTCTTCCGGCGTTGGCGGCGAATCAATCGACCGTGGCGGATTGAACTTACCATCAAGTTGACAATCCACAATCATCCCATGCCCCAGGTCGATCTTGACAACTCCTTTCGCATCCTTGTGTTCGTGAAGAATTCTGACAAACTCCAAGGCGTTGACCGGCGACATATAATCCAGGATGTTAAGTCGAGCCTGCTTCATCTTCCACCACGGGTGTATGTAGGTCTTCAACCTGGTATTTGTACTCGCCCCAACCACCCCATGTCGATGCAGTGCTGATCCACTTGTTCGCTGCCGCACGGTCAGGAAACGGCCCAAACACTCCAGACAATTCAGGAAGGATCGGTGTTCCGTCCCTTCCATCGTAATACCACCGCAACACAACAACCATCATCACTCCAACTTCGCCCTCAACACCATTTCCATCTGGTTGGCCCGAAAATTCCTCAACTTCACGGCGATCCTGTCATCGAACTTCGCCAACCATTGTGCCACATGCAGCGCCGCATTCCTTGCTCCAACATGGCCCACAGCGAACGTCGCTACTCCAACACCAGCGGGCATCTGCACAATCGACAACAGCGAATCCAGGCCATTGAAGGCTTTCGATTGAACCGGCACGCCGTAGACAGGCACTTGTGTTTTTGAGGCCAGCATCCCAGGCAAATGGGCTGCTCCTCCTGCCCCGGCGATAATGGCATCCAACCTTCCTTCAGCCCTCTCCGCATATTGAAACATCAGGTCAGGCGTCCTGTGTGCCGACACCACCTTGGCTTCGTAGGGAATGACGAGCATATCCAATATCTCGGTCGCCCCCTTCATTGTCTCCCAATCCGACTGCGATCCCATCACTACACCGACGAGCATTTTCTCTCCTTCGGGCCGTAGTGCAGAAACTTCGTGGTCCTGGTCTTGTCATCGTCGATTTTGATGCTTCCACTTTGGCGACCGCCAACCTGGAGCAACACCAAAACCAACATATGCTTCAGACCAGCTTGCTCCAACAACTTCTCGGCCTGTTGCTGAGGAATATCTTCAGCATCAACACCGAAGGCGTCCGTCGAGAGCCGCCATCGAATCGGGAGGTTCGGCAGATCGCCCTTGTCCCGGTTGGGAAGTTTGGGGAAGCCTTTGAAGTAGCTGAAGTCGCTCATACCTCAATCCCTCTCCCGTCCCCCGTGCTGGCTGGCTCCAGTGCCGTCCCACAGAATGGACAGTAGTGAATCGTGATGAAGGCGCTGGTTCCGTCCGTCAGTCGGACGCCCCAACATTTCGCCTTGCTGAACCACTGAATGCGAACATCGTAGATGCAGGCTTTCACACGGTACTTGAGAGATTCGCAGCAAGGCTTCCAGCCCCTTGGGACATTACGAATGCCTTCCTCGCAGATCGAGCCATCAGGATGTTGGCGGCGTTGTCGTCTCACAGCATTTGTTCCGCTTTTTCGACAGCCCTGGGACACACCCGCTCAATCTCGTTCTTGACGCAAAACTTCAAGAAGGAATCATTGGTTCGCAGGACATTGAACAAGATTGTCGCCAAGGCTTCCTCATATGCCTCGATCTTCTTCGCCTGCTCGATAATGAGTTCGGCTGTTTCTTTCATAGTGGAGCCAACGAGACTCGAACTCGTAACCTCCTGCGTGCAAGGCAGGCGCTCTCCCAAATTGAGCTATGACCCCATGATACCACGTTACTTTGGGATTGTAAAGCAAAGAAACGGAGCGAGAGCGACGGGACTCGAACCCGCAACCTCCAGCGTGACAGGCTGGCGCTCTAACCAGTTGAGCTACGCCCCCTTACTCTCGACCTTCTTGCTTTTTGTGCATCTTCCTGACCGGCTTCGACAAGGCTTTATTTACCTTATCAGCGAACACAATAAATCGCAAAGGAAGCGGCCCGGTCCTGGGCTTGACCTTCCGGCCTTTCTTCAGTGGTGTATATCCATCACCGCCAAACTGACATGATGTGAGATCGACTTCTACGCCGTCATCGAACCGATTCCAGTAGTGGGTGACGCCGTTGACCTTGCCGGTCACAATATCACCACCAAATACGCCTTGTACCATCGCTGACACAGCGCCGCAGTGCCCGTCGAGTGGAGATTTTTCTTTATCATATACTTCAGGATAGCAGGACGTTTCCGCCGCCGCTACCCTGAGCATAGTTTCTCGAAGGATTTCGAGTTGGTTTTCTCGTCCCATCACGCTTCCACCGTCATGCGGTGAACCTCCACGTCTTCCAGTCCCTCGAAATATCCGATCCAACACTTGTAGCCGCAGGACGGCATGAAGCTGTCGTCGTTGATACCGGCCCGGACCTTCTCAGCCTGGCCTTGGTGTTCGTACACGCCGATGATGCTCCAGCATCCACAGGTGCGCCCGAAGGTACAACCAGTGTAGTACCGAACAACCACCAGCCATACATCTTGGCCAACAAGCGGGTCGAAGTCAACCTGAATTGCTTCCCGCTGCCACTGAGCCTTATCGCCAGTCTTGTGCAGGCGGTTCGGGGACCATTCGGTAAACTCATCTTCGTGGCTCGGCCACGGATCGTTCTCCTGGCCCTCGCAGATTTCACCGCCGCTCCGGGACTCGTGGTAGTCGAGGTAGAGAGTGGTTGGTTCCACCTTCTTCTCTCCTGTCCACTTGTCGGTCCAGCCGACCTTCAACTTGTCCTTCTTTGTCTTCTTCATGGGGCGACCCTCCGTAGTCAGGGATAGAGGATTTGAACCTCCGACCTCCTGCTCCCAAGGCAGGCGCTCTGAAACCAAACTGAGCTAATCCCTGAATGTTGTTAGTTGAACTTTTTCGTTCTCGTCCGTTCCTGTCGGATGTCGTAGCCCTTCATCTTGTTGAACTTCTTCTCGAAGCAATCGTCACAGATGAAGGCTTCGATCTCATCACACGCCAGGAGATCGTGCATGGGGTTGTCTTTCCCCCTCATCGTCTTCCTGCCGTGGTAGCCGTGGCACTGGTCGTGTCGGCTGCCGTAATGGAAACTTACCAACATGAAGCCGGCGTCCATTACGTTGCCGGTGTGATTTGGTCCTGGCTCGTACTCCAGTTCCTTGTCGCAGACCAGGCAGTGAACCTTCTCGACCTGGCGAGCGGGACGGAAGTGCATGTCTTCCCACAAGAAATTCAAGTAGGCTTCTTGTTCTTCACGGGTCCGCTCGGCTGCGCCGTAGTAGCCTTCAGTTTCGAGGCCACATTGTTCGCACAGCCCTTGTTGTTTCCTAACACCTGTTGCAACCGGGCAATCTTCATCGCCGTACTTGCAACCGTGTTCCAGACAGCAGTGTGTGTCGTGTGCATCAAGCATGTTTGTCATAGCTGGTGGGGCAGGAGTTGAACCTGCGACCTACGGCTTAAATGGCATGTAATCCCAACTAAGCATTCCCGAAGGACAAATTGGCGCTGAGACTTTTTACGTCGCTCTACCACTGAGCTACCCACCATCATATTCATCGTCTTCATCCATGACGATCTTGTTGTCTTCCCTGTTTCGCACATTCCGAACGTACCAATCTTCCCTGGCGTTGGCCTGGCGGTCGCCGTCAGTGACTTCGCACCAGTTACAACTCGCACAGTACCTTGTAGCAGTCAGGGGGACCACTCCCCGGTGTACTGCCAGCGGTTCCCCACAATCGGGGCAGTTGTCGCTGTAATCCGGCCCGTTCATCATGTTGATGTCTCGCAAAACAGCTACGGGTGTAACCTAGAATAACCCGTAGGATTTGTGGCGTGGCCCCGAAGGGCCACTTCCACGCCAGTCTAGGACCGCCGAATCGTGTGGCGTGGCCCCGAAGGGCCACTTCCACGCCAGTCTAGGACCGCCGAATCGTTACTTCGCTTCTCCGAGCAAGTTGAACTTATCCTTGAAGACCGGCCCCGAAGGGACGGCCCAAGGGATCAGTTCTGCGACCTTCTTCTTGATGACATCCATGTTATCAGGATCGAAGATCGAGTCCTTTTCCCGGAAGAACTCGTGCGGCGTGACTTTCGTGCAGTCAGTTCCCCAACCGTCGAACGGTCCATAACACGAGCAGTGGCCCAGGTTCTTCGTGTACAGCATACCATCTTCCTTGTTGTAGCCGACACATTCCCCGTTGCCGTCGTAACCTCCATCCTCGTACCAGTACACCAGCCACTCAAACCGATCATCCTGATCCGGCAGGTCGTAAGGCACATCCGTTCCAACATTGTAAATCTCAACCATCTGCGTTCTCCTTTGTGAAAAGTGTTGCGAAACTATTCGACAACAGCCACTTCCACGTCGGAAACCAGTTGGCCTCGATTTACATTCTACACAGAAGACCGCCGTGTTCAATTCCGGTTCGGAACTTCTTAGCTCCGGGGGAAGGAATCGAACCTTCGCAGTTCTGCTTCAAAGGCAGACGGGATTACCAGCAACCCCAGCCCCGGAATCTATCCCTCGCCGCCGATGTCGTAATGATGCTCGGCAGTCGGCCTGACGATTTCTTTCAGTTTCTTGACGAATTCTGCCCACTCAGATCGTGGCAGCCTATGTTGACCAGGCTCCGGTTTGAACCCCACGACATAGGGAGCCGAGTCGATGTTGAGAATTTCTTCTTCGACCGTGCGCCCGTTGGTCAGTTCCCATTTCTGGAACAGTTGTCGCAGGACGATGAGTTCATCGTTGGTAAATTCCATTCTCTACTTTCTCCTGTGAGGCGAGAGCCGGCGATAGGAGTCGAACCTACAATGTAATCCCTTCAATCATTCCCGAAGGACAAATAGCGAAGAGAAGATGCCCTACCAATCGGGCTTCGCCGGCATTAGTCAGGCTGATCTCAGACTACCAATCAGGTCGGACGCCTCCTTGCCTGTTGTCGGAGGCTCCCCATCGTATCCGAGCCTTTTCAGGTAAGCAAGCTGCTTATCCGTAGGAGGTTTGTTGTACCAGTGATTGTCTCCCAGCTTCGACTCATCGAATGGTTCAGAGACAATGATCTGTTCGTACAACTCGTTGCCCAAGGCGTCGGCTTCGGCGTTATCCTCCCTCGGAATGTGATTCGCAGTCCACTCGATCTCACTCAAGAAGGAATGAGCCTCGTCTTTCCATTTCTGCAAGTGAACCGCAGGCCGCTTGAAGGTTGTGAGAGAACCGAGAACGATCTGCGAGTCGCCGTTAATTTCCAATCGCTTCACACCCAGGTCTTTTGCAAATCGCAGTCCCAGGACCAGCGCTGCCCACTCGCCAGTATTGTTCGTAGCTTCGTTCGTCTCCCTACAAATGAGTTCTCTTCCTTTTCCCACCTGGATGCCGTGGGTGTCGTACAAGATGAATGAACCGATGCAAATTCCTTGCGGGTTCACCGGAGAACACATGCCGTCGAAGTACAGGACATACATCGGGCCTTCAAGAGCCTCGTGAAATCCCGCAGGGCGTTTGGGCTGTTTGTGTTGCTTCTGCTTTTGTTTCTTTTTCTTCCACTTCTTCATCATCTCAGCCCTACAGTCGGGGTGACAGGATTTGAACCTGCGACTTCATGGCCCCCAGCCATGCGTTCTAGCCAAGCTGAACTACACCCCGATTACCAGAAGTAATCCGTAGCGTTCACACATCCCTTCTTCTGCCCATTCCTCGGCGGGCCGTACCTGATGAATAGTTTGGTACGACCTGCAAAAACCTCCGGGCCGAAGGCGCATATCTTGTTGAGTTTTGGGATGAAAACCATCAACAAGTCCACTTCCTTTGCGGTGTATGCTTTACCGCCACTCTTTTTTGAGAGCGTTGCGTAGGTAACTCCATCACCTTCCGCATTTGCGTACTTGACCTGGACCTTCTGTAGCTTCTCGCCATCGTCCAGAATCATGTCGTATCGGGAACCTTCCATCGTCGGGCGACTAATGATGTAGCCCCGCAGAAGTGCTTCCTCTTGAATCTTGATGCAGGCGTACTCGCCTTTCTCTCTGGTGTTCATGTTGCAGACTCCTACCATATCATAGTAGAAGTCTCAGATATTTCCAGCGGTTAGTGTCCAGCAGGGTTTTGTCACCCTGGCACGGCCTTGACCTTGCGATTGTTCCGTGACTAACCAATCCCAACCGCCACAGGGGGCGTGTGCCGCACCTGGAGGGTGTGACGGTTGGAAACGTCATATACGCATGGCATATGGACGGATAGCTGCCGCTCATCCTGGCTACGAAGCGTCTATCCCGCAGGACACTGGAGGACGCCTCTAACAACTACCAGTCGGTCCAGGTGGACTTGAACCACCGACCCCCACCTTATCAGGGTGATGCTCTGCCAACTGAGCTATGGACCGAGAATTTCGTTGAGTCCAACCTTCCATCTGTTGGGAAGTGCTTTCTGTACATACTCCCTGGAGAAGAAAAACAAGTGCGTCCGGCTGCAATAGATGCCTTTGGACAAGGTTTCATCCACCACCTTCTGATCGTCCGTTTGCCACACACCATCTTTCAACTTCCATCCCAACTGTTCGAGCAACGGCTCGTGTTTGGATGTTACTTCACGGGCGTATCGAGTACCACTTCTGTAACGACCGCCAGCGATAATCATTTCACGACTTCCGTAATGATGTCTTCTGGATAGGCGATGACACCAAATCCGCCGCCTTCCTTCCTGCCGACAAGATAGGTTCGCCCATTGATGACCAGGTTCCGAAGAAACGTGCGGTCCCTGTGTCTGTAGAATTCATCGGCGTATCGTTTCTCCAGCGCCATCTGGAACAACGACTCGAACAAACCAACACGTCGCCTGACTTCGCTCGAACGGCTTTCATAGGCGAACCAGGCATCTCCAATATCTTGCTTTTGTGGCAAGTTGGGCTTTTCCTTGCCCTTCACCCAATCCCATGAGACACCAATGCTGTTGCCGTAGGAACCGTCGCTGGTACGGGGGAATTTCACCCAGGTACATTCCGGCCAGTGGTCCGTGATATGGACACAGCAGAATGGGGCGTTGTCACGAACAAGTTCAAACACTTTCAACAGTGGTGTGATCTCCCTGACCCTGTATTCCAAAGCCTTCCATCGCTTCGCCTCAGCAGTCACGAGATCGTTGACCCTTGGCATCCAGATGAGGGGGCTGTCGTCCCGGTAGTAACCAGCCATTGGCTGAAGGAACTTCCGAAGTCGCTTTCCCTTCTTGTTGCCACGTCGGGCGTAGACCCAACCTTCTTCCATGTCGGGAATTTCTTTGTCCCAATCGACGATGGGACGGCGGGCGACTTTTTCTTCTTTGATAAGGCCGTCAGCCAAACCGACAGGAAAACCAATCTTGTCGGACACGACGCTCTCCTGAAATTTGCTTCGTCCCGGTTTCCCCATTTTATCCGGGCCGCTCCTGAACTGGACCTCACTCCACAACCGCCTTGAGTCCCAGCCCGCACCTACGAAGCAAGCTGCCGGTCAGGGAGTCGAACCCCGCAAGTCGTGGTTCAGAGCCACAACCGTACACCAGTACCCCGGCAATACAAGTCAGGGTGGGTGGATTTGAACCACCGATCTCCAGGTTCCCGACCTGGCGTCCACTCCAAGCTGGACCACACCCTGTTATTGATTCTTCCTCATGTAAGGCATACCGTCGATGGGGCTGATCTCATGAATCCCCAACAAAGGCATCAAGTTCTCCAGCGCCATCGACGCCTGTTGCAGCGACTTGTACCAGCCGATGGTTTGGTCGTAGTATTTGGGAGAATACTCGTACCCGTTGGAATTTCGCATCGTGCCATGAAATTCCTTGTTGTAAGGCACTGTGGCTACCAGTTTGAACCACTTCGACCACAAGAAACTTTCATTCGTAACCTTGAAGTCGATTGCCTCAGTGATGTCGGAGAGATACCAATCCGACTTGAACCAGACTCGACCTTTATCATCCTTGCCCAGCACTGACATAACTAACCCCTCAAGGCCAGGTGCTTCAAGTCAGGGAGGCGGGAGTTGAACCCGCACCCTCCTCGATCCGAACGAGGCGTCTTACCAACAAGACTTCTCCCTGAAGAATCGGTCAGATGATCCCGGTAAAAAGCCGCCCTCATCTGTTGTATTGTTGGAGGCACTACTGACGTAGACTGAAGCCAACAACCGAGTCGGGGTGACAGGACTCGAACCTGCGCTCTCATGGTCCCGAACCATGCGCTTTAGCCAAACTAAGCTACACCCCGATACGCCAGTCAGGGAAGCGGGAGTCGAACCCGCAGTCTCCAGCTTCCAAAGCCGGCGTCTTACCATCAAGACTTTTCCCTGTTCAAACCGCCCCACAAGTATTTCTCCGGGCCTTGCAGCATACCCGATGGGACGACCCTGGCCCACACTTCACGAGCATCTGTCATTTCGGCCCTCACCATCACAGAACGCCCTCGACGATCTTCGTGAGTAATGAAGCGAAGCCGGCAAGCCATCTCGTTGATATGGCCGACAACTTCTTGGGGGTCTTCCATTCCCATGTAGGGAAGTTTCACCTTGACCGTATAGGCGAATTCAGACCTCGCCAGTTCCTTCATCTTATCCCTGCGTTTCTTGGCCCTGGCTCTTTCCAAACCTTCACCACCTTTGCTCGATCCACGATGGCGATGTTGGCGGACGGGGTTGATCGGCGAGGGGAGTCCAGCGATCTTAGTGGTTTCGATGCGGTGTTTGACACTCGCCTTCTTCCCGTTCACATTTCACTTTCCTTTCTTGTAAGTGTGGGGAGTAGGAGTTGAACCTACACTTGGTCCTCCGAATGGAATGTAATCCCAACTAAGCATTCCCGTAGGACAAATTGGCGCTGAGACTGTTTTTCCCGTGCTGCCGTTACACTATCCCCACAGAGCGGGCACCGGGAGTCGAACCCGGACTTCCTGCATGGCAAGCAGGTAGGCTACCGCTACATCATGCCCGCAAACCTACAGAGCGGGTGATGGGATTTGAACCCACGACATCCACGTTGGCAACGTGGCGCTCTAGCCACTGAGCTACACCCGCTTACATACCCTGCGTCAAAGATTGAGCCACAGATCGCCAAGGAAACGCCAGATGCTTCGCTTCGCTACCATCTTCCTCGACCTTGACCAGAATGCCGCCGTTGACGCCACTTGTAAAATTCACCGTCAACTTGACCTTGGCTTGTGACTTTCCTTTGGAAAGCAACGGCTTCAACACTTCCGCCAAGGACAATTCTTCCGAAGTCATCTCAGTCCGCATATTTATCCTTCCCAATTATCGCCGCCGCCCACAATACGAATGCCCGATGACGATTGAGCAATCTGGTTTTTCTTCGCCTCGCATTTGGGGCAGAAGCGATTCGCTGCACTTGTGCTAAAAAATTCCTTGTGACCGCACCAGTGTCCCAGGCATCGACGGTATCTTGCTTCTGGATTCACTCGTTCGATAGCGGCCCTTTCTGTTTTAGTCATATCTATGCCCTCCAGGGTTGGCTTCAGATATTACTACGGAAATCGGGTTTTGTAAACAGCAATCACAGCAGGAGCGCTCGGACTCGAACCGAGAACGTCAGTTTTGGAGACTGAAATGTTACCATTACACCACGCTCCTAAACACGAGCCGCTTGCCGTTCCAGTGCCGTTTACGATGGCAATTCGCACACACGCATACGCACTTGGCAACTTCGGCCAGTATTTTCTCCCTGGACCAGCCACTTCTAACGGCATTCGCCAGGTGCTTTTCTTTGTCTTTTGA